AGGAGCGACCGGAGCCACGGGCAACACAGGACCCACAGGTAACACCGGATCGACAGGACCTACAGGCGCAACCGGATCAACCGGAGCGACAGGTGCAACCGGAGCAACAGGAGCCACCGGAGCAACAGGAGCGACCGGAGCAACAGGAGCGACCGGAGCCACGGGCGCTACCGGTCCCACTGGCAACACCGGAGCAACTGGATCAACCGGAGCGACAGGTGCAACCGGACCAACAGGAGCCACCGGCAACACAGGACCCACAGGTAACACCGGATCGACAGGACCTACAGGCGCAACCGGATCAACCGGAGCGACCGGAGCGACAGGTGCAACCGGAGCCACCGGAGCAACAGGAGCAACAGGAGCGACCGGAGCCACTGGAGCGACCGGAGCAACCGGACCGACTACTCCTGGTCCAACAGGTCCCACGGGCGGAACCGGTCCCACCGGTCCTACCGGAGCAACGGGACCGACTGGAGCCACAGGGCCGACAGGTCCAGGGGTTATAGACTCACTTGCTGCCGTGTCGGTTCGACGTACTACGAACTTCTCTATACCCAACGGGTCGTACGGTGACGTTACATGGGATACGACGGACTTCGAGAATGAGAGTTCGGTTCTAGAACACGACTCGGTAAATACAGACAGAATTCAAGTCAAAGCCGACGGCGTATATCTCGTAGCCTTTTCGTTATCCATAGACTTTGACGCTGGTGAGGAAGTTATTGACGCTCGCGTTCGGATAGACGACTCAACTGTTATTCCCCAAAGCGTAAGGCAGATAAGCGAAGATGACGAAACTAACGCTGTGTCGAATATCGTCCCTGTTTCGTTATCTTCCGGTGAGTATCTGACCCTTCAGCTACAGGCGAACGGTGACGGCAATGTGATGATCCCAGAAAGCACCTTCATGGTCGCTAGGCTGGAAGGTGTCGTTGGGGCCACTGGTCCGACTGGACCGTCAGGGGGTTTGACAAAGACCGGCTTCACCGAGATTACCTCTGATACAACCACAACCTCGACTACTTTTACCGATTTACTCTCACTTGCGTATACCAAAGCCAGCGCGGGATCAGATCTAGATATATTCGTGTCGGTGTGCGGGTCCATTGACAACAATGACAGATTCATGCGGTTCCAGTTGGTCATTGACGGTTCCGCTAAACGCGGTTTTGGGTTACAAGGCAAGAACGCCGAAGGGAATACTGGCGCTCTTGTTTATAAGGCAACGGGACTCGCGTCGGGGAGTAGAACGATAAAGGTTCAATGGTTGGTAGAGTCTGACACAGGATCAATCCGTCCGGTGACTGTGGCCTACGAGCATTGTTCCATCTTGGTTCACGAGGTTGATGTCTAATGGCCGCTACCAAGTATACTTATAGTATTAGTGAGGACTTTCCGAACCAGAAGGTCAACAGCACCCTACTCTCTAAAGAGATTGATGGTTCTGCTATCGTCACTGCTTTGTACTATATCTTTACCACTGGGGACGTGTGCGACATTTGGTTCGACGACGCCCTTAGCGGTGGTGATCAAACTATACTGGACGGCCTTGTAGCGGCGCATCAAGGTACGGATGTTTCTGATACCCCTCAGACTGTTACGGATGAAGCGGAGAGTATAAGCACTACTACAGAATACCGGGATAAAATAGACGCAACTCTCGATCCCTTAATCGATGGCGCTTATCGAGTCGCATGGAGTTATGAAGTAAAAACGTCAAATAGTAGTGCCACAAGAGTTGAGACCCGAATTGAAGTTGATGGAATCGAGTACTGTTGTGATAATTGGATCAAAAATCGATGGCGTTATTGCAGCGGGGAAGCGTTCATCGATTTTAACACAGGCGACACACCACATATCAAGTTACAGTTCAAAGCTCAGGGGAAGCAAGGCGCGGCTTGTATTCGCAGGGCTAGTGTTTCGTTGATGAAGAGGATCTGATGGCCGAAACCACTTACACATATTCTATCGCGGACGACATTGTAGCCGGTAAGTGCGACGCTCCCAGGCTGACGCAGGAAATCCAAGAGAGCGCCATCACGATCGCTCTCGACAGGATCGACATCACGGGTGACGTGTTAGGTGTTGTTTTTAAGAACTCTTTACCCGCCGCTGACAAGACTGTCTTGGATGGAGATACTACCGATCCTTGTGGCGGCTTGATTGGTAATACTTCCGGCGAGCCTCTCCCTGACCCAGTCACAGCCGACGGCGTTCCTCTCGTTCATCTGAATGGTCCGAGTGTTGAGGGGGACACTCCCGTTGTAGCCGCAAACACATGGCCCATCGAGCAGTACGTCGTTTGGTGTGGGGAGGGTGACGATGTTACGGGCGGCAATGTTGGCGGGGGTACAGAGTTTAGGGCGGAGTTGACCGCAGAGGGCGACACCACAGTCGAGTCTCAGTATATCCATCCTGTGCGTCTTGGAGGCGGTTGTATCCATTGGAACGGATGTGAGTACGGTGATTATGCTAACTTGACGATCTATGCTCCAGCCACCTCGAACATTGTGGAGAACACCGGCTCAGGCGCTTACGCCAAGCTAGGTATTGGCGGCGGTGCGAACATGATTGTAGCTCCAGGCACCCCAGGTTCTGATGGCCCTAACTGGGATATAGACCTTGAAGAAACGCTAAACGCGAATGTGAGCTTCACGAAAGCCGTTCCGGTACCGGCGTCAAACAATGACGGCTTTTTCACGTATGTGGCAGCTACCGGTGTTCTGACGTACACACCGGGAACCGGCACGCACAACTTGTTCGACGTGTCTCTTGATCTGACGACGTACGTGCGAAAGTTGTGGATGTCTGGGGAAGGCCACGACGACCTGACCGTTTATGACAATATCCCGGCCACTGTCTTGCCTCAGTGGAAGACCAAGGCGGTTATACACAGAGGCGCGACAGGTTCGGACCGGCAAGTCGTCTGGTCCATGCTTATTTCGCGGGCGACTACGGTATAAGTCGGTGTAAAGAGGCGTATGGAACAGCCTCTTGGTATGAGCGTCGTGATCTCTGCTTGGAATGCGGCAGACCACATCGGTAATTGCCTTGATGCGTTCGGCGCACAGGAAAACAAGGCGGGGATTCCGTTAGAGATTTTGATCGGCGTTGACGGGTGCGAGAACACCTTGGAAGAGTTGGGTCATTTGGCGCTTCCGCCGAATACACGGCTTTTTTGGTTCCCGGAAAACCACGGCCCTTACATTGTATTTAACACTCTGGTCCCGCTGGCGAGCCATCCTTACGTTATGTTCTTCGGCGCTGACGATGTGCCCTATCCGTTTCTTGTTGATGAGCACGTAGCGGTACGAGATGGGGCGGACATTGTTCGTCAGGTCACGGACGACCGTTTACTCGCTTACGGCGCATTCGCTATCTGGAACGAGGCGTGGGAGCGGATGGGAGGCTATGAGCCGTGGCGTTGCGCGGCCGATTACGAGTTCATCACCCGTGCCGCCAGAGTTGGGTTGAAAGTCGGTGAGATCCCCAAGGCGACGTTCCAGCGTGGGATTAGTCCGAACCAACTCAGCGCCGACCCCGATACCGGTATGAACTCCAAATTGCGTAGTGATTACCATAAGTTGGTGGAGACTAGCACCAAGACTCGTATTGAGCCTGAGACTGCCGAGTACACATTCATCGCAGAAACCGGGGCCAAGAAAAAGTTTGAGAAGAGACCCACGATCGGCGCTGCCATGATTGTCAAAAACGAGAGCGCTTGTCTGGACAAATGTTTGAAGTCCCTGGATGGCATCGACGAGATTGTGATCGTGGACACCGGCTCCGAAGACAACACTCCGGAGATAGCTCGTAAGTATACAAAGAACGTGAGCGTCGGAGAGTACGAATGGAAGGACGAGTTCGACGACGCCCGTAACTTCGCGATCGCCCGTTCCACAACGGATTGGATTCTAAGTATCGACGCCGACGAGGTGTTAGAAAAGAACGGTATCTCCCGGTTGCGGAAGGCGGCTGCGAATGCGGCCCCAGAGGCGTGGACCTTATCGTGCGAGTTAGAAGCGGAAGGCGGAAGTCAATCTAACTATCCCGTACGCTTCTGGCGGAACCGAAGAGGTTTGAAGTTCGAGGGTATGGCGCATGAAACAATCCCGAGACCGGCCGACGGGCACAGCGGGGTCAAGATCGTTTATGGTGTGAGTCCCGCACACTCCATCGATAAAGGCCGAATGGTACGAATCTTGACCAAGGCGGTAGCCAAACATCCGGGGAATTCGAGGCACAAGTTCTATTTGGCGCGGGAGTACGGCTACCACGGCCAGTGGAAATCGGCCCTTGAGATGTATCGGATTTACATGGCACAAGCCACGTGGGGGCCTGAGATGGCCGAAGCCCGTCTCCAAATGGCACGGTGCTGTATGATCCTCAAAGACTGGGACGGGGCCAAGAAGAATTGTATGAAAGCGCTGGGTATCAACGCTGAATTCAAAGAAGCTTTGGTTTTGATGGCCCAGTTGAGCGGACCTAACAATGCCGCCGCTTGGAGCCGTTACGCCGAAACGGCGACCAATAAAGATGTGTTGTTTGTGAGAAAAGTGTGACAGCTAACTACGGTCCGATCCGACTCTGCTCTCATAAGAGAAGTGGGACCCATCTTTTGGCTGCTACTATATGGAAGAATTTTGAGTTGCCCGACATGTCTCTCAGGGTAAAGATGCCGCCCCCTTACAAGTTCATTTACGGGGATAAGGAGTGGGGGCCGGGAACTCGTGCCGAAATACCGTGGCATCGTCTCTGGTACACACACAACCTCTTAGCCCGTGACAGGAGAGTGCTATACATCGTCCGACACCCGGTAGATACTTTGATGTCTTATTGGCGGTTGATGGACCCACTATGCAGGTGGGACAACGGTAAGTACATCGGAAGACAGGGCGTGGAGTCGTGGCTTCGACACGCGAAGTGGTACACGACAGGGTGTTGTTGGGTGCGTTATGAAGATCTTATAAGCGACAAGCATGACGAGATCCTGTCCCGGATAGCCGACTGGTTCGAGCTAACTCCAAAGCACGATAGTTACAAGAGGGTCAAGGAGCGCGTTGGGTGGTTACCAGCGAAGCCGCCTACTCAGCCCAAAGAGCCTCCCGAGAGCCTCCTGAGGGCCGTCAAGGAAATCGTGCCTTCCGGGTTTCTGGGGTACGATGTCTAGCGCCGAATACTGGGAGCAGCGGTACCGTAGCGGGCGGACTTCGGGAAGAGGGTCCTACGGCAAGTTGGCCGAGTTCAAGGCCGAGGTAATAAACCGTCTTGTGAGAGAGAACAAGATACGGTCGGTGTTGGATTTGGGGTGTGGGGACGGCAACCAGTTGGGCCTTTTCCAGATCCCTGTTTACACAGGGTTAGATGTCTCCGAAGAAGCGGTCCGCGTTTGCTCGGAGAAGTATAAAGGCGATCCCACCAAGACCTTTCAGGTGGTTCAACATCCGGACTACCGGGTCGGAAGCGCTGAGCTAACTTTGAGCCTGGATGTCATTTTTCATCTCGTAGAAGATGAGGTGTATCTAGCTTATATGGAAGCGCTTTTTCGTTGCGCCCGGAGGTTCGTGGCCATCTATTCCTCCAACTTTGAGAAGTGGTTTTCGACCTACGAGCGTCAGCGCAAGTTTACGGATCATGTGGAAACAGTGTTCCCGGAATGGAGATTGGCCGAGAAGGTGGAAAATCCATGGCCCATGAGTAAACACTCGAACGGGAGCTTGGCTGATTTCTATATCTACGTGAGGAGCTAGGATGCCTAGTTGTCGGCCGGAAGTGATATCGGACATTGTCTACAAGGTGATGGAGATGTGTCCCCGGACCATTTTGGATGTGGGGGCCGGGTACGGTAAGTGGGGTGTCCTGTGTGTTGAGTATTTAAAATACTGGAAGGGGTTCACGCCGATCGTGGATGGGGTTGAGGTTTTTGAAAACTACAAATCCCCGGTCCATGACTGCGTCTACCGGCGTGTTTTCTACCAGAATGTCATGGAACTTCTGCCCACGTTCGAGGGGTATGATCTGATCTTGCTCGTCGATATTATCGAGCATCTGAGTCGAGAAGACGGTAAGAAATTGTTGGAGGGTGTGAAGAAACATTACATTGTCTCGACCCCGGCGTACTGGAGCGGGCAGGGCGCTTGCCACGGAAACAAGCATGAAGCTCACATTTCCAGGTGGACCCAAGAGGACTTCAAACACGCCTCTGTAGTCTCTGGCAGGGAAGGCCGGAAGCATATTTTGGGGTGGCGATGAAGCTTCTCGTTGTCGAAATCACACCCAATTTCTCTCTGGCTCCTTATCTCGCAGAGAGGCTACAGGGCCACAGCGTCTATCGGGAACAGCACGTCCAAAACGAATATATGTGGAAGTATGTCAAGACTTTGTGCCCGGACGTTATATTCGTTGATTTCTGCGACGAGAACGCCGTCGTTTTGTCCAAGAGGCTAGGGGAGCTACCTAAAAAACCAAGACTCATTGTCCGGTTGCACCGTTACGAGGCTCAGGATCAGTATTTAAAGAGGGTTTTTTGGCCTAACGTGTCGGATCTGATCGTGGTGTCTCCCAAATTCGAGGAGATCGTGGGGGCCAAGATGGCCAAGTTGTGCCCTGAGGTGAGATTACATCTTATCCCGAACGGTGTTGATCTCACGAAGTTTCAGCTTCAGGACGAGGCGTCTATGGACGACAGCACCGTCGCCTACGTCGGCTATCTGAACAAGAAAAAGGGTCCAGCCCTCTTGCGGGCGGTAATGGCCTCGTTAGCGGACCGGCAATTTCATGTCGGAGGGACATTCCAGGACGAGGAGATAGAGCTATATTTTCGAGATCTGGAACTGCCTAATGTTAGGTATTTCGGGTGGGTGCGGACCGAGGAGTTCTTGAGGGGTAAGCGTTTTATCATATCCACGAGCGTGACTGAGAGCTTCGGCATGGGGGTCGCGGAAGCTATGGCAATGGGCTTGACTCCTCTCGTCCATGCGTGGCCAGGGGCCGACACCATATGGCCCAGAGAGTGCCTCTGGAACACCTTTGAGGAGTTGGGGGCCATAAAGCCTAAAGACCCGGCTTGGTGCAGAGAGTGGGTGGAGACCCGCTATTCCATGGGGCGTTGCATCGACAAGTTCGTGAATTTGTTAGAAGGCCCTCCATAAAGCGCTAAATTTTAGGCTTCGGCGTCGCGGGCGCTGTTGGTTTTTCCAACACTTTCGGAAATCGACGGAAGAAGCCAGTAAAATTCTGCACTTTCTTTTATTGGCTGCCTTTCACAAAAGGTCCCGTGCCACGCTGAGATCCTTAGATCTTAGTGAACCAATTGAGAGGCGCTATATGTTAAGGCTCATTCACCAACAGACTGTTTCGAACGCGATTCTGATCGATGACATCGATGACGGTCTCCCGAACAAGCAATATCACCGTCTCGGTTCGACGGCCGATCCCAATGCCTATGTTCGAGACGGCATAATCGGTAAACCCAAGCAGGAGTGTTATGTTCCCCGCACTCAGGCATCCGCTGGGTATCCTTTGATTCAGGGGTACATAGATCTACAGGAGACCCAGAGAGTCACTCACTCGGCTGGAAAGGGTAAGATCTACGGTTTCCAGCAATCCGGGGCCATTGACGTTCTGTCGCTGACAGCGTCTCAGGTGCAAGCCCCGACGTTGACGGTGGCTCAGATCAACAACCCCGGCCCTGGCGATCTGACTTTGACAGGAACCACTTTCTTGTCGGTCCCGCCTGATATCACGTCGGTGGTCATCACCGGCTTTGGGGCTGTCACATTAACCCAGACGCAGATTACGGGCGGTGGTGGAACTGTGGGAGCGACATCGATCGTTATCCCTGCCGCGTTGGTTCCAGGCATCGGTCCGGCTGTGTCTTCGGTACAGGTGCTCGCTAATGAGCAACTTACAGCGGTGGTGGCCGTAACCCCGTAGCAGGGAAAACCCGGTGTGCAATACCACTACATCCCATGGATTTTGGAGCAAGAGGATGTCTCGGACTTCATGGCCGTCAAGCAACAATGGCGGCCGAAGAACCTGTTCCTCATGCGACAAGTCCAACTTATTCTCAAGGATGTTTTGGCACGACAGGCGAACCTTGAGTTAGCACAGGACGAGTTCAAGACACTAGAGTATGCGCCAAAGTATATCAAATATTTGCGGAGAATGCGGATCTGGTCCAGAGAGGCCAAGTTCGCGTGGCGAGCGGACCAACTCAGGTTCCTCAAGGCCGTGGCGGGTTATTACTCCGATTACGGTTCTATTCTCAAGTTGTTAAGAAGGGATCAGCTACGCGGAAAGTTCACGGAGACCCCCGCAACAGAGGTTGCAGTCGGAAAACCATAAGGAGCTAGGCTATGCGCGTTGGTGTTATTCGAGGAGATATTCCAGGACCGCTTGCATTAATGGATCTGGAGCCGATCAGTCGGTACAACCCGCCCACGGAGCCGGAAGGCCAAGAGCGGCGTGTTGGACGACCCGATTCAACGGTTGTCGGGGGCGCGTTAGGGGTAATTCCTGCGGGTCTTCAAGGCACGACGGACATCTCAGGCGGTGCCACGGTCACTCTCGGCGTCGATGACGTTCTTGAGGCCAAGGTGGCGTCGGCGGCAGCCTTCACCACGGTCACTGTGGCGGCAGCGGTATACGCTTCCGGCCAGGATCTGGTGGACGCCGTGAACACCGCCATTGCCACGGCTGGCTTGGACGCCACCGCCCGGCTGGATGATTCTGGCACCTACATGGTGTTACAGAGCAATACGCCGGGAGTCGGCAGTTATGTCGAGATCGATGCTGATCCACCCTCCACGTTCAACGGCGTGGTTGGTTTCGGAGCGGGCGGCTCGTTCACGGTGCCGACAGTGGCCACCGTCGTTACGACCTGTCTGCCCGTCGGCGGCCCTCTCGATGTTTCTACGGCGACTCTGTACGCCACCGTGGGCGCGGGAGCCACCCTGGCTCAACTGAACGCTCTCGCGGACACGATCGCCCCTCAGTTCATCGACACTGATGTGGCGATTAAGAGCTTTCAGGTCGGGATGATTTCCGGGTTCCTGGATGCTTCTTACAACCCCGATCCGAGGGCCATGCCGCCTCTGACGCCGGGACCGGCTATCGAGGTCGTGGCAGATGACGGTGTTACGCCCTTCACGGCTCCTCTCACAGTGATCGGTGGCGCGGCGTCCGACAACCCGAATGCGGGTGACATCACCATCACGGGAACCAACCTTGGGCACCCTGACCCTGAGGTTGACCAGACGGTGGTCCGGGTCACATCGGCTTGTGGGGCGATTTCGGTCAAGCTCTATCAGTACACGATCAGGACCACGCTTTCGGGTGGTACTCAGGGCGGAGTTGCTCCTACCACCATCGTGATCCCCGCGTCCCTTCTGAACAGCCTTGGTGTGGCAGGTTCCAAGGTCATCGTGCAGTACACCAGCCTTGCCTCGAACGAGTTCACGGTCACTTAGACCGGAGTGTAGTAACCCAGATATAGATGTAGATAAAAAACAGATCCCAAGATGAAGTTAGTGTCACCGAAAAGGTGCTTAGATGAGGATTGAGATATGTCAAATAGGATTCAATCGAAGCCCGGTGAATTCCGGACGCCGGATCTCTATTTCGCCGCCTATTTACAGACGGCGGGAGTGGAGATGAAAAGGACGGACAGGGAGAACGGGCGAGTTTACTTCGTTTTTGATACGAGTATCGCCAACATCGATGAACTTAAAACGGCATGGTTTAACAACACCGGGAAGGTTCCGGCCCAGCCGTATGCCCACAATGTGAAGTCGCTGAAGTCGGTCTGTCATATGTCGTAGTGGGTAGAGATCAAATCAGATGCGAATTGGCCCCTAACAACAACTAGAAAGAGGAATAACCATGGCTGCTAAGGCTGAAACTCTATCCAATCTTCTTCTTGACGCTGTGTTGCGGAACGTCGCGTATGTTTCTCCTGCGAACGTCTACGCTGCGCTCTACACTGTGACTCCGACTGCAACAACGCCGGGAACAGAGGTCACTACCGCTGGCGGTACCCTCTACAACCGTGTTGCGGCCACGTTCGCGGCTGCGGCTTCGGCTTCGACCTCGAACTCCGGTGCCGTCACTTTCCCCGTAGCGGGCGCTGCGTGGGGAACCGTGGTTGGTGCTGCGGTCACTGACAACGCCACACCGGGCGCTGGCAACGTACTGTACTTCGGCAATCTGACTGCCTCCAAGGTCGTTGGTGTCGGAGACCAGTTGAACTTCGCCATCGGCGCTCTCACGGTCACTGAGTCTTAGGCTTTTGCCGACAAGGGGCCATGTAAGAGGGGGTTGCGGTCAGTCGGCCGCAACTCTTCTCTTGACCCTTTTAACGGAGGTGAAGCCTAATGGCTATTGTTGAAATTGGTGCGTCCTTTAGTGCGGACTCCTCCGTTGGTGCTGGTGCTACCGTCCTTTGGGACGCTATCGCCTCCATGGGCGGCGATTCCGCTGTCGGTGCTGGTGCTGGCGTCGTTTGGGATGGTGTCTCTAGTATGGACGGGGATTCCTCCGTTGGTGCGGGAGGCGCTGCAATTTGGGCGGGCGTGTCGTCCATGGACGGAGATTCCGCCGCGAGTGCGGGACCTGTTGTCACGTATGCCGGTGCCACTTCCATGGACGGAGATTCATCTGTAGCGGCGGACCTGGATATATTCGACCAGGAAAGCGTTACGATGAGTGCCGACTCCAACCTTGGGGCGGGAGCGACGGTTGTGTACGACGCGGCTGCCTCTATGGCTGGTGACTCGTCAATCACAGCGGACGTGGACATATTCGACCAGGAAAGCGTTACGATGAACGCTGATTCGAGTATGTCCCCCGGTGCGACGGTTGTGTACGACGCTGCCTCGACGATGGCTGGGGATTCAAGTTGTACACCGACAGGTGTTGTTGTCGGTGCCCTGGACATGACTGTGGCGGGTGATTCCGCGATCATCTACGATCCAGCGGGCATCACGGTTACTAACACCCTGCGAGGACCGCAAATCCCTGTGACAGCGCGGCCTCTCACGGTGCCTACCATACGGGTTGTACCACCGGCACCTGTGCCCCCGTCATTCTCGGTCGGACCTATTACGACACCGGGTCGTGGGCGGCGGGAAGAGGAGTCAAACAATGACGGCTTCTAACATCGAAGTGAAAATGGAAGGGTCTTCCAAGGCGTCTGTCGTGCCTGTCAGAAGGATGTCCGTATCCGCTTCTTTGGTTGGAAAGGCGTCTGCCGGGAGCGACAAGAACCGTCCCAAGGAACCTAAGAAGACTGGATAATGGGAACCACTGCCACCACGCGAGGGAGAGTTGTTCAAGCTAACGAAGTAGTGTTGGATCAGGCTGACTTCTTCGCGGGGGACGGTTTCACACGGGTAGTGGGTCTCATTCCTTCCGACTTGGTTTCTACCATCTTCTACGAGAATGAGGCCCAGCCGTGGCCTCTTCTCTCCGGGGTCGGGGTCACGGACGAACAGGTGGTGTCCGGGAATGTTTATGTCCACGAGGTTCCCGGACAGCCTGGGTACTACAATGTCAGGTTCAGGCCCAACACGTTAGGGTATTGGCGAAACCTCTTGTCGTACCCAGCAGGTAAGCAGGTGCTGGCCCAGGACTTCGACGTTAAACAGAGCTTACCCACCGGAACCGGTGGCCTATCAGCTTCGCTTATCGGAACGGGCACCGATTGTTGCCCCAACTGTTGAGGTCAGGATGGACCCTCGTAAGGCATTCGAAGAAGCGCTGAAAGAAGCGGCCACGCACGGGGAAACATACCCGGACGTGATAATGTACGCCGGAAAAGAGGGGGCCTTCTTCTGTACCAATATTCAAATCGCGTGGGCTGGAGCCGATCCCAGCACCTCGAAGCGTCGGATAGACGACGCTGTAGCCGCTGTTCGAGAGGGTGCTAACTCCGTGATGCGAGGGGTAGAGGCGCGGCCAGGGCAGATTGATGTCAACTCCACGAAGTACCAGGGCGTGGTGCGGGTAGGGTATTTCTGGTCCGGAAGGTTTGTGCCAGCGGAAGTTGTGTCGTTGAAGACGAAGGCTAAGGACAAAGGACTGGAGCTAACGGAGAGAAAGTTTTGGATGTAGGTTCCGGAAGCTTTAATCAGTTCTCGTAATAGAGGGATCATGCCTAAGACATATTATCTTGACGACAACTTCATAAACGCTGCGTTACGGGCTACCCCCTACACGTCCCCGACAACGGTTTATGTCGCTCTTTACACAGTCGCCCCTAATGTTGGAGGCGGTGGCACAGAAGTTTCAGGCGGGGGTTATGGCCGTCAGATTGCAACATTCGCGGCCCCCGTCAACGGTCAGACTTCTAACACCACGGACATTACCTTCCCGGTGGCCACAGCGACCTGGGGGACAATCGTGGCGTTTGCGCTCCTGGACGCAGCCTCTGGCGGCAACATGTTGTACTTCGGGAACCTGAGCACTCCACGGACGGTCCTGGTATCGGATCAGGTGCGTTTTCCGTCGGGTCAGCTTCTCGTCCAAGAAACTTGATAAGTTAGAGATGGGATGCCTCTTTATGATATCGACGGAACGGCGACAGGTGCGGCGACAGTAGACGGGTCGCCTTCGCTGACTCTCGATATCGTTGATCCCATCACAGGCTCTTCGAGTGTAACCGGGGACACGGTCAGCACGTTCAACGTGTCTGGCTACGTGGTCGGTTCGGGAGAACTGATCGACGGTAGTTTGAAGGACCTAGCTGGTTCCACGGTCGGTGGTAGTAACGTCGCTGGCGACGTGATGGCCTGGATGGGGATCAAAGGTTTCATCCAAGGTTCTGCCCGAGTCGCCTTATCGCAGCCGCGACCGATTGTCGGCGTCGGTGTCGTCACTGGTTATTTGGACGTGGTTCATGTCCCGCCGCCTCTTTGTGCGACGCCCACGGTTTCGTTGGTATTTCGTTGGGGCCACACGTTCACGATGGGGGACATTTTGTACCAAGTTCCGGGAGGCGTTGATCCAGTCTGGATTTGTTACTCCATGTACCAGATGCAGACCGGGTGTGCCTTGAAGCGAATAGGCCCCGCCAATCGTCAACCTGTCAAGTCTAAGCCGGGGTGTTATTACGTGACAGGGACGGCGGGAGAGTGCGGTCAGCCGGGGTTGTGGGCTGTTCGATGGCGTTGGCAAAGAAGTTATAGTGATCCTGTAGTGGAGGAGCTTTGTTACTTCCAGGTGGTGGACGCCATTTCGTCTCCCGTGCCGGGAGACACCCTGACACGGTACTGTAAAATAGGGTGGAACTGATTGGAGCTAAGTATGGAGAAGGCTGCCTACGAGACGACCAAGAAGGAGTGGCAAGAGGCCCTCAAGAGAGACGAACAGGATCTGAAAAAGCTCCGCAAAGACATGGCCGACCTGAAAGCGGGTAAGGCCGTCGAAAACCTGACTCTCGAAAACGCTAAGACAATCGAACAGGGTCTGGAAGCCACCATTCAGAGCAAGAAGAGAATGATTTCGAAGCTGGCGGCAGTCGAGTTCCAGACGGTGTTGGAGGCCAGGGTTGCCTCCGACGAGATCAAGGACGAACCGGCACACCAAAGGTCAGAGGCGTATCGGACTGAGAAGAACCACAAGTACTACCCTCAGAAGATGCCTGACGGTATGAAGCTCCCCTCCAAGTGGTTGCGAGGGCTTCCCAACGAAGCCAAGAGGGCCATCGATGACATGCCAGCGGCGGACCTCGATAAGAACGAGTCCTACGACCACCCGAAGATCAAGGCCCTACAGAAGAAGCTCGAAGACGGCTTGAAGTCGGGTAAGCTGGACCAGGAGGACATCAAGAAGGGTTACATCAATGTCCAGAAGGCCCAGCACAAGGCGGCCCGCGCCTACATGGATGCCAAGACGGATGAGGCGGCCGATCCACACCGGTTCGCCATGCGAAAACTTCTATATGTGTGGCGTGCGTACAATGTTGTGTGGCAAGACTTGACCGATCCGCAACAACCTGACGCTCCCTCTGTGTTAGGAGACATGAAGGTCCGTCGGAAGGCGGAGCGGAGTAAGAAGAACGCTGACAAGTTCTTCAAACAATTCGAGCGGGCGTTAAAGGCGTGGAGCCGGACCAGCGACTACAAGTACCGTGGGGACCGGGACGAAGGAAAGAAGAAGGCCATAGCCAATATCGAGAAGGCCAAGGACCGGTTGTTAGATGAAGCCAAGGCCGGTATGAAGCTGGCCGATGGTGTTATCGACAAGGGGAAGAGTTCCAAGTCCCGTGGCGACCAGAACCAGATCAAGGCTCTCCAGGAGTCCTACGACAGGGCCGAAAAAGCCTTCAAGGAACTCCGGGACGACAAGGTGGACCAGGAATCCCCGCTCGCCGGGTATTCTTACGAACGGCGGATGGAGGCTCTGTACGAGGCTTACACCCATCTGGCCTTCATGACGGGAGTTATCACACACATGGACAAGACGGCTTCTGTTGACCCGGTGTTTGAATTCGAGGCGGCTTTGCATGTTGCAGCCACGGAGAAGCAAGCTGATTTGCGTTTAGGCCCCAAGGATAAGAAGGTGATAGACGCTTTTTATGAGCATAAGTCAATGGAGAGTAAGAAGCTTTCCACTGACGGAGAACGCCTGGATGGCAATTGGATGGGCGGCGACAAGATAGCGTATTGGAAAGGCGGCAAGGTCCACATCAGTGATGTCGGCAGCCGTGCGGGGCAGACCGTAGCCAAAGCGGTCAAGAAGGCGGTCCCCTCCAACTATCTAGCCAAGGAGGCGTCCATGAGCAACCCGAGAGTAGCGTTTGAAGAGGCTCTGGAAGCTCAGGAACCCGACTTCTATCTGACAGCGGAAGAGGTGGCCGACATCTGTCTTCCGTGCGCCGAGAAGATGGTCGAGCTAGAGATGGAGAAGGTCGCCGCGTCGGAACTGTTTGGCCAGGACAAGGACAAGGTCGCGGCCAAGTGGGAGACCATGCCGGAAGGCTGGACGGACGAAAGCCGCAAGAAGTTCTGGAAGTCCATCGGCGGTGATGTCAAGAAGTGTATGAAGAAGATGGAAGGCAAAGTGTCGGACACGGGAGCCTTCTGCGCTTCTCTCAAGGACAGGATCGAGGGTACCACCAAATGGCGCGGGCCAGAGAAGCCCAAGAAGAAAAAGACAGCCCGCATGGATTTTGAAGAAGCCCTCAGAAAGGCCGCGAGATGAACCCGCGTAAAGCATTTGAAAAGGCGCTTCAAGCCGACCCACGTGTAGCTTTTGAGGCGGCTGTTCGGACAGCGGCGTGGGACGCCTCCACTGACGACTGGTTCGATGCTATCGTGGACGCTGAACCAGACCTAAAAGACTCCAAGGTGAAACGCCTTGCGGATTTGGTGGGCAAGTACCCCAGGATCAAACCGGCCACCAAGACGGCGCTCGATAAGATCGAAAAGGCTCTGGGCGGCATCTCGGAACGGTGGGCGAGAGACGTTTTGAAGCACATCAAAAAGATGCGTGACGGCGCGTTCAACAGAGAGTTCAAGCGCTTTGAAGGCAAGGTGAGCCAGATAAACAGCCTGATGAGCTTGCTTGCCCAGGCGTTGTACTACAATGAGTAAGTATGGGCGTCACTTTCTACAGAGGGCAGCAACTTGGCCGGGCGGACCTGAACATCTTTCTGGTCAATTCTTCTAACACCCCGGTCAACGCGGCCGAGATCTCGTATGGCCTGTACGATTTCACAACGGGCCAAGAAGTCCTGGTGGGCGTGCCCAAACGCGAACCGGCTAACCCTTCTGTGGGGGAATACTACGCATCCATCGTTGTGCCCTTGGACGCCAATCTTGGCGATTATAGAATCAGGTGGAACTTCCGAGAACTCGTTGGAGGCCCTCCTCAACAAGTCGTCCAGGAGTTCTCTGTGGTCGATAAGGCCGGGTTGTCTTCGGCCAGCGCCAGTTTGATTACGGGCGGGGCGTTGGAGGCTACGGTTCAAGAGTTGAACCTGATGGGCCGGTTGCGGATCTTACTCCGGGATAACAACCCGGACCGGAACTATCATTTTAGACCTCCTACGCACGAGGAAACAGTCCAGCAATTCAGCCGGGTGTTCGGTTACATCTGGGAAGACGTGGAGCTTCACGAGTACCTCTTACGTTCTTTGGACATGATTTCGGCCCAACCGCCTAGGACCCCATTTTCCAGCGTTGATCAATTGGTTGCACAACAACCGGAATGGCGGACTCTGTTGTTGACGGGAGCCATGGTCCACGCCCTACAGGCTCTGCGGATCAACTGGATCGCTGACGAGTTCGACTACAACATTGGTGGCATCTCGTTGGCTCTGGATAAGTCGAGTAAATACGAGTCTGCGTACCAAGCGGCGTCAGACCAATTCGATAAGCAAATCGAGAAGGCGAAGCTTACCGTCAACGTCGTCAAGGGTCTACAACAACCCAGGTTCGGTATTGGTATTCGGAGTTCCTTCGGTCCGTACGTCGGCCGGGGCGTTCTAAGTCCTAGAAAATTCGTAGGTTTCTGATGTACACCTACGATCGTACGACGTTCTACAGCTACGACCGTCGTAGGGAAGCGGCCTTACGAGTCGCCGGGATATTCGAAGCGCCGCCCGCCATGTACGAAGAGATTTACGACTGGGTTGTAGCCGTCGTTTCCGACCATGAACTTAAGAAAGCACAGTCCTTGTTGAAGGGTCGGAAGGAAAAAACGGACTACGATAAGAGGCTGTCACAGCTTTTGGATGTCGCCAAAGAGTACAAGACCAACCCGACGTGGAAGAACTACAAAGCGTTCTACGACGTTTCGTGGGTCTTTGGGCATCCTGGGGAACGTGACAGCATCCGGTTGTTTCAGAAGATGACCCCTGAGAAGCAAAAGGATCTTCAAGAGCGAGCCGACAATAGGTATGAGTACTACAAGGGTCGTGTGGACGGTCACTACGAGAGTAAGAGACAGGACATAGCCGACATTCAACGTGAAATAGCCAGTATCAAGAAGAGGATTCAGCCCGGCGTTACACTCAAAGGCGACGAGGCCGTGAGGGAGTTTCCCATCAATCTCAAGGGCTGGCGATACGATACGAAGGATCTGGAAAAGAAACTCCAGAAGCAAATAGACGAGCACGTAGAAGAGTTGAAGGGGACCGTTAAGTTCCTGGGAGAAAAAGACGAGTCGGCCAAGCCTGAGGTCGCGGAGATGCGTAAGCAGTTGTTAGAAGACCTCAAGAAGTCCATCGAGAGGACGAAGCTCGGTTGGCAGGGGATAAAGGTAAAGCTGACAACCAAGGCGACAAAAGGGGTCAAGGCTTTTTGGTACGATCCTCAGAGGCTTCTGACGATTATTATCCCCGACACCCTCCGATGGGAAGGGTTAGAGGGTCTTGGCAAGTCGTTGCGGCACGAGCTACAGCATTTTGCTCAGAGTTATATGGCCTATGCTGTGGACCGGAGTACATTGATGCTGCCGGAAATGCGGGGTCGTCGCCCTGGTTTCCCTTCTCGTAAGATTCAGACCCCAGAGTTTCGACAACAGTACGACCCCGGACACCCTTCGTACAGAAAGGATGACCCGGAGGTTATCAAGTTACGCCAACGGCTAAAGGACCAGGGCCTCTCAGTTAGGCAGTTGGACTTTCACGCCCTGGACGACATCGAGTTTTACACTAGGCTCGCGGACTCGATTGATTCGTTCGAGTGGCACTGGAAGCAAGCCCAGAAGGAACATCGGGATCAACTTAAGGAACGAAAAAGGGACGGCGAAGCATTACCAGCGCCGTTGGAGCTTCGGTCGGCCGTCAAATTGTTTACCGGCACGATTCCGTTTCCAGACTACCGTGACCGGGACTGGCAGGAGAAAGCGGACGCTTTGGGTGGCTACAGAGCGATAGACATGCTGAAACCCCACGAGTTCTTCAAGGCTCTCAAACGCAGCGCCCCTGGTAAGTACCGTAAGGCCCTGTCTGAATTCGTGAAGGCTGTTACCTGATTGGTGTAGGTACCCACATGCCCAAAAAAGACGCTGGCAAAAAGCCCGGAAAACAGCCGGAAAAGCCCAAGAAACTAACCCTGAACGACCCCGTTCCTCCGGAGGTTATCCAGCGCCTCAACGAGTTGGACGAGGCCCGTATTGATTTAGCCCTCCAATTCTTGGCGCTTGAAGAAAGCCGGGTCCAGATATTGTCGGCGTCCCATCAGGTTAACGTGCAGAAATCACGGGTGTTCGAGAAGGTGATCACGGACAGAGGTTTGTCACCTGATGTTCAGGCGGAGATAGACCCGAAGACTGGTTTGTTGAGCGTCCTAGAGGGACCACCACCGGGAGAGCCGCCGTCGTAGGCCGCGCTTTTTCTTGTGGTAAAGCTCTAGTGTAGAGGTTTGCCACATGGCCTATATCACTAACCGGGATCGGAACATAACGACCCTGGAGTATACAAAGACTCCGTGGCCGTTACCGCCGCTCAACGTCTTCTTGACCAGTGGTTTCGAGCCGGGGATATACGATCTTACGTGGGACAATCCGGCGATTCTGGCGTTGAACAGCCAGTTCAAAATCCTTGGTGTTAACATCTACCGCTCCTTCGATTCGGAGTATGGTCCCTTCTTCCGTATTTCTGACACCTTGGCCTGTGCCTCCTTCTGGCGAGACCGGACAGACAACGAACTCGTGATCGACGAGGAGGTTACAGAAGACCGGTGGATTATAAGGGGCGAGTGTGGGGCCGGGACCAAGGCTCCCCGGTGGATTTTCAAGACACTTCTCTGCCCGATCGTCAAGGAGGGGTCCCAGGCCGTCACGGCTAATTTGCCAGACGACGTTTGGGTAAAGATCGACGGCCAGACAGTCCAGCCATTGCGGGTGGATGGGTTCTCCGGAGAGGTCGAAATCGACCCGTTCATCTACGCGGATGTCGAGACTCAGAAGCTAGACCCTTCGTTGGTCCCTGGTCCCGATAGCCGGGTGACGGTCACGTACCGGCGCAACCGATCCTTACTCAAGACCGATCTTGACCAGCGGGTCTTTTACCGGCTCACGACCGTCGGAGTGCCGCTGAAATGTGACCTGACTCAGGTCCAGTGCGAGCAGATGGTTGAGACGCCGATTGAGAACGCAGTGGCCACCAACTCGATGGAAATCGAGAAGCTGGACTATATCTGGCGGGAAGCTGTCCGGCGTAATCGGTGGATATTGTCTCAAGGCGGTGAGCGGGTGAAGCTGTTCATCCGTAAGGAGGTGGGAGTCCCTTGCTCGTGCTTCCAGGCAGAGCATTACGGACAGCCTTTGAATGACTGTCGGAAGTGTTACGGGACTGGCGTTTTGGGCGGCTATGAAGGTCCGTACGAGGCCATGATAGCCCCGGACGATGCCGAGAGGCGGAAAGCCCAGAGGGATACGGGAAGGACCGTGGAGCACGTTTATGAGGTGTGGACAGGCCCGATGCCTATCCTTTCCCAACGGGACTTTCTGGTGAAGATCAATGGTGTCCGGTACTCGATAGGCCCGGTCAGGTTCCCGAGTAACCGGGGAATGGTTCTCCAACAACACTTCAACATCGGCCACCTGGACGAGAAGGACATCCGGTATCAGGTCCCGGTGGGCGACCCGGTCAAATACGACGCAGTCCAGTTCAAGCCTCACGGCCCGGAGCTTGAGGCGGAAGCAAAGCCAACCGAGAAACCCAACATCCCGGACGAGCGTGAGCTAAGAGGACGCACCAAGGTGTGGGAAAACATAGAGTGGTAGATGCCTAAGCCCTTCATAGCGTCGCGGGTTTACATGAAACCCTTACTCCCCGGTGAACTACCGAACACCGGGGACCTGAACACCATCCTCAAGAGGTCGAAGACGGATCTTCTTCGGCGCGTCAAGAGGGAGTTGATGCAGACGGGTTTTTCAGATCGGGCCAAGAGAGCGATAAGCCAGTCCATCAAGATTGAGATAAAGCCGTCGAGCCTCCAAATCACGGCGACTCACCCGGCATTTGCACCGCTCGTGAAGGGCCAGAAGTCGGAGCAGATGAAATGGTTAACCAAGGCCCGTAAACCGATACCCATCGTGACCGAAACTGGGGAATTGGTATTCCGGAGCGCGACGGCCAAGTCGATGGCTGACGGAAGGTGGGTTCATCCCGGTAGGCCGCCGTCGGGTTTTGTGGATAAAGCGAAAGAGGAATCACGGGCCTTTCTCAAGAAGAAATTTAGAGATGGAGCGCGGAAGAAAATACGCGAAGCTTGGACGAGGTAAATGATGAAGGGGCATATTTTTCGAGCGAGTCGGAGAGGGGATGTCAAGGTCATTGGGATGGTCTCCCCGTCTCACAAGATAGAGGACATTCGCCGGGAAGTGCCTCATGGGGTGACAGTGACTATTCCGGGAGAGTTGGCGGTCCAGTCCAAGGATCTGTGGCGGGGGATCAGCCAACATCACCTTTTTCAGCTTCCATCGGCAGCGCCACCCGCGCCGACCTCGACTCAACAAGCCGCCAGTAACACGAGCCAGTTAGAAACCCAGGTCCAGGAGCTATCTTCCAGAGTCAGGGCGTTAGAAGCCGAGAACAAAGAATTACGGGATAAGGATGACACCCAAACCGCCCGTAAATTAGACGAAATTCTAGCTGCGTTACAGGAACGCCCTGTGGTTGTAATGCCGGGCCAAGTGGCAACCGCCGCTGCCCCGGTTACGGAAGAAGAGACAGTAGACGGGTCGGCCCCCATGTACCTACCCGATCAGATACACCCTGAGGACGCTAACGTTAGAATCGACGTGAAGGGTGAATCCGCCACTTCTGACGCTGTTAGCGCGGCAAACGCCCTCAGAAAACTGAGAAAGAAGGGTCATTGATAAAGTTTTCTTGTTGAAGCACAAGTGGAGTGGTTTTGAAAACCGTGGTTTTTAACACAAAGGGAATATTCTCATGCATCCGAGACAAGCAAGCGTACTGAGTCAGGCCAACGAGATTGCGGAGCGCACCGCTGTTGAGACAAAGACGGCGGCGGCTCCCGTCATGTGGAAGTACACTGACGGCTCGAAAACGTTCTACCTTGATGAGAAGGTAATGCCGTGCAAGTCCCCGTGGACTGGAAAGTCTCTTAAGGGCGCTCCGGTTCGGACTCAGTTTTCGGCCATGGTCCAGGATCTCAAGGGCGGTGACGAAGGCGGCGAAGGCGGCAAAGAAGCTGGCGAAAAGAACTGGAAGTAGGCCATCATGCGTGTAGCGAATGAGGCCAGTCCTTATTTCGCTCAGGCGTGTCAAAGCTTCGCCGGACTTCCGATGGCGGAGTTGGGAGCGCTTACAGCGATTCTAAGGGCGGCCAATGCGATGCACCAGAGCCACCATTGGCGGACGGCTGGTCCCTCGTATTACGGGGACCATATACTTTTCGAGCGTCTGTACGAGGATTCTCAGCTTTTCATCGACCAGATGGCTGAGAAGGCCATGGGCTTAGGACACCCGGATTTGGTGTGTCCAGTTACTCAGATGGAGGTGATGAGTGTCTTCGTCAATGCGTGGTCGCCCGAAGATCGGCCGAGTGCCGACGAGATGGTGGCCGTGAGTTTGGCGACGGAAAAGTGTGTTGTTGGGTGTCTCAACGCTGCCAGGGAGAGCCTTGACGCCAAGGGAACGCTCACAAACGGGTTAGATAACCTGATTCAAGGTGTAGCTGATAAACATGAGGAGTTCTTATACCTGCTTCAGCAACGAGCAGGTGGGCGAGTTGCTTACACTTACCGTCGATAGGCAGTTCTCGCCTTCGGGCGAGCTAAGATCAGATTGGAGAAGATCAGATGGCGCAAGACCAACCTCAACAACCGCAACCACCCCCGCAGCAACCACCGGCCAAACCCGCTGCCCCGGCTCCAGCGACTGCGTCCGCGCCTGGGTGTGGCCTGGACTTGGGAACCATGAACTTGGTGTCGGCTCGTCAGACGGGCGGTAATCAAATAGAGACCAAGCGCATTCGGGACGTGTTCATTGATCTGGACATCGAGACCAAGAAAACCTTACGCCTGTCCCAAGTTGACTACGTCGAGCAAGGAGACACCCTTGTCGTGTTAGGGGACCCGGCTCTCAACATGGCGAATCTGTTCAAGCGGGAGGTGCGCCGCCCGCTGTCTCACGGCATCATTTCGTCCGCTGAGTTAGAAGCGCAACAGATTTTGAGCCTGTTGATTGAGAACGTGCTCGGCAAGCCGGTCTCGCCTAACGAGCATTGCTTCTACAGTGTTCCGGCTGAGCCTGTGGACGATGTCGGCCAGGATATCATCTACCACACGGAGGTGTTCCGGAAGATCCTCACGGAGTTGGGGTACACACCTCATCCCATGAATGAGGCGATGGCTATTATTTACTCGCAGTGCATGAACGAGAATTTCTCCGGTCTCGCCGCGTCTTTCGGCAGCGGTATGATGAATATAGCCCTGTCTTACCAGACGGTGAAAGGGTTGGACTTCGCCCTGGCGAGATGTGGGGACTGGGTCGATGCTCACGCGGCCAAGGCCATCGGCTCCACAGCATCCAGGATGTGCGCCATCAAGGAGAAGGGTGTAGATCTGTCAAATCCCACAAACCGGGAAGAAGAAGCCATCGCCCTGTATATCCGGGCTTTGATCAAGTATTGCTTGGACAATATCGCGGTCCAATTCAAGAAGGTTCAGGCAGCTATTGATCTACCCGACCCTGTCCCATTCGTGGTGTCTGGGGGAACGAGTAAGGCGAACGGGTTTATGAAGGTCTTCACCGAGGAGTTCGAGGCCGTCAAGAGGCGCGGGTTCCCGATAGAGATCAGCGAGATCCGTACCGCCAGAGATCCAATGACAGCCGTAGCGGAAGGGCTTTTGGTCCTCGCTATGGAAGAGCACGCAGACGGGTGATGTGTATTATTATCTCACACAAGCGCTTAAGCGTCGGCTCGTTCTGGAGCTAAAGGATAGTTTTTCTCGACACCCGGTCTACGAGAAGGTCGTTCCGTACATTCAGAATCGATACTCTTTCAAGGAACGGCCACAGTTCGGGATTGTTGTAAAGGGGTCCAGCGCTAACAAGATTCAACTCTCCGCCGACAACTTTATGGGGTCGGTAATGAGCCATGTGATGTTGGCTTACGTGGGCGCTCCTAAGTACCCGTTAGAATGGGTCAAGGAGGACCTTGGTTGTATAGAAGCGAACGACGGCGTGATGCCAGCACCTCCTGGGATTTACTACATCGAAATCCTGAGTGCCCCGGACGATCCTCAAACAGAGGGTGAGTTCGTGATCGATCCGCTTCTAACAGTCAACGACGAGCCGGTTCTCAAGTTTGTAACAGGTGTTGAGAGTGAGGCGCAACTCCAACAACGCCCGGTTGTCGGAACATTGCGCCTGTGGGAAAACCACAAGTTCCTGTTGGTAGAAGGACAGCACTACAACGTGAATTACGACACGGGGGCGATCGAGCTAATAGCTCGTTCACCGGCCGGGGCCGTTCTAACAGCCGACTACAGGTACGCGGTTCCGTCGGTGGGACCTGTTAAGTTCCGGTGGAACACTGGTGATTTTCAAACTCTACCGGGTGTGGTCCTCGCTTTCGGCAAACGGGCCAAGAAGGGGGATAAGGTAGCGGTGGTTGTGTATGAAGATCGGGTTGAGGCCGCAAGGGCTTTTGGAGGGAGGTTCGAGGCGTCGTTTGATTTCGATGCCATAGCCAGGGATACGACCCAGATGGAGGAGATAGCCGATCTCATTGTTATGTACCTCTGGGGTCAGAAGAGGGACACTTTATCCACCGAAGGTATTGAAATCACTGACATTTCCATAGGGGGAGAAGCCGAAGAAGTGTACGACGAGACGGGGGACGATTACTTCTACAACGCTTCGCTGTCTCTCCAGGTCCAGGCGGACTGGGAGATCCATGTCCCGTTGCCTCTAACAATCAGTCAGGCGACGCCGACGACTCCGGAAACGGACCGGGCTACCTCTCCTAACGAACCTCAAACGTCCACCATCAGCGGCGACGTTCAGAGCAATCTGTTTTTCTCCACGATCCCCGTCATCGCGGGTCGTAACAATAATTTCGAGAGAATTCTCTAGGTTGTCAAAATATATAACAGATCGGATTAAAAAATGCCCAAATACGTATTTGAGTGTCCAGTGTGTAATCTTCGTTTTGAGCGCAGCTTGAAGGTGGGGGACCACCCGACGCACGAGTGCCCGGAGTGTCAGGATCAAGCTCCGCTCGTAATGTCCGGATTCGGATTTTCGTTCGCTGAAGGGGGCGCGTCAGCGGCCAATTCTGGAGTCCATGATCAAGACTACCCGACGGCCGATAAGGCCGTGGGGCGTAGCGCTAAGAGGCGGTGGGATTACATCAAAGAGCGCGACAAGGTGAAAGAAGAAGCGAGAAAACAGGGAGAAACTCGCGCACTTATCCGGCACACCGGGGAGGGTTATGTTGATTATGAACCTATGAGCGATCAGGGAAAGGAGGCTCGTAAGAAGCTGGAGAAAGAGGCATCTCAGTTAACCGGCGAGCAAGAGAAGCGATAAAGTTTTATTTTCTCCGCCTGTACGAGAGGTTGTGTGTTGCTTCTCTAAGATTAGATCCGGATCGAATCAGACCGTTATCGCCGTGAAGCCAACGCCTCCGACGGTAAACTTCCAAGATGACACCCAGACCCAGATAGAAATAACCTAACCTCAAGGAGATTCTGATGGCGATTGGCCCCTTCATTTCATATGCTCCTCCGGGTGTCTACACACGTACCCTGACTGAAACCAATGCCTCGAACTTGGTGGCTGGACTTAGAATCCCCGCCCTGATCGGTGTTGGTCAAGAAGAGTTAGAGCAGAACGATTTTGAGCTTGTTCGTGGCTCGTCGGCAACCGTTGATCAGCAAATCGTCAACGAAGACGTGTCAGAAAGCTGGGTTGTTGATGCGACGAACCCTCAAAACCTGCTCTTAGGTGCTCAGGACGGTACGTTCACGACGTTCCGTGTTAGGAACTATCCGATTGTAGACGGCCAGGGATTTGGTCGGGTGACTAATGACACAAGAACGGTCACTGTCACGGTTAACGGCGTACCCGTATCTTTAGGGTCTGTGCGGGGTCAAGAGGGCCTCGTTACCCTTCAGGTGCCTACCCAACCGGAAGCCGACGTTCGCGTCACTTATTTCTTCCACCGGGGAGACACAGCGTTCACCGACGATGTGTCGGATCAGGTCACAACTGAGAACGCGAATCTGATTTCTCCGGGATACGCTCCGTTTGACATTGCGACCGGCGTTAACGACATCTTTGTCATCGACGTGAACGGCACGGAGTCAACGGTTACGTTCCCGGCCGGATCGCTCAGCGCCGCCACCCTGAAATCGGTCATTGACGCTGCCGCGATTCCAAATCTTTCGACTTCGGTCTTCACGGACGGTCAGGGCCGGGACCACATCTCGTTCACGAGTTCAATCAGCATCGAGATTGGGAACGGGACCGCCAACGGTCCTTTGGGCTTCTCCGAAGGTAACAGCACGAACCGTAACGCCGATTTCCGGGTCTTCAACCGGCCAATCGTGGATGGTTCGAGCGGCGGAATCACAACAACCGATCCGTCCAAGGTTGTTGCCAAGGTAGACGGTACACAGGTTGTGGCCGAAGCGGTTGACGGCACCAACGGTATCGTCACGCTGCCGTTTGCCCCGGCTCCTGGCTCGACTGTCACAATCGACTACTGGGCCAACACATGGCAGGACACCTTCGATTACCTGCCCAACAGCCTCGTGACCACCGTACTGCGGTGCGGGATCTCGCCGGGTCGTAACGACTACATCCAGGGTACGGACTTCGTTATCTCGAACCCAAGCACGGATGTGAGCGTCATCAACTGGGGCGCAAGCTTCCAGGTAACGGCGGAAACGACCACTCCGGGCGCGACCCCGTTCGATGGTGACACCGGATCTGGCGGACAAATCGTCGGAACCCTCATCGACAGTCAGTACTATCTGGCTCTCTGTGACCGGGTCACAGACACGACAACGATTCCGGCCACAGTATCGTCCACCGACTTTCTGTTGCCTGAGGTTCCGACCATGGGTAACGGGCGTAGCACTCCGCTGGGCCTTCAAACCTTCAATTCGGTGGCTAACAGCCGTCAGGCGCTCACGACGAACCGACCGGATCTCGTGAGGGTTTACACGGGCATCAACCTCCAAGATGCGTTGAACCGCCCGGCTGCGACCGTCACTGTCGTGGATGGTGTGAACCGGCGAATCGTCCTCAAGGACCCGGTCCCGCCCGACCATAACGCCTACGCGACCTTCTACTACAGCCGGTTGTCGGATGACACCTTCATCCTGACCAATCAGGTTGCCGGTCCGGTCGGCACGGGCGAGTACACGGTGTTCTCGACCATTCTCGATCAGAATCTCTACGAGGTCCGGTTTGGAACCAAGTCCGGTCTGAGTCAGATCGTCCAGTGGCCGCGTGGCTCGGAGTTGATTCCGGACGCCTTCCACACAGGTTCCGGCACGGCGGTGTCCGAGGTTGTTACAGTGACCTTCGGGCAGACCCCTGGCTCCAACGCGAGCTACACGAACAAGGGAGCGGCTCCGTACAGCTTCTACTCCCCGTTCTCCGCCACCTGGGTCACTCAGGTCAACGGCGTGAACCAGTCCTCGAATCTGGCGGCGGCTGCCCAGGCTTTCCTGGTGGGCGACGCTGTGACTCCGATTCAGACCGGTCCGGACGCTGGTAAGATTGCCATCTCCCCGGCTCCTAATAACGATCTGAATCTTACGATCGACGGGTTCACGATTGGTACGATCAGCTTGACCGCTGGCAACCAGTTTCCGGCCTTCATCGTAGGCGAGATCAACGCGGCCATCGACGCTGATCCGAACTTCATTGCCACAGCCCCGAACAATCTGGCCAGCTTCCGGCAGGTTGGACCGGCTACCGGCGACGTTTTCTTTATCATTGAGGGTCGTCAGGTTCCGGGTGCGCTACCGGCTGGATTGGACGACGTGGCGAATGTCACGATCAACCAGGGGACGGCCGAGACCACTCTCGGTTTCGCGACCTTCCAGCAAGCCAACGGGACCACCGGAGCCATCTGCAAGGCGGCCACGTATCTCGGCACTCTTGCTGGCCCGTTCAACATCACCACCGGTCTGAACGACACACTGGTCGTCACTGTGGACGGCGTGGAGTACACCGTCACGCTGACAGCGGGTGCGGCCGTTCTTCCCGCGACAGTTATCGCGGACATCAACGCCGTGGTCCCTGCCTTGGCGTCGGTGGGCACCGGGGTGAACCTGGACAAGATTCGTCTGACCAGCCCGACCAACGATACCGGGTCTTCCCTGTTGATTGGCGGTGGCTCTGCGAACGATGTACTAGGGTACACCCAGAACGACGCGGCCACCCAGACCCAGGTTGGCGCTCAAGAGGTCGTGGACATTCTCAACGACACGGCTGGTTTCGCGGCCGGTGCTGTGGCTTACGTCGAGGAAATCTCTGGCGACAGCTACATTCGTATCGAGTCGTTGACGGTGGGTGCGGCTACTTCGAGCATCGGATTCGTGAACTCCGCGAATTCGGCATTCAATCCGACGACAGGCATCAACATCACGCCGGGCACCGACGGAGACGTTGGTGAGGACCCGTCCGATAAGTACGACGTAACGTCAACTTCGGCTGTGGGTTCCGCTGGAACCGGTTATCCGGGCCAGACCTACACAGACGCTCGTACGGGTCTTCGGTTCACGGTTCTGCCGTCCGCGACCGGGAGTTATGATCCAGCCGGGTATTTCACGTTGGAGATCTCCACGACTTTCCATGTGAGTCCGTCGATTCCTCGCTACTCCATCGGTGGTCTGGAACTGTTGGTCACAAACACCGTTGGCGTGGGCGTGAACGACACTGCGTCTCTCGTGACGTACAACCCGGATGGTGTGGAACCGGCCGTTGGGGACTTCTACTTCATCAGCTACCGCTACTTGAAGCAGGACTACTCGCCCAAGATCTACCAGCAACTCAAGACGATTGAGGCGAACTTCGGCCGCACGTCGGCTGAGAACCGTCTGACGCTGTCTGGTTACTTGTCGATCCTGAACGGGGCCGTCTTGCTCATCATGAAGCAGGTCCTCAAGGAGCCGAACACGAACCAAGCCAGCGCCCAGTCGTACAACGAGGCGATCGATGAACTGGCGACCCCGCTTCCGGGCAACATCCGGCCGGATATCATCGTTCCGGGGTCCACGGACACATCGGTATACACGCACCTGACCTCACACTGCGAGATTCAGAGCAACACTCGGAATCAGGCAGAGCGGATGGGTATGATCGGATTCGCGTCCGGCACCTCCGCGACGACGGCTCAGAGTGTGGCCAGAGGGCTGAATTCCAGCCGTATCGTGGCCTACTACCCGGATTCATCGGTTATCACCTTGACCGATGAACTGGGGCAGTCGTTCGAGAGCCTGATCGATGGCAGCTTCTTCGCAGCCGCTGTGGCTGGCGCTGTCGTTTCCCCGGCTGTCGATGTAGCCACTCCTTACACACGTCGTCGGGTTCAGGGCTTTACGCGGATTCCGCGTATCCTTGATCCTGTCGAGGCGAACCAGACAGCGGTTGCTGGTGTTACGCTCCTGGAAGATCTGGACCCGATTATCCGGATTCGTCAGGGCCTGACCACCAACATGACTTCGGTGCTCACACGGCTTCCGACAGTCATCCAAATCGCTGACTTCGTCCAGCAACAGAGCCGGGCTATCCTGGACTCGTTCATCGGCACGAAGTTCCTGGCTTCGCGTACCAACGAGGTCGTGGTCTCCATGACCGGATTGTTCCGCTCTCTCGTGCAAGCTGAGATTGTCGGAGCCTTCACGGGCATGACAGCTACCATCGACCAGGACGATCCCACGATTCTCAGGTTTGAGATGTTCTACAGCCCGATCTTCCCGCTGTTGTACATCCTCCTGACGTTCAATCTGAGGGCGCGGATCTAACACACCGGAGGCTCCGTTGGATGCTTTGCGTTGGAAGGTAAGGAACGCGGCGTCTGACGGAGTCGTGCGTTCTGCGGGCTGGAAGGACACCGACTTCAAGACCGTTGATCGGGAGTTCATGGCGGTCGCACGGGCAGTCAAGAAGTTAGAAGAGATGGTGTCGAACATCCAGTATCAGGGAGTGGTGAGTATGCTTGAGGCCGACACGGTATTGGAGCCTATAAGCAAGGCAACACGCTCCTTGATGGACGCCAGGAGAGCCGCCGAGATCCTGGAGAGAAACGTAAAGAAGCGGCGACGGTAGGAGGTGTTATGTCCAAGGAGGTGAAGGCTTTTAAGGAGGCTCTTGAGAAGAGCGCGTTCGACGCAGCTTTCAACCGTAAGGCCCTCCTTAGGGACGGACCCGTGGGACGTTGTCTCGATAAGGTATGGAACACTCTCCATGATATCGAGTACGACCTCACAGAGACAAAGCGGGACTACTATGACGCGGCTCACTTTATAGACGGCCCCGCTAGAAAAGACGCCGAAGCCATGATCAAGAAGATAGAGGACGCCGTAAAGGAGTTGGAGAACATCTCCAAAAAGACGTTCGACGAACTCGCCAAGGCTGAGACTAAGTTCGTCAAGAAGTTCGGAGATCCTGGCGAGTACTCCGATCAAATGCGGGCCAAGATCTTTCCGAGGTAATATGGACGACCTTCGCTGGAAAACGAACACGAAAACGGCCGCTGACAAGGAACGGTGGAAGTATAATTTTGTCGGCGGCTCTGACAAAGTCACCCTGATGGTTCAGGTGATTGCGGCGGAGTCTGACGGATGGCGCACAGAGGTCGGGATATCTCGGGGTGGCAAGGTCATTGAGCGGGATTCGATTCGGACTGTGTGGGCCAAGACTTTCGAGGAGGCCGTTAAGACCGCTAAAAAGTTGGCTCGTCAGTATAAGATCAAGTGGCGACCGGCTCATTACTCGACCGACAAGAGCCACAAACCGGGGACACCACCTCCGGAAGACGAGGAGTAAACCGTGCGTGAAAAAGTAGTAGAGGGTTACAGGAACGTCGTCGAGAGGAAGGCTTTTGAAAAAGCTTACACTCGGCGCAAGACTGCCGGGTGGTGGGGGGAAGACCCAATGGGTGGGGACTCTCCCTTGGATCTTCTCCACAGCGTTGGGAAACTCGACCCTCGTAAAGCCGCGAATCTAGTGGAGAAATGGCTCAAGGACCGGGAGTTCACACCTCGTTACGCGGCCATGGGTGTGTGGGATGTAGTTATGTCTTCCGGGGTCCAACTCTACGTGGATGTGTTCAAGTTCCTTGAGGACGATATCAGGGCGGCGGCCCGCAAGGGTCTTCCCAGAGACGACGACTGGTACGGAAACCGGGAAGTCGAGAAGTGGTTGAGTTATTATGAGAGAGGGAAGCCCAGCGGCAAGCTACGGAAACACAAGTTTGTCCCAAAGGGGGGCCACGCCGGTTCCGTCTATTACATCAGTGACGTTAATGCTTACCCGATTGGGGATGGGGTCGAAGTCACAGTCACAATGACCAACCAGTTCACAGGAGACGACGAGGATTACGAGGAGACTTTTGGCACTCCGGTGGACGTGGAAGATGTGAAGTGGGACGAATACGGGGGTAAAGGCCAGAAGCAACAGTCTATCGTGTTCACCATCGAGGACTACGAAGGTGAAGAGTGGGAAATGCAGGTAGACATGAATTCAATTGAGGGCGGTTTCAAGGACACCCGCTTTGATGATTGGGCGCAAATCTGATGGACCAACTCAAATGGAAAACCAAACAAGCGGGTATGGATCGCCCTATTGTAGAGACGTTGAAAAGGGCTTACGAGGCCGGATTCAAGGCGGCCGACCCGGAGGCGGAAGCCGAGTTCGATCAGGCTTTTTCAGAATTGATGGCGTCGGCCAAGCAAGCTGAGAGGGCTGCGAAGAAAGGACGTTCACCCATAGGGCCTCCTTTAGGCCATTTCGCCAATCTTGCGAGCAGTCTTTGGGAGTTCGCTTACTGGTGGGGCGGGATGGACGCTAAGAGGTAGATCATGGACCATCTCCGCTGGAAGACCGCCAAGGCTAGAACAAAGAAGGGTGCCTCTATTGAGGACGACTTGGAAGAAGCTTTCGTGCGAGTAATCAATCTCGCCGGGCCGTTGGGCGACGCCAAACGTGATCTCAGAGAAACCTCGAATTGGGCGGAGAGGGCCAAGAAGAATCTTGCGGACCTTGAAAAAGAGCAAGCGGAGATTGTGGACGCCCTGAAAGATATCCACGCTAGGGTTAAGCGGGGTGGTTAGACTCTAACGAGCACGTCGTTGATATGCCGAAGAAGGATCAACGTTCCTTCTGGCGGACCCCACAACCATAATTCGTCTTCTGACACCTTCCAGTCGGGTAGCTCTCCCATGGAGCTTTCCATCTGGTTCAGGATGTGGCACGCCTTTTCCAGGTCGAAGGGCAAGAAGAGGCTCTTACGGGCGGCGAGAACGTAGTTTCGGTCGTTTTGCCCGCTCTTGGAGAGGACACCCCTCAGGAAACCAAGGCGGTAGAGTTCTACCCAACCGTCAACAAGGTGGATCGACAAAGGGGTGTCGGACTCATCGGTCGCGACAACGAAACCTGATGTGCCCTGGTCCAGGATTCTGACCCTGGCTCGTGACGGGGCGGTGAGCGCTAAAGTGCCGTCGTGTATGTACTCTCTGAGCCAGCCGACGCCGTGTTGGACCCGGTCGCTGAGTTCGCGTTGTCCGAGTCCTTCCGGAAAATAGGTTCGGAGGGAGGAAAAGAAGCGTGCGAGGTTGTCGTCCAGGTGGGCCAGGGCTGGTAGACCAAGCCGGTGTATGAAGTCCACTGTGTAAACAACGTGGGCGGTAGAAGGGTGGGTCGCCAAATCCCGGTGTAAGAATAAGGCTATGGCAAGAAGGGTGTCGATGTCCTGGACCCCAGGAGTGGCCAAGGTCGTGGGCATCGGTCTTCCCAGGATGAGGTCCTCGTAGAAGCTCGGCAACGCGCCTTTATCGTAGGCGGAGAATTCAGGCCCGTGGTGCTCATACCCCAACACTTCCGGGTCTTCTAACTGTTCTTTGGTTAAGCCTGTTTCGAAGGATATCGCATCCGGCACAACGGTCGGCAAACCCTTCTCAATTCGGACATTTAAGTCCATGCGAAAGTTTACACCGTCGAGAGGATTCTTTGTTATTAATTGTGAGGAGAGGGTTCTGTGGCTGACGACCTACCTGATTTCCCTATTGTCGTTCTTGAGGCCGACTATCCAGAGCGGGTTGGAAGAGTCGGTCTCTTCGACTATTTGATGCCCGTCGGGGATACGGGAATCGTATTCGTCGCGGCGGTGCCGGGCACTTTGTATGAATGGGGAGTGCAGTTCACGCCCGAAGTCCAGCAAGCTTCGAACCTGAGGGCCGCTTCCACGCTGGCCCATATGGGTCTCATAAGAGGCGAGACCTTTGAGTTTCTGAGGCTTTCGCTCCAACTGACACAAGCCGATATAGCGACGGCGTTCGGCGTCCCGTTGGCGACGGTTCAGGGGTGGGAGGACAACACAATACCGATCCCGGTGAACTCGTGGGCCGATTTGTCCAATCAGGTTTGTGAGGCTGACCACCGGGCCAGTTTGACAGAGCACGCTCTGTGTCCGGATTTCAGGCCGCGTAAGATTCGGGTGTTCCCTGAGACGCCGATGCCGACCCAGGCTGTAACATCTCCGCCTTGTGATCCGCCTGTCCCCATAGTAGGCCCTGATTGCGAACCTTACGGACGACCTCCTTGCCCTCCTGACTGCGAGCCTCCGTGTTGAGTATTCTTTGGTTTAATTGACGAGTAGGAGCGTTTTGATATGACACTTTCTCCAGAGCAAGTTCTTCAACGCTCGGGTGCGATGCCTCCCGATGACGATGAAGAAGACGAGATAGGCGAACTCGAAATCGCTGAGTATGTTGTGTTCATACTCGCGTTAGACACCTACTCGCGTTACCTCGAAGAAGCGACGGGTTCCAAGGTTGACGACGACTTGGTCCGGAAAGGCGTCCAGCTTGTTAAGATGGCTGATCGCGCTCACGTGGGGACCATCAAAGAGTTCCTGGGAGACGCGATGCCGACCGGGAGCCAGAAGAAAATGATGGACAAGGCGTTCCGGTTCTTGCCCAGCAACTCGACGAGTCTCGGTCGTCGTAGAATGCAGATGCAGTTCGCCCTCGAACGTGGCGGCCCGGCCACCCTGAGAAAGATATTCAAGTCCAACAAGGCTATCCGGGAGATGAAAGCGGCAATGGCCGCCGCCGACATCGAGGACGCTGATGTCGCTCTCGACAAGTTTGCAGTCATCCCTTTGAAGAACATGCGTCTTCGGAGGTGGATCGACATGGCGGCGGAGGCGGCTGGTTCCGGTTCTTTCCAGAATGCCGTGGCTGTGGGTTCGGAAGAAGCCGACGAAGATGTGGCAGCCATCGCGACAGCCCGCACGAACCAACAGGGCACGTCGCCGGACTCAGAAGAACACAATCAGGCTGTGAGTGAGAAGGATGACCGTCTCCTCGACGTACAGGAGAAAGCCACGGAGGCCGCTGAGAGGGCCATGGTGGTGTCGGGTGAGGTTGATGAACCTCCCGCCAAGTCGGAGGTTGTAGGAATCGCTACAGCCGCCGCTGTTGCTGTAACCACCGACCCTGCGAACCCCAACAACGTTCCCGCTCCTCTTCGTAAGCTGGATGACGAACAGAGGATGGCCGCCTTGACCGACGGCCGGGTTCTCGTGGCGGCCGGGGCCGGTGCTGGCAAGAGCACGACGGTCGTCTCTCGGACGGAGTTCCTGGTCAAGGATCGGCGTGTTGACCCCAGTCGTATCCTCGTGACGAGCTTCAACAAGAAGGCGGCCGACGAGCTAGAACAGAAGATCGGGACCGCGATTGGCGGCGACTCTGTGTCTCAGATGTCGGTCGGCACAATGCACAAGCTGTTCAAGAAGTTCATCGGGGAATACGGGACTGGTCGTGAGCGCATGGCAATGGGTTTGGCCAAAGGGCGGAGCGGATTCGTCAAGGGTGGCTCGCCTGTCGCCAGAGCGGTCCAGCGGATGTGGTCAGACTGTTACCCGGCTGATACGCCCGAAGAGCGTAAGGTCCCCAGGTTGAAGAACGTCCTTCTGGCCAAGGCCAAATGGGCCGGGAACAACATTACTCCCGCCAAGGCCAAGGAGGAGGCCAGGACTCCCGAAGAAGTTGATGCCGCCGATTGGTATGAGATGTACGAGGGTTTGAAAGGGGCCATCCCTGGCTGGACCGCCCCGTGTAAGTCGAAGGCGTACGAGAGATTCATGGGCCGATGGCGTCCTAACGATCAGCGCCTGGGTGACTTCGATGACATGCTCGTGATCTTCGACAACATCCTGAAACGAGAGCCAGCCGTCAGAAAGACCCTGCAACAGGCGTTTGATCACGTTATCGTGGACGAGGCTCAGGACCTGTCCGGCGTCCAGTACTCGGTCATTTCCCAGATGACTGAACACGTCAGTGACGGTAAAGATGGGAAATCATTATGGATTTGCGGGGACGATAAGCAGAGCATCTACGGTTTCCGTGGAGCGCGTCCGGACCTCTTCACCAGTCTAAGCGAGACAGAGGGCTGGACCACCAAGATGATTCGCACCAACTACCGGTGCCAGCCGGAAATTGTCGAGGCCGCGAACGCTTTGATTGCGCACAACGAAAAGCAAATCCCCATGGAGGCTGTGCCGTCTCCACACAAGGCGCGTGGGATGGCGTCCATTGAGGTTAGGAACCCTCCTGACGAGGCCACCGCTGCCCTGTCTGTTGTAGAAGAGATCAAGTCCGACATCACGGCCGACGGGAATGTGACGGACAACGCGATTCTAACCCGGACCAACAAGGAGCAACACGCCTACGAGACGGCTTGTATCATCCGTGGTGTCCCTTACGCCCGTAAGGGCACTTCGAGTTTCCTGGGGTCGCCTGAAACAAAGGCTTTCCTGGGTTACGTGGACCTCGTCATGGGGAGCGACTTCGGGAAGATGCAGAAGGCCCTGGCAGAGGTTCTTAACAAGCCAAATCGGTTCTTCGTCGCTCCTGAGGTATGCGAACAGGCCGTCAATGACTCTCTTTACGGTTACGCCAAGCGGATGGAACTGGATGTCAAAACGGTCAACCCGATCGCGGCCATGGAAGACGACATGTTCATGAGGAGCTTGGCTGGAAAGCTGGCTCGCTCCAAGTCCGGTTTCAAGTTCCGTAAGACCATCGAGAAACTCGAAGAGCTTCGAGGCGAGATGGGGCAGATGAAGGCCCGCTCCGAAGATCCTGAGTACACAACAACCGACCTCTTCGAGGACATCCTTGGTATGCGTGGCACTGCAACGGTCACGGATTCTGTCACGGGCCGTACTGAGTATGTGGAGCAAACGTTCCGCGAGAGCCTCAAGGCGGACCTCAGGGACGCCATTGGTGACGACGAAGACGCAGCCGCCGACGCGGGTGATGACGAAGAGGGAAGCGAGACCGAAGGACTCGGCAACGTCAGCTTCTTATTCGAGTTGATCAAGAAGGACCCGACGGACCCGGAGGACATGATCACGGACCCAGGCACGCCATTCGGTTTCAAGGCCAAGATGGACCGGTATGCCGCTAAGGCCGACGAACTCAGGGTGGATGTCAAGAAGTGGGAGGACGCTCAGAAGAATCTACCCCCGGAGGAGCGGAAGCCGCCGCCCGGTGTCTACCTTGGCACCGTCCACTCGGTCAAAGGAGCGCAGTGGAAGAACTGTTATGTTGCGATGCCGAAGGGCCGGTTCCCGATTGTTCCTCCCGCCAAGCCGGGGGAACCGCCGCCCGATCCTGCGGTTCAGCAAGAAGAGTTAGAATCAGAACGACGGCTCGCGTATGTGGCGTTGAGCCGGGCCGCTGAGAATCTCAATGTCATATGCCCGAACGTGGTTGGGGGTAAGGCAGCGGGTATCAGCCCCTTTGTGAGCGAGGCTGGTCTCGCGGTAGGCCAGAACGTGCCGAAACCTGAGACGGAGGCAGAAGTCGAAGTCGGGGAAGAAGTCATCGAAGAAGAACCGGAAGTAAGAACGGCCGCCGTTGAGTATGAAGGCGTCCTACCGGACGACTGGGAAGAGGAATAAGCCATGGCCGCTCGATACGTAGAAATCACTCAGGAGGAGATGGAAAAGTTCTTGAAGAGGGCTTTCCGTGCTCTACGCCCCACTGACGGTACCAACCGTGGCGAGATTTATTACGACCTGAAACTCGGAAAGCATGTGGGCGTCCGTGTTTGGACTTCTATCCGACCGCATTCCGGTATGGGAGCCGGTCGTGGGGCTGATGCTATCAGAATTCAACTCATCAGCTTGAAGGACGACGGGCCGTTAGAAAAGGGTAAAGCTCCCATCGTCAAGCGGACCCAGAACTGGCGCGACAATGTTAAAAAGCGGGTAGGGGAGCTGGCCGAAAAGTTCGACGACAACGAGGAGTTCTGGGAGAACTGGGCAGAGACTCGCCAGCGACGTGGCGATCCTGAGAAGGAAATGGAGCGCCAAGAAGAGCAGCAAGAAGAGGCCCAGGAGGAGCGTAAGGAGCGGGAAGAAGAGGTCGAAGAGGCCGGTCTCCAGGGCTATCCCACTCCCGAAGCTAAATCCCGTCACCGCCGTTGTATGCGCCTGATGGGAGAGATTACAAGTAAGCAGGTCGGCTACATATTTTTCCTGTTGAAGGACGCCGGGATCGATCACAACCGGTGGCATGACCTGGGGCTGATGGACATAACAGGTTACGATCACATTCCAAAGCGTGTGCAGTTGAAGGAACTGTCCAAGGCTCAGGGGTGTATGATTATCGAAACCCTCAAGTCTGGCGACCGTTGGGCTTCCGAAGAGGACATCCCCGACGAGTACGCCGATTACCCGTCAGATCTGTAGCCGTTACATTTCTTCTATCAGCCATCCTTAGAGAGATGGCTAAGCGGCTGGCACTCGTAACAGTTGGGACCGACGGGGTCGTGGACTATGTCCAGATGCCTAACGGTCAGCGTTTCATGTTGGGACCGGTCTCGGTCCTCAAGCTCATTACAGGGCTTGTGACCAACCGTACGGCCAGGGCAGCGTTGAAGGCGTTTAACGAGAACAACCAAGTCTTGCTCTCGGTTGACCTCGATAAAATGTGGGCTTTGCTGCCTTTCCAACGTGCTCGATATTCATCTACTACTAACTCTCTTATGAAAAAGGGAGATCGTAGTTTTCCCACAGATTTGGAGATTGCTATGCAGAAGACCGCTTCTTACGAGACTTTTAGTTCTAACGTGGAGTTGGCGGAAGACATTCTCGCCAAGGTGGCGGCCACAAATGACAGGATCGAGGACTTGCTGAAAGAGGGTAAGGAGTTCGATTCGAACCGGGCCAAGACCGACCTTCACAAAATCGCGTCTCGCGTATCTGAGATTGCTCAGAACGTTGATCTCGCGCACCCGTGGGTGGAGACCGACCTTTCGACGCTTTCTGAGAGAGCCAACGAGATCCACAAGTTGTTCGAGCCGCGAAGCTAACACTGACCGGCTGCTAAATGGGAGATGTAAGATAACATGGCAAACGTAACTACCTCTGACTACATCTACCGGATGGGGACGGCCCCTAACACCCGCGCCGCCGTAAGCCAGAAGAGTAAGATTTACGGTTACACCGTGGGCGTGGCCGGTTTCCAACAACTCGGTGTGATCTCGGAGTTTGGCTTCGACGAGTCCCGCACGATCGATCCGGTTCGTGGTGTGGGCTACGGGGACCAAGTTGCTGAGTTGGTGCCGGGCGTTACCGACCCGATGACCCTGACCCTGAACAAGACGCTGCTTTACACAGCGAACTTGTTTCAGATTCTCGGTTACAAGGGCGGCATCGATGGACTGGCCAGGAGTTTGCGGCACCATCGTTGGCCCTTCGACATCAAACAGGAACTGGTCTTTTCGGAGTTATCTTCTCTCCAAGATCCTAACGGTGTCTCCGTGGAGGCAACAGTCACAACAGGGCCGACGAGTGCGGACAATCCCATTGTTACACCTCGCGCCCTTTTGACCTTCTACGAGGGTTGTTGGCTGAACTCCTACTCTGCGAGTTACGCCTCCGACTCGGCCATGGTGGCTGAGAATAGTTCCGTGACGGTCACGGATATCATCGACGGTGTATCTCAGTACGGCGAATTCATCGACACGGGCCTTGCTCCGGTGTCGGCAAACGGCAGTCCAGGTAAGGGCTTCTCGCTCAGATTCGCTAATAACAGCAACACAGTAGTTCCGGTCTAAGAACCATAGAGCTAGATGACAGCGGTTGACTAGATGTGAATCGAATCAGATTGAACCAAATGTACATGTTGTAACCGGCAGTACCCTTCGAACCCAGATGTAAATCACGTCGAGTTTTTAACGCTGTCATCCTCGCAACGAGGATGAGATGAGCACACTTACAGCGAAGAAACTCAGTGATGCCCTCGACAAGGCCAAGAACGTCGGCTTTGTGGAGGAGACCTTCACCGTAGAGAACTGCGAAGTCACGCTCCGTAACCTCCGCCCTGACGAGTATGTTGCCTCTATGGAGGCGTGTGAGGGCCTTGAGGACGTGGCCTATCTTCACGCTTACCAGAAGGAGCACCTCTCCAGATCTATCGTGGTGCTCAATGGGGTGGATCTTCGTGAGGTGAAACACGTTGAGGTAGAGGAACCTGATCCAAAGAAGAGCGGTGAAATGCGTACCGTCAAGGTCGAGCTTCACACGTTCTTACTTACTAACGTGGTGAACACCTGGGGTAAAGAGGCCATTTTCACAACGTACCGGAAGTTCTCGGAGGTCCTTGAGGCTGCCGAACGAAAGGCCAACGAGGGTGTTAAGTTCATAATGCCGGAAGAGACTGAGGAGGAGAAGTACCGGAGGCTATTGTTGGAAGCCAAGGAGGTGGAAGGCGAACTTCCCAACGCCTTGGTCGAAACCATATTGGGCGAGCACGGTTGGATGCAAAAGAGCACGGCCGAAGAAGCCAAGGCAGCCATGGAGAGGGCCGACCAACTGGCTCGCGAAGAGGCGAAGAAGGCCGAAGAAGGGTCTCCGGAGCCAAGCGCCCAAGAGGCCCCCAAAGTTGTTGAGAGGCCACAGGAAAGCACCGCAGAACCGGCACCTACCCCACAAGCTGCCCCTGAGCCTGAGACCCCGGCCCGACCGCCCGCTAAAGTTCCAGTAGACCCTCACGCGACTTTACAGAAGGTCATCGAGACCCGACGAAAGGCTCCGGTCCAGTCGGCCCAAGAAGAAAAGAGCGAGGACGAGAAGTCGTCAAGGGCGGCCCAAATCGCTGCCCTTGAAGCTGAAGCCGGTATTGGGGTTGAGGTGCCAGAGGGCGCGGAAATCCCTGTCCTTCAACCGGAAGACGCTCCGGAAGTAGCAGAGTTGAAAAAACAGGAGCCGGTGGACCCAAAAAAGGCCGCTAGGATTCTTGATCAACCCCCGGTCTCCGGGATCAACCCAAGGTTCAAGCCTCCGACAAGAGTATAGATGCCCGCTGATGCTGCACAGAGATACGAGGAGGAGCAGAGAAGGCTTAAGAGCGAATACGACGGCAAGCCTGTGGAGGATATTCGTGTCACTGCGCCCCAGGAACCCGAAGTCAACCCAAAGGTTTATAAGGATGTTGAGCCTCTAGTTTTTCGCGGATTTTTGACAGCGTCGGCGGAGATCAATGGCGTACCGTTTGTATTCAAGAGCTTGAACCACCATGAGTTTGAGCTTCTACGTTTCAGCGGTTTGCTTGACGATACGGCCGCCAAAGGCTTCTGGGACACCTTTTTGTCTTACGGCGTATTTATGGTGGAGGGGGTCAATGTCCTCCGTGATCGTGACCAGTGGCTTCCCAGGATAGCCGACACGTTTTCGCCTCTTCCAACAAAAGCCAAGCGGAAGATCATCCGACACATCTCGGAGATCAATCGACGAGTATCGGCTGCCACGATTCTAACCGAGGCGTACGCCATGGAGAGCATGTCTCGATACCGTTGGATGCAAGTCAAGGGCCTGGATCTGACGGCAACAGCGGTCACAGGAATCGCTGGCACCCAGTCACTGGGAATGAATTGGGCGCAGCATGTTTGGCGTGCTTTGAATCTGGCGGAAGATCGTAACGATCAACACGAGCGAGACTGGGACAATGCCAAATTCATAGGCTCCTGTTTCGCGGGCAAGGGTCTGAACAAAGTCTACGCGCAAGACACGGACCGGAGAAACAAAGACAAAGAGGAACGTATCTCTCGAAAGGACAAGCTGTTGAGAGAGGTGGTTCTTGGAGAGAAGGTTCCGGAGAAGACCACCATGTTACCCGGTGCCCAGGTAACAGCGCCTCGAACCGTAGAAGAGTTGGCCGATCAGTTAGAAAAGGACCTGCGGGGGGACCAGGACTGGCACGATAAGGTCATCGCAGATCACGAGCGTCGAATCAAGGAGCAGTATCAGGCTCGACAGAGACAGAGGGAGGAGGCTGCGGAAGCCAGCGCTTCTCGGTTTGGGAATCGCAACGTTATTGGAGGGTCAGAACTCGATGGTCTAACGGTTCAAGAAGTCGAGGAGAGAGTTAAACGCTCCAAGCAGATCCAGGCTCAGAATGCGGCCCGAATGCAGCTTCACTCCGTGCCTGATCAGGAAAAAACAGAGGCGTTCTTGGACAGGTGGGGCGCTACGGGGCCAGAAATAACTACTGAGATTGCTAATACAGACCGAGACACATCAGGCGCGACAGCACTCCCGGTTCGGAAGACGCCCGCGACAGACTCGTTTAAGAAATAAGGGTTAGATATGCCAGAGCCGTCCAAATCAGAAGTGCTTCACATGCAGTTCCAACTTGACACCAAAGACGTGATCAAGTCCATGGAGCATTTCAAGAAGGCAGCGAACAAATATCTCGGCGCGATTGAGAAGAAGGAGAGGGATGTCTCCACGACGATGGGGAAGTACATCACGAAGCTGGGTAAAATTAAGCCCGCCTTCGCTCCCGCTCTCAAAGCGATGCAGGAGCTTGAAGACGATATAGCTAAAATCGACAAGCAGATGGCTACTGCCGACGCTAGGATGCGAGGAGCCAGCGAGGAAAAGGTAGCAGCGATACAAGAAGAGATTAGGGGCATTAAAGAACGAAAGAAAGAGAAATTGGACGAGCTTGGTAAGCTCGCCAAGGAGGCTAAGAAGGACATAGACATCGAAATGGTCACGGGTATAGACGCTGCCCGTGAGGCAGGTAAAGAGATAGCAAAACCTCTTGAACTCATTGCGAAGAAGGACTTGCCAGGGGCTGGGAAAGCGTTAGGGGGCCTCTTAAAGAAGAGCGGGAAGGGGTTCATGGCCATGGGCGAAATGAAGATGGACCCCAAGGCGAAACGTGGAATGATGGGAGGCATTGCTAGGGGGGCAGGTGGTCTGGCCAAAGGTCTTGGGCCTATAGTGAAAGTGCTCTCCAAGGCCGCACCATTCATAGGGTTGATGTCAGGCGCTGTGATGGGCCTCATGAAGATTTTCATGGACGCAGAATCAGCGGCCAAAGGATTTCACAAGGGTATACTAGAGACAACGAGCACGGCAGGTTACTTAAGCCGGAATTTAGGGGACGTGTCAGACGCCTCTGAAGCGTTAGAAGCGGACCTTAAAGTAGTACGTGACGCGGCGATGGATTGGAGTAACGTCCAGTGGGGGATTTCCAAAGACACCGCTCAGGCGTTCATAAGTTCCCTGACAGCGGAGGGGGTGACTCTTCGCCGGTTAAGAGAGGAAACCGAGAGGGCGACGGCTGGTATCGATGAGATGGCTAATACGATCCAGATGTCCGTCGCCTACTCACGCGCTTTTGGGGTGAGCTTGAATGAGCTAAGCCAGCTTCAAGGTGAGTTGATGACTGAAGTAGGCATGGGCTTAGACACCGTCAACACCAGTTTTCAAATGATGACGAGAGGAGCCGAAGAGGCGGGGATGGCCTCTAACAAATTCTTCGGACTCGTTAAAAGCTTCTCGGCTGATCTGTCGTTGTTCACGCTTCGCATGGCTGACTTAGTCAAGGTTATGACGGTGCTGGGCAAGACCATGAGTCCGCGCAATGCCCAACAATACCTTCAGACGATCACTCAATTTTTCAAGGGCCAAGGATTGTTGGATCGGACCCGTGCCGTCATGCTCGGGGGAAAGAAGGAGGTAGGGGGGGTCCTCAAAGCTGACCTTGGACGGAGGGTTGAGGGGATGCTTACCGATCTAGGCCCGGATATAGCTAAGGTGTTAGGCCCTGAAATAACTAAGGGTAAAACAGGAGACGTTGTTAAAGCGATGGCGCAGTTCAGTGACAAGCTTACGGGCGCTCAACGAGAAGCCATACTCGATGCGACGATAATGCAAGGGAAATTAAATTCCGGGAACCTGATCGAAATAGCCTCTGCTTTGAAAGATGCTAGTCCAATAGCTGTGACACAAATCTTAGACAAGATCTCTCAGAAGAGGTTCGGCAAACCGATGTCCCAACTTGTGGGGCAACAGAAGATTGCGTTCGAGGCTATGACCGGTTTTAACGATGAGATGATCGATCAAAACCGGAAGGCGGCTGCCGGGGTTGAGCAGGTACAAATGGATTTGGCCTTCAAGATCGAGAGGTATCAGAAGGAGTCAGTGGGCAAGAGTGAGGAGCAACTCAAAGAGTTGCGTAAGCAGATAGGTATCACCGCTGTTGAAGAAACTCTAATGAAGAATTTGGGTGTCACTTTAGAGAAGGACGGGGCCGCGAAAGAGGTCCGTGACGCCACGGCTTCAAAAATTTGGCACAGTATGGACGCTAAACAAAAGGATTTGATCAAAGGCGTCGAAGACCAAAGGAATTTTCAAAAAGAGATTGCTGACCATCAAGTTAGTATTGCGGAGAGGTTGGGGATCATAGCCGATTTCTTGTTGAACAAGCTCTATAACATCATGATGGGGGTGTGGCATTCTATAGGGGACATCTTCAAGTGGTTAGGAGACAAGTTCGGCAAGGTTGTTGGGCGTGGGGTGGAGGCCGAACGCGGTCAGCGTTTCAGAATGGCGGCCACAAGGGTGGGCGACCCAAGGATGACCAAAGCCTTGGAGGACTCCGAGGGTGACATATGGAAAGCCAGGAACTTGATGATCGAGTCCATGGGGAAGGAGATGATAGCGGACCTCGAAGCGGGTAATAAGAAAGTACAAGAACTCTCCAAAGACCTATGGGAACTACCGAAAGAAGAACGGGAAAAGCGTTTAAAGGAGTTGGAAGGGACAGAGTCAATTGCGGGGTATGTGGGTACCACGAAAGAAGAACTCTACAAGATGAGCAAGGAGATGGGTCCTGATTATCTCGTGTGGTACCTGGGTGAGATGAAGAAGGCGATTGCTGAGTCGGGGTTCGAGGGAGCCGGGGGCAAAACTAAAGCCACGGCCGAAACCAAGGCCGTAGCCAAAGCGGCTCCTTCCCCTCCTCCTGACGACGCGCCGGTCCCGAAAAAGGTTGCCGAAGAGGTGGCCAAGGAGGACTTGAAGGCTCAAGCGTCAACCAAGGATTCCGTGGATGCTGTAGGGGAGACCGTCGCGGCAGGGGCTAAAGAAACCATTAAGGGTGTAGAGGAGGTCAAGAAGGCTATCGACAAACCTTCGAGTGATCACAAGAAAGCGGTCACTGACTCCACTCTCGAAGCCATCCGCAAAGGGCTTTTTGAATATTACATGTACTCCGCGTTTGAAGATCGAGCGATGGTGGCCGAAGGCATGAAGTCAGGGGCCTTTGATCCAACGACGTTTGGAGAGAAAGTTGCCGAAGGCGCGACGAAGAAAGGAGACGTGGCAGACACAACGATTACGAGCCTTGTCGAAGCTAAAAGAGTGAAACCAGCGCAAGCTGGTGGCCTTGTTGCCAGTATAGTGGATGGTAAGGCCACGTTATCCAGATTGCCTCCTGGGGAGGGGTGGACTCCTATAGGTGTTGGAGAGCGGATTCTTCCCGCTGGGGCTGGCGGGGGCGGCAGTGTGAAGGTCGAGTTGGCGTTGAAAGGCGATTTCGGCCGGTTTATCCAGGCTCGCGTCATCGAGGGCACGGCTCAGTTCGAGAAGAACAAACGTCTGCGTTGAGGGATAGATGCCACGTATTCCGTCAGCAAACCCTGATTTCGACGAGCTACAGGTCCCCACCGAGAGTCCTAACTACTCCCACGGGCTTGAGCGGCGGAAGACCAATATCCCCATGGCGTTTCAGATAACAAGTCCGTTCAACAGTCGGAGGGTGCTTCTTCCGCACGCTCTCGTCATGCATGTCAATCCGGAGAGCCTCCAAGAGAACCACATCAAGAAGGTCGAACGTTTCCAGACCCGTGGTGGGTACGTAGAGCAACACTGGGGCGATGAGCTTTCGGACCTCAACTGCGACGGCTCTACCGGTGCTTTCATGAACATCTACACGGGGTTGTCGTCCGTGCTACGGCAGAAGACCATAGCCTGGGACCGTTACCGGGACCTCCACGACCTATACCGTAATAATGGGAGCGTCTACGACCCGTATGGGAATGTTGTGCTCCAAGGCCATGTGATGCTCATGTATGACCGGGGGACCTACTTGGGGTATTTCCGGTCGTTCGACGCCGAAGAGAGCGATGAACAACCTTTCGCGTTTCGCGTGTCGTGGGCGTTCAAGGTCGAAGAGGAGATTATGAGAATTCCTGGCCTGGGTGTTAATCCAACACAAAGAGGTAAATACGACGCGAGCGCTAAATACTTCGGGAGCACTAATAACGTTAAGAAAATCGTTACCACCTCAGAACCAGAGGTTGGAGCATGACGACAACTGAAAACTCAGAGCTAAAGACGTACCAGCAAATCGAACAGGAGGCCGACTTTTATCAGCCAGCCGTCTACGAATTGTTGAGTTTTTATCATGCTCTCGCGCTCCACGAGGACCCTCTTGACGGTCAGTTCATTCCTCTAACGACGGTTCAGCCGTGGGAACAAGAGCGGACGTTGATGTTCGCTGTCGGTCTGATTCCACCTTCTTCTAACGTCACCGGCCGGTTGCTGGATCGTACAGCCACTATCCGCACCCTCGAAGAGCAAAACCTGGAAGAGCTACAACAGGAAAACCCGGATGTGAGTTCTTCTTCCACGGGAGATCTTCCAGGCGAGACGGGTGGTATTTCAACGAGAACGACGGAGCCTAATGGCCCAACGTCAACGTCAAACAAGGACTTCTGGGTCCGGTATGTGGTGATGTGTAACCGACTAGGTTGTCAGCCGGAAGAGTTGGCACGTGTGATCCAGGCCGAGAGCGGCTGGAATCCGGCAGCGGGGGCCAAGAATAAGGACGGTAAGGTTACAGCCAAGGGTTTGATCCAATTCATCAAGTCAACGGCCACGGGTAAGAAGATAGGTATGACTCCGGAGCAGTGGGACAATATGGAGACCATGTCTCGGGAGGAACAGCTTACGTTCATAGAGCGTTTCTACAAAGGTCGGTCGAAAGGGAGAAACGCTTTCGAACTCAAGGCCGTGACACTCGGGGGCTTCAACAACCCGGACGGTTCTATCTACCACGGTAACGCCAGAGAACCCGAATACAGGAACGCCAAGAGACAACGCTCAGCTTACCAGAGGAACAAAGCTCTAGATAAGCCGCCCCCGCCGAAGGGGTATCTCACTCCGGAGGACGTAGCCTTCCGTCTGGCGAAGAAACCGTTAAGAAAGAAGTACCGTTCCAAGATCAATCAAGCCAGACGTAAGCTTGGTATGGCGGTTGGGTACGAGCCGTTTCAGCCAGACGGTCGTAGTTCGGGTAAATGGGCAAAAGGAGGTTCCAGGAACGCTAACAAAGCGTTCAAGACGGCGTGGGCGGTGGCCAACAAGGACTTGAATCAGACAAACCTTGGGAAGGAGTTCATGCACGCCCAGCGGGCGATGATCAATCAAACGCTTGACGCGCTGGACCAGATGGCCAAGACCCCGCCGCTGCGTCTTCTGGTCAACCCTCAGTCGTTCAGGGTATCGGCCGAGAAGTTGATAGCCGACGGTGGTTGGGGCCGGAACGGTCATATCATCGAACACTGGGGCGACAACCAGGATACGATTGAGGGTTCCGGTAAGATTGCCGCGTTCTATTCCTTGGACACGACGGAAGGTAATAGCCCTGGTCTCTCTCGTACGGCTCGGCAGTTCTCAGCCAGCTACCAGAACCTCCTGGCTTTGTGGCTTATTTACAAGAACAACGGTGGTATATATTTTCCCGATCCCCTTGCCGCCAGCAACTCTCACGCCAAGAATCTCTCGGTGTTAGGTTCTGTGTACCTTTATTACGACGGGATTCTATACGTGGGGTCTTTTGACACGTTCAACCTCACCGAGGCCGACGCAGACCCGTTTACGTTGGAATACACATTCGCCTTTACGGTGCGGGCTTGGTTCCTTCTCGATCATCTGGGCGATGATCAGTACACATACGGTCAAGGTCCTCCCGTTCCATCGTTGCCGACAGGTTCGGCTGATCCGCCCTTATCCACGGGTAACAACGAACAACCTGCCCCAGATGTGCCCCTACCCCCCGGAGTCGAAGAGGCGAGGATAGAAGAAGAGGCTTTCACTGGCGGCGGCGAGTTTGATTTTGATCTTGGAGACGTTTGATGGCTCGTGGACCTTACCAGGGTACTTTTCTCCCCAATGTTCGGCCGACAATAGTCACGGCTCCAGACGCTATTGTTTTCATTAATGGGGAACAGGAGGTGGTGAGTTGCCCGCAGTGCTCCAGGTCGTTTGATTTCAATAGGTATATCACGTCTATCCAGACAGATTTGAGCGTGGAGAGTGTGCCGGGCAGCGCGTCTATACAGTTGTCGATTCCGAGGCACACTATAGACGACTTTTACTTTGACGGTACCGCGATCATTACCCCTATGATGGAAGTAGAGATCTATGCCAAGGGGTATTATCTGGTCGAAGGTATTCCGCAGTATTACCCGATCTTCTGGGGGATCATCACGGAGGTCACGGACAACTACTCTGGCGGAGAGCACACGGTTAGCATCAGTTGTTCGGACATACTCAAGTGGTGGGAACTCTGTCAGATGAACATCAACCCTGCCTACACTGTCCCCGCTGGACAAAGAGGCAGGAACATGGGGCAGAACGTCTACGCCCAGACGAACCCCTACGACATTATTTTCTCCCTTGCTTTCCAGTCGTTCGGGGACATCGTCGTGGGAACAGGATCTTTGAACCAGTTGGTAAAAGAAACGGCCCAACGGCCGGTGTTTGACGCTGCTTTGGCTGATTTGATGGGCTACTGGCAGCAACGCTTCTCTCGCATGAGGAGTAATCTGGTTCTCTATGGGACTCAGGGCGTAGCAGTTCGCGGGGACACGCTCTACCAAGCCTATTCCCAGAGCAATCCACCGGGCACCGTCCCAAAGAAGCGCTTTGCGTCTACGGCGGTAAGCTACGCCAACGGGGGGAACGATGGCGGTCAGATGGTATTCGACCCCACGTCCTCCAATGTAGCCGCCTACCGGAACGTCTTTTCTCAAGCCGGGCAGGTAGATCTTTGGCAGTCTGAATTCCAGACGAAGTTAGAGTTGGCGAACGCTGCTAAGGAGGCCATAGGTTTCGAATTTTACATGGATGTGACAGGGGATATCGTCTTCAAGCCGCCTTTTTACAACCTCGACGTGTTGGGGAACAAGCCTGTCTCCTGGATTCAGGATATTGATATTGAAAGCTGGGATTTCGGAGATTCGGAGTCAGAGGTAGTCACACAGATTATCCTACAAGGACAGTGGGGAGGCATTAACGACTATGGGATGCCCGCCGACGTGACACCGTTCACATCTGTTACGGACTACCACCTATTGAGAAAGTACGGTTGGAGATCAAGGCCCCTCAATTCTGAGTTCATGGGCAACGTCCATACCATGTTCTACCATGGCTTGGATTTGCTGGACAGGCTCAACTCTCGTCGTCATAGGGGGACGGTGACGATTCCGATGCGCCCTGAGTTGCGTATAGGGTTCCCTGTATATGTCGCCCCCAAGGATCAAGTCTGGTACCTGCAAGGTATAAGCCATAGTTTTTCGGCGGGAAGCCGGGCTATGACGACTCTGAACCTGACGGCCAAGCGTTCCAAGTTCATCGCGCCTCGCGGGGTCGGAGTATTGAAGTTACAGAAGTTTTCCGGTGAAGCGGAAAAGAACAAGGCGGGGACTCCCGACTCCTTTCATTACAGTTCCCGGCAGCTATCCAAAAGCGGCGTGTTCAGTTTGGATGTCCGCAACGCCGCCTCCGTGCCGCCGACCGAAGAGGCTTTCAATTCTAAATCGGGAGACGACAACCCTTATGAACCCCTCATTCTACGGCACCCGAAAACTGGTCGAATCGTAGGCTATCCGAACGTGGTGATGGCTTACACTCGGCCGTTCGCCCCGGCTGACATAAGTGATCAGGCGGGTGAGAAAAAGGGTGGCGCGAACAAGTATGTTCCAAAGGAGGCTCAGGCTCAGACCCAGTTAGCCAAGGATGCTTACGACGAGAGAATCCATCCGAAGTTTAAGGCAAATGATGAAGATGCGTTGACCGACAAGTACCTGAACAATCGTTATCAATACGGTTTGAATTCCGCTGGTGTCTACATTTACGCCCACGACGCTTCTGCCAGAGGCGGCGCGATTAGCGAGATTCTAACACTACCGAAGAAGAACCTAAACGTCACGCCGAAGTCGGATTCTTCTTTGAATGTCCTTGCGTCTCAAACAGCCATGATACGTCCGGTGAGCGACGAAAGGGGGTTCGAGGTCATTGGCCATTACCGCTATGGCAGACGTGTCTCGTTGAAGGACGGCCGACTGATCACGAACGTGGACGCCAAAACTCAGAGCCGGGCCACGGTTGATGTGCAACTGGCGTTATCGGGCGGTATGCAGGAGATGTTAACAGCCGAGTCTCAAGGGTTGACCACGGTCCACACAGGTTATGCTAACCCGGCCGGAACTCTGACCACTCTGACTCCTGAGGAACGACAGAGCGCGGCCGTTCTGAACCCAGATAGCCGGGAACCGGAATTCGTTGATGTTGGGGACAACTTTGTCGATAACGCTCCTCTCGGGTCACAGCAAAATCAGGGTTCCCCCGAAGTCGAAGCCTCGCAATTGTCTCGGGCCTTAACTTTGATGGAGATGTCCGTCAAAGACGCTTCCACATACAACAATGAGAACTGTGTTTGTCTTACAGGGCGACAAGATCTGGCTTTCATCAATTCCGGGTATCAAGTTAGAACTCTCACGGGAGGTTCGTCGGCCGAAGAAGAACAAACAGCCTTGTCCTCCTTGGAAGCGTTGGGCGGTCCGGTTAATAGCGGGGCGTCACAAGCTGCCGCCCGGAACGTCAATTCCTTGACGGCCCAGGTACGCACGGCGGAGGAAAGATTGGCCGAACTCGACCGGCGGCTAAACCAACCTGACGCTGATGTAGCCGCTATCACCAACGAACATCTGGATCAGCAAAGGGTGGTTAGAAGATTGAAGGTCCGCCTCACGGAGGCGGAAGAGAGATTAGAGGAGGTGCAGAGCAAGTATCAAACCGAGAATTCCATATTCGGGCAGTCCAGCACAGAACTGATCTCCAAGGTTGACCGGTTTCTAGTTGATCTCTACAAGAAACTCGATACTCCTCACCAGGAGTTTGAAAAGGCTATCCGAGGCGACTACTTACCTAAGACTCCAAGAGTGGTTGCCACACAAGCCGAGGAGATTGAACGTCCGTCGCAGTTCGCCCCTCCCTTCTCTGCTCCTAACCGTTTCTCCTTGGGTGATCCAGAGGCCACTTCTGGGGCCATCGGAACTAACCGGGATAACATCTCGAAGTCATGGGAGGCGTTCGGCAAGAATCTCAGGAGCAACGCGAAGAAGTCTTCGTTGACAAAAGAGATCAGCCAGGATCAGGCCAGCATCCAACGCCTCACGCAAACCCGTGAACGTCTGGTCCAGCAATTGGAATCCGACGCTGTTGTGGTTGGCACTGATGTCCCCAAGGCCATTGAATCTATCGATGAAAGAATTGCCGAACTCCGCCAGGACGTGGCCAACAAACAACTTGAGCTAAGAACTAACACCTGATGACTGACTATATACCAAAGACCCCGTCGGGGTACGTGCCTGGAACTGAGTTCGTTGATCAGGGAGACCCTTACGGCTTAAAGCTCGGGATCATAACCCGCGTTGACGAGGTGGAACTCAAGTGTGATGTCAGGGTGATCACTGGCGGAGCGGAACGTTTCGAGATCGATTTGACTCAGGCTATGACCGGCCCGCGCAGCTTTTGGGGAGGTATTCCTGAGGTCAACTCCATGGTGCTCATCGGGTACCGGCGACGCCATAAGCAGATCTGGGACGCTGTGATTCTTGGGTACGTCCCTACCGGCAAACGTTCGGCCATGCGTTTTGATCCGTTGTCCGCGTCGAACCCGGCCGAGATCGACCCGGAGGACGCCGACCTTTACAGAAAAGTATTCACCCCTCAGACCCGTTATAAGCGACTGAAGCTACAGCCGGGTGACGTTGGCGGGATGTCCGCTTCGGGGTCTGAGTTTGCCCTCACCAAAGATGTGAGGATGATCAACCGGGCCGGGGATCTCTTCGAGCTTCGAGACAGCGATAGGACATTGGTATCGCAGTCCCTACATCGTGTGGAGAGTGATGCTGGGGTGTTTCGCCTCTCTGGTGCCGCTCGCAGGAGCGGGTTCTTTCTGCCGCCCGACATATTCTCAGAGGGTAAGAAGCTCAAAACTACCGACGAGGGTTACTACGGCGGTGACATTCTCAAGCGGTTTACTGTGTCTGAAGGCACGGTGTTGGACGCCATCAACAATGAAACAGCATTCCCGTCCATAACGTTTTCCAATGGGCGTCAGGCTCATTACCCCGCCAATTTGTCTGGCGCGAACACAGAGGATGCGAACCCCGACAACAGGGGTGTGGCGGAAGTGTACACAGAGGATCGCGTAGAGATATCCCACACCACTGATTTGACTCAGGAGGTGCGCGAAGAGGTCGATGGTTTTCAAATGGACAGGCGTCCGGTCTACATCGAACGCATCCTTGGAACCTTAATCGGGAACGACACCTCCTCGTCTACAGGGCTACAACAATACGGTCAGATACTTCGTCCCAGGATCTTCGATGATTTTCTGGCCACGGGGAAAGCCAATTTCGTTACAGAGCCTATCGCTAGATCGCCCCTGGACGACCAGGAGACTTACACGACGGCTGGCGCTTTTTTGCTTCGCATCGTGCCGCCGCCAAGTCCGGCTGGGAAGTCGGATACGACGAGCGCCTTCGCCGCCGCTATCTCTAAGCAGGGCAAGCTGTTTGTCAACATTCCAGGGTCGAGGGCTGAGAAGTATAGTTCCGGGGCGACCAAGAACGTATCCGCCGAAGTTAACATGGACGGCGCTCTCAAGATGCGTCTCGGAGCAGCCAAACCCGACAACATTGCTCTCCATTTGACTCTCGAAGGCGGGGCTGTCTTCGACTTCAAGGGCAGTTCGTCCGGCGCTGGCCTGAAATTCCGCACGCACTCGTCCTATGTTGTGGAGGCTCAAGGCGTCCAGGACAACAACAATGTGGCGTACAGCGAGAACCTTCAAGGCAACCGTGAAGCCTACAGTTCTGGGGATAGTGTTGAGAACGTCGCTGGGGCCAAGGCCACGACTGTGAACGGCGGCTACGCTGTCCTGGCCGACCGGTACAGCGTCAATGCTCAGTCCGGCATGGGGGTAAACGCTGGCGAGTACAATGTCCTTGTCTCCGGGAAGAGTCAGTACCAGTACGCCATGCAGGTGTTGGAAACCGTGGTGGTCGGAGGAAAGGTATCGACCGTCCTGGCCGGTGGAGTGGCAGAAACCATCACTGTTGGGGCAAAGAGTACCACCGTCGCCAGCGGTGCCATGGCCGTGAATGTTCCGGCTGGGGCCTATTCGGTAACTGTCGGGACGGGTGCTGTTTCGATTTCTACCGCTTCCGGAGCACTGTCTCTGGCTGCCGCCGCTGGAGCGGTGTCGGTCACAGCCGGTTTGGCATTGAGTCTCACAGCCGGGTCAGCCATGACGTTGACGGCTCCTGTGGGGATAGTCCTTACTTCCGCTCAGGTCCTCCTTGGAGCGCCCGCCGCAGCCTTTGGTGTGTCAAGAGGTATACCTATGCTGCCTCCTGGCTCGCCCAGCCTGGATTGGATCACGGGCTTACCATTACAAGGGTGCGCTGTGGTGAGATCTGTCTGATGCCTTTAAACCCGCCAGCACTTGCGACGGGATTCGTCGCCCCGAACCTACTTGCCGTCGGCAACATTGGGATCGGTGTGCCTAAGTTCTCACTCGGAGTGGCGATTGGGGTCTGCCAATACTTTGGGATTTACGCCAAGGTTACAACGGTTGATACCGGGACCCTTGGTGTAGGCACCAGCATCATACCATTGATCGTACCGTTCCCTCTTTTACAAGCCTCTTTGTATACCGGCTTTTCATCGATGGGAATCTTAGGCCCGATGTCGCCCTTGATGATTACCGGGCTATCAAATGGACTCATGACAGGTTGGATAGCGTTGGCGCTTATACAGACGAATCATCCCGGTATCGGAACGGGCACGGGAGTGGCCAAGATCGTCGGGGCTTCTGCGATTCCGGCCATGATCACTGGTCTGGCGGCGGTGGGGATGGTCGGTGAAGGGTCCATCAAAACGGCGACAGCTATTGGCATGGCCTTGGACATAACTTTTGCGGCGTTTGTTCAACCTGTGCCTATCGTGGGTTCGGCCTCTCCTGCGGGCGGAGTGGGTGTTGGATTCGGGTCGGTGATCTAATGGCTTTCAGTATCAGCGGATATGTGTTGGAACCGATTAGAGTTGGTCAAGCCAATTCTCCGTTCACACAGACGCCGGACAACTATATTTCAGATCAGACGGCTTTCGACACAGCCTACCCTTCTGATGAGTCGGAGCCTCGTAACGATTATCTGGTTTTGATCACCTCTGAGGGGACGCCAATCGCCGGTCTTTTGGCGAACGCGGAGTTCGGGTGGACCAAGAACGAGGTTGTCCAGCGCCTCGATTATCAGGCCGCTGCCGGTCGATTCGCACCTTTGCCTGGGAGCGTTGTAACAGAGGCGGGGACTCTCACTGTAGACTCCAACGTCGATCGGATAACGGTTCGACCTCCGGTAAGGTCCGCCCCTGTGCTGGGAGCGCCATACCGTCTGGCGGTCGGTTCCACGGGAAGTGGCACAACCTGGACAGTTTCCATCGTAGCCGATGACTCCGGGTTTGGCAGTCCTCCTTCCGGGACAGCCGAGTTGTCTCTTGAGACAGGGCACCTGAACTGGAACACCGGGGACCTGACGACCTACTCCGGTCAGCTTGTTCGGTGGCAACAGCAACAGTTCTTCGAGTTCAAAGATTCGACAAGCATCGGGTTGATCGACGATGACGTTGTCCTCTTGAACCCCATACCGGGTACCGGTCAGATCCCATTACTGAGGTTCGGGTTCGGGTTGTACTTGGAGACTGTCGAGTTCCCGACTGAGCCTTTGCCGTCCCCGGCGTCTGGAACGGTCAACTGGGCCTTGGACACAGGACGATTGAAGTTCAACCCGACTGACATATCTAACTACTCCGGGACACCGGTTTATTACGACGGCGTGTTGTACGATAAAGGGCTGACGCTTCCAAGACAGGTACTGGGCGATATCGCCGCGCCAGCGGCTATCACAGGGTTGCCGCCGACCGGCGTGGATTTGATTTTCGCGCTCCCTAACGCCAGCCCTTATTACCAGTTCCCTCAATTCACGTATCTGGACAGCGCCTTGTTCTCTTCGGGCAAGACCGGGGTGGTCCAGGTTGACCCGTCTTCCGGTGCGGTCCAGTTTTCGGCCGCCGATCAAGCCAAATATGCCGGGGAGTCGGTAACTGTCATATTCGGAGACCTTCCGATCGAGCGTGGTATTTCGGTCCGGTTCCTACGCACACCTGTGAATCTCGATGCGTCCCAGACAATCAAGGATGTCACAGCGTTTTATGAGGTTACGAACGCGGTTTGGGCCGACCCTATTATCGCGTCCCCTCAGGTGTTCTTACCCTCGACGCCTATCGACGATCCAGCCTACCCCCTCGTCATAGAAATCGCTCAGGGCCAAGGCACATACATATCGAGCAATTTCCCGCGTCTCGATGTGCCTTCTCCGCCGACAGGGCTTGGGTATTACATCGGCTTCGACGAAGGCGTGTTGTATTTCGCCCAGCGTAAGTATCAGACACTGGTGCCAATTCTTCAGCCGACCACGGGTGTCGCGTTACCGGACCCATTGGTCTTGACTGGTAACATTGTTTTGGAGCTTGAGACAGGTCCAGGGACCGGTACTTACACTCCGCTGGTTCTTGGGACTGACGCACTACTTGATCCGACTTCTGGTGTTGTCTCCCTTGTAACGAGCTATCCGATCATCGTGGAAGGGGTGGCCTCGTTTTCAGGGACCACATTTGAAGACCCTCTAGCTGATTTTGTCAGCACGGGCATTCAACCTGGGTATTTGATAGAGGTGTCCACAACGGCCGCCGAAGGGGTCTACACGGTCGCCAATGTTGTGTCCGCGACGGAATTGGAGACGGACGTAGCGTCTCCCGCGAGTGTTACCGGGGCGGCTTATACTATTCGGCAGAACCGGGAAATCCTCGCGGACCGGTTCTTTGGTGAAGTGATACTGATCGATCCGTCCACCAAGGTACAACGCTTACGGTCACTGGGGCCAGCTACTAACGCTCCTCGTCTGAACATCCCGACGGCATACGTCACAACCTCTGGTTTCCGCTTCGGCCCGGCCGCCGCCGCCCAGTTTGCCACGGTTGTGCTCGTACCTACGGACCTTGATTTCACCAGCCCGCCAGCCGGGACCGTGGAGATAAGCGAGGCGACGGGTAATCTGAACTTCTCCGCAGCCGATCTTGGGACCGAAGTCTTCTGGATGCGGGAACTGGTCATCAAGACCGACTATATCCTTCAAGCTGGTTTGGGGCTGATCCAATTTACTGACCGAATGCTCTCCCTAGAGGAGATCCTGGTTACATACACAACGGAACCGCCTTCCACTGAACCGCCGACGGACCCTGATCCTCCTCAACAGGAGTATGGCCGGTTCTTGATCCGTAAGGAGATCACTCAGGATCATCCAACCCCTACGTCCACCTTGGAATTCAACGTGGCTGGATTGGATGTGGCTGATGACCCACCCCCTGCGGTGTTTCGAGGCGGTCGCCCACAGGAACTCGGGGTTCAATGTACGGTAGATACGGCGGCATCTACGATTACGTTTCTCCCCGACGACCATTTGACAGATGCGCTGCCCCATGGGGCGACCATCGGGCCGGACGAGCGTGTCTACATCGACTACTACGTGACTCAGGCTGTGGGCGGGGAGAAGACCATCACGGTGCTCAATCCGCCCATTCTGACGGCTGTTGTTAACATTGCCGTGATTGACGAGAACGGGGACCCGAACAATAAATTCACCGTCCATGGAGACCACACCGCGAGCTTCCCACCAGACTACTTGCTTCGTATCGAGAACGAGCAGGTCTATCTGATAGGTAGCTCGACATACAACCCGACGACAAACGAGACCACTGTCGAACTCTATGGGAATCAGGTTTTCCAGGATGCGTTCACGGACCCGAACGTGTTCGTCTCTTCAGGAGCAACTCCTATCACGAGCGCCCCGCTGGCTCCGTCGTATTTCGCAGCGGAGCTTGAGAGTTTTGAGGCCATTGCGCGTGGGAGCAACACGTTTTTGATTTCGGGGGATCGGACCAATGCCTACCGCACCGGCACAGTGTTGTTGTTCACGGATAGCGGAGGCTCTTTCACCGATTTCCTACAGGTGTCAGGGACGGATTACGACGGCGAAACCAATCGTACGGAGGTCTCGTTAACAGCCAATGCGATTCGGCAGTATGTGTCCGGCTCCCAGCTTCTGTTTTACTCGGTGCGACCAATCTTCGAGCCTCCGACCACTGAGGTACAGACAAGTCGTGTTCCGGTTCTAACGGAACCTTACACGGTCTATCGGCGTGTCGAAGGGGAACCGGGTGTTATTCTCGTTGAACCAACCCAGTTCCAGATCGACAACTCTGGTCGGGTAATCTTTTCGGAGGCTCTCAAGGCCAGAGAAGAGTTCTCGATTTTTTACACGGGCTACGAAGTGGCGGAAGCGGGCATCAATCTACGTGCTTCTTACACGAGTCAGATAACACCCAACAGTTCTAACGGTTTGCTGGGCCAGATTTTGTTGGCCAACTATTCCATCCTGTCCCCTGACTCGTTCTACTATCGCGTTGAGACGATGACCAATTTCCGGGGCGAGTATGCTCAGGAGATAGCGTCAGACGCGAGCAGTGGTTCTTCTGGCCCGCAGACGGAGAACGCTTCGCAACCCCAACTGTTTGAGCAAGGCCGACCGTCTCTTTATTTCGACGAAAAACATCTTGCCAACCAGGATATCATCGCCAGATCCACGCTTCTTTTCTACAACGACGCCGTCAACCTCCTCGAAGTCTATCTTCGTGCTCTGGACGGTCGTGTTGTGGGCAACAATGACGGGCTGTTGCTGTTTGACGGGACAACGGGCGCGGAGCATCCTCCTGGACCAGTTACGAACCAGATTGACGATGTTATCAAGGTATCCGACGCTCCCTACGAGATAACCTTCCCGCCTTTCGCTGTTACCTCTATCGGCACCTTCCAGAAGTATTACATCCCTGGAACCAGGAGTCGTTTCTACCCGACGGACAAGAATTTCTACGCTGTGTCGGCGGTCACGCCCACATCGGAAACCGGGGACGAGGTCGCGGACACTGGGTCAACCAATATCACACTCGTATTTGGTTTGCGCACACGGCTCGCGTGGGCTGTCGTCATGGAGTCTACCGAGTTTTCTGGTCCGGCTTTACTCAAGGTAGATGTCGCGGAAGGCTCGGAGGAGTACGCTCGGCCACCTTTCAAAACCGGCATGGAGTGTATCGTTCAGCGCCGTGACGGCACCTATATCAACGATAGCAGTTCGCCTGTTACCGTTACTTCGGTCACAGCGACTACTCTTGGTATAACTGGCTTGGCGGGCACGGCGGACGTGGGGACTACTATTTATCGTTCCCCAATTGACGGCTCCGCTCAAACCGGTCCTGACGAGTTGATTTATTATCTCTTTAGCCGGGATTACTCGTTCAACGGAGAGAGCGGCCAGATCATTTACATCGAGGAGATTTCTTCGATATCCAACACGCCTCTGAAGGAGGAACAGGCTCTTTCGGGTAAGATTAATCTGATCAATACCTTAACAGCGCCTGAAAAGTTCCCGGCCCTTTATGGTGGCATCACAGACGACGACGGGGATCTGAGCTTCCCGATCCAGACGCCGGACCCGGATAACGAGCAGAACGGGTTCCTGTGGACAGAAGACCAGATAATCCATAATCCGACGGGCATCATAAGAGGTCTGACGACCTCTCCGTACGTGGCTACAGGTACTATTGACGGCACCGGGACGATCATTACTAACGGGGCGGGTCCATGGCCTCCTCCGCCTTTAGATCCGGAGAAGTACGATATAGCCCGTGTCATCGCTGGTCCCGATGGACCTTCTGCTTTTGCTCGCATAACGACCGTCGGGGCTAACACGATCACGGTGGACACGGCACTCGGGTCCACGCCGGGCGCGGTCACGTTCGAGATAGCGGTTAGCTCCATCACAGTGGGCGGGTTGGGTATGTTTGATCCCGATCCAACCATACTCTTCGACGCCACCGCGATCTTTCTGAGTCAAGCGAGGGTAGGTTACACCGTGGTTTATGTTGACCCGCCCAGTGCTAACACTGGGGAGCGTCGTCAAATCATAGATATTATAGATAACACGCACGTACGGTTGGACGCGCCTTTGCCGTCTACAGCCGGTGGTGCGTATCGAATTGATAACTCGCTGGCCACGTATGGCGGTTCCTCCAACGACTACTTGGCTCTTTTGAACGATGCTTTGACGGGCCAGTTGGGGGTATACGCCGACGAGCAAACGTACATTTTGGATTTCCTGGATCAGGTCTTCACCGACATCTTCACCAGTGCTACGGGAGAGACAACCGTTGGCTTGAAGACGCTCGATGACGTGAACGGCACCTTTCTTACATCAGAGGTGTCTCAGGCCCATTTCGTGTACATCGTGGCCGGACCCAACGCGGGCATCTATCAGGTCGAAAACGTCCTTTCGGAGACCCAGTTGGAGGTTGAGACGCCCTTCCCGGCCACCCAGTCCGGTATTTCTTACCGGATCGTGAAGCTCTTTGGTGTGTCCAAGGCCACGGTCCAGGCCCTCTTTACTCTCTATCAGAGTATTGCGGCCCTGGAAGCTAACACCATCGCCTTCCAGACATTGATTAACGACCCGGTTCCCGTAGCGGGGGTTCCAGCGGCGTTTGCACGGCCGACGCTGACATCCGACCTGGATGCCAGGGACGTTCTCGTGGACGCCCGTCTAACTACTGATATCCCGGCTACGATAGAACTTATCGAGAACATCCTGGCCAACACCGACAAATTGTACGATGGCCGGTACACGTGGATTGACACAAGGATCAATTTGAAGTCCGGCCTGATCGTGCAACAGGCCATAGCCGTTGATAATCGGATAGAGGCGCAAGAGGACTTCTACAACCAACTGATCAAACTGCTTGCCGTTGAGGAGGCTTAGAATGGACAACGAAAAGAAGCCGGGTGAGACTCAAAAGCAAGAGTTTCCAAAATGGGAGAAGCGCAACTTCGCGCTCAACGAACACATGAAACAGGTCTGCGAACTCGGTATTGCCGCGACCAAGGCCGAGATCGCCAGCCTCAAACGGAAGCTAGAGAAGCTTCAATACGGTAGCTAATGGCCGCACCTCCAAATTGGCAGTCTTTCGAGATCAAACTCCCCGGCGAGGATTTGCTGGAAGGGGCAAGGAACATCCTCGAAACCCTGATGGTCTTTTTGGAGGTCATCAAGGCCATTTTGGAGACTGTGAAGGCTTTCTTAATTGACTTCGGCAACCCGCTCAAGGCGCTCCTGGAAGCACTCATCCAGAGGATCTTACAGCTATTCGAAGCCCTCAAACGGACGGGTATTTACGGGTGGTTCGATGTCCCCGACCCTCTTGTAGATCCTAACTTCAACCGTTTCGTTGGTGGTTTTCCCGCGTTCACGACTCGCTACAAGGCCGGGTTATATGATTCCAGGGACCCTAACAGGCCGCAACCTATCCCGGTCGTGACGAAGAGTGGGTTTGTTATTATTGTGGCGGACGCAGAGGGGCCGCTGGGTCTCGTCCGGCTGATGAAAATCCTGCTCGATTTCTTGGGTAAGGAGTTTCTATCCCCTCAATATTTGGCCCCGGCTAACTTCAAAGTACTTCCGTTAGGCGACGACGGGGACCCTATACTTTCTGTCGTCAAGGTGTTCCAGGACCAGCCAGAGTCTGTTGTGGTTGAGTGGTCCCTGCCTCCGACAACTGTCCCAGGAGATCCAGGTTTCTCCGATCTATTCGGGCAAATTGCTACTCAGTTTATCCCTCCCAGGTTCCTCATTGAGAAGAGTGAGAAGAACCCAGCGGTAGGGGAGGTCGATGTATCTGAGCTAGGGAATCCTGACGCCTGTGGTCAGGTCACGGCGGAAGTCCCTACGAAGTTCGAGGCTCGCGGAGAGCCGGGCCAAAACATCATACGCAAGACCCGTCTGTTCGATCAATACAACGACCCGTTCTACAAGTTTCAGAAGTATATCGTCATCGACGCCACTACCAACACCGCGACTTTTCTTCTGGGGCAACTCGGCACCTACAGATACATCGACGACGATGTTGAGTTGAACAAGACGTATTATTACAGAGTCAGGGCTTACAGCGGCAACCTGGATATCACGGGCACGACAGTTAACTTCAAATCACCGGAAGCCAACGTGGTGGATCAGGTCCCTTTTATAGAGTGGCCCGGCACCGACCCGAACGACGCGCCCGTCATGGGAAAGGCTTCCCCTGTCAGCCCTATACGGATTCCGGAATACCCGGAGGACTTCGATGTCATCGAGAACCTCAAGCGGTTGTTCCAGACGGCGTTCTCCCTGAACTTTCACCTGCCTCCTGATAAGGATGAGAACGGTCAGGCCCAAGATCCCACAGATCCTGAGGATATTGGAAAAGGGTCTTTGACCTCTCTGTCCGGGCCTTTGTCGTCGTTTGCGGCTATCCCGTTGGTTGGCGGGGAGTTCGAGGGGGCCGGGTCCACTGATATCACCTCTATCTTCCAACCGGACCCGGCCACAGGCGAGCTACCAGAACTCCCTTGGAATAATTCCTTGGTCAGGAGGAACTCAACCCGTCTGGCGTCGATCGTGGCCGGGGCGATGTTAGAGGCCAACAACGCCGTTTCGTTCAAGGCCCTTATGGAAGGCCCTTACCCTGAGGGCGACCCGGACGTAGAGGGTCTGACGGCTACTAATATCTCAGAACTTGTGTTCGAGATCACAGAAGTCCAGGACCCCACGGAGGCGGGTCAGGGAGGGGTACAGGACGCGGGAGTTCTTTACTCTCGTGCTTTTGAGGACACCAAAGTTCGCGAAAACGTGTTAAGGGCTGTGAACTTCTGTAAGGCTTTTACTCTTGGTGGAACGCCCCCGGACTGGATTCAGATCAGCCTTCTCAGGGATATCGTACCTTGGTCGGGGCAGCTTCTATATGACTTGCTCGCCAAGATGCAAGCTCTTCTTGACGCCTACAAGGGTGTTATAGACGAACTCAAGGCTTTCATCGATCTTCTTATCCGTAAGATCGATGTCCTAGAAGAGTTCTTGGCTTATTTGATTTCGATTTTGGATTTTGTGTTAAGTCTTTCGGTCGGCTTCTACATTCTAAGTGTTCCGTCTGTGGAAGGGGATGTCAACGAATGGGTAAGGTTGATCGATAACGCCGGGGGGACACCGCCACCCAGCGGTCCCGGAGGGTACACAGGAGGCGTGTCCTTTGCGTACGTAGCGGTTGATATCGGCCCATTTGAGGAGGCTTTTTCTCTGATCTTCTAATGGTGCCGTATAACGTGGAGGCGTAAGTGTCTTTTGATTTTAACGGTACGTTTACGGCCAGTCAGTTCGAGCGGTTCAAGAAGTATGTACAGGATCAGGTACAGCTTATTGACGCTCGGATCGTACACCTGGAGTCTGAGCGAGACCGGATAGGCAACTTGGCCTTTGCGTTTGATGACGGAGGCGTCCCGTCGGCTTACGCTGGCGACCCGCCCACCACATATGTGGGGAAATTGTTTGGGGTTTACGAGGCCCTTGGAGGCGAGGTCGAATTCGATTTACAGGTCCGGAGCAAGAAGCAACCTGTCTACCAGCTTGCCGGGGACGAGACAAAACCGGCGCAACTCATGAGCAATGGTGAAGTTCTTAGTGTTTTGGGCATGTCTGACGCCGAATCGGCTCTCCTGATCCAAAAGATGCGTCACTGGGTCGGTGAGGACCTCCACAGGAGGAGGGAGGCCCTAGAGCGTAAGATCCAACGGGCCTTGGATTACGCCGATCAGTTAGAAGCCGAAATCAGCGAGTTGAGGCTACTCAAGGAGAGTGTTGAGACTGACGGGTCCTTGGCCTTCTACATTAGTGAAATCGAGGCTCTAGCCAATGATCGGCAATACATGGCGATCACGAACGATAAGGCGGACCCAGATCCGCACGGTAAGCTCGCCCGCGCCCCTGTAGCTGGGTATATGCCAGGGCCGGAACGCGGCGATCCTGTTTCTTACGAGCGGACCTTGGACGGGGCCGTCAAGCCGAAGGCGTAACATGTCTTTTGACTTGCAAATAGATCAGGTGTGCCCACACGAGGTGGTCGAAGAGGCGCTGTTCGTAGCCGACGACCGACAGACTGTTCGCCCAATACGGCCGATTTCATCTACAACGTCCGTCAAAGTCTTGTTAAATAACGAGGTTTCGGTGCCATCGGAGGGTGTCTCCCTCCCGGCCAAGACTTCGGGCACCAAGAGAGGTCCTTTTAGCGTCACGACTGGGGTTGATGACACATTGGACATATCGGTGAACCAGGGAAGTGTCCAGACAGCCGTTCTTCCCGCTTTGGATCGTATGGACGCTGCTCGGGTGGCGGCGCTCCTGAATCGGCAGGTTCGAGGTATTACCTTTTCCGTGGTGAATGAGCGGTTGGCGCTATCCACCCTGGAAAGTGGTCCGGCCAACAGTTTTTTCATAGAGAGCACGAGCACGGCAGCCAGCGTCTTCGGGTTCCAGGCACACCGGAATTACCGTGGCCAACAACTTGTTCCGGGGTGGACTCTTGTTGGCGATCCCACAACCCTTGAGGATCGTCCTACTCGTTTGGTTATCTTCGACGAACCCCTACGGAGCGGCTCCGACTTCGTTGAGATCTCGTATGTTACGATCCGCGAAGAATGTCGGCGGTGTGGTGGCGTCGGCGTCGAGCACGACTGGCGTTATGACAGGAATGGCAAGATCATCGAGCTTCGGGATGAGGCTTTGCTCATCCAAGAGCTACAGAAAGACTTTTACACGATACAGGGGAGCAACCCTCTGCACACGTGGTACGGGACTCAACTCATCGAGTCTATAGGCAAGAAGATGGCAGCGGGCGGTTTCACCCAGAACATTATCACAGCGGATTTGTACCAAGCTTTCAACCGTTGGCAGTCTATCAAGAGGCAGCAAGAAGAAAATGTCGGGCAAACCGTGACGGACAGGGAGTTTCCGTTCAGGCTTTTGTCGGTGGTGTTAGAACAAAGCACCCAGGACCCGACTGTTGTTTTCGTCACATGTACTGTTCAAAATCGTTCTAGTGAACCTATCCAACTCACTCGTGGCTTGCAGTTGCCAGAGGCTTTGGAACTCCCAGACACAACAGGCGGAACTATCCGGCAATCACTAAGCGGGACGGTCTTATCGGGTTAGAGTATGGCAACGGCTCCACAAATAGCGCTTCGAGACGGTAGTGGGTACACCACTAACCTTGTGTTCACCACTAACCAAGAGGCGATCGTTATCGAGGGTACCGTTGATGTCCCAACGGTTTCGATCCAGATCTCTGTGAACGGTGCTCCGTTCGTATCTGACCCCGACTTGGTAAGCTTTGTTCTACAAGGCTTCACGATCCCCAATTTATCGGTCTATCCGACCGGACTGCCCATAGAGTTTGGCGTTAACACAATCCTGATCAGGACTGTGGATATTGTAGGGAGTGTTTCGGCACCTTCTTCGGTTGTTGTGACACGGGTGGCGGAGCCGGACACTCAAGAAACACAGACTCCCACGGGAATAAGAGTCCATCGGAATAGAGACACGATCGACATTCTCGTCGCCAAACCCCAACCTATCGAGAACGTAATCCAGGACGATGAGGGTGATCTCGTCATTGTTACCACTGACACGGCCACGTTCTTGGGTTTCAACTTCTATGCGTCGGTAGAACCGTCTGGAACCTCTGGTTACTACCGGATTAACGAGAAACCGGTAACGACTCCTATTGAGTATGAAGAATCAGACATCCTGGACTACGAGGACTTGGCCGAATGGGATGTGAGTGCCAACAAGAATCTGCGAATCCGGGTTACGGAAGAAGACGAGTTCGGCAATGAGTTAGAAATTCGGATGGACTCCTTCCACGACAACCAACAGTTGGCGGGGCGACTTCGTTTCACGAGCACTCTTCAGAACTACAGGTTCGACGAGTTTATCGCATGGACCCATAGTCGCGCAGGAGGGACTGGTTTCATCAATACGGATCAGTTCATTAGTGTCGATGACGCTGCCCCGCTTTACTATGTTGTGACGGGTGTCTATTGGGACCCAACCACGAACACAGAGGTGGAAACACCATATTCGCAGGAGGTTCTTGGGTCCCCATTGGTCATCGACACCACGATTCGAGATCTTCCAGGTCGTACGCAAGCCCAGATTGTCACGGACTATGTAGCCGCCGTCCTCAGGGTCAACGCCGAAATCTCCCTTGTTCCTGGTTCTGTCTCAAGAGACGTAAACATCGACCCGTTTGCGTCGGAAGCTGAGCGCATTTGGTTCTTGCTGGATTTTGTTCACCGGAGCCAGAGTTTCCTGACCCTGCTTGCTATTGACAATGTGAGTGGGGACGGGACTTCGGACCCGGTTGTGAGCAGTGCTTATAAGCAAGCCCTTAAGGCTGCTCTCGGGTACACGAACGACACGTCGGTCCAGTCTCTTATCGATCAACAGTTCGATAAGTTGGCCGCCAACGTCAATCTAACACGACTGGCTGGCCGACAGGCGACCGGCACTCTGACCCTCTACACGGCAACTCGGCCCTCCCAGGATATTACCGTACCAGCGGGGTCTACTGCTATTTCCACGGCCGACGAAGAGACCGGTGTCACGGCTCAGCGGTTCAGAATCGGCGGATCGTTTGTGCTTCCGGCCGATAACGCAGACGCTTATTACAACTTCGACGCTCGCCGGTACGAGCTACGAGTCTCGATTGTGGCGGAAGCCGCTGGCTCGGCGGGCAATGTTCCAGCCGGGGCGATCACGACCCTGGTCGGCGTTAGCGGTCTACAAGCTACCAATGAGGCTGCCACCGTTTTTGGTGATGACAGGGAATCCAACGCCGCCCTGGCCAGTCGGTCGATACTGGCTTTCGCGTCAGTGGATACTGGTACAGAAACTGGTTATGCCGCGACTGCCGCCGCCAAGATCGGCGTCATCAAGAACAAGATCATCAAGAGCGGCGACAACCTCATGATGCGTGACTACGATGAGGTGCGAAAGAAGCACATCGGCGGTAAGGTCGATGTTTGGATTCAAGGCGTCCAGGAGCGGCAAGTTCAGGACACGTTCGCTTTCACCTTCGACGTGGCCCGCGATACCCAGTGTCAGATTATAGACGTAACCAACCTCATCTTCCGTGTCTTGGATTCGCGTGTGACGCCAACCACGCCTATCATCGAGATTTTGAACAATCCGTCTCAGGGGCTTGGTGTTCGGAACGTCACCACGGGGACGGACTACGATTTGACCGGCGTTGTTATCCTGGACTACGAGACGTTCCAGATAAACACAGGTATCCCGCAACCGGCGACAGCCATCGACGATATCATTCAGGCGGATTACCGGTTCCGGGTCGTGAACCGCTTCTACATGACCTTACAACCAGTACGCCGGGTCGTGTCGGTTGTGGGACAGATATCGGGTGCGCTGGACCCAAGCACTCACTATCAGTTGTACAAAACCGACGATCCGCTCCTGGACGGCGAGAGCACAATTGCACAGAACTACGTGGCTATCACTCCGTCGGGCGGAGTGCCCAGTGGGAACACAATAACTGTCAACGACGAGCTTCACGTTCTCATTGGATTCGAACAGGAGCCGTTAGGGAGTGTTGGTATCAACACTGCTACAATACGGGTGTTCAACGAGAGTCGAACGCTCGAATACGAACCTCCCGGCGCTACAGCACCCGATTATGACATAGTCCAGGGAACGGCTACTACCCCTGCCAGGATAGTTCGGACAGAGGCTTCCCAGATTGCCAACGGCGAAGAGGTGTCCGTGGATTATGTCCACGACGAGAACTTCATCGTCACGTACGTGATCAACGACCTTATCCAACAGCTACAGGCCATCGTTAACAACAAGCGGCATGTGACGGCCGACGTTCTGGTCAAGCAAGCTGTCCTCAACGCCGTCGATATCGAGACGACCGTCCAGTTGGAGAAGGGGGCTACGAAGGACAACTCTGACCCTGTTATCCGGAACAACGTCTCTCTTGACCTGAACAAGAAGCTCATCGGAGAGGACACCGCGCAATCGAACGTGGATGCTGCGATCAACAACAGCACGGGCGTTCAATTCAACGTCTTGCCAATGGCTCGGATGGCGTACCAGGATGTGAGTCAACGCCTCCGGGAAGGGTTACGTTCAACATACGTTCGGCTCCCGTCGCTGGATATTGGAGGGAACCTCGCCTACATCCTGACGGATGCCCTGAATTACCCAACCACCGACGGAGGCGGTCTGGATACAGAGCATAAAGGCGTGTTCCAGGACGATGAGGCCATGACGCTCTCGACTACCCTGGCTCTCGTATGTTCGGCGGAGGACCAAGCCTACATCATAGGGTCCGGTGGCGCGGTAATCGTGGGGTACTCCGACGATGCCACGCTCGCAGCCGAAGGGTTTCTACCCAACGAGTATGAGGCGGAGCGCTTACGCCGTACGGCCAACCACGTGGTCCTGTCCCTGTTGGGGACTGGGACTCCTCCCGACAACCCCGAAGAGCATGAGTACGCGATCAGTTATGTGATTCGAGGAGACTCTGGCTCCCACGACATCACGGTGGCTTCGATGGAGGCTCTGAATCTGGGAGTGTTCACGATAACCTACAGAGCTTACACGGAAGTGTGAAGAGGCGGTAAGAATGGCTAGATTCGTTTTTGGCGATGACCGTCTCAACTCGACAGTCGAGCAGAAAGGTAAAGAGTATAATCTGCGGCTCATTCAACGAGCACAGACAATATTCACTACCCTGTTAAATCTGCTCGCTTCTAACTATCTGTCGAGTGTCCAGGGGCCGAACTACACACAGGCCCTCAAAGCCGTGGCGGTAGAGATAGCTCGGTTAGAGTTGGCACTTGAGGACATCGATCGGGATAGGCAATACGCGACAACTCGGTCGGACTTTCTCTGGTCGATCGTCGGGTACATGGTCTTGGTCAACAGCAAATTGCCCGATCTCGGTTGGTCAGACGAGGAGTTCCGAAACTTCTTTTTGAACCTTATCCGGATTTACTTTCAAGGCTCTGTTCCTGAGTCGATGAGCGACGCCGTGGAGTTGTTCATTTCCGAGAACATTATCGTGACGGAGAACTTCTTGCTTACTCGGCAAGGGGCCGGGGGATATGACATCTCGGACCAGTTTGGGTTCAGCGTAGACTACTTGGTGCCTCCCGGTGGCGGCTTTCCTCCTGACGTGTTCGACGCTGACGCGGCTATCCGTCAGATATTGGATTTGGTGCGCCCGGCACACACGCTCTTTCGTATCCGTTACATCTTCTCAGACGAGTATTTTCCGAACGACCCGATCGGTAAGGTTCTTGACGCCATGCGGTGGAGGATGGGCATCTATTACTATGATGACTTCCGTTCTTATTGGCAGGGGATACGGGACCGCGACCGGCTCGGAAAGAAGACGAACCGTTGTGTTGTCGGGGAGGATCATTCCGATGACTTCTAATCGAGAAAGATTCTCTAGCTCAGCAAGTAGTGAATCACCCCATGCTTGTAATTTGCACTGACAATGGCCTGGAAGTAACGTTCGGAAGCTTACTCTCCTTCCACGATGCCTTAGATCTGTCTTCGTACCAGATCCGACCTTCCGCTGACGCGGTTTCTGTCGCCGTTTCCGACGTGGACTTGCGGTACACGGTGGTCCAGTCTGGGGTCGGGTTCGTCGGCCCTTTATTCGATAACGCTGCCGCACTGGTAGGCTCCTCCTCGTTACACGCGAAGCCCACCTTGATAGCCAGCGGCGTTTTGTATGGTAGTGGGATAGCTGTTGAGGCTGACGGGGAAAGCTCCATGACGCCCTCGCCGGGCCTCTTCAAGTCCGCACAGGCTACTTTCGAGGCCGTCTCTAGCTTCGAGCCGGTCGTTGATTCTAAGACGACGGCTGAAGGGGCGTCATCTTTTCAGGCGGAGCTTGCGTACTCGAACTCCACGACCCGCAGGTTTTTACCAGCGAACGCAACCCAGCCATTCGAGGTTGGGGACTTCATCTCACTATCAAGTGCCGCGAACAACATCCAGTTTGCCCAGATCGTGACGGTTTTCTCCGACGGTTCGTTGGAGTTGGACCAGGATCTGATGATCAAGGACCCCAGGAACGGCTCTATCCCATGGGTCCACACCAAGGGGTTAGAAGGGGTCCTGTTAACGACTTCCCGACACACAGGGGGCGAGCCTTATACCTTGGAGGTCAGTGCTCTCTTCGACCGTCTGGGGGTCTCCTACGACGACTCTCAGGCGTACACGGGGTGCGCTCCGCAACCACGAGTCACAGGCGCGGAGCCTTTGGACGATGGTCAGGTAGTCGCCACATTCTCCTATCCCATGAGGATCGATTCGGTTCTACTGGACCCCGGAGAGTATGAAATTACTGGACCCACTACTGTTGCTGTCCAGACCGTCAGAACCCTGTCGGACGTAGAGGTGGCGCTCACGACGGTGGGCCTTTCCAGCGGGGATTATTTGCTGACAGTCAATGCCACGAGCACACCCCACGACATAGCGGGGAACCCACTGGACCCGACGTGGAATCAGGCAGCTTTCACAGGTAGTCCGGCTATCACGTCTCGAAGCGTTTTCACAGACCAGGGTCCGATAACAAAACCGGCCTTGTCCATCCAGACGGGCGCTACAGCCACCATCGACAGCGCGACCCAGTTGACCCTCCCGACAGCCATAATCGACCCGTCCCACGTGGGTCTTTATATCGCCCTTACGGGAACGACTCTCAACGCGGGGACGTTCAAAATAGTCACCCGTGTCTCGGCCACAGTTGTGAAAGTGGTGGCGAGCTTCACCGTGCCGGACCCGGCCAGCGGTTCGATTAGCTGGGACCTCTTCGACCCCAGAGACGGTGAAATAGCCGATGATCCGTCGGATGTTACGGTAACGATCAACGGGTTTCCGGTCACTCCGGACGCGGTCGTCGGCCTCTTGGGCCAGATTGTTTTACCGACCGTTCCAGATCCAGCGGACACGGTGAGCGTGGACTACTGTTGGATCTGTAATCCAACGGTGGATTTCCGGCGTTTGAACTCCAAGGAATTCCGTCTCAACAATTGGAATCGGGATGCCGGTCGGCCGGTAGATACCACGCAACACAAATACCGGTATAACAACACGTTGGTCCAGCCGGACATTTTTGTGGCGTCGGATATCCGGGCTGGAATCGAGCAACCGCTACAACGTGACTTGAAGTATAGGGCGTATGAACGAGCGTACTCCACGGCCTTGAATGACCCCAACCTGTTGTTGTTAAACACGCCCATACACAAGATTGCGTACCCGCCTCTTTCTCGCACGTTGGAGTCTGAGTTCGTCAACTACCAGCCTGTTTACTTACCGGAGTCTGACCCGGTAGCCCCGTGGGAAAGAAAGGGTATCGGCTCGGCCTCAATCGTCGTCACCGAACTGGTGGTAGTGGATAACACCTCTGGCCCCTTCCCGACCGGGCACCCCATTTATTGGGCTAGGTCGATCGACCTTACCTATGATCACGTGTTCGCTATCGCGTGGCGAATGATGGTCGATGCTGTTCCGACTCCCGACGGAGTCTTCACAGGGGTTGCGTGCGGCTATTCGGACGACGACCGGGCAGTCGTGGTTGGGTTCCTGGACGACGGCGCTAAGAAGATAGGGATTTTGAAGGGCGGTTCGGGTAACGATCCATCGGCCATCACAGCCTGGACGGGAGGTCTCGACAGTTCCGGCGCACCGACGAACGCTCCCATCGAGTCAGACTGGAGCGTTCTTAGTAGCTATCGGATTTTCCGTAGCCGTACAGGCAACGTCACGGTGTTCGTGAATGGCTCCGTTGTCCCGGTTCTACAGGTGGCGGCGGAAGAGCTACCTTATTTGGAGGAGCTAAACGACCCGTTCAACGAGTTACAGGGGGCGTTCTTCGGCTCGTTGTCACGGGAGGCGGAGAGCACTTCAACCTGGAGTTTCGTTAGGTATACGTCGATCCCGATTAACCCGCTACAGACAGCGCCCTCCGTTTTCGTCTCTTACGAAGGCACAACACCACCGGAAGAAGCGTCACAACCTTGGACGCCGGTCGGCTTCCATGGAACGGAAACCATCACGGCCAGCGAGTTCCTTCTCCTTGATTCCACGAGCGCCACGGACCTGCCTTCGTCGAGCGCTGCCGGTCTCATCAGCGGCGATTTCAAGGGTTATTTCCGTATCGAGCCTTTGCTTTCTGAGTCCTTCAATACCGTTCTGGACGTGAATCTGGCCCTTTATACGCACACGCATGGCATCACGCCTAACGCCCTTTTGGCTGCCATAGACGACGGCCGACGACTCATACAGCTTTGTTTCTTCCCGGATCAGGCGGCTCCAAAGTTCAGCTACGGTGGCCGGGCGTTCCCGGAGGACTTCGCTCCATATTTGTGGGGTAAGACAGGTGGAGCAACGCCGACCATGGTGGGGCAACTATTGAAGATCGACGATGCTTCCACGACAGACGGCCTTGTGTACTACCTGGACGACTCGGAACCGGTTGGATCGGACAACCGCGTTGTGGATCACACAGCCGACTATATCTTCGAGTTCAGAACTCAGGTGTCAAGTTACATTCCGGATCTCGCTGGGTTTGCCGGGGTCATGACCTCTGTATATGACAGCCAGCGAGCCGTCGGTATGATGTTAGAAGAGATCGCCGGGCAACGGTACGTCACATTCCACTCTGACGGGGTTCCTATCCTGGGAGGCCGTTTTGCGTTTGACTGGTACGACAACGCTTTTCACACATACCGGGCTGTCAAATCCACTTCTGGCAACCTTGTAAGCTTGTTCATCGACGATTCTTACATCGGTTCGATACCTTATAGCGACTTCACCGTGCCGGTTTTCTCGCCGTCCGGGATGGTGTCCTTCGGTTCGTCCACCGCGCTCAGTGTGCAAGCTGAATCGGTTGTGACTTGGGCGTACGCTAACTTCTGGAAGGTCAACAACAACGTCCGAAAGTTTGCGGGGATTTGGAAGGGATACGACTCTGATTCTCTTACCGGATATCACCTTCCATTACGGATAACGGGCCGGGAAGCGGCTGTAAACGGGAACACTATCACGGACGTTAACGCCGACTTTGTAACAGCCGGTGTTTTGGTCGGGGATCAACTCGTAGTCGATGACGGCGCGAACAAGGGTGTCTATACCGTGGCGTCAGTCGCACCTCTTGGGGATGTGACGAAGCTTACAATTTCGAGCCTCTTCCCGTTGCAACCGTCTGAGGTGGACTATCGGATAGTGTTAGAAACCGACTGGACCACTTACCATAAGTATAGGATCGTCAAAGCGCCGGGCGGCGGTGTGACAGTCCTTCTCGATGCCGACACTGACCCGTGGATTCACGCTGACTATAGCAGCCTGGATTTGCCTCCAAGCACGAGCGGGATCGCGTGGACAATCGCCAACGGTCTGCCTTCCATACTCTGGGGTGCTTTCGATCCGACGAACATCTCCCAGAGTTCGTGGGACTACGTCCGCTTCGGGGCCATTCGGTCTCAAACCGACCTTGGAATCGTTCCGCACCACATGGTTCTCAACCAGCGGAATATAATGGCTTCGTACGAGCACCACCAGACGACCATTCCGCACACGCACACCAATTTCTGGAGCGAGTCTCAGGGTATCCCGCCCCAAACAGAGCCTGATTTTCTACGGGACCCTAACCTCGTGGCTTACACGTTGCTGAACGACGGGACACCTTTGGTCCCGGAGACGCAGACATACGAAATCCGGAACCCTTCACCGACACTGGTCCCGGTGTCCGGATTAAACCGACCTGAGGACGTGCTGAACAGCCAGGGCTTCTTGTTAAACGAATCGACGCGGAAGATTCAAATCATTGTTCCCGACGATGTTTTGTACAACTGCCTGAAAGTCATCGAGACAACCTCTGGCTCGGAAGACGCCAATATCGCCCCGTTCAGTGATGAGTGTCAGCCCGATTGGGGAACGATTTTCTACCAGGACCGTGTCTGTCTCAGCTACGACGGTGCGGTCTTGCCGGAAGATGACCCGACGGCCATCACTCCATGGACTCGGGTGAGCGATGATCCTACGCACCAGTTCGCCAGCGCTTTCGCTGGTATCCTGACCTACGGTACGGACGGTGTGGGCACAAGGACCACGTACCGGAATAACACTCCGTTGCCCGACGCGATCAGTCTTCAAACAGAGGTTCTGTTTCGGCTAAAGGTTTTACAGGATTCCACGGGCGGCCTGGGGGATAGCCAAATCCGGATCGGCTTCTCATCTCCTGGTGTAACGGTGGGGTTAGCTTTTGTAACCACGCCTTTGGGAGAGCGTTATGTTCTCGCTGTGGACCTGAACTCTGGAGATGTTGTTGGCGGTATCCCCTTTGATTTCTACGACGGCTCCTACCACGATTACCGGCTCGTTCGAGATCCAGGATCGGCTGCAATCCAAATTTTCATTGATTCTTAGGGTAAGCAATGGTTGATCTGATTGGCCCATACGGCAGTGGTGAGTACGGAGCGGGGCCATACGGAAGCGCTTTCCCTCCATATGGGATTGAGTCTGTTACCGCTCTGACCCCAACGCTCGTCCGTGTCCGATACACGGCGCTGTTCAATCCAGCGTTTCCGCCTCTTTCTACCATCGCCAATTACTCGATTTTTCCAGCACTAACTATCCATTCGGTGGTCATCGAGACGGCTCAGACCGTACTCCTGGTCACTGAACCGCAGGTAGCGACACTTTACACCCTCACGATCGATGAGGCGGAGGGGTATTTCGGGCAGCCGTTAGACCCTAACTTGGACTCCGGGACCTTTTTGGGTGTCCCGGTTTCACCGACGTTCTTTGCCGTCGCCACGAGGGAGACTCGTGTTCGTGCTGTTTTCTCGGAGCCGATGCTTCAAAACGCGGCCCTAACGGACCCGTCTTACTACGTTGTCATGGACTTGAACAACGCTCCGGTCCCTGTTCTTACAGTTCAAGCAGAGCAGAGCACGGATGTTCGTTCTGTTGTTTTGACACTCGGCGCTGACCTGGAAGACGAGGAACATTACAAACTCACGATTTTGACTGGAGTGGTCACGGAGTCTGGCGATCCGTTGTCTCCTGACACGTCGGTGTTCCAGTGGGTGGCGAACCAGTTGCACACGGAAGTGCCGTTGGATCTTTTCTCAGGTGAGGTGCAAACCGGCCTGTACGGCATTCACGGCGGTCTCGTGTTTTTCTCCCCGGCCTTGGAAGCCCCGGCCGCCGACTCCGTCATCCAGGTGGACGATGTCCACGTCTGCACCAAAGCCTACGACGAGTACCACTTCCCCCAACCCTTAGATCCCCACGTCATATACACACATGGCGCGGGTGTTGTCCCTACCCCGCTTGTTACAACCCTGAACTCGGCGGCGGTTCTGTGGGCCGATTTCCCACGACTAATGGAGGCCACGCTTACTCTTGAGAACCGGCTGGAAGACACGGTCCCGGCTCCGGTGGACGGTCCTTGTGACGCCACGTTCAGGGAAATTTGGGATCTTAATTTCGTGTCACTGTTAAATAGCACGGCTTGGAAGCTGTTTGATAATGCCGGTACGCCCCCTGAGTATTTCATTACTGCTAACAATCTAGCTCCGATCCCACCGGGGCCAGTTGTGACCGTACAACTACAGCCGCCGCCACCATAATTCAGCTTTTGTTTCCTCTTATGGGATAGCTGGATTGGCGATGGATGTTCATCCTAAGTGCTGAATCGAACCGTGGAGATGTAGATGAGAGAAATCGAATTGTTCAAGAAGGCAGCGGAGAGAGCGAGCGTTGCTGTCCGCAGCCTTTTTCGAGACGACTTCCCCCGTTACAACATCAAGGGTGATGTTTTTCTAACACTACGGGATGGGGCCACGGGGGCAATACAGGAGCAACGCGAGTACAATCTGGTAGTTCTCGACGCCTCGATCTTGATTGCTCGTCTCATGAAAGACAACGCGGAGCCGCCTCACGGCGCGTATGCGTTGGCAGTCGGAACCGGAGATACGGGTTGGGACCCGATGAACCCACCGGCTCCCACGGACACTCAGCGGTCCTTGTATTCTGAGTTGGCTCGTAAGACTTACGCCGACACTGAATTCATAGACTCCGGTGGTGTCCCAACTGCGATTCCAACCCATGTGGTGGACTTCACGACAACCTTCACGGAATCAGAGGCTGTCGGCCCGTTGGTGGAGATGGGTCTCATTGGAGGCAACGTCGATACCAACATGAGCGTAAAGAAGCCCGTATTGCCTCCGAATGGTCCTTACGATCCGACTGTGGATTTGACCTCCTTCGACACGCTCATCAACTACCTCACCTTCCCAGTCATCAACAAGCCAGCCACATCGACCTTGACGATAGTCTGGCGGCTTACGTTTTGAGTCCACGCCGGGAGCTTAGGACATGACCAAGAATTTAGGGCCTGGAGTTAGCGGTTACGACATCCCCGATGGACGAGCGTGGGAAACGGTTGCTTTCCAGGCTGGTAAGCCGGTTCTCGACCGCGAGTTGAATCTCAGCCAGGACGTTGACGGCGGTGCGGCCCAAGCCGTCTTGAAGCGTTCTACCCCTTCAGGTTGGTTGGCGGACGACTACCTCCTAACTTCCGATGCAGTCGGGGCTATTTTCACACCTATTGCTGTAGCGGACACGGTCGAGATTCCTAACGACATCCTGGCTCATGTTAACGGTTGGCTCGTTAAGGTTCGTCATACGAATGCCACTGGGTCCAATCAGTTGGATCTCGGGGTCAGCCCCTCAGGCGTTGGGGCGCAGCGAACCGACATCGTCTTCTTGGAGGTTTGGCGTCGCCTGATCTCCGCTTCACCTGACACAACCGGTAAAAGCGCTTCTGGCCGCATCTGGCAGGAGGGTAACGTTAAGACCGACCCGGCGAATGATCTGGTCCTGAACTACCCGGATGACATCCTGGATACAAACGTGGGCGCTGAAACGACCAAACGTGTTCAGATTCAATACCGTTTGCGAGTTTTCAACGGGATTGACGTTTTCGCTTTCCCGTACGCTCTCGATGATCCTTCCCTGTTGGCCAACTCCGTTCCTCCGGACGCGGCCACACCAGACGGGACGCCGACAGCTTTCCCTTACGTGAATCAGTCCAGCAACGGGGACCCTGGCCTTTGGATCGCGGGAGACGGCAACCCAGCTAACACGTTGGGCACCGTTGATGGCTATATGTACGCCGTCCCGTTGTTCGGGGTGTTCCGACGCAATGACAACGCTTTTGACCGCCTCACGAACCACAATGGCGGTGTGGCCTCGCCGGGACCTTCTGACAGGCCGGACGGTCTTTTCTACGACATGATCGTGGCCGAAGACCTTGTTGATCTCAGGCTGGGTGTGACCCCTGATGGATGGTCTCTACCGGAACTATTAGAGAAGAACACGAACTTCTTGTTCGACAACGTTCTCAAGACAGAAATCGGTGACACGTCCCCCAGCGGTGGTGGCTACAGAGGGACGACCGTTTTCATGGCCAATGAGATCGGCGTTCTCCCAGGAGATGGCACCATTACGGGAGACACAACGGCCGGTTATTTCGCGGGTCAATTCGACGCTACCCGTAGGCGATTCTCTGACCGGTCCATCTACGAGGTCATTACAGTCGTGGTCAACGCTCCGGGCGGCGGTTGGGTGCCTGGGTCCACGGTCCAGGTAGATCCCACGGCCCTGGCCATCTACCCCTACCCACCTTTCAACTGGGCTTCTCGCGCCCCGGCCGACGTTCTCTTCATGGATGTGTTGCAGGTCCAATGGACTGGTGCGGCACCGGGCGCTGCCACGGCCCTGGCCACGGACTACAATGTCGTCAACCTTGGGGCAGCCCCTATTCTGCCTCTGGATATTACGATCAACACAGTTCCGGCTGGACCGCCCGCCCCCTCGACTGAGCCGATTCATGTGACTCTTGTGGTTGGGTACCCAACGGGTGTTGGGCTGTCGCATACACCCATCGACGATTTCGGCGCTGGGAGCTTTTACGTTAACAACCCCGCTCAGTTGCCCGCCCTTCCATTGGTCAACTTCGGCTCGTTTGCTGTTCAGGCGTTAGATTACCCGCACCGTGAGGTCCACCTTGAATACGAGACCTTGGCCATCTCGTACTCTTTTGCGGCCGACACCGAAGCGCCGACTTCCACGGTCTACCTCCCGGAGCGAGCGCAAAGTGTGACCGCTGTTCTGGTGAACGCGGCTCCTGTTGCCGCTGTTTTGGACGCGACCGGGCGAGTTTTGACATTGGCCGGACCGACCGCTCCTGGAGATGGCGTCCAGGTCGATTACACAGCTTTGCGGCCGTTGCCCCAAAACGACGAGCAGATGACGATTTACTTCCGGACGGCGGTACCTCAGACGGCTCGTAACGCGCTGCTTAGTGGAAGCATAAAAGTCGTCCCGAAGATCACGAACACCAAGATGTTCGCGCTTACCGTCGGTTCCGGTTCTCAGGACGAAGGTTATCCGTTTGCCACGTCGTACGTCCAGACCGGTGGCGTTTTCCCAAGTAATACTCACACGTACTCCGGAGAGTCTGAAATGTCGGGGCGGGCGGAAATCTCCGTCGCGGATTTCGATGCTCAGACGGGGCTTCTGAGTCTTCCGATTTACGTACCCATGGTAGCCAGCCCTGAGGCTCTGGAGTTCACACGAGGTTTGGGCGATATCGACGTTGAGGGACGCACGTATTTCAAGACCGTCCCCGCTGGCTACATCCCGAACGCTTACGCTCAGGACTTGAGCGACCCTGACAAACACAAGGATGTCTTTCCAATACTCGCTGAGTTGGCCGAAGACACACCCTTAGGGCACCGGGGACAGTTGGTCCTGGTCCTCCTTATCCGCTGGGCCATCTTCGACGACACCAATGGTGTGTTCTTTGATGCCGACCTGAATAACAACACGACCACGGCGGCAGTGTTTCGGATCAAGGGGAATCTTCTGAACAAGCGACAAGTATAGGAGGCAGCGGTATGCCATCTACTAGAGATCCCGTAGCAACAGTTCAACCCGGACCCGGACGCCTTCCAGCCGGAACGGTCCCGGCAGCGGCTCTGATTTACCCACCGGGAGGTGGTTCTGACGCCGCTCTGCAAGCTCACATCAATGATCCCGTCGGCGCTCACGCGGCATCGGCTATCAGCACCGTGGCTGTGGGTCCGTGGGCAGACGGAACCCCTAACAATGAGATCAACGTCCAGGCCGCGTTTGCTGACTTCGTAGACGACCTAACTTCCACGGCCGGGCAAAGAGGTGCTGGTAAGTTGACGGCCCCGGCTGGCCCCGCTTGGAAGGATGCAACGGCCAACCCTGCCGCTAATCTTGACGCCAGACTCAACAAGATCATCACAGACCTCATAGCCGACGAAGGCGCTGCCCGTGTGGGTGCGCAAGCTGGTTCTAACTGGAAGGACGGCACAACCAACCCCGCCGCTTCGATCTTGGTCAGACTCAACAAAATCATCACGGACCTCGTGGCTGATCAAGGCGCTGATCGTGTCGGTGCCAATGCCGGTCCGAATTGGCACGACGGGACAACGAACCCGGCTGCCTCAATCGAGGCTAGATTGGATAAGATTGTCACGGATCTGGTGGCTAACGCCGGTTCGGATCGTGTCGGCTCCGACGCTGTGGCCGGTTCCAACGTGAGCTTGGGTGCTGGCGAGTCTGTGTATGATCAGGCGAAGATCATCGTTGATTTCGTCAATTTGATGCTGAACTCCAGAAGCAATACTTGGGGTGGCGATCAGACTATAACACCACCCATTAATACCGACGCTCTGACCATTACGGCGACCGGTACCGGTAAGGGTATCGACACCACTTCGGCGCTTGATTACGCCGTCAAGGCTGTTTCGAGCGCCTCGTTGGGCGTCTATGGTGAAGCTACGTCAGCGGGCAACGCTGGGGTTTACGGAAAAGGTGTATCGAACGGTATCTTTGGGCTGGCTGATGGCACTGGATTGCCCGGCGATGATCCCAAAGGGATACAATGCCAAGCCGATAACCCGCAAGCTGGACGCACCGCTCTCGGCCTGTATGCGATGGTGGACAGCGTCACAGAGTCTTCTGTAGGCGTGTTCGGAAAAGGTGAAGTTGACGCGGACATTCCGACCGTCAAGGGCGTCGGGGTCGTGGGCTGGGGTCGTGGGGCTGTAGAAGCCGAAGTTGCTGAAGCCGAGAACGCTGGTGTCGTCGGTATCGGCGGAAGTGTTGGTGTCCACGGAATCTCCTCAAGTGGTCCTGGTATCCGAGGGGTATGCACCGGAGCGGGGACCGGTATTTACGGGCAAACGAATCACGCCAGCCACTACGCGATGTTTGGCAGAAACAACTCCGGAACGGCGCTTTATGGCGTGTCCACGTCCGCTTCCCATTACGGCGTCCACGGTTCGAACGCCGTTGGTATTGGTGTCCGGGGCACGTCGCAAGACGCCACTAAAGCTGGGGTCTACGGCCACAACACGTTGGGGGTTGGCATTTCAGGTGAGTCGGACTCACACCATGGGGTCCACGGTAAAACGAACGCGGGCGCTGCTACTGCCGGTGTCACTGGTGAGGCGAATTCCGATCCTACTGGGGCTGGTGTGAAAGGCTTCAATAATGGTACGGGCGTTGGTGTTTATGGTGCGTCGGACGGCTATCATGGTGTTTACGGCCTAACAAATGCTGGTGCCGCCGCCGCTGGCGTGGTCGGTGCGGCCACTACCGACGTTACCGGCGCTGGTGTGAAAGGTTCCAACGATTGGCTCGGGCCGGGCGTCTACGGGTACTCAGCGGCCGGACATGGCGTGGCCGGTAAGACGGACGCGAGTGGCGGCCATTCGGGGGTCTCAGGCGAGGCTGAGACAGACGACTCGGGTGCCGGGGTCAAGGGGACCAATACAGGCGGTCCAGGTGTTTATGGGATCTCGGCTGACTTCCATGGCATTTACGGTATAACAAGCGCGGGTGCTGCCGTGGCGGGCGTGATTGGTTCTGCTAACACAGACGCCACTGGCGCGGGTGTTAAGGGTACCAACACCACCGGGCCGGGTGTTTACGGACACGCGACAGCCTACCACGGCCTGTACGGCACCACGGATGCGGGCACCACATTCACTGGTGTGACAGGGCAAGCTGATACGGATCTTACCGGTGCGGGCGTTAAGGGGTTGAACACCGATGGTCCGGGAGTCTATGGCAAGTCCGACACTCAAATGGGTGTGTACGGCACGTCTGACAACAACGCGGGAGGTGTTGGTGTTTTGGGCCAAATGACCAGCGGCAGTGCTGGGACCGCCACATACGGTGTGAAAGGGACTAACGCTGGTGATGGCGCGGGTGTTTATGGGACCGGTAACGACGGCTATGGTGTCGAGGGGTACTCGGCCGATTACCACGGAATCTACGGTCTCTCGGCCGATAACGCTAAGGCCGGTGTGTACGGATACAACAATAATCCTTCTAACACTAACACTTGGACGGCGGGGATAAGAGGCGGAGCCGTTGATGGTGTAGGAGGTTTATTCTTCGCGTGCGCTGATAGAGGGCATATCAATCTCGTGGGTTATGACTGGGGCATCGGCGGTGCCCCTGCGAACCCAACGAATGGTGATTTGGCCTTTCACTCGGGTAAAGATCGAATTCTTTTTCGTGTCAGTGGCGCATGGAAGGCCCTTGCGTATACTGACGACATCCCGCCGTAGAGGTTCTTGATGGCTACGTTCATGGAATGGTTGCAGGACGAACTGCAAAACGACGAGACCCTGAGTGGTATCTGTGATTACGTCATGATCGACGTAAGAAGGCGTATCGGTGCGTACTCCACTAATCAGGCGTTCTACAACGGTGAAACTAATCCGGTGTATTTGTTGACGGCGTTTTCATTGTTTGAGCATGAACGGGCGGTCGAAGTTTTATATACAATTCTACAGAACCTGGACACTTCATTGGTCGCGGAAGAATTGACCGAGGAGTTACTGCCTCATATAGCAAAAGCGTCAGAAGCCGCTGCCACGGAGCAAGAGCTTCAGGACGCGCTCAACGCTGTGAAAGCAGTTCTCCGCCCTGATCCGGAGAAGGGTGACATTATATGCCGCTCCCTGTTTATGTATCAAGCAATTCACAGGGTTTTGGAAGCCAGAGTGAGCGGTTGGGTGCGCGGGGACACAATACTATCCGCAATGAATTTGGTTGTGGCCCATATGGCAGAGGGTAAAGAAGACGTTGAAATCCTGCATTCCCGGCTCATGGGTGAGGTTAAGGCTGCAATAAGCCTTGAGGAGTTCCTCTACGTGGGGGGTGATCCCCAGAACCCACGCTTCGACGATGTTATCTCTTAGGTGCTAGAATGGTCAACGTAGATTACTGGGAGTCATTGCCTGAATGGAGGGCGGTTTGCTCTCCTCATAAGTCTGAGATCAAAGGGTATGAGGACGAACGGCATTTTTACGATACTGCCAACCCTGTCCATTTCATATTCACGTTGGGGCATTTCTATCCGGACCGGACGAAGCAACTACTTTGTGACCTGATTAAGGATCAGGCGGCCAAGTTGGAGGACTCGTGGGCGAAGACAGTTCTTCTGTCATTGCGTGTTGATGCGAGTGCAGAAGAGATTAAGCTCATACAGTTGTGGTCGAAGCAGCATCATGCGATGGGCAAGACCCTTGAGGATTACGCGGACTGGCGTCTTGTCCTGGCGGCTCATAATTTGTGTAAGATCTTGAGCGACAGTGTACACAAGAAGCTGAGCGGGATGGCTTACGTCTCGGCCTTGATGAATATAGCGTCACATCTCCACTTGTTGGGAGACAAAAACAACCAAGACACCACAAGAAGGTTGATGCAGGAGAAGCTCTCTTTCGAGGAGTGGGTGGCCTTAGGTGGCTTGCAGATAAACATATAGATCAGAAGGGATCATATAGATGGGGAAGAAAAACGGTAAGAACGAGACGGTCAAGATGACCCCGGACCAGACTACTCTCATCGGGGCGGCAAATCGCCGGATCGATAATTTATCCCAGGAGTACATGCAAGTCGCGAGACAGGTCGGGGAGATAAGAGACCAACTCAGGCTGGCCGAAGAGGGTGAGACCAAGGTACGGACAGCTTTGAGACAAGCCGAAGCTGAGCATCAGAGCACCCTGAACGAGATAGCCGAAGAACTGGGCTACGAGCAAGGTCAGTCGTGGCAACTCAACCCGGATGGCGTTAGTTTTAATATAATCCCAACAGTAACGGAACCGGGCCAGAAGGACTCTGAGAAAACACCGTAGAACCGATGACCATTCACTATCTAATAGACCCTTTCACGACCAACGGCGATGTCATCGACGTGGTCACGTCGGAGACCGGTGACACGGAATCAACCGGGGCGACTCTTATCCGTGTTCCGGACGGTGTGGCGATCTATGATCAGCCAGCCGATCTTGCAGACCTTCTGACTCAGAAGTACGCGGGTTTGTTGTCTTTTTACGCTGGTTTCACGGACATCCTGGCCGATCCGTGTCTGGATGTTCTGACAGCGGATATGTCGAGCAGTCAGGGCCTATTGGCGAGTTCCGGGTTCGTTAACCACAGCATACTCCCAGGTGGTGGGATTTTTGTTTCGACCACATTCCCTCTGGGAGCGCCCGTGGCTCAATGCGTTTTGATCTGGGAGGAGTACGAGTTCTTAGATTCTGACGATAAGACCGAACGTCTCCGGAGGGTGTACTCCGAAGAATCGGGGTCCAATCTGGCGTGTCTCGTCAGTTTCAATGGGGCCACTTCTAACTTTGCCAGCAATGGAGCGGTTCTCAACGTTCCTGTTCCTGACCAAGGAACTTCTTTTACGATCGGACTAACCAATCTGGCGAGTAGTCGTATCTACTTGGGTTCGTGGGCTATGATCTACTGATGCTTGAGCGGAGACAGCGTTGGACACACGGGGTAGACATCTCTTGGTTGAATACTGGGGGTGCAATCAATCTATACTCGACGATGTGTCAGAGATACAAACGCTCCTCATGCGGGCGGCTTACGCGGCTAACACCCGAATTGTAGATTCCATATTCCGCCCTTTCGAGCCTCAGGGAGTGACCGGCGTCGTGGTCATTGAGGAGTCGCACCTCTCCGTCCACACATGGCCAGAGCACGGGTACGCCACGGTAGACTTTTATACTTGCGGCCAGGGTGAGCCAGACGCGGCCCATGAGGTTATTTTGGTGGGACTCCAGGCGACCGGGTACGAGATGATTCGCGTTGATCGTGGCCTTTTGAAGGCCCAAATGGCGATGCAACTACAGGACCATGTTAGGAGGTCTCTCTCGGACGCCCCGTGCCGGTTCCGGCCGCGTCTTAAGTAGCGGAGATCCATTTATCATTTCCCAAGTGTGGGAGTGATAAACAATGGTCGATCGCTATAACTCAGCAAGCAAGATCAAACCGGCACCCGGTCAGTTCGGAGCCTTGGAGTTAGCTACTACCGGAGATCCGGTATCTAGCGCCGCAGCCGCTCCCCCCACAGTGGGTCAGGTTCCGACCGCGACCAGCGCCACAACTTACGAGTGGCAGGACGCTGGCGGCGGCGGTGTGCAGTTAAACGTTCCTAACACCTGGACGCGGAAACAGACCTTCACACCCAGCGTGGGTGAAATAGCCGTTGAGGGCACGGGCGGTAGTGGTGGTAGTTCGGAGGGGATCAAAGGCACGGGCGGCGATGTCGGCGGCATTGGTGTTTTAGGGGTCGCCGGGGGTACTACCGGTAAGGGTGTCAAAGGCACGGCCACCGATAGTTTCGGTGTTTGGGGTGTTTCCACCACATCGGTAGGCGTCCGTGGAGAGTCTAACTCCGGAACCGGGATGCAGGGGCATTCTGAGACCGGGACCGGTATTGTGGGGACCGCTGGGGCAAGCAGTAGTTTACAGGGAGTACGCGGTATCGGAGGCGGTGCTAACGGTGTCGGTGGTATGTTCGTTGGCGACCAACAACCGGTCCCAGTGATCTCTGGCGGACAGGGTGTTTATGGTTTAGGTGGGGCATCTGGCGGCATTGGTGTTGAAGGCCAAGGCGCTGGCACCGGTATTGGTGTCAAAGGCACGGGCGGTGCTTCTAACGGCATTGGTGTCAAAGGTACGGGCGCTGGTTCCGGGGTCGGTGTTGAGGGTACGGGCGGCACATCTACCGGAACGGGTGTCAAAGGCACGGGCGGTGCTCCTCACGGCATTGGTGTTGAAGGTATTGGCACCGGATCAGGTATCGCGATTAAGGGAGTAGGCTCATCGGCACAGGGTGTTAGAGGAGAATCCACTAACCACTATGGTGTTGATGGGACTTCGTCGCTGACGTATGGCGTCCGGGGGTTCACTTTTTCGGCGTCGAGCTTCGGTGTTCACGGTGAGGGTACTGCCTCCGGAGCGGGAGGCGTTCGAGGCTCCGGTGCGGGCACTGGACCCGGCGTTTCTGGCAGAGGTGGCAGTACTAACGGCATTGGTGTCATTGGTGGTGGAGACTTTCTAACACCCGTCCCCACCCCGGCCTCTCAAGGTGTGTATGGCGAAGGCGGTGCTTCCGGCAACGGTACCGGCGTCGAGGGCGTAGGCGGCGGAGGCGGTACTGGTGTTAAGGGCACCGGCACAACCGGAATCGGAGTCCATGGGGCTAGTACGGGTCACTATGGCGTCTACGCAACGTCTACTAACAACGTTGCTGTGACAGCAATTTCGTCGGGCGACATAGGTATTACCGGCGCTGGTGCCGGGACACACGCAGGTGTTCGAGGGACTGGCGGCAGCTCCGCCGGTCCGGGTGTCCATGGCTACGGTGGCAACGGTGCTGGCATAGGAGTTAAGGGTACTGGCGGGACTCCTACCGGTGATAACGATGGCGGTACCGGCGTCGAAGGTATCGGCTCCAACGCCTCTGGTACGGGCAACAATGACGGTGGTACCGGCGTTGTTGGAACAGGTGCAGCCGCGACGGGTACCGGAGTAAGTGGTGCGGGTGTGACCGGGACGGGGGGTGGCACAAACGGCCTTGGCGTCGTTGGTAAGACACCTAGTGCCGGTTCTGGTGTTGCGCCCGCTCTCGTTCTTGCGGGATCTGTAGGCGCTATCCACGGAGTGTCAGAAGATGCCGGTGGTTCTCCCAACTACTCCGTAGGAGTTCTTGGAGAAACCGAAGGCACAGATCAATTCGGTTTCGGCGTAATGGGCCTTGGTAATGTCGCTACCTCTTCTTCGAGCGCTATTGGTGTTGGTGGGACAGGTGGTCCTAACGGCGGTCTTGGCGGTTGGTTCATAGGTGGCGGCGGGTCAACGTTTGGTACAAATAAGGGTGGCGATGGAGTTGAAGGCACAGGTGCTGATAATGACAGCGGTGATGGTGGCACTGGCGTAGTCGGTAATGCTGGTGACGGCGCGGCTGCCAGTAACCAGAACGGCGGTATCGGCGTCAAAGGACAAGGCGGTGCTGGCGACGGTTCCGGTGCTGGCGGGACAGGTGTCAAAGGCACGGGCGGTGCTGGCGGCTACGGTGTTGAAGCCCACGGAGACACGGGCGGTTCTCCGGTACGCTCAGCACTTCATATACAACCACAGGACGCTGATCCTTCTTCCGGTGTTAGTGGCGATATCATCACGACGAACGCCAGCCACTCGGCTGGTGTCGGCCATGTTCGGCTCCACAATGGCACCGCGTGGCAGAATGTTGGAGGAAACGGCGACACTCTTGGCGACGCCACGCTCCAAACAACTGGTGCTGGCGCTAACACGATCGTTACCTACTCGACGCTTGCCGACTCCAAGGCAATCTCCATGAAGGTTACGGTATTTGCGCGTCAGAGTGCTGGTGTGGGGACCGTCGGGGACTCCGCCAAGTATGTGGTCGAGGCCCTGTTCGAGCGGAGTAGCGGCAGTGTTGTCACGAGCAAGGACGAGAACTTCGTGATCAGCTACGAGGATCAGGCAGCCTGGGATGTGACGTTCAATATCAGTAGCCAAGATATTCAAGTTCAGGTCACTGGCGAGGCAAGTAAAACGATTGAGTGGCGTTGCCAGATGGAGGTAAGCGAACATGGCTAGGCGATTTTCGGTAGCGACGGCAGCGCAACTTGCTTCTGGTGAAGTTCCGCGTGGGGCGGCCCCTAACGCGGCGGTTGCCATTCTTCAGCGTGTTATGGCGACTCTCACAGTGTCGGGAAGCACTTTCACCTACGACATGCGGGACGCCACGGACATCGAACTGGTGCTCTCCAACAGCGGTGCGGAGACTCTTTCTTTCACCAACGTTGGTGGTCTACGGACGGCCCAACGGGGTATTATCAAGGTCACGCAAGCACCGACCACGCCCGGCACACTGGCTTACTCAGGCCCCGGTTCGGTGAAATGGCCCGGTGGATCACCTCATGTTATCACCGCTTCGATCAACGCCATTGATCTCATCGAATATTTTTCGGACGGCACCGATATTTATTTGACGCTCCTGGGTGCGAACTACTCGTAGTCTCCCGTTTCTGGTGTAGGTGGGAGCTATTCTGGCGTAGAGAAATCTAGCCTATAGGCGGTGCTGTGACCGAAACCTGCGATGCAAGAGTAGCGTTGCTTTACAGTGAAGTTACCACTCACTGTCAGAACCGGTGTTCCATGTGCGTGGGCGGGATGGAGGAAAAAGTTGACCGGCCCCCGTTTGTGGACCAGGAGACCATGGACGCGGTGGTGCAATTGTTACACGCGAACCCCGACTGTACCTTCTGGTTCTACCCACACGTCGCCGGGGAACCGTTGTTGTTCAAAGGGCTAGACGCCTATTTAAAACGTGTGTGCGCGTTGCCCAACACCAGAGTCTGGCTTTGTACCAACGGAGTCTTGCTCAACGACGCCCGGTTGACCGAACTTAAAAACATCGGCTTACGTCGGGTATGGTTTAGCATGTTCGAGACAGGGGAAGAAGAATACGCCCGTCGAACTCGAACGGACCACTACCCAACCGCTAAAGCTAACCTTTTGAACCTGCTCGATCGGCACGCTGAATTTGACAACATCCATGTCGTATCTTTTTCGGACGACTGGCGCGGTTTTGAGATAACGGCCCCTAACATAACGTACCAAGCATCGCGCCCCTTGTATAAGTGGGACCCGGTCTACGGAGGCGGTAAGAGCATCTGTGTGGCGACGGATGGTCGTGTCACCTACACATGGGGGGATTATAAGTTTGAGCACATGGTGGGTAACATCAAGACTCTTTCTCCCCAACAGTTGGTAGAAGATCATATTCGTTGGGACGTAGAAGACAGATTTAAGTGGGGTAAGTGATGGAAGGCAATGCCTGTTACAAATATTACACGATCCGACGGTTCGTAGACGCACAGAAAGGGCCGCCTATCAGGACCATTTTAGAGGTGGGTGCGAACGTCGGTGATATCACCATCGAGATGGCGAAATGCTTTCCAGAAGCACGTATCGTGTCTTATGAACCAGTAGAGAGATACGCGCAAAAGGCGCGGTCCAAAACGCAAGGTCTCAAACAGGTACAGATCCGCTCAGAGGCTGTGACAGCGGCACATTTGTACCAGGATGATTTTGGAGAGGTTCCGCGAGGGGGTCAAGGCCCCTTACATGTGTACCTAGGCTTACCGGATGGCGGTCCTGGGTACGAAGGCGGCTCTTTCATCGCGCCAGCCGGGGTAGCCAGTGGGGGAAACCACAAAGAACTGGCGGACACCGTGGCGTGCAAAACTCTGGAAGAGGCGTTGAACGACATAGTGAACGAGGGAGAGGAGCTAGATTATTTAAAGACAGATAGTGAGGGGGCGGAGTGTAGTTTTCTGGGGTCTGCGTCTGAGAAGACGCTCAAGAGAATCCGGTTCATGGCGGGCGAGTATCACGACATCAAACGCTTCTGGCCCATCATGCAGAAGCTGATGTCTACCCACTATGTCAATATCGTCGGCGCGGCCGATTTGGGCAGCTTTTTCTGTGAACGGATTACGGACGGCCCGTCGATCTTGTCGAAGACTGCCATAAAACCAAGACACTATCCTCATCTCGCTGGTGAGGTGATGTGGTGGCACCCGTTTGGCTATGACTGGCTAGAACCTATCGAGTTCCGTGATCATGGTTTGATCCACGCGGCGTATCTGGTGTGCGGTCCGGTCGCCAGCGGGAATAGGCTGATGGCCTCTATATTGCTCAGAAGCGGTTGCATTGGGTTTCATGGCGACGAGCAACCACAGAGAGAAGAAGAAATCCTAGTGTCCAAAGGCGAGCCGTTTGTCATGGTCCAACACGGCAATATTGTCGGATGGGTGGGCGGCCTACGTCGAGCCGGATACTCCCATATAACAGGTGTTGTCATGATCAGAGAACCTATCGCGGCTATGAGGTCGGCCATTAAAAAACATGGTTTCACGAACGACTTAGGCTCGATGCTTGGGTCGCGCAATAGGACCCTCGTTAGGAACATTACGGAACTCAAGGCCAACGGAGCCGAAGTTGAGATCGTTCCGTACGAGGGCCTGTGTGAAGAAGGGGTGAAGCTCTGGCTGCCTCATATAGGGCTAAAGTATCACACAGGCACGTTACACAGCCCTGTGGGCGATACCATCGTAGATCCGCAAGAAAAGAACAAGGTGTACTACGAGGACGAGGATGCTGCGTAACCTTGTGTACAATTGCGCTCCGTTAGAGTCTGGCGCGGAGGTCTGGCGGGATAACCTTAGATGGTTACGCCGGTATATGGACGCCTTCAACAACCGTCGGCTCATGGTTGTACGAACCGGAGAGGGTTTGGAGTCTGCGGACGCCGTAAAGGCAGAGTTCGGGGTTAGGGACGTGGAATACATAGAGCTACCAAACCACCCTGGCCAACACGAAGCGGCTGGGTTCATAGACATCCTGTCGATGCTCAAGTCCTCGAATCCCGACGAGGCTATATTTTACGCTCATGATAAAGGTGTGACGCACCCCCAACGCCGTGAAGAGATCGAGTCGTACCCTTGCGAGAGCTTCGAACACCACATGATAGCTTTGCGGCAATTGCGAAACAGGATGTACCACGAGTGTTTGCACGACGTGGGTAAGATCGAATCTATTTTAACGAAGTATGCCGCGTGCGGCTCTTTTTGGGGGAAACCGTCAGAGAAAATGCTTGGTTCTATGTCTTCGGTTGGGCTACCGGTCCCTGAGAATGTATGGATGTTTAGCGGATCTTTTTACTGGGTGAACAGTGCCCGTCTTTTCTCACACCCGAATTGGACGCATGTTGTACCGCATCGTATAGGGCCGGAAATATACTTAGCGGGGATGTTCTCTCGACAAGAAGTGTTCGAGTTGTTGCCGTTGCCCACTCATTTTCGATTGACGTGGGATGTTATAGGGAACTACTCCTGTGAGACATGCGGGGAGTTCAACACTATAGTCTCTAAGAGGGCGCGTTGTCCTAAATGCAAGAAACCGGTTGGTGGTTACGTAGCTATTCCGTCGATGTTCCCATGATAACGCGCACTCAAGTCCTAAATACTTTAGCCACAGCCCGCTCTTATAAGACCTATCTGGAGATAGGGGTCGGGTTGAAGGATAATTTCAATGGTGTTCTGGTAGAACACAAAGAGTCGGTAGACCCCGCCCACGATGCGACGTACGCAATGTCATCTGACGACTTCTTCGCGGGGCCTGGAAAAGACAAGCGTTGGGACCTGATTTTCATAGACGGTTATCATGTAGCCGATCAGGTAAGACGCGATATCGATAACTCTCTCGCGTGTTTGAACGAAGGAGGCGCGGTCGTTCTCCACGACTGTCTACCTCCGTCAGAGGACGCGCAACGGGTCCCTCCGGTCCAGGTGCTGTGGACCGGGGACGTGTGGAAGGCTTGGGCTTGGAACAGGATGTACCGGCCCGACTTGTCAATGCGTGTTGTCGATGTCGATCTCGGTTGCGGTGTGATCGAGAGAGGGGCACAGAAATGCTTCCCGAAGACGGAGGTCCTCGATTACCAATTCTTGGTAAACAATAAAGCGGAGCTATTGAATCTCGTGTCCTGGGACACGTGGAAGTATTTCTACGTGTCTGGGGTTTTGAGGCCCATGGAGATGTCCTTGGACACGCCGTTGCGGGAAGTTCTTGAGGCGATGCAACGCAAAATCATGACGAACACCAGTTATTTTGGGGTCCGGGCGTATCAGAGTCCTGTCGATTTTTGGGTGTATCAAGAACTCCTCTATGAAACGAAACCGGACCTCATAATCGAGATAGGCAACGCCTGTGGCGGAGCCTTGTTGGCTCTCGCTCACCTGTGTGACGCGATGGGGAAAGGGGAGGTGTTAGGTATTGACGTAGACCACTCGGCGGTGGCCGAGAAAGTGAAGGCGCACCCAAGGATACGTCTGATAGAGGGCAACGCCCTTAACGTTTTCCAAGAGGTGCAGCGGTTGGTTCCGGAGGGAGCGTCGGTGATGGTCATCGAGGATAGTTCCCACGGCTACGAGAACACACTGGGTATTCTTCGGCTCTATTCGAAGCTGGTAGGGCGGGGAGGTTACTTCATCGTTGAGGATGGCATCTGCCACCACGGTTTGGAGGTGGGTCCATCTCCCGGTCCTTTTGAAGCCGTACACACGTTCTTGCTGGAGAATCCGGCTTTCGAAGCTGATAGGTCGAGAGAGTCATTCTTAATAACCTGGAACCCGCACGGCTACCTCCGGAGGATTTGATGCACCCTTCTTCAATGAGTTACATGCGGGCTTTTGTAGAACAGTATGTGAAACCTCCGTGTAGTGTGGCCGACGTGGGGAGTTACGACTTGAACGGCACGTACCGAGAACTGTTCGACGGGTGCGCCTATACGGGCTTAGATATTGTCGCCGGGCCGAACGTGGATCGTGTCGTAGGGACCTACGACTTCGGGGATGAGCAGTATGATGTTGTCGTTAGCGGTCAGGTTCTTGAGCACGTGGAGGACACCCATCGCTGGCGTGATGCGATCATCAAGATCGTGAAGCCGGGCGGCCACCTCTGTGTAATAGCCCCGCATACGTGGGGGCACCACCGGCACCCAAAGGATTGTTGGCGCATCTTTCCGGACGGTATGACGTGGTTGTTCAAGGACCTGGATATTTTGGAATGCACGATGGGCGTAGCAGACACCGTTTTGATGGCTAGGAAACAAGCATGAGCACAGTATTTGTATCAGGCGTTGCGGGGTTTCTGGGAAGCCACTTGGCTGATCTTCTGGTCAAAGAAGATCATCGCGTCATCGGATGCGACAATCTGGTGGGCGGTGAACTGGCGAACGTGTCCGAAGAGGTGGAGTTCTACCAAGAGGATTGCGCCGACCTGGAAGCCATGACACGCCTAACCCGAGACGCGGAGGTTGTGTACCATTGTGCTGCCACCGCCTACGAAGGATTGAGCGTTTTCAGCCCTTCGTTCATCACCCAGAATATCGTCCAAGCGTCTGTGTCGCTGATATCAGCTTCTGTACGGAACGGGGTCCGACGTTTTGTGAATTGTTCCAGCATGGCCCGGTACGGGAGTAACGAGACGCCGTTCGTCGAGGAGATGGAACCCCGGCCTCAAGATCCTTATGGGATCGGTAAAGTCTCTGTAGAGCAAATGCTCCGTAACCTTTGTGGCGTACATGGGATGGAACACGTAACCGTTGTACCCCACAACATCATTGGTCCGCGACAGAAGTGGGATGACCCGTTTCGCAACGTTGCCAGCATCATGGCAAACCTCATGCTGCAAAAACGGCAACCTATAATCTACGGGGACGGCGAACAGCGGCGTTGTTTTTCGTTTGTTAGTGACGTGGCTGAGCCTATGTTGCGGTTGGCGTTTGACGAGGGGTTGGACGGGGAAGTGTTCAACCTTGGTCCTGACGATGCGTTCATAACTATAAACGAGCTATCCCTAATCCTCGCTGACATTATCGGGGTAGACCTTGAGCCAATCTATGTCCCGGACCGGCCGATGGAGGTCCGGTTTGCGAATTGTTCGGCTGACAAGGCTCGACGGCGGCTTGGCTACAAGGCCAAGGTGCCTCTGAGAGAAGGCTTGGAGTCCATTGTCACACACATCGAGCGCCACGGGACCCGTAAGTTCGACTACAACATAGAAGTTGAGATCCGTAACCAACACACGCCTAGGACGTGGACCGAGAGAATGTTTTGAATGAAGGTCCTTTGGTATAGTGATTTCCTGTGCCCGACGGGATTCGGAAATGTTGCCGAAGAGTTGATTTCCCGGCTCGTTGACAGATTCGAATTTACTGTGGTGGGGATCAATTACCACGGCGACCCTTACAACACACAAAACAGCCCTTATTACAAGTTCCGGGATATCCCAGTGTACCCGGCTGCGTCGGGCGGCGATCCCTTGGGCCGTGGAAGGGTCATCGAGCTTTTAGAGCAAGGTGACTATGATATTTTGTTCGCCCTTCAGGATACTTTCAACCTTGTATCCATGGACGAGTCCATCCGGCGTGTGCGTGGGGCTAAGAAGTTCAAATACGCTTTGTATTTCCCTGTGGACGCCCCGCTGGATCGGCTATGGGTCACGAACGCTGTGGAGACGGCAGACAGGGCTGTCGCGTACACCGAATACGGTAAGAGGGAGGTCCGGAAACACTCTGACGAAAAGTTGCGGGTTTTATACCATGGTGTTGACACCAAGACGTTCAAGCCTGTCGAGAAAGCCAAGCGTAAGAGGTTGAAGCGGGACCTTTTTTCGGTTTCTTCGAAGGATTTCATCATCACGAACGTGAACAAGAATCAACCGAGAAAGGATCTGCCGAGGACGGTAATGGTTTGGCTGAAGGTCAAGGAAAGAATCTCAAACGCGAAGCTCTACTTACACACCGACGTTCACTCTGGGAACGGAGACCTTATCAATTTCATCAGCCGTCAGGTGCCCGAAGAATTGCGGGGAGACGTTCTGTACCCTAGGGATTTTGGACCGAGCGGCTTCCCAAAAGATCTCCTGAGGAATATTTATTGTGCCTCTGATGTTGTCGTGTCCACCACCTTGGGGGAGGGGTGGGGTTTGAGCACCACGGAGGCTATGGCTTGTAAGGTTCCGGTCGTCATGCCACGGCACACGTCGTGTCAGGAGATCATTGGCGAGCGTCAAGAACGCGGCTGGTTGGCCGACTGCTCAGATTTCACGGTCTTGCCGGAATACGATAATTCTCACATCAGACCGCTCACATCGGTTGATAGCATGGCCTCTTGTATCTGTGACGTACACGACCGGCCAAAAGAAGCCGCTAAACGGTCCAGAGCCGCCTACTCATGGATTAAAAAGCATTGTAATTGGGGCGAAATTGCCAATTCCTGGGCAAAACTGTTTTATAATTTGGTTAAATGACTCGTTTCTAACGGAGGTGGTGGCATGGAAACAGCGTTTTTACTTTTGGCTTCCGTTTGTATCTCTGTCATCGCCAGTGTCGCAATCGTCCGCTTGTTGGAGCGCCGAAAGAAAAACGGGTACCACAAGAAAGAAGAGGAGAGTGGTGGGGAAATAGTCAAGATCGAAAAGCTTGCAAATAGAATTGTCGAACGAGAAAGAAGACTAAATGGCACGACATTATGACGATGACAGCCTCGCTCCTCCCCGAAGTCCCAGCCAGCAACGTGATGTCAGTGAATACACGATTCACGTCCTCAAGGAGATCAAGAGGCTAGGCCAGAACATCGAGAAGATTCGGTCGGACATGACCGATATGAAGGTTGAGATCGGTGTTCTAAAGGTCAAGTCACACGTGTGGGGTTTGATCGGCGGGGCAATCCCGGTGCTGATCGCCCTGGCCGTTTGGATTCTGAAACTACTCTGGCCGTCTGGTTAAGGTGCGCCAGAGATGGCGTGGACCTGTCCGTACTCGTTCCAGTAGACGCAGCCACCGGCCAGTTTGATATCGAAGATCGACGCACGGTTGACCAGGAGTTCCGAGTCGCCGCCCCCTACAGGGACTCGTTGGATGTTCATGTTACCCGACCCGACGTGTTCCGCGTAGTAGACGTACTCGCCGTCAGTGGCGATCGACCAGACGTTGGGCACAGCCGCCAGTTGAGTAGGACTTCCGCCGCTCAGGGGCTTCTTCCAGACGCCGTTCTCCGACGGGGTAATGGCGTTGAAGAAGATGTAGTAGAGGTTGGTCGAGTCGATGGCCAACCGGCCGAACTCGTAGTTGGATGCCTCTGAGGTGACGAAGTCGTCTTTCGTCTGAGGGAAGGTGTATTGGTACCGCTGCAACGGCTGTAGAGAGCCGGATGCGACGTACATATAGGTGCCGTCCGAGACATAATAGGTGGGTTGTTGGTCGAATCCCGCTCCGCCAGCACTCTGGTAGGGTTCATCGATAAGCTCGTAGCCAACCCAATTGCCGCCACTGACATGGTACAAAGCCCGGTCAGGTCCAAGAACAAGCTCGTCATCCTTGGCGCTACTGTTGTACTTCACGATGTCGCCGCCTTCGACCGGCATGGCGTACAGGCCGCTGTCCGTGTCGGCGTCTTGGGTCCAGAAGATCAAGGTCCCGTTCGAGTCGATATCGTCGATGTTACCAGCGGGCAGCGTGTTCATCGTCGTGGCGTCGCTACCATTCCCCGTCCGCGAGCGTCGGTTTAGGTCCCGCCCCTCTACCCAGTAGAGGTTCTCGTCATCGACCTCGTAGTTGCCGTAGAGGCCGGTAACGTTGACGCCACAAGCCCCGTCGGTACAGGTCCCGCCGCAACAGTAATTGTCACAGCTTCCGCAATGGTCGGTGTCGGTGCTAAGATTGACTTCACAACCGTTATCGGTGTTGCCGTCACAGTCGTCGTAATCGAGGTCGCAAGCGTAAGTACAGGACCCGGCGTCGCAATATGAATCGGCTCCTGGTACGGCGTCACAGTTGCCGGGGCCACCCCACTGCCCCACCGCCGTACAAGTCCGGATTTGTTCGCCTTGGCACATGGTGTCGCCGGGTTCGCAGACACCCATACAGTTACCGCCCATGCAAACGAACTCGCATTCGGAACCTTCTACCCACTCCCCTTGGTCGTTACATGTTCTAGGCACGTCTCCCTGGCAACTCTTGGTGTCGGGGAAGCACTCGCCGGTACAGTCACCTTCTCCGGTGCAGACGTAAGGACAGGTTCGGGTCGATTGCCATTGACCAGAAGCGTTACAAGTCTGCGAGTCTCTTCCGTCGCAGCGATCGGTCTCAGGTACACAAACGCCAGTGCAGTCACCGCCGTCGCAAACGTAAGGACAGTCAGAGCCGCTTTGCCAGAAGCCGTTGGCGTCGCACGTCTGTGGCGTCAGATCATCACACCGTTTGGAGGTTGGGGAGCACTCCCCGGTACAGTTTCCGGCCCCGGTGCAAAGGTAGGGGCATGTTTGGTTCGTAGTCCACTGACCGGCCGCGTTACACGTCTGGGATTTATTCCCGTCGCAGCGGTTAGTGGTAGGGACGCAGACCCCGGTACAATCACCACCAGAGCAAACGTAAGGACAGGCCGAACCATTGTCCCATTCGCCGTCGGCCCCGCATGTTCGCGGAACGAGGCCGTCGCAGTCCTTATCATTCGGGGCGCAACTACCCATACAGTCTCCGTCTCCTGAACATATGTAGGGGCAAGTGGTTGTCGTCACCCACTTGCCGTCGGCCCCGCATTCCTGGGAGTCCTTGCCGTCGCAACGGGTGTCGCCGGGTTCGCAGACTCCTTTGCATGTCCCGTTGTCGCAGATGTAAGGGCAAGTGTTCTGCTCTGTCCAGGTTTCGTCTACACACTCGTGGACCGTTAGAGCGACGCATTTCTTCGTACCGCTCGTACACTCCGGAGAGCCGCCGTCAGTTCCGCTGTCGCTGGCGTCAGAGCCGGTGTCCGGGATGCCGGAATCCCCGGCATCCGCTCCAGAATCGAGGTTTCCGGCGTCTATAGGCTCTGTGGCCGCGTCGGAAGCGTCTTCAACGGGTGGTTGACCGCCGTCCTGAATTGGAGGGCCGGAATCCACAACGGGAGGGCCGCCATCAGGGGCGGGAGGCTCTTCTGCGTCGGGAATTCCAGCATCACTGTTTATAACAGTGGGTGGTAATTCGACCGGGTTGGGGTCGTCAGTTGAGGCGGGGTTAGAACCACAAGCCGCCGCCAGAATGAGGGTTAGAAGTAAAAACCTTTCCATATTCGGACTACTGATGGGAAGGGCGAAATTCAAGAGAAATTCTACTTTCCAAAGATAACACTTCTGGGGGTGGTGTACCAGGGGGCGCTGGCGGTCGTCGTTTGTTCCAAATGTCCTTATAAGCCCACCCTTTTTGAACGGGATCACTTCCGGGATCACATCAGAAGGTAAAAAGACATGACAGACAATTTTGGCTCTGGGGTATCCAGGGTTCTTCTAGCGGACGAGACCCTATATCAACTTGCTATCTGGCAAGAAGGCAAGCCTCCGACAGACGCGGCCCTGAACCTGATGCAGCAACTGGCCAGCGGATCGGTACAATCAGCGCTTTTGCGCGACATGCCTTCTGGTTTTTTGGGGAACGAGACTAACCCTCAGGCTGACTTCATCACGGACGCGAACTGGTCTAACTGGTTCAAATTCGGCCCGCAAAAGTCAGGCGAGCAGAAGTCCGTCATGTGGGCCAACGTCAATGGTTGGCTCATTCCGGTCACGGGGACACGGACAGGGACTCCTCCTGGATCTCCAAACGACACAGATACGACCAACGTTATCGCGTTGGACCCGCCTCCCGAGAACTCCGGGGACTTTCGCATCGACTTCGCTTTTTTGGAAGTTTGGAAGGCCAGGATTCAACCTGACCCATCGACCACAAACAAGCCTTCGGCCAGCGCGATTTACCGTTATGGTAACGTAGAAGGTGGTTGGAGCTACTTGGCCGACGATCTAGTTGATCCGGCTCTGGGTTTTGAAACCGAGCAAAGGGTTCAGCTTCAATATCGTATCCGAGTTGTGAAGGGTCTGGTCGGGCTGACCACCTATCCTGATGGGTTTGACCCGGTGGTGGTGAAGGCTCAGGGCGCGGCTGCATCTCCAACTTCTTACACTTTCACCAACATGCGACAGGCTCTGGGAGATCCGGGCCTTTGGCGAGCGGGAGACGGCACTCAGAACGATCTGGGATCAGTAGACGGTTATTCGTACGCGGTCCCTATCGCCGTTATCTTTCGTCGCAACACAGTCTCATGGAATGGCAATCCGTCTCAGAATCTGAACGGCGCGTTCGACCGTAACCCCACGGCTGTTGATAGGACTGGTGTTAAAACCTTCTCGACGGTTCCCACGTTGGACGCCGACATCACTGACACGGACACAACGGCGACCCTTGTGAGCGCGAGCAACATTCCGTTGCCCACCACACCGGCCACCCCTGTGACGATTCAGATCAACGACGAGATCATGACGTACTCGTCGATCACAGGGACCACAATCAGCGGTCTGACCCGTGGTCTGAACGGAACCTTGGCACAGGGTCATTTGTCCGGTTCGACCATCACGGTTATTTCAGGACGCCCTGACGAGTTGTTTTCTGATCAGATTGCTAACACTGACATTCTGGATCTCCGCCATTTGGTTAATCCAAACGGAATGGATTTCACAACCCTTCTCCGTTCCAATCTCGACAAGCTTCTACGAGGCCAACTCAGGGCCAACTGGAAGAGATCCGGCGCGGGGCCTCAGGGTTCCTTCGTTCACTACCAGGACGCCATCCAGTCGGCGGCGGTGTCCTTGGGTGTCACACAGTTGGATGCTCCGGACAATATCCGGATGGTCTATTCTGATGCGGCTACGGTCCAGCCTATAGAGTGCGTATGCCAGCCGAACACGGGTGTTGTGCCTCCGGGTCCAGGCGTGGCGATCAACGTTTCGTGGTCGTTAGACATCACGGTCGAGACTACGAACCAGACTGTGGCCAACCAGTTCACGGCTGGCGATATCATCGTAATACCGGTCAACCAACTCAAGACCGGCTTACAGGCCGGTGCCACGGACCAGATCCGATGGCTGAACGATAGTGTCGCTGGGGCCGTCGAGCTTCGTTTCGACGGGGAGACGGACGCTATGCCGTCTTCGATGTACACAGTGACACCAGCGGTGCCCGGACCAGGGGACGATCTCACGATCACGCTAGGTGGCACTTTCCCGGATCAATTAACGACCACTGATTCGCCCCGTTTGTTACACATCAAGGTACACGCTGTGTATGGACCTGGACGCGGTCTGTCTCGTCGGCCTGATTCCTTACACTCCATTTCGTACCTCAATCCCGGTGCGGATCTTCTTACCCAACAGTGGGGTATCCCCAACAACAACCTTCAGGCACGTGTTGGATGGGCACCCCTGTGGAGCAAGTACAGGTCCAGCACTTTTAACAACTTGCTCCCGGTCACATCCGAGATGTACGCGGACCTGGGCAGTAAGACCGTGATGGCCACGCCGTTTCGACGCATGGACTTCACGACCCCGTTAACGGTTGACGGGGACGCGGCTAATCCGGTTTCGACTGCGAAGGCTGGCTCTCCCACTACGGGCACGCTCTCAGGTGATAACAGCGACACTATAACTATGGGTGTGACTGGCACGGCAGCGGCAGGAGACGCCCTGATTATCGCCAGCGGCAACGTTGGGGCGGGCCGTTACACTATAACTAACGTTGTCCCCGCCACCTCGATCCAAGTGGATCGGTCTGTCAGAGCCAAAGCAGGTGCTGTCACTTTCACTGTACATGAGGCGCAAGGTGTGATGCCTCTTCTCAAGGCGGACAACTCCACCCCCAAGTGGACCACAACTGACCCATTGAATCTGTTTTGTGGTGAGACTGCGCCTGGGGCGTCTTGGAAGAACATATACGTATCCTTGCCCCGGCACTTAGTTCCTGGGTGGGGAGAGCTTCATATACCCTTACGGCACACCGACGGGACTACCTTTGCCAGCGGTATCAACTACATGATCCGGAGCCTTCCGGGGACCGTGACCCCGACCCAGAGCAACTACGCGGCGTACTTCAACGGCAGCGGTGGCTCGAACGAGTATTGTATATTCAGTCAGGTAGATCCGACCTCTACGCCCATTCCATACAACACCGCCATCACGGGAACCGGCAGTAACGAATGGGCCGGGATGCGGTTCTTCACCGACACGCGAGGGTTGGGTCGCGAGGGCTTGGAGTTTCCTCCGTTTTACGGTGTGGTTCGTATCTTTGGTGTGTACGAGGCGTCGGACTACACAACCAACGACAGCCCCTTCACTAACGAGCGTGCGACGGGTGGAATTGGCACGGCTGTGAACTTGCTTCGTCAAACCATGCAACCCGGCGACGGAGCGCCCTTGTGGATCGAAATCGACGATGACGGGGACTCCACCTTCATTCTGAACGCGAATGCGATCGATATATCCAAGTCTCCTGTGCCGATCCCTGATTTCGCGTCGGGCAACTACGTGATCGAGGCTGTTGTTTTTGGATTCGACAGAGGGTCCTTCGATCTCGACTCCGAATTCCGGTTGGTCATGAGACGCCCCCAGGCGATATCCCCGAACCTCAACGGTTGGGAGGATGTTGGAACCGGGACCGTTCATCTTTCGGACCGGAGCCAGAACCTCAACGAGTTCGTAGCCACCCCGGCTGGGCTTCTCCCTGGACCGGCCGAACAGGCTGATCAGATCCTGATCAACTACTCGCGCACACCATACCAGGGCGATGCGTGGGGCAGTCAGACCAACTACATTGACATCCCGTACACGCCGGGTCCTCTAACTTCGGGCACAGCGTATGAAATCGTGTCCACGGAGTTGGATCAGGACAATCTGACACGGCCGAACGAGAAGGTGTTAGAAATCCTGGCTTCAACCGGTTTCTCCACAACACTTGGGACGGGCCGTTATTCGGCGGACGCCACGACCGACGAACTCGACTTCAAGGACGTGGCCTACGAAGATCCGGCCGTTTACCCGCCGTCTTCGGCGGTCGCTGACCGGCCCAACTCTCTCCCTGGCAACTTCGATCCCTCCGACGCTACCAACGTCGGTACGGAGTACGTGGGATGCACGGAGAGGTTGCCGTTAGGTTCGCTGTTCCGGGACAAGGACTTCCGTGGTCAGGTGTACGGGTTCCTACCCGCAGCACTCGTTTACGAGAATGTCGTGGCGAACGGTCCTTCGACTGGCTTTGCGGCCAACAGTGAGGTCGAACAGGCGGAAATCCCACTGAGCACGTCGTCTTCGGGCGTTGGTTCGCCGGGAGATGTCCTGGTCCACGTGGACGGCGAGCAAGGCAACTACTCGTTGCTCACCAATTTCCGCGTGCTTCGTGGTGGGTCGGTGTTCACGGGTAACGGGTCACACCCTGGTTCGTCGGTGTCATTACAGAACTCTTTACAGGTCGTTAACACAGACCATGTGAACGTCATTCAGGGTCGAGCGCTCCTGGTTCGTAACACTGTCACGAACGTGGGTTCTAACGAGGTTTCGGCCGGGGATGAGTTGATGTTGCTCGTTTTGACAAACGTCAATCGGCCAGCGGCGGGTCTTGAGCCTGGGCTGGTCCTTATCGGCACCAACGGGGCTGGCGAGGGGTATGCGGCGGCCGATCTCTACCGTATCGAGGGGCACCCGATGGTCAGCGATCACGTCAAGTTGCTCATCGACCCCTCCACCATCCAACTAGCTAGAAAGGCGTAACAATGCCGGTCATTCGCATGAGCTATCTGGATCTCTCTCCTGAGCAACGGAAGAGCGGTGCCAAGCCCGTGAAGGAGCGCATCAAGGCTTCCCTGTCACAGCCGGATCTTGCTCCGGACCAGATGAAGCAACTTCACGAACGATTGATGAAGATCGAGAAGTGGGAGAAAGGGGTTCTGGAACGACCAGCGGCTCATGACAATCCCCCGCCTGTCGAAGAGAAGAAAATCAGCCCGCAGTTTGTCCAGAAACTGAAGGATTTGCATACGCCTAAGAGCTAGGCGGGAGGACTATATGGAAGACGTATCGGGGTTTGTTAACAACTATGTAATTCCGCACTGGCCGTTCTTCGCTGGCTTCGTGATTTTCATGATCACCGGCCAGACCATCAAGAAGAACATCTTCACCAAGACAGCGCACATGGAGCGTAAGCCTGTGTGGTTTTGGTGGTGGGGCCGTAAGACCCTTGCGTTGCAACCGATTTTTTTCGGCGGTCTTTTGGGCGCTTTCTGGCAGAACCCAGAGCCTGGGGTCGAGGGCGTAGCGGCCTCTGTGTGCTACTTCGCGGCTTCTGGCGGCCTTTCCGTTTGGGGGTATGAAACGGTCAAGGGTCTCGCGAAGAAAAGAGGCATTGATTTGACCCTTCCCGGTGTAGATCCGAGTCAAGCACCTCCTCCACCGGACAAGGACAACGATGCCGAAGACACCCCTGCCCCCAAATAATCCAGCGATCCCACCTCCTCCGTCGGACCCTCCGGAACCCTCGTTCTGGGCGACTGTGAAGGACAAGACCATGGCCATTCTCAAGTGGCTGTCCAGGGTACTCGTGGCACCCGGTGTGGCACTGGTTGTCGTGGCCGTGGCCATCCTTTTAATAGTGTTGGGTGTGAAGAACATCCAGGTCGGCGGTATTCTGGGCAAGCTGTTTGGGAAGAAGACACCCGGCGACCGGGCCATCGACACAGCTAATTCGGTGCCGGAAGACCGGGTGGACAAGGACGGCAAGATAATCAAGCCCGGTGAAGCGGACTCCAAGGGGATGACCCAGGCTGTCGTGGTCCCGATAGAGAAGCCCGGCATCTTCTCAAACCCGGATACTGTGAAGTTCACACCGCCCGGTGAGACCAAGCCCGTCGAGATCCAACTGCCGGACGGCGTCAAGGCCAAGGATGTGGACAAGGTCGTGGTCGTGAAGCCCAAACAGTTCGCTGTCACGGTCAAAGACGATTCCGGCATCGAGGCCAATAAGATTGACGACCTCCTGAGTAGGTATTCCAGCTAACTGAACCGGTGAACAGTGATGTGGCGGCTATTACTCCTGACCCTGTTGCTTGCGCCGGTCACGGCCGCCGCCCAACCGGCCGAAGAGACCCCCACGGAGCCTCCTGTAGCCCCTGAGCCGCCCGCGTGCCCTGATGGGACGTGCGTCGGTAAAGCTGACTTGGAGGTATTTATTCAACTTGCCGAGTGGCACAAGTGCCGGTCGGAGACGGCCCCCAAGATCACCGCAGACTCCGTCAACATCGTGGTTGATCGGGAGGGACGTGTTTACGGTTCTGGTACCGGCCCGAAGCCATACGAACTGCACATCGACTGGTGCAACTATCAAATCGACGCCAAATCGGAGGTCCAGCTACAGGTAGCCCAGCGGGTCGAGCCGACGTGGGGTTTCCGCTTCCGGCCTAAGGCGACCTTTGGCCTTCTCGTGGCCGATATTTTCAGCGACGAAGTTGACGTGTTCCACAAGACCCTGGACGGCGGTATTCTCATCGAGCCGTTCTATGTCCAGTGGTTCAATCTGAATGTGTACGTTGGGGTCCGGTCCGTGGGTGGTGGCCTGGGATTTGACATCACGACAAACTTCGGAGCTTACGCCGGGTACTCCATCACGTGGAGCGGCTGGCGGTCCAACCCGTTTGTTTCCATTTATTTTGCTTTTTAGGATCGGTTATGTCAGATGGCTCCGCCAATCCAAAGTGCCGGTATACACGTCACCCTGGACGCTTATGTTAAGGACCCGTCTGTCTTCGAGAAGGACAAGCTAACAGCGCTTTTTGAGAGTGTGATCAAGATCCTGGACGCTAAGATTCTAGCCGGGCCTGAGTTCGTAGAAGTGCCGCTCGATCCTGGAATCCTACGTCGGTCTCGGGAGAGCGGGGAGTTCCATGACGAGGGCGGGATCACGAGCTTTTGTGTGATCAACAAAAGCCACGTCAGTATTCATGCGTGGCCGCTCCAGAGCTTCTTTAGCATGGACGTTTTCTCATGTGGGACGTATCTGCCCCATGTGGTGATAGACGCTATCTGTAGACGCCTTGGTGTCAAATCGGCCAGTGTTAATATCATCTACCGTAAGAAGGGCGCGGAAGCTGACGTTAGAAGCCTGTACGTGACATAAATTCAACTTATGGTTTGCTAAGGTAAGATGGACCGCTACGCCTTTCTACTAACCGCGATGTCGATGGCCGAGGCCAAGGAGGTTCTTGGCTTCCCTCCTGACAGCACTCCGAGCGACCGCGATATCAAAGAAGCCTACCGGGAACTCGCTCTGAAACTTCACCCGGACAGGCCCGGTGGTGACGCGAAAGAGATGGAGAATCTCAACGTTGCCAAGGACATCCTGGAAGGCAAAGCACGTCCGTCTTATGACAGGCGTGCTCCGTCGAGACCCAAGTACGAACCTCCTGAGAAGAAGGAGGTCACGTTCGACGAGGCAAAGTCCAAGGCTGGTATACCCTCAGGTGTTGACTGGTTGTTTGTTACCCCAACCCAACGGGGAACCTCGTGGTCCTCAGACGAGTCCAGTCAGAGTAATCGGACCTTCGTCGCCTATGGCCGTACAGACCGACAGCACGTCTTTGTAGCCGCTCACAACTACTACCGTCAGGACTTCTACATCGGGGGCACCTTCAACGAAGACATCTGGACTGTGAAGTCGATTGAGTTTCCGATCAAGAAGGACGAGGGCACCCAACCCCGGTGGCTCTATGGGAACGTGGTCAAGGCGCTCAAGGCTGTCGGGTTCAAAGGCCGTTTCAATTCCAAGGTTATAGACGCCAAGGACTGGCGTCTCGATGACCGTCTGCCGACAGGGTCCGAGACCTCCATCAAACACTGGCTCGTGAACAGCGGTCAGGTGTCCGGAACCGACCCGTCGGTCGCCGGGCGCAAACAGGTCGTGGAGTTGGAGATTGGCGGTTCCTACCGAGAGGAGAAGTTGATCCTGAAAATCAACGGCAAGCCTTTTGAGCTTTCGGACAGGGATCAGGAGTTAGCCAAGAAGAAACGGCTCCCGAACGCTGTTTTTGGCACTTATTACTACGGTGGCTCGAAGAAGAACCTTACTCGTATGCGGGCCAAGGGAAAGAAACTCCTTGGCTGGTTGGTCGAGAATATGAGGGATTTACCGGACAACGCGATGGAAGCCCTCAGGGCCGCCGAAGCGCAAATGAAATAGAGGCAGAGATGGAACACAAGACCTGGAAAGCGGCCCGGTACGACGAGAGAACGATCGAGAAGATCCGCAAGATGACGAAGCGGAACGACCACAACAACGCCTACATCGAGGGTTGTAAGATGATCGGCGCTCGCCAGTTGGGTAAGAAATTCGAGTTGGTTGAAGGGCTTAACAGGCTTGAAGGGCACTTACCCCACCAGCTTTCTGAGTACCGGTACAGTCTCTATCAAGACATGATGAAAGCCGCCGAACGGTCGTTAAGCCCGGACGAATATAAAGAATTCTACCGCTCCTTTTAGTCGGTGTAGATACCCGGCTGTATGCCTCGAAAGAAAGCCGAAGAGAAGAATCTTCTCGCCGCACACGAGAAGGTGTACGAGCTTCTCAAGAAGGTCAGGGCGAGTAAGACGGTAGCGCTCAAATCGACTCCGATGCTTCGTTCGGAGGTCACGGCCCTGGACGGGACGCCTGAGAAATTCAGGCTCCGGTACTATCAGGTCCAGGCGATATTCCATCTGCTCTCCATGAAGCGTTTTGTCCTGGGAGACGCCACCGGGACTGGCAAGACCATCGTCGCAATCGCCTCCTATTGTTACGCATGGGAGAAAGAGCCGACGAACAAGGTCATCGTCGTAGCCCCGAAGAGTGCCCTCTGGCAATGGAGGGCTGAGATTCTCCGGTTCTCCAAGGGTATCAAGGTCTATCTCGTCCAGGGGAAACCTGAGGAGAGGGAGAAAACCTACAAGGCTTTCGCTGCCCACCCCACGGGAGAGGACGACCCCAAGGCTGTGATGATCGCCGGGTACGCCTCGATCGTGAAGGACTGGAACAAGGGTGCTTCCAGACCCTTACGGCCTGACGGCCAGCCCAACATGAAGGTCCCGTTGAGTCCCGGTCTGTTGAACAAGATCACTCAGGGCATCCCTCATCTGAGTGTCACATTCGACGAGTGTACCGCCTTCAAAAACAACCGGACCAAGACATGGCAGGTGTGCCGGGAACTGTCCGATAGAGCCGACCGTTGTTACGGCCTGACTGCGACCCTCCTCAAGAACAATTTGATGGAGGGCTTTTGCATATACAAATGCATATACCCGGACGTGTTCACAACAAAAACACGGTTCCTGGATCATTACTGTGTCACAAGGATGCAACCGGTGGCGCGTGGCCGGAAAATCCCGATTGTTATTGGGTACAAAAACCTCGAACTTTTCCGGATGCGTATCGACCCGTTTTTCCTGGGGAGGCCCAAACACCAGATTTCTGACGAGCTTCCCAAGCTGATCACTCGTGAGGTGTTGGTCCGTATATCCGAGGCCGAAAACTCGAAGTACGAGGAGGCCCTGACTGGAATCTTGTCTCTTGGCGACGGTGAAGTCCGAGACTACGAGGAACATAAGCGCCTCGTGGCCTTGACCTATTGCCAACAGACAGTGGACTCCCTTTGGCTACTTCGTTACCAGGAGGGCGACTACATCGACGTGGACATGTTCCACCAAGAACAGGTCGAACTCTCCGAGCTTAGCTCCAAGGAACAGGCTCTCATGGATCTGCTTACTGGGGAGTTCGATAGCGAGAAGATCATTGTCTATACGAGGTTTGCGTCTCTTATCCCCAGGCTCCAGGAACTCTGCAAGAAGGCCAAGATCAAGTCCACAGCCATCACCGGCAAGGTTGTGGACACAAAGAAAAACCCGGCCCGGCAGAAGGCTATGAAGGCTTTCCAGGACATGAAGTCCGACACCAGGGTTATCTTCATCTCCGACGCGGGGTCAGAGGCCATCAATCTACAGGCCGCCGAAGTCATGGTCTTCTATAACGCTCCGTGGTCCTGGGGTAACTACGTCCAGCTTTTGGGCCGACCTATCCGGATCGGTTCCCCGCACCAACACGTCGTCGCTATCCATCTTGTCGCAGAACGTCCAGGTAGAGGGCGAAAGACGATCGACCACTACACGCTGGAAATCTTACAACGTAAGAAGAAGGTGATTGATCAGGTGTTAGGGGAGAGCGCGGTTGGTGCTCTCGACTTTGAAGGGGACCGTAGCTTCACTTTCGAATTGATGGAGCGTTTACGTTCTAGTGGTGTAGAGAACGGCAGTGGCAGAGAAAAAGAAGAACGAGAAGGTTTGCCCGATCTGTGATGGCGAGCAATGGCTCTACAGGGACGATGGGGTAGAGATGGTGCCCCGTCCCTGCAAATGCCTGAAAAGAAAGATGCTCCTGGAGCATCTTGGGCCTGAGATTTTCAAGGCCAAGTTAATCCGTAGCGAGTTGCTTACCAATGACGTGGATCGAACGGAGGACAACCTCTTTATCAAGGGTACCTGGGAAGAGGTTTGCCGCCATTTGCTGTGGGTGTTAAGCGCGAAGTTCTGGCACTGGCCCGGTTTCACGCACCAGATTCTGGACGACAACAGGCTTCTCCGTGTGTGGCTGGGGGCGGAAAAGTATGCGCAACGATCAAAAGAGGTGAGGGACAGCGTCCAGTCCTACAACAGCCTTCTTGATTTGGTGGTTGACTCTACTCTGACCATCATTCGGATCGGACAAGTGTCACGCAACCGGGCTATTCCGGATGTCTTGCTCGAAACTCTTAGGGCCAGGGAAGTCAGATTCAAGCCCACATGGATCGTTGAGGGTGTGGACCCTTTTAACCATCTACACCCGGCCTACAGCGATGCGGTGGCTGAGTACATAGAGAGCCGGTACGACATCGTTGATCTAGGCGGGGATAAAGAGGCTGAAAGGGAAGCGGCGAAGGAAAGGAAAGAGGCGACTGCCTTTGAACTCAAAGATGCCGTCGAGATGGGGATTGCTATGGGGGTTAATATCCAAACCCCTGCTTATCACGAGGAGGATGGCACCTTCGAGGTCCCCGGAGCGGAGCGAAGACCTCCCTGGAAGAAACGCAGGAATGGCGGAAGCGGAAGTGGCGGTTTATCGGATCTGGAATAATGCCTAAGCGGTTACTACGGTCGGTTATAGAGTTCGACAAAGAGGTCTCTCCTGAGAACCTCGTGCGGAACTTTCAGCTTCTTCGGCGGGCTATTGAGATAGGTCAGTTTGAGTGGGGCCGCCCGGAAGACGACCAGTTGTACAAGTACGTCCTAGGTTTCTTTATCCAACACTTTGAGATGCCGTCGGCCCAGACTGTTCTGGACTATTTCCAGAGCGTCAATGCCGTGGACACGATTGAGCGATTGAAGGATGTCCAGGCCAACCGCCCTTACGCACGCACGAATTTCGTCCATCTCTTGCGGACGCTGCAAGAGGAGCAAGCCAAGATCAGGACTGTCGCGCTTCTCAAGGAGACGCACGAGATTCTGATCAAGGGTGTCGAAGACAAGAGCACCAAGAAGGAACTCAAGGGTGTAGAAGACGCCATCCTTCATTTTACTAAGCAATCACAGGACATCCGGCTAGTGGATACAAACGTTCGAATCCACGGGGATATCCGTAAGGATCACCAGGAGATGGTTGAGGAGTACGAGCGAGCCGAGAGCGACAAGAGCCTTGTCTATGGTGTGCTGTCAGGCATCAAGGAGATAGATAACGTCTGCAAGGGTGTGAAGAGAGGCGACCTGTGGATACACGCTGCCTTCCCTTCCGAGCTAAAGACCACGTTCGCTGTCAACTGGGCCTACAGCGCTATCACGAGGTTTAAGAGTAACGTCGTCTACATCTCGTTCGAGATGACTTACGAACAGATACGGCGTCAACTCTATGCGATTCATAGCACGAATCGTCGTTTCGCGGCTCAGGGGCACAAACCTCTGGACTACGACAAGATCCGCGATGGTCTGCTCACCCCGGAGGAAAAGGACTTCTATTTCAATAAGGTGATACCTGATTTCACAACCAACCCGACTTACACGACCCCCGAAGTGGTGACGCCGGATCGTGAGTGGTCGATGGACGACGTGACGGCCCATGTGGAGTTGCTTCAAAAAGAGTTTGATGTGGGCCTTGTTATTTTGGACCACGGGCAATGGGTTGAAGCCCGTAAGAGCCGTAGGAACAGGGACTACACGATAGAACTCAACTCCGTTATCAATGACGCCAAGCGTTTCGCGCTTACGTTCGACCATAATAACGGCGTGCCTGTCCTGATGCTCTTTCAGATCAACCGGATGGGTAAAGACGACGCCGATAAGAACGACGGTGTGTACAAAATTAAAGCTCTTACATACGCCAACGCCGCAGAAAAGACGGCCGATGTCATCACAACCACCTACCTGAACGATACTCTGCGGTCGAAAAGCCAGACCAAATTTACCAACCTCAAGAACCGAGACAACCCTCTCTTCGACCCGTTTATCGCTCAGGTGAAGTTTCCGTGCCGTCGTATCCAATCCATTGACAAGATGTCCGGGGAGGGGTTCGAGGCGAATGATCATGACGATTCGTTGGGTGGTCTCTTGGACGAGTACGCTGTCTGATGGCTCGTGATTATCAACAGGAGGCGTACGCCGAACACGAGCGTAATCTAGCGATCCAACAATGGATGAAGGACCGGGTGGCTAACATCCACGCCAACATCACGGCGGCTGATGTCCTCGTCCGTAATGGCATCACGCTACACAAGAACGGCCATCAGCAAGAGCAAATCTCGTGCCCTTTTCACGGGGAGGACCGGAAACCGAGTGCTCGTTATTACCCTCAAAACAATAACGGCTCTTCCAGCGTTTGGTGCTTCGTGTGCCGGGAACAATGGGACGCGATCGGTCTGTGGAAGAAGTTTAACGGTGAGTCAAAATTCTCCGAGTTGCTTTTCAACATAGAGAGGGCATTTGGGATCTCGCCGCCAGAATCGAGACTCCCTACGGCAATCGTCGAGGAGGAATATGACCCTCTCCAAGAAGAGGTCAAAAGCCAGTTCGAGGCGTGTGAGAGTCGATTGCGGCAAGAGCGGGACCAGTTCGAGATGGAGACCCATTTGAAGCTGGGTTCAATCGTAGACCGTCTTCGCTATGCCCACGAGAACAATCTCTTGCCGCTCGAAGAGGTCAAACTCCGCTTGGATCAAGTGTTGGATAAGATAGGTGAGAAGGTGCGTGGGTGAAGGCAACGGGTCTCAAAAATTGGTACCGGCGTAGAGAACGCGCTTTATCCCCTGGTCCACCTCTCTGGATCACAAGAGGGATTCGCAAGGAGCCGATGCGCTTACCACGCCTTCCCAAGCGGCCTTGTCACGAGTGGTATGACAACCACAAGAGGATACTGGAAGAGATAAAAGCGGAGATGGCGGAACGGTTGGAGGCGGCGCGTAGAAGAGAAGAGGAGTTCACGGACACCACTGCTCCAACTCTCACCGTGACGGGACCCGGCTACACAATAACATACAGGAACAACACGGATACGAACGCCCCGACAATACCCTACGAACCGGAAGTCACTTTCACTACTTGGGTGACGGTAGGCTGATGCCTCGCAGGTTGACGATCCCGACCCACGAGATGGGGACAATCGATTTGTATCTCATCTACGACTACGACGGCACGTGGGAAGAGGAATGGCAACCGCTACAAGGTGTGATGGATCTTCCCACCATACCCAAGGAGACGATGGACCATGCACTGCACACGTGGACCAAACCGTTAGTTGATAATTTGGGACCGTCTCCAAAAGGAAAGCTGCGCAAATTGCCGGACGCCGCTAAACGATGCGCCCATGAAAACAGTTGCCCGTTCTACGTTCAAAGACGCTGCGATGTTTTTTCGTCGAAGATGCCCTGGTGTTTTGAGCCGGACGGTATTTCCCCAGGAAATCTTGCTGCCGAAGTTGTCAAACTATGGCGGTCAGAGGTGTATGTAGTGGTTGTACAGGAGCCTTATGCCCGAGTATGACGACGTTTCCGATTTTCTTGAGACCGTGGATTTCGGTGATTCTGATGATAAGCCCGCTCAGAAGAAAGAGCAGAAGGCTATTCAACAGACACTTGATATCGAGGAGGAGAAGCCGAAGCCGACACCGGTAGAGGTTGACCTCAATACTGATACCGACGCCGCCGATTTTCTCGACGACCTTGACGGCGGTCCCGCTCCGAAGGCTCCGCCACCGACCGCGCCAGCAAAGACTGGGCCTGACGCTGCTTTTGAAGACCCGGAAGCGTGGCGGGAATCGTCTGGGTTAAAAGAGGACAGAGAGGTACCGGATATTACGTATCCGTGGATGAAGCATCACACATTCACGTTGGTGGCGACCATCCTGGAAGTTAACCGAATCGTGGACGAGTGTATCGAGAGAGGGTTCTGTGCTCTCGATCTAGAGTGCGAGGGTCTGGACAATCGGATCATTTACAATGATGACGGGAAGCCCGAGACCGTTCATAAGATTGTCGGTTATTGCATATCGTACGATGGGGAAGAAGGGTTCTACATCCCTGTTCGTCACCAACCGACCGACGGTGGCCCTAACCTCAATCTGAATCCTGTTGAGGTTGATAAGGCTATCAACCGGTTGTGTCACGCGGCGGTTCCGGAAGGCACTCCCGAAGATATCGAGAAGGACCCTTTATCTTACAAGTGTGAGCCTCCGAAAGTCGTCATCGGCTTTTGGAACGCCCAGTTTGACCAGGAATTTCTTTACCCGGTAACTGGAATCGACTGGTGGCACCCTGAGTCGTTTGAAGACGGAATGCTTGCCGCCTTTGTCGTGAACTCGTCAGACAAACGGATCAGTTTGAAGGTCAAATCCCGACAGATGCTGGCCGACCCTGATGGCAACCCCTACCAGCAAATTGAACTGAAAGAGTTGTTCTTCGGGAAGACACGGAACATCCAGTTCCACAAGTTAGCGCCGGACGAGCCGGGGGTGAAGAAGTACACAGGGGCGGATGGCATCTGCACCTACAAGCTATGTGTCCACCCGGATCTTGTGCCACTTTGCCACGAGAAGTACGAGTTCACATACCGGCTCGAAAAGCAAACAACGTGTGTGCTTCGCGCCATGGAACGTAACCGGGTCAGGATCACGCGGGAAGAGGTGCGGAAGACCCTGGCCGAAGAGGAAAGCAAGCGGGAGGAGTTATACAACAGGATTCAGAAGTTCGCTCAGCTTCAAGGCAGAAACGAAGTTGACCCCAACTCGCCAAAACAGCTTTCGGAGTTCCTGTTCAGTAGGAGCGGGATGGATATCACTCCCAAGCCGGACATAAACAAGGCCAGCGGTCAATACAAGACGGATGCCGAGACCCTCAAGAATCTGGCCAAGAAAGAACACGCTCCCCCGATCCTGAAAGACATCGTGGAGTTCCGAGAGGTTGAGAAGTTCATAGGGACCTACCTAACGGGTCTGGTCAACAACCCGGACGAAAACGACGAATTGAGATTCAGCTTCAAGCAGACAGGGGCTGCTAGTGGCCGTTTTTCTGCCCCGGCCGGGCAGCCGGACCACGGGTATTCCGGGATTCCTGTACACGGGATTCCAGGCGGCTCCGAGATCAGGCGTGTCTTCGAGGCCCGTGAAGGGTACACGATGGTCAAGGCGGACTACGCGGGCGAAGAGTTACGTATCGCGGCCAACGAGTCCGAGGAACCTGTGTGGATCGACGAGTTCTTACACGGGGACGGGGATCTCCACTCGATTACCGCGAGAGCCTTCTTCAACAAACCAGAGGTCACGAAGGAGGAACGCAAGGGCGGTAAGATCGCCAACTTCTCGTTGTTGTATGGCGGTGGCCCGCAAGCGATTATCCGGGCAACCGGTTGCTCCCTGGACGTGGCCAGGACGAGGAAAAAGGCTTTCGACAAGGCCGTCCCCACTTTTGCCGGTTGGATCAAGGGGCAACACAAACGTGTGAAAAAGGAAATGGGGGTCTGGACGGCTTTCGGTCGCTGGCTGCCCATTCCGGACGCTAACAGCGAAGAACGAGCCATCAGGGCCGCCTGTGAACGGCACTCCGTCAACTATGTCGTTCAGGGAACCGGCGCTGACATCATGAAGATTTCCATGATCTTGCTCCACAAGGCTTTCTATAAGAGGGGCTGGCTCAAGAACGGGGACGATTCTGTACGGATGCTCTTGACCGTGCATGACGAAGTTGTGTGCGAGATTCGTCACGATCGCGTCGCGGAAGCAATCCCTCTTATTGTGGATCTGATGGAGTCTCCCTGGACGATGCCACGGCAGCCGACCTGGAGAGTCCCTCTCATCGTCGAACCTCTCGTTGGATTCAACTGGGCTTCTGGTTATGAGGCCCGGCTTGTGACAGAGGCTCACCCGGCGAAAGACGGTGAAGTCGTTATGAACGGTTTCGCCTACAGCATGACCCGGAAGCCCCGCACGGGTAAGGATGACGAGATCGTCGAGACCCTGGATCGTAACGAAGTCCAGGATGGGAAGGTGTTCCGGGTAGTGGACCCGCCATGGCTCATGGGGACGAAACCCGGAGAGCAAGTAGTGTTAGAAGGTCCGGCCGTCGATAAACCGGTCCCTGACCCTGAGAAGATCGCCAAACCGAAGCCGGAACCTGACCCTGAACCAGAATCTGAGAAATCGGCCGAAGAGCCTAAATCTCAAGATGAGCCGATTCCGGACCCCGAACCCGAGCCTGAGGAACCCGAACAACCCGTGTCCGACGATACTCTTGTTTTGCGGATCAACCAGTTGAACGAGCGGACTGTGAATCAGCTAGTGTGTTTTGTCTTGGAGGAGGGCGACAAGGACGGCCCTCTTCTACATCTTACTGATATCGTTGGGACAACTCTAATACCGGCTTCGTTGAATCTAAGGGTCAATCGGGCTAACCTAATATCGAAACTACAGGACCACAACTTGCTCTGCTCGTCTGAGAATGAAGATGGATCGGACTGATCTCTATGGTGAGTGTAATGTTGAGAACGCGCCGGTAGACGTTTTCACGGCGGAGTGTTGTGTTTTCTGTATCAACCCCAAGTGTTCCCGCAGCACTTTCGGCAAATCTAAATTTGAAATTCGTACGAGCACATGGTATGAAAGGCTATTCACAGACACTCCCAGGATGGACCCTGGAGATTCTAACTACTCTAAAATCGCGGCTCAAAAATTCGTAAATATCAAACCGTCGCTTGGCGACATAAACCCAGACTGGGTAGATCCTTTAATATTAGACTTACCGCCCTCAGTAGAAACTTCACAAGCCCCGGTGTCAGAAACTTTCCCCGACGCCGTCTCTAAACTACGATCCCTAAAGACCAAAGACGAATCGCAAACCCCTGAGCCGGAAAAACCGAGCACCCCCGAACCAGTTCCTGTTCCCGAGCCAACTCCGGAACCCCCTAAAACCCCTAAACCTGAGCCGAAAGGCCAATTACCTAACAATTTAGCCCTTGAAAATACCCCGGTCGAGCAAGGTCAGATGATCAAACCACAGAAAGAAATACCGCAAGGCGACTCATGGGATGCCCCCATTTCTTCGGCGGATACGGAAAATGTTCGTGTGGTTAAACCGGGAACGAAAATTAAACTGGGCTGAGCGGTGTAACGTAAAGAAGGAGGCTACCAATGAGAGGCAAGACCATAATCAAAAAGGACGGCAAGGTCGTCACGGAGGTCATTGACCGGGAAGGTCAAGACTGTAAGGATGTACACAGGCTTACCGAAAACGTCGGCAAGACGGTAGGTGAGGAAATCACCGGTCCGGACTGCGACGAAGTTCACGAGACAACAACCGACTGAGTTCGAAACAAGGAAAGGGAGAACCACATGTCACGGCGTATCGAAACCCGCACGGAGATCACGGACAAGGATCTGGCGATCGACGCTCTCAAGGCGGCCGGTATTTCTCATCAGGTGCAAGGCAACATGATTCACCTGGGGTCCGGCACCTACAGCAACGCCACCCTGGATCTCAAAACCGGCACCATCTCCGGGGACAGCGACTACGGTCACACGTCCGCGAAGCTGGGGTTGCTTCGTCAACACTACAGCGAGGCCAAGGTCAAGGCCGAGTACCTCAAGAACGGTACTATCATCGACAGCCGCGAGGTCAACGAAGAAGGCGACATCGTTCTGATGTGGCACATGGGCTGATCCAGAGACAACATGTTCCCAGAACTAGAATTTCATCTCCGGGCAGTCACGAGGCTTATTTACTTCGTGACTGAAGAAGAAGACCGGTTCCTCGTACAGCTTCAAACGGCCATGCGAGATAAGGCGGCGCACGTCAAAGTGTACAACGCCGCCTTTGGCCTTGTGGGTCTGTCCGACCTCATTTCGGACTGGAGTTCCAAGGCTCACAAAGTCGAACGTGATACGATGCCAATTCACGACGCTCTGATCAATATCTATAAAGAGCCTACCCCCAAAGAGCGTAAATTCTACGTGATCACCGATCCGGAGAGGTGGTTGAAGGACGCCCATGTCCAGCGGCGGATTTTGAATATCCTGCATCAGGTCCATAACGATGTGGGGACGGTGAAGGTTTTGATCTGTGTGGGCAATGCCCCGATGATCCCGCCCAAGCTGGCCCGCTACACGGAGGTCGTTTACGATACCGGGCTTTCCAAAGAAGAGATCTACGAGGTGGTGGAGAAGACTTGCACGCCTCTCAAGATGGAGATCCCTGAAAACGTAGAGGACCTTTTTCGTGGTCTGACCTCTTTCGAGGCTCAGGCGTCTCTCATTCAGTCCTACAAGAAAACCCAAGGGCACGCCGACCCAAAGGTCTTGACCGAGTACCGCTTCAAGCAACTCAAAAAGACCGACCTTGTCCGGTACATCGACACGACCGACTACACATTTGAACAGGTAGGCGGTGCCGGACGGTTCAAGGAATGGGCCGCCCAGACGGCGGCGGTCTGGACTCCGGAAGGGCGGGAATTCGGCCTCGAACCACCCCGTGGCGTCCTTGCCGTGGGGGTCTGGGGCACGGGTAAATCCCTGTGCATAAAGGCTCTGGGCAACGCTTGGGGGCTTCCACTGGTCCAGTTCGACCTGGGGAGTCTACGGCAGTCCGGAGTCGGGGATTCGGAGAGCAACGTCTACCGCGCCCTCAGGATTATCGAGTCCGTGGCCCCGTGCGTGGTCTGGACCGACGAGGCGGAAAAGTCCTTTGCGGGCGGCCACTCCTCGTCCTTCACGGACGCCGGGACCACAAGCCGTATGATCGGGATCATCTCCACATGGTTACAGGAGACTCAGGCCCCGGTCTGTCTGGCGATGACGGCCAACTCACTCAAGACGCTTCCGGTCGAGATGACCAACCGGGCCGACGAACGCTGGTTCTTCGACCTTCCCTCGAAAGAGGATCGGATCGATGTCATCAAGATCCATCTGCGAAAGCGTGGCCAGGAGCCGTCCGAGTTCAACTTGGCCGAGTTAGCAGAAGCGGCGGAGCGGATGGTCCCCCGTGAGATCGAGCAGTGTATGAAGTCCTCTCTGGTGGAGAGCTTCAGCAACAAGAAAAAGAAGCTCGATCAGGCTATATTCTTGAAAGCGTTGGAGCGGAAACCCCGTATCGTCAACACCATGGCGGACGAGATCAAAGAGACTCTGGATTGGGTTGGCTTTGATCCGGAGGCCGACGACGGCGTTCGGGCACGTTTCGCTGCCGATCCAACCGGTCAGGATCGTAAACTTTCCGTAGGGTAGTTTCGTGGCACGCGCCCGTTATCTCAACGGCGTGGTGCCAGACAACTACTACTGCGGGGAGTGTTTGGCTAGAGACTGCAAACTCTGGCGTCCGTACCAGACCAACCATATTCAACTTTACTGCGCTGATTGTGCGGCGGCCGATCAGGGTAAGAACATCACCGCGATGGGTGATGACGGTAAGTTCGTTGACTCCGGGACTGACGGTAAAGACGCGAACGGCAACACCATAATCACCTTAGAGAAGACAGACACCATAGGGTGGTTGGTTCCAGCGGTCCCGACGGAAGACGGGACGGGATACTGGGGTTATACGGCTATACCAGAGAAGGGTGTAAAATGGTGGCGTCGCCTTCCGTCACATCGTAGTTTTGACCATCCTGTTCTAAACCTCTTTGCGTGTATCAAGGATGACGGTTTCTGATGTCAGATAAACTCGCCACAGTTGAAGCCAAGGTCAACACCTTGGCAAAGCCCGTCGCTGATTCTCTTCTGGCAGCCAGGACAGCGATTCGAGTGCGGCCGGATCTTCAAGAAGTGTTCAAGACGGCCAAAGCTGAGAACTGGCCTCCGGATAAGTTGGCCGACGCCTTGTATGTTCGGCTACCCGAGTATGTGTTGGACGCGGAGAACCTCTGGGAAACGTGCCTTTACCTCGCTGATGAGTTCTTCCAGTTTGGTAAAGAAGGCAAGACGCTCATCGTTTCACGTGAAACGGGACGAGCGCTTTTCACGGTTTCCGAGAAGGACATCTACGTCCCGGAACCGGTGAGGCGTGAGACCGGGAAGATGGCCGTCAAACCGCTGCCTCGTTTACGGCCCGACCTGGAAGGAATGATTGTTCAGTACGAGTTCAGTAGGGGCCGCGACCAACGTGTTTTGGAGACCTTGGCCAAGCGGGTGACGCAGACCGAGTTCCTGGCTCAGGAGGGGGATAACCGGCTCCTCAGGGCTACCAGAGGCGGCCGGAAACGTATCGTGGATCTCCTTCGAGAAGACCTTCCCAACCTCTTGCCCCCTCCGTCCGGGATAGCCAGGGAGTTCCTGGACCTACTCCATTTCTGCGAGCTTTCAGAGGTCCCCGTCGAGTGTGTAGAAGGTAGCGGGATCAAAGCCTGTGGTTGCGACAGCACGGAGGAACACCAAGAAGGCAAGTGCGATGCCTATCGCTTTGAGGCCCGCGCTAGTGTGATAACTCCAGTCGTGGACCCGCTTGCTTCCAATCTTCGTCACGATCCTTACACTCTCCTCAAACGTCAAATCGCCTCGAAGTGGGCCACGGAGATCGCCACACATCTGGCCAACACTCAGAACGATCTCTGGGACCATTTGCGTGACGATATCGTCGAAGCGTCAGTGTTAGATTCGCTGCCATCGGGGTTTTGGATAGCTGACCCCAACGTGGCCATGGCGTTTCGGGAGGCGGCGTCCGACAAAAAAGTCTTACCGGTACCGGGTGTTAGAACTATACTGCTCCATGATTGGTCGGCTCCGGTGGCGTACCTTTGTGTGGACCCGGACTCATACAAATGCGACTCGCGTGAGTTCTTGGAGCGTTGGGAAGTGGCCGCCGTATTCTCGTACACACTCTACGTCAAACCAGGAACGTTTTCGGTGTACCAACTGAAAGACGTTCCAGAGTCTGGTTTGTCGGTAGAGGTTGTATCGTGAATTACTATTCTGTTAAAGCCTTCTCGACCGTCTCGGTTCAATACGAAGAGCCTTCCGTTATCTTTATCGAACCGGGGATGAACGTCTTCAATGTGCTGACGGACGACATTGATGGGTTCGTAGAGGTCTTGAAGGCCGACGGTGTTCGAGTTGACGAGGTAAATAAACTCGACGGAGAAGATGCCCACGTAATAACGGAAGAAGACGGAGAGTCGTGGATAGCGTTGCCCCATCCCCCGAAGAATTCATTGCACGAGTAGTGGGCCGGGACTAAGATCCGTTCCCATAGTCTATTATTGTTTGTAGGTGGGAAACAGGATCTCATAGTGACTTCAAAAATAGCGGACGAAGTTCGACAGGCGATTTTATCCAGACTCCCGGACGAGCCTTCCGACACCAAGCTCGCCAAATCGTTTGGCGTTAGTAGAAAAACAATCTGGCGGCTGAGAAAGACGTTTAGAAAAGACGCTATCAACCCGCCGCCTTTGACCGATGTACCGCCAGTAAAGATACCCGCCACCCCGGTACCTGAGTTCCCTCCTCCAAAGGAGTTGCCGTTGTCTGAACTTCCGCTGCCCCGGAACGCACTGATGCCCGAAGAGGTCTCTCCGTCCGATCCTATTTACCAAAAACCGAAGAGATCGTCGCGTATAACATTAGCGCCCAGAGCCAGGGTTTCGATGGGCACCTATTTCGCCGTCGAACGTCTGAGAGGTGAAAACTACAAAGACGTGGCGTACGTCGTAACTGAGGCGGCTGATGCGTTGAAGATCCTGTTCCGTAAAATACAGGTGTTAGATACCCCGGCGATCGGTGTGACGAATTTCGTACGGTTCCGAGCCGATATAGAGGACGTGTTCCCCATTATTAAACGGTTGGGACGCTCGTACGTTGTCCCAGATGTTGAGGGTTTCAGGGTTAACATCAATGGCGGCAAGAAAGGCCGTTACCCCACAGCCGCCATGTGCTCTCCCGCTCGAATGGGGATGGGCCACACCTTCTCCGGGACCCAGTTAAAGCGGTGGATCTACCAGTATAAGACCCACGATGAACTTCCACCTATGAAAAAGGCCCAATAGGAGGCCGGGTGTGAAAGTTGCCGCTGTTCAATTCCGACCACGGTTCGGAGAGCGTAGAGGTAATATCGGGGCCTTGATCCCGCTGGTTCATCAGGCCGCCGAGAACGGGGCACAACTCATTGTGTTGCCGGAACTCGCTACGACCGGGTATTCCATGATGAGTTTCGCAGAGGCGGAGCCGCTGTCAGAGACCATCACGGATTTTGACCCGACCAACGTAGTTGACCCGCTTTCCAGTATGGACGTGTTCTACTCCATAGCGGACAAACGCGGGGTATATATCGTTTGGGGCCTAGTCGAGAAAGACTGTGGGACCGCCAAGCTTCATAACACTCAGGTCCTCATGTGCCCTGACGGTAGGTTTGAGTCTGTCCGTAAGATAAACGGGTTCGGAAACGACTTTCTGTGGAGCACGCCGGGAAGAGCCAATCCACCCATCGTCAAGATCAGAGAACCAGGGGAAACCGAACTCTTCAAAGAGCACAAGGTCGGCCTGTTGTTGTGTCGGGACGTACGGGACAAGAAGGACAACGAGTGGAAGTCCTTCTACGAGAGGGGTGATGCCGACATCGTAGCCTTGTCCACGAATTGGGGTAAGGGTTCGTTTCCGGCCACGGCCTGGATGGAGTTCGCGGAAGAGAATAACACCGTGCTCGTTGTGTCCAACAGGTACGGTGTGGAGGCCAACAACGATTTCGGGGACGGCGGGGTTTGTATCATTTATCCGGACGGCCGAGTGCAGTGCGAGGGCCTCGTCTGGGGCCAAGATTGTATCGTCTATGGAGTAGTGTCATGAAACACAACGTCGTCAAACGTTATGTTGAGGGGTTTCATAGAGAAGCGCGGGTTGAAGAATGGCGGGGACCTCCTCCCGATCGCTATTGGGGGCCGGGGTATCTGGAATCCTTACACATCCCATCGACTTTTATCGACACCCACCTGCTACCGTACAACAGTTGGGGCTATTTGATTTGGTTGTCCGCCGATCGACAGATCAGGAACAAGTGGGACAGAATCGCCAAGGCGAAACGGGGACAGTTTGGGGACCGGTTTACCTTGCGTGATGTGACGTTTGGGGATTTCGACGATAACGTACGTGAAGGAGAGTGGAAGAAGGCAATCAACGAGTTCAAAACCGATCTGAACGACAGAGACACCGCCGTCATGCAAAAGAGAATCGGAACGGGTCGGGTAGGGCTTGATGAAAAAGTCGTCGAACAGCTAAGTTTTGTAGGTTCCAGTTCTTTTATAAAAATGGCGGAGAGAGCCAACGATGTGGGACCGCTCGTAAGTTTGGTCGAGAAGCTATACAAGGCTGCTAAAGCTCTTTTGCAGTCTTTGGGTTTGTGGTTGACACCCTAGTTTCCGGTGTAATATATTAGGGTCATGGCCGATAAGGACCCTAAGAAGAAGTGTGATTTTTGTGACCGTCCCCGAAACGAGGTCAACCATCTCGTGGGCGCTACGGACGGCCCGCACATCTGCGAGGGTTGCATCGAGGAGGCGTCCAGGGCTATCGCGGAAGTCGAGCGAAAGGCCGAGTCCACTTCCAACGTACCGCTGAAAAAGCCTCGTGAAATCATGGCTTTACTGGACGAGATTGTCATCGGACAGGAGGCCGCCAAGCGGGATATGGCCATAGCCATCTACAAGCATTTCCGCCGTCGGGAAGTGAGTAAGAATGGCGGGGTAGTGTTAGAAGGTGAAAGGGTCGAGATCGAGAAATCTAACATATTACTCCCCGGCCCGTCCGGATCTGGTAAGACCCTGATCGCCAGAGCGATCGCAAGAGCGTTAGATGTCCCCTTCTACGTGGCCGATTGTAACAGACTGACCCAAGCTGGGTACGTCGGAGACGACCCCGAATCCATCCTTCAAGGCTTGTTTGCGGACGCCCAACAGAACATCGAGCGGTGCGAGTGGGGTATCATCTTTCTGGACGAGTTCGACAAGCTCGCCCGCAAATCGGGCCGTAGTCCCTCCGGGTATCGAGACGTAACCGGTGAGGGTGTGCAACAGGCGTTGCTCAAGCTCGTGGAAGGCCATCAGGTTCCGGTCCCACGGGGGCACGGGACGAGAGCGGTTTCCGGGGTTTCCCCTGTCGATGTCATCGACACGACCAACATCCTTTTCATAGCGGCCGGGTCGTTCGCCGGAATCGAGGAGCTTGTTGATAATCGTCTCAACGCTTCGACGGGCATCGGGTTCGGAAGGGAACACGCCCAAGAACGGGACAAGACCGATATCTACAAGAACATCACAGTTGAGGATGTCCTGGAGTTCGGTCTGATACCGGAGACCGTCGGCCGGTTCCCGATTCTAACATCGACCTACGAACTGACAGAAGACGAGTTGATTCGCATTCTCATTGAGCCGAAGAACGCCATCTGCAAGCAATTCAGGGCCATGTTCTCCCTTGACGGCATCGACCTTCAATTCGAAGAAGAAGCGCTTAGGGATATCGCCAAATTGGCCCAGAAGCGTGAGACCGGAGCCAGGGCGCTCAGGACCATCATGGAGGACGTGCTCAAACCTTACTCTTTCGACGCTCCGGACAGCCCTGACGTTTCCGCTATCCGAATCACCGCAGAGGCGGTGGCCAATCCTGGATCTGCCCTGATAGTCAGAAAAGCGGCTGCGGAAAACGCTTAGAGTATTTGTGTTTTCTGTAAGGCATGGACGCGAATGCCTCTGATCGGGTCGTAGCTCGCTACAAATCCGCCCTGGAAGAAGCTAACCCGCTGGATTCCATGCGGAAGCAGAAAGCGGTCCGGTACCTCTACAAGCTGATCGGCAACACGCCGGACGGTATTTTCCGAGACACGTACTGGAAGCCCGTTCACGAGATCTTCAAGATTTTCAGGAATCACGATATCCCGTATGAAATAAAGCGGGCTGACTACGAGTGGTCGCGGACGATACCCCGGCCAAAGATGCCTAGCTCAAAGGTGTGGCGAATCGAGATCCCCTACGTCAACGAGAGGGGCAGGGAACAAATCATCCACGGTACCATCACGGCGGCGGGAGCGGGGACTCTTGAGGACCCCCTCGAAAAGTACGACGTGACCGTGGTGTTAGGGTGAGGCTTATGATTGACGCGCAACAGATTTTGACTCGATTCCAAAGCAGGACCGGTCGTTATGGCAGTTGGGACGGCAAGTTCCTAGGCCGCGATTGCCGCCTTCGGTGGAACCGTAACGTATGGCGTTTGGAAGAGATGCCCCAGAAGGGTAAAAAGAAGCTTCGGGTATCTACCGCGAGCACCTTCATGGACAGGGGTTGGCACGGCTTCTCCTCTTTCATCCCGGAGAACGTCCTGGACGATGCCAAGCTAAGCCGGTCCGACAACTACGACCGGGTGAAGGACAAGCTCACTGAGGCCCTGAGGACTGCCGCCGACATAGCCTACGAGAAGCAGGAGCCGGATAAAAAAGAGCACTTCGAGTGGATCAAGAAAGAGCCGAGATGGGACGAGTTCACCGAGCACTTTCTCAAGATCGAGCCTGAGGACACGGACCCGATCGAAGCCAAGGGCAAGGATTTCACTCTTCACGCAAGGTGGACCAGCTTCAAGGTCTACGACCCCAAGTCTGATTTCCAGCAAGCCGACCCGCACTACACGATGTACGAGTCCACGGCCCCGGCGTCGGCCCGTAAGCTGTACAAGATTCTCAAGGCCGACCCTACTGCCTTGAAGAACGTATCTTGGGGGAACCTCACTGACTGGTTCCGGAAGAACAAGATCAACTGGGAAACCCATTTCTCGCAGTGGCGGTGACAGATGCCTAATGCCAGGGAAAACGTAGTCTCCAAGTTCGAGAAGGGTAAGCCCGCTGACCCGACTCAGAACATGAGCGCCGAACAGGCCGCCAAGTGGCGGGAGATGAACGAGGAGCACGGGGATAAATTCAAGAGCGCTCGCTACGTCAAAGGCGACCCCCGTTGGATACACGCCAGATACCCAGGTAAGGCAGACGACGGGACACCGTTTAAACGCGGCGATCTCGTGTTGTACTGGCCGCGAACCAAGACTTTCATGGTAGGCAAGAAGGCCGAAGACGCTTGGCGTAAGTTCGAGATGGAAGTCGATGACGAAGAAGTCTACTCCAGAAGTTGGGAGCGCTACGCGAAGGAGTCCGGCATGACCGACACGTCGAGCGAAGAGGTCGTTTCTCGCTTCGAAGAAGGGAAACCCGCTGACCCTACGAAGAATATGAGTCCTGAGGACGCCAAAAAGTGGCGTGAGGAGCACCAGAAGAACAAAGATAAATTCAAGAAGGACGCCGCTGCCCCGCAGTTCAAGTCCGTTGAGACAAAGGACTGCAAGCTAATCGATCGCATGGTGTCCCAGCGAACGAAGGTGGACTGGGTAACTGACTCCAGAGACGAAGAGTATCAGAGGCGTTCGGAAGAGGAGGGCTTCCACGAGCACATCCTCCCGCAGTACCAAAGAGAACTCGAAGAGATCAACGATATCATCAACGAGGCGGCTAAGCGTCTTGTGAGGCGTTTGGTGGGTTTCGAACGCGCCAGTCTGCCCGAGTTCGAGGATCTTGGGTTCAACGTGAAGCTGGGGAAGCCGACGCCGGTCTATGGCTCAGGCCGTAGCGACTGGGCAGATTACGATTTCAGACAGGAGGTCTCCATCACGGACAAGGTATACGGCGGTACCGATACCTTGAAGCTGACCTGGAGTTTTCGGGATTTCGTCCGCATGTCAGACGGCGGACGGTGGACACACTTCGACTCTAACAAGAGCGGCGGCCGGGCCACCTTCCCCGAGATGGCGTTGACCGTTAGTAACCGTCTGCATGACTGGGACCGTTTCGTAGCTCGTCGTGAGGAGAGTATGAGAGAAAAAGGTTTGAAGGCCGCCGCTGAAACGGCGGATGAGGGGATGATCGGCCGGTTTGAAGAGGGTAAGCCAGCCGACCCAACGAAGAACATGAGTCCCGAAGACGCCAAGAAATGGCGTGAAGAAAACGAGAAGAACAAGGACAAGTTCAAATCAGCCGGGTCGGTCGTCGGTCGCTTCTTGGAGAAGGTCGGCGGCTTCAGCTACGCGACTGACCGGATGAGTGTTCTGTTTGTTGAGGGCCGCAAGCCCGTTCCTTTCAACATCGACACCATCAGGGTCATCAATCGTACAACGATTCCCGTGGTTGCCGACGACGGTAACGTCCACGATGTGAATCTCAAGGTCTTGAACAACGTGTACTCCGGACCGCTGACCTATCAACAGGAGAAGATGGGTTGGAAGCGCGAGACCCGTGTTGACGTGCAGTTCCCGCTCGATGAAGGCGGCGATGTTGACACTTCCGAGAGAGCGACCCTTGCAGCCCTGGCCAAGGTGGGTAAGAAGTTCGGCTTCAAGGTCGAGCCGACCCGGAGGGGTTATAAACCCAAGACCCGGAAATAAGGCTCGCAATAGTTAGAAAACCGGTGTAATATTAGGCATGGTTAGAAGTGGCCGTGCCGACGGAATTCCTTACAGTCTGTCCCGGTGGACGGACGTTGTTGCCAGCAAATGGGACTGGTTCCGGGCCTGTCTGAAAGCGGGTCAAATGGTGGCTTTTGACCCCAAGTCGATCGCCCCGCAAGCGTGGTCTCTGGCTCCTGAGGACACGCTGGGCCTCGTCTTCTGGACGAAAAATCCCCGGATGCTTGTTAGAACCAAGCATATTTTCGAGGAGTATGATGTGAGCGTCCACATGACGGCCACGGGGTGGGAAGAAGCGGAAGAAGGCGCTCCCGGTCTTCGGGAATCGGCCCTCCTTTTGGCGGACGCGGCCAAGGCGTTCAAAAAGGTCTACTGGCGATTCAGCCCGGTCCCTCTCTTGCCGAACGAGGAGTTGCTACGTCGCTTCTCTGAGATTCTGATGTATGCCGCCCTGAGCGGCGGTCTGGATCGCGTGTACGTGTCCTTTCTCCAGGAAAACGATCGGATGCCGGAAACCAGGACCGGCCCGGAGAAATCCGATATACTGAACATGCTGGCAGATAAGGCTGCGGAGCGGGACGTGCGGGTGATTCTGTGTTCCGACGACCAGAGCCTCGTGAAGCCGGGCGTTCCGTTCGAGACGGGTCATTGTGTACCGGAGTCGGATTTCCCAGGCGCACCGGTCTCCCTGGAAGACTGCGGGTGCGTTCTAATGGCTGACCCCTTCACGATTAATGAAGCGTGTCTTTATAAATGCGCCTACTGTTACACAGCGGACAGTAGCCTGTCTGCCGAACGGCGGGACACGACATGATGAATTTACCAAGCGAGTTAGAAGAGGACTCTGAGGACCTTACCGACGCCGAAGTTGAAACAGCGGTTGCGGTACCGTCTGTGGATGCCATGCTAGAGCGTCTACGGCAACTCCGCTGCCAGGAGTGCGATGGGGAAGTCGAGGTCAACGCCCATGCCTTGCGAAGACGAACGCCTTTTTTCTACGCACGCATGGGCTTTCGGTGTACCAATGGGCACGATGGTAATATCGTGTTCCGGGCAGACTGGTTATCCTCTTAACAATCAGTTAGGTAAGAGGTAACGATGCCCTGTGTCACTTGTCAGAACGAACCGTGTGCATGTCCGGCCACCGAAGAGGAGTGCCCTCCGACTCCGACTACCAAATGTGATCTCTACGTCCCCGGCACACCTAATGTTTGGGTGGAGAGAGGGGACAGCCCGAACGATGTGAATGCTCCGGGCGTGTGTATGCTCGACACGATGGAGGAGTGTCAGGTCGTATACATCCTGCAACGGGATGACAAGGCCCGTGCGGACCTGTTAAGAGTGACCTCGGACGAACGTCTACGGGAACTGGCCGCGACGACACCCAAATTACCCGTTGTCGAACAGGCCGACGCAGAACAAGCCTTGTATAACGAACCGAATAATCCCGGCTCGTTACCCTTCTATGCCATCTTTCGAGGACGGCCGCCTTTCGCACAATGAACCGACGTGAACGCAGGGCACAGAAGAAGACAACTTCTGGGCCGAAGAATCTGCCGAAAGAGCTTACTCAGGCTCTTTCGTCGTTGGAATCCTTACAGGAACTCACAGGCTTGGTTGAGCGCCTCAAGCCGTATACCGACAACGTAGAACAGTTGGGCGCGGCGTTGGATTCCGCCAACGAAGCCCTTGAAAAAGCTCAGTCAGAGAATGCGGAGCTAAAGGCCAGCTTTGATATACAAAGACAGGTGTATCTCCGCATGTTCGCCACGGGCATGGATATTCCTCTAGAGGATGTTCTTACGATGGAAGCCCAAATACGGGAGAAGTTAGATGCCGACACGACTACTAGGGCGGGGGAAGACAGCCCAGAAAACGAAGCCCAAGAAACGAGTTCAAGCCCCGACACGTCGGGAGGATTGGAAACAGCTTCTACAGAAGGCCATCAAGCGGGCCGAATCGACCCAGGACCGTAGACTTGAGGGACTCAGGAGAGCATTGATCAAGGACCAAGCAGAGCGTCATCTTAGGAGCCTGGGAATCATTCACGAGGTAGATATCAACCGAGAATTTTCCGGCAGAGCCTGACCCGTAAAGTGGGCAAATTACAGGCTATTACGCCGGTAGTGTTAAATCGCTTGTTTCTATTGCGGATGGGTGTAAGGAGGGTTAGATTCAGAAGTCTGTTAAGAGGTGTATGTATATCGTATCAAGGCGTCGTACGCCTAGTATCAAATCAAATAGGAGAGATGATAAATGGGAACAAATGTCATATTCGACAAGGTTCAACGGGACTTGGATAAAGCGGTCTCGGCGGCCAAAAACAGATTGGGTGTGACCGAGAAAGCTCTGGCCAAGGCGACATCGGAACACGAGGCCGCTCTCAAGGAGTACGAAGACACCAAGGAGCAATCTGACAGGTTCCGCGATTTCTTCAAGGCCCCTAAGAAGAACGGCAAGGCAGCGGCCCCAGCCACCAAGAAGAAGGCGGCCCCGAAGAAGAAGGCAGCCAAGAAGAAGGCAGCCCCGGCGAAGAAGAAGGCAGCCCCTAAGAAGAAGGCAGCACCGGCCAAGGGGAAGGGTGGCAAGAACAAGCGCAAGGGTACTTTGGTCGAGACCATGATCAAGCTCATGGGCGCGAAGACCATGGGCGCTAAGGACGTTGCCGAAGCCCTGACGGAGAAGGGGATCGACCCGCCCAGCAACAACCTCCCGGCCTACATCAGTTCGGTGTTCAGCGGTGCCCGTGGCTCCAAGGACGCTCCGAATGAGATCGACAAGAAGGGTAAGATCGTTCGCGACAAGGACGGTAAGCCCATGAAGGCCAAGGTCTTCGATACGGTCGATCGGGGTCGCTTCAAGGTGGCCGACTGGGTCCGGAAGCGGAACGGCAAGATAACGGCAACCCGAAAGACCTCGTCCCCAAAAGGCGGTGAGGAGACGGCTCCTAGCAGCCCGGAGGCGGCTCCAACGACCAGCGCCTCACCCCCGGAGAAACCGGCCGAACCGGAACAACCCGCCGTAGAAGAAGCGGCGGCGACTCCACCGGCCAGTGAAACCGGAGACGGTGAGAACGAGGCGGACAAGCTACTCTCCGAGTTGGGTGTGTCGAAGGAGGGCCTTGGCCTGACGGAACAGCCGGACCCGACGCCTTAGACGGTGTAGTGTATTAGTCAATGACGATCCGGACTGGTGACTTACTTCGATGGCAATCCAAGGTGTGGCTGGTTCGCAAGATAGATCCAGCCACACAAACTGCTTTCGTCGAGTCCCAGGACCACGAACAACAGATACTAGGCACAGAGTCGGATTGCCCGATCGTCTGCAATCCGACTCTGGACTGGCCAGCGGTTACGCTCCCTTCTCGAAAAGGCACCCTGGACGCTCTGTTGATGCCGACTCCAAGCGGCCCGGTGCCTTTGAGATGGCTCCTAGACTGGGTCAAGATAGACGAGTTTCAGATGGGAGGCTCGTTGTATCTTAACCCAGTCTTCAGTTTAAGATACGGAGACCGGCTCGTTTTACGTCTTTCTCGTCCGGGGCGGACCCGGCTTGTAGAATTTCCGATCGACATTCCCCGTGACTTCCAACCGCTGAATGATAAACAAAAGGTAATAAAGGCGAGAGAAGACGCCAAGGCGGCCAAAGCTGCTACCAAGCCCAACCTCTACGACCACCTGATGGGTGATGAATAGCCTTAATGAAATTCCCCCTCGTAATCGAACAGGCTTTGACAGAGATCAAGGCTTTTCAAACCCAGGCCGGGTTTGAGTACGAGCGTAAATTACGGCAAGACGAGGTTCTATTTTCCTGTAGAAAGGGCTGCCACTACTGTTGTCACTACCCTTTTCTGATCACGGTGGCGGAAGGTATTCTGTTGCACCGCGACTTGGCTTCTCGCGGACACTGGACCCCTTCTCTACAGAAGGCGCTCGAAGAGCATAGAGAAAAGACGCTGGGCCTTTCTATTGAGGTCTGGCTTCTCACCAACATCCCGTGTCCGTTATTGGAGGACGGGATGTGTGCGGCGTACAGCATCCGCCCCTTGCATTGCCGTGCCACCTTCTCTGTGGGTGATCCCGAGATGTGTCATCCACATTCACTGGGGAACTCGACGATGTTGATACCCAGTTCAGAGGTCGTCGTGGAGTATTGCGAGACTCTTCTGGCACGGTTGCGTCGAATCGAGATGTTGGAAGCTTTGATGCCTTTGTCAGAAGCCGTGTTGTTAGGAGCGTCCCTGGAAATGGGAAGCCTGGAGATCAATGATCTGAGGTTTCAGTACACAAAGGACTTCTATGCCTAAGACGTGTTGCGTGTGCCAAAAAGAGTTCGAGAGCGGCGGTAAGACGTTCGTCCTCACCGACGAGGAGAAGAAAGCCATCGGAGAGAGCGCTTCTGACGAGGTGGACTACTGCGGCCCGTGTATAAAGGTCATGGAAGACCAGGAGGCGGGGGCGCAACTGCTCAAAGGTCTTTATGAAATGGGTCTACGGGAAACCGGTGTACCTGGGACCATGACTCGTACGATGTCTGACCGTTTCTACCAACGTCTCATCAAGAGAGGGAAACCCCACTGATGAATATCGAGGTCGAAAAGTATCTGGAACAGTTCCGCAAGACCATGGGCGAGGCAGCCTGGAAAGATGAGGTCAAAAGGCTGGCCGTCCAGGCGATCAAAACCGGCCCACGCCACAAGGAGTTCTGGAAAGAACTGACCAAGGGGGAAAACTACGCTTGGCTCGACTGGGAGGCGTTGGAGAAAGAGGCCGAGAGCCTCCCCGAACCCGAGAAAAAGGACCCTGAGGCGGTCATGGCCGATCTGCTCAAGGGCCAGATGCCGGACATCAAGTCGCAGGGGCAGTACGACGCCGTTGTCGGCGCTATGGACGCCCTCAAGCTCGTTTTGAACGCCATTCTGGCCCAGGACACGTCGGCGGAGAAGGAGGCTCAGAAAGCCCTGGAGATGGCTCTGACAGCCACGAGACAGGCCACAGAGCTTACGGACAAGCTGGAAGACGTTCCAGAGGCGGCGACGAGCGAAGCGGCGGAAGCGTTCAAGAAACCACCAGCCGAGTTCCAGGAGTACGAAATCCAGCGACGACTACTGGCCGACCTCAATAGAATAGAAAACATGGAAAACCTGAATGAGTGGTATGCTGAGACGAAAGAACTGCGGGACAAGATCGTCACACAAAAATTGCGCAACGCGCTGTTAGACGGCATCCGGGCAAAGAAGCACTCGCTGTTATCATGAAAATCCTGGTTTTCGGTTCTCGGAACTGGGTTCGAGATGATATAATTCGAAGGGTATTGTCCAAGCTGGCGAAGCTGGACCACATAACTCTGGTTCACGGAGGTGCTCGCGGAGCGGATCGGGCCGCTGGACGCATCGGCAAAGAACTCGGCTTCGAGGTGAGAGAATACCCGGCCGACTGGGACAGACATGGCAGAGCGGCCGGGCCAATACGAAACGCCGAAATGCTAGAAAAAGAGAACCCGGACCTAGATGGTGTAATAATTGATAAGGCTTACGGTTTCGCTACAGGGGCCAAGAGCCGTGGAAGCAAGGACATGGCCGGTAGGCTGTGGGACGCGGGTGTTAGATACGAGATTTTGTTCCCATGAGTATTTCGCTCGACAAGTTGAAAGAGGTCAGGACCATCATATCGCATGGTTGGTGTGCTGACGGTGTTGCCGCTGCCGTTTTCTGTAAGAGCGTTTTACCGGAAGCGGAAGTCAGGTTCATCCAGTACAGCACCTTGGAGCACCGGATGTTAGAAGCGACTCCGGGTATGCTTTTCTGCGACTTCTCTCCGCATCCAGATCGTCTCAAGGAGTTCGTGGACGCCGGGGCGATCGTCCTGGACCACCACATGACGAGCCGGGAGGTCGTCGAAGCGTTCGGTGAGAACGGCATCTTCGGGGATGAGAACAAGGACCCTGGTGTTTGCGGGGCGGTCCTGGCCCATGACCACGTGTGGAGCGCTATCGGCAATCACAGCGATGAGGAGCGTGCGTTTGCCAAGAAGGTAGCTACCCTGTCGGGTATTCGAGATACATGGCAGAGAGACAGCGAACAATGGCGTATGGCGTGCGTTCTGGCGGAGTCGTTCCGATTCTACCCGGAGAAATCCTGGTTGGAGGTGGCGGCCAAGGATCGGATCTTCTCTGCGGAGTTCAAGAGATGGTGGGAAGAGCGCTGGGAGGTTGGCCAGATCCTGAGGCAGCGCACAGAGGGGTATGTTGACTACGCCGTTAACAAGGCTCTCCGCTTCACGACTCCTCGCGGGACCAGAGTCGCCGTGATCAGCGGGACCAAGTTGACCAGCGACACGGCCGACGCCATCCACGAAGACGCTGACCTGTTGGTCGGGTTCAAGTATGGCGGCATCGAGGAGGACGGGAGGGCCAACCTTACGTTCTCAACACGGTCGCATACGAATTTCAACTGTGCGGAATTTTGCAATAAGTTCGGCGGCGGGGGCCACACCAAAGCCGCTGGATTCAGCATAACATTTGACCCGGACTCGGAGCGCGTGGACCCGTATACGGAGCTTCGGCGGTTCCTCAAGGAGTATGAGGGGGATTAATCCATATTTACTGTCGCTCTTGTAAATATGGGTGAACCTCTCACACACCGGGTCGCGACGCGCTACCTGACCGCTTACTTCAAGCCGGGGGAATATATCCTCTTCGGCAAATTCAAGAACAAGCGGGGTAAGATCGTTCGTATGTTCCTGGACGAGAAAGGGAACCCAAAGATCGAGCTTCAGCCGATTCCCAAGGGGCGTAAGAAGAATCGGACCATGGGCCTCTATACGATTCGTAAGATGTCGCCCGACAAGGTGCCAGAAGCGATGGCGATGGAAGAGGCGGCCCTCAAGAAAAAGAAAGGCGTCGTCGAGAGGTACCTGACCGGTAAGTACAAACAGAAGAAAGAAGTCAAGTCTGAGAATGGCGGCAAGACCACGGTCTACGTCTACTCGGAGCGTCAGATAGCTGACCGGAACCGCAAGAAGGCGGAACGGTTACAAAAGCTAGGCCGGGCTATCAGACGGATTAGGGCCAAGGTCAAGAAGGACATGAAGTCGAGCAACCCGGAAACGGCTCGCACTGCTCTCGCTGTGGCGCTCATGGACCACACATACGAGAGAATCGGGAATGACCAGTCAGCCAAAGACGGGCACTACGGGGTCACGGGTTGGAAACGGAGTCAGGTAAGCTTCAAGCCGGACGGGGCGTTCATCAAGTACGTGGGAAAGTCCGGGGTCAAACAGGAGAAGAAGGTCGCGGATAAGGCGATCCAGAAAGCTCTTCGGCAAGCCTATGACGACATGGACGGGGGCGATTCTAACATCCTGGCTTGGGATGGCGGCAAAGTAACAGCCGACAAGGTCAACGCCTACCTGAAACCGTTTGAGGTAACGTCCAAGGATATCCGTGGCTACCACGCGAATGACGAGATGCGTAAGCGCCTCAAAGCGGCCCGGAAAGGAGCGTTGCCCAGCGACCCCAAGAAACGGAAGGCCAAGCTCAAAGAAGAGTTCAAGAAGGCGTTAGAAGAGACGGCCGAAGCCGTGGGCCACGAGGCGTCCACTCTCAAGAGTCAATATCTCGTGCCGGGTCTTGCCGAGAACTATTTGAAAGACGGCTCCATTATCGACAAGTTGGGCGCTTTTGGACTTGCCATCAGGCTCGCTTCTGCGCCAAAGACCATGGACGACGTGGGGCCGGGCGACCACTACACAGTCATTTGTCCTAGCTGCGGGACGGTCGTCAGCCAATGCCGTTGCAGCGGCCCCAACAAAATTATCATCCACGAGTTGTGTGAAGACTGCGGTGGGGCACCCGAAGAGTTTTGAGCCTTTTACGCGGCAATGGAGCCGCGCTGAAAGGCAGGTAACATGGAACGTGAATTGAGAATCGGACAGCATCTGGTGTTTGTAGATGCGAACAGGCAGGAGCGAGATGCCCTGCTTATTTGCATACACGGTGATCCGAAAGGCCGTTTGGTGGTGTCACGTCGGAAGCCGAACCCGAACCCAACGGGGACGGACGACACGTACATCTTTGAGACGGACGAAGAAGGTCATATCCTTTCCGACTACAAAGAAGCCGGGAAGCATTGGCCGTGTGTGAATCTGGTCGTCGTTGATAAGAACGAAGGCGCGGAGGATCAATACGGACGCCAGACAGTGAAGGAGAACATCACCTCGGTTGTACATTGGACAGACAGTAGTGCCCAAGGGTTTTGCTGGAAGTTCGCTGACGAAGAGATGTCAGGTGAAGTAGCTCCGATAATCAAGTAGCATTCTGACTGGGTAGGCACCGAGTAGGGGCCGAGAGTTTCCAGGTTCCATGGTCGCGTAAGAGGCTCAAAATTGCTATTCCTTTGTGCGAGTCGAGCCGCACTCCGTACACACGATATCAGACGAACTGTATAGGGTCCCACAATCAGCGCATGTCAGGGGGAAGATGTCCGGCAGATAAGACACGGCCGGAACGTCAACTTTCAGGTTTTCCGGCTGCCCTACGACCACGAGTTCGTTGACCTCTCCTCGTCCGTCCGCCTTGGAGTTGACGCTGCGTCTGGCTCCCACGACGTGGAAGTCAAAACCCGCGTAGAGTTCGCGGACACGTGGGGTGTCGGAGTTAGACTGGATGACGATCACACCCTGGTCGAATAACTCCCGGAACAACGAAGCCAGCGCCTCTTGCTCGGTTGGCCCGAACTGACCGGCATACGAGGTGAAGTTGGCCGTTTCTGACACCGGCACGTAAGGAGGGTCGAAGTACACGAGGTCCCCGGCTTGAGCGTCTTTTACGGCGTCCGTGAAATCTCCGGTCCGTAACGTGGCGAAGCGCTGTAGGGCCTCGGAGCACGCCGTTATATTAGCCCGGTTGTATAGCTGGGGGTTGTCGTACCGGCCGAAAGGAGCGTTGAAGTCACCCGTTTGGTTGACTCTATACAGGCCGTTGAAGCACGTCTTGTTCAGGTAGATGGTTCGAACGGCCCGGCTGACAGGGTTCGAGGGTGTCGATGTCCGGACAGCCTCGAAAAAGGGCTTGGTGTTCCAACCCGGTTGCGACCGAATGGTGTCGAGTCCCTGTAGGAGTTCCGGCAGACGGTCTCTGACCACCTCGAAGCAATTGATCAACTCAGGGTTACGGTCATTCAGGACTGCCTCCCGAAAGCGCCGTCTGTCCGCGAAATGGAAGAACACAGCCCCGCCTCCAAGGAAAGGCTCGTAGTATGTGAGACTCTTCTTGGCGATCACACGGGAAAGGCTGTGGAGTAGCTGTCTCTTACCCCCAACCCATTTCAAAAAGGGTGAAGTTCGGTCAGACATCCTGTTCGAGGCTTTCGATCAGGTCCAACACATTCGAGGTTTCCGGTTTGAGCATGGCGGCGATGGGTGCGTAACTCTTACGGTGAATGGGAGTTACACCGTGCTGGGATAACGCCGTCTTGTGCTGAGCGGTTCCGTAGCCGACGTGTTTCTTGAAGCCGTAGCCGGGGTACTTCTCGTCCATCTCGTACATGAGGCGGTCCCGGTAGACCTTGGCCAGGATGGAGGCCATGGAGACCGCTGGCACGAGGAGGTCGGCTTTTGGTAGGGCTGTGGCCCCGAAGACGCTCCTGTTACCGTCTACGATGACGAGGGGCACCTCCTCGTGCCCGTTGCCCTTGTGGGCGTCCAGGGCCTCCTGGATGGCCCTCACGTGGGCCGCCTCCCAGACTCTCCCAAGGCCCTGTGCGTCTATCTCCTCCGGTTCGATACGGACAATGGCGTGTGTGACCGTCTTGACCAGGACTGGATACAGGCTCTCCCGCTGGGCGATGGTGAGCTTCTTGGAGTCCGTGGGAGATACGACCATGCCGTCTTTGTGGGATGCCAGTATCTCCCGGTTTGACGATACGGCGGCACAGACCACGAGCGGTCCGGCCCACGCTCCGTACCCTACCTCGTCGGAGCCGCAGACGTACTCGTGTCTGTCAATTTCGCGGGCCAAGCTATCGGGGATCGATGGCACGCCCGATAGCTACACCATCAGGCAGCTTTGTCCTTCGGCGGAAGGCCCATCTCCAACCTGATCTTTTTGACAGCCCCGTCGTACCACTTTTCCATGTCTTTTCGGAACGGCCACGTCCATACGTACTTCGGGCCAGTGAAGCGCTTGATCATGTGGTTCTTGTATGCGTCGCCCTCGATCGTCTCTATTCCGAATCTTTTCGCAACACGACGCATGGTTATTTCATACGCCGACTGCTCGTATTCTTTTCGGTAGTAGGCAAGCCCCACAGGGAACCACACGGCAAGGTAGGAGATGGTGAACCAGATCCGGCCGACCTTACGCATCCTTCTCATGTGGTCGCGCTCGTGGTCTAGTATTCCGACCTTGTCCATCTTTCCCCAGCCGGATGGTGTGTACACTAGATAACCAACCGTGGTTGTGAACTTGGTCATGAAGCTTTTCATCTTCCAGAAGGTGATGACCTTGAGAAAGATGTCGATAGCTTTCATCATGAAGCTATCTTTCTTCTCTATGAGCCGGAACTTCGGAAACTCATCTTCTAACTCCGCGATCATCTTGTCATATTCACTCATGGATAACCCCTTAGAACATGTGAGACGGCAGCTTCATACCCAACGAGTTGGCTGCCTTGAACACATTGTTCCGAATGAGTGCTGCGTCCCAACTTGACCCCTTATCCACCACGTTGCGGATTCTGCTCAGGGCCGACTCCGCTCCGGGACTGATGTCCAACTGGTCTTGAAGCTCCTGGATCACGTCTAGAAACAGTTGGGCCGACTGTTCGTCTTCTTTCTCCAACTTGTCATAAAGCCGAACGGCTTGCCTCTCAGGAACGATGGAGTAGAAAATCTCCCTTCCGGATTGGCGGGCCACCCGTTCCGACGCTGACTTTCGCTTGTTGAGTTCTTTCGCCTTGTATCCCACGCCGCTAATTGCTGAATCCACGAGCTTACCAAGCTCTTTCTTGGGGACGTTCGGGTATTGGGTGAATAAGGCATTGACTAAGTCCTTCTTGGCTCTTTGGCGTTCGCGGACACCTGGAGTTGACGCCCGGCGATCATAACTCGCGATACGAGGAGGGGTGTCGAGTTCACTCCTAAGGTCGTCCATGACTTTCACGACCCGGTCAATTTTTCGAGAGATCTTAGGGTCTGAGTACGCATCCCTCGTTCCAGGGTGCCTTCTATACTCTTTGATCGCGTGGATAGCGTCGGACAGAACGTCACTAATCATACAAGCCTCTCCTCGTTGTGAACGATCTATATCCATGTTGTTCTTACAAAAGAAACCCCGCTGGCGGGGGGACCAGCGGGGTTTCAGGATTGACGGAGCCGAAAGCTTTGGGGCTTAGCTTTCCAGGGGCTTCGTCGAACTTAACTCTGCGTTTTTCTCGGCCAGGAAAACGCCGATGCCTCGGGAGTCGTAGACGACGCTCGGTTTGCGATCGGCAGAAATCCGATCCCGGACCTCTGCCGCTTTCTCTACCAGGAGGAACGGTTTGTCCGTGACGGACTCGTATTTTCCGGTGTCCGGGTTCAAGGCGACTACGTAATGAGGCATCTCTTCCAGGGTCGGTATCTCCATTTCATGCTCCTTGAAAGTGTAGGATAATCTCCATACAGGTTTTGCTGATTTGCCGTTCGTCAACACCCCACGGCAGCGAACAGGTTTTGAGAAGGGCGTCCAATTCGGCGTCTTGCTTGTCGGAGAACTCGACAAGCTGGTCGTAAGTCCATGCCCCGTCCCGGATGGTCAACAGGTCTTCGGCGTCGGGACGACGGACCCTGACAACACCCTCCGTGAGGATCTCCCGGCACATGCGGGCGAGTCTCACGAGGTGCATGGCGTGTTTGGTGTCGTACCCGTGCTTGGCTTCCAGGGCGGCTCGCGCCGGGTTACGTTCTTTCTTCCACCGTTGGTAGTTGGCCCACTCCCGTTGGGCACCCGTGTACCGGCGCTCACGGTCCAACAGTTCGATGAAATTGGTGTCCAGGCCCACGGCCCTGGAAGCGGCGAACCAGACCTTGTCATCGATTTCTTCCCAGGACCACTGGGTGATCTCCAACAGGCGTCGGGTGAACTCGTCTTGCAGGGACCGGCGTAGGGCCGGTTCCAGGTTTTCCATCTCGTGCCAGGACCATTGGTCGATTTGCTTCTGGACCGCCGCCTGAGCCGCCGCAAGCTGGTCGGCCGGGATCACAGTTCGCTCCGGGAGATCATACTCGGCTCGCGTGGGAGGGGTCGTTGGCGGGTCCATCAGCCAGCGGCGATGGGTACGAATCCGCTTCATCTGCGCTCGGCTGTACCCGGAGAAGGTATGCTTGACCTTCTGGGTGAGAAACGTGTCTCGGATATCGAACAAGGACCTCATAACCGGGTGAACCACTAGATGGTCTTCCGGCTCTGTGTAGAGAAGTTCGAGGACGTTTGGGTTGGCAACCTTGGCCAGTGTTAGAAACTTGCGTATATCGTATACCGTCAAGTCGTCCGGTTCGCGGATGACCTCTTGCTCGAAGCCCTCCCCCACTCCCAGGTAATACCTCATGGGAGAGACAGCGATACCCCGAAGATCCAGATCGCTGTCGGGCCGTGACGTTCCGTACGCCTGTGACCCATGGCGTGTGACGTAGATCGTCTGCTCGGGAAGCCAGGAGGTTTCAAGGTCGTATACGGACCAGTCGAAGTCTGTCATAGCGTCTTTTCTTCCGTGGGTCTGGCCCGGAAGTTGGGTTCCTGGTCGAGAAGGTCTTCCACGTTCTCGCTGGCCAGAATACAACCGTGCCCTTTGAGGTTCACGATGAAGCGTTTTGCCTCTGGGTCTCCGATTGCGTTCACGACTTCGTCTACCTCTCGGAGATCTCCACAAGGCACGTACCGGGCCGTCATCACGCCGTCCTTATGGTAGACGTGAGCGTGGAGCATGAAGTTGATGTTTGGGAAGAGCCGGTACAACTCGACCTGGACCGGCGTATCCACGGAGGGCTTGTTCTCACCCCAGTACATGACAGACTGCTCACTAATCTCTTTTCTCAGGTGGCTGGGGGATCTGCGCATCATGCGGGAGTGTTCAAGGGTGTTGTCCACGGCGACGAAGCCGTCTGAATCGAGGCAGCGCTTGTCAACATTGCGCCGACTGACGTAGATGGCGTGCTCCGTCCGCTGGGAAGGGAAGCCGCCCTTCGTGCATCGGAATGAGGCGTTACCCATGAAGCGTGGGTTCTCGTTATCACCGTGGATTAACTCGTGGAATCTGTCCGCGTACTTCTGAATCGCTTTCATGAACCGCCGATCGAGACGAGCCTTTTCAAGGGGTTGGAGAGCGCTACAGACTGACTTAACTCTTTTCATTCTCAACAGGAATTGGATTCGCTCGTACAGGAGACAACGGAACTCCGCGATCTCCTCCTCGCCCTGTTCGTTAATGCGGCCGGTGGTAAACCATTCGGACACGTTGCCCAGCGGGTCTACGAGCCTCAGATCGTAACATCTGGCCGTGTTGGATAGCGGCGAGTCCCTGATCTCGATAAGCAGTTGAGACTTGGATTTCAACGCCCGGTCGATAACGTGTTCGAACTCGTACTTTCTGCGGTCGTTACGCTTGGAGCTAATGAGGACGATGCGAGGCGCGTTTTCTTTGATCCGGGGAAGAAGTTTTGTCTCGGAGTTGGATATGTGGGGCATCCACACGACAGCGTCATACCGGTGGACGGTATCGAGCACCTCTTCCAGGTCCTGGATAGTCCCGCCGTTGATGGTTTCGTACAGGCCGTAGGCCAACTTCCGGACGATCCTTGAGGGATGGCCGCCCTTTTTGTCGAACCACCCACCGACGAATAAGACGTTAGGCACATTTCCTCCGGAAGGTGCAGACGTACTCGGTCCCTAAGCCGCGCCTGAGTGTGGTGAAAACCGTGACCAACTGCCACCCCTTCTCTGACATGGCGTTGAGAGACCGCTCGTTGTAATCGAACCAGCGTTCGATCTTATATTCGTATTCCATGTGCCCGGTACTCTCTTTCTTCGGCCAGTTCCCGACGGCGCTCGCTCTTGAGACGGTCCCGGCACCAGCAATTGATCCAGCCGTCATCGGCCAAATACTTCCGGAAACGGCGGAGAAGCTTGCCCATGTCCGGGAGGGCGTCGGTGCAGATGTCGGTCCAGATGTCGAAATAGATGGTGTCGAACTTGGCACCCTTCTCAGGCTTGTAGTCAAAGATGTCGCTGTGGATGACCTCGACCTTCTTCGGTAGCGTGGGAGACACCAAATCGATGACCCCTTTGTTTCGCTCGACAACAGTGATCTTGGTGACGCCTTTCTTGGCGGCGATGGGGTGGCAGATCATCCCCAACCCCAGGCCACCAATGAGGACGTGACCTTGCGAGGCTAACACAGCGTCGATGTTGGTGATGTGCTCGTGCCGGGTGTCGGACATAACGAGTGCGCCATCCACGAGCAATTCGGCGTACTTCCCGGCCGGGACGAAGCCACCGGGGCGCAAGGCCGTGAACCTGGAAGCCTCCCTGGAAACCGTGGTGTGTCGTATCTCGGCGTCCCCGCTCTTGCCAGGGGAGACAATCTCTACCATTTTCGGGAAGCGGTCCATACTCCTGCTACACGTGTGGTTTGGGGAGCCTAAGGTTTATTTGTACTCTCCGCGACACTTCTTACACTGGGACTGGTTCCGGGTCTCGCCGTTGGGCATCTTACGGACACCAAACTCTGAGGCGGGTTTCGTCCTCCCGCAGGGGCCGGTGCATTTGAAGAAGGCGTTGGTAAGGACCAGCCGTCCTCGCTTCTGCCGTATGGTCGTGTCTTGGATCTCGGTTGCTGCCATGGTTGCCTCCGGTTAGTCGCTCAATAGCCGAATGAGACGACGAATGTTGTAACGAGCCTGTACTTCGTACCGAACCTGAAAGTGGTCGGACAGAAAGATGCTCTCCTTGTTGAGCATCATTTTCAGGAACTTGAGTCGGCCTTCTTTGACCACGTCCTCCTCGTGGTGTGCCAATAGTTCTGCCTCGATGTCGTCGTTGGTCGCGAGAAAAATATCCCAACGGGGTTCCCCGAAGCTGGCGATGTCGCAGTCCAGGAATAGCCGTGAGGCGTCACACAACCGGTCGTCGTTGGCCTCGATCTTTCCGTGCTCGGCCGTGAGCATGATGAGTTCTCTCGGCCGTTCGATGGCTATCTTTCCGTGGCATTGTTTTTCGAGAAGGTCGGCACTCGCTTTCTCGTTACCGGGAGACCCCTGAGCCGTATAGACAGCGTCATGATACAATGCGGCCACACACAGGTCAGAACGAGAGAAGGGGGCCATTGCGTAGGCCGGAACAGACTCGTTAACCCAGTTGACCCATGATAGGGTCGCCAAGGCGTGGTCCCAGGTGTGGTAATAACGAGCTTCCCCGATAACGTACTGCATCTTTACGCTATCCAGGAGGTCCCCCAGCAAATCCGGGAGCTTGCTGTTTTCGAGGATCGCGGTTTCTTCTTTTATTGAGAACTCCATCACTTACACTTCCGTTTAAGACTCGTGGCTATGGATTGAAGCGCCCTGGTTTGTTCCCTGAGCGCCTTGGTTTGCTCCTGGTAGGCTCTTATCAGCCGTTCTCGTTGCTCCCCTTCGTTATACGAGGTAGCCCGCGCTGGGCGTAGGTGTTTGGCTGGGTACCACGTCACCGCGCCTCCGATGATAAGGATCGCAGCGACGACGATGATCTCGATGAGTCGTTTCATTTTGTGCTCCTGGTCTGGAAGGACTCGAAGGCGTTGAGGAGGCTCTCTTGGAGTCTTCGGCCACTGAGCGATACCATCTCGTTTTGTGGCACGTAACTGGAAGGACCCGCCGTCGATGTCACAGCATCAACGTACATGCTATGGGTGCCTTCTGTTCTCCGGAGGAGGGTTTCGTCGAAGACTTCTTTAGGGACGCGGGCAGCGAGAGTTGTGTCGATAGCGAGGTTGTAGCTGTGCTTATTGACGATCTCGATCCACTCGTCTCCGTCCTGGACCGGCGTCACTGGTAAATTGCCTCGTGCGTGTGCTCCACGCCCGGTCACTTTGTAGCCAAGCAGCGTCAGGCGGACGTTGTGCTTGCTACAGTCTTCGACGAGATTCTCGAAGTCGTAGTCCGTTCCCGTTCCCATTACGTACTGTAGGGTAGCCTTCTCCAACAGTTCGGCTTCTTTCAACGCCCTGATCACATCCAGGTGTTTGTGAAGGTCGCCGTCCACGGAGAAAGCAAAACCACCGCAGTGTTCTCTGATCAGCCGGGCATTGTGGCAGACCCAGTCAAGGTTACGGGTGGAGAAGTTGACTCTCAGATCGGTCAACGAGTGGCCCACGATTTGCTTGAATTCCGGGTGTAGAGTCGGCTCACCACCACCGATGGCAACCTCGAAGACACCCATTCTGTGAAAGGCGTAGAGCCAGCTAGAGACGTTTTCTGCAAAACCTCCCTTGTGGGTGCTTCCCTGATAACACCAGGGGCAAGCGTAGGGGCAAAAGTCGGTGATCTTGAGATCGACCAGTTCCGGGACCATGGCGTAAGGTCTGGGCCGGGGGTTGTCCTCGAACGAGACGGTCGCTTTGATACCCTCTTCGTGGTTGAACAGGAGCCACCAGTCGCCCTCTTGACGGCAGACCCACTTATCATCCCGTGAGTCCAGTGGTATCTGCCGGTACCATTCTATATTGGTCGCCGGGGGCGTCGTATTATCGTTTATATCTCCGTTGTCGTTTCCGCCGTGGATGACGACGCCTTCTCTCATGACGTACGAGACCATCTCATGGAAGAAGTCGTAGTGCGGCTCCGACGATCCGTAGCGTCGAGGGATTACGGGCACTGATTGATGGTCGATGAAGCCGGTCATCACCGATGGGAAAAGATGATCGACGATCATCTTTGCGGTTTCGGAGGCGTCTCCGTCTCCAAGGTAATCCAGCCGGTGATCGAGAATGGACGCCAGATAACTCCTCTTCATCTCGTCGGACGCGGCGACAAAGGGTTGCCAGCCGAACTCGCCGTCCTCGCAAAGCTCATCTTCCAGCTTACGATCGGGGTAGAATACAACGCTGTGCGTGCTGGAACTGTTGCACGCGAACCAGTATCTGAGGTTCTCGACGGTTTTCATTGGGTCCTGTAGCACCGGCCGGGTGTGCCGACCGGTGCCGTAATGGTGTTATATATTACACCGGTCGGCTGTCTTCGACCGGAGAATCGTTACGCCGCGATCTTGACGGCTTCGGTGTATGCCCTCTGAGCGATGTTACCGGCGTCGCCCAGCCACAGGTTCTCCAGGCGGGTGTCGTTGGACCGGCCGCGCTCCCAGGTCAGAAGCTCGGTCACGGCGTTGTAAGCGCCCCACACGGTGCCCTTGACGCCCGGTACGTCGGTGCCCCGGCCGTTCTCGAAGAGCGGGATGACGCGGGCAAGCTGGCGTTCCAGCTTTTCGTTCTTCTCGGCCTCGTCCTTGAGGGTCATTCTCGGCTCGAAGACGGCCTTCACATACTGCCTGAGGGTCTCCACGCTCACACCCTTGCGGGCCATCAGCTTCATGCCCTCCGTGGTCGCCACGAACTCGCGACGGGCAACGTCCATCGACTCACGGATGTCGTCCAGAGCCATGACTGCGTTCTCCGTGTGGCGCACCTTGAGAAGCTTGCTCGACTTGTTGTCGTGAGCGGCTGCCAGGGTGTTCATACACACGGCTCGGATGCCAGTGAACCCGGCGCGGATGCTGGCCGTTCCGTTGTGCGAGTTGGAGAGCAGAATGTAAGCCGCCACCGGGTCGTTCTTGACGATCTCGATGGGGTCGCTCTTGACTCGGCCCAGAACCCAGACGTGTCGGCCGCCGCGTAGGCTACCGGCCGTTTCCAGGCTCACCTGTCCTGAATCCAGGAAAGGCTGGAACCACTTGAAAGCGTCCATATTCTGTAGCGGTCGGTAGGTCGGACCCACGACGCCCAGCACCTTCCGGTCGGTCGAACGGACGTTGGCAAAGGCCGAGACCTTGGTTCCGGTGTCCTCCATGACCAACTGGACGCGCTCGACGTTCCAGTCTAACCCCGCGAAACGAATGGCATCTTCGATGGTCGGAGGGTCTTCCAGGGATTTTCCCAACCCGTGCCAGGGGACCTCTCCGACGTAGAACATGGACCATGCGTCGTTGGTGTATTCGATTCCGTGCATGTTGTTCCTCCTTACTACTACTACACCGGAGATACGGGGAATTCAACTTTTATTTTGCCCGATTCAACTTTTGTTTTCGGTCTGGGGTTTGACAAGCGGTGTAAGACTTAGTGTGAAGATCGATGCCGCCATATCTCACGCTGAGACTCTCGGACGCGAGAAGACCGACTGCGGCCGGGAACACCGGCAACTCGCCCGATGGCTCAAGGAGCTTAAACGGCTCCGGGAAGAGAACAGGCTATTGAAACGGTTTGTGGCCGTGAAGAGCAAAGGTGATCTATGATCCAGATCTACGCCACTGAGCCTCTTCCGTATCTTCGGTCAGAGACGCTCCGATCCATTTTTCTGGCAGGGCCGACACCGCGTGACAAGACGGTCGGGAGTTGGAGGCCACGCGCTCTCCAACTTCTCGCTGCCATGGGTCATGACGGTTACGTTTTCGTTCCGGAACCGGCTGACGGTGTCTGGAAGGGTGTGTATACCGCTCAAATCGAATGGGAGGAGAAGGCTCTCAACCGGGCCGACTGTATCCTGTTCTGGGTTCCGCGTGACATGGAAACGATGCCAGCGCTCACGACCAATGATGAGTGGGGTTTTTGGAAGAAGTCAGGCAAGGTGGTGTTCGGCGCTCCCCCTGACGCGGTCAGGGTCAGATACCAGCGTTACTACGCCAACAAATACCGGGTCCCAGGCGGCGACACGTTGAGCGCCGTTTGCCGGGCCGCCGTGGATATGGTTAGCGCGAGGTAGTGTGCCGGTCATCCTCAATCACGGCAACGCAGTTTACAACCTGACTGTCCCCACGGTTGCGTCTGACAACACCATCCGGGTCGATTATAATGTGGAGGCCAACGCCAACGGGGATGTCCAGCTTCCAGTAACAACGACCACGGCCACTTCCGGTAACGTGGAGTTCGCCAAACTGAGTCCTGGCAAGAACACGTACAGAAGAAAATACCCGCCGACGAAAGAGGCGTGCGAGCGTTGTGGTTCCACTGAGGGCGTGGAGTTAGAAGATTCCCGAACGGCTTACGTGGAACCTGATTACTCTCTCTGGATCGCGGTCATGTACGATGATAAACCGCCCGATCCTAACGCCCCCTCTCCTTTATGCCGGGAGTGTGCGAGAGAGCACCACGCCTACTGGGACGAGCAGTGGGCTGAGTACTACGCCACCATATACTAGCGCCGGGCCTTCTTCTTAGCGGCCTTTTTCTTGGTAGCAGCCTTCTTCTTAGGGGCAGCCTTCTTCTTGGCCTTGGCGGCTGGCTTAGCCTTCTTCGCGGCAGCTTTCTTCTTCTTGGGCGCAGCCTTCTTCTTGGCTGGTTTGGCCTTTGCTTTCGGCTTAGGCTCGGCCTTCTTGGCCTTGGCCTTCGGCGCTGCCTTAGGAGCGGCCTTTGCTTTCGGCTTAGGCTCGGCCTTAGCCTTTGGCGGCTCGGCCTTCTTTTCCTTCCCGGATCGGATCTTGATGACCTTGTCGAGGAGAAGGATCAGATGTGCCGGGGAATGCTTTGGCACTCCGGGCGGAAGTGGAAGTGGCCCGGTCTCACCTTCCAACTCAGCGGCATACACATCTGCGTTTGCAATCTTCCGCTGAAAGGTTTGAGCAGTTGCACAACGGACCCGGAATTCGACTAGCTCGTGATCTTTCATAGTACCCCTCTACTGAGATAATCGAATAAAGGGATGTTCAACTTATCGGATATTGGTGAACGTCAGCGGTCCGTTCTGGAACGCCTTCTTCACCTTTTGGGCGTCGATAACACGGCCACGACTCCTGTGTCGTTTGATTCCCCGATAACCTGTCTGTTTCAACATGGCGTTCACGGTCTCTGTCTTTTGGGGCAGTAAACCACCGGCCGTGTTGTGGCAAGGTTCTTCTTTGTAGCCCGGCTGAACAGGGTCGATTTTTCGGCCGCCCCAGTGGGTCGTGTTCGGGCAAGCGTCCCGAATTTCCCCGTTATTCCAACGGATTACAAGCTCTCGGATTGTCGCCCATTTCTTGTTGCAGCGCTCTTTGTTGTAGTTGCTGGGCCACCCGTCATAGTCGCCCCACGGCATATCCTGGACCTGCTTCCAACGGCGTAAACGCTTCCGGAGATTGTTGGCTCGTTTGGTGAACCTGTCTACGTCTCGGCGTAGACGCTTCTGGTTCTTCATATCCGCCCCGGCCTCGATAAGCTCCTGCAACTCGATCTCGGCCTTCGCCCTTTTCGCCTTGGCGTGTTTCAACATTCGACGGAGAACCTTATCGTGTCCGGGCTTGATGGCGAACGAGTAGGCTTGCATGGTGTCGAGAAATGTGACGTGGGAACACTCGTTCGCAGGTATGCCTTTCCGCTTACACTCTCGTTGTTGCGCGGCGTTCAGAATGTTCTGTCTCCTCTTGGCGATGTTGAGGATCTGAATATCCTGGAACTCAAACGACGCCTCTCCATACAACATGTGAGCGGCCTTAAGTTGTGTCTCTAGGGTCCACTCTTCTGGCGGAACCTTTGGGTTATGTTCTGCCTTGATCGGCGTTAGCGCCAGCACAACAACGATGAACGATAACGAAGGCAATAAGAGTCGCATATAAGCTCCTACACTGAATCCCATCTTCCGAGTTCCAGCGACTAGCTGATTCTAACTATGCTAGTTTTTGGTCTGGATCTCGTCCCGGTTTTATATTCGCAGGTACATTTATGACAAGAAGACTACCGACCTCGTATCTTTGGTGTAATATCGTATATGCCCGTTAATACACCACTCAGAGTGAAGCATCGTACATTACTCGATAAAGAGGCGACGGAAAAACAACAAGAATTTTATAACAAGTTTCCAAGTTTTCGAGGAGTTTCTAATCAATCCTTGGATTCTGAGTTGTTAGAAGCCGTGATCGTCGCAGCGTTAACTTTTGGTACAGTTAACGATCGTGTTTTTGTTTTCGCTCCACCGGCCAATGAAGCGTGGATGTTAGATCAGTTCAGTAAGATCGCGGATGTTGTATTCGCGGGTTGTATGAAATGGCCCGACCGGGCGTACGTCGCCAGAGGTTACGGTCTGATGTTCAACAAGGTGTCGATCATCGGCAGACCCATGTTCGAAAAGGAGCCGGAACGCTGGCTGGCGTTTGGGTGTACGAAAGACGACCTTCTACTCCCGGAGTGGGTAGCGCCTCGATTACTCTGAGCCGTCTTCGGTCAGGTGGTCGTAGAGCGTCTTTGGCGGCGGCTCTTTGGGTTCCGCCTTGGGTTCTGGTTTTGGCTTCGTTGTCTTCGACTCAGACATGGTTGCCGACATGGAAAAATGAAGGTTGCCGGGAACAAGGCGTTGACTTATGTTCTCTTGCCTCCGTTGCATTTCTTCGAGAAAGACGGAGTAGTCCGGGCTTTGGGCCATGGATCGAACAAGGTTGGACCGTATGCTGTTGGACAGCGCATCGGTCCGATCACCCGCACGTTCCAGAGCCTGTGTCATTCTTTCCAGGTTGGCTTCCAGACGCCTCAACTGCTCATCGCTGCCGCGTATTTCCCAGTGGTGTTCCCCCGTGCTTCCATTGTGTCCTATAACACCTGTGCCTAAAACACCTGAAAATTGGCCCCCACTGGTGCCGCTTATACCTACGACCCCACGTCCCTCTTGTGCTTCTTCGGCGGGGTTTTCTTGCTCACGAGTTTCTTCTCTCTCATTAAGGCCCCTACCGATGTTTTCAGCGGTCTTGGAGATCAATCTGTCTAACTTTTCTCGCTCCGTTTCGGCTTTCTTTTTCTCATCGTTCTCGATCATCTTCTTGGCTATGAACCGGGCGATCTTGTCTTGGGCCTTCACGAACACAAAACAGAAGGCGATCGACAGAGCGAGACAAACAAGAAGTGAGGTCATAATATAATTTACACCGGAAATTCGACTTGTAAGAAATGGTACGGTAAGGGAGAGTTATGGCCGCGTTGATGCTACAGGTGCCTGAGGAGACTGCAAGGGTTCTAAGAGAAGTTCCTGTACCAGGAGATTCCGAAAAAGAGGACCCGCACATCACGATCATCTATCTCGGGAAAGATATTCCTATCGAGCGGGTAGGAAAGGCAGTCCCGGTTATTTTCGACGTGGTTTCAAAGACAATTCCCTTCTCCGTCTCAACCAACCACATATCTAACTTCCCAGCGGGAGAAGACGGGGTTCCTGTAATCGCTGAAATTGAGTCCCCTCCCTTACATGAGTTCCGCGAGAAACTCTGCGAGGCCCTGGACAGAGCGGCGATCCCTTACGATAAGAAGTTCCCGGATTACAAGCCTCACACGACCCTGGCCTACTCCCCCGACGAGGAAACAAAAGTGGACCTGGACATCCCCGAAATAACGTGGGGTGCTCACGAACTCGTCCTGTGGGGTTCCAATCGTGGTACGGGCCGCCTTGTCGTCAAGTTCCCGTTGAGTCTGCCGGGGAGTAAGACGGCGTCTGTCAACGATACGGCTTTCTACAGAATCGCGGTCCAGGTCGCAGCGTGGGGACGGCGTGACCGGTACGCCTAAAAAGAAGCCCTGGCTCCAACCGCTGATTCTAACACCTGGGTCGGCCGCACGAGTGCTCGATCTGTTGGAGAACCCACGACCTCCGACCCCGGCCTTGAGAGCGCTCTTCGCTAAAAGTCGTCCATCTTCAAGTAGTCAAAGAGGGTCAGGGGTTGAGGCCCTTTCAACTCGTGATCGCGGCCGGGTTTCAGGAACACGTTGAAACCCAAGTCCATGTTGTGTGGATTGACCCACGTCTCGGCGCGAACACCTCGGTAGCCAGGGATGCCGTGGAATTTTCGGATCGCTTCGTTGAGAACGTCAGAGCCAGCGTTCTCTACTGATTTTGAGCCTCGAACGAACCGCTCCGGAGTCTCCATTTCCGGTATGGTCCCGTTGAGCCACCATATCCCGCACGTTTGGCAGTTCCACATGGTCGCCTTTACCGCTAACTCCACGGGCATCTCCCCGAAGACTTCGGTTCCGTCCGTACCGCACTTCTCGCACGTCTCAGCTTTGAAGAAGTCTCGTCGGCGCGTATCGTCTGTGTAAATGGTTGATTCGACGCCTCTGGGGACGTGAAAGGGGCAGACGATCTCTAACCCCTTTCGTGGGCGTTCGTATTGGATAAAGGCGTTCCGGTCGCACCCCTCTCGGGAACACCGTCTGTAAGTATTCGGTGCAGCTTTTCGAAACTCCCAAACGTGGAGAACGCTCCTCAATGGTATGGGCGCTCGTTTCCCGGTGAGGCTCACGAAATAAATTCGTTCTTCGTCGATGGAAGCGACAATACCATTCACTTGGGCGACCGGGTTGAACCAAGTCTCGCCAATTTGCGGGCTATCTGCGGGCATTCTTCTTGTTTCTCGGCTAGTGTAGGTTACACCATGCCAGCACCGATTCCGCCACAAGATGCCCAGAAGGCGTTACAAGCGCTCGGCGTCACCCAGACGGATCTAGAAGCTATCCGTAGATCACCACTCCCTCAGGCGCAAACACTCCTTGATGATCTCAAGAAGAAAGCGCACCGGCAGTATAAGAAGCTGGCGTTAGAGCTACACCCCGACCGGACACAGGGAGACCAAGACAAGGCGGAGTTCTTTGTCTTGTTAGGCCGTGTCCTCGAAGAGTTAGACAAGACAAAGGTTCAGGCTCCCGTACCAGTTCCCACCTTCCAGGTTACTTACACGGTGGATAACGGATCTTACACTTGGGCTGGCGCGTCGCCGTTTACTTCTTGGGCTACGACATCGACCACAACGACACCGTTCTCCCCCGCGCAAGTTATCCGCGTTGTTAGAATGCGGCCGAAGTGAGCCTACTGTTGGTACTTCCGAGACAGGATATCAGCCATGGCTGAGTACGTGGCCTTCTGGATCTGCCTAAGGGTCCCGGAATCGATTTTGAAGTAACGGGGAAGATGCCGCTTGATGTAGTCGGCGGCGGCCTCTGACGCTTCGTATGTCGTCACGGCCAGATCTTCAGACTCGTTAGGTTCATTCCCTTCCCAGGCTTTCTTATGCTTGAAGAACTCCACCTGTTGGAGGCGCTTCTTGGCCTCTCCCTCGGTGGGGTAACAACCCCCGTTCCAGTCGGGATTGTTAGGCGAGCGGACGCAGAATTCGCCCTTTTCTTTACGAATTATCGCTTCCCGGTACCGGGCAGCCACACGTTCGGCAAGCTTCATACCCCTGCGAGCTTACAAGAGGATCATGCTTTTTCTCGTCTTTCCGGTGGTCCACCCCTAGCTCGAAATACCGGGCTTCATCATTGGCCCTGTCCAGGGTGTTAGCAATTCGGGCGAATTTACGGCCTCTCTCGTAGGACTCCGGTTCGTTCATGAGGGTGTCCAGGGAGACCAGGAAAGACGAGACGCAACCGGACAGTTGCTTGAGAGCCTTCTTTTTCTTCTTGGCCTCGCGCTTCCAGTCCTTGAGGGCGTCCAGTTCCTTTTCGAGAGCGGCCAGAATCAGGCGCATCGGCTCCACAGTCACAACGAACTCTTCCCGGCCGTCGGCCCTGGCACGCTGGAGCCAGTAGTTCACCGTTTTAACAGCTACGTCCAGATGCTGGGCTTCGGCTTCGGCCTTCTTCTTTTTTACTTCGGCCCTTCTCTTCTGCTCTTTGGTCGGCATGTCACGCCTTTACGTTGATGATCGGTCTCACGTGGTGTTTCACGTCCACGAGTCCGGACTGTAGCCTCATGACCTCAAAGATGTCCTTGTAGGCTCCCGGAGACTCGTCGATGACTGACGGCTCGACTTTCGCGGTGATGCCCTCCATCTCCTCCTTGAACGTCGTGAAGTCGATGGTCTTCTTCGCTTGACTCCGACTCTTCACACGACCGGCACCGTGGGAACTGGAGCACAGGGACTCCGGGTTGCCTTTCCCCTCCACGATGAAGGAGCCGTCCCTCATGTTGCCGGGGATGACTCCTGCCATTCCTTCTTCGGCGTGGGTGGCCCCTTTCCGGTGAATCCACCGGCCGTCCTTACTCTCGGCGTGGTTGTGGTTTCGGTTGATAAGCTCTGTCGTCGGCTCTCCGTCACAGAACGATTTCATCACCGTGTAGATCGTCGTCAGCATTTGCCGTCGGTTTTCCAGGGCGAACTCCAGGCAGAAGTTCAGGTCAATCTGGTAGGCATGGCCCTCTGTGCTATCGACCCTGAGTCCGAAGTGGCCTTCCCTGGCTTTTCCTCCCCCGGCCAGCTTCATGTAGTGTGTGGCCGTCGCATGGCCAACGCCTCTCGACCCTGAGTGGACGATCACCCAGATCATATCGTCTTCGTCGTAGCCTATCTCGATGAAGTGGTTCCCGCTCCCAAGAGTGCCCAACTGTGACTCGCCGTTCTTCTTGGCGAGAATCTCTTTTACGGCTTCCGTGTGTTCGGGCATCGGGCGCGGACCGTTCTTCCAGGTGAGCTTTTTCCGACCCTCGTGGTATTTACCAAGGCCGATCGGGACGGCTTCATAGATCTTCTCGAAGATCTCTTGCCTGTAGGCTTCGACGGCTCCCCTTCCGAAAGAGAAGCCTTGAGCACACATTCCACACCCAATGTCGTACCCGACCCACGAAGGAAATATTACACCCTCCGTGGCCACCACCCCTCCGATGGGTAATGAGTAGCCCGCGTGAACGTCGGGCATGACCGCCCCCTGGACGGCGGCGTCCTGTTCCATGGCTGTATAGAACTGGTGCAGCGCTTTGGGGTCAGCGTTTTCCGCGTATATCTTTATCGGTTTCATTGAGCATTTCGTCATGGTTATGACTCCTGTGTTGCTGCGCTAACCATTGCCGGTCCGGGTGCCGGTATTCGTGTAATTCTCTGGGTAAGGACGCATACTTGCCGCGTCGTTTCCCGGACAGATGGATGGACAAGTCTTCCGGCAACCAGCGGGGGAACTCCTCGTTGAACTCGTTGAGTAAACGCACCATATCCTTCTGCCATTGGAGCGGCATGGCTTCCATGAGGACACGGGGTATGGTCAACCAACTGGCGTAGGTCAAGCCGAACCACATGTGAATCGGGGCATAATCGCCGGGGTCGAGATCGTTAGGGCCGTAGTGGAATTTATGACACTTCCCGCAGTACAGGTGCGCAATGTCTTGCGGATGGTAGCTCGCCATCCCGCACGTCAGGCACTTGATGTACCGCTCCCCTTTCTCGTTTTTGCCTATTTCATATGTCGGATCTGACATCTCGTTTTTGCCTCTCGTACCACTTGAGGAACTTGCCCGCTCCGCCGCTAAACGTCTTGAGGTTCTCGTTCGGAACTCGCCAGCGCCCGGTCGAAGGGTAGAAGTCCACCATCGGCTTGCCCTCTTCTCGGAACAGGAGGGTTTCTCCCCGGTCCGTGAACGGGATACCTGACTTCTCCAGGCGGCCACGGTTCCGTCGATGCCACTCGGCGTGCTTCTCCCGTGTGTGCTCTCGTATCGCACGACCCATGTCGCCTACGTCGCCCATTTCACTCCTCGTCGTTAGCCATACACTCGGCGCACGCGATCGGCTCGATCTCCCACTCGCCTGTTTTCGAGCACAGGTGTTCGTTGCCGTTCAGCGCGATCAGTCCGTAGATCGCCGCGCACGTCACTGAGCAGAATCCTGGTTCCTCTGCCGACCCAACTCGATTCTGCACACGCGGCAACATCTTCGCGGATTTTTCCTTGCAGAGCGCACATTTCGGCTTCGCCATCTCTCTATCGCCTTTCGTCCCTCATGATTTCTTGAAAAAGTAGCGGAGGTGGTTCGGGTTCATCGTTGGTGTTCATGTACGCGAAGCCTCCTTTATACGCTTCCCAGAGGACGTGCTCCCAGCCGTCGTCGATGAGCTTGCTGATTAGGTCGTCGTCATCTGGGTCTAGGCTGTGAGCCTCAACAATCCGGTCGAAGTCCTCTGTGCGTAATCGGAACCGTTTGTTAATTTCGGCTACGGCTCTTGTTATCCTCTCTTCTTTCGTCAATCTGAGATTTCCTCTTCGAGTTCCCGTAGAAGCTCGATCCGCGCCAACGTCGTTCTTACGTTACCGACCCGGCGTGTCAGATCTTCTACGGACGGGACCCGTGCTTCTTTCCCTTTGGTGCGCAACCATTCCAACTCGTCTGTCGCGCCCTTGAATGCAGCTTCGAGGGTCTTGTTCTCTTCTTTCAGGCGGTTCCGGATCAGCCTCAAGATCTGGTTCGTCTTCGCGTCTTCACTCATTCTCGGCCTCCAAATAGATCCCCTCCATGGCCTGATTCACCGCAGCCGGGTGGTACCACAACGCACATGGGCCATACATTTTGTCTCGCACGAAGGCACGCATCTTCTTCCACGCACTCTTTTCGTCACGAGCGTAGAACGTGATCACAGCCTCCTCGCGTTCCCTGTGCCGGAAGGTGAAAGGCTCCCACCCGAACAACCGTGCTAAGAACGGCTTTCTCATTCGTCCTCCGGGTCCCCGGAAACGAGCGCCGGTTCCTGGGTAGCTTCCGCCAGCTTCTTTTTGAGACCTTCGAGTCCGGCCGAAACCAGAGCGTTTGTCATGAACGCCTCGATCTCGGCTTTGCCAGCCTTGGTGGACTTCTCGATGCTCTCTGTGAACTGGTCCATGATGAACGGTGCGTGAGAAGCCAGGAACGTGGCGACTTTGCTGAAAGCACGTTTGATGGCTTCCCGGTCGGCTTTCAGGAGAGACTTCTTAGCCAGGATTTCCCTGACATCGGCTTCCGCCTTTGTCAGTGTCTCCGCAAGGTCCTTCATCTCGCGTTTGAAGTTCTCGGCCACCTTCTCTTGCTCGGTTTCGAGGTCCTCCGGGATGTAAGGGATGGCCTGACCCTCGTAATGGCGAAGGGTACAGGGGACGCCGTCGCCCATGTTCATGGAGGTGAGCAGTTCCGAGAACTGGACAGCGGACAGTTCGAGTTCCACTACCGGGCGGCCCCGCATGGTGCCGTGATACCGGTCGTAGCTCAGGTGGTGGCGGCGTTCCGCCCTGAGCACGGACATTCGGATAAACGAGCCGTGGTCGTTCAGATGGGTGCCGAACAGCTTGCCGGGCCTTCCCTGGATTCGACTGAACTGAATCAGACCGAAAGCCGGGTGCTTCTCGATCTCCTCCTGGTCGCCTCCGAATCCTTCTGCCGTCCGCTCGATGGGTTCTGTTTTTGGTCTTGGCATCTCTTCTCCTAGAACAACAGGGACCCTTCATCGTCCCACTTGGTGTACAGCTTGCCGTTTTCACGGATAATCAGATATCGGATAACGTTGTCTGCCTTGACGCTCATGCAGTCGGAGTCGATCACCGTTGAGATCCCGTGGACAGAGTAACGGGTAGCGCCGAAAGGTAGCGTCTCCAATTCGCGGCCCTCTCCCACGATGTACCGCTTTATGGGGTCCAGGTAGAGGGCAGTCTTTTGCACCTCCGGGTCAGGATCGTAACGATGGCCCTTCACCCACTGGGCCTGTTTTGAGTCTCCGTTGTTTTCGAAAAGGTACCGAAACGTTAGTTGGTCGGCTCCCAGCAACTGGGCCGCGCCGAAGATCTCGTCCGGCGACCGATCGTTGTAAAGATCCGTCATGTTCAACGAGAGGCGTAGATTCAACCCTCGATCCTTGATTTTCTTGCAAAGCTCTCGCAGAGAGAACCGGAGCTTCGCGGGGATTTCCATCAGGTCGGCATTGCCCTCACCGCTGAAGATGTTGGCAACGCTCAGGCTGATTGTGCTTACGCCTGTATCGTAGAGGTGGTCGAGCAGATGGGTGTCGTTCAACGTGACGCCGGATGTTTGAAGCTCGATCCACTGGAAAGGCGTCGTTAGCTCGCAGTTGATCTTGCCGAAAACGGAAAAGAAGTCATGGTTGAGCATCGGTTCGCCGGTTCCCGTCAGGACAACGGTGTTGCAGTGGTTGTCACGGGCGAACTGCATTCGGCGTATCAAGTCCCTCTCGTACACGAAATCCGATGGAGCCTTCCAACGCTCATCGTGTTGGCGAGAAACACAGAAAGGACACCTGTTGGGACATCCTTTTGACGGGACGCAAATGCTCAGTGATTGGATTTCCATTTTCCCTCGCAGAAGTCGGCGTCCATCTGAGCTAGACGCTTGTTGATCTCCTTTTGAAGCCTACGTAGTTCCGGGGTGTAATCTTCGGTGTAGGCGTTGATGTCGTGGCGGTAGGCGGTGGTTTGCGTCTCGTAGTCGTAATCGGCTGCCCGTCGCCAGATCTTGCCCCCGAAACCGAACTTCCCCTGGAACCGGTACTCGAAATGATCGCCCGCTTCGTTGGTGGCGTAGTGTACGAAATTCTCTTTCATCGAAGCCGGTGCCCCGGCGAGATCCACTAAGAGATCATAGAGTTTTTCGTAGAATTCGGCGGTAAATGTGGGGCGGCTCATTTCCTACTACTACACCGCACCTTTGGGAAATCCAAAATAAATTGCAGGGTGTTGAAATCCGGTGTAATACTAGGAGATTGGAGGAGTGTTATGGACGAGAAAACCAACCCTGGTGAAGCTATAGTCGCACCGCCGCCCCAGGAGAACTTACCCAGTTTCCCCCTGGCTGAGAACATGGTGGTCCTGGCCAAGGACCCACAAGAGATGGCGGCCAGCCAGAAGCAATTGATCGGCTGGTTTCAGGAGAGGGTCCGGCTCGCCAGGGTGGAACTAGACGACGCAGAAGCCAACCTCGAACAGGCCAAGAAACGAAAGTGGGCCACTCGCGGCTGGACACGTCAGGTCGGTCTCGCTCGTGGCCGTTTCAACTTTTACGAGAAGGGCTTGGCGGCCCTGGAAGAGGGGTTTTGCATCATACCCGACTTTCCGACCCAGATATTCGCCATCCGTACCAGTAAGAAGAAGCCCCGGAAGAACACCCGCTCCAACGAGCACGGTTGGGTTCCCGACATCCAGGATCAACAAACAGACTCTCCGCCTCTTGGGGAGGGTGAGTACCAAAGCCCTGAGGCTGAGTTGCGCGAGAGAAGTAAAGAGATAACGGATAGCAACGGCAAGACTCGCACCAGGGTCACAGCTTGGGCGGACTCCTGGAAGCCTCCTGACTTCCCCATGAAACGGGTGAAACCCCAGATTCTTGACAACGCCGGGAAAGCCATGGCCCTCAAACTCTTTGACGAGATCGGCGTGTTACCGGCTCGTCGCGCCCGTCGTCGCGCTCGTGATCCGATTGTCACCGGCCGTATCGTTCGCCGGGATGGACCTTACACTGAGGTCGGACTGACATTCCTTATCGGATGGTGGATCGACACTCAAGACCTTTGAAACCTAATAACCCTAATAACCTACGTGGAGAAGATACTATGCCAGAAACCGAAAAACCCGCAGTTAACTTTCAGTCCCTCAAAAGAGACATCACGAGCAAGGCGTCCCTTGTCGCTGGTAATCTCACTCAGGAGAGCACGGAGATCGAGGTTGACGCCCTCCGTAAAATCGTGACGGAAGCGTTCGACAACGAACACGTCACCAAAGACGAGAAGGTCAAGTTAATCGACCTTCTCAACCTGTGCTTCGACATCGAGTCCAGAAAGGTAGAGAGAGTTTCCGAAGAAGCTCAACAGGAATTGGACAGGATGGCGGCCAGCCTCGGGGATCTTCAAGGGTCGAGGGGCGACGAGATGGAGGCGATCGAACACTTGCTACGAAGCAAGGGGCACGAGCTACAGATGAACGCGAATTTGAGGGGGCATGTGGTGGAATTCTTCTCGCCATGGCAGCACCGCGAAGAATTCATCCGTGAGTTTCGCGGAAGCCGGACCAGGGGCGACACTTTTCACGCCGCCGCCGATGTGTTGAAGACCTTTAAAGGTGAGCACGTCGCTGCTCTGTTCGCCAACTACTCTCGGCTACGAGCGGAACGGGACGAACTCAACCAGGAACGGGAAAAGAACTACAAGTTACGGAGAAAGTACGAAGAGTTGCAGAGCAAGTACGACGACCAGGACGCGGAGCTTCGGAAACTGCGACACGCCAACAATGGCAAGTCCTCAAAAAAATCGAGCCGGGCCGCCGCTCGCACATAACGTCGGTGGCTAAACTACTCAGGCTGTTCCGTGGGCTGGGCGACTCAACATATCGAGAAACTCAACGCTGGTAAGACGGTTCGGTTTCGCCCACGCGGTACTTCCATGAAAGGGAAGATCGAGTCCGGCCAGTTGTGTACGGTCGAACCGATCTCCAAAGTAATCGAAGTCGGAGACATCGTCCTTTGTAAGGTTCGAGGGAGCCAGTACCTGCATCTGGTGAAGGCAGTCCAGGGAGAGCGCTTCCAGATCGGCAACAACAAAGGACGCATTAACGGTTGGATAGGGCGTAACTCTATCTATGGTGTTTGCACGAGGGTTGAATGATGGCCAGATGCTTGAACGAGAACTGTGGTAAGGACCCGCTCAAAAGCATGGGCGCGGTGGTTGTTAGTATTGATGGAGATATGTGCTGTAGCCAGGAGTGCCGCAGCGAATATGAACGGCAGAGGGATCACTTTTGCCGCGTCGTTTTGAACGACGATCGGTTATTCGCGGACTGGTTGGGCATAGATCCATCAAATTATCAACTATAGTACCACGGTGTACTAGCGACTGAGGGAAGTCTTCGGTTTTGGTGGTGTACCGCCTCTTAATGCCGAAGAGAAGAAACCTTCCCCACAAGACTCTGGTTCGACTTCTACTCGAATCCAAGAAACTGACGAAACCGGAGCGTGCGGCCTTCGAGAAATTAGCCAAGAACGTCTCGGAGGGTGGGGATTTGGACCCGCACCAGAAGCTCTGGGTCGAGACCTTGAACGAAAAGTATCTGGCCAAGCGCTGACGGTTCATCGGCTTATTTGTGTCTTTTCGGCCCTATTTATTCTAATGGTTCCGGTAAGTTGCGAATCTGTTTCATTCTCTTATTGACATATTTGTGTCCAAAGGGCACAGTGTCCATAGTACACGAAGGCTGGTATGGCACACACGTACAAATACCCGAAGGCCGATGTAACCGTGGACTGCGTCCTCTTTGGTTTTCACCCGGAAGGGCGTATCGAGGTCGTGTTGATCCGTCGGGGCGTGGAGCCATTCAAGGGAAAGTGGGCGCTTCCCGGTGGGTTTATCAATCTCCCTGACGAGACAGCCGAAAACGCGGCCGAACGGAAGCTGCGAGAAGAGACTGGCATCACGGTCGGTTTCTTGGAACAGCTTTACACGTTCGACGCTCCGGACCGCGACCCTCGTGGTCGTGTCCTGTCGGTCGCCTACTACGGCCTTGTTCGCACTCAGGACCACATAGCGAAGTGCGGCACGGACGCCACAGAGGCGTTGTGGATGTCGGTGGCGGACGCCATGGCGTTGCCTCCATCCGACTGGGCCTTCGACCACCACGAGATTCTTCAAACAGCAGTTACCCGTCTTCAAGGCAAGGTTATGTACGCGCCCATCGTCGGCTTCAACCTGTTGCCTAGGCGCTTCACGCTGGCACAGCTTCAAAGGCTGTACGAGGCCGTTCTCTTTCGGCCTCTGGACAGGGGCAACTTCCGGAAACGCATTCGGATACTCAATCAGGCCACGGGTATCTTGGTCAAGGCGGGGGAACGCCGGAACAGTAAGCGCCCCGGTCCGCCCGCGACACTCTACCGGTTCAACAAGAAGGCTTACGAGAAGGCTGTACGCGACGGATTCAACTTCGAGATGCAAACAACGAACAAAAGGAAGGAACAATAACAATGGGTGGTTCAAGTTGGAGCAGTGATCTGTACAGAGACCGCGCCCGTCACCGGGCCGCGACGAACACACCGACGTTTGCCCACGATGACAACATCAGAAGGGGGCGAACGACGGCCAAGGCCCACGACATGCTGGACCCAAAGGGAGTGGAGGTCCGGGAGTCTCGGGATTCGGACGCTCATCCGAACTCGGTAGCCATCGGAGTCATGTTCGATGTCACCGGTTCCATGAGGAGTGTCCCGACTCGGTTACAGGAGAAGCTGACCAAGCTCATGGGGATTTTGCTGGAGAAGGAGTACTGCGAAGATCCTCAGATCATGGTCGGCGGTGTTGGGGACTACAACTCCGACCGGGTCCCACTGCAAGTCGGACAGTTCGAGTCCGGAATCGAGATCGACGAGCAACTCGGCCTTCTGTACCTGGAAGGCGGGGGTGGCGGTAGCCGGGAAGAGAGTTACCAGAATGCCCTGTACTTCTTCGCCCGCAAGACCAGCATCGACTGTTGGGAGAAGCGGGGCAAGAAGGGCTACCTGTTCCTGATCGGAGATGAGCGGCCTTACGGGGGTTCCACCCCTCGGGAGATCAAGGACATCTTCGGGGACAAGGTGAACCAGAACGTGACGACGAAGGAACTCATCAAGGAGGTCCAGGAGCGTTACAACCTGTTCTTCATCATTCCGGGCGGCAGTTCCTACTACAGCGAGCCGTGGCTGAAGGAGACGTGGTCCGAACTGGTCGGTGAAGAGCACGTCCTTATGCTGGACGACCCGGAAGTGGTCTGTGAGGCCATCGGATCGTGCGTCGGTATGTTCGAGAACGCGCTGACCCTGGACAAGGTGGAGGCGGATCTCGGCGGCGGCAAGGACGCCAAGGTGGTCACGGCCGCCCTGAACTCCCTGGCCAACAGCGAAGCCCTTCGAGACGCGACCGTCGGGGATGTCCCGGACGGAGATAAGGCGAGCACAAACGTACGACTGTAAACCCTAACCCATAGGGGAGGGGGTTCCGGCCCCCTCCCCATCTCTCCAGGAAACATGAGCGAAAAGAGAAAAGCCAGCGTCGGAGTTGTTATTGGACGTTTCCAGTGCCACAGGTTGACTGAGGGGCACAGAGCGTTGCTCAACACAGCCGGGAACCACAGCAAGTTACTGGTCTGCGTCGGTGTCAGTCGGGTTATCGGAACGCCGCGAGACCCCCTGGATTACCAAGCGCGTGAGCAGATGATCAAGGAGGAGTACCCGCGTGCTGTGGTCGTACCGCTCCCCGACCAACCGACAGACGAGCGCTGGACCAAACACCTCAACCAACTTATCAACATCATGTTCCCCACGGATGACGTGGTGATCTACTGCGGCCGTCCTAACTCCAAGAAGTCGCTTCAAAGCGGGTATCATGGCCCTTTCCAGGTTCGGGAGATCGAAGAGATCCCGCATGTGTCGGCAACCGAACTGCGGTTAGAAGCGGGACGTAGCCAGGAGGTGTCGGAGGCTTTTCGTAGAGGTGTCATCTACGGCGCGACAAACCAGTTTGCCCGCTGTGACCCGGTCGTGGATATCTGTGTGTGGCGGCCGACGGAAGACGGCGGGATTGAGGTCCTACTCGGTAGGCGTGAACGGGAGGGCGGTATCTTGAGGCTCCCAGGCGGCCATATCAATGCCGACGACGCCGGGGGAGAAGCCGCCGCCAAACGTGAGCTTTTGGAAGAGACCGGTATCGAGGCCGCTGGTTTCACGCCCCTGTCTCAGATTCGAGTGGTGGCGCGGGACGCCCCTGGCTACGCCATGTTCACCACGTTGTATCTGGCCAAATACGTCTTCGGATCGGCCAAGGGCAACGACGATCTGGACGAATGTCTCTGGGTCAATATCGACCGGTTAGAGCAATACGACTACGCCGACAGCCATTCCGAACTGTTGGATATCGCAACCCGCGCAATAAGGAGAAGCCATGCAACCAATACTTGATATCACACGGGCAACCGACAGCTACAAGGGAACCCACTGGCTTCAATACCCACCTGACACGACGAACGTCTACTCGTACTTCGAGTCACGCGGCAAACCTCTGTCGTGGAGCGATTATGTCGTGTTCTTCGGGCTGCAATACTTCTTGAAACAATACCTCGCTGGTGTCGTTGTAACGCAGGAGGGGCTTGACAAGTCTGCGAAGCGTTGGGCGGCCCACTTCGGCAACGACAAGCTCTTCAATGTCGCCGGTTGGCAGCACATTATCGACAAACACGGCGGCAAGCTGCCCGTCTCCATACAGGCAGTGCCGGAAGGATCGGTCGTTCCTACGAGCACGCCGTTGATGACGATCGAGAACACCGACCCGGAGTGCTACTGGCTGACCAACTGGCTGGAAACCATACTCGTTGAGGTCTGGTACGCCAGCACGATCGCCACCAATTCGAGAGGGTGTAAGGAAATCCTCCACGACGCTCTGGAGAAGAGCGGAGACCTTGCTGGGCTGCCATTCAAGCTCCACGATTTCGGCTTCCGTGGGGTCTCGTGCCCAGAGCAAGCGGCCCTTGGAGGGGCGGCCCACTTGGTCAACTTCCAGGGCACCGACACGTTCATCGCCTGTAACATGTTGATGGACTTCTACGGCTGTGAGATGCCGGGTGTTAGCATCCCGGCCTCGGAGCACTCGACCATCACAGCATGGGGCAAAGAGCACGAACTCGACGCTTTCAGGAACATGTTGAACCAGTACCCCACGGGTCTGGTGGCCTGTGTGAGCGACAGTTTCGACATCATGAGGGCCGTCGAAGTGTACTGGGGTCAGGAACTGAAAGACCAGATCCTGAGCCGTGACGGTACGCTCGTAGTCCGTCCTGACTCGGGAGAGCTTCCCATCACCGTGCTCCAGGTCCTCAAGGGTCTGGGAGACGCTTTTGGTGTGGAGAAGAACGAGAAAGGGTACAAGGTCCTTCCCCCGCAAGTCCGCGTCATCCAGGGAGATGGTATCGACAGGGAGATGTTGGGGACGATAGTCAGGGCCTTGCTCAACTCGGGGTGGTCGATCGACAACATCGCTTTCGGTAGCGGCGGCGGCCTGTTACAGAAGTTCAACAGGGATACCCTACAGTTCGCCTTCAAATGCTCGTGGGCCAAGGGTAAGGACTACGAGCGGGACGTGTACAAAGACCCTGTCACGTCGTCGGCCAAGAAGAGCAAGCGGGGCCGTTTCCTGGTCATCCGCGAGCAAGACGGGGCATGGCACACGGTACCCGAACGAGGGAATTTCATAACAGCGGGCGTCCCACAACTGACAGAGGTCTTCCGGGACGGTGAGCTTCTGTGGGATCAGTCGCTGGCCCACATCAGGGAGCGGGCGGAGTTGTAGTGGCAAAGGTGATCCTCATAGCCGGGTTGGGTTTCGGGGATGAGGGCAAAGGCTCCATCGTCGATTACCTGACCCGCCTCTACCATTCCAAACTGGTAGTCAGATACTGTGGAGGTGCTCAAGCCGCTCACAACGTCGTTCTCCCCAACGGAACTCACCACACGTTTGCACAGTTTGGTAGCGGGACGCTGGCCGGGGCGGACACTCTCTTGAGCCGATACATGATGGTCAACCCGCTCGCCTTGGAGGAGGAGGTCCAAGCTCTTGTGGCCCTTGGCCACTCTCCCTACAACGTCTTGTTCGTCGAAGGCGAAGCCCTGGTAACGAACGTCTATCAGGTGGCCGCCAACCGGTTACGAGAGACCATTCGAAACAAGCGTCACGGATCTTGCGGAATGGGTATCGGAGAAACAGCCAAGGACGCCTTGGAGCATCCTGACATGGCACTGAGGATCGGGGATCTCCCGAATCGGGATAAGGTTCACGAGAAGTTGCGTTTCTCGCGAAACCTGAAACTGAAGGAGTTCGAGGGGTGTGACATTGATGCCGGGGACCCCAACCTGCTCTTGCTCCGGGATGAAGCGGCATTGTCTTACTACGCGGTGCGGTATCACGCCTTTGGCTGCAAGATTAACATCGTCGATCGCAACTGGTTAGAATTCCGGTTGTCGCGGGATTCGACCGTTATCTTCGAGGGAGCGCAGGGGGTCTTGTTGGACCAGGATTACGGTTTCTTCCCTTACGTCACGCGCTCCGACATAACCTTCAACAACGCCTACGAACTACTCGGAGATTTCAACGGGCCGGTACGTAGGATGGGAATTCTACGCGCCTACATGACAAGGCACGGCGCTGGCCCCTTCCCAACGGAGGTCCATGACAAGGACGCGGCCGGAAATTGTACAGAGTACGCCACGGATACACACAACAAATACGGCGAGTGGCAACAGAGCTTCCGCCTGGGGCACTTCGACATGGTCCTGGCCAGATACGCCCTTGAAGTTATCGGTGGTGTAGATGAATTGGTGATCACCAACCTCGATAAATTGAGAGTAACGGACCGGCCGTCAGTGTGTGTAGGTTATGTGTTAGAAAAAGGCGTCTCTATTACCAAACTGCCGGTCCAACAGCGTCTGGATCTCTACGGCTGCCTTCGAGGGCTAGAACCCAATCTCGACAAGCAAGAAGAGTTAACTCGTAAGATCGAAAACGCAATCCCGGTCGTGAAGCTTTTTGACAGAAGCGCTTTCCTGGACGATATAGCGCAAGAACTCAAGACACCTGTAACACTGTGCTCAACCGGACCCACATACGAAGACAAGACCCCGTGGCCTCGGGAAGAAGAAAGACATGGAACCGATAGCGATCGAACACAAGAACAAGAAGTACGTCCTCACTGACAAACTCGCGTCGGGAGACATCTGCGACGTTTATAACTGCGTAGTGTTCAACGGGACCAACGAGTACCCGGTAGTTTTCAAAGTGGTCAAACAAAGCGCAGACAATGATCTTGTTGAGAACGAAGCCAAGATCCTGGGAAGGTTGTACCCGCCGACGGCCAAGGACGAGAAGTTTTACCGTTTTCTCCCACGGGTGTTAGATTCGTTCCTGGTCCCGTCCCAACGGCGAGTCAACATCCTGCCTTGGTTCAATGAGCACCGCTCGCTCGCGGAAGTGTTGGAGGCTTTTCCAGATGGGATCGACTTCCGGGATATGGTGTGGATGTTCAACCGTATCCTGCATGGCATAGGGTTCGCTCACACGAATCGCATTGTGCATGGTGCTCTGATACCGCCCCACGTGCTGATCCATCCAACCGACCACGGGGCCAAGATCATCGACTGGTCCTATGCCGTGGACATCACACCCAAGAAGGCGAAAGCCAAGAAGGGTCCGACGTTATACGACTACCTGACGGATGACACCTTTCTCTCGAACCCGCACGTGAAAGCGATCAGCGCTCCTTACAAGGATTTCTACGCTCCGGAGATTCTGGCCAAGGAGACCCCCACCGCTGCTACAGACATCTACATGGCTGCCAAATGTGCCGTTGCGCTGGTTGGGGGTAATGTCTCGACCAACCAGATGTCGGACTCTGTCCCCAAGCTCGTTCGAGATTTCTTAAAGACCTGTCTCTGGTCGGTACCCTCCAAACGCCCACAGGACGCATGGGACGCCCACGAGGAGTTCGATGGCGTGCTCAAACGAGCCATAGGCAAACGCAAGTACCGACCGTTCCCGATGCCTGAGCGAGCGGTGTGATGACCATAGGAAAAACCGGGACTCAGGTTTACACGGACGAGAACTCAACAAACGTCATTTACCATGGAACGAGAGTCGTTGGTTTCAACTACAAGCGTATAGTCTTGGATTCCGGTGGGCATAAGACAACCACGACGAAAAAGCGTATGAACGAAACGAGCGAGCAGTTCGGACTCGGCTTTCACGTTTACCAGAAAAAACGGAACTGGTACGTGGTCTACAGAGAGGAAACCGTCCCGTTCGAAGACGGTATGGTTTTACGACGCGGACGGAAACCAACCAAACCCGTGAAGCCCTCCCTCAACTTCTTCGATTGTGTCAAGGATGTGAAATGAGCGAAACAAAGGCAAAGATAGCCGCTGCGAAGAAGGAACTCGTTATGATCCTAATGGGCGGCTTGGGTATACACTTCATGGCGGGGACAACCGTGTTGGTTTGGGCGCTCTCTCGACACGGACAACCGTCGCAAGCGGCTGCGGCTATTGGGACCGCTTTGGTGTGGGTGACGGCTCTGCTCACACCCAGGCTCTGATTATCGGCAATCGATGTACAACTCCCGCGTGCCCGTGTCGTTCGGGTCGTGGAACCGGACGGTGTGAGCGCCGCTGTCTTGCTTCACCTGCGTGAGACAGTATTCCTGCGTGACCTCTGCCGTCCCCTTCTTTGCGAAGGTCCCCGGCTCATCGTCTGCGAGGAGGTTGTCCTGGAACTCGATGCAGATGACGCCCTCCATCTGGGCCGCGTGCCGGTCACAGAGCTTCGCTAACGCCTCGAAAAACTCGCGGTGGGTGGGTTTCAATTTCATGCTCTCCTCCTTGACCGTTCGGTGGTTCTAGAAGTCGTCGTCCAGGACCGCGCCCCAAAGACCGTCCGCTCCTTCGAGTCCGTCGTTCATCTGGCGATTGAGAAAACGCCGTAGAGGTGTTGTCACACGCCACAGTTGGTTGTCCGACGGTTGTATCTGGACCGTGAACAACATTACACTGTTGGTCTCGTCGAACAACGTGAGCAAGTAGTCATCTTTCTGTGTGCCGTCGAAAATGAAATTGACGCGCCACGTCCCGGTCCGTTTGGTTGTGAGGTCTTGGTAGCCTGATACGGTGTGGTGTTCCGGCCGGGAATGTAGGCCGTGTTGTGCTTTGACCTTGGGTACCAGGATGTTCGGGGCTGGTAAAAGTGTCTCTATGTGCTCCACGTCACCGTTGGGGACTGTAACAGTCGGGGCTAACGAGGAGTCCTTGCTCGTGTATTTGGTCTTTATGTGCTGGTGTATAATACCAGAAGCACCGCCACGAATCGCCATCGTGCGAACGACGACAACGGACGCGCACTCCTCTGGAATCAGCCTGATTGGCTTACGCGAAACATCTATAAGCATACCTAATACTACACCGGAAATAACGTGAAAGACCAGCGAACACAGGACTATATAAAAGCTTGGGGGCGGAAAGACGTGCCCACCGCCGTCGTGGTGGAAGGTGCCGTACGTCCTGGAATTTACCCGGCTTTTGTTGTGTTAGGATGGACGGCGAGCCGGAAGAAACATTGGCCGGTCGTCATACTTCGTTTGGCGTTGCTCAGCAAGACGATGGCCAAATCTGTCGGCGGCTTGCTCATGAGCCTTCCCTTCAACCCGAAGACGGAGCGTCACGTCTGCTCACTGCTCCAGGACTTCGGCTGGGACGGCAGAGTGTGGCCCTACAAGGACGAGGGCTGGCCAGCCGGGACGCCGGACGAGGACCAGATCATAAAGCTGTTGAAGACTGAGAACCTGGGGGCGACCTTCACTTTCCCGGCCGATCCGGAGAAGGGCATCATAACACTCCGGGTTCCTGTTAAAAAACGAAGAGGGCCATATGCTGTGGCTCTGTTCGATAAGGTGCTACCCAAATACCTAGAGACGTTGCGAGAGCTTACGGCCGACCCGGCTCCCTTCGTCTCGGATTGGAAGACATGACGATAGAATTTTTCAGCCCTAAGGGTCCACACGGATTCCTTTCCAACTTCTACGAGGCTGTGTTCGAGATAGAAGACCGGCAATGGATCACTGTCGAGCACTTCTTCCAAGCCAGTAAGGCTGCGACGCCGGAAGAACGTCAACGTATTGCCGACGCGGGTGGACCAGGACTGGCAAAGAAACTCGGAAGGGCTTGTCAGATGAGACAGGACTGGGAAACCTCTGTGGGCACAAAGCATCTCCACGATATATTCCGTGACGATCAAGGCGTCGTTGTGGAGTTGGTCAAGGACCACTACATGTTCGCAGCGCTCGTGGCAAAATTCACGCAACGTCACGACCTTACTGCGGCTCTCCGTTCTACTGGCGACCAACTTCTCGTGGAGGCTTCCCCTTACGACTATTACTGGGGTACTGGGAAAGATGGTTCGGGCCAGAACAAACTGGGGCGGATGTTGTGCCTTGTCAGAAAGCGTCTACCTGAGGCTACAGACTCCTGAGGTATCTCTTCACGATCCGTGCCGTACGTTTGAATCTCTTCTCGACCGCCTCTTCAACATGCCGCTCCAACTCTGACGGCTTCTCAGCAAGCTCCGGTTCTTCCAAGAGAGCGGCACGGGCTAACTGTGCGACCTCACCTCGATCCTGGCCTTTCAACTGATAGGTCTCGAAGAGGCGTACCTGATCAATGGGAGGCTTCTTCAAGGAGGCCAGGAACCGTTTCTCGAAGGCCGGGTCGTTCGCATTCGACAGTAGGATTTCTCGGAGGCGTCTCAACCCTTTCGCGTCCAAGAAGGATACCGGCGTCTTCATGGTCCAACCCAGGTCGAGAAGATCCAGGACCAGATGGATTTCCTTCTCGCTCAGGCTCCGGGTTAACGCCGCCGCGAAACCGGATTCCTTTTGGAGCATGTCCTTGAGAACCTCTCCCAACCCAAGGTCGTGTAACAGCTTCACGCTTTTACGGGGAGCCGGGCCTTCGAGGATATCCTCAATCAGAATCTTACGAACGGCGTCCCATGGCATCCGCAAAAGCTTCCCGGCGTTCCTCTGGATGCTTGCCTTCACGTCCGGTGGGATCTTGAACCCATACTTGGCCACGAACTTGATGGCCCTGAGCATCCGGGTAGGGTCGTCGGAGAACGTCTTGTCCGGATCGACAGGCGTGGTTAGCAGTCGTTCTTCCAGATCCTTGCGTCCCCGGCCAAGGAGGTCGATGACTTCGGCTCTCTCGGCACCGTGTTCGAGATCCAGAAGCCGCCACAACAGGGTGTTGAATGTGAACTCCCGCCTCAGGAGGTCCTCTTCGATGGTCGCCGGTTCCACTGTGTGGGGTTTGTAGCCTTTGCCCTCTGGGCCTCCATACGACTCCTTACGGGCGTTGGCGATTTCCAACACCTCCCCTTTCATGTCGTGGCCGCCCAGTTCCCAGGAGTCGGCAACCGTCAGGATGGCTACCCCGTACTGGTTGGTCGTGAGGCTCGTCCTGGCTGGGATTACCCTTTGGAGCTTCTTTGCGAACCACTCAGAGTCCCTTCCCCGGCCCAGAGCCAGGGAGTCGATGACCATGTCCACGTCTTTGGGGGCGATACCCATGAGGTAGTTTCTGACCGCCCCTCCAACGATGTACACGTGGTCGGCAACCCCAAGCCGTTTGGCGGCCTGGGAAAGAAACTTCATCAGTGCGGTCGCTTTCGTCATTCGTCCTCTCTACTGCTTACGGATAAAAGGTCCATGCGAAAGACCCTAAAAAACGATGTCTTCCGCAATAATTCCGGTGTAGAATATGATGTCACCAATGCGTTTTATGAAGAACGAAACAGTGAGAACTGCATCCTCGTTGTTGGAGGGACGTGCCTTCGTTGCGGCCAAAGTCCATCAAGAGGCACGACGGTCGGACTGCCCTGGTCTTGTTGTGGACCACTTAGGGGCTACTTATCTCGTGAGTCATGAGGACGAGATTGTCGCGGCTGTCTACGAAGAACAAGAATTGAAAGCCGAACCCTCGATTTGGACTGTAAGATATCATAAAGAAGGTGCCTACCTCTTTTCCGAATTCGCTTCGTACGATGAAGCGAGGACTTTCACGTTAACCCTGACGGGCGAAACCACAATAGAAGGCCCTCTGTACACTGACAGGGAGCCGGAAGAAGGCAAGTCGGAGACAAAAGACCTATTTGCCCATTTGGACGATGATATAGTATGACTCAAAAACTTTGTGCTTTTGGTTGCGGTGAGGTTGTGCATGATGGCAAACGCCTTTGCAAGCGTCACTTAGATCATCAACGAAAGAAGATGGCTCAGTACCGGGCTGGACGTAAGAAACAAGGCTTATGTTCACGCTGCCCGAACCCGGCCCGTCTCCTACCAAACGGGAAGCCTAGTACCCTGTGTGACGATTGCCGCACACACGTCCGGGAGTTAGAAAGAGATATCCGGGAAGAGGCTAAGAAGGCTAAGAAGAAATCCAAGAAGCGGCGTAAGAGTCGGTGATTTAGAGGCTCAATGCCGCACAACAAGGGCATGGACTGGATACGTTTACCCAAACGTATGGCCGTCTACCACAGAGATTCGTTTGATTGTGTATGGTGTAAGGGAGTGTTTCCTGTTGACCCCTTAGGTTACGGGTTGTCCCTGGACCACCTTGACTCGACAAAAGGGCACAACCCTGCTAATCTAGTCACCTGTTGCCGATCCTGCAATTCTGTTAAAAAAGATCTTACTCTCCGAGAATGGTACGCCTACCTCGCCTCCGAAGGGCGAAACATCAAGGCAATCAAGAGACGTATCCATTATCTGACTCGTAAACCAATCAACCTAGAAATCGGTAAATGGTTAGCATACGCACGCCGACCAAGCTTCCGTCGAGAACACGCCAAAGAGTTAGGTTGGCTCACGGATTCTAACCCTTTTCTCAACATGAGCGACGACGATATAGATATCGACGACGAAGAAATCAACCCGGAAGACTATGCCGACTAACGAATCCGAAACAATAAGCACCGATTCAGAAAGCCTCGTCCTAACAGAAGAGGAACTTCTGCTCGAACTCGCACGTTCCATCGTCCGCAAACCAGAGAAGGTGTCAGTTGACGTTGCTCGTGGCAAGGCAGTGACGCTTTTGACGTTGACTGTTGATCCTGATGACCGTGGCCATGTCATAGGCCGCAACCGGCAGACCTTGAACGCCATAATTCATCTGTTCGGCAAATCGGCCTATCTTGACGGCCGGAAGGTTATCATCCACCTGGACGGCCAGGAGCCACGCGAGAATACCTACCGTAAAAAGAATGGCGGCGGAAACCATCGACGGAACAATCACCGTCGGGATGACCGAGACTATCGTGGGGACCCTCCCCGCGAATACCGGCGTCCCTCCTAACCTCTACCGAAACGGCTCGCGTTATGGATCTACTCTGGATCACAGATCCGCACTTGAACTTTCTCCCCGCCAAGGGAGCCGCCCGTTCTTTCGGACGATACCTTACGTCTGAGAGAAAGTTCGACGCAGTTGTGCTCACCGGGGACATAGGTGAGGGGGACAACGTCGCCGGGCACCTGAAACAGTTTGCCGAAGGTGTCGGGTGCCAAGTGTATTTCACGCTGGGGAACCACGACTACTACAAGAGTAGCTTCGAGGAGGTTCGAGAAGAAATACTCGAAACCGCTGCGGGTAGTCTTTCCTGGCTCGACCGGTCGGGTATTTTTCTCTTGGGTGACAAGACCGCTCTGACAGGACACGAGGGGTGGTTTGATGCTCGTATCGGAAAGCCCAAAAAATCGCATGTTGTCCTTAACGACTTCGAGCTTATCAGCGACCTTTCCGCGTTCTATAACCGCTTCGAATGGCAAGAGAGAGGCGGCCGTGGGCGGCTGGCGTTTCTGGACAAGGTAAGAGCCTTGGGGGTTGAGGCGGCTGAGTCGGCCAAACCCAAACTATTGGAAGCTCTCAAACTCCGTGAGACTGTTATATTCGCCACGCATTTCCCGCCCTTCAAAGAGGCGTGTTGGCACGAAGGAGCTATTTCTGACTCCCGTTGGCTCCCCTGGTTCACATGTGAGGCCATGGGTCAGATGTTACTTGCGGCGGCGGCTAAGCACCCAGAGAATAGAATCCTGGTGCTCTGTGGGCACACTCATAGTTATGGCGAGTGTCAACCCGCCCCTAACCTGAGAGTCCTCACCGGGAAAGCCGTTTACGGTGCCCCCGATATTTCGGGGGTGATCTCGACCCCTCTCGCTACCTTGGACTTTACATCCGAGACCGCTGGGGATCGCTGGTCCGGGTTCTTCCAGCGCCAGCCCTGAGCTACTGCCAGAGTCCGTGCGCGTCCACCTCGATGGTGTACCGGATTCTCTGCTTTCTGGGATCGATGTCGGCTTCCCAGAATGATGTGTCCTCAGAGGGTGTGAAGTCTCTGACCTTGGAGTCAGAATCGAACTCGTTCAAGTTGTAGTCAATGATGAGGTCGTTGACCTCAGGTTCGATGGCTCTCATGATTTGGCTGGTGCGACTGCCGCCAGCCTCGATCCGTTTGATCGCTGTTTTTTCGTCCAGCTTTTCGAGGAAGCCTTCCAGCACCCTTCGTTGCTTGCCGAACAAACGAGCCAGAGCCATGCCGGATACGTCGAAGGTGACAGTAACGTCGGCGGTAAAGTCAGGATCGCCGTCCCAGCGAGGTTGTCTGTCTCCGACAAAATCCACATTCACGACCCGTATATCGGAGGCTTCTATGAACCGGCTGGCAACGCGAGCGGCACTGGTTTTTGTCTTTTCCGGCTTCATCTTTTCTAACACCTCCGTGAGACCCTTGTCGTCAAGACCGTTGATCTCCTTACCCATGGCTCCCACGACGAGATGAACGATAGCCTCCTCCGGAGGACCTTCGACGCCCTTTGGGTTTTTCAACGCCCGCCCTAATGCTTTGGAAGCCACATAACTGGCCAACCCCTTGTTGAACGACTTCGCGCCAGAGAGCACAGACGCTTCCAGGGCATCGAACCCGGCCTTGACGCCAATGCGGGTGGCCGCTGATTCGAGAGCTTCTTTTTGCTCGTCCGACATCTCGCCGCCGTCCATCAGGGCAGCGGCGGCCTCCTTGAGGTCTTCCGTCTTCTTCTCGGCAGCGGCAGCAATCTCCTTGGCTCGCTCTGTGGTTAGCTTTCTCAGGGCTTTCGCGGCTTCTTTGAGGGTGTACTCGCGGAATTCGTCGTCGGCCAGAAAATGCTTTACCTCGTCAGGGACCGTCTCGGCCGCTTTCACGGCAGTTTCCGACAAGCCGTCGAACCGGTCCTTCCAGGCGTCGAAACGCTTTTTGGGCAGGATTTGGGCCTTGGACCTAGCTTCTAGTTGGAAGCCGTCGGCCTTGCGTAAGGATGCTCGTCGAACGACCGTCCACGGACTCACCGATGCCATGTAAACCACTTAGCATCGAAAGATTACACCCGACGATTTAACGCTTGATGAGACGGGCGATCTCGTCCTCTGTCAGTTCCCATTGGTCCTCATCCAGACCCGCGATGGCGAGAGCCTTGAACGGCTGGTGGTAACAGACGGCGAGATACTCGTGGGTGTCCATGCCCATGGTCTCGGCGTCGGGAGGGCTGAGCATCCCCAGGGCGCTCATTACGGCTGGCCGGTGTTCCTCTTTCTTGAGGTGCGAGGCCAGGATAGCCAGAGCCGTCTGGGCCGGTCCGGAGCCGTGGTAGCCCCACTCGAAGCCTGTCGGACTGTGGTTGTAAAGATCCAGTCTGGGTGGAAGCGGCCACTCGTGGCCGCTGTCCTCTTCTCGTACAATTATTTCGCACCCTTTTTTGGTGCGCGTGCCAACGTACTTCAATTTCATCACGGCCTCCAATCGGCGTTGTCGTCGTTTACATCGGGGTGGTAGTCCGGGTCCGGGTGCGCCCACGTATCGCCATATTCGGTGGCGAGCTTCTCCTGTTTGTCTTTCAGGATGTCCCAGTTATACCCGTGGCCCGGCCGGGATTCGATGGAGACGAAGGTGCCGTAGCTCTCCTTTTTGACTTCGGAGACGGTGGCCTTACCTCCATGGAAATCGTCCCGGCCTCGATACACATACCAGCTTGAGGGGACGTAGATAACGTCGCCCGGTTTGGGGGTACTATTATCCATACCTCCACTACACACGGAATCCGTTAAACCTAAAATCGGTTTTCGTTTCATAAAACGAGCGGGGTATGGAAACCTCTACTCTTATCTACCGTGTCGCCCGCCGTTTTCTGGAAGCCGACGATCGTTACCGCATTCCGGCTCAGTACAAGCATATCCTCCAAATGGTTGACGAGGGGGTACTGGACCCAAAGGTCTTGCTGGCCTGGAAATACGTGGTCGAGAAAATGGGTCCCAAATTCAGTTACGGAGGGGCTGTTAAATACTGGCAGAACAAGTGTAAGAAACTGGGTCACGAGCTACCGGCCGGGCCTGACGTTCGGGCACAGTATGGAGCTTTCCAGGTCAAGTCCGGCGACGAGATCGAGGACTGGATCAAGGAATATCTCCGAAGTCAGAATCTGATCAACGATACGCAGAAGACGGCGGCGGAGTGGCAGCTTGAGATCGAGCATCTGGAGCGGACCATCGAAGACGCGGAAGAGAGGATCAAGAAGCACGAGGACGCCATAGCACGCGGGTCCAAGGACAAGCGGCGTGAGAAGTGGCTGGAGAGTGCTCGTAAAGACCTCAACATGGCTGGCAAGGAAATCGTCAAGGCCAGAAAGGCCGTCGAAGAGCTTTCGAACACCATCGAGAAGCACGAAGAGGTCGAAGCCCCGGTCATCGACTTCGAGAAGCAGTTCCAGATGCTTTTGCATCAGGCGAGCAACGACCTAGCCAAGAAAGAGGTTCTGGCTCAGGCCAAGAGAGCGCTTGCCCGCTTCGAAGAGGAGATGAGCAACCCCAAGATCGCCACGGACAAGCAAGGCGTGGACATCTGGAACATGCTCGTACGCACCTGGGACAAGCTCTGGGGCGCTGTGAAGAAGGCGTTCTCGGCGGTTGCGGACTGGACCTCGGATCTCATGTCCGACACAAAGCAGTTGAAGAAGCTTCTGGCGTCGGTCTAAGAGAACTCGACCAGCACCTCGTTTGAGGCACACCACTCCTCTGCCACTTCTCTGGCGGCTTGAAGAGCAGTCTCCTGAGACGTTCCCAGTTCAGCCAGGAGAGAGTCGGTGAAGCCTCCGGAGTCGCTGTCCACGGTCGCCATGGCCCACCACTTGCCGTTTTTCTCCACAGCACCGTAGTAAACCCCGTCCTCTTCGGACCCGATGTACTTCGTTTCGCTGGCGTCCCAGTCGAGACGGGGCGGCTCTTCTTGCGGCTTGGCGGGGTCGTCGATCTCCTGGACCGTCTTGCCCTCGTAGGCATCGTTGACCAAACCGCTGATTATCTTACCGGTCTCTTTGTCTCGCACGAAACCGCGTTCGTCGGCTTCCGCGAAATCGAGCACGTGCCTGGGGATAGCCACGCCTTTGAGGGTGCGTCCATGGGCTGGGCGGGCAGACACGAGAAGCCAACCCATGATGCACTTGCGAAAGCAGAGCGTCCACTTGCGAGCTTTCATCAGTTCGCCCTCTCGACGATCGCCATTCTTTCGTTTGCCCGGCCGACATAGCTTCTGGCACTTTCCAGCGTGTCGGCCAGATAGATGTTCCACCCGATTCTCTGGATGGACCCGCGAACTTTGGCGACAGCGTAGTCCACGGTATCTCCATCACTCACGATTTGGAGGTACAGCTTCATCTCGCCTTTGGGCAAGTCTTCCAAACACGTTCGGACGGTGAGGACCGCTTCGCATTCGTTGATCAGGCAATAGGCACGGAGTTCGCTTAGGACTGCGCCACAAGCATCGTCCAACTCCGTGAAGGTTTGTTCGTCGATTTCGCTGAGCTTCATGTTATCCTGTGTTCAAGGGTTACACACGAGCCTCCAAAATTCCAAAGTTGCTTTCGGAAATTGCGGCATTACCTTGGGCTTACCCGCGAGCGAGAGGGAACCTAAATGAAAAAGACGCCGGAAAGCATATTACTCGACACTGTTGTGGCCGGGTGTTGTCTGTTCGATCGCCGTCGGTTCCCCAAGCCGGGCCAGCTAATCGAGCGTCTCCCAGAAGAACAACGTGAAATTCTCCGGACCCTGACATCTGACCAGTTGGCCAATATCAGGGTCGATGCCTGGGAGTTACCGGTCCGTAAAGATGCCGACTACTGGCGGTCCCAAAATAAGTCTTAGATTACGGCAACCCAAGCGGTAGGAGGGGTATGCACATACGCACCCTCCACGATCTGGGCAAAGCCATCGAAGCCATGGACGCCGGTTATCAGGTGTCCGTCAGGAAAAGCAAATCCAGCACAGACAGACACCCACGTGGATGCCGTTACCGAATCGAGGGTCGTGGGCGCAAGGGCCTCAAAATCGAGGTGGAGCGCCGGGGAAAACTGGTATGGGAGTATGACACCTCGCGAACCTACCACGACTTGGTACGTGGGATTAACGGGGCCGTCGAGGTTTTCGGCCCCAAGTTCAACCCGGACCCGGACCTCATCAAGAAAGGGACACCGGTCCGTGTGAGGGGGACGGGCATGTCGAGAGAAGGGATTGTGGTGTCGAGGAAGATGCGAACCAAGACCCGTGCCGAGAGTTATGGGGTCAGAATAATACCCGGCAACGTGATCCTCCCGTATAAACCTTACGAACTGATACCGGACAAATCGGTGTAACACTTGTCAGAAGTCTCTGACTGAGAGCGTCGGTAATAATATGAAAGACGAATTCCATATCAAAGGCATGACGGAAGAGGGCGGCCTCGTCGGGACACGTGTGAATGACGAGGGAGAGAAGGAGGCGCTCGTCACGCCGATGGTCCAAGGACAGGCGTTGATTCCGGGTATGGAAATGGTCCGTCTGGAACCCGGAGGGGACGCATCGGTCTTGAGCATCACGTCCCTCTACAAGGCAAAGGGGCCGCCTCAGGTCGCCTCGAAGCAATACCGCGATAACTACGACCAGATCTTTGGCGGGGAAGATGCCAAAACGCTCAACTAAACATCGGGTCATCCCCGATGGCGATAGGAGGCGAGCCAAGGCGGCTTACAATCTCCTGGGGCGTATCCAAGAAGCCGCGAATTTCAACCCCAATCTCTCGAACGAAGAAATGATGGCTTATGGCCGGAAGCTGCACGAGTATACCTACGACGGCGGCTCCACGGACGACGAAGCTCTGGAAAGGCTGATTCGCGCTGTTACCTCCGACACCCTGGTTGGTTCGGACATTCTCAAGGTGCAACTCCAGATTCCGAACGAACAGTGCATGATGCTCTGGGCGGGCCGCTGGGTTGATCAAGGCTGCCCGCGAGTCGTGTTCGACAGCAAGTACGCCAGTCTTCTAATGGCCACCGACGTTGGCCGGGACATGGTCGATAAGATTGTGTTCCCATGGAAGGCGTTTCTTTTGGAGATGCCGGAAGGCTTGCTCTCCATCACAGACGCAGAAGACGTTCTCCACGGCATACGTAAGGTATACGTCCATGTGATGCGGGCTGAGCGTCATGATTTTGACACGTTGAACGTCGTAGCCATGACGGAGCACGGTCTCCAACTGTGGCGGCACGGTCTGAAACCTGAGGAACTGACAACTGCGAAGGTTTGTGGTGCGGGCAACTGGGACTTCGGATTCAAGACCGACTCACGAGACGACCGTGTCCTCAATCTTGTCGGACGGCTTGTTATCTCGATGTGCGTTGCCATGTCCGATCCTGACAACTACCGCAAGCAAAAGCCCGGCCGTAAGAAGAAAGGTCGGCGCACCAACGGCAAGCCTAAGACTAAGACCTCTGAGCTACCGGAAATCCAGACGTTTGTGATCGGACGCCCGACCAAGATCAACTGCCGTCAGGCACTCGTGGACTACGTCGAGGGGCGCGGTACACGGAAAAGCCCGACTGTTAGGTTCCTGGTACGAGGCCACTGGAAGTTCCAACCTTACGGTCCGGGCCGCTCGCTCCGAAAGCTTATTCAAATCGAGCCTTACTGGAAAGGGCCGGAAGAGGCCAAGATCCTGGCACGGACCGTTAAGATGGACACCAACTCGGCCGCCGAATAACTATCTATCGAAGTTGTAACGTAGAGGCGGCGATGATCGAAGCTGAGAGAGTTGTCCAACGGTACAAGACGGCGTCCCTTCGACCGGAAACAGCTATTTCGGTTGAAGGGGACAAAGCCTACATCTCTGTCCTCATCGGACACCGACTGAGCCTCTACGAGAAAAAGATGCCGGTCGAGAACCTCAGTGAGATCCAGAGAGAGGTCGAACGGCTGTCTGGCTCCGACATCGACAAACTGGGCGACGATGTTGATGGTGTTATAGAGGAGAGGAACGGCTTCGAGTTCAGTCTGGATCGCGGCAAGTTGGATAGGGGCCTCGCTCGTGTCCACAGCGAACGACTGAAAGAGCAGCGTAAACTTACCGATAAGGCTCTTCGCGGCTGGATGAAAGAAGGCATCCTGGCGTTCATCGAAGACATCTACAGCAAATACAAGAAAGGGGTGTTCAGGAAAGAGCCTTGTATTACGGCGGGGTATATTCGGGGCTTCTTTTTGGAGGGCGGGGAACTTCCGCGAGAGCACGCCCCTGCATTCAAAGCACTCTCTACGCGGCAACAACTTTCTTTGATTAAGGGTACTCTGGAAACACTACGAAGGCAGGGGAAGATCCAATCGTCTAGTGGTGTAGTCAGGGGACGGGACGTACGCTGTTATGAGCCAAAGGGCTTTGGAGAATAGTAATAGAGAAGGAACCTTCTTACCAAACCTTTCCCACGAGTCGATCATCTTTCCGGAAGGGGTGATGCTCTCTAACTGGGAGGGGGTTTTGGCGTTGGTTCGCACCACTACGACCTCAGACACGGTCGTGGACGGGACGCAATTCTGGCCGCCCAAGATGGCTCGCCGGTATGTTGTTAGGAGGGCCGTGTTCGTAGGAACGGGCAGACCCATCAAGGCAACGGACGACATGGTTGGAGAAGAAGCGGTCGTCTCCCCCAACGGGGGAACCAAGTTCATGGCGGGCAAAAGGATAGACGACCACAGAGAGTTAAAGGGCGAGTTCTTGGAGCCAGAATACTACTGGGTCCATCAACGTCTTGGTGAGTTGTTTGCCCCCGAAGTGGACATGATGCGAGAGCACTTCAATGGCAAGGGCGTTCTCGACGCCAGTGATCTGAACATATCCGGCAACGAATGGCGTAGAGCCTTGGGAGGCACATTCCTGGACACTCAAAGCACCGCCAAGGCTCACGAATTCGACAAAGCCATTGTTAAGAGCCTCAACGGCTGTCCGAGAGACACCGAACATGCGGAACTTGTCTGGGATCTGCTAAAGAAAAGAGGGGTTTACGCCGTGAACAAACGCGGCGATATCCTCAAGTTCGTGCTGCCGTAGGTGATGTTCTTATAGTTACCCCAGGTAAACGGCGTTCGCGCCATGGCCTGGAGTGTAACATGAAAGCATTGGTTTTATCGGGAGGCGGCGCTAACGGCGCTTACGAAGCCGGGGCGATCAAGTATCTGTTCTCCGTTCTCGGTTTACAACCGGACATTCTCTGCGGGACTTCCGTGGGCGCAATCAACTCCTCGTACATTGCTCAATTCAAGAAGGGCGAGGAGATTGACGCGAGCCACCGGCTCATCGATCTTTGGAAGAGCATCGACACACCTGATATCTACAAGAAGTGGTACCACGGCCTGTTGTGGTACCTGCCTGTCTTGTGGAAAGAGAGCGTCTACGACTCGTCTCCTGTCCGGAAGTTTCTCCAGGATAACCTGGACGCCAACCTGATTGCCGGGTCCGGCAAGAAGCTCAAGGTCATCGGGACATCGTTGTGTACCGGCGAAAACCGGTCGTGGGGTGAGAGCGATGACGACATCGTTGAAGGAGTGTTGGCTTCTTCCAGTTTCCCGATCTTCTTCCACCCGATCATGATTTACGGCATCCCGTGGAGCGACGGCGGCCTTCGTAACATCACCCCTCTTCGGACAGCTATCGAGATGGGAGCGACGGAGGTGTACGTCGTCACCTGCCAGCCGCCCAAGGTCACGTTCGAACCCAAGCCGGGTCTCAAGGTGCTCGATCAAATCCCGCGTGTGCTCGACATCATAATGAACGAGATCCACCGGGACGATATCCGGAAGACGGAGTTGATCAACGAGTTGGTCAGGGCCGGGAAGGCTCCAGAAGGGAAGAAGGAGGTCACGGTTAAGCTCGTAGAGGCCCAGAGCGATATAGGTAGCAGCCTGGACTTCTCTCCGCGAAAGAACGCGGCTTTGATCGACCTTGGCTTCTCCGACGCTCACGACCAGTTGGAGTAGTATCTAGGTTGATACCGTATTTTTAATCTTTAGGGTCAGCCCCGCTGATTCGTAGTGTAGGTATGTACGTGCCCACCACGAACCAGGAACTGGCCGAGAAGCTCGCCTATATCGGGAAGCTTTATCGCGTCGCAAAGGACCAGTGGCGGGCCAGGACGTACGAAAAAGTCGCTGGTGTGGTCCGCGATATGCCTGAGCACGCCGGGTCTATCAACCTCCTGGAAGTCGAGGGAATCGGCAAGAGCACGGCCGAAACCATCCACCAGATCCTGGAAACCGGCACGTGCAAGCGGATCGAGGAACTGGAAAAGCAGTTTCCTCCGGGGGCGTTTGCTCTACAAGCTATTCCCGGAGTCGGCCCGGTGTCGGCCTTCAATATTGCCCGTCTCCATGGTGTGGAGAGTGTGGAAGAACTCATCGTTCTCTTGGAGGCAACCGGCGACGATCCGGACCTCCTGGAGCGAGCCAAGATCGGCCTCGAACAGATGAAACAGGGCCGCCTACCGCGTGAGGTGGTGAAACCATTCGTCGAGAAGATGGTAAAGCAATTGAAAGCCATCGACGGTGTGTATCGGTGCAGCCCGGCCGGTTCCTTCCGTCGGGAGTCGGAGACGGTGAAGGACGTTGACATCCTCCTGTCGCTCGACAACCCCAAGGCCATGGCTCAGGTCAGGTCGGTGGCCGCTCGCTTCGGTGAAATCCAGTCGGCCGGGGACAAGAAGATCACTTTGCGTTACCAAGGCAACTTCATTGTCAACGTCGATCTGTTGATTGTGGACCCGCTGTGTTGGGGCGCGGCACTCTGCTACTTCACCGGCAGCAAGGCCCATAATATACGGCTTCGAGGAATCGCCAAGAGTCGGGGAATCCTGGTCAACGAGTATGGCTTCTTCAAGGGACCGAACGCCAGCAAAGGCGACATGGTCGAAGAGGAGCGTATCGGCGGAGAGTTCGAGGTCGAGCTATACGATATCCTCAAGGTGAAATATGTGGACCCGAAAGATCGGAGTGAGTGATGCCAAAGTATGATGGTTACTACGACGACGAAGTATTCTGGGACAACCCGTATGTCAGAATGGATGGTCACAGAATGCCACGATTCGCGACAACGAACCTCGACACTCAACTCCCGGACTTGTACCCACACTACACCGACTCACGGTTCTCAAGCGGGAAAGACGTAACGATTTTCGGCGCGAAGCAAGCCGGACTTCATTACAACTACTCCGATCGTATCGAGCAGTGGGACTACGAAAAGGCCAAAGCTGCCCGCAAGACGGCGGACGAAAAAGCCGAGAAGGGCACCGGCCGCTGGTTCCAGGAATATCTGGCGGCGTTCCATGGGGAGGTCGTCGAACTCAGACATATCATCGTCGGGGTCAATGTTGCGACGGGCTACCCCTGGCACTGTTACGGCTACCTTCTCAAGGGCAAGAAAAAGAAATGAGTCAGGTCGTATTCGATTGTAAGCACAACGGGAAGCGGGCCTCCGTTATGGCCGGGTGGGACCATCCGTTGAAGCATTATTTTTTGACCGTGCTCGACCTGGACGCTCCGGAAGACGAGAGCGATGTCGTGTGGACCACCCTATTCCACCCCAGTGAACAGGACAGCCTACACACCCAGCATCTACAGAAGCAACTCCGGGAAATGGCAATTGAGGCTCCTGAGGGCTTCTGGGACCACGTCCATCTCCGGGAAAGAAATGTGGTGTATTTGTATGAGGATGGGAAGTGGACGCGGCATTGAGATTCTCCTAAACAAACCGTCAAGGGTATAGGAGGACTCCAAATGGCAACAGCTAAACCAAAGGCACCAGCACCGGCCGTAATCGTTCAGAGAGCCGGTGGGAAAGTCACGGTTCGTGTTCAGAACGCTGTGGCGGCCATGTTAGTCGCCCGGCGCAACGGTGTTCGTAAACACCTGATCGACTCTGGATTCAACGCGGCGGACGCGGACGCTCTGATCAAGCTGGGTGTTAGAAAGCTTCTTGCGTGAGCAGAGACGAATACATCCGCGAATACAAGCTGTACCTAACTCAGTTAGGAGACATGGTCGAAGCTCTCCGGGAGCTTGGTGACGAAAGAGGTGCCAAGTTCGTGGAGAGCGTTCGGCGTCAGGTTGACCACCAGGACGTGGATTCCTGGGGTCCCAGCCCGAAGCAAAGCGCCGTCCTGGAAGACATCAAACGTAGACACGGGGATGTTCTTTTCGACGACTCGAAGCGGCGTAAGCTCGTCGAGAAACGGGAGGAATTCCTGGAACGCCTCCGTAAGCTTTACAACGCTGCGAAAGATGACGGCTGGATGCGTAACTTCTTGAAGAGTATAGGAAAGCAGATCAAGAAGGGCCAACCTCTGAGCGCGAGACAGAAAGACGTGCTGAGAAAAGCCTTGGAGAAGCACAAGCTCGCGTCAGAGTCTTACGATCGCCGGGACCCTACTGAGGGTCTGTGAGGTGATCCCAGAGATTAGCCGTATCTTCCGGGTCTGGCTCTAGCTCGTGCTCCGTTGGTATAGAAGTGACCTCGCCTAACTCGGCAAGGCTGCATAACTCTTCGATCGTTGGAACATAATCGCCTCGCATCCTCATTTGCACACTCAGCCCCAGTCGTTTTACCTCAATCGCCCCCGAGTCTATTCCGGCGCGTGCGGCCATATGCATAATAACACTCGCCATGTGTTCTACCGACTCCCAGCTTGGGTAGTGGTCGTGGACAGTGATCCAACCATCGCCGGGGCGGTGTCTTTCGAATCTACTTTCTAAAACGATACGGCGAAGAAAGTTGAAGGCCAGCACCGTGGTCCGACCGGTCCGGCGGTGGTCTTCGCTGTAGAGCCAGTCCAGGGCTTCCAGGGCCTTGAGTTGGTCAGGTGTGAACTCGAAGTCGGGCACTACTCTTCAAATAGCTCTGCGGTGTTCTTGAAGATTTCAGCCAGTTGCGGGCTGATGTGGAACCTCTTGGTGTTCTCCCCGATGCTGTGGAGTATGTTGCCGTCATTGTGACGAAGCGTGGCGGCCTTCCAGTCGCAGAACATCTCGACTATGTCTACCAGATTCATACCCTCTATCCCATCGGGGAAGTGCTCCGGGTGGTGGCGGTTGTGGCCGTAATGATGGTCGAGAGTCGGTTTCATGGACTCTAAGAAGCCTTTGTACTCGTCACTGCCGTACGTCGATTCCGCGAGCTTGGGTGTAAACTCCGTGAACCCTTCTAACTCAGGCGGTTCGAGTTTGGACCTATCGTGTTTTTCGCCACGTTCCAGAAGCATGACGGCCACGACTCGTAAGAATTTTCGGACGACATCAATATGCCTTTGTGTCTCCGCGTTAGTCGCTAGTTCCTCTGGAGTCATATAATTCCTCGATCTTACAGGTACCTCTCCTAGTGTAATCCGATAAGTACCCCTGCAACTGTTATAATCAGAAGGTACGGAAAGCATTGAATTCTTTCACCATCAATGCATACACAAAGACCGGCCCCTGGCAGCGGGACCGGCCTCTTATACTACACCGTGAAAAGAGAATCTATCGTAACTCGATTGGGCCGCTCTTCTTTGTCTCGAAGGCCGATTCGGTCTCGTCGGATGTAACAATCCCGTACTTGTCCAGGTCGATCTTCGGGAAACCTAACGCTCTTGCGATGGCACCGTTGGGAAAGATATCCAGGTCTGTCTCGTATACCCGCTTCTTGTCCAGGAGCATCTTCTGGTTTGCCTCGAAGGAGTTGCGGCCCGACTCGATGAGCCGTTGGAGTTGAGTATACAACTTGGAGTCGAAGTTGGGGTTGTGCTCCTTGAGCCATTGGAACATGGCTTTGGAACCTTCGTCCCCGTACCGTTTGGTAATGGCGGAGTCGTAGATCTTTTTCAAATCATCGGCGTACATCTTCGTGACGCCAGCCGCCTCCCTGAACTTCTTCCACATGTTGTCGTAGTTGTTCTTGTTCTGCTCGTATTGCGCGACCAGGGCCTTTTCCTGAGCGACGCAACTGTTGTTCGTTCCGATGACCGACGCGATGACGATGACGATAAACAGAACGATGACGGACAAAACGCCTATGCCTATGATTGCTCCACGGCTCATTGTGTAACCTCCGTTAAATGTCGTGTTTCCAGAACACGAAGCCTAGTATCCCTGAGATGACGAGTCCTATCAGCATGGCGATCACCCATTGCAACACCGACGGGGTGATTGATGCCCTCAAGTATTCGAAATCTGCCATGGGCTTTCGGACATAGTGTTTGGATACGTTGGTCCGAATAGCCTTCATCACTTTATCTTTGTCCAGTTCCCCCACTTCCATGAGAGCATCTCGCAGCGAGACCTTGAAGAGTTCCTTGTCGGTCCATGCGATAACATATGCCCACTTGATCGTCTTCCCAGAGGTGCCGACGATAGCTACCACGTCGTTCTTCTTACCTCCGAGCCACTTCTGTTCCAGGGCCTCCCCGAACATGGAGTCTTTCTGGGTCGTGGCGATGAATATGATGTTGACCTGTTTGATGGCCCCAAGATCCGCGTTGAGTTCCGACAGGGCCAGACTCCAATCCTTGGGTACGCCTATGGCGCGGTCCAACCGGTGGTAGTCGTAAATGCTGCCAGGGTAGGGAGGAAACGCGCCTTTGAATTGCTCGACAAGCCCGTGTTTCTTGAAGAGGGAGTCCGACGAACCCTTGATATAGTTCGTGTAACTGTGGGCAGTTGAGGTCGGCTCTCCGATCTTGGCTCTCGTGAATCGTGGTGGTTCGCGGGTGCCCTGTTCATTCACCCGACGGATGTTGATAGTCTCGTTGGTGCTCAGGTAAAGCCGCCAGTCGAAGTCGAAAAGATGCCGGTAACAGGTGTCACACACGGTTGTACAGGTGCGGTTCTTACCGCTCCCGGAGCACGAGGGGCGACAGTTGCACTGGTAACTGTGCGAACAGGGGACCTGGACCTTTCTCTTGTTGGTGATCCGGCCGTTCCAGATTTCTGTGTCAGAGGTGTCCATCCAATAAATGATGCCGACGGACGCCCCGGCCACGAGAACCTGCGCGGCTATGTGGATCAAAAACTCTTTCAGCGTGATGGTGTGCTTCCCGACAAAGAAAAGCACGAGGGCCACCAGGACCGGGAAGATCAGTAGGGTTAGAAAGATCATGGATCACCAGTCCGAACGGATGGTGCCGCCCTTGAAAGGCCAGCCGGTACACACCAGGAAATCGACTTTTTTGCCGCTTGGGTTGGTGGCCGTGACCTCGAACTTGGCGGCTTCGTCGGCCTGACAACCACGGAAGCCGACAACGAACCAGTCCTTGTCGTGGATCTGGTAGTTCGAGAAACCGTGTGTCTTCAACACCGCCTTTACTGGCGCTTCATCGTCAACCATACATCCGCGACATGGGACGAAGAAAATGAGAAACAGGGCGAAAGCGAGAGTGAAAAGGGCTTGGCCCACAGAAGTGTCGTTACTGGCCATCTTTGGCCTCCTTTTTCTTTCTTAGGTTTGGAAGATCGGGCACAGGTTGTGTGACGAGGGGTTTGAAGACGCCGTAAGCCTCGCTCTTGTATAAGAATTGGCCTCCCGCGTCCCGCATCACTTTACCGTCGCCGCTTTTACCGACGTGGCAGATGTGAAAGCGAGGCCAGAACGACCTCTCCTTAAGAGAGACGTAGTCGCCGTAGAACAGATAGTCGCCCGGCTTCGTGGGCCACTCTTCGGTCCACTCCTCATCGACACCCAGGACGTTTTCGTCGCTAAGCACCGCGATTTTGGTATTGCCGTGGCCGTCTGTACAGCCGGTTTTGACCGACCGCATCCCATCGTCGGGATCTCCAACCTGTTCCAGACGGGCAAGTATGTGTACAGTCTTGCGTTTTCGAGGCATAAGGATCTCCGGTACCCTAGTATTACACCGGACCCCCACTCTACGTAAGAACCGGGTGTTAGAAATTTCTAACTCGCGGTAATCCCTAGAGTTTCAGGTGGTCCCACAGAGTTTGGAGTTCGGGGTTATGTAGCTCGATATCGAGAGACAAGTCGGCCAGTACGATGTTCTTGTCGTCCTGAACGACCAGCATCCCATCCTGCAATTTGATGGTTGAAATGCGTTGGCGTTCTTTCTCTGGCTCGCCTTTGAGAGCCGGGTCTATCCAGACGTGCCCGCATTTGAACACCTTGCTCGTCTGGACGGGCACCACTGTTCTCAAGACGCCGTCACAAACCATACAGAGATCGTCTTGGAGGATGTGTTTGTGGGAGCCTCCGACCTCTTCGTACACCAGACCGTTAAAGAGTGAAGTTAGCCCGTCTTTCCGCGTGTCGTAGGTCAAGACGCTGAACGTGTCCCTTTCCCGGTCCGCGTACGGGTGTAAGATCGCGTGTGGGCCTAGGAGGTTGATAATCATAGCTAGAATTACACCGAAAAGCGGTGTAATTGTAAAGGATGCAGTGGCAAGTGATCGGAGCGGTGCCGTTTTCGACATCGTCGAGTGTGTGGATCGACGTGATCGACCTCACCGTTCCACAGCCAGGGCGGTACACCGTTCACTCAAACGCGACTTTTCCCACCAATGCCGCTGTAGTAGAGGATCGCGTGTCGCTCAACGGTCAGGTGTTAGATTGCACCAACAGGGTTCACGAAGACTTGGGAACCAACGTTGTTCGTCGCACGATTCATATTACTCCTTGGGTGAGCTATGGAGCCGTCCTTTCTCTGCAAGTTCGAAGTGTTAACGGCTTCGGTCTCACGGTGTCTGCGTGTGATCTCGCGGCGGAACTAGAAGAGATTGTGAAGCTCGAAACCAAAACCGTTAGACCTCCCGCGACGGAGAGAGCCATGCTGTTCGTGGACGCGGCCGACAATAAGTTCAAGGTCTTGCATCCGAACGGGTTTGTCGCCGTTGCGACAGAAAAGGATATACGTTTCCACACATCCGCTTTCAGAGACGGGTGTGACCATCTGTCCACAATGACCGTGGAGTCGTCTTCCGGTTCCCAAATACGATGCTCGAAGTGTGCGGCTCCCATGCGGTCGTATTTCGATTACGTGAGAGATGGTGCCTGATGAATGCCGACTTGTACCGACACGCCTTGGGGTGTTGATGTATGGATTTGCCCTATATGCAAACCGCTCAAGAAGCCATTGGACTGCCACCATCTCGCGGTGTGGCGAGGGCAGGTGGTTCAGGTCCCGTGCGAAAGAGACAACTGTAGGAGAGCAAGCGTCAGGCACAGCGACCTGACGAGTCACCTAAAACACATGAAGGATAAACATGGGTGGAAAGTCCCAGAACCTTTTGATAGAAAGGATAAGAAGGGCTGACTGGTAATCGTGCCGCAAGGCGTGGAGATGTGCGGGTTAGACACCGACACCAGTTGGCTCTTTCCAATTTAACATGCCACAACGATACAACTCGAACGACCCGTGCTCACGTTGGGCCTACCTTCCGACCAGGAGACGTAAGCGTGTTCTCCTGGAGATGTCTCGGGCGCTTTCAAGCATACAGAACGTGCTGGGCCAAAAAGACCTCGCGGGTGACTTCCGTTGCGCTGTCAACGCTCTGGAAAGACTTGGGGTACACGGAGGCGACCCTTTGGCCGAGATAAAACCACGACGTTTCGATTATGAGTGACACCTTCTATTCAAATCTCAGGGGCCATTGCCCGTGTACGGCCCACGGGGATGAGTGTTGTCTTTGTGGCAGCGACTATACGATGTTGCCGTGTCCCGCACGTAAGCTCGTGGTCAATGGGAAAGACGATAAAGACGTGCGTGCGTTTTTCGGGTGTTTCCCTTCACACCTTCATCTCGTCGGGAAAGTATTCGAGAAGATCACGGAGGTCTTTGGGGACGGGGCCGCGAGTCTCAGGCTTGATGTGAGCAAGGACTTCATTGATATATCCAGGTGCCCTGACTGTAAATTCCATCGGGCCATCGAGCATCAAAAGTTGTGGGTCTACGTTCAGACGGAACTTGGTGTTGAGGAAATAATAGAGTTAGACAAACAGTACACTGAGTGGCACATCGACCACATGAACGACAGTCAGATAATGGTCCATGTGGAGTTTCTTTGAGTGTTGGTCAGAATCACAGCGCCCCACTATTGCGCAGGACTCGTGGTTCAGGACGGCGTTGTCGTTGAGTCGGCCCCGATTTTGAACTGGACGATGGGGAAGCCGTTCAGAGAGGTGTTAATCTATATGAGGCGCAAGGGGTATAAAGTTGAAGCAAAGAAGGACGAAAGGTGGGTAACGGACCGACCGCACTCATGAACAGATGACGACTCTTTATCAATGGTTTGACCCCTCCGACAAGGAACATATAAAGGCTTTTCGTGTTGCTCAGACGACTGGAAGATGGCCAGAGGGATTTGTTCCCGATCACGTGGATATGGGTTCCCTGTGGAGCGTGGCTAACAAGATAGCGGATTATTACATTACCAAGGTTATAGCGGAAGACGAAGAGTAATAAGCCACTGGTAAAACCACATGTTCGAGGTGTTATCATGTGGTGGCTTCTTATGTTCCTCCCCGCTTGGCTCTTCCAGAACACGGTCCATGAGGCCGGGCATCTTTTCTTTGCGTGGCGGGCTGGTCGAAAGCCTCTGGGCTTATGGCCTTACCCACACGTCCACGAGAAGAGATTCTACTTTGCTCGTTGCGCTTGGTCATCCGGGCCGCCGCTCAGCCCCAAAAGCGATATCATGGCCGCGCCGATCTACGGGGTCATGGTTGTCGAGATCCTGGTGGGAATAGCGCTCATAGTTGTCCCGTACGAGTATTGGCTATGGATTCTGCCGTTTGCGTTATGCGCCGTTATCGACGCCCTGTGGTGGGTTCGCGGCCTCTTCTTCGGTAGTCGTCGATGCGACGCCCAGCGCTGGCTCTACGGAGATTGAAGTCGGTTCTCGTACCCCGGCGTCGGGGTGATTGTCCATAAAAGCCTTGGCCTTCTGCTCACAATCCTTGGCCTTGGCAAGAGCTTTGGCTGCGAGCTTTTTATATCTGGCAGCGTTCCTTCTTTCCCCAGCCGCCCAGGCTGAGTAATAACAGGCCCCACACCTGTAACGCTCCGGGTTCTTCGAGCGACCCCAATACCCGCATACCGTACACTGAGCTTTTACCGGCTTGTCTAATATCATCTATCTAGTCACCTCTCAGGTGGTCCCACAGGGACTCTCCTTTTCTCGAACCCCTGAGCTTGCTCGTGACATCACGCATGGACTCACGTAACTCCCGGCCTTGCCTGAGGAGTTGGAGCACTCGTCTTTCGTCTTCTTCGGTGATGCCGAACTCGTCTGCCTCGTCGAAGACCCTCTCCCTGGCTTTATCGACCATTCGTTCTACGGCGATGCCGAGCCTCTTCCATTCCTGTTTATCGTATCCGGCTTCGTGGGTATATTTGGTCCAGAGATGGTGAAAGGCGGCCATCAACTCCTTGTACTCTTTGCTTTCCCTCATACGCATCGTTACTCTTCTTTGGGTATCTCGTCGGGTTTCAACTCAGCGGCTTCCCGTTTCTTCTTGGCCTCTTCCAACTTGTGATCCATTCGGATGACTTTGGCGCTGAGATTGGCAAAGGCCGGATTGCGTACGGCCATCTTTGGGTCGCCGCCTCTCTGCAAAGCCTTGAAGATGAAAGTTAGGATTTTGACTTCTGCTTCTGTGAAGCTGTTGGATACCGAGACCCTTCTTTCTGCCACATCACCCTCTTTTCTTCTTGCGTTTCGTAGTGTAGTGCGCCCCGGCCGGTCGATTCTTCACCCACGCAACGTAACCCTGGATCTTGGGGCTGGCTAGTATCCTTTCCAAGGTGTTGTATTTGGTTCTCAACTCCCGGTTGGAGAACATCAGGTGAAGTTGGTCGCCGCATTGGTGGCAAACCATAACACCATCATTGCTTTTTTTCTTCCGACCCGCCTCGAAGTGGTGCTTCTCTAGGCTCTCTGGGTCTCTCTCGCATATGGCGCATGTCATCTGAACACCAAACAGGATAGGTTGTCTCGTACGTGGTCGTCGTGGGGACGCCTCCGTGCCAAACTATAGCAACGAGTCGCATCGGTTCGTACCAGATCACTTCTCGGCCTTCTCTGCACATGAGATGTGGGCACGCTTCCCGTACCCTCCATCGTAATATTCTTCACCGCTGTAGATAGTCTTCCCGCAGATATCGCAATGGTGCATCGAATAGCACCGACGTTTTCTGTACTCGGTCCACTTGAGCTTACGTTTCCTACCCATCTTGCCTCTCAATTACCGCTTTGATCTCTGCGAGTTTACCCTCTAACACCCCCAGCCGTGTGCCGTGCTCCTCTTTGTAAGGGTCCAAGAAATGCTCCCGGAGGCCGGAACAACACCAGCTACACAGTTTCAGCCTCCCGATTTGATTCTTTTTCTCTCCGGGGATTCCCAACAAGATAGGGATCTCATGTAGTTCTCGCATCTCGGTTGGGGCGCTGGCCGGTAGATTCGGGTTTTTAACCGGGTCCAACCCACAAGATTGACAGAATCTATCCATCAGTAAAGGCTCCGTTCGTCGGGGTGGTAGTATTTAATTACACCACCGGGCGTACACCGGCACCCTCTTGTGACACACCGGCATGGCAGGTCATGGTTGTCTCTTCTGAGTCCGCAGCGAAAGCACTTGTCCTCGCCGGGTTCTCCGTCATCGCCTTTGGCCAAAAACCAATACCACTTATGGCCAAAGACGAGACAGAGTAGCCTTGTGAAAGCGGTGTGCATGGCTACATATATTACACCGCTCTCGGCCCGTGTTAGAACCAGTTTCCCTGGCTGTCCTGCATTACCTCTTTGCCGCATTGATCACAAACACAGTGGAACGAAGCGCCGTCGTGCCATTGGGTTTGATCTTTGCTCACGGTATGCCATCCGAGATAATTATGCGTGAGTTTTCTGATAGGCGATTCTTTAGGGTGCCACGGCGAAGTCCAAACCGTTAGCAGAACTGCGGCTACGACGAATATTATTATGCCGACCATGTTTTACTCCGGGAGCTTGGAGGGCGCAGGGATTGGTTTACCGGCTTCTTTCAGATATGCGACGAGGTCTTCTCTCACATTGTCCAGAGATTCGATGGCTTCCATGATCGTGTCGCCGGTAGCGCTGCAAGCCGAAGACCCGAAGTCAGGGTGGTAGGCGAAGTAATAGCTCTGGTCCTCTTCTTCGATTAAGTGGATCTGAATCGGATACACGCTCTTTCCTCCTGTTTGGTGTTACGGCATCTATCCGACCCTCCTTTGGCGGGAGTGACAGGATTCGAACCTGCGTTGACCGGTTTAGGAAACCGGGGCCAATCCTCTTGGCGACACTCCCTAGAACATCTCCTTCTTGAGACAACGGTAGAACAACGGTAGCGGCTTCTCTCTCTTCTTCGGCTTTCTCTTTGGTTTTCTCTTCGGCTTCGGAGCTTCTTCGTACAACCACGGACTGTTCTCTGAGGCGTAGAAGCTTCTCTGTAGCTGGGCAATCTGCTCGTTCGTGGCTCCCGCCTCCACGTATTCTTTCATGATGGCTAGGGTCGTCGTGATCTTATGAAGTTGCCGTGCCTCTTCTTCGGTCATTTGTGCTTCTTTAGCCATCGGGTCTTACCAGCCATATAGGGGTGTTGGGTCCGAACCATGCTCCAACAGTATTGTACTCTATGAACTCAACCGCCTCTTCCCAGGTCATCCCGTCGCGCTCCATCAGAACCTTAACACCCAGGTTGTAGTCATAAACCGCCAAATCAGGTTGTCCGCAACGTCGGGCGATTCCGACCAGGGCGTCATCATATCCATCGGCAAACAGAGCGTCGGGGTTGTTCTCAGCCAGCACCTCTTTGATTTTCACGTCGTTCCCTCTCAGGTAGACCGTCCGTTCTAACACCGTCCCACTTTTCGGCGCAAGCGTCGCACGTGTCATATTGGTGTATTGTACCCCAGATGTTCGCTTCTATCCGTGTAGTGGCTTTGTTGTCACAACAGTAACACAGGCTGTTTGGGTCAAAGGGGTTTGTTAGAAAATAGGCGGCCCAGAAATGGCCGAACTTCCGTTTGAGCCGGTGCTCCTCATATTTGTCTGGGTCGATGGTCCCTGTTCCTGAACACTCGGCACACCATCGTTCGTAGGGGTAAGATTCTTCGTGCCGGGTCCCGCCCTCGCAGAATAGGCATTTCTTCTGAAAGGGTAACTCCTGTTGAACCTCCATCAGTCAATCCAAAAGACGCCGGTCGCCCTCGTCGTGCCACGTTGCGCGGTCGCCCCTTCGTTGTTGGCGACAACCTCTCTCCAATTGTGAAAGACCACTGTCTTATGATCCTGGTGGCGAACGCGGCCTCTGATGAACACCTTCTTTCCTCGTACGGGGAAACGGGATTCGGACTCTCGTTTGTGGGCCAGTTTGTCGTCGATATCGTTCACGACGAGTAGCTCGTCGGCTGTGTGGGGGTTGCCGCCACGATTCATGTGGTTCCCGATGGGTTGTTTCTTCTGGACAACGATCTCGTTCCTCTTGAGCATCTTGTCCAACGTGTCCCTTTGTTTCTGATTGGTCTCCAAGAAGAACCACTCACCTTGCCGGTCGATCGAGCTTCCCCGTCGCTTGCCTTCCGCGAACTGGACCGTCCTTCCCAGGAGCTTCCGAGCGCCCTGAACTGAGGTGGCGGCACTCGTCAACTGGGCGACAAATAGCTGCCTCTCATCCACTCCCATCAAGAAGTAACGGGTATCTGCCGGGGTGAACCTTCGTACGATGATTGCGTCCTGCCTCTTCTCGACTACATCCTTCTTCTTGAGGTTGTTCTCTCTCAAGATCCTTTCCAGCCAGCCCTTCTGTGCCCTCACACGCTTGGAGGTGGGGACTCTCTCGTGGAACTCTTGCTCATCCTCTTTCACCAGGAGAACCAACTGCTTGAGCTTACGGTCGGTACCCCGTACCTGGACCGTGGTGTTCTTGCCGGGATAGATCCGAAACCACTCCCCTCGAAGCTGTTTGGACCGCTTCACTCCCCGCTGGATATCGATCTGAACGATATTCTCCATCCCGACGCCGTTACGAATCGGGGAGTCCAGGACCTCAAGGTGAAGCCCTGCCTTGGTGAATGCGTTGATCAAGCCTTTCATCTCGGACCTCTTACGTTCTTAGGACTCTCTCTACTCTCCTGGTTTCAGTTCTTTCTCTGGGGCCGAAGACGGTCTTCTGTTCCGTCTTTTCGTGTATGACGTACCCGTAATCCGGTACCAGGAAATCACCTTCCATGCGGCTGCAAAACAGGCCCACTCGCATCTCGTAGTCTTTCCCGGTGTCGAGTTGCTTGTATTTCACTATCGAAACGTGGGGTGAAAAGTTGCTGGGGTACCTCGTTCTTGGTTGCTCTCTGTATAGGTTCGTGATCCAGCCGTACGCCTCAACGTCGCTCCCGGACCCACAGCGTTCAAGATAGAACATCTTCTTCCAGAACTCAGGGGAATCGAGGTGGGCTACGATCTCGTTCAGAACCTGTTGTACCTTCTCCGTCCAGACGTTGGTGCCGATCAGACCCGACAACGCCTTCCAGTGGGCTGCTATTGTCGCGTAGTCCTCTTTCGTTCCTCTCACGTCGATATACGGGAAGCCGCACAACAACATCATGTAGTTGTAGTAGGGGCTGCAAATGTCACAGAAGGCCGCATTGAAGGCGTGTTGGCTTCTCTCCGTGCTGGTCGAGAACTCCGGTAAGAAGTGTTCCGTGTCCGTGGGCACATAGTCTTTCAGGCTCCCGACCAGAACGTCCAAGGGCATCTCGACGAGGCTACCGCTCAAGACTATGATGTCTTGTTTCCCATCCGATTCTGTGAATAGCGTCCGGTAGCGTTCCGGGTTTCCTTTCACAAGCGCCGCCAGTTCGCACAACAGCATATACCAGATGGAGTCCGGCGTAACGACCACGCCGAGATGGTCGGCCCAGCACTTTTCCAGGTAGAGTAAGAAGTTCTTGTGGTAGGCGTCTCCCTCCGGGACGGTGTCCGTCTGGTGGAACAAGCTCTGTGTTGACTTCTCCTCTTTCCAGTCTACGAGTTTCCGGTCGTCCAGGTCGGCCAGGAACGTCTCTCTGGCGTCATACTCCACGTACTCCTTCACCCACACGTCCCCTTCGAGGTGTCCGCTGCCGCCGCCTGTAGGCTTGGAGCATTCGCCAACTTTCGTGTCTGAGTATGTGTGGATCATTTTACTTCTCCTCGTACGGTAGTCCGTGGTGTTCGTATATCTGCCGTCGCTCTTCTTCCGTCTTAGGGCCGCTCCAATCGAGGATGCCTAAACCCTTGTCGATCTCCCACTGGCTTTCCTCCGAGAGGTCGAAATAGTTTTTTGGCCGCCGAAGAGCCGCTTGGAACATTTCCTCGTGTGTCATATGCGATTCCTTAAATGTCAGACAGGGAGGACCCGTAGGGGTAACGACTGCCGCCAGAGACATGGACGTGGATTTCGGGTCGTGGGTTTTCTTTTAGGATGCGAGAGTACTCGGCTCGTTTCTCCCGGCACGCCTCGTCCCAACTACGATAGCAACGTTTCGACGCCTCAATCTTCTCGTCAAGTTCGCGGATTTCTTTCTCCCGCTTCCACCTCTCCCACTTTAGTTTAGCTCTCCAGAACATATTACCCTGCCAGTGAAGAGAATATTCGGATCTCTTGCCCACTTGGGCTTGAGTGTATTGTTACAGTGCCTTTCTTCGCTTCCATGACCTTTGTGGTCCGCCCGGTTGGACTCGAACCAACAACTTCCCCGTTATGAGCGGGGGACTCTAACCAAATTGAGCTACGGGCGGCTGTCTTTTGGACGGGCGCTACCCGTTTGCATATCTTACACATGGTCCACCTTCTCAATACTACACCGGTTGCCGTGTCGTAAAGTCCTTAATCGGTCAAGAATGTTGTCGGTCCAGGCCATCGTCTGCCAAAACCCGAACTTCTGGGCCATCCTGTCGAATTCATACTCCCTGAATGTTACTCCCAGGCTCTGGGCCTTTTTCCGGAGCCGATCCATCTGGTAGTCGATTTCGTGTTCCTCGAACATCACAGACCTTCTAACAGTTCTCTCAGAACCTTTTGGTTCCCGGCGTGAATGGCTTTGACTTTCTCGATCCACTGCCGGGACTTGACCTTGAATCGGAGGGGCTTCTTGTATTTGTCGGTCATTATTGACTTGCAGACGATCCCCTCAAAGCTTCCGAGTTCACCGGCCCTGGCTTGTTCCTCTATCTCCGCTGTCATCTTCTCGTGTGTTAGAAACCGGGGCGTCGGGACATCCAGCTTCTCTTGAAGTTTCCGGTACGCCTTCTGGTCGATGAAGCCTCTTTTATATATCTCGATGTCCAACAGGGCCGTCTCGTGCGTCTCGTCCTCTTTATGTAGACCGGCAAATGAGCTTGGACCCCAGAACTCAAAGAAGCATATACACCTGTCACACCGAAACTGGTCTACGACGTATCTTTCGAGCGCCTCTCGTTGGGCCAGGATCAGCCCTTCTGCCTCTTTGATAATGAACGAGTCGTCCGAAAGCAGCCGACGCCGTGAGCCGAACTTGTAGAAGCCTCTTTTCTTACTCCATTCCGCACGGATGTTGGAACCGTCCAGCTTATCGTAGATGTAGACTGGAAGCCCCTTGAGCACCTCGTACGGTATTGTTGGGTATGATTTCATTTTCCTTGGTTGCGGCCCCGAGAGTCGAACTCGATAAACCGGGCTTATGAAACCCAGTCAGCATCCCCGCTTGCACCGCATCACGCTTTCTTTCTGGTCCACTTCTTTTTCTTCTTCCGTGCGGCCCGGCTGTGGCCGCCGCACACGCATCCCTTTTTGCTCCGGTTCTCTGGATCACGAACGTTGGACATGCACGCTTTCTTAGCCATTTGTCCTCCTGGTCGGGGAGGCCGGATTCGAACCGACGACTTTCTGCTCCCAAAGCAGACGCTCCGCCAGACTGAGCTACTCCCCGGTTTCTTTGGTCGGGGTAGCGGGAGTCGAACCCGCAGAACTCTTGGTCCCGAACCAAGCGGCTTACCATCAAGCCCTTACCCCGATACGTGGCCCGTGCCTCGCACGCACGGATGACCGGGGTCTTCTGGTTCAATGAAGCAGTTAAACATCTCGTTTTCCTCCATAACCCACCAGGAAAACAAGCGTTTTTCGAGGCGGGTCCGTTGTGACCCGCCGTATATGGACAGGTCAGATAAGGGTGCCGGGGAGCATCGGTGCTGGTATGTTGATTGTCCTGGGCATTTCTCCAACCGTTAGTACGACCCTTATACACCCCAAGGTCGTCAATTCAAATTAAAAATGGCCCGGCCCGTACGATTTGTCAAATACCCTGAAAACAATCTTTATATTAGACTCCCCTGATTCGTAGTACAGTCATGGCAACAGATATTTTTATTTCAGTCCCCGAAATGGATGACCCCGATTGGGAGGGTCTGGGCGACCTCGAAGAGGCGCTTTCTACCGCCCGCGTCGATTACTCCGTCGAGAACGACGGCATCGGATCTTACGAGTATTGGGGTGCTCGTGGGTATGACGCTGGTACCAACTACATCGTCGTCGAGGGCCACGAAGACATCAATGTGGCCGTTTGCGTCGAGAACTTCGACCCGGCTGAATTGGGCAAGGAAACCCTGGAAGAGTGGGCCAAGGAACTCATGGCCGAGATCGAGACGGGCCAGACCATCGACCTCTGTTCAGGTTCGGACCACCACGAGGCGTACGCCGACGTGCAAGCTTCGTTCACCAAGATCGCGGAAGAGATCAACGGCAGCAAGGCCGTTGTCGTGTTCGCGGTCGAGTGGGCCAGTGACGGAGAGATTTCCTGACGAGAGCACGAGAGGAGAGGTAGGATTAATCTTACTGTGAATCATATAAGATGTGCCCACCCGTCCCCGTTGAAGGGTGGGCCGAGGCCCCCTGTCGCGTTCCTATGGCCGGTTCCCCCCCACGGCCAGGGTTCGCTCCGATAGGGGGCCTCACTTTTAACCATGCCTAGGAAACCGACAAAAGAAGTGGCAGGACTCCAATGCGCCGAACCAGGGTGTCAGGGCGTCCTGGAGCTACGCTGGTCGTGGCGGCTCGAACGGTGGTTCTATGGTTGTGCCAATTACCCGGACTGCAAGGGCGTGCTCCCGGCCAATTACGACGGCTCTCCAAGAGGGAAGCCCCGGACCCGAGAACTTCAAGGCTGGCGCAAGAAAGCGCATGACACCTTCGATCCAATCTGGCGACAAGGTCATTGCACACGGCCGGAAGCCTACCTCTGGCTCCAGGCCGTGATGAGCATGACCAAGGATCAGGCCCACATGTTCATGATGGACATGGCCAACTGTAAAAGGGTCATCGAGGCAGTACGAGCCAAAGGCCCTGGAACCGAGTTCTGGGAGCAATGGCAGAAGAGCCGATCAAAGCTGACGGTATCCATAGGGGAGGCGCTCAAAAATAAGTCTTAGGTCTGGCCCTGGTCAGTAGTAGGGAGGGTAAGGACAATATGCCTAAAGCCGAACCGAAATGGCGGGTCTACGTGACCAAGGGGATCTGGTGTGAGCCTGAGTGGTTTTTACTCGACACCAGCGGCTGGTTCTTGCTCGCTTCCTTGAAGGCTCACCTCTTCTTGGCCCGCTGGCAAATGGGCGAGGCCCTGATCACAAAACACACTCCGAGGTTCGCGTGAAGATCACCAAGCAAGAACTCAAGGTCATAGCAGCCGTCATTACACATGGCGAGATTTCTCTACACTACATGCATCCGGATGTTAAAGCGGCACGCTCTCTCGCGAAGAAGGGCCTCATCAGTTGCCCGTGCCCAGAGGCCGACTACGAGAAGTTCAAGCCGACCCGCAAAGGGATACGGCGAATGCTCCACGGTACGTCATGAAACTGGGTAAGAACCAACTCTCCTGGCTCAGATGGATTCAAGAGTCCCGCTGGAAGCGCTGGCACCAACACTGTGGGTTCGAATGGGCCAACACATCCTCGTCGGAGAGGCTGTGCGAAAGTCTTGCCAAGAAGGGTCTCCTCAAGAAGGTGCCAACGCCAAAGAGCAACCGGCTCGCGTCGTACCAATACGTCCTAACGGAGGCGGGAGAACGCATCGATACGCGCCCCGAAGAACGCAAGTCGGAGACGTACATCAAAGGCGATTTCGTACTCGTCAGCCTGGATAAGGTCGCCAACCGCAACAATGACGTTTACGGCCTTGCTACTGGCGAGATAATCGAAGTGAAAGAAGATCAAGACGCGGCCTACCACGTTAAAACCTGGAGAGGCTCTTTTTGGGTACCCGCGAGATACCTCTACAAGAAATACTACGAGTGTGACGAACTCATGTACGGCGAGAACTCTCACCGGCACCGGAAGAACAAGTATTGCGTGTTCGAGCCGCACGGGAAGGCCAAGAAGATCAGGTGTAAGCACTGCAAGGCAACCCGCGAGGAGAAAGAAGAGAGGGACCATCGCTAATGTATATGGAGTTCTCCAAAAAGCACGGGTTTGAATGTTCTGGTTGGGCCAAGACCAAACTCGTTTGGCGGAAAGGGCGATACTGCATCGTCAAGAAACTCAGATCCTCCGGGGTGGAGTATCAACTCGGTATCCTCTTGCGAACCAGCGAAGCGTTGGACGGTCGGCGGAAGAACCCGCGCACGAACCGCCGTTGGCCGTGGGATTGCAAGATCCTGGCGATAGTTCGTACAAACAAGAATTGGCGTGAGATCGTCAAGGACATGATCGCCGCCGCCGAAGCCGCCGAAGCGTCTAAGAAAGCAATGGACAAGGTAAAGGCGCACGACCCTCCCAGGTGCCACTGGGAGCTTGACCCGCGCAATCCGAACAACAGCAAGAGGTCATGAACAGACTCTGGGACATCAAACCTCAAGCCATCACGAGCGCCAACACAGCCCTTCATCAGGTTCCGGCTCTCCACAAGAAAGTTGATTTCGTGCCCGGCACCGTCAACGCCGACATCGGCGGCGGACCTTACGAGGATGCGACCGACTTTCTCCGCGAGCGGGATGTCACCAACGTTGTCTGGGACCCGTTCAATCGGAGCCACAAACACAACCAGAAAGCCGCCAGGGCGATCCGCGACGGGCAAGCCGCCACGGCGACCGTGGCAAACGTCTTGAACACTATCCGGTCCAAGGCCGACCGGGCTATGACCATCCGACGGGCGGCAAATGCCGTGGGTGCCGACGGGACCGCCTACTTCCAGGTCCACGAGGGAGACCGATCTGGTGTCGGCCGCGTGACCACCAAAGGCTGGCAGGGGAACCGCAAATTGGCCTCCTATGTCCCCGAAATCAGTAAGTATTTCAAGGTGGTTGAGTGTAGGAACAGGGTTATCACAGCCCGGCAATTTAATCTTTAGATCCGACCCTCGCTGCCTGTAGGTCGAGTATGGGCACGGTGATAAAGCAAAGGACGACCACGGTGGGCGGGGAAAAGGTCGTCATCAAGAGCCGCCCCAGAACCAGTTTGGGGAACCCGGCCGGGTTCTACGTCTACATCGGCCGCCCCAGTCAGTGCAAGACGCGGTACCACGTGTTTACTTTGGAGCGCGAGAAGGCCGAAGAGACGGCCTTGGAGCGCTGGAAGGCGGAGCGATGAAACTGAATATCAGATCGAACGAGACCATATTCGCGGAGAAGTTGTCTCTCAGCAAGGACGAAATCGAGAAGGCGCACCTGTCCATGATCAAGTCCACGGCGGCAACCGAAAGGGCGCTGGGATGCCGGGAGGTGCTGATCGCGGATGCCGGATGGGAGATCAGGATCGAGACTCGCCGGATCAAGCTGATCTCGTACTTCGTGGTCAGGGAAAACGACGGAACGGCTTACGATCCGGAAGGTGAGTGGCTGGTCAAGGGCAAGTGCGAGAACTGTGGGAAGGAGCACAGCACGCGGATGAAGGCCAGGGACCTGGACTTCGGACAAGAGTATCAGTTCACGTGCGATTGCACCTGGAACGTATTCTCTCACCCCGACGATTGGGAGTACATGGGATAATGGCACGATTCTCAAAATATACGCTCAAAGAAACTCTCCAGAAACGCCTGGACGCGATCCAAGACAAGTACGACTTCGACCCGGATAACGGGACGGCTCAGCTTTCCGGCGACACGGATGAGGCGGTCGCCTACGGTGAGCGGGAAGCCATGTTGAATCTGGCCGACATCTTCGAGATCGACCTCTGGCCTGATCCCAGGTGGCGACGATGACTTTCGCTCCGTCTCTAACTGTGTGCAGCGTAAGAGACGGCCGATACGGGGTTTGCCGCTGGACTCCGGGAACTGCACTCCGAACCAAGATCAGCGGCAGCTAACACCATGCGACCCAGAAAGACATTCGAGTTAGAGTTCACCCGGACCCAGGCCGAGTTGGTTCTTCGGGCGCTCACGTGGACACAAACGCTCGACAAGGACTTGGCCATCGTTCGGGAGAACACGCTCCGGAAGGTTCGAAAGGCATACACGGCCGGGAACCCCGAAATCGTCCGAGTCCGGCTGTCAGAAGGTCAGATGAAGGTCGTCTTCAGGGCCGTGACGGAATGGCGAGGCGGACTCCCTACAACCGGGGCATGGCGGAAGGTCAACGAGAAGGTCCGGAAGGCCCTGGACCTCTGGAAGCCAAACGAAAATAATCTTTAGATTCACCAGAGCACAGGAGTAGACCGGGTATGGCACACGCAATCATCAAACAAATCGCAGAAGAGTTCGGGACCGAGACGCTTCCGGACAACAGGACCCACATCAACCGGATGCACATCAAGTCCGGTACCAGCAACCGGCTCTACACGGTCGCCCAACGCGCAACCGGTGGTTCTACCCACGGTCAGTGGGAGTGTTCGTGCATGGGCTGGATTCGCCACCGTCGCTGTAAGCACCTCACCGCCATGCTCCCCGCCCTTCGCCAGTTGGGTTCGCCGGGTGAGCAAGCCCTGAACAAGAGCCGCTGAGAGCCGCTGACCATGACTATCAACGACGACAAGATCGTTACCGAGACAGCCAAGCACTGCAAGGCATACAAACCCTGGATCAGGGTGTCAAACCGAGACGGCTCGCTCCAAAAGGCGTGCCGCGAGTGCTCGCTTCTGGGCAACTGTGAGTGGACTGGCGACGCAGAGGTCGCCATGGCGAAAGAGTCCAAGTAATGGCATTCCCGAGACCCGAAGACTACCCAACCTACGACCCGTCCGAAGAGGGCTTCGGGTCGGCTTCCGAGTGGTCGCGCAAAGCCAAGAAGCTGGCCAAGCTGGCTCTCGAAGACACAACCGTCTCCGAGAATCTTCGGATCTTGGGACTCAGCGCCACGCCGACCGGCCCTGAATTGAAGGCAGCGTTCAGGCGTGCGGCGTTCAAGGCTCACCCGGACCAGGGCGGATCTCACGAGGAGTTCCTGAAGGTCCAGAAGGCATACGAAGAGCTACTACTGGAGTTGTGATGAGACTGGGCACCAACCAGAAGGCTGTCATCCGTCACATGAAAGGCCACAAAGACGGTTATTTCATAGGGACGTGGGGCACTTATTCTGAGACCAATCGAATCATGGCTTCCCTGATGAAGCGGGGCCTCGTCTTTCAGGAGCACATCGACCGCAAGACGCGAGCGCCGGGACCGACCTTTCGGTGGAAGTTGACCGAGGCTGGACGGGAGATAGACGTATGAAGATCGATGACATAGACCAACGAGCGGAAAACATAGCCGTCGCTCTGGTTATCAACGCCGACTACGACCCCTACGCGGCCACGGAGAGAGCGTTCAAGATCCTGGAAAGCCCTCTCCGCGACGAGATGGCCAAGCGGGAGATCGCGGAGAAGGTCAAACGCCGGGCGGCGGGATAAATGGACCGCGACACCAGAGAACACAACCTGGACGAAGAGTACCGTGTCCCCAAAGAGTACATCACGTGCCCTGGTTGCGGCCGAACGTACAAGCAAGCCGGGACGGTTTGCCGGTCCTGCGAGGAGTGTAAGAAGTGCTGCCGCTGCGGTGAGCCGGACCACGTGCCCGCCCGAACCTTCATCGAAGAACTGATCAAGAGGGGAATAGGATAATGCCCGTAGACGAAGCAAAAAAGCGCGTGCTCGTTCCGAAGTTCAACCCCAAAGGGACGCAACCCAAGGTCCTCTACAAACGTTTCTACGATGCCTATGAGGCGTGTTTCACCGGTTATCAGGCACTGCGAAAGAACGCCCCAGAGCCTCAAGACTACCCTGAGGGAGGGGCGGCCACAGCCGACGGTAACGAGTTCTTTCCCGGCCCCCTTGGCTTCGAGAAGGCCACAGAACAACACAAGGACCGGATGGACCGGATGGCCGAGATCTTGGACGAGCTTGAAGGCATCGTCGAGAACCTTCGTGCCACGGGTGAGCATCGAATTTAAGTTTTAGGTTAGCGGCCGTCTATCTGTAATCCAGGTAGGAGGCAAAGAAATGGCCACATTGGAAAGACCGGAAGGACTCAGCGAGAAGGGCAACAAGGCCCACGAGATCGTCATGGAGGTTCTCCGCAAGCATAGGAGAACCGACACGGGCGGCTGCAAGGCTTTCTACAGCCCGGAGGAATGGACCGACCGGGGTGAAAAATACGGCCGGGAGTCGAAGCTGGTCGTGGTTCACGACGGCGGTGACGTGGCCCCGTTTTTCAGTTGGGACTACGAGCAATACACCCTAGTCGAGGAGATGAACGACGCTCTCCGACCGGCCGGTCTGTACGCCGAACAGTGTACCTGTTGGTACTCCGCGATTTACGAGATTTAGATTTCGCCACCCTCAACTGTAGAAGAGGTAATGTTCTTTTTCCCTAACAAACCGATCGAGATTTTCAACATCGAGAAGTTGATCCCAGAGCTTGGGGACCTGAAAAACTGGGTCCTACAACCGAAGTGGAACGGGAAGCGGATCGAGATCGACTGCAACGGCAAGGTTCGACTCTTTAGCCGGGAGAAGCGCGAGTGGTTTCTACCCGAGTGGGACTGGCTCTCCGAACTCCCGCTGGCCCACCCCTGGTTCGGTGATGGTGAACTGCTCAGGGACGGTCGGATTTTCGTATGGGACTATGCTCTTCTGGCCGGTGAGCGTGTTTTCAAGACCCACTACGGCCCACGTCTACATCACTTGGAAGGCTCTCTCAGCGAACCGGTGTGCCGTCTTGGGTACACGGTTTCGTGTGTCGAGTCGTTCCCGGCTACCGACTACAAACGGTTCCTGGAACAAGCCGACGATCCCATGCTGGAAGGGATCGTCTGGAAGAATTTACAGGCAACCAACTTCTGGGGGCCGCGTTCCACAACCAAGGTTTCGAGTCAGTTCAAGTATCGTTTTCCGGAGGGGTAATGTTCGAACTCACCATCGGCGGCTTCCAGGTAGTCAAGATTCACATTCTCCGACAGCGCTCCGGGGCAGACCGGATCACGTTCGAGTTGGACAAGTCGTGTCCGTCACCCTTCCCCAAGATGTCGAAGGGTGAGCCGGGAATGTACCCTCCCATCTTCTCTGTCGAGACCCAGAGGGGTTACGCTGAGTCCTGGATCAAGACCATGTTTGGCGACCTTCCGGAAGGGACGGTCACAGTCACGGAGGCAAAAGGTGGCTAAGCATCCAGATTGGGAAGGGTGGACCGTCAGCATCCGCCACAAGAAGACTGGCCATGTGATCGAGACCGGGGTCGGCAGCAACGCGGGCAAGTTCTTACTCTTCAACTCAGAAGGCTACATCGTCTCTGCCCGCAAGCGGCTCAGCGATCTCATGCGACACGCTCGTAAGATTGTGAGTGGAGACACGGGGACATGAGCGGTCCATGGAAAAGGTGGATTAAACGGGACGCGGGCGAAAGCCCTTGGCAACTGGTGAACTGGGCGGCGAAGATTGGCGGGACCGTGGCCCTCCTGTTCGTTCTGGTGTGGCTAAACGACGCAGACACCAGGGAAATCGCTTTACTGGCCTTGTTCGCTTCTTGGCTCCTCGTGCTGAGAGAGGTGTGGAAATGAAACCCGAAAATCTCACGATTAAGCAGGTGGCCAAAGCACTCAAGGCCCCTCCCGAGAAGTGGCACGGTAACTGTTATGCGGTTGCCACGGCGGCTCAGAAGCTCTTGAAGACGGGAACGGTTGCCTACGGTCACTACCTAGGCCCTGTCAGTAAGAAGGGGTACTGGGGTTCTCGCAAAGGACACCCATTCATTCAGCACGGTTGGGTTGTTCTCGACGACGGTCGTGTCCTGGACCCCACACGCTGGAGCTTTATGGACGGTAAGCCCAGCATCTGGATCGGCCCGGCCGATGAATACGACAGGGGCGGTCAACAGTGGCGGTCTAAGCTGCGTCGGCCGCCGCCTAAGGACGACGATCACCCCAAGCGTATCAAGTTGGATCTCTCGCCCCAGGCAGCCAACCACCTGAACGGTTTGCTCTTGCGCGACCGGCCTTCTGACGAAATCAACTTCCCACAGGCCGGTTGGTTGGCCTCCGGGCCAGTCAGTGATCTCGGCCCTTATGTGAAAGAGTTCTTCGAGATGTTGGTCAAAAAGGGCCTGGGGGCGTTCATACCCCTCGACACCCGTGAAATGGTCTTAGGGAAGTAGCGGCACAATTTAAGATTTAGATTACGCTAGGCTCATGCGTAGTAAGGGTATGCCCAAGCCACGAAAAGAGCCGAAGAGGCGCAATCCTCACGTCGAGGCGGCCATTGCCAAGAAGGGCGGCCCGATGAAGGATCGTCGGCTCAAGAGGGCCAAGGATAAGCTCCGTCGGCTGATGGAAGAACAGGTGCTCTAATGTCCTACATGTTCGTGATGGCCCCGTGTATCGTGTGCGGCAACCCTTTCTCATTCAACCCTGAACTGGTCCCGTCAGTCCGAGTGAACGCTCACGGGAAGCCGGACCCGAACGGCAAGAGGGAGGGGATCTGCCGGGACTGTGTGGAGCGTGGCAACGAGGTCCGCAAGGAGCGGGGGATGCCGCCAATCGAGATTCTACCGGGCGCTTACGAGGCCCAGGAGGTTCCATAATGTTCGAGGGCTTCCACGACAAACGGACTCTTCCGATCAAGCCCGGACAGATGGTCACGATCAAGAAAGGGGTGATGGTCAGAACCGTGGGCCGGGAACCTAAACCTGCCGGGAAGACCTACCGCGTAAAGGTTGCTCATCTTCTCAGTGGTGCCTTCCGGCCCGGCGATTCTGAGTGTCAGAACCCGAGCGTCTGTTGGGCCGGTCCAGGAGGTTACTGGTCCGAAGTGGACATCAACGACGTACCGGAGGCGAAAAATAAATCTTAGATTCAGTCAGGCTTGCCGGTAGGCCGGGTATAAGGAGGGAGCGAAACATGTTTGGAAGACCCATCGAAGGCGAGAAGGTGGCACACTGGGGAGCGCGGGCGATCTATCAGGGTTCCAGCCGGGACTATTACATCGACTTGGTGTTCAACCGTCAGTCCGGTGAGGGCGGCGACGAGCGCTTCTTCGACTGGATCAACAAGCGGGCGCTACCCTGGCTCCGAGAAGAGGTCCAGGACGTTTCCCTGTCCACGTCGGACGCCGACACCGTCCTGGTGTTCGAAGAGGGCGTATACCGCCTGGAAGCTTGCACCAACGCTTCTTACGGTTATCTCTACATCGGGGCCGTACAGAGGCCGGGAGAGGCCGGAACCGAGCCGATCGAGGCTCTCTCCACGAAGCGAATCTGCGCCAAGTGCGGCAAGAAACAGATCAAGACCTCCAAGCGGTTTCGCCGGATCAAGGGCAAGCCCGGCCTGTACTGTCAGAAGTGCTCCGACGCTCACTACAGAGTGGCCCACAAGAAGGCCCTGGACGCCCTCTACTCCTACTGAGGGTGTCTCTCTACTCCTCTTATCCTAACGCTCTGGTGATGAACCTGTCACACCGAGTGGTCGCCCGCTACACGGAGAAGCGGGCCGGAACTTTCCAGGCTCCCCCGGCCATGGTGAAAACCATCAGTGAGTGGGTCCAGCAACTGTACGCTGGCAACGTACTGGCGAAGATCGAGGCCGACCTGGAGAAGCGGCACCGCTGGCTCGAACGAGGACGGGAGTCCGCCGAGAAACACAAGGCCATTCTTGGTTCGCTGGCCGCCGACATCAAGGCCCTACCCGACAAGAAGACCTTACGCTATGAAATCTGGCACTACGGCGGCTGGGAGACCCTTGCCATTCGTCGGAAGGGAGACGCCTACCAGATCGGCCAGGGAGAGGACCGGATTGTCTATAGCAAGACCCTGTTACCGAGAGCAAAAGTGGTACCGAAGGTCCGGAGCCTAGTGAAAAGAGGGTTGAAAGAAGTGGAGAAAGAAGAGGTCGAGGACGCGAAAGACGAAATCGCGGCGGCTGAGAGTTTCAAAAAAGAGTGTCAGAAATACACCTCACGCGCCAAGAGATACAAGTCGAAGGCAAAGAAGGTGTTTCACGTCGATCTCACAGGCTGGCGCTATCTGGACAGGCTTGAACGAGGCTTTGAAAAGATTAATCCGGGTAAATCGTTCGGACCCAGCGCTCTCAAGAAATGGCTCAAAGAGGACGAGTGGGATAAGATTACGGTCGTCCTCAACTTCCAGGCGCGTGCAAAGAGTTCGGGCGACTGGACGTGGTGGAAAAAGGAGCTTACCGTGGACGCTCAACGCCACGGCTGGTCGGGGGAAGACTTTGAAGAAGGGCTTGGGGAAACCTTACGGACATTACGCCACGAGTTACAACACGTCGGTCAGGATGTGCTTGGCGGCTTACTCTCGTTAGGCGGTAAAGCCGGGGTACCCGCCCAGAAGCTGACCGCGCCGTCACGAGAACGGAAGCAATGGGAGCTTCGAGAAGAGGAGTTCTACCCTCAGATTGCCGACGCGGTTGACGACTTCATGACATGGCTGAAAAGATTCGACGACCCGGATCTGCGGGAAATGTTCGACAACTGGATAGAGGGCGAGTTCTTCGGGGAACTCCGTAAACACGAGCCAGCCAAATGGCGCAAAGCCGTTAAGGAATTTGTAAAAGGGTTAGAAGACGCTGGAATCAGGATACCCGGAAAGTGATATGGATCTGTCTCACCGAGTAGCGTTTCGCTACATGACACAACACAGGCAAGCCGGGGTTTTCGAGGCTCCCCCGGCCATGCTGGAAGAGATCGGTGATTGGTTCACCAAGATCTACGCCGGTCACGTCCTGGCACGTGTTGAGAAACAGCTAGACGAACTCCGTGCCACCGAGAGCAGTGTGGATCGACAAATCAAGGAGATGGAGGGAGCGCTGGCTTCTGTCGAACGGGATATCAAGAGGCTTCCGTCCGGCAAGACGATCAAATACCCGATGTACGCGAGAAGGTACGGTCGTGTGAAGTATATCGGCGTGCGGCGAAAGAAGGACACGTGGTACGACCCCAAGCGGCCAAGGGCACAGGTCTACGTCCATCCGCCCTTGAAGCCGGAACCAGACTACGAACCTGTCTACGAGGTAGGCGAGACACCCAGAAGCGGGGGCAAACAACTCAACTTTCTGATCAACTACGGGGCACCTGGACAGACAGGGACCGCCGAAGAAGTGGCCGACTACGTTAGGAAACGAATCGAGCGGAAGTTGTCCTTCTTCGAGGGGGTCACACCCGGTGGCGAACAAGAACCAGCGAAGTTGGATGCCCAGATCGTTGAGCTATTGCTACTCGAACGGGAGTGTAAGAAGTACACCCCAACAGCCAAGGCGTACAGGGCGCGGGCACAGCGATCGTTCCCCGTTGATCTCCGTGGGTGGAAGTACTTGCGCGACATCAAGCGGCACTACGAAGAAGGGGAGCCGCCGATAAAAGCTACCGACCGGATTATCGCCACGGCCTTGAAGGTCAAAGGCTGGCAAGAGATAAAGGTCGTTCTGAATTTCAAGCCGTACGAAAAATCCGTAGGGACGTGGTGGCAATTCAAAAGGGAGCTACGGGTGGACGTAAGGACGATAGGGAGCTTATCGACCATGGGGTTCGCCCATAGGTACTGGGTGAAGAAGTTCCGGGAAGCCGTGGCCGAAACCTTACGAACTCTACGGCACGAGCTACAACACATGGGTCAAGATGTTTTCACCGAACTCATGGGTTTGAAGAGCGAAGCCGGAACCCCGGCAGCGGAGCTTACCGAGGTCAAACCACCAGCAAGAGGTAGAAAGCCGCACGCCCTCAGGGAAGAGGAGTTTTACACAAGACTGGCTGACGAGATTGAAAGGTTCGTCCGCCATGTGCGTAAGCATGGTGAAGCTCGCAAGAGCTTCGACACGTGGATCACGGATACGGATTTCTTCCGTGCTCTCCGAAGGAAAGAGCCAGCCAAGTGGCGTAAGGCCGTGAAGGAATTTGCCAAAGGGGTAGAAGCGGCTGGGATCAACGTGCCAGGGAAAGAGCACGAAGAAAAGATGGATTCGGCGTTACAAGAAGAGGTAAGCCGCTACGAGGCAGCGGAGCCGTGGAAGACGCAACGTGACGCCATCAAAAAGTGGTTCCAAAGTAGCCCGTACTTCAAGAGACTACCTCCCCACGAACGCGAAGAGAAACAAGAGCGGTTCAAAGAACTTCTCCGCGCCCGGAATTAAAAAGGACCGACCCCCTACCCGTGGGAGCCGGTCCATATGGTAAACGTGGAAGTCACTGTCAGTTCGCGCACAGCGTTTAATTCCCGTCTTTATCTCTGATGCCGCCACGCTCTGCCGTTGAGCTACCCAGCCAAGTTTTGAGACGGTCTTACCGTGGAGGCCGGGGAGGGAATCGAACCCACATCTTGACGAAAGTGTTTCGGGAAAGTTGAGAGCGCGAAGTTAACTACCTCCTTCAGCTTAGGGATTACCAGCTTGAGCTTTTACGGTTGGCCATCCGTCGCGTCTGCCAATTTCGCCAGGGACGGTCTGTGAAGCTCTTTCGAGCGGTCCGTCCCCCTGGACTTGAACCAGGACGTTGGTTTCCCAACACGGAAAATTGCCTATTCAACTTCAGTCTTAGCTTTCAGCTTGCTCCCTTGGAGATCTTAGCGCCGCCGAAGCGGGCGCAAACCTTAGGCGAACAACCACTTCATCATGGGTTCGCCAATGCTTGTGATCGTCTCTACCTCCGTCATGTTGGCCTCTTCACGAGCTTGCTTCACGGCCTCTTGGAGAGACCGGACACGTTCGATCAACAGACTCTTGCGCTCGACGGTAAGACGACCTGAGTACCGGATGTTGGTCCAGTTACCAACCACTTTGTCCTCGTGGTAGACATCGACCTGTTCCGGGTGTTCCTTCGTAGCCTTGGCCTTCACGTGGTTACGCATCACCTTCTTACTCTTGTGCGTGACCAGCGCTTCGGTGGCCATACAATCCTGGGACTGGTCCGAGTGCCATGCCACGGACGAGTCCAGGGTCGGAAGCTTGGAGATGAAGGTGTGAAGATCCTCCAATCGCTTCTCCAACCACAGGAGGTAGACAGCCGGTATAGGGGCTATCTCCAACCCGTCCAAGCGGATTGCGGCCTTGGCCTTACAGTTCGTGATGTCCTTTTCGGCCACGATGTCGATCATCTTGGCTTCGAGCTTCCCCACCTGAGCGAGGATGTCCGCAGCCTTTTGTTGCAGGATTTTGCTTTCGGGAGGGAACCGATCGCCCTCGTCATCCAGAGGCTCGTACGTCTTGGCATGGCCGTCGTACAGTTCCGGAATCTGAGAGACCCGGTGGAGTTCCGTCAGTTCCTTGGTCGTCTGTTGCTTGACGCCTTTCTCGATTGCTAGGAGTTGATTAAGCCTTTTAGCCATTTTCTGATTCCTTGTGATCTGGGTTTCCGTTCCCGTATATTACACCGGGGGTTAGCATCCTTGAGAAGGAGAGGCAAGTTACTTGTGAGCGGCCTCGCTTCCGGGCCGAGAGCGATGGCCGTGGCCTCGTCGTTCACGTCCGGCTCCCGGAAGAGGGACACCGGGTAGCCGTTGGCCTTCTCCTTGAGGGCGAGAAGTTCCTTCTCGTTCGGAACCTGGAGAAGGACGATGTTGTTGGATTCCTCGTACCACTTCTGTTCCTCTTCCGGGTGCTCTTCCGCGAAAAGACGGAGGGCGTGACAGGCTTGGGCGGCCTGTAGACCCGGAGCAAGGTCGGCACGGGCGATGATATAGAGCTTCTGAGGCTCAATGGGACTGGTTGTTAGACATGTTGTTTCCTCGTTCATGTAGGTTAGACGACCGGGGTCGCCGTTTCTGACAGCAATCTAACACCATTGTTAGATTGTCTGGTCGCCGGGACAGGACTTGAACCTGGATACTCCCGCCCGTACCGCGAATCAGGGACAGTCGCTCTGACCAATTGAGCTACCCGGCGATTAGTCATGCGGGAGGGAGCCACCCCAACTTGAGACCTACCGCGAATCAGCCTCGCACCGTCCACAGCCTTTTTGAGTCGGCAAACTCTAAGTGCTTTGGACGCCCACATGGTGCGCGAGGGAGGGTTCGAACCTCCGACCTCCCAGGACATCAGTCTGGGCGCTCTACCAACTGAGCTACTAGCGCTTCGGTGCATGGGGATGGACTCGAACCACCATGCAACGGGTTTATCCGGAGTCATTCCCGTTGCTCCGCTCTTAAGCCTGTCCTGACAAGCCTGTCGGACGATCACTCCGATTAGCTGAGCGGCCCACACATTGGTGAACGGCGATGGACTCGAACCACCTGACGCAGGACCCTTTCCCACGCTACTGCCTAGGACTTCACGTGGTTCTAGTTCCGTTGTTACTCTCCAACCAGAGCTACCGTTCGTGGCACGCGGGGATGGATTCGAACCACCGACCTCCAAGGCGGACCCTGGCGCTCTACCGCATCTCAACCCGAAGGCTGAAACCCTAACTGAGCTACCCGCGTATTGGTGGGCCGGTTGATTTGTCCCCCCGAAGGGTGACGGGATAACCGGCCCATAACTCCCGGCGCGTGGGGAAGGACTTGAACCCCCGACCTCCGAAGACCCGAAGGCCCACGGCGCTCTGGATCTCGACTGAGCTACCCACGCAAGGCACGCGGGGATGGGATCGAACCACCGCCTCCGGATCTCCCGAGAGAGGTCCGTCGCTCTACCAACTGAGCTACCCGCGTATGAAATTACTGAGGCCGGTTTGTTCTTCCGTCTTGCGTTGCAGCGGGCGGAGGGAGAACCGGCCGAACTCCCGGCGCATCGTGCTGGGTTCGAACCAGCGTCCACGGGACCATCAACCCCGTCGCTCAACCTCTGAGGCGTAACGATGCAGGATACGTCTACAAGGAAACTATGTCCCTTATAGACACTTACTACAACTGGAATTGTCCAACCTAAAAGATTTTCTGCCGCTGAGTGGAACCCGCCTTGGATAGGGTCGCGGTCAATGTATGGTTGGGCGTGTCATATCTCTAAGATAACCAGGGCCATCCAGGTGTCAACCGGGAAGGTGTTATTTTTGTTTCCTGGTATTCCATATTTTCCGCTATCTTTTCTAACGGCCGGTGTAACATATCCTTATATTACATCCCGAAGACTCGTAACAAGGGTATGCCAATTTCACACAAAGAAATCGATGCATGGGCCTACAAACTGGTCCGGGAACACCCGTTCCGGCCGGACAGGGTCGTTCTCAAGTCCATCATTGGCCGTTACCTATCCGCCTCCGAGTACGGTCGCTTCTCCGCTGTTTTCGACGCCTATAAGAAGGGTCGTCGGGACGAACGGGAATACTGGTGTGAGAACCAGCCCTGGAAGAAGGGCCACGGGAGGGCGGCCCATGTCTAAAAAGCACGACGGCATCGACGGCCCCGAAATTGACCTCAGGCGGATCTGCCGGAACTCCGATCGCTATGAGACACGCATCACTTACAAGGACGACATGTACAACCGTCGGGAGTGGTTGAGGCTTGGTCAGGCCAGCCTCACGCCTCTGGAAGGAGGCGACGTTCGGCGTTGGTATCTCAAGTCCTATCTCGCTCCCAGGAACGCAGAAGAGACCAGTCCGACGGACTTCGAGCACGATAGTGCCTTCGCTTGCCGCTTGCCGTTGGTCGGGGTAGAGCTAAAAATCATCAACCACGGAAACACTGTGGTCACAGGCTGGATCGATCCGAACGCATATGACGGCCTTCACGAAGATTTTCATGTACCCGCCGACAGCGACTATGACCCGCGATCTCACCCGAACGCCGTCATGTGCGAGGTTGAGAACTGTATCAAAGGCCCCCTGAAAAACGGCTACGGCCCGCATATCATAGTGCCAGAAGATTTCTACGTGCCGCCCTTTTGCGCAGAGTTATACAACGAAGTCAGGGGGCGGTTCGTCGAGATAATGTTCCGAGTGCTAAATGACAACGACTCGTGATTTCAGCTTCGATCTTGAAGGGGGTATTCGGGTTCGAGTCCTAGTCCACCCTGTCGAGGAGTGCGATCCCTACCCTGATGAGGTCAAATTCAAGTTCACCTACCTCTACCAAGAGCGTAAAGATCCGTCAGAACGCTACAGCAAGGTCAGGTTCCAGAACGAGGTTACTCTCTGGGTCCTTTACAAGGCCGGTGTCATCCAAAGCTGTGATCTGCTCATGAACATGGTTAATGTCGATAGGCTTGGCCAACGCTTTCTTTATGGTGTAGATGTCTCTAAAGGCGCTAAGTTGAATGTTGAGTTCGACTACAGAGAGAAGCTAACACCTAAGTTCGACCCCAAAGACCTTCCACCGGAAGAACGAATGAGACTTGAGAAAGAACAACCGGAAGACCTTTTCGGTGGTTTGGCGTTGACCGAAATCTATATCGGCACCAGGAGCCATGTCGTCCGTGGAGAAGGGGCAGAGATTCAAGCGGTTAACGAAACACCGTCACCGGGTACCCAATTAGCAACGCTTCCGTTCACGTTCCCCTACCCGATACTCGATGTGATCCCTAACACACCTTTCGGTTACGAGGTCCCGGTATTGGACTTCGAAGACAAGGTCTTCCGTTTCCCCGAGAACGTTGGCCCCGTATGATCCCCCACGTCCAAAGAAAGAAGAACAGTCGGCGTCGGCACAAGCGCATGTTGAAAGAGCGCGGTGAGTACGATGATAACCTGACGCTCTATTCCGCCGTCAAAGAAACCGTGCCCCGACCCGAACGTCGATTGCGGCGTATGGACGCGATATATGGAGTAGGCAGAGGTCCGGCCAAGTTGCGAAAGAGACTGATGGACCGCTTACAGCGCTTTTGGAACAATCAAACGACATAAAGGCCCAGCCCTGTATCGGTTGCGGGTACTGTTGCTGGAAGATGCCGTGCTCTGTCTCTCCTCTGAACGACGAGGAGGTGTCCAGGGAATTTGGTATTCCTGTCAACGAAGCACAGGGATACCTCTGTCCAGCTCTTCAATGGAATGGCCAGCGTCACGTGTGTGCGCTGATGGAAACGCCGGGAGAGAAAGGCCAGAGGGCGAGAGAGGCGTTATATGAAGGTGCTGGTTGCTCTAGCAACCTTAACAGTTGGAGAAGGGAGCCGCTCCAAGATCGGACGGTTCTGAAAGGAGAATGTGGTGGGTAATCGATTGTATGTAGGGAACCTGAGTTGGGACACAAGCCAAGAGGCTTTGTCAGACTGGTTCCGTGAGTGTGGTGAGGTAGTTGACGCCAAAATCATGACCGACCGTGACACCGGCCGATCGAGGGGCTTCGGTTTTGTCACGATGTCCAGCGAGGACGAGGCACAAACGGCCATCGAGCAGCTAAACGGCCAGGAGTTGGACGGCCGCTCGATAACGGTGAACGAGGCCCGTGAGCGCACGGAACGACGGAGTTACGACGGAGGTGGTGGAGGCGGCTACCAGGATCGGGGCGGCCACGGAGGAGGCGGTTACGGAGGTGGCGGCGGCAAAGACCGTGGTCATCGTGGCGGCGGCCGTGGCGGCCGGAAGAAGAGGGGTTTCGATCGCGGTGGTGGCGGCGACCGGGGACGGTACTAGCGATACCTCAGTCGGTCACGACGCCCTGTCACACCTGCCAGGGCGTCTGCAACTTCATCGGCCATTTGACGACCTTCTTTAAGGCACTCCTCGATCTCTTCTTTCGTTAAAGCGGGGACTTCTTCAAGCTCCTCCTCCGAGTTAGAGATGACCTCTTTTAGCTCGGCCAGATCGATCGAGTCAGGTTGAACAACGGCGTTGGTTATTCTCCAAAACCCTTCTCTCTCGTCAGCGAGTTCCACCTCTATCTCAAGGGGAATACCGCTAAGTGTGAGTTTCCTTTTCATGGTTTCTCGGCTATCGTGCTGAACCCGAACTGGTCGGAGGGTATAAAGCGAGTAAACCCGCTTTTACGAAGGCGGTACACGCACTTTTCGAAATTGGGTCCACGAGCACCGTGCCCATCCGTGCTCGCTGATTCGAAGATCAACCGGTCAACCTTGATGGCGGAGAAGTCTATGGATAGAATGATTTCGGCATCATACCCTTCCGCATCTATGAGAAGAGTCCAAATGTCCGTTATCCCATGCTTACTCATGAGAGAGGCAAAGGTCATACATGGGACCTGGACGGTTTCAAACCGAGGGGCCTTGTAACAGTAGGAGGCATCTCTGGCGAACGATTCCGACACGGAGCATAGAAAATTGTTCTTGATAAACTCGTGGTCGGATTCTACCGGCACGTAAAGGTTGGTGGTACCGTCGTGAAGCGTGATCGCGGCTCGTTCAAACACTACGTTGAAATCACCGTAGTTGGCTTTCAACTTCTCGAAAGATGGACTGTACGGTTCCACGAGAAGGGCGGACTTGCCTTTTTGTTGGACCTGCTCGATGAGAAATTTGTCGTCTGGCATGTTGGACACGCCGTCGTTTGCACCTATAACGACGATATCAACACCCGACATCAGTAGTTGACCTCCTTAGCGTGACCGGCCTTTATGAGCAAACCGTTGAGGGTCTCGGCAGCTTCTTTGTCCTCATAGATTTCGACCACCCATCGGCCGTACTTGCCCTGGTCGATTTTCTTGTGGTCGTGAGACTGGATCACGACCCGGTTATTCCGTTGCTCCAACCACGACTTGACGAACGCAGAAGCGGCGACACCCTTCTCCCATTCCGGGGACCCGGATTTGACCCCGAACTTCTCAGGGGTGTCTACGCCATGGAGCCTTACTCTGATCCGGAAGGACACCCCGAACCCCAGATCAACATCCAAATCGATAGTGTCGCCATCGACGACTCTGACAACGTTCGCCCAGTATCTATACATGTTCAGTCTCCGGTTATTACCCCCCACCATTCCAGATTGCCCGTTGCCGCTGTGACCACCATGGCCAATAACACGAGCTTCGTGACCCAGAACCCGACTGTGTAAGCCATGCGGGGCCAGCCTTTATCGGTCCTGGGGTCATGCTTACGGTACACGAACAGAAAGATAACGGCAGTGAAAAAGAGCAAGAATCGCCAATTCAAGGTGAAATCGTCCATCAGAAATCCTCGTCGTCAGAGAAAGTGAAGTCTTCACCGAAGCCCTTACCGAAGCCTTCACCAAACTTCTTATTAGACTTTTTCGGTTGCTCTGGTTCTGGTTTGCTCGGCGGCGGCTTCGGTGCGCTCTTCGGTTGCACCTCTCTCGTTACCGGCGTCTCTCTTGTCTCAACCGTCACCACCACCTCTGAGTCTTCTGTTTTGGTCCACTTGGACTTGTCCAAGATGCCGGTCTCGTTGAGCAGATCTTTCACTTCTCTTATGACCGTCGCCGCCTCGCTCTCCTTGGACGGCGGAGGCTTACCCTTCTGTTTGTAGGGCGGCGTGAGGTTGAAGGTGCATTCACCGCCTATGGAGATCTCTATGTAGTTGTTGTGCCCTTGGGCTTCGATACAGTAACGGTAAAGATCTTCGTCACAGTAGCTGCCAGCCCTGAAGCCGTACAACTCGCCCTGGATGCGGGTTCCTTTATCGGTACAGTCGAAGGTACCGATAGCGGGTCCCTGGCAGCCCCACAACCAGGGTAGGGCTGCCAAGAGGATAAAGTACCGCATTACTTGGGTTGGGTATCGACGCTCAGTTGCCGTGCGGTCTGAGCCGTCAATAGCTGTACGAGGTCGTTGGCCCCGCCTTTACCCTTGCCGCCCTCGCCGCCGCACATCATCAGATTCGGGACAAGTGCTCCGGGCTTGGCTTGAGCCAGCGCTTGAGCGTAAAACTCGCTGACCTTGATCCATGCCTCTAGCTTCTGGTTCAACGCACCGTCAGCTTGCATCTTCAAACGACGAGCTTCCGCTTCCGCCTTACCGGTAGCTATGACCGCTTTCGCGTCCAACTCGGCCTTCTCCAGGTTGAGAGCGGCAACGTCTCTGGTTTTCTCGGCCTGGGTCACAGCTTCGATCTTGTCAACCTGCATCTCGGCGCGTTTCTTGGCTACATCGGCCTCCTCGTTTGCCTTTGCGGTCTTGGCGTCCTGTTCAGCTTTCTTGGCCTGTGCGATAGCGGTCTGAATGGCGACCTCTCGCTCACGCTGTTTCTCGATCTGGTCTTGAACCGACTTGGAATAGGCGATCCGCTTAATGGCAAAGTTGTAGAAACTGATGCCGAACTTGGCCAGGGCCGACTTTTCCTGGATTACCGGAGTACCGTCTTTACCCAACACAGGCTCGGAGATCTTGACCAACTTCATAGCCACCTTCAACTCTCCGGTATTCGGGTCCTTCGACATCGGAGCGCTGGGGTCTTCCACCTTCACCTCTTTGGTAACTTTCTTGTAGAAGCCCACTTTCGCCTGATTGACGATGTGGTCTTGTAGGTCGCCCCTCTTTTCCGACGCCGACTCGCGGGAGGACATGAGAGGCCCGGTCTGGTACGTGGCCTTGGCAATGGCGGGTGCAACCAGTCCGGACATGATGGATCTTATGCTGCCGAATTGTTCGTGCAGTTTGATCAACTGCTTCCCTCCCGGCACGTCCACACGCAAGGTCCCGCATATACGAGCACGGCCTTGATCGTTGAACCGGATGGGCAGACAGCGGCTCGTGTCTTCGTACTCTTTGGCGTCGTCCTGTTGCTTCATCTCCATGTCGAAATCGAACTGGGTGGCTTTCGGGTAAGGAGTGACCTTAGCCAGTCCTTGCCACTTGAAGCCGGGCGTCTCGAACACGGATAGCTGACCTCCGATTGTCTGTTTAACGACGTATTCACCCGCGTCCACGTAGGTGAACATGTTTCCGACGACGACGGCCGCAATAATGAGGCCGACTATGCCAACGATGGCTTTCCAAGGAATTCTTCCAGGCATTTGTTATATCCTTTCATCTACATCTGGGTTTGGATTTGTTTCTTCTTCTTGTTCATCTGTTGTTTCTGACTCTTCTTCTCTATCGGCTAGTTCGCGTTCCAACTCTGCCAACTGCCGTTGCTTTTCGTGCAACTCCACTTTGTGTTGGTGGAGGTGCAACCCAGCTTCAACGTCATCGATTTGATCCTTAATCTCTTCAAGGCTCTTGACCTTCTTCTTTCGCCTTGTGGCTGGCCAAGTCTCTTGTCCCTTGAAGCTGGGGATGATTATTTGCGTTATGACTATGAGTGATGCAACGAGCACCACAAAGAGCACGCCTAGCTTTATGAATATAGCCATTGTCTACCTCTCTCGCGCTGCCTCAACCACGCGCCGTAATAAGTCCCACGGTCCTAGCCGTTTTCGGGGGAAGTTGTGGATGAACCCTTTTCTCCAAATGTTGCCGCCTTGGGGTCCGAATCCTTTCTTCTTGGACAGTTTGTATTCGTAGTCGCCTTTTTGTTCGGTGCCCTTCCCGGTGTTAGAAATGTAGGCTTCTCCTAGAACTCGCTTGTGGTCTTGACTCCCAAGGGGCCATATCTCGATTCGGACGTATATCATGTTACACCGAAATTCTCGATACCGTTTTTGACCATCCGGTCATACAGCACGATATTCACGGCATTGCCCAAACTGAGGCAATGTTTCGACGGAATCCGTAGAAATCGGTGGCAATGCGTCAACGCATTCTGGGGCAGCGACCCGTCCTCCGGTCCGAATACGTAAACCGGGTTTTCGGGGTGCTCGAAATGCGGGAGCAATTCGGAGTTCTGTCGGACTTCTACCGCGACCGGCGTCACCTCTTTAGGGAAGCGATTAAACGGGTAGTCGTCGTTTATGATGGTCACGTCGAAGTAGCCCTTCATCCGCTCCTCGCGAGGTATCCGCACCTTGGGGTTATCTAACACCCCCAACCGGTCGCCACTGAAAATGATTACCTTGGCACCAAAGCACGATGCCGCCCTTACTGCCGCACCTACGTTATGAGGGTATTTAGGATTGTACATTACAACAGCGGGCGTCATCTCTGCACTAAACAGTATCTTCCGCTTGCTAATCTGATGTATTTTCCCAGGCTCGAAATCGCTAGGGCTACAATCATGTCCAAAGATTTCCACGACTTACAGCCTTTCTAACACCCTTAGAATAACATTGTCATTTTCCTTATTTACACCGGCTGGCGACCGGTGTAGTATATGACTCGATCGATTTTTGATCAATCATGAAATGGAGATGAAATATGCCTAAAAAGAGCAGAGGCGAGACCTGGACCGTATACCACGACCTAGCGCTCGTCGATTTATACAACTCCGGGGCCTCTCACGAAGAGATCTCGAAGAAACTTAACAAGAAGTTCGGCACCAAGCGGACGCCGATCAAATGCCTTTCCCGAATGACTCGAATCCGTCAGGGCGTCGAGAAGCTGTTCCCCGCCGCCAAGAAAACCAAGGCCGACCCGGAGACCGGTCGCAAGCCGATTTCCAAGAAGGAGTTGAGGGCGTTCCACGGCAAGAAGAAGACGCCTGTGTCTGCGACTCCGGAGCCGACCAAAACCAAGGCCGCTCCGACCAAGAAAAAACCCAGAAAGAAGAAGAGGGGTAAGAACGGCAAGAAGTGGACCGTCGAGCACGATCGTTTCATGGCCAGGATGTACAACGAAGGGAAGCACTACAAGGAGATCGCCAAGGCTCTTGTAGCCCGTTTCGGTCTCAAGCGTACTCCCACTCAGTGCCGGTCTCGAATCGGTAACATCCGGGTGAAGGCAGTAGAGAAGGGCAACGCCTCGAAGATCAGGGTCCAGGGCGGCAACCGGTTCCGGGTTACTGAGGCTATGCTTCTGACCTACCACAACCTCCCGAAGACCTCGAAGAAGGACGCCGAAGCGGCACCGCCCGCGTCTCGAAAGACCAGTAAGAAGAAGGCGGCCAAGAAGAAGGCGGCTCCGCGAAAGGCAGCGCCCGTGGCAGCGAGTCCCGCGAACGGGACTCCGGACCCGTACAAGCTCAGGCTTGATCTGGGTGATGGCGTTGTGTCAGTCATCCTGGAAGGCGGCTTCGCTCAGAACCAGGACCTGCAAGACAAGGCAGCCAAGTTCGTGGCGGACGCGGCCGTCAACAACTAGCCTTTTAGCTCGTCCCAGAGAGTTGTTTGTCCTTCCGGCTTCGGTTCGGCCGGGAGGACAACTCTGCCTCTCACGGGTATCTCCAACCACTTGGAGTACTCGATGGGAGGCTCGTCTCTTATCGGCTCTATCTCGTACCACTCTGCCTTGCAGCGATCGCACCTCAGTATCGTGAGCCGGTTTTTGGGGATGTGGTGGAGCGTGGCTTTGGTTTCGATATAGGCGACACCCACCTTTGGTTTCGGGGGCGTCTTGTCCAGCAAATCGCTGTAGTCAATCCTCTCGGCCGTTTCCGCCCGTGCAAAAACCTGACACCCAAGAAGTAGGCAAACAGCTTTACCAGGGTGTTTGCCTTCGACCGGCTTCCAAGGCTCGTCGTTGATTTCAACGGTCAGCCGGTTCGGTTTTTTCAGCGACTCTCGCTGCCAGTACCTATGATCCATTCTCGGCCTCGTCTTGCTCTCGCGCCATTAGGAGTAAAGCCTCCTTGACCGTGATCCCGTCTTCAAGGGCCATATCCAGGGCCTCTTTCGAATAGGTTCGTACGAACCGTAGAGCTTTCGTGTAACGCCAACCTAACTCTCGTTGGATATGGCGAGCCTTGTTTCTTCCACTCACTTGTCACCGACCTGTTTGAGACGCTCTACCCCGGCTTCCGCGTGTGCTGGACAAAAGAAGCGTGGGGGCTTCCGGTCCTGGCTGTGAGCCGCCCAACCCTCGCCCTCCCACTGGCTGTGCTCCAAATCTATTACCCCGATCTGGGACGAATATAACGACAGGGGATCAACCTTTCCCATGTGTCTGGCCCGACAGAGGAGACGTACTGTTTGTTCTTCTTCGCATGGAATCGCAAGAACCTCCTGAGCCTCGCATTGGACCTTGGCGTTAACCCAGAATTTCATGACTGCTCGTGGGGCGGTGCTTCTTCATGTCGATCTATCGTCCAACCGTTGTCAGTGAGCTTCTTGGACAACGCTCCATCGTGCTCTTCGCAAACGGTGGCAACCCAGGTGTTGGAGTAATAACGGGCTACCGCCAGCTTTGCGTCTTCTCTTTTCCCATCCTCTTTCTCTTGTTCACACATAACGCAAGTCGGCGTAAGAAGCGGTCTTCTGAGAACGTTCTTGGTCCCGAACGGAGTATCGTCGTCAAACGGGGTGCCGTCGGACTTGAAGTTAGGCATTGATCTTTCCGTGGACAACAGCGACAAACGGTACCTCCGGTTCGCCTTGGAGTCTTGGCCGCCTTATGTGAAGAGGGTCTTTGTAGAAATACCACGCGACGGGCCGGACCTTGTCAAGGAAACGCATGTACGCTCTGAGCTTCGAGTATTTAATCAGCCCGTATTTGTTGGCCACAAGCCCGAAGTTAGCTATCTTCACGAGCTTGGCTGGATCTTCGCCTAACTCGTAGGCTTCTTTGCGGCACTCGACGGCCAGAACACTATGGCGGCCGTACTTGGGACCTTGGACAAGTAGTTCTACAGGGTGCCCTTCGTCGATCTTTTGTTTCATCAACTCCCAAGTGAAACCGGCTTTCTTACACAAGGGAGTCCTCTTGATTTTGAGGTACTCGTGGGCCTTTTCAATGGAGATGGCGGCCCCGTTCCTCGCGTGAACGAAGTCCACAAGCCTTTCATATTCGGGGGTCCCTTGCTCGACCAACGGTTCACCTAGAAAGAAGGCCGCGTTGATCGCCGTTACAAGCTGGCACTCCTGGTAGAACTGCCAATTCAGAAACAAGGGTTCAGCCATTGTCTACCGTAATTGGGTTTGGTTGTTTCTTAGATATCTTCACTTTGCTGTTGCATCCGGGGCAGTGGGCCGTGATCGAGACAACACCCCGACCCAGTCTGAAATAGTCAGGCATCTGGCAACTACATTTGGGCAGTAAACCGGGGGCCAGAAGGTCTGCTTTGACATATTACACCGTCAAAGCATCGATGGCCTTGGTGCCCAACTCACAAGCCGCTTCCAGGTGACGGAGTTCGCGGCCGTCAATTTCTCGTTCCTTGGGCGGCTGGACCAACTCCTGGGCGGCCTCGATGTACGCCTGATCCACGGGAACCTCCATGAACTCAAACATCCGATCGATCTCGGTTTCCGTGTCGCTGACCAGCTTCTCGTATTGAACGTGGTGGACCGGGGCACCTTCCAGGGCCTTCACGCCATGAACGATTTGGTTGGCCCAGTACCGGCCGAACGCGACCAGTGGTATGTCCATGTCCATGATCTTCTGCGCTGGCCACGGCCGACTCAATATCCGGTAGGCGATCCGGACCCGGAAGTACGGATGCTTGGCCAGGGAGACAGCGGTATCCGGCCCGTTTCGGTAGATGTGAACAAAACGTACATCCGGGAAAGCTCGTCGAAGCTCGTTGACGAACTCCAGGGAGCCGCCCGACCTCTCAACCCACCAGGACGCCCCTAGATCCTTACTCAGGGCCTCGAACACCGGTTGGAAATGCTCGTGGGCCGGTCCTTTCGGACGCGCCTCTATGGCCATTTTGAAGCGCTCACGGACCGTTCCAATGGACAGCCGGGACCCCTGGCTCAGGTGCGGTATCGTAATCAGGTCCAGGGCGTCGGGAATCTCCTGTGATACGTCAGCCAGTATCTCCTCGATGGGCGGTCCACGGAGGATGTCCTTGGCCTGTTCCGGCATGTGGCAGCACTTCTTCCAGAGGGTCGGACCATCCACGGACGGCAGCCGGAACAACCCGAACCCGGCCATGGAGAAAAACTCGGAGATCGACAGAACGGCGGGATGAGCGTTCATCAAGTCAGAGATGAGCGTGGAGCCGCAACGGCCTGTCCCTACTACGATAATACCCGTCACACTCTCTCCGTTTTACATGTCTTGGGACTGGGCCGCCACAAAAGCGATGGTGTCTTTCATTTTCCAGCCAGCGGTCCAAAGTCCGGTTGCATCGTTGAACGAAAACTCCATCTCAGCACGCGCCACGGCCTTTGCCTCCTCGACGAGTCGCTTGGCCTCATTGAGATCGTGTTTTTGGTACGCCGCTCCCATGTCCCAATAGCGTCTTACTTTGCGCTCCGGAATCAGGATGGTCGGAGCCACGGCAGCGACACCCACAACCGGGAGGAACTTTCTCAGGAACTGTCTGCGATTCATCTCACTCATGAGCATCTAGAACGGTATGTCGTTATCCTCGATAAGACGCTGTTCTGCTTCTTTCTGACGTGCCATCTCGGCTTCGTGCATCCGGGTTAGCCGGTCAATTTCGGCAGCGATCAGAGCGCCAGACTCTACCAACAAGTTGATTCGGTCTTCCACCGCCACGGAGCGTGGATTGGGGATAGAGTCTTCATAAGGGTCGGCGCGTTGCCTTCTCTTGTCCTTTGACGCTGGCCAATTGTCCGGCCACGGGTCCACGAAATTGAAAGCGTCCCCATCCCTAACATACAAAGGGAAGTAAGTAGCGTAACAAACAGCCGCTTGTGCCAAGGAACCATCCTCACGCCGATCGTCACAAGCAGCGTCATACCCCTTTTCAAAGTGCCGTTGCCGTTCCCTGGCTATTAACGTGACCCCTGCTGGGACACCAGCCGACGCCTCCGGATCTTTGACGCAATCGAAGAGGTTGAGCGGACGATTGAGTTTCGCCTCTTCACTAACGCCAAACTTCTTTTCCAGGGCTTGGCACAGCTTGGCCATGTCCGCTTCAAAATAATTATGACCGGGACCATCGTGTTGATCTTGTGGTTCGATGTTCAAATCCCCCGGCCCCAACTCGACGCACAATGCCCCGTCGATACCCCGCGTCACTACGGCAGACGGTGTGGAATAACCCTGGATACCACAATAAAAATTGAACCGTAGCTCGTGGCCTTCCCAGTATATGAGCCGGGTGTGCGTCCACCCGTGCGCTCCGAACCATGAGTCTTCACTGATCGTCGTGTATTTCATCGCTTACGCTTCCACCATCGAGTTCTTATTATCGACCTTCCACCGCCTCCATAGCCGTTGCGGAGTCTCTCTTCTCGTGCGCTGAACTTTATCCCCGCCGATTGAGCTTCTTCCAACATGTCTTTGGCGTCTAAGACGGCCCTTTTCTCCTGCCAAGTTAACACTCGGCCGTTTCTACGTCCGTCGGTTGTTTGCAACATACACATGCCGCAACAACCCTTGATTCCGCCCTTACGGCGCTTACGTCTCTTGTAATGAGCCACTGATCACCTCCTGCGGGCGCTACCCGCGTGGTAGTGATCTGGCTCCTAAAACTCGTCATCTTGACTCCCGAACTCATCGTCATCGTCTTCTACCGTCTGATCTTCGGCCTTCTCCTCAGTTTCCTCCTGGGCAACTTCTGACAAACCGTCCAGGCTATCTCTTTTGACGGTACACACAGACTTGGGAGGCAGCTTGGTGGTCTTTCCCTTACGATCAACAATGGTCCACACGTCGCCCTTAAGAGTAGCTTTGTGAAACTCCCCCTCTACCCGCGAGTTGTCTGTGAGAGTGCATTGGAAAGTGCCGTTCTTGCTTTCCAACTTTGCGTGGATGAAGAGCGGGACACAAAGGGTTGCTATTATCATTAGGATAGCAGCGACGATCATCCCCTCGATTAGTGTGAAACCTTTTCTCGACATCACGAGTTCGCTCCCAGCTTTACTCGTTCACTCACCTTTACCTCGATACTCCCGGTAGTGGCTAACTGTTCCATTCCTTTGCCAACGTTAGCGAATATCTCAAGTTGATCTATATCCTCTGGCCGCAACTCCAGGGTCATGTGGATATACTTCTTCAAAGCCGCCACGACCTCTTCGTGGGATAGGATATAGATCTTCTTCATCAGTCACACTCTTTGGTGGCCGGGCAAGTATCCTTGGTTAAGACACACTCGTAGTATTCCTGCATACCGGGGACCTCAGAGTCCATGAGATTGTTACAAACCTCCTCGCACGGGCGGCCTTCCGGCGTTGGCTCTCCCTCTTCACACTCCATGGAGCGGTAGTGGTCACACGCTCTGTCGCAAACGGGAGCGGGAGGCGGCGGATCATCCGGGTCCTTGGGGTCGGGTATGATTTGAGGGCAGCCAGAAACAAACAAGACCGCCAATAATGTTAGGGTGGAGATTCTTCGGCCCATTCTTCTCTCGCCTCCTTGATGCTCACCATTACTACGTTTCTGCCTCTGATTATTCGTTTGACTTTTTCTTCGTCGGCCCACCAGCATTCACAACCCCAGACAACATCTCCGTTGTCCAGACGTATACGCGGGTTGGTCCAGTTCTCCCCGAATTTTCTCATCCCCATCGCTAACCACCCGGCAGGGCCTCCGTCCGCGTACTCCGGAGGAGTGAAGTCTCCTTCATACACCCCGTAGCCGAACAGGTACAACGTCTCATCGTCAGCGTGGGACACTGCACCTACTCTCTCGCCGGAATTCCAGGGACCAACCATTATATTACTCGGAGTAGCTCGGAGCCGAACGGACCACCCAAAGGTCACTTGTCCGACTCCAGGTCATGTAGTCGTAACTGAACTTACACCGACCACCGTCACCAAAGCCGCTGCCCCAGCTATTAAGTATGACGCAATACTCTTCGGCATCGTTGAAGCCTTCGACCACCATGGCGTGACCGCCTCGATACCCTCCGGTCGGCCTTGGGATGATACCGTCCGCGTCACCTCGACAGAACTTGCCCGTCACAGTGGTACCGAAAACAACCGGGTGCCCCTGTGTTATGGCCTTCTTGATAGCTTCGATCCGGTCATCTCCGGTCCCACGGATTCGGTAATAGTCCGTCGGGTCCTTCTGATCGATGGCCGCCCGATAGATACCGTGGTCCGGCTTGTCGGCAAACTTGTCGGTATAGTAGGGGTACTTGCTCTCGGGACAGAAGCCGAACTTGTTGAGAGCCTTGAAGAAGAACCGGATGTAGGTGCCGTTGTCGTCGTCTTCGGCGTCGTGGTACGTCCGGGGGTTATAATACCCGAACAGGCGGGAACCCAGAGGAGGGATTACGGCCACGTTCTGACAGCGCTGAGACATACGGATGGCCTGGAAGCCAGCGTTGGCAACGCATGAGCCTAGATTCCGTTGATTCAACACTTCAACAACCCAATGAGACAGGGTGGCCGAATCGTGTGTATCGGCGGTTAGAATGTCTTTCGCGTCTTTGTCTCGCTCATCCGGATAGTCGCTGTCCGGCATATATCCTATTGCGTACATAACTCCTCCTATAAAAGCTCCACATTTTTGAACGTGTAGTCTCTTTCTCCGTAGTATTCCAGGTCCGTTCCCGTGAAAACGACCGTACCTGAGTTGAAGTTGAACGAAGTAACCTGGATCGCCTTTCGCGTCTTTGGATTGTCGTCCATCACGCAGTAAAGGAGGTTACTCTTTGTCAGGGTGAACCGGATCTTCTTGTTCCAGTTCGAATATGCTTGGTACCATTCGTTGCGCTCGATTCTCACATCTCTGATGCAATCATAGAGGTTTAGTGGCGGGGGCTTTTTTTCCTCGTACACCTTACCCATCCTTCACACAGTCGAAGAGAGTCATGTCATCGTCGGCGTTGGTCTGCCAAATGACGGTCTTGATGCCCGGAAGAGAGGTGGGGTCTATGTCCACGTCCAAACGCCATGACATGATTTTGAGAAGGCGTAGAAAGTCCGTCTCGAAGTAACGACTCTCGGGGCGACTGTCCGCTGGCAGGGGTTTCATTTGGAACTCATGGAGCACGTGACGAACGCCGTTGACTAACTCAACGGCGGTGGCCATAGGTTGTTGTTTCCGAACGTCACAGTCTACACCACACTGAAGGACAAACTTGAGCTTGTAAGGCCCAAGCTCTACCAGACGTTCGCAGGTCCAACCATTACACGTGTCGAGATAGATTTGCTCGTCGAAGATTAGAATGGACATCACACACTCCCAAGGTCTGTTATCTTGACATTGACGGCGGCACGGCTCTCCTGATAACACCCGCGTGGGTTGACCTTCCAGCGTTCCCCGTCATCCCGCCAGAATGTTATCTCCCACTTCCAACCGTCAGGGATGTGAGCCTCGATATCCCGCAGAGCCTTCTGGAGTTTTATGAGCTTGAAATTGTGCATGAACGGATCGGACACTCGATATATTACACCGGAAAGCTCCCTGGTTGAACCATAAATTACCTTTCAGGACGCCTAGGTGATGCTCGTCTCTCGGAACATCGTCGGCCGGTATCTTGAGGCCATGGCTACGAAAACCCGGCATATCGGGACCTGTGCCTACTGTGGGCAATCAGTCAAATGCCCTCGTGGAAAACTGGCCCATCACGGTTACAGGCGGCCGGGGTATGGTTACATCGAGGGAAGCTGCCCCGGAACCCACCATGAACCCTACGAAGTCAGCCCCAAGACGGCCGAACTCGGGGTGAACCAATACAACCATGAAGTTGATTCTCTGAAAAACAGGTTACGTGAGCACGCTAAGGCCACGGAGATAACTCTCAAAGGGCCGCGATCTTACAGTAAGGAACGGGTGGTCCAAAAAGGTGATGACGACTGGGAGCATGTTCACAGGGCCGTGGAGAACAGGATCGAGGGGGACCTCAAACAAGCCGAACGGTTGTTGAAGCATTACGAGAAGCTGGTTCGTGACTGGAAACCAGCCAAGACCAAGACCGTCGAAGAAGAAGAGGCCAAGAAGAGAGAACGGGCCGACGTTGTCCGGCAGAAGCGGATGGAGCGTTACACAACCAACCGCGACAAGACGATGTCCCGTCTCCGCAAGGCGTTTGAGAAGGTCCAGAAGGCGGAGAAGGCCCTGAAAAGCGCCCGTGACGGTAAGAAGATAGCGAAAGCCCTCAAAGCGGCGGCGAGCGGGGCCTACATCATTTACCAGACGTTCTACGGAAAGCCCTACAAACTGGAACAGAACTATCCCGGCCCTATCTCAAGAGACGATATCATCGCTGACTGGGCCTCGGACGATATCCTTGAGCACATGGGTCTCAAGACCTCCGGTGGGTACGTCAAAGGGTCAGAAGCCAGTAAGATGGAAAGCAAGGCGTTCTCCGGGAACTACGACGAGGACATGTACCTGTGGGATGGCCTTGACCACTGGGCACCCTTCTGGCCCGGCTGGAAAGGGAAGATTCAATACCCCGAAGGGTCCACCGGACGTAAGAATCCCGCTCGGATGTCCTGGTAAGCTTCTTGTGTTATGGCAAGGCTAACGGAGGCCAAAATGGTTCGTGCTCTCGGAGTTGTTTACAAGTATAAAAAAGCGTCCCGCAAGACAGCCGCCACGATGTCAGAAGCGGAGTTCTGGAAGATTACAGAGCCTTTCGGGTGGGGAAAGAAAACCAAAGACTTTAAGGCTATCAAGAAGGCGTTGATGAAGAAACTCTCGCCGGACCAAGCCGAAGCTCTTCAGAACAGGTACACCGAACTGACGAGCACTGTCTATGACAAGCTTCTCCCGATCATACAAGAGTCTGAGGTCTGGATTGGCGACGATAGTTTAGACGACCTTGTCGCCCACATCGTCGGCATGGGGAAGAAAGAATACAACGCTGTAACAAAGAACCCTCTCTTGGGTCTCAAGAGGGCGGAGGAGCGTGACTACGAGGAGTCATTTTCATACGCTCTTCCCAGCGAAGAGGACTACAAGAGCCTCGACATCCGGAAGTACGTCAAGTGGGCAAACGAGATCATAGATCGCTACACGAAAGTGTTAGATGCCAGCGAAGACGACATCCCCTGGAAGAACAAGCTCGAACGACCCCTCAAACAGGTCGTCAAGATCATGGAGGGCTTTCTCAAAAAGAAGGACCCTCACGCCCTACTGAAAGAAGAGAAAGAAGCAAAGAAGGCGTCGGAAGAGGTCGATAAGATTCTCCGCCGTTTCCATAGCGGCATGTGGATGCCAGAAGAAGGCACCATTGAAGAGGCTATCAAGGACGCCGGGAACAAGTGGTTCGTCTGGAACTTCTTTACGGACGTGCGAGACTACCTGATGGACTAGAAGGCCATCGCCTTTGACGAATCCTTCTTCTTTCTATCCTTGGGTATCGTCTTGAGTTTGGCCTTCACGTCTTCACCGAAGTCCGCTGTCGGGTCCGCCTTGGCTTTTGCTATTTTCGTGTCGGCCTGTTGCGTCACGGCTCGAAGCCGTTGAGAGGCTGACAACCTTCTTGGCCTGGACGCTGGCGTTCGACTTACACCGCCTCCTGCGCCAGAAGAGCCGGTGCTGAGCGTCAGAGAGCCTAACTCGTTGATATCTAACACCCCGTGTCGGAGTCGGACTTCCATCTTCAACGCTTGGAGGGCGTCGTGTAGCCCTTGCGCCCTTAGGTCATCCTCCGCCGCCTGTTCATCAGAGGCTCTGATTGCTGCGATCAGGAGGTTGTGCGTTTCTGTCTGGGCTGTCGTCAGGGCTTCCACGGCCTCCGTGTTCTTACGAAGGGCGTCCAACTGGGCTTTGACACCGAACTGGACCATCCACGGCCAGACCTGGGTCCCGATCAGAATGAACAAACCAATGATCGCAGTTATCGCCCCGGCCCAAGCCCCGTATTTCCTGACCTTGGTGTCAAAACCTCCCATCTGAAGCTCGGCCGCATGGCGAGCTTTCATCATGGCTTTGGTTTCGATAGACGGTCGCGGTGGGTCAGATTTCTCTGGCATACATCCCCCTACAATAGGGTGTTATAATAACGCGATCTACAAATGGTTACTTGGCCGGTATTCCAAGCTCCCGCATGACTTCTTCGGCCACGAAATTGTCATGGATCACGTCTTCTTCCGGAGCCTCGGAATCGAAAAGCGAGCCAGATTCCGGGGTGTTCTCTTCAAGGTCTTCCAAGCTGAGTTTCTTTCGGGGTCTTCCCCTACGTTTTGCCGCCATTTATCCCTCCTACAGGTGCAATTCATTCAAACAAAATGGTCAATCGGTGTAATCAGAAGGATGCCGAATATACAATGGAAAACCTACAAGGGATACGCCGGACCGATGATCAAGGGTACGGAGGAGTTCGCGCCTCCCACTGGAGACAGGGCAAACTATCACGTTGATAGAGCCTTCTGGTTGACCGCAAAAGTCGAGACCGGCGCTCGGTTTGGTTCTGTCATGGCCTACGACGGCACCGGGATGACGATCGGACTTGACCAGCACGTGGCCGTCTACCCAAAGGAACTATCCAAACCCGACGACGGTAACAACCTCGATGACCAGGGGACCCTGTGGAAGCTCTTGAGGCGGTTGGAGTTGATTCCAGGAGAGCGTGTCTCCAGGTTTGTCCAACTCAGAGAGAACCTGTGGAACGCTTTCAGCGCCACGAACTGGTATCTGGCTCAAGATGGTGTTCTGCGACTTTACGACTCCGGGGCACCGGTCAACGGCCATGCCATACGTGACGAGTTCACCCCAAGGCGTGGGAAGCCAACCACGAAGTTCCAGAAAGAGGAGGCCCGGTACTGGGCCTTGTTGTTCCACGACTTGCTCGCTCACTCGGCCTCTTGGAAGGCTCAAGTCGAGTATGGAAAAGAGCATCTGGTGAAAAGGACGAAGCGTCGTCGGGTCAATGTGTACGCCAACGACTGGATCACTGTTGAAGCTTTTTACCCAAGGGACGTGACGGCCCTCAGAGTTTCGGATTGGTCAGAGGAACAGGATCTGGCCATGTGCATGTATCAATCCCACAGTGTGAACGCTCCTTCCGTCGCCAACAATGTCCTGGCCAAGACCTTCAAGCACAAGGACGCGAATCCAGGAGACACATGGGCCAGACGGCTTATCCGGGGTTTGGGGACGAGTAAGTACGGCCGCTGGGACGACGATATCAAGTACGGGAGATACCAGCGGACACGGTCCGCTGCCAGGGCGAGCGGCCTTTGGTCCAGACGGTTGTTCGATGGCAAGAAAGCCATCATGCCAAAAGATCTCAGAGGTTAGTATGAGTAGTCTTGGGATTACGGAGATAGAGCACCGGCTTCAAGAGTTGTTGGACTCGGTTGAGGGGATTGAAGTTGTCGTTTCCAAATCCGACTTGAAGACCTTACTCCAAATCGCGGCCAGCCGGACGGACTCGCTCAACAGTATGCACGGTGTCACTCTTAGTCTGACCCGTAGACTTGAAGCGGCGCTGGGCGGCTTCCGGCCCGGTCACTTGCCTGGGGACATTCCCGATGATTGGGAGTATGTGCCCTTAGGCGCGGAGAAGAGTATGGACAGGTGTGGCAAGTGTTCAGACGAGGAGGTATGGAGTCGAGTCTCTTACCCTACGAAAGAACGCTGTCGGCGCGAATACCATTGTAGGAACTGCGGTAGACGCTGGATGGTCGAATCCTCGTTCGAGGTTACGATCGATTAACGGAGCGCTTTTTCGACCGCCTTCTCTAGTTGCTGCTCTTCTCTAGAATCAAGCTTGCCGTGCGCGGGGGATGAAACGACAACATCAAACACCCAGTTGCCGCCGCCGTCGTCCGCGTAGGTCCACCTGACATGCTTGCCGTTCACAACAGCAAGCCCCCAAGGTCCGTACTGCCCTCCGGAGGCATAGTCCGGGCCTCCTCGTGACTTCACCACGAGATCCCTCACACCTTCCATTCGTTGTCGCGCATGAGCTTCGAGGTCCATGGCCGCCTGAGCGTCGCGTTCTCCAAGGGCCTCTCCGATAACCGCGATAACCAGTGCGGGTACCGGAATCTTGTCAGAGTAAGGGAAGTCTTCGACCTCGTCGAAATTCTCTTTGGCCTGACTCTTAGGCGCTCCCCGTTTGGTTCTGAGAAAGGCTCTCACGTAGGCGTCTTGGAGTTCCTTCTCTTTCTTACGGGCGTCGAACACATAGTCGAGAACTTTCTCGTACCACCGTTGCGCCTCGGCGGTGCCGTAACCCTCATAGCCGTGCCCGTGCTCTTCTTCAAAGTCTTCTTCCAGAGCCTCTCGGTACGCTTCTATGAGCTTGCTGAGCTTACGGCCATCCAAGGCATTCTTGACAATGACCCTTAGAATGGAACTGGGAGAAGCCGTCTTTCGTCGGTCGTAGCTATATTTCATGTCACTCTCGCGATTTATCAAAGGATCACAGTGTGAGGACGATTTTATACCCGGTGTGGGGTATGGGCTACACCTATGATCGACGAATCTGGGGTCGAGTGGATTCCAAGAAGGTGTCCCTGGCCCACAAATTGGCCGACAAGTATGCCCGCATACTGGGTGTTGACAGCACACCTAAGATCGTCGTCAGAGACAACCTGGGCGCTAAGTGGTTGGGGCGTTTGACTTGGAAGCTTGGGAAACAAAACCTGATGGAACTCCAGGCGGGCATTTTCGAAGACGAGGAGACCCTGGAGCGTGTGGTGGCCCACGAGATGGTGCATCACGCGGAAGCCGTGCTCGACTACGATGAGCAGACGGCGACCATGGTTCGCATGGGATTGAAGCCCCTCGAACACGGTAAGCGATTCCACGAGTTGGCTCGTAAGGTAAACGCCGCCAAAGGCTCTGGATTCGTTACCGAGAAATCTGATCAATCTTACATCTTACCTGCCAAGACGAAGCCCTACTTTGTGTTGGTGCTGCCGTGGCGCGGCGGTAGCAAGTTCGGGTACGCATATGGTGTCCGGCTTTCTCCAAAGATGCGAAAATTCATCGACAGGTATGTTAAAGACGATCAGGCCAAGTTGGTCAAAACCACAGACCCCCGTTGGGTACACGGCCCTCGAATAGGTGATGGACGGTTTGGGGTCCCACAAAAGTCGGACGACCAGGACAGGCTGCAAGCGTTATACCAGCGCGGTTAGTCCGCCTCGAAGTGGCCGCAACACCTACAAGACCAGCCGTCTTTGACCATGATCATCTCTTGCCGGTGGCAGTTTGGGCAATACCTTACGAGAGCCATCCTGTCTCCTTCACCAGACGTGTCCCGTGAGCCTTCCCAGTAGGAACGGCTCGACCTCTTCCGGTTTGAGTTCGCGTATCAACCTCACGCCTTCGTCTTTCGGGTCCCCGTACAGCCCGACCAGACTCCCGAACTTCTTGAGAACGGCCTGACCCACGGGGCACGGCCGCCCGATCTTGGGGATGAAATCCGGGTCCAGGTCCGGGTTGCCGTAGGTGAAGCACGGGGTGTGTTTGTACCAGGGTTCGTCATGGACGTTGCAAGAGGCTTCCGGCCCGTCGAATATCAGGTTCGGACACCGGACGCTTCCGTCCTTGAAGTATGCCCGGTAGCTTGGTTGCGGGGGCGGCATCCATTCCCCATGCTTGCTTGTCGGAACGATGACCACGACCGGCATCGTGATACAGCAATACCCGGAGCGCTGGCAGATCATCGGCTCTCCCGTATGATTCTCGCGGCGGTGAACAGTTGGGCGGCGACCATCCGTTCGGCCTTTACGCCCTGTAAGTCGTCTTCGGCATAAGCAGTGCCGCAATCGGCGCAACGGGCAACGCTGAGACTGAGCCGGTGGCATTCGAGGCAGACACCGTGGATCGCCCATGTCTCTTTTGCTTCCGTCAGGCGACCATCCTTGGGCCTGTAGAAGACCGGGTCCCCTTTGTCTTTGAACGACTGGTCATCCCGGTCAAACAAGGCCACCCTGAGTTCGTTTGCCAATCTTGTGGAGTATTTCATTTGGTTTCTTTGCCGGTTGTCTCACAGGGGCGGACGGGATTGCTTACGCGCTACCGAAATCTCTCAGGTATTAGCTGAGCGCTTTCAAACACGGCGTCCACATTGGCCTAATGTGAACTTCTCGTCTCGGGTCGTACGCCCCAAGCCGGGCTTTTCCGTGCTTGTCCTTAAGCTACGCCCCTGTCAAACAACCGACTTGTCAAAGACCTCTTACGCCCCTTACAGACGGGCGACCGGAACCTAAAAACTTTTTTACGCCGCCCTACGATTTTCTGCCCTCTTGGCCCGCGTCTTGGCTTTGGCCCGCTTGAACCGCTTGAACTCCTTGTAGAAGGCCCGCATCTTGGTTATGGCCTTGTCCGCCACTTTCTGAGGGTTGCGGCTCGTATATCTCTCGTCTTCCGCTTCGTCGGGCCGGTCTCTCCACGTCGGCGGATCGTACACCGACATGTTGGTCGTCCAGGAGTCCAGGTAGATGGAGTCGCTACTCGCGCACTCACCGAACGACACCACGAGGACCTTCTTGTGGCACGCGAAGCCCACGAGGACGGTGATGCCCTTCTCGCGGCCATGGTAGAACGTGTAGGTCGTGAAACGCACGTCCTTTTCGTCCGGGCCTTCGTCCACGACGTTGAGGGGGTGGATGTCCAGAAGAGCCATTACGGCTCTGGCCGCACTCGAAATGCCGAAGGTGGGGTCAATTATCGATTCGTGCATGATTGTCTCCTTTCCTGGACTACTGCCAGGGAAGGGTGAATTCAAAGGTTAAATTCCTGAATTTAAGTTTTAGATTGGCCCGGCCTGAGGGGTAGACCGGGTATGATGACACAAGAATTCCACAAAGGCATGAAGGTCGTCTTCGGGCGGCCCAACGGTGAGCAAACCCACGGCACGGTGGTCAAGGTCAACCGCAAGACCGTGAAGGTGCGTCAGGACGAGTCCAGGGGCACCCAGAAGGACTACGCGATCGGCACCGAATGGAAGGTGGCCAAGAGCCTGTGCCGCCCGGCCAACGGGTCGTCGGCTCCCGCTCCGGAGGCTCCCAAGCCGAAGCGTTCCGAAGCGGAAATCATGGACGACATCCTGAGCGTCTATTGCTGCCTGAGTCCGGAAAACCTCAGTTGCGACGGCGAACTGCCGCCCGCTCAGGTGCGCAAACGGGCTGCCTCCCTGAACCGAAAGCTTCGTGAGTTGGAGCGCGAGATGGGCCGCAGGGTGAGCGAGGGCGAAGCCTACTCCTACCAGGGGCGATAACATGACGACAATCGAAACCTTCAAAACCGCGTTAGAGTCTGCCTTTCCGGAGTACCGGTTTAAACCGGTCCGGGCCGGTCGCGGCTGGGTGAGAATATTCGTCCAGCACGAGGGTGTCCAGCTTGGCCGGATCAGCATGGAGCCGACTGCGGGCGGCCACGCCGTCAACAGCGTCAAGTTCTACAAGAAGTCGGACTACGAGTTCGAGCCACGGGACCGCTTCTTTTACCTGATCCACGCTTGGCTGGACACAGGCAAGGTTCCCGACGTGGACTTCGACGCCCTCGTGGCCCAAGCCAAACAGAACAAGGCTGAGTTCGTGGCTTCCCAAACCGCATGGCGTGAGGCGAATCCGATTTTCAAGACCGAGATCGACGAGGACGGTGAGCCTCACACGGTCCAGAAGAAGCGCCGTCGGCTGGACCGCTCCTGGATGGGAGAGTTCAGAAAACTCACGGAAGCGGCAATTTAAACTTTAGATTCACCTGACCATGGGGGTAGACCGTATATGAACAACAACGGAAATAACGAAATCAAAGTTGGTGACACGGTCCGCTCCCACGACTTCCCCTTCCACGGCAAGGACGAGTCCGGCGAGCGTGCCTGTTACGTCGAAGGTATTGTGACTGGCTTCGAGCGTATTGAGGGCTGCGAGCGTTACGTAATCGAGGCCACCCGGCGCGTGTTCGGGGGCAAAGAGGTCGAGGCCGAAGAAGGCCCCTTCTACCCGCCCGTGAACGGGACCAAGTCCTGGCTCGGTGGTGAGACGGACGGCGTCGAGAAGCTGACCGTGTGCGCCATGTGCGGCCACGCTTTCAAGCTGGATGAGGACCTTCACTGTTGGGATGAGGACTACTGCTCCGAAGAGTGCGAGGACCAGGACCGGGCCATCATGCGGGCCGACGCTGCCCGTGACGCTGCCAAGTACGGAGAACTGTAAGACACGAGACCCAGGCCCACCTTGCTTAGGTTGGCCTCGAAAGGGCGCTGGGTTACGAGGCCACTTCTCAAGCGGGATGCCAACCACAAGGCATCCCGCTTGTTTTTATACGCGACGTAGGTATGGACAAAGACGCAATCCGCCGCTTACGTGATATTGACATCCTGGTCCAGGACATCGTCCGTGCCGTGAAACGCTCCCCCGCCGACGCTGCGGAATTAGCAGAGCTTCTTGACGTTGAACCCGAAGAGATCGAAGAAGCTGTCAAACTCGACAGAGGGTATCGAATCAAGTTCCGGGGTAAGGACGTAATCCCGGTCAGACGTTAGCCTAGAAGCTCGGCCAGCCGGTTCCACATCCGCCGTTCCGGAGACGACTCTATTTTTCCAGGAGCGGCACGAAGCCGACGCCGGAACTCGGGTTGTTCCTTCTTGTACATCTCGAACAGTCCGGTTTTGCCGTTCTTGATCGTGGCTTCCACGTTCGCGACGCGGTCGGCCAGCTTCACAGTCAGGGCACCATAGACCTTGGGGATAAGACGATAGGGACGCTCCTTACGCTCTTCCCGGTTCTTACCTTTGCCGTCGGTCACAGCGTCCACGATCCGGGCCACTGTTGGCCCCACGAGGCGCTCCAGGTCCTCTTTCGTGGTCGGCGTGTCCTCGATGCTGTCGTGCAGATAACCGGCGTCCAGGAGGTCGTGCTCGCGGACACCGTAACGGGACATCACGGTAACAACCTCATCCAGGTGGACTGAGTACGGCTGGTCGCCGTACATCGCGTCCCGATGAATCTCGAAAGCTACTTCTTTAGCTGTGGGCATACCATACCTACCATCGGCCGCCCCCGTTCCTAAGATTTAATGCAACCGGCCGGGTCTTGTCGGGTCGCTCCGATTAAGATGGCGGGCACCAAGACTCTCGTCAGGGCCTTGATGAGTGCGCCCCCGACCGGTTGCGGAAAGCCGGACGATACATGGGTCAACTGCGGCTGTCAACGCCACCCGTTGTACAAGACCTCGTGCTGGAAGTAAGGAGGCACAACATCGTTCTTGAGTAGTGCCGCGTACATCTTGATCAGGACCTCGATCGGAACGTTGTGGCTCTGACGCTCGAAGGCCGTTTCCAGGCCGCACCAGACGGTCAGGATCTTGACCTCGTATTCACGAGACGCCGCGTAGGTGACGTACGGCGCGAACTCGGCCGCGTAGATGTTCGTGTTGTCAACGACGACGATCTCCACGTCCCTGTCTACCGCCTGTGTGAACTTCCGGAAACACGTGTGGTGGGCCTCAGTTAGCTGAGTCGGGTCGAACCGGTAGAGACCATCGACCATGAAAAAGTCATCGGTCGAGCAGACGACCGTTTGGTCGTCGTTTTTGCGGATCGCTCTGCCCCTGAACGAGTCGGCTATGAAACTCTTCCCGGAACCGGGTAGCCCCCTCAGGACCAGGACCTGCTTTTGACACTCGGGATCGTAGGAAAACTCCAGGTTGTCTGGGCTGATTGTGATCTTGAGCATACTGTTCTTACTCCAGGTTTGTGTGGAATCTAAGGGTTAGACGATCCGTCGGTCCGACTACTGACAGCCAGGAGGCCCAGAACGGCACAAATTCCACCCACCGCAATGCCTATCAGGCCGATCTCGAAGCCTCCGTGGAAGAAAGCCCCCAAGCCAAGGCCCAACGCTCCGCCGCTGCCAAGGCCCATTCCGAAAGCACCGTATAGATCGCTTTTCATCGGATATCCCGGACGTACGCCTTGAGGTGGGCCTTGGGGATAACGACCTGGACCTCAGTCTCGCTGTCGCCGCCGACGTTGTTCGGTACCGGCACGATAACGACCACATCGTCCAGGTCCTCGTTGGACAGGATAAGGATGTTGCCCTTGCCGTGCTTCCCGGCAAACCGGTTCTTGCCCTCCGTGGTGGTCACGGCGGAATCGATGATCGAGATGATTGTTTCTTGTTTACCTTCCGGCCACTTACCCATGTTACTCCTCCTCGTTGACGCGATCGGATTGTTCTCGCATTGCCTTGAGCATGTCGTAAACTCTGCCGTGTAAACGAGGCCCGCCGCGAGGTTCTTCCCCGTGCCTGACCGCTAACCTGTCGAGCGAGTCCAGGCTGCTCTCTTGTTCCAGGATCTTGCAGAGTGTATCCATCTCACGGAAGGACGATTGCACCTCAACGAAAGGTTCGTACCCTTCGGGCTTTCCGTCCTCATTGTAGTGTGTGAGCATGTTGCGCCAGCCGTAGAGGAAACCTCCCCGTTGCGACGCGGCCTTGCATTTGTAGTCGTAGTGCATCTCGGAGCACCGGATCATGTGCTCAAGCTCTTCGATCGTGATCTTGAAGAGAACTTGGACCCGAAAGTGAAAACCAGTTATCTCTAGATTTGACAACGGTAGCCTCCTACCCAGAGCGGAACGACTCACACACGACCCCTGGCTTGTCGAATTTCACTTGTCGGCAGTTGGTTATTCTCGGGTCTAACCAGTCCCCTTTTTCTTCGGGGTCCGGGTCTGCCTTACTCGCCAATTTACGGGCGGCTTTAGCGGAATCGGCTACGACGGCGAACGAGTCGTATTCATCGTATTCCGCCCCGCCTATTCGGCTCACTATGTACAATTTTAGATTCATGGCACCACATTCCGGCCAACGGCCAACTCGGCACAGTAGAGGGGGTATTTGGTGGAGTAGTCCACGTGCCCGCAAGCCATCTGCTCGACCTTGGCTACAGCTTCCGCTGAGACTGGATCTAGGCCCCTTTCCTCCCGCACCACATTTTCACGTTCGAACAGGACCCATTCCGGCACCTTGATCCCGTCGTCATCCTTGAAATCAGGGCGTTTTTTACGTTCGGCAGCGGCCCTCTGGAATACACAACCCATGTCGGCCAGGATTGCCTTGAACTCTTGATGCTCTCCCATACCGTCTCTACACCCCAGCCCCGGAAACCTAAGACTTAACTCCTGGCCAGCCGGTGTTCCCACATGGCTTTCTGCCGTACCCGCCCGGCCACCGTCGTGATTATCGCGTACGTTGTGAGGATACCGGCCAGCGCTACCGCGATCACGATGAATACCACGATGGTCTGGGAACTCTTGCTGTCGGAGCTACTGCTACCCTTGCTACCGAAGAAGTCTCCCAGACGGCCCCACATGCTCGGGATATGAACAAAGCCCTGACGGATGTTGTAGACCATGGCGAACGTATCCCAGGCCGCCACACCCATGTTGAGGGCGGTCCGACGTTTCCAGGCAGCGGCCCACGCTTGTACGGTAATAACGATTCCGCTGCCGACGATCGGGAAGTATATCAAGATGAAACCCAGGTCGGCCGTGGCCTGGATCATCTCCGGGGTCAGTGCCGGGGCCATGGTTCCATCGTCTTGTTCCATGGGTATCTGACCGCCCAGCGTGACGGCGATAACAAGATAACACCACGTGAAGCCGCTGGCGCTCATGACGGCTCCCATCCAGTTCATGAAATGGAGAAAGCCGCCGAAGTGTTTGGTCTCGTTCCAACTACGACCGCACGACCATGCGTTGAACCACGAGATCCCGAAGTTGATAAACCATATGAGAATGATCATTCTTCGTCCTCTTCGTCTACATCCACTTTTAGTTCGCCCGTTTCGACGTTGCTCAAAACGTTGTCCCACCAAGAGCGGCCTTCCCCCAAGTTGTCCTCCCAGTCCTCAGGGTCCCACTCTTCTAGAAGTTGGTCGAACCCGGCCAAGGAAACGTAACCACCTGAGACTGTCCAGGTAACGTTCCACCCGTTCATGGCGAAGAAGTCCCAATCGGTGAACTCGTTCAACTCCTGTTTGAACCACCGGTCAAAACGGAGCGACGCCTGTTCGTTAAGGTCGAGTTCTCCGTCTTTCAACGGCTTCCCGCAGAACTCACAGAAGTTAGCAGTGAGTGTCCGGGTCTTGTGCTCACAATGGGGACAGGTGTCAGCGTGGGCGTCCTTGAAGGTCTCCGTCACGAGTGCCATGAGACAGTCCCGAAACGCCTGTAGGATTTCACGTGGGGTCTCAAACTCACCGTCCAGGAAAGCAACTGAGAGGGTGGGCATCAGGGACCCTTCGTAGGTACCCAGGCCAAGTATTAGATTGCGGTACGTTCTGGACATGTTAGATATTACACCGGGAATCCTTGAAGTTTTCAAGGGCCGTGTGTAAGGAACGCTATGGAGTTTGACTGTCTGAAATGCGGCCTTTGTTGCTGGGTCCACAAAGAACAGGATTGCTACGCCGAAGTGACCCAAAGGGAACTGAAACGGCTCGGCTCCTGGGGGAAGCGTAACGTTAAGGTTTTCAATGTGTTAGAACTGATCTCACCCATGACCGCAACGCTGGAAAGCGACATGGTAGGGGCGATCAAGTCAGAATCACGCGAGATCCAGGCTGGCCCGGTGAAAGGTTACACGGTTCTCTTATGTGCGGCCCTGGAAGGCAGCCCAATGCACTCGGTGAAGTGTAAGATCTACAAAAAGCGACCCTCTTCATGCAAGACCAGCGTGAAACGTGGGGACGCCGCTTGCCGAAAGCTCAGGGAAGGCTTTCTAACAGGGGTTGCGAAACTCGATCAGGGTTGATCGATTTCTCGTTTTGTCTTGTTTAGAGCCAGGGAAGGGAACTTCTCTGAGTGGAACTCGATCTCCTCGACGAACCAGCCACACCGAAGTTCGTCTAACTCGGTCCTGACATCTTTGGACATGACGGTCATGGACGGTCCACCGCTCTTGAGTTTTACCACATCCCCTACTTTCAGGTCGTTAGGCATCAGTCCTCCGTTTCTTGAACACACTGAAAAAGCCCCCAAGGGGGCGGCTCTATGCTCATGTCTACACCGCGTCCGGGTTCTGCCAAACTCAGGTTGCGACGGCGCGGAAGCTTTGGCGAGTTCCAGAAGAGTACCCCTCCGGACTCTTCGAGATCTCGTATGTCTGCACACTTCGCCGGTTCTTGTAGGTAGTTGTTGAGCTTCTCTCTCGCGGCGCTCTTGGATTCCGCAAGCATGACAGCTTCGCCGTCACCCCGGCTCGACCGGAATAGGAGGTAATAAGAAGGCACACGGTATATTACACCGGCTGTACCTTTTTCCAACTCTCCATGAACGAAATTATGTTCTTGCTGCCGGGGATGTTGCTCGACAGGACGATGTACGCGAGTACGGGCGGCTCCGGATACTCGTTGGCGAGCCACTTGAGAAACGTCGTCGAGATGTCGTCGCCTCCCAGGTCGTGGTCCAGGAACATGAAGATCGGGAAACCTAACTCCTGGACGGTCGTCTGGGCTTGTTCTGTGTCCCTGGCCCAGACAAGCGGGTACGCCTTAAGCTCTACCGGAACTTCGGGGTAGAACGTGGGGGACCGCTTGTCGTCTAGCCAAAGCGTGTACTTCATCGTCTTCTCCGTTAGGTGTACGAACCAGCTTCGAGAAACCTAAGAGTCTTTCAGGTGGTCCCAGAGGTTTTTGTCCACTTTGCGCTTCTTAGCGCCCTTGGGCTTTATTCTCACATTAATTCGGGAGTAGCATCGGTCGCATATGTCGCCACCCACACCTGTGGTTGGGGGAAACCGTTGTTCACACACCTCGCATTTGGGCCATGGTCGGGTGTTTTCAGCCACACAGGTAGCTGAGCAAAAAACGACTCCGGGGAGCGCGTTGACCACGACACCCCCGCCGTCCGCGAATTCTCTCCCACACTCGTAGCAGAAGGGCATCAGTTCCCTCTCAGGTGGTCCCAGAGGTTCTTTGCTTCCACGAGCCGTTTGTACCGGCGTAGGAGGTCGTAGTAGTACCTGAGAGGACGGTTATCTATACTCCCTGTCTGCTTCTCCCACAATCGAGGGTCGTCGAATATCTCCCGGATCTTGGCCTGATTCAAACGTGGGAGATGCGCCTTGCACCACGAGTAAAAACCAGGGAGGTTCTTAGCCTCTAAAAGTAGACGGCCCTCTTTTACAACGGCATCGGAGAACATGTTTTATTGTGGTACCCCCTTGGCCATCCGGATTTGACGTGATGTGAAGATCTTACCTTCATCGGGGCTTTCTCGTAGATGATCCCAAAGGTCCAGAGGCTTTCGTCTGTCGATCTCTTTGTCGATCTTCTTGACCATGGCGGGGATGTTAATTTCCTTGGGGTCGGCCCTCTCTGTTTCTTTTCGCTTCTTCCAGGGCCTTGATCGGAGCTACGTCGAAGAACTTGCAGTATATACCGTTGAACGGGCACCATTCGCCTATAATAATCTCGCCTTCTTCCAGATCGCATTGACTCTCAAGCTCGTGCTCAAGCTCGTAGTTACGGAAACGCTCGTTTTCGTCGAACCCAAGGATTCTGTAAGCGTCCCTCCTACTCAAAAGCGGCTTGTCTGGCATCAATGTCCTTCAATAGCATTGGCGTGTCGAATCAACATCGCGGCCAGTTGGCGGGCCAACGGTGGCGGCATCCCCACCCACGCGACCGGTGAACCGAAGTCCAGGATGACATTACCATCGTGAGAACCAACGGCGAAACGAATCTCTCCTTCGTCGTCCTTGTTGAGCTTGCCGTTGGGGTGTTTATCTGTTGGGCCTAATTTACTCAATGAATCCTCGCTGGCAAGACCTTGTATATGGTTTTGACCAGTTTAGCCCCTTTCCATGGGGACGGTGTGATGATCACGACCCTGATTCCCTTGAACTCTCTCAAGGTAGAGTCGCCGTCCGGGATGTCGTGTCCCTCGAACAGAACGTCCTCGATTTGACGGTCAGTGATCTGTTGTTCTTCGGCTCGATCCTGAGCGTGGTGGCTCAAGACTACTCTACCGTGGCCGGGAACGTCATCATAACGGTGCTGCATCCTAACACCCTACCAGATACTACACCGCTGGGTCACTCCTTCTTGAGGTGGTCCCAGAGGTCTTTGTCGGGTTTGTCCAAATCCTCAAAAGCCTTGAGAAGTTCGGCCTGTTCGTCTGTTGGCCGACTGTCGTCGGGTCGGCCCCCTGGATAGGTCGGCCCTGACGGGGGCACAGGGCCTACACGTTGGAAGATCTGATTCCGGTGCTCACACTCGGCAGAGCACATGTCCGTGTTCTGGGCCGGGCAGATGTGGCAGATGTTGACGTTAGGCCATTCTTCTACGCGCACATCCGGAGTGATCGGGTTCGTTTCGGTGCGTCCGGCCCAGTCATCGAAGAGGCGGTGAGCCTCAGTTCTGTCTTGTTCCCAAACCCTCGGGTGATCGAAAGGTGTAATTTCGTCCTCACTCCATCCACCCTGTTCTCTGGCCCAGAGAAGAAAGTCCGTGCGCGTGCCGTACTGAACCAACTGACGACCGTCAGCAATAATTCTGCGTAGTGTTAGAGCACAGTCGGCGGAGCACACATGAGACGACTCCGTCAAAGTGCGCCCGCAAACCCTACAATGCCTTACGTCCATGATCTGCCGGGCGCGTTCCGCCAGATGACGCAACACATCCTGGTAACACGCGGGGCACAAGAACTGCTCAAAGGATCTATTCTGGACGGGGAACCACCCGGCACACTGTTGGCAAGTTGGCATCTAACACCAAACAGACAGGCATCAACGTCGCCTTGCCTCCTTCTCTTTTTCTTTAGTCTTCATCTCTCTGACGTAGAATTCAAAGAAGGCCGTGGTAACTATTATCACACCCACGAGGGCACAACCGAAGCCGACATAGTGGCTGGAGTCTTCTTCCGGCGCAAAAGCGAACACGGTGATACCCACCGCGAGAAAGATGCTCAGGCCGACAAAGTATCTTGTCAGGGTTTCCATTCTAACTCCTTAGTATCTATACACCTAAATCGCCCCTTAGGTGGTCCCAGAGTTGCTGTTTTTCGGTGTGTTTCATGGGACACGGGTCACAATAAGGCTTGTCCCCTTGGAGGCAAAGGAGACAGGAGGTCATGTCAGGTTTGGGTTCAGAGAGGTGGTCCCAGAGGTCTTTTAGGTCTTTGTTTTTGGGCATCTAACTCTCCCTTATGTGATCCCAGAGGGTTTTGCGGGCCGTTCTAAGGGTAAACCTCAATATAGGCTTTTCGGTATCGAGTGTAAAGAAGCAAATGGCCGTACTGTCAGAACCCACGCCGGGGTCCATGGCCAGAAACGTCTTCTTTTCCTTTCTCTGGTGCCCTGCGTCGCACAGGGGGTACCCTTGTTTGTTATATGTCATCGAAAATGCCAAGGGCAATGTCCACGTCGTCCTTCACGGCGGTATATACTTTCATGTCCTGTTTTGGTTTCGCTTTCTTCTTTCGCCGTTTATTTTTGGGTTCGGCCTTCTCCGCCGCTACAACCATCGTGCCTATGAACCTAGAGGGCGCTTGGACCATGGCTTCACGTAACGTCTGGATAGCCTCTTCAAATTGACTCGCTAACTCGTCGTGCCACCGTCGGTACTCGTCACGCTCGTTCTTCAACCTGGACAGGTGGTCCGTAAAGTCGCTCAGCTTGGCGGTCTTCGGCAGGTCGAGCATCGACGCCACAGCTTTGACGATCTTCTGGAGTCTCCCGAACTCTTTTTCGAGGCATTTAACGCAGATGAGCGGGTTCTTTTCCCTTGGGCTTGTACGCCATGGGATCAGTATCTCCGGAGCTTTCTTACACTTCTTACACACGGACACGTTAGCTTCGTCAGAGACGCAGTCATAGAGGTTCAGGGGCATATCAAGACTCCTCCGTCAAATGGTCCCACAGATCTCGGTTGGGGCGTGGACGATTCGGACGCGGCTCCTTGCCGTTGTGCAAGATGGTCACATAACACTCGTCGCAAAGTCCTTCCAGAGCATCTTCTCCGGGTAAAATCACACGCTTACAAGTCTTGCAGAGAGGGAGAGCGTCGTAACATGTTGCACAGAAGTAGTAGCCCCGGTCCTGGACTTTAAAACGTCCGCTCAGATCCTCGTCACACATACAACACTGGAGTTTCTGTTGGGGTGTCATGTTTCTTGGAGGTGGTCCCAGAGGTTCTTGTTGGAGGGTTTTGCGCTGACGACAGGCACAAAGTTGCGGGAACTTCGGGCGTAATGGTACGCGAACTTTTGTGTGAGCGGTATGCTCCCCGTCGTGGAGACAATTTCGACGGTAGCCTCCTTCGGGAGTTCATAAAAAAGAGGCATCTTTGTCTTCAGGTTGGGCATATCAAGGCTCCACTTCCAGGTGCTCCCAGAGCGTCGTGTGCCACGTGGCTCCGCACTCCGGGCAGACGCCGTCATTCGAGAGAGTAACTGGGCCGCCGACGCGCCAACACCGGATGGTGCAAGGGACGAGCCGGGAAAGATAGAAGGGCCGGTGCTCCACTTCCAGGGCGTCGGGATGGTGTGCCCTCAACCAGTTCATGGCTCTTTCGTCGTCGGTGTCGGACATCAGGTGATCCTCAGGTGGTCCCAAAGGTCTTTGACCCCTCGTAGGAACGGGTGTTTGCGGTTCTCTTTGCGGTTACACTTGGGGCACCTCTTGTAGCGTAGGCTGTAGCGTTTCCCACACGTAGGGCAGTCGGTAACGCACGCCGGGCACTCCTTCGAACGCTTGGAGTGCCATTGGCCACCGCATATCTTACACAGGCGGTCTGCTTTGGCGGGAAACGAGATGGTCATTTCATTAGAACCCAGAGGCTGGCGATCCCCCAGAGGATAGCAACAATAAGTGTGGCCCACGCCTTGGCCCGACCCTTGGTATCGTAGTGTTGGGCTATCATGTCGTAAAGGGTAAAGAGGCGTTCGGTGTCGTTAGGTGGGATCTTTTCAAACGTTGTTCGTAAGGCCCGGTGGTTGAGCTTTGGAAAGTTCTCCTTCATCCAGCGGAAGAAGAGGTCAGTCGGCCCATACGCGGCTAGACGGTCTCGGCCATCCTGGATGGTTTTGGGGCTTAGCTTTGCCACTACTCCCCCAACCAGCCGTCGGACTTAGCTTTTGGGTTTTTGGGTTCTCTTAGAAGCCTGAGTCTCGCTCCCTCGGAAACAGAGTTCTCGATGGCACAGATCTTTTCACACTCCACAGGCGCGTTGTTTCTCACGCAAACAGCACAGGCGGACTCTCGGGGCTTCTTAGTTATAGCGTTGATAGCGTTTATGAGCACGATAGCCGCAATGGCGGCTAGGAAAATGATGTGTTTCGGCTCCAACTTGCGCATCATAACCCCCTTACACTCCTTCATGCTTCCATCACGGCGTGCCAAAGGGAGTAGAAATTGACACGCTTTACGTTAGAGACGAGGTCGATAGCTTTCCCCTTGGGTCTGATGATCTTAAGTTGGACGCCGTCGAACTCGACGGCTCTACCGTAGTCGATACGCCGTTGCTTGCCGAAATATAGAGCGTCGGCAATCTCCTTGTCGCTGATACTACGTTTTCGGGCCTGACGCTGGGCCTGTTGGCTGAGAGCCACGATGCCAAAATACGGCACGTTTTTGTAGAACCACTTCATACCATATATTACACCGGGGCGGCAACATTACTCCCCTTCCATTACGAAGTGCCAGAGGTCCATGGTCGGGGCACACTCGTTCGTGTCCCAGTCCCAGCAATCCCAGGAACACCAGAGCTTCTTACCCTCACGCTTGATAGGTTTGTGCCAGAACGGTTCCTGACACATGGCACACTTGTGAGGGTAGGTGGTCAAGGTGCTGTTTCCATATCCAGAGAGTCGGCCAGATACCGCATGAGAAGCCAATCCGTGTGAATGGGGCCTGACCTGTTGCCAAGCTCCGGATCGTCCCACGCGCCTAGCTGATGCCAGAGATCGTCGGCCTCCTCAGGGGTGAGTCCAGCCTCCTCACAGACGTTGAAATCATTACACCCGTGGTTGGAGTAAGATTCGGAGGCGAGTCGGAGTAGGGCGCTTGTCAGTTTCTTTTCAGCGTTGGTCATGTTTCCTTTACGTGATCCCAGAGGGTTCGTAGGGAGAAGGGTTCGTCGGGGGTGAGGTCCGTCCCATGCACCGGGCAATCGTTTCGGAACACGAACCGGAAACTGGATATGGAGGCCGGGGCTTCAGACGTTGGTGCTTCAAACGCATTGTCCGCGACAGGGCAGTTGCACCCCTCAAGCTTGGCTTCTTGGCTGCCCGGAAGGCGAAACTTGGGTATGGGCTTCAAGGACACGGTGACAACAGTTCCGTCGATGTCTAGAAGATTAGCCTCTCGGTCCCCGGCGCTAAATATCCCTTTGGCGGCCGTCCAGTTGATCACAATATCCTGTCCCATCGCGTACATCGTGGCGTGGGTAGTCTCGGGAGGGATGTGGTGTGGCGAGCGGCGGACATCCATGACCGCGAAGCGCTCAACCCCACGTGTAATTATGTCACCTACGCTCACCATCGTTTGTCAATTTATCAAGTATTACACCGACGCTCAAGATAAAACGGCCGTCACTCCATCAGGTGTCCCCAGAGGTTTCTATCTGTCGCTGGGTCCTGGTAGCAGAAAGGGTCTGGGGGGCCGTTTGGATTCTTTAGTTTGAAAGATGCTACGGAGCGCTCACGGATCAAAGCGCCTTCTTGAAATACACCCACCACGCTGACTATCTGCCCCCATCGGTCTCGATGTTCGGTAGCGAGCACTTTATAACACCACCGGCATAATTGGACTCTCTTACCCTCTGTCTCACGAACCGGCCCCGCCATATGAACGACAGGTTTAGCAGTTGATTTTTTAGCCCGGAACTCCATTAAAACTAACTGCCTCTCAGGTGGTCCCAAAGGGTCTTTTTAGGCTTGGCCGCCTCTTCGGCAGCCATTTTTTCAACTAGGGCAGTGATGCGTTCATGGTTTATTTTGATCTGCCCGTGCGTCTCCTCTAGCTTTTTTATCTTGGCGCTTATCTCTTCCCATTGAGCTTCTATATTAGAGACGTTGAGAGGCATAGTTGATAAAACTAAGAAGGCTCCTCTTGAGGGCGTTCCTCTTGTAGATGATCGTACAGAGTCTTTTCCGGTTCCTCCATACGCTCCAACTCGGATTCGATGGTGCTCATGGTCTTACCCTCCTTGAGCATGTTACGGACCTTTTCGAGTTGTTCGATGATCCGGCGGTTGGACTCCGCGAAGATCTTTCTTTGGTTCTCGGCCTGTTCTAGTTGAGCCTTGATACCACTCAGCGCGGCCTCGGACTTGGAAGCCTTGGAGTAGTAGTGGGCCGCCACAGTTGTTAAAATAGCAATGACAGCCAATCCCATGAAAGCGACATAAATCATTGGTTCCCGTTCTCCTTCCCCTTCTTCTCCCTCTTACGCCGTATCCTTTTGGTCCAACCAAGTCTTTTAATAACAAAGTCGTACGGCTCGTTGACCAAAATATTAGTACTGTCTCTGCGCCCAATGGTAACGACGCACGTCCTTTTGTCTCTTTCGTCAACGGATGCGATATCTTTTAAGAGCACAGTACGGCGCAAAGTCCCGTCACCAGGGCTGGCGTCTTTTGGGTAGTAGTTAAATTCAACGTGGTCTTTCTTGTTCCCTGACATGTCTGCCTCAAGTTAGTTAAATGCCCCAAACAATCTTAGTCTCTCGGAGAAATTGGGGCGGCACACGGTGCTCGGCCACTTCCACACAGAAGGGGCACCACTGGCGATCGTGTGGTTTCTCGGAGGGCCAGAAGTGCTCACCCTTCTGGATACCGCAATAACTGTGAGCACCGTCTGTCCGCATGTGGGCACAATTGGCCGGGAGGTACACGGTCTCGATAGCGGCCCCGTCCGGCGTTTCACGTGAAACATCGATCTTGGCTAACCGCTTGTGGAGAGCAAATTTTCCATCCAGAGCCTTGAACATATCAACTCTGGCTTGGTGCAGAGCGCAAACGAGGACAAGGATGTCAATCTCTGTGTCGTCAAGATCGTCTTGATCCTTGTAGTCGCGGATAACCTTTTTAAGACTATCTGTGTCGGCCGCTATGGCGTCTTTGAGTATTTTATTTACTCGGAGCATTCGTCCTCAGGTCTGGTGATATAAGCCGGGTGTGGTTCGTGGCAGCGGGCGCAAGTGATATTGATCCCAAAAAAACACCAGTCGTGGTAGGTGCTCGGAACCCATCGGTGCAAACCCAGCTTACAGAGAAAGTTGATCATTCTAACTTATCCTGAGGTGGTCCCAGAGAGATAGTTTCATGTTCGAGAGGTAGTGGAACTCCTTAAGGAACGACTCCATGGCCATGTACTCCCAACACCCAGAGGAGCAAAACCTTGGCCCGACCCCGGCTGGAATCCAGTAGACCTTCTCGCATACCTCACACCGGCCGTGGTCACAGGGAAGCATAATTCTAACTCCCCAGGTTATCTTTTATGAGTTGAAGCCACGTCTCCAACATCTCGTCTTGGATATCTTCGTCGGTTTGCTCCCACTCCTGACGGAGACCCCGACGGTCAGTGAAGTCTTGAACAATGGCAAAGAGAATCCGCTTCTCGACGGGTGGGTCCGGAGGCTCTTCGTCCAGGACGAAGTTGTAGTACTCATCCTTCAGAGCCATCAGTATGTCTTTCCTTCGAGTGCCCGGTTGGACGCTTGCACGGCGGTAACGATCGCATCCACCCGTTCGGTGAAGTCTTCGACAGCCCGTTTCGAGTTGTTGGATTCGAGCGCTTCTGCCCCATGGACCATGAGATAGGCTCGGAGAAGCCGTTCCTGGGTGGGGACCAAGGCGTCAACCCCAAGAGCAACCATCCCGGTTATGGCGGCGATCCGGCCGATACGTTGGAGGAAAGCGCTCTCCTCGCTGGCTTTGATGACACCCCCGACGACGTAGGCAATAATACCCAGAAAGCCGACACCGACCACGATGTCCAAGGCTGAGTCTAGGCTCTCCAGCACACTCAGAAAGTAGTAGACCATTTCTAACTCCTATTTCTCCACGTGGTAATAGTAGGCGTAACCCCGGCTCGTGTCGGCGTCGTTGCCGGTTTCGTCGATTGGTTCTTCCCAGTCGGCGTCCTCTGTACGGACGTAGCCCTTTTTTCTACCAACACCCGGCACGAACTCCAGGACTTGTTCCGGGTTATTAAACCGAACATCTTCCGGGTTATCGTCCTTGGCCCAGTAGACCCAGAACCAGTCGCCCGGCTTGAGGCTCCGGAACTCGGCTCGGTTCATCGGCTCACCTTTTGTGAAGCCGGGGTTGGGCTTGGGGGCGATTGTGCGGACAACACCGGCAACCATGGGGTTGTCCATATTCGCATCGGGGGAGCCGCCTTGTAACAAGCCCTGGACAAAGTTGAGCGCTTCGTCGATCTCGCCCGGTTTTAACTCTCGTGAATTCTCGTCTTTCTTCGCCATGATTTGCCTTTCAGATATATTACACCGCCAGAAAGGACTCATCTTTCAGATGATCCCAGAGGGTCAGTGGCCGCCTTATCTCGGCCATCTTCTTTTTAACACGACGGGCCAAGTCAACGTGGAGAGGCTCCTTCTCTAACTTCGTGATGTACTCTTCTTTCCAGTGACGTGCCTTGGTGTATTCTTTGTCGAGGTTCAGCCGCTCCTCGTGGTACTCCAGGTCCAGGTGTGAATGTAACTCAGCCATTACGCATCCGTCTCCAAAAGTGTCGGACGATTATACGGGCAGCGTCCAACAGGCATATCAGGCCGAACAGGGCCAACAGGGCAGTGGCTACCTTGAGGACAACGATCATGGTTTCTCCGACCTCGTTATCGTGAAAGCAGCGAACGAACCCGATGAAGTCGATCTGGCTGTGGCCACGAGCATTCCTGTTCAGTCATGGCGCTCTCGGGGAGACAATCATAACACCATGCCCACCCGTCACGGGTGTCGCTCTCGAAATCCTTTTCACATGCGATACACCGGGGCATATCAGTCTTTCAGGTGGTCCCAGAGGTTTCTGTTTTTGCCTACCGGGTTCTCGGTCAGTAGTTTGTGGTAGTGGTCGATCAGGGTAGTGAAGATTACATCGCGCTCTGACGCTAGTGCTGCCTTTTCCCAAATGGGGTCCCGATCGAGTATACGGCGGATGTCTTTGTAGCTTATATGCCGCAAGTTCTGTGCGGCCCAGTAAAGGAAAGCCTTTCGGCTGCCGCGCAGCATTAACATACGACCGGCCTCGATTGTCTCGGGGGATAGTATTCTCGGGTCGGTCATTCGTTAAGATGGTCCCAGAGGGTTTGAGGTTTGGTGGCGATCACAGGTGAGCCACAGTCGCAGTAGACAGCGTAAGGACGCCGCCCCTCGTTGTCGGTTGTCGGTTGGGCCAAGGGGTCTATCGTATCAATCTCCTTGGCGCAACGAGGGCAGTAGATGACTTGACCCTCGGAGCGTAGCTGCCTCAACAGTGGGGCGGCTGACAACCCGGCCTTGTAGGGGTTGATCATCTCGTGTTTGTATCGGTCCAACCACTTGGCGACATGGGAATGCATACAGGAACACTTACGACAGCCGTCTTCGAGCCGCTGGTTGTCGGAGCCGAATGGTGCGCCGCAGTTGGTACAGAATGCCATGGTTACTTCAAATGCTCCCATAGGTCTCTGAAACAGCGTTTGCACTTCCGGCCATATTTGGGAGGTAAATCCATTATGGCGAAGTTGGACTCCTCGATAGGGGTACCGCAAACAGGACCATCCCCGGCTTCGTTCAGGGCGTGGTAAACGTTGGTGCCGGGGTAGCGGGTCCCCCTGGCACAACAATAATAGTAAAACTCGTCACTCATCAGGACGCCCGGCCTTCTCCCAACACTCAGGCGAGCACAGGGTCATCTCGTAGTACTCCCTAGGAACGCTGTGGGGAATCGTCATTGTGCAATGTCGGCAAACGAGCCGATCGCAAATCTGACACTCCCACTCGACTTGAGAGCCATCGTCATCGTTCTGTGTACGCCCGCAACGGCAGCACCCGTCGGCTTTCTCGAAATCCAGGTCTATCTGTGCCGTTTGAGTCTTATCCATTGTTACATACAGGGCAGCCGTCGCCGCAATGACGACCCATTACTCGATTGTATAGTTTGTGGCGCTCAGGATCTTCGTCGGTGTCCAGGATCGCTTTGTCCAAGAGAGAGTTGAAGTAACGCTTCACCCGATCAAGGGACATGCACTCCGTGTCGAGAAAGACGCCCTCTTGGGTCTGGTGGATAGACACCTCCCCGAAACCAAAGCCCTTCTCCGTGAACGCTAGGACGACGACCACCTCTTCGGGCGGCGCGAGTTCGTCAGTTTCGTTCGGCCGTGAGCGTGCGTAACCCAACGCCACGTTGGTCGGGCACGAATCTAACACCTTTTTGAGATCGCCCATGTTCACCCCGTTAGATGGTCCCAGAGACTCACCTCAGGTTGCTCCGTGTCGCCCTTTTTCGAGTTGTTCGGTCTGACGATCTCGAAGAAACGCGACCTCCAATACTTGTTGTCTCGTTCCGTTGCCGCTAGTTTGTGTCGGACTGACGAGAGAACGTCTTGTTGTTTGAGAAGCTCTCTGTTGAGTTCTCTCAAACGCTCCTCTTTTTTAGCCATCTCCATCCTATGGCCACGGGCCATATTGGAGATGATCGCGTAGGCCGATGAGAACATGACAATAAAGACGGCCGCCGCTGTCCAGTAGTATTCCATCTAGGTCTCCCGGAGATGGTCCCAGAGGGTCTTGTTTTTAGGAGGAGGGGCTTCGAGCATCTCGGGAGGCAGTGCCAGCGCCTTGTACATGGTCTCTTTCATGTACTCAAGCTCGCACTCCAAGTCGTAAACTTCTACTTTATTGCCCATGGGTCAGATATTACACCGGAGAAGCTCTGGTGTGAAGAGGAAATTTGGTGTAATAATACGGTTGGTCCCGGCGCTCCGTGGGAGCCTCCTGCTTTGGACGGTACGGAGGGCGGGCGTCGGGACCTTTTCAAACCAGGGTCGGCTCGAATCTTATGTGGCCGTCGTCGGTTCTTATGATGAACCACTTGGCACCGTTCGGTGCTGTACAGTCCACCAAACCGATACGGCCCACCGTTTGACCCCGGTAATAATCAGCGCCTAGCCGGATCTCGTAACCGTCGAACCGGCAGTCGTTATATTCGACAAAGGCGGCCGTTATCTGATCCTTGATGCTCTTCTCCGAAGTTTGCTCTTCCATCAGGTGGTCCCAGAGGTCGTGTTCGCCCATGGCCACGATGTGGTGTTTGAGGGAACCGCAGATCTTCAACAACGTCTCGTGCGAGACGACCATGTAGTTTGACATCGGGAAAGAGCGGTCCATCGCCTTGGCCTTCTTTATCACTTCGCTCAAGGTATTCGCCAAACAGGCGTGGGTCCCTTTACCGTCTTTCCAGAGATACAGCTTGCGCCGGTCTACCTCACCCTCACTGGCCTCGAAGAAGTCGGCCTTGCTCTTGGGGTCATCTCCAAAGATCATGGCAGACACCCGTAGAGGATGAGAGCGCAACCGAAGATGACGATGATAGCGCCACCCATATGCTCGTTGCCCGCGCCAGCCAGACAGAGAGCGCCCAGAATCATACAGAGAATGGCTTTCCCATCGTCGGCCTTCCGACCGTTACTGTAGATGTGGCAGCCCTGCATGGCCAACAACGCCATGATCCAATACAACTTGTATTTCATACCCACCTCCATTTACATCTGGGAGGCGAGTTCCCCGCCTCCTATGATCGTGTGCGCTTTTTAGGCATTTTTGTCAATAGTAGTTGGGCCGAAAGTCGAGAAAAGTGTCAGAAGTCGGCCGTCAGGTGGTCCCAGAGAGACCGGGGAACGCCCTCCGTCCGGAGAAGATCCTTACACACCATGGAGCACCAGATCTGTTCCGGCTTCCAGGGAACGAAGGGCGTCTTGCAATAGAGGCAGTTGGCGTTTCGGACAAGTTCCTCGAATTGTTCTCCCAAAGCGGCTTTCCGCTTCTGAGCTTCGTCAAGGCACCCCTCGGAGCATACGTGGATCGCGACATGGCCTACCTCGACAGGGACCATACCCATTCTCAGAGGAGTGTAACAAATCCTACACTTCATTAGAGATGATCCTTCACCGGGAAACCCAGAACCTGTTCCCTGGTCATATGAGGATACATCCCCAAGACCTTTTTAACGAGCGCTTCTTTGGCAGCCTTTTCGTCCCCCTGGTCGCTCTCGCCAGAACAGATGGCCTTGCCCTTCATATAATAGGGAACGAGGCCCCTGAGGTGGTCAAAGAGGGTGGCCTCAATTTCATACTCGGAGTACAGAGTGTAACGAACACCGTTAGGTGGGCACATCTCGTCATAACAACTCGCGCCGTAATACCGGGTTCTGCGAAGGTTCATTACCTCCGGATGGTGCCCGATCTGCCCGTCAAAACGCGCTTGGCACTCGGCCCTGTAGTCAAGCATCCGTTTACGTGCGGCGAAAAATTCCTCCCAAACAGAGGCGGCACGTTCGGCTGGCCACGGGATGACCCGGACAAGTTCAGTGTCGTAGTTAACGTCGTACTCAACAGGGCCGTCCCAACCACCGGTCTGATAATGGTCTGGCTCCCCGAAACGAATCAGAAAGGGTTGCCCTGGAGCAATACCCTCTTCCACAGCCCATTGGATTTTCTCATCAGTGGTCCATGGAAGATCCATCATGTCGGTCCAGTCGGCTTGTTCAATCTCGTATCCTAGCCGCTGGCTCACAGTGCCTATTTCATCGACGTAGACTTCTTCGATACAGAGTCCATCACCCTCGCGCTCCAAGGCATACCAACGGAAAGCATCGCCGGTCGGGAAGTAGACGTTAACCAGATCGGGAATAACGGCGCTCTCGCAGTTGTCCCACGGAGGCGGCGGCGTCCGCTCTTCCTGAGTCTCGTATAAAGGCACAATCTCGGATAATGTCACGTGTTCTCCAAACACCTCCACAGAGTCAGCGGGAAGTTCCCGCACCTGGACTCTCGGAGGTAATATTCATAACACCGCTTGGAGCAGATGACCAAGGCCGTCTTCACATCCTGGTGCCACACGGCGGCTTTAAGGGGCTTATCGCAGACAGAACACTGATTGTGTGCCCATGGTTGGGGGATTTGACTCATATTTCTTTCAGGTGGTCCCAGAGGGTGCATGGTCCGGCCAACATGGCGGGGCGCACAGGGATTCGAGTGTCGGTTCGGACGATCTGAAAATACTCTTTGTTCCAGTAACGGTCCCACTTGGACCCATACCACCGACGGCTTTCAGTCAGGGCGTCGCCCAGAGAGGCAAAAGAGAGCACGTTGTATACCCAGTTTTGCTGGTCCGTGTTCCAGATACGCACTCTGTAACGTTTCGGCTCACTCACGGCGCTGTAGCTTCTTTGGGGTGTCAAATCGTAGGATACCCGGTCGGCCCAGAAACTTCTCTTCGGGAAGGACCTTGTACGAGACGCCGTTCTCCTCTCGAATCTCCCAGCCTTCGTCCTTCCAGCTTTGAGAGAGGGTCAGTTCGCTCTTGGGTTTTGGCTTACCGATCTTGAGCCAGCGTTTCAGTTCCCGCCGATACCCCAGGAATAGAACGAGACCCCAGAGGCCAGTGATAGCCAGGGCCAGGAGAAGTACCACCGCGATTTGACTAAGGATATTCATCTCTCATCTCTCAAGTGATCCCAGAGGGTTTTGACCGTCACCATCCGGAGACGCACTCTCATAAAGTTCGCCCTACGTTGCCGCTCAAAGAGGCATTCCCTAGAGCACACATAGACCCGAAAGCCGTTAACGAAGCCGGGGAGTATCCTTTCCGGCAAAGGGGTGTTGCAAACCTGACAGTTCATTTCAGGTGATCCCAGAGGTTCTTGTCGTGGAATGTCTTCTTACCATCATAACACTGGCAGACGGGTGGGTCGCCCTCGATGGGTTGTCGGCAGTGGCCGCAAATAGCAAAGACGGGTTCGCGGAGAGAGTCATAAAGGTTGAGCTTACGGGGAACGTCTTCATGCATGGCCGTCCGGAAATCGACCTCTTCACAGGCTTGTGAGCAAAGGCCGTAGCCGCCCCCGTTGGGCACCGGGATATTCATGGCGGCCTCGGAGACGGGAACCTCCTCGCCACAGGTGATGCAACGGGTCATGCCAGGGGAGGGCATGTGGATGACTTTTATGTCTAACTTAGGCATTGTCGCACCTCAGGTGATCGAAGAGGTCCGCCCCCTCACACTCGATTATCCGGTAGCCGTCCTCTGGCTTCAGCGCCCATCGTCGCACGATGTCTTTAGCCGCGTTGTGGGTGGTAAAAGAGGACGGGATCACGTCGTAGCCCATTGTCCCGGCTAACGGGAAGTCTGCCCACGTACCCTGGTCCGGGTGATTAACGTCCCTCTGGAAGATCTGAATCTTGTAATACCGTTTACTCATTTGCCGTCCGTCAAGTGATCCCAGAGGAGTGGCTTACTCGAACGTCTTCTATGCCTTGTGTATACGGGGTCTCGTTTCTTGTTGTAAGGAATTGTCACGGTCTGGTCCACACACACGGAGACGAGATCGGAGGGCTTGACAGGTGCTTTGATGACCTCGCAAACGTGAACGGCGGCCTCTATCCCACTTGAGGCCATAACAACCACGGTCTCCATGGCGTCTTGCCAGATGTAGGCCCTCATTCGTCGCCTCCCGTCTCGGAGACGTGGTCCCAAAGGACTCGGGTCTTGTCATCGGTGATGGTGACGTTGTCGGGGCAAAGCGGGGCCAGAAGCCCGTCGAAGTCTACGTGGTACTCAATCGTCAGGACGGAGTCTTCATCGAGGATGACTATCTCGTGACGGTTAATCCGCTCGCCCGTGATCTCTTCGAGCCTCCGGAGGGCCTTGTCCATGTCGGCTGTGATAACGACTCTGACGACCGGGCCGTCTTTGAACGCATAGCCTTTCATGTCTCGCCTCGCGCCAAATGGTCCCAGAGAGACATACGCTGGGAGACTATCTGAGAACACTTCTTGCAAACTTTGCCCTTGATCCCTTCGAGAGTGTTCACCTCCTCTTCGTACTTTTGGTCGCCAACGGGCACGAAGTACCGCTTGCACACGGGAATGTTGTCGTCTCGTTCCATAATATGCCACGAGTACCGCTTCCGGAGGATGGGACTCGAAGTCCGTCTGAACTTGTGATCGTCTAGCTTCATTATCCGAAAAAGCTATCGCTTCTAGGTATTCTTACACCGGGACCCTTAGTTGATAAAATCAACTCTCAACGCTCTCCATAATGTCAGGGGTGGGTAGTGACCACAATCGTGAGCACAGTATTGTTGACCGGCGAACTCAGGGGTGAACGACTGTTTACATAGAGGGCAAAGGGCAGTCACCCCGCTCACCACGGAATAGTGTCCGTATCCGTGGCTACGTTCGCAACCCTTGGCCTTCTCCACGGTGGTCCAGACGGCACCGCAGACACGGCAACGAGGCTTGTATCTGGCTCGGTTCCACGACTTACGGAGCCTCTGGGATTCTGATGTCCACCAGTCCACTAATCGTCCTCCAAAAGATGGTCCCAGAGGTCCTTGGGGCCAAAGCTCTTCTGCCACTTGTTGTGACACTCGTCGGAGCAAACGACACCCGTGCGGCCCATAAAGGCGACACCTCGGAGTTGACCGGAGGTGCGGGTAATCTTACGTCTGCAAATGTCGCAGAAACCAAGGATGTCCTCCTTTGGAAAGGTGCTGGTGGGACCATCGACTTCGACCCAAGCCATCAGTCGCCCCCCGAAAGGGCGGCCCAGAGGGTCAGGGGCGGGCGGCGGTGAACACAGCCGTCCTTACAGATGTGCCCGGTTTGGAAAGGCGGGACCGACTTGGCAGGGCAGTCCCAACACCAGGGGTCGCTCTTGCAACGGAGGCAAACGTAATCGCCGTGTTCGGTCACGGCCCTCTTGGGGACCCAGATACGTTCGCAACGAGAACACAGAGGCATTTTATCAACTACGCCTTCTCGTAAATGAGCCGTTGGATGAAGAGGAGAAGCCAGAGGGTCGCATTGAACGCGGCCACTGAGGCGGAGTAGAAGAGGGGGATGGTGAAGAAAGCGACAGCCATGGCGTACAAACCCAGAGTGGTCGGCCCTGAGGTACGTAGGAGGATGAAGCCCTTCTTCTCCCGGAAGCCATGGACGACTTGAGTGAGAATGGAGTAGGCGAATAGCAGGTTAGCGCCCGCGACTACCATGTCTTGCCAAACGATACCGGTCATGATCGCCCCGCTTCGGAGTTGATAATATGGTCCCAAAGGTCACGGAAACATCGCTTGCACTTACGCATCCCCTTGGGCGGCCACTCGGTAACACGGATAACGGAAGACGGGAGATCCACGCCACAGTGGGTTCGATTACTGTCGCCCGTGCTCATGAAGGTCGCTTTCAGAGCGTGGTAAATATTAGGACCAACGCCATCCTCCTTGAACCGGTTGTAGCAATAGATGGTCATGGCCGCCCCGCGTCGGAAGAGCAACGGGGGCACTCCCTGTCCCAACCTTGCTCCAAGTCCTCGCGTAACGGCTTGGGAAGGGTAAGGCCCATGGCCACGGGGTCACGGTATATGGGAGTGTCGGGGTCGAGTTCGGCAAGCCGGGCCGCCTCACTCTCGGTAGGTAAGGAGAACTGCATCTTGATACGCTTGGTGCCGTTACAGAGGGAACAAGCCATTAATCACTCTCTGGGTTAAACCGATTCCAAGTCGGTAGTTGATTTTATCAAGTGCTCCCAAATAGTTTTCTTCTGGTCGTCGCATGAGCCACGGCACACGAGGGAATGCCCGGTCCGCCAGTCAGGGTTTTGGGCAGGGCAGTCCCAACACAGGGGATTACCCTCACACCGCTGGCAGTAGAGAGTCCCGGCCGGGACCCAAACCTGGGAGCACTTGAGACAGGCGAGAACACCATCCGGAGCGGGAGGCTTTTGAGTCTTGATGTCCCGGTGGGAGTGAACGTCCTGGATAAGTGAGGTCATGGCGTACTTGATAATATTAACTCCGGGAGGGTGCTCGATGCCAAGCGTCTTGGAGAGATTAGCGGCCAAAGAGAGGATGAACTTCTTCTCGTCCTCACTGAGGCATGACCAATATGAGTGAGGAGACTTCATGGCCGCCCCGCGTCGGAGTTAGCTACATAGAGTTCGAGGGCCATTATCCCAAGGGAGAGGACCATGAAGACGGTCGCCGGGACCCAATGCTTTTCACTCATGAGTGTGGTGGCAGCAACTATGAAGGCCCCGGTTACGAAGCCAGTCAACCAACCTTCACGTACGTATAGTTTCATAGCCGCCCCGCGTCGGAAATGGCACCCCATAATGTCAATGGCTTGGCCCGGTGGAAACACTCCTCAGGTTCGGACGGACAGGTGTGGGAGATTGTGGATATCAGGATTGCGGCGGGGCAGTCCAGACACAAGGGGTCGCCCTGACATCGCCAGCATCGACGCTCGCCTTTCACCGGAGCGTCTGCCCAGACATGGAGACCTCTCCAATGAGCGGGGGTGGTCCAGACTTGGCCGCATTGTGCGCAAAGAGACATCAGGGACCCCCGTCGGAGTTAGTAATATGGTCCCAGAGAGTGGTGCTGATACAACCGCTGCCATGATGAACCGCATGTGGATGGTTCAGGCCCAGAGGGAAGTCGAGAACCCTCGTGCCGCACTCGAAAAAGGTCAGGGTATTGCTACCGCCGATATCGACGGTAGCATTCCTCCACTGTTCGGACGCCATGGACCCACATCGAGGGCACCTGACGTGCCCCAGGACACTGGGACGCTTACTGGCCAAAGGGAGCCGCTTGAAACAAAGGGCGCAAAGATATTCGGTCCCCGGAGTGTCTGGGTAATGCTCCACGAGTTGTTCCGGACGGAGCCATTCCTTGCAGTGAAGGCAATAGGGGATGGGAGAACGGTTACTCATGGCCGCCCCGCGTCGGAAGTTGATTTTAAGGCCCGCCATAGAGTGAAGCTACTCCGTACGTGGTCGCACACACCAGGGCCGGGACCGGGGCAAATAATACCCGTGGCCAGAGCATCGTCAGGGCAGTCCCAGCAATGAGGATTACCAAGACAACGCTGGCAAAGACCCATGCTGTCACGGGGAGCTTTTCTCACAGCGACATGGACACGACCGCATTCGAAACAAACGGGAGGGAGCATATTATCAAATGTTACACCGAACGGCCGGGAAGCGTCGAGCACGCGCCGGATTTAGTATCACTTCTTACGTTTAGCCCGCTTGGCACGCCGGAACAAATCGCCACGGGGAGAATGAATGTAATGAAGGACAGTGCCCGGCTTGGAACCAGAGGCAGTGACACATGGCTCGAAGGGCTTGGCCTTGCAGGTAGGGCAGACAACCTCGATGGAGGAGTCAAAAGCGGTAGGGCCTGGACAGGGAGGGGCCACGGCTACTTGATTCTCCAGCGTCGAGACGCGCCGTGTCAGACGCTTGTTGGCACGTTCCAGGGAGTGGAGCCTACGGAGGATGGCTTCTAGATGGTCCAAATGGCTACCTCACGTGGTCCCAGAGGGTTAGAGGAGAGGTCCCCGGCTCCCGTTGATGCTCACACGAGCCAGGGCATATGAGGGTATCAGAGGGACAGGCCCAACACAGGGGATTGGTCTTGCAACGCTCGCAAAGGAGAGTCGGACTCGTATAGTACGTGACCCAGAGGTGGTCGCATTTGACGCAAACGATGTAGCCAGGGGCAGGTATCCGTTGGTCCAGCGCCATGCGTCATTGCCCGGTCAGGACGTGGTAGAGATAGACGCATCCGCCTATGGCCCCGACAAGGATGGCCGTCTTCCATAGTAACGTAAATGTACACCCGGCTAACGCCTTGACCGGAGCGGCCGGGTCATAGCCATCGACCATGGCCTTGTAGAGCTTGAGGGCACGGCCCACGTCCCCGACGGTGAAGACCATCCGAAAGGATTTCTCGACTTCTTCGTGGTCCAGGTACGGGAGGTTGGTACGAACCCACTCCATGAATGGCTCGATGTCTTGCTTGAGGACGAGTTGACGCCCTTGCTCGGTCACTTCGAAGGAAAGTTTGGACATGGGTTAGGCTACACCGCTTTCGGGTCCAGGTATTTACCGCCCTTGCCGAACGTCGCTTCTTGGAACTCGTTGAACGGCTCGCCGTGGGTTCTGAGGCTCTGACAATGCTCCTCTCGCGGCTTCTGTTTGGGGTCGGCATCCCACACGACCGTACAGAAGGCCGGGTCCGGGAGTTCTTGGTTGATGGCAGTGACAACGCCCCACGCATCCGGCCGGGTACAGCCGCAGACCCGCTCCCCAACTTTCAGCTTTTTCTTGCGCCAGCGAATCTTCGGCTGACGTTTGTATGGCGGTTGTCTCATCGGTCGGCCTTCTCTTCGAGCCGGGTTTCGGCGTCCATCATGGCCATGGCATCACGGATGGCGTTGTAGGTCGCAGCGTCTTCGGCCATGGAGGCTGCGTGCTGTAGGAACGACACGTCGGCCTCTGAACCGTTGTTCAGAGCTTTCAGAAGCCTGGGAAGTCGAACCTGCCACTCCTCGATGTTACTCCGGAGTCTTCGTTCGGCTGAATCCTTTTTGGAACCCAGCATCATTCGGGTGTTCTTCATATCGACTCCTTTACCTTCCAGGTCTGGATGAATGACTCGCCAACCGACAGAATCCAGGTGCCGCCGCCCGTGTGCTCGTACTCCAGGTACCCCTTCTCCACGAGCGCCCTCAAAACCTGTTCGTGGACGCTGGGGTGGCTGTGCTCTTCTCTGTACCGCTCTAGCCCGTTGCGCCAGATTTCCTCCTCTTTCCAGTAACCGGCCAGCCGTCTCTCAGCGGGGTTCTTCCGGGTAGGCTTGCGGTCTTTCTCCCTTGTTACAGTCCGGGTGTAAGGACGGCCGAACGCCTTGAGTCTCTCAAGAAGCTCTTGCTGAACCTTCGTGAGTTTCGCCTTGCCCATATCTAGTCTACTCCTCAAACCAGGAAACTGTAAGAAAAACCGGTGTAGGAGTTCTCGTCAGAAATCAAGCGTTCAATTGGAAATATCTGGGAAATCGGACGGACAGGAATGGCACGGTTTTTGAGAGAAATCCGCCATGATTCCACGGACTTGGATTACACATATAACGGCATTTTTGTGGGGACACGGAGGTGTATTTATATTGTATATTTGCCATGCCTTTGCGGCTTTCGCTCGAACGGATAGATAATATAAATTTATCCTATCTATCCGCCAGTTGATTTTATCAACTCACGAAAAAATAATTTCCGAAAACGTAGGCTCTTAGATACGATAAGGCGCGGAGAGCCTTATATAGTAGTGTTTCCGCGATCAGTTGAGCCAGGGTGGTCTCGACTTGACGTTCGCGTCATCACAGTCAGGGCATGAGTCGCAGTCGATGTCGCCATGGTCTTGACGCTCACCGAGTTGACCCATGCGATCACCCCAACGGCGTAGGCGTCCACCGACCTCATAGAAGGGAGCGTTCCGAGTGGCGGACCAGTCCTGGATGGTCACGTCTTCGCCCAAGGCCATGACCCCGAAGTAGTCGATGCGATCGTTTAGTAGGTGCTCCAGGGCGGGGATGACGGAGCCGTCGAGTATCCGCTCGATGTCCTCTTGTAGCTCCGGGGTGTGCCTGATCCGCTCTGCTAACAGAGCGAGCTTGGTTGCGATTCGGTGTCGTGCCATGTGGGATATGCTCCAGAAAATAATCTTTGAATTGGTATGTGCCCAAGTGTAGGCCGAATAGAACCATGGCGTCAAAAAAGTGGACCAATCTACACCGGGAGACGGCGTGACGATGCTCAACAACTACCATTTCTGGACGCTGCTTTTCGAGAATCGCACCTTCACCTTCTACGGCCGGGCGAACAACGGCAAGCCTCAGTTCGAGCGCCGTCGCCGGGTCCCCAAGGATGGCCACTCGCCATGCCTCTGGAATGGCAACGGATGGGAAGCTACGACCGGCTGGGTTCACTAGAAAACAATCTTTAGATTCGCCCGCCATGGCGGGTACACCTATTATGACGCACAACGGCGAAAAACAGAGACTCACCAAGAAGGCGACCGGCTTCGGTATCAACTTCAACGGTGAGGTTTTCGATCGCCTTGTTTCAGTTCAGGGCCTTCCCAGGACCGTGTACTTTGCGGACGCCATTCTGGACCGCTATCAGCACGCGGCCTACAAGGAGACCCTTCGACTCGCGGAGGCAGCCGTATGAAGATCCACGCTACCGTCTCAAAGGTCGATCTCTCGGCCAACGAAAAACTGACCGTCACCGGTCCCAACGGCGAGTCCTACCGCCTCTACTGTGACGGTGAGGGCGACCTTCACGCCTTCAATACAACCCCGAACCTCACCGACGCGGAGAAGGGCATGGTCGAGCGGAACGAGATGATCTCCGCCATCAAGAGCTACCGGAACCGCAGCGGCCAGTCCCTGGTTCAGTCCAAGGACGTGTGCGAGGCTTACCGGTCGGCTCTCCGGGGTGTCCAGGGCTAAGGATTTCAGTAAACGAGGAAACCTTCAACGGAGGGTACGAAATGAAGATCAAGTTGGCCCACAACGAGCAGTTCACCATCACGTCGCCCAGCGGGCAGTCGCTCCAGGTCCGCTGTGACCAGCATGGCGACATCGTCACCAGCGTCAATCAGTACGACGAACCCGATCTGACCGACGAGGAAAAGCAACTCGTGGCCAGCGATTTCCTGGCAGCCGTCCGGTCCTACTGGAAACGCACCGGCTGTCTCCTCGACGAAGCCAAGAACATGTGCGAGGCGTACCAGTCGAAGCGCGGAGCCACCGGCTGATGAACTGGGAAGAGCACAAACGGTGGTGGACGGTTTTGGCGACCCAGTTGCTGGTCATCACCACGGCCGGGTCACTGGCCTATCTGTCAGTCCAGTGTGAAGGCGAGCCGGGCGGCTACCGACGGGGAAAGGAAACGGAGACCAGATGAAAAGCGGAGTCGAGAGGGTGTCGAACGAGATGTCGGCGTTACTCAACGTCCTGGACAACCAGGGCGCTCTCCTGATCAGTATCTCCATCGACGATTATCACACCCACGATGTGAGTGTGAAGTCCGGGGGCAAGAAGGCCGTCATGGAGCGTGCCAACGAAATCATCAAGGAACAGGGCTTCGCGGCCGAGTGGGACAGCCCCCTCAAGCGCGGCACGCTCTACTACAAGGCGAAGCTCACGAGGGTAGACGATGGAAGATAGGTGGGCACAACTGTGGAAGATCGCCACGTCGGAGCCTGAGGGCGACGCCATAATCGTCCCCCATTCCGACAACCCCGACGCTGTTTTACTCAAGTGGCCGGGCGGCTCCACGGCCGGGTACGTCTGGGAGCACGGCCGTTGGGTGTTTCTCGAACAGCTATGCACCTGTCCGGCCGACGTGGCAGCCAGGGACACATTCTAACAGGAGGCCGAGTGCAACCAAAAGAAGAACTGACCATCCCCGCGTTCGATCCTGACACCACGTTCCGTGGCGGGGACCGTGTCGAGCTACACCCCGGAACCGACGCCTGGATGCAAGGCGACCGCTACGGAGTGGTCGCATCGACCTACGAGGACGGCCGAGTCGAGGTCCAAATGGACAAATCCGGCCGAATTCTCATCTGTTTGCCCGAATTACTGCGAATTTTGGAGCTTTAGGCGCAAAAATCTCCAAATTTGCCCAATTTTAGGACAAATAATCTTTGAATTGGGCCTTCCCCGGTGTAGTAGTAATATGGGACAAGGACAAACATGCCGACGCTGTGAGGGAACCGGCGAATTGACCCAGTACCGCCATGTCATGGGCGGTATTTGTTTTAGGTGTTGGGGTGCCGGGATAGAGCCTTACACCCCCGACGAGATTGAGGCATGGCTTGTAAAGGCTCGCAAGGAGTACAAGGCCCGAAAGACAGCGCTGGAGACGGCTTCCGGCAAGCGTGCCTATCACCTCAAGGCCGAGCTACAGCTTCTCGAAACCATGGGCAAGCGTGCCAGGGCGCGTCTCGAAAAGGTCCGTGGCATCCGTCGGCGCAAGTCACAATCGCGGTCGGACCTACACGGTGAGGCGACCACGAGTATCCGGAAGCGCCCGTCAACCGCGACCCAGCGACGGCCGGTTGCCGAGTTCCAATCTTACTCTTCGGACGAGGTCTACGGGATCTACGAGGCCCAGGATGACGGGTCGCTCTACTGCACATGCAAAGCGTGGAAATACCAGCGCAAGCATCCCAAGGATCGTACCTGTAAGCACATCGAGCAGTTCAAGGCCACCCGCAACCGTCGCCGGTCGTCAGTCGAAGGCGACCAGTTGAGTCTACTACAATGAACCAACCTCGACTTAGGTGGTGGCACTACATCGTTCTGCCGCTCTGGTCCTTCTGGTGGGGATTCGAAGAAGTGCGGGACGGTTTGCTCGAAACCGTCAGGTGGCGGCATATCATCGCGCTCATGGCGATTTCTGCCACGGTTGGGTACCTCATGGGAGCCGGGTAATGACCGAACAACACAAACGCATCGCACTGGCTATCGTCATCACCGCTTTGGGTGTCGGCGCTCCCTTTGCTTGGCGTGCCTGTGACGCGGCTGACAAGGAATACAAACGCGCCAGGGCAAGCGAGAAGGTCCTCGCAGCCAGGGCGGCCAGCGAAAAAGGCAAGCGCCATTGCAAGCTGAGTTGCAAGACCGTCAAGGGACGGCACACGGCACATGGCCCGAACAAATGCGTCTGCGAGGACAAGGATGGATGCGTCATCGTGTTCCCCGCACAGAGCAAACACGAGCACCCATACAAACCTTACATCTACAACAAGCCGCCCGTGACGGTCGGCAAGTGCGCCGGGAGAGTCAAATGAGAAAGCACAGAGCCGAGTTGGTGTTCAAAGAAGAAGGCACGTTCGATCGCCCGCGCTGGGAGGGCCGTCTTCTGGCCGTTCATAACACCATCGACGAACAGAGCGGCCAGCCCGTGACGTGGCAGCCTTATTACACCATCACGGAAGAAGGCCCCGATTCTTACACTGTCGAGTTCCAGGGCGGCCGACACCCCGGTTCAAGGCGCTATGCATGGTTCTCGAACCTTACACGCGCACAGGAACATGGCATCAGGTGGGCCAAACGGAGATTTTTTCTCAACTAAAACCTTACACACCACAAACCACAGGGGTAGAGAGGGTATTATGGCAAAAAAGGCATCAAAGAACGTAGGTAACGTCAGCGATTTTCTGGCCGGAAACGCCGGGGCGGCCCCGAAAAAGGGTAAGAAGGGCGCGATTCCCGTGGTCGAAGGCCAGGAGGAACTTGCGGACCGAGCCTACAAGGCGAATACGGAAATGAAGGACGCCACGGCGTCTTACAAGGCGCTCGAAGCCCAGATTCTGGACATCACGGCCGAAGAGTACGAGGCCATGGCCCAGAGCGGCGACTTCTCCAAGACCTTCAACGTCCAGGGCGTGGCGACCCCCGGCGTCCAGGTCAGCTACAAGGACGCTTTCTCCGCGATTCCCATCGAGGAGAAGGACGAACTCCAGGAGAAGCTGGGAGACCGCTTCGATACGTACTTCGAAGAGAAGCGGGACCTGTCGCTCGTGGACACGTCGGACGAGACCATCCAGCTACTGTTGGAGAAGCTGGGTCAGGACGAGTTCCGTCGCATCTTCGAGATCAAGGTCTCGATCGTGGCCAAGGCCGACATGGATCGAAAGCAGTTTGATCTGCCCGATGACGTTCGCCCGGCCCAGTACAAGGCGTCCGTCAAGATCCGCAAATAAGGTGATACCCCGTGCGGGGTTCTGGCCCCATCCAGACACGGGGAAAGCCGTCGCACCCTTCAAGCGGCGGTAAACGCAAAGGGTGACAGCCGGGAGAGACCGGCGTAACACCCAACACCGAAAGGACGGCATCGAGGTAACATGAAGTGTAAATGCGGTAGCGAGAGAATCATGAGCGTCAGCGCCAAGTGCTCTGACCTTTTCAGCGCCACACTGTTGGGCGCGTCTTACAACGGCTACGTCCCCCGCGAAATCGGAATCGGCGGCGGTGACTTCGTCGAGTTTGATTACTGCCTGGACTGCGGGCAGATCCAGGGCGACAGTTTCCCGGTCACGAACACAACGCCCTGCCAGGAGTGAGATGGCACGCTGGGACGACACGACTCAACGAGAGGACGAACTCATCACGAAGGCCGAGTTGATTCTCTCCAAAGCGCGTACGCCGAAGGGCGGCTTCAAGACCATGAAGCTTGGGACGATCGCCAAGCGGATGGGTATGCCTGACACCCAGGCTACCGGAGACGAACTCACCAAGGCTTTCGGCAAGGCGAGGCTCATCCGGATCAAGAAGCGGTCGGCAGCCGCCTTTTGGTGGCAGAACAACTACTACCGCTACGTGCCGGACGGAAGGGACGCCCGGTATGACGCCGACGGGAACAAGCTATGATTACCCCCAAACCAGGAGACGTGTTCGTCCTGACGAAGCGGGTCGTCACGGACGCCGGGAAGGAATACCATCCGGGTGACGAGTTCACGCTTATCGAACTGACAGACGACAACCCGTTCGGCTACCTCTCGCCCCTTGGAAACTGGCGCGTCAAGTGCAAGTTCTTTGAGCCACCGGACGACCGATCCATCTGGTCATCGATCTGGTTCATGCTCGACCGGGAGCTTCTGATTCCAGCTTGAAAGGAGAGCCGTGGTATACAAAAAAGCGCTTTTACGGCCAGGAACTGAGGTCGTTACCGTCAAGTCCGACAATCCCTCAACCGACTGGACGGCCGACGCACAGGCAAAGCGAACGTTCGGTATTCCGGGGATCGTGATCGGTCATCACGATTCGCACGGCCTGTGCTACGAGGTCGCCCACTTTCGCAGCGGGGCAGAGGAGGGCGCGAGCTTCATCGCCGCGTACGATCCCGACGAGTTGGTGGTCAGGGACAAAGAGCCGAAGTTTCGCATCGAGGTCTGATCACATCGGGCTGGCCCCCGCCCCCGTTCACGTCACGAATGGCGCTACTTCGAGGGAGGGGACTCGTGAGCCAGCCCGAAACCTTGAGGAGCAAAGGCGGGCGGGAATCGAACCCGCCCTACCGGCCTTCCTTCTTCGTTTTGGCCCCACAGCTAGAGCCGACTCCGAGTCAGGGCTGTGATAAGACCGGACCACCAGGACCGTTAGCTTACCCCTCCTACGTCTACGCCGGGCCGGACATAAAGAATTTTATGCATATTTCTCTTCGGAGCGCTTCCGGCTTCGGGCCAGGGTCTTGTTGATGTACTCGTCGGCCTCTTCGTAGGTCGGGAACCACTTCTCGCTCCGGTTGCGGAAACGCTTCGTGTTCCGAGTCGGCCACACCCAGGCTACGTAGTAGGTGCCGGGCTTGACGCTCCAGGTGGCAGACTTCCGGGTCTCGTCCGTGTGCGGTATGTACACGTCCCTGTCGATATGGACCCGAGCGCCGATGGTTCGGCCTTTCTCGTCCACGAGGTCGAAGGGCACGTACTCGTCTTTCAGGGTGTCGCTCTCTTGAAGGTAGCTGTTATCGTCGTCCATATCCGGCTTACCCCTGACGCCGGGCGGATCTAAAGTTTAAAAGCCCCCTTACGGAGGCTTTTTCAGGTTCCTTTCGGCTTCTTCCACGCACCTGGGTTGCGGTCAATGAGGGAGAAAACTCTAAAAACTCCCTGGCCTATGTTCACGCGATAACAGTTAGATTGAGCAACTCTCCTTTGTTACCCGGTCTACGCACGGGCGGAGCCGATCATAAAGAAATTTGTACGATCACAAAATTATTTACCCTCTTCTTCGATCTCAGCCAGGGCGGCCATGACAGGGTCGAATTCCTCCAATTCCTCGTCCTCAGAGGCCGCTGACGGCTCCGCAACGTCTTCGACAGGCTCCGGGTCATCCGGGGGCAAATCAGCGCCAGCTTCGGCAATCAGTTTGTCCATGGGAGACGGCTCGACCACGTCAGGCTCCATCGCGGCCAACTCTTCGGCGTTCACGGGCGGAGGCAAATCGTCAACGTTGGGGAGAGGCTCCTCCTCTTCGTAGCGATCGATCTCGATAGGGGTTCCCTCAGGCTCAGGAGGCGGGGTAACGACCGGCTCTGGTTCAGGGGGCGGTTCGGAGGGGGCGGGTACGACGGTATCGGCCGTATGGGACGCCTCCGGTTCAGGGGCCGCTACAGCACCCCGGCCGGTCAGGGTGGCCTCGATCTCGATAGGCTTCTTGGTAGGGGCCGGACCCTCCTCCCCTACCTCGACAACCTTACCGTCCTTGATCTCCTTCTTGACCTTTTTCTTCTTCTTACGGGTACCGGACCGCCTCTTCGGGGCCAAGAAGAAGGTCCCTATCTTGGTGGCAGAGACGAATAGGGGTATGCCGTCACCCAGGTCGTAGAGTTGATCTTTTCCATTCTCCTCACGTAGCGCCTTGGCCACATCGCTACGCATGGCCTTGACCTGCTCTATAGCACCTTCGAGCTTGGTGATGTTCTCAGTCAGTTGTGTGTACTGCGCAAGCCTCTCGGCTATCTTCTCATTAGCTGTGGTCATAACGCCTCCCTGTGGGGTACCCCTACACCAGTAGTCGCAGAGTTGATTATTTTCCTGTGGCCACAGCCTTACGCTGCACCCATTTCACAGTTGATAAAATAAACACCGGGTGGGAGGGGGAGGGGAGGGGGTACCCCTCACAAGCATGGCGGCCCACTCTACCCAGGTGTGAGATAGCAACATCAAATAATCAACTCGTGTAGTTGTTGATAAAATAAACTACACCACTGAGCCAGAGGACGAGGTCAACGCCCTTGAAGGCATGGCGCGATAGTTGATCTTATAGGTGAGATAAGTTGATCAAACTAACAACGACACCAATGTCCGATGTCATGTAACTCGGAGGGGCAACCCTTGAAGGCATGGCGGTTGCCGACCCCCCTAGGGGGAGGGGGTGGGGATAGATTATATAAACTGGGGAAAAGTTAAAACCGCTTGCTTATCTTTTTTCGACTCGCTAATTCGCGGAATTGGCTCGTCCATCTTGCGCACGGTCAGCGATCGGTTAGGTATGGAAATCTATAAGAAAAAGTTGATTTTATCAACTAAAAGACCCCATGGCGGGCCATGCCTGGAACAAGGTAGTGCTACACCTACACCACCCATCCTGGGCACAGCCATGGGCCGGGTATGTCAGCCTAGCCTTGCCATGGGGTACCCTTTTATTTACACCGGGAAGAGGGGGTGTACCCTCAAAATTTTAGCCCCGGTCAATTTTTGGGCGAAAACCCCATCAACACCAGAGCAGAGCACATTCTTGTTTCAGGCGCTTCATTTGCTCTTCTGCCTCACGGTTCCCTACTGCTTTCTGGCCCAGTCCTCTAGTTTGCGGTCTTTTACCTCACCCCAAACCTTTGGGTAAACACAATCCGGATGGTGCCCTGACTCCTTGTGCTCCCAGTCAACACCGTATTGGCAGAGAAGGCACGTGTTAGAGGCCCCGTTATACCTCTGGTGAAAAACGAAATGATCGAGTGCCCGCAAATCCTCTAGATACTCGCAAGCCTCCAAAGCCATATCAAGCCACCCCCTGCCAGTAGCTTCAGCCTCCGCTGCTTCCGGCTCTTCTTCTCTGACCCGCTCTGGGTTTCTCGTCAACTCATCAAGCCCAATACGCAGAGCTATCAGGTGGACAGCGTGTCTTTTGGCAAATGGGTACCTACTAACTAAGGCGTCGAGTTTAGCCAGTAGTTCGTTGGAAATGTTGACTGACAGTGCTCTGGTTTTCATGATTGCCTTTCGTGTGGTTGGTTTTCCGTCATGCTCCCCAGGAGCTTGACGGCGGCCAGCATTATTTCCCCATCAGCCTGTGCAATATGAATATCCCGGCCAAGGCCCCAATGGGCGTACTCCGACCATTTGGTGAGTATCCGGTTGACCCGCTGTGGGTTCCTTTTGGCCACCTCTTGCCATGCCTTCACGGCCTCGTCCTGGGGTTGAAGGATACGCTCAGCGGCCCTTATCCTTTTCATCCTCTGTTTGCACCTCTTACAGGTGACATCCCTGTCGTGAGACGACATTCCGCTATCCTTTGGTTTGGGTGGCCCTCCGTGTCCTGGCACGGGTTCTTTCATGATGCCGCAGTAGGTCTTGACGGGCGCAAAGACGCCTTCCAGTAGGGGGTTCTTCCCGGCTGGGAGTCTCCAATCCGCTATGGGGTTGCACCTGACCTTATGGATGGCCGTCATCAGGCTCCCACTCCTGCCTTGGGACTCAGGTACAGTGTTTGCCCACCCTTTATTTGGTAGGCGTAGATCCGTACATCATGCTCCAGGAGCTTTCCGTCGGAGTCTCGCATCTCCCAATCCTCATCTGTTGGGAACCCGACCTTGGCGAGGGCCTCTTTGCAAAGGCGTCCTATCTTTTGGTCCTTACTGACGGGAAGTTCCACCTTCTGGCCAGATACAATAATACTAACTCTCATTTGGCCTCCTGGGTTGCCTTGGCCTCATCCATTATCTCCTCGAACTGTGCCTGGGAAAGTTGTGTCCTGGCCACATCGACGAAGCATTTTTCTAACTCCCTGTTTTTCTCACGTCTCAGGCGGCCCAGTGTGTTTTGGATTTGCTGGCTCTGGCGACCCTTTATCTTCAAGGCGGCATTGGCCTTGAACCACCATGTCCGGTCTGAGTATTCTCCGTCTGCGGCTTTGACCTTGGCTCCCTCAATCTGAATCCGGATGGCGGTTATCTCACCGTCCAACTCGTCCTTGAGGACCAACAGGTCGTCTTCGGACATGCCGGTCAGGTCCAGATTTATGCCATCTTCCATGGCCATATTCAGACCTTCCTGGCCGTGCATATGTGCTCGACCACGACGGATACCCGGTAGGTGCCATGTCTACACACCTGGACGACTGCCCCGTCCTCGATGCCATACTCTTCCACGAAGGTCTCGGCGGCCTCCTGGGCGTCATTGGCTTCAACCCAGTTCCACGCCTTCTCGTCCACTTGTCGGCAACGGTATTGCTTCACCCTTTTTATTTACACCGTTCAGGGGAGGGCGTGAGTTAGAAATTTTAGCTAGGGGTAATTCTAGGCGAGCACTCAGTGACGAGGCCAGCCTATTTAGATTAGGCGTGGAAATCTATCACGAACTCCCACACGCCCGGTTTTCCGGCTTCGGGTGTCACGGTCGCCAGATGTGTGTCGCCCTGGCAGAAGGCAGCCAAGTAGATATTTAGCTCCACGTCGTATTTGAGCGCGACCTCCTTGGCGGCTTTCAGGGCCGCACCTTGGGTCTTGTAGCGCTCCTGGTATTGACGGTCCCCGGCGAGACCCGGATTCCTCTCCAACTGGGACATCCAACGTGTTTCCAGGACGAAGGCCCTTTCGACCTTACCTCTTTGGAGCTTCTGTTTCTCGATCTTGACCCGGCGTGGAGGCTTTGGGGCACGCAATCGCTTCGACTTGAGGACCTCTCGGTACTCTTCGTCGGCAAACCCGGTCACGTTTTCGCTCAGGGCGTCCCGTAGGGCCTCTTGTTCTGTGTACCCCTGGCCACGGACGGTCTCGTGGAAGTGTCCGGCTGTCCTCTTGCGATGGTCGTATGAGTAGCCCACACCCTACGAAAATACAAAAGGGTTTTGGCAGTCAGATGAAATACTCGCCGGTCTTATAGACCTTCCGGTCGTCCCAGCGGGTTCTGGGCCAGCGTTCGAGTTGATAGGTATTCGGCCATTCGTCCGGCCGTGTTGTTGATGCGATTCGGACCATGGCCCCTCTGGGGTCCACGGTATCGACTATGCCGAACCCCACGCCAAGCGATACCATGTCGCCCGGTTCCGGTGGCCATGTTTGTAACGAAGTTTCGCTCATCTCAAGCTCCTTTTCATACGTGCCTCGTCGGCTTCCCACCGGACCTTGTATTTGGCCCTGGCCACCTGACCCACGAAGGACTCGTCGTACCATCCGCACCGGGTACACGTGATAACCCTTTGGAAGGCGTCCGGGGCGTCAGGGTTATCGATCGCATAGGCCCACGGTTCCTCGTAGTACAAAGGCAGCCGGTGTGTCGTCAGGGAGCACAGGAATTGTAAGAGCTTTCTCATCCCATCAGGTGGTCCCAGAGGTTCTTGTTCTTGCCGGTATCCTTTGGCTTTTTCGCCACACCACCGGCACGTCGGCTACAGAGGCCGCAGATTTCCTTCTCCTCTAGTTTGCTTGAATCTACCTTCTCAGTGTTGCTGTTAAACATAGCCAAGCCACAGAGCGACCACGTATAGTGCTGGTCCCGTTTTTTCCTCCCCTTGATATGCCATTTGGCAGCACGGGGCATACCTTCTTGTCTGAACACCTTCATGGCAATATTATACACCGCCACTTGCAACCGGGCGGGCTTTCTGCCATGCTGCTTGCCTACCCTAGCAGTACGACGTGACCCGGCTTCTAACGAGGCCGGGTTTTTTAATACATCTAGTCGTTTACCCTGCTCTTGAGATTTTCACGTGGGCTTTATGTAATAGCTGGTCGGCTTTGAAGAGTATCGCCTGAATATCCTCGATATCGTCGGCCACTTCTCGAATCTCAGACCGTTCTTGCCACATTTGTTCGCGGCGAAGTCCCTTGTGTTCGTCTTTGAACTGTTTGGCAAGCAGCCAACCCTCGTTGACGTTTTCGTAACCAACGTTTATGAGTTGACTCAACCTTTCTAACACAGCGTCCACATCGGTGATATCAACGTTGGTCGCTGTGCGTAGGCTTTGCTCAAAGGCTTTTCTCGGATTAGACATGTTGTTCTCCATCAAACGCCCGTCGAGAGCGTGTGATCGTTGCAGAACCGGTCAAAAGCCTTGGCCAGCCCTGTAATCATACCCCAGCGACGCCATAAGAAAAAACGGCCCTATTTCCGCCTGAAACGGGTGACGACCTCTGCCACTGGCTCCCCGTCCCGGAGGGTACATATTTGCTTCCCCTCCTCTGCCTGGACCCGTGCGAAGTCGTAGAATCCAAGGGCGTCCCTGATAACACCGCTTGTGCTCTGGCCCGTTGACTCTTTCAGCCTCTCGACTACCTCGACGGCGTCGCCCACCAATGTGACTTTGTTGCTCATAGGTCGTCTTTTCTACAGTTCTATGTCGATAACCATGCCGTTCGCGGTATTCGGATCAGAGAAGGTCAGGCTCGCCCTGGCCATGCCCGCAGGGATGTCCTTCTTCTTACACCACGCGGCTATTGCAGGGCGTAGGGCTTGTTCCACGTCCTCATCGACATCCCTTGAGGGTTTGGCGTCTTCGGGGAACTTGACGCGGAAGGTGATTCTCCCGGCCCAGGTGTCTTCTTTGGTCACGGTCGCGCCACGTACGTGTTTGCGGAGAAAGTCCTTGAGTTCCTTCTCCATGACCGGTTCCAGTTCCTCGGTCAGGTCCCCAAGGTCCATCTGCTCCAGGGGCAGGTAGTTCGCAATGGTGTTGTCCAACGCCCAGGAGAAGTCGGAGTCACTGTTGACCACGGCATCGAGGACGTTCCTCAGAAGCTTTCCGGCGATTTCCTTTGGGGTGCTCCTGACATACTCCCAGTTCGGCCCCAGGTCCTTTTGTAACTCCTTGAGAGCCTTTTCGACCTTGGGCGCGAGGGCGCGTGGGACATCGTCTGTCAGAAGGTTGCGGAAGGTCTTCTCGAACTTGCCGATCGCCTCACCCCAAGATTTTCCCGCCGCGTTCCGCTTCCGGTTGTCATAACTATAAGGCATATGGTTCACCGTAACTTGCGGACGGCTCTTTTGAGTTCGTTTGATAGCTCAATGCCTTCCCGCCCCGCCTTGTGTAATAATTCGACAATCCCGTGGGCCTTCTTGAGGAGCGGGTCGAGATCTCTCCAACCCAGGTTACTACGAACCACCTCGAAATTCTCGATGGTCTCGTCGAGATGGTTCAATCCTTCTTGCAGCGCTCTCGCGGCTTTTTCAGCCGAAGCGCTGGGGCTGGCTCCAGGCGGGAGCGCGGATGTCTTCCAACGGGTAGCGTCGTCCATATCCCAGCGTGGTCATAAGGAAAAATTGGTCGTTTATATTTATACACTCTCTGGGATATGGGCAATCCGAGAAAAGCTTTCGAGCGATCTTTACGCCAAGCCGGATGGGGCCGGGATGCGCTCAAGTGGTCGAACCTTCTGGTTGCAGCTTCCGAGAATCTTTACGAATTGGGCAGGTCGATGTCGAAGCCGCACGCTTTCGTGACGTTCCTGGACAACCCTCCCGCACTCGACGACACCGCTGAAACTCGACAACATAACCGTGAGATGAAACAGCGGCGAAAAGACATCATAGAAAAGGTGCAGGAGGCCGAGAAGCTTTCCGCCCAAGCGCTAGAGATGCTGCAAGATTATAACGAATTTGCTAACAGATAATTAAGCCACGTCACGCTCGTTGCGCTTCGACAACACGTGGCGGACCTCCCCATCGACTGTAATAATCAGGTGTTCGCAGTCCCGGCAAACCTCGTGTTTGACCGCCCGTTTCATAAAATCTGACGAGTCCCGGACCACGTAGGTGTTCCCGTGCCCACAGTCTTCGCTTCTCAGATAGCTCCAGAGGGTCATTCTAAAACGGGCGGGTTTTGATCCAGGCCGCCAGCCCTCACTTTCCTCGAACACATCGGCACAAGATTCTGAACACACGTTGATAATGGGGTACGAAAAGCTCTCCAACTCAGTGGGGCAAGTTTTCCCGCAGATCCGGCATGTCAGCGGCAGCGGGGACATTAGACCTGTAGCCGTCTTGAAGCGTCTCCTTCGAAGTCCAGGGGCGATGGCACACCGACCTCTTCCGGCACATCCTCGTAACCGCGTACAACCCATAGCGCTTCGATTAGCCCGTGGGCCACACAGGCCCTATGTAAGGACCAACCGTGAAGCTTCGAGTCGTCCTTCAGGCTCTGGATCTTCTCCACTATACGCCTGTCGATTGTTTCTATGTCAGGACAGACCGTCATTCTTTACTTCCCTTCAAGTGGTCCCAGAGGTCCTTACCCGGTTCCTTGGCTCGTTTCTCGGCCTCTTGCTTTTCAACCACTTCGAGGACGGCTTCTTCGGCCTCGTCGTCCGGCCCGATGAACCGCGTATCGTTGTCCAGAAAGCTAACCCTCCGTGGGAAGATGTCCCGGTGGATCGGCGGAACCCGGCTCCGTTGGGCCAGCAACCGTTGTTCGAGGTTGGAGAAGCTATCGCCATTCGCGTTCGGGCTGGCCCCATACAACAGCCCGAACATGGCTGCCTTGGCGTCGGTCCGGTTCACGTGCCGACGATATTCCACGCCGGTCTTGAGATCCAATATCCTGCCTCCGTGACAGAAGCACAGCCGGTCCCACTTCCAATGGTAGTTATCGGCTGGGCACTTCTTTTGTAAGAACTGTCTCCACATCGGGCGTTTCCTAGGTGGTCAGATAATCCCAGAGGTTCCTGTCCTCTTCGACCCCGCCATGGCGTTCCTTACAGAGAACGCAGACTTCCGAACTTGATAATTTGTCGTCGTCGGTCTCCTGACACTCTGTGGGGTCGTAGAGGTGTATGCCGCATAGCGAGTATCTCCAGGAGGTCCTTCGTCTCTTGTTCCCCGGTATATGCCACTTCCCGTCATCGGTGGTGAATTTTGCTCTGAACACCTTCATGTCGTAGAAAGGACCTGTCTCTCAGGTGCTCCCACAGGTTACGTTTGAAAAGGACATCGTTGAGGAGCGTCTCGTTCGCGTAATATTCCTCGACAGACATGGAGTCATAATATTCCTCCACGGTCATGGGTTCTTCACGATCGTAGTCGTCGCGTATGTACACACCCTATCTTACACCGAAGTCAGCCGTTGTCAGTCAGATGATCCCACAAAGTCTTTGGCGTCGGTGGTGTGCTCTCTTGGGGTTCGCGTTTCGCCTCCCCCTCGTGCGACGCTATAACACCTTCGAGCACGGCCTCCTCCTGACTAAGGAGAGGGTTGTTAAACTGGATACGACAAGCGTCAGGACGGTTGATGTGCTTGATGAGCGTGACTTGCTCGACCGTCGGGACAATCGACGAAGCGTCGATCTCGAACGTCAATAAAGTGACATCGACCTTACGGTTCGGGAAACTGTCATAAACCGTGTATGTGTACTGGTAGGCCATTTAGTAGCACAGAGCTTCTTCTCGGATGGACGCCTCTATCTTATCAACTTCTGACATCCGTTCCCACCAATAGTCCATATACTCTACAACACGGCGTTCCTCGTCCGACGTTTTGACCTTGCTCAGTTGTCGGCACAGTTGCAGATATTTCTCAAGGGGTGTCAACTTTTTGACTTCCGTTGTTTTGCGGAAAGAGCCACGGTCCAATCTTCTAACTCCATGTTCCCCTGGATAACCTCTTTAACCTCCGTTGGGCCAAAGGCTACCTTGTGTGGCTCCACCGCGTGGAGCGACGGGTCGTCGAAGTAACACTCCTCGTGCGCGTCGGTCCAGTGTTTCGAGCGACACAGGTACTGGACCACCTTCTCGCCTTCCGGCTTTATGGTCAGTGACAGCGAGGGCGCTGTCCACTTGAGGCCGTACCGGTCCTTCGACAGTGGCTTCACCAACCACTCGTAGGGCTTTTTATCAACTACGATGACTCGTCCACGCGGTAGGCTCATTCCTCTGGCTCCTGGGCTTCCCAGAACTCCGTGACCTCTTCCATGGTGACATCGAGCTTCCACAGGCCAGCGGCGACCAGGACGGCCAACAGGTTTGGCGCGAGGTTGTGTAATTCCCCGTGGTTCATTCGTCTCTTTTTGGCTCCGCTCTGCACGAGCATGATATCTACCACGTGTAACAATTCATGTAGCAGGACGATGTTTTTGCCGACCCAAGGCTGGTTCTTGTTTACCCGTATCTCACCGTTCCGTTCGTCGAAGTAGCCCAGTTTGTCGCCGGTCTCGTCCGCCTCCTTTATCGTGAGGGGGTCTCCCAGCGTCTCTATGGTCATCTCCCTTATATACTTCGGAATCGGCCCAATGGTTCCAAACGCCTCGCACGGGCATCGCGTACACGCGCCTCCGTAAGGCCCGTGCTCTTGTAGCTCGTGGTCGCAACGACACAGGGCGTCCGGCTCCCGGTCGGACCAGTCGTCTCCTACCGCGCCTACCACATCTAGGAACTTTTCTGCCATCGGCTTACCCGGAAATATTTTGGGTCCGGGTACAGGCTACACCGTTTATGGCTTTAAGTAGAGAGAGCTTTGCGGGTCGCTTCCCGTATGGCCGGGGATAGAATTGGGTGCTGTTCGTCGAGCCGTCTCCGGATTTCCTCCCGGATATACCCTTGTTCGGCTTCGATGTCCTTGAGCCTTTGCCACAACTGGTCTTCGGTCATCTGACGTAAGTTGTTAGGTATTGTCATCTGCACTTCCAGCGGTCGTCCAGGTCGTCCCACGCCTTCTTGATTTCCTTGGCCCGCTTCCCTTGTTTATTCCACGCCTTGTGGTTCTTGACTTCTTCGGCCGTCGGGAAGTTTTCCCCGGTGAATCTAACACCCCGGTCGTCCAGGTAGATGGTAGCCGTAACCTTACCCTCGAACGAGAGCCGGGCCAGGGCTTCCGGAGACAACCCGTGTTCTAACAACCACGCCTTGATTAGTTCTGTCTGCCCCGGCTGGCTTTCCTTGATCCGCGCTGTGTGGATGATAACGTCACACTCGTTGGTGACGTCTTCGAGCCACTCGATGGCCCCCGGCACAGGTGGGTCGGGTAGCGTGTCCCCGGTCCATCCCGAAGTGTAAGAATTGAGGACCCCGTCGAAATCACAGGCTATCGTGGGTGTTTCTTCTTCTGTCGTCATGCCTTGGGTTACACCAGATCAGCGACTCAGCACGTCGTAGACTTTCTGGGTCTCGTATCGAACCTTACCACCACCGCCATGCATGGGACCTAGAAGCTTGTCGAACTTCGGCTGCCCTTGCAGTTCCGGCCTGAGGTGCCTCCCCTCCTGAAACCCTGTATGACGGATGCCACGGGATTTCAGTTCCTCGATGAGGTCATCCACGTCCTTGAAGGTATAGGTCTTGTTGTCGAGGCCGACGACCATATATTGCATGGACTTTGGCATGGAAGAGAGAACATTGCTGAGAAGGTCAACGGCTTGTCGAACCTTCTTGGCGTTCGCCTTGGCGAGTTCTCGGTTTTTCGCGTGGGCCTCGTGCCAAGCCGCCGCCGCGTTCGGTAAGTAATCGAGTAGGCTGATCGCCTCTCCGATGTCCTCTGCCGGGGTGCTGGCGGTCTTTCGCCGGGCGGCTTCTTTTAGCAGACTGTTCACAAATGCTTTTCGGGGGTTCATACCCCTACTGGCTTATCAAAAGTCTAGGCGTCGGAGCTTTCCTGGTTCCTCTTGTAGCGTTCTCGTTCGAGGGAGTCGATAACATGCTCCAAGATCCGCGCAACGATAGTGTAAGAATCAACCTCACACACGAAGCTCTTGTCACCGTCCTCGTATGGCTTGAACACGGCGTTTTCGGCCATTAGCGGCGTATCAATGCCTTCGCAGTACACGGATTGGTAACTGCCGGTCCGGTAGATGCGCCCGTCCTTTCTCAGAAGGACTCCACTGGACCAATCCTTGAACCAGTCGTCTGTGGCCATCAACACTCGCCGTTTCTGAGCTTCTTCTGGCGTGTCGTTCTCGTGGTATTTGCTGTAGCGTTTGAGTTCTTCTTCGTACCGTTCCGGACTCCACTCCATGTGGACCACGTGATACGGCATGTGGATCGGGGAGTCAGAAACCACCACGGCCTTGATGTTGTGGAAGTTGTCGCGGACGAAGACGTAGGCTTCGACTTGTTCGTAGGGCGCGAACCGGAAGCACGTCACCGGGAGCTTGACTGATTTGCTCGTGTGGCTCCCCACGACCAGCGGGGGTAAGTCGTAAGCGCCGAAGTCGTGCAGGAGGGTCGCAACGGCCGCGATTTTACGAAGCTGGGAGTCAACACCATTACGGTAAATCAGCCGTTCGTCAGGAGCGTTAGCCTCACCCCAGGAAGCCAAGTCAAGCCCGTTGTCGTAGACGTGTCTCAGTTTTGCGTCGAGCATTACTCCGCGTCCTCCTCGTCTATCTCGTCCTCGTACTGCTTTCGGTCTTCTTCGTGCCGTTCGTAGGCTATCTGGGCCATGGCCTTGTGGTAAGCCTCGTGCATGTTGAAGGAACCAAACTGAGGCCCTACCGTATGCGACGGCTGCCACAGGTATCGGACCCACATCAGAGCCGTACACACGTAGAGTGACTCGGCTACGGCGTCGAGGGTGTCGCTTATCTCTTCGGCGGGGAGCGCCTTGTCAACTAACAGTTCCCAGTGGCCTCCCCACCCGAAACTCAGGGTCAGCGGATCTTCCAGGGCGTGGGTCAGGCTATTAGGTTTCGGGTACACACCGCTGGTTTTCACGGCCTCGATGGCGACCTCAAGGTCGCTCTTTGCGGTAGCTTCGAGGACCTCTTGTTGTTTCAGCCTTCGACCGTACAGATCACGGACCGCTTTCTTGTAAGCGCCCAGACTCCGGTCTGTTTTGGAACCCATCTCCTCGCTGCCCCAAAGACTTCGTTCCACGGTGTCCAGCTTGAGGAGGGCTTGCCACACGTCCTCGCGGATCATCATGGGCGCGACCGGCCGGGGTGCGTAATAAGCCTCGTGGTGCATCCCACGGCCACAACGTACGCCCGGTTTGGCAAAGACCAACACCTCTGCCTCGTCGGAATAGTTGCCGCTCCCTGAGACTAACAGGGCCGCGTAGCCTTCGTTCAGTAGGTCTCTGGCCGTCTCCAGGTGGTCGATACGATCCTGGCCGTGCCAGCGTACCCGGACCACGGCTCGTTCGGTCTCGTCCACCATGAAGCCGTCATTACCCCAGCCGTTGAACGCCGGGTGCCCTGACAGGACGTTCTTAATCCGTTCCAGTGTCGGCACGCCTTCCGGCACCTCCGGGTCCAACCGTTTCTTGCGGGCCTTTTCGAGCAGAATCTTGTCGCTTGCTTCCAGGACCCGGTCCAAGAGTGACATGCCCCTGGCTTTCTTGGGGTCGATTAATACCCGGCCCTCCCACAGGGCTTCTAACAATTGGCCCCACGTCATGTCGGGGTCGGTCGGCACGTCATGGCAACTGTTATCACCCCACCCCTGTGGGACGAGGTCCCGTTTCAGGCCGTCGAGCCATAACTGAGGGCCGATACCCTCTTCGGGGTTCTCGATCGAACCGTAGTCGTTATACTCGGCCCGGATCGGGAAGGTCCTTGGTTCCCACTTATCGAAGGGCATACAGACCGGCCCTCTTTCGCTGTAATTTCCGGACAGTAGCAGGTACCGGACGGGGTCTCCTGGCCCGATAGGCAGTCCGGATATGGCACAGGTAGCGTTAAATGAACCCAAGGCTTTACCTCCTCTTACCCAGATACTACACCGGCTACGGGGTAAAACCTAAGGGTTTATTTCATCAACTCGCCTCGACGGGTGGTCGAAGGTGTGGAGTGTTCCGTCCCTATCTCGGATCGTTCTCAACCCTCGTAGCACCTCTTCGAGGTCAGTGCGGCCTGATTCAACGAGGGTTTCGAGTTTGTCCACCGCCTTGTGGAGTTGGTGCCGGACTTTCCCCTGCGAGCAACCCATCCTGACAGCCGTTTCACTTTGGCACGTCGTTTCGTACAAGGTTGTCAGTATCGGTGTGGAAGAATTGAATTCGGGCGTTAGCAATTCTGTGAGGTCGCTTGTGGGTATGGGCGGCAGGTGCTGTACCCACTCCAAACGTTCGTTAATTTTTGACAGTCGGGTCGATACTGCCGCTTGCGTCATGCCATGCCGTAGCCCTATCTGGGCTTGAGTTAAATCGTTACGGTAGTAGTCCCTGGCAATCTCCTGTTCTAAAGTAGACAAACGACGAACCGACTCCCATTGTTCTTCTGTGAGGATCGTGTCCTTTGGCTTTGGAATAGGCATTCTCCCTCCGGTGCGCAAGGCTTCTGGATTTCGTACACCGATCGCGTACGCGACGACCCACCCGAAACAACCGGGTGGGTCGAACCGTGTTAGAATGGCTACGCCCTCTCGGCGTACGCCCTCAGTTCGTCAGCGAATTCCAGACGCAGCATTTCTATGAAGGTGTGAACGGAGCGAGGGAGGTCGTCCTTGGTCTCGGCTGTCTTCTTTATGACAGCGCCGTCCACCACCGCTTGGAACACGGCGTGGCTCCCGTTGGATGGGACAAGGGGGGTTTCGTCCGGCACGCTTTGAGTTTCGCGTGGCTGTTCTGGCTCTTCGGCGTGTTCAGGCTCGGCCCCAAGCCCGTCCAAGAACCTGCGGGAGTCCAGGTACGTATTGACGATCTTGGAGACGGTCTTCTTAGTAGGAACCTTGAGGTCAATACGGACAAAGTTCCTAAGCAGCATGTTGTCCTCTCCGTATTTACGGCAGCTAAAACGAGCGCCGATATCAGAGAAGTGGGGGGCCTTTTCGAAAGCCTCTTGGCAAATGTGGAAAAACTCCGGGGTGTTAGGCCGCTCAGCGACGACGCGCCCCTTATTCGTGAGCCTCCAACCACCCCCCTTCAACCTTTCGAGAAAACCGAACCTCACGAGGGTGGCCATCCTCTGTTTGTTGGTGCCGGAATTGATACTGCCCCCGAGAGTACCGGCAGCGTCCTGTAGGCTGTAGTCTGGCCCTCCCGAGTTGACTAGCAGCTTTATGGCCGCGACAGCTTCCGGGAGACTGAGCACTTGATGGCGCACCTTCTTGGTGCCGGGGGTGCTTTGTTCTTCAGCGGCGTCTTGGCTCTCTGTAGCGTCTTCGTCTTGATCTACAGCGGGTTGGGTGGTATCTTCCTTCATGGTTATCACCTTTCTGTTGGGTGGTTAATCGAGAGGTTGGACCGATTGCTTTGCACGGCTTTGGTTCGACCTCTCAGCATTTAAACTCTATAGGACGCTCCTTTGAGTCGTTGCAAGTGTTTAAGCGTTCTATAAATACCATATTGGCGGATTGCATTGCTTTGGGTTCGATCGAATCGCTCGGTTATATCTTTCTTCTGCGTATTCTTCTGCGAAAACGCTACTCTAGAAGCTTCAGAAGGGTTATTGCGTATCCACGTTGACGGGGATAGCGGAGCGTGTTTAGTGAGATCGGTTTGTTCGTTGTTCCACAACGGCCTTTACGGCCATGGTGGCCGTGTTTGCCGCACAAACCGGGTTTTATAGGGAAGGATTCCCATCGCCAACGTTCGTAGGCGTGTGGGTCTGAATCCTACTGTCTCGGAACGACAAGAAGGGTTAGGTCGTCAGACAGTCCCAGAGCGTTACCCCGATCGGGAATATCGGCACGATAACAACCGGTCCTTGCTCCGGGTCATCCAGACAGAAGCTAAGGATACGGGACCGGTTGCCCGCTCTGTCGTAATACAGATGCCCGCTGAGCAGTCGGTAGACGCCCTCGTGGTCGCGGCATTCAGGACTATTGTCCTGTCGTTCCTTGATCTTGGTCCAGTCGATCGCCGGGTCCCTCACTCGAAACTGTTAACAGTTACCAACCTCGTAACCCCTTCACGCCCATGATTTGTTAGTTTATCAAGTTACCCTTCACGCCCATGATCTCGTGTGGCCCTATTCCTATGTCTTTCTTCACGCCCATGATCTGTTGGCCCTCTTACGGTTGTCATCCCGATCTTCACATCCATGATCTGCTCTTACTACCCTAAACAGAGTCGTCCGGTTCGATCATGGACTCTCCCCACGTGGGGAGTTTAGCGAGTGACCGTAGTCTTGCTCGCTTTCGGGATGTGAAGTCAACCCGTTTATCCCCGGACGACTCTGTTTAAGGCAGTAATCTCGATGGACCTGGACTCCCTTCACGTCCATGATCTGTAAGGCGAAATGAAGCTCTATCTTCACGTCCATGAATCTCTGTGTAAATAATCAACTTCCTCTTCTTGACCCCTAAGCAGTCGGCCGTCCTGAAACACCTTCACGTCCATGATCTTTTCACGCCCGAAGTATACACCTCTTCACGTCCATGTCAGTTCCTGGTATCTGGACCAGCTATAGGACTCTTCACGCCGGTTGGCCAGCTTCTCTATATGCTCCATCCGTCGCTGGCGTTCCTGTTCTTCCCGCGTTACTTTGCTCATTCCAGACTCTCCCCGCACCAGAAGCAATACCCCAGTGCCGCGTCGGCCATCGATAGCTTACTCTTACACGCCGGGCATCGGGTCCAGTATTCTACCCACGCCCTGAGTTCTTCGGGGGTAGGGTCATCAGATAGTTTGGGTCCTTCGTCTTTATTCATGTTTAACTAGGTGCTCGGCCTGGGCTTTCCGTTGCTCGTCACTCCCGTAGCGACAGCATCGCTTACAACCGACGCTTGAGACCGGATGGACACACGTACACCGTGGGTCACATGGTTCTGTCCATTCACAAGGACAACTGCCTTTCCCCTCCGGGCCGTCTAACAAGTCGGCAATGGCGTCAGCTATTTCATCGCAGATCGGGTGATCTTCTTTATTGCCCCACTCGTGAAGGTCGCACAGGTAGTGGCCAAAGACGTGGGCAGCGTGACGTTCCGGTGTGACGTTGTAGGCTCCCACGACGTTGAGCCGCACTTCTTCATGGCTCGTGAAATCACAGGTATCCGGGGCTTCGGGTTCCCTGATACGTGGAACGGGCATACCTGTAATGTTACACAAGTGGACGAAAAACCCTTTGGTTTTTAGGTATAGCTCGCTTGTCTTCATATCTGTGTTATCCTTGGGTAGCTCATCTGCGTAGAAGGAGTTACGAGGTCGTCTCCGGAAGGTGGCGGCCTTAGCCTCTTAAATGGTCCCAGAGATCTTTCTCTGGTTCCGGCTCTGGTTCTGGTTTTGGTTCCGGCTCTTTCGATCCGTGTATCGGGCAGCTAGGGTTGGGTAAGGTTTGACCGATACCAGCGGCGTTCGGGTGCGGGCAGATGCAACCCAATTCCCTGGCACTAACGCTACCTTGTAGTGGCACCAGACCTGAGTAGTTTGGGTGCCCTACCGGCCCTGTGGGTCCGATGGCGCTGTGTGGTTCTGAACGCCCGGAGGCTTCCGCGAGGGCGGCGAGTTGACCCAAGGTGTTGTCGGCAACCCTCATAAATTCTTCATCGATTGCCCGTCTGGTTCCCTCCCCTGTCGCATAGTTTTCAGACTCCGTTTCCTCCTCCGACTTTTGTTCTTCGTCCAACCCTTGTTTTGACAGCGTCCGGCTGTAGACGATCAAGGCATAAATCAATAAGACTCCGGACAGGATGAGAATCGCTCTCCATGGGTGCTCCACACCGTAATTGAATGTGTGAGGGGCACTAACCCCGACAATGAAGCATGTTAGGTAAAACGGTATGTCCTTCTTTTTGACCACGTTATCCTGGAGCGCTGTAGAGCTTGTCGAGGTTTTCTTGTAGCCGTTGGCCGGTCGTTTGCAGGTCCCACAACCTGTGTGAAGCTTTGTTCCAGTCCTCTTTTTCCAACGCCTCGTCAATCTCGGTTTGCAGGGACGCTAGTTTCCCCTGGTAATACCTGACCAACGGAACCGCTCCGTTTACCTCGGAGTCAACATACGCTTTCAAAAAGGAACAGTAGTCGTCGAGTTCTTTGACGGAGCAAACGACCAGACGCATCCCGGCACTTGGCCCCTGTCCGGTCATCTCGATCGGGTACTTACTCGACCCCACCATCTCTCGCGTGGCCTCTTTTGAGAGTTCCGCCAGGAAAGCGTAGGCGTTGCTCATGTGCATACGTTCATGTATTTGCGGCAGCATGGTCTAAATTACACCGGAAATCTGGACACGGCTCCCCGGACCTAGGTCCGGGGTAGGGACTTCATCTAGTAGGACATCTCTGGCTCGTTCCTCTTCGGTATACGTCAGGTAATTCTGCCAGTCGTCTTTGAGGTGGTCCCAGAGGTTCTTGTTTCTATTCTGTGGTTGGCAGTCGAGGCAGTAGATATGGGAGCACGCCAACCACCTATCAAATTTGGAGCCGCACCGGGTACACCTAGAATAGCGTTTGGACGCCATACCCTAGCTTACACCGGATCAAGCCCAAGGCATCGTCATCTGGCCCAGTGTGGGAAGCTTCTTCACCATCCTGTTTGCCCCGAACCCGTGCAACTGGAAGCCGATAAGCTTACCCTTCGGCATCGGCTTGAAGCACAGACGGCACGTTATACATTTGGATGTCCGGATCTGGGCTGGACACGGGACGACCTTCATACCCGTGCCGGGGATCAGAAAAGCCTTGTCTGCCGGGAACTTTGTTACAACCATGGCTGGGGTATACCCACGCTCGATGGCTTCTTCCGCCTCTTCTTGGGTCTCGACCGACGCCAACGCCGATATGGGGCCGAAGTCGTATGGTTCTATGGTCCGCCAGTTGTGTGTGTAGGTCCAAACATCACCTCCCCCGCGACCTTTCCAACGGCTGGCGGCTATACCCAACGCCCAGGCCGACGCGGTGTCCGCCGTCTCTCCTGACACGTGGAGCCGTAGGTCCCGGCCTCCTTGAGCGCCGTCCTGTGGGACTCCCTTGGGCCACGCCTGATTGATTAACTCGGCCTCTGCCTTGGCCACGTCGGGGCCAGTCAGCCCTTCGTACATGGCGTCTTCGTCCAGGGACCGGACCGACGAAGCCGCGTTCCCGACCTGAGGATAACACCCGGTGTCCTTGAACCGGCACGTCTTGGGACACGTGGCCTCGATGGATACGTAGGTGGAGCAGACGTAAGGAGGCTTTGGGTGACTCGCGTAGCGGCCGTTGTATTGGAGCTTGCGCGATACCTTGCTCAGCTTGTCGTTGCAACTCGAAGGTTGGAAGGATGCGCCTTTGAGACGGTGGGACCTCATGGGTCTATATAATTACACCGTCTCAGACGTTCACTCTCCTGCCGACTGAGCGTCCCGCGTGAGTTGTTTGTACAAAGCGTCCGCGTGGCGCTCTGACGAACCCATATCCAATTGCTTCGCTGCTTCTTTCAAACCCCAGGCAATGTACGAGAGGTCGTAGAGCACATCCTGTTCGACCCCTTCTTTCGCATGTTTCTTACCGTTGATCGCCTCGTGCATCATGGCGTTAAAAGTCTTCTGTACCCGGTTCCAGTCAACCCCGGCCATGAACGCTTCACGGGTGACAGCCTCTTCGAACGCTTTCCTGGGGTTACTCATAGGATGCCTTCTTCCCTTTTACGCAGCTTGGCCAACGCATCAAGGGTAGCGCTGGCGTTGGCCAAAAGGCGGGCTGGTTTCTCGCTCACGGATGACGCCTTGGCCGCTGATTCCAAGTTGTCGCAGATGCGAGCCATGGTCATATAGACCTTGGCGTGATCCTCGAAGGTCGCGGCGGTGTCCAGGTCCTTGGCGTAGTCTTTTATTGCTCGGGCCGCGTGCTCTACGATTTTGAAGTTCAACTCACGGCCGGTTTTGATAGCCTCTTCGTAAGCTTTCCTGGGGTTGCTCATGGCGTCTCCTATAATCAAGAGAGCCATACTAAATCTTTACTCTTTGAACGCCATCTTGAGAATCGCGGGTAACAGTGTGGTCGGCACCTTCGTGTGGTTGGTCAGGGCCTCTAATTGCCCTTGTATATCGGCGTCGTCCATGCCGACGCCTCGTCGGATGTCCACGAAATCTCGAAGCAAATGACCGACGAACCGGTTGGGCAGCGTCATGTGGCCAGCTTTTGGTTTGTCACTCATTTTGTAGGTGGTCCCATAGATTGATTGGTTCAGGCGGCGGCCCAGTGGGCTTCTTAAGGGTGAAGTCAGGGAAGCGGTCGCCGGGTGTGAAGTCGTCATCTTGGAGCCGGGGTGGCCAGCGTAAGGTTATTTGATCACTGGACGCCCCATAACAAGACAAGACGGTCTCAGTGGCTGCGGAGTCGGTTTCTGCCCAGACGGCACCGGTCCATGTCGAGTAGTCGTTTCCTTCTCCCGTGTGCCAGCCTTGCATGTCGTAAGGCCAGTCTTCGAGCATGTCCTCAGGTGGGATGTTGAAGGGGACGTTCCAACCGCACCACCAGAGCCTTAGTTTTCCATCAGATGATCCCATAGCGTGTTCTCGATACCGTCGCACTCAGGGAGAGCGAGCAAATCCGGATGGGTTCCCTCTCCAGGGTATAAGTACCCCACGTGCCGCACCCGTTGGTTGTATTTTCGGCACATGTGGGGCGGCCACGGCTTTATCATCATTTCTTGCTCTGCCTCCGTTGGTGATAGAAACCGGCAGTCAGGTTTGCACACCTTCGGCACTACTCAACGTCCTTCCAGACGCCGCTCCTCTCGTCTTCCAGTTCCATGACTAGAAGCCGGGCTATGTGTCGGGTCGCCTCGAACCTCTCGCGGGACACGAATGGCTGCCACCACGGTAGTTTCTTCGAGAGCTTCTTTTTCAAGTCTTCCAATTGGTCTTTTGTTACCATCAGTCTTCCGTCTTCACGTGGTCCCAGAAATCTTTGGGGTTTTCGTCTTCTTTCTCTGGCTCTTCTACTTCTTCTTGCGGGCTACACCCCAGAGGAACTCTCGTGATCGAGGTGCCTCCCCATCTTGACCCTACCGCCTTTTTTCGCATCTCGCGACCGTTCTTACAGATGCAGTAGCCTTCTAACTCGTAAGAGTCGTAGTCGGTTTCCATCTCCGTCCACGGTGGGTGCCATTTGGTCTTAATAATACCGTTGTTACCACATAGACCGCAGAGCGGGACTGAGATGGTGTTCATTCCACGGTCGCGGTTCACATGGACCACGAACTCGTTGTGGAGTTTAGCTAGTGTTTGCTTCTTCTTCACGGGCGTGCGCGAACCCAGGCATCGCGTCGGCCGTCGTTGGCCTGACTGTACTGGCCTTCGTCCTCTTTTTCCATCCAGAATATGAAGGGGCCTTGGCCAGACATCAGGATAAACCAACCAGTCTCTTCCGTGTGTCCGACACCGATAGGGCCTGACTTCACGGCCTGTTCTAAAGGTTCTCCCAGAGCGTCTATTACAATCTGCGGGACCTCAGGAGGGTTGTTCCCGTCCCATGGGATCATATGCCTTTCTAACTCATACACTGTCATCTTGTGCCTCCATGGCGGAGCAGAAATCTGCGGCTTTGCGGGCCGCCTCTATAATAGCCTCTCGTTTTGCCCCGTAGTTGAGTAAAATCTGCCCCCACAGTGCTTCTAGATTATTGGCGAGAGCAATTCGAGCCAGGATGGGGGCTGAGTGCATGGCTTTTTTCATCCCATCTTCCGCGTAGTAGAACTGCCACTGGCCCCGGACTTTATCGAGGCCGACCTCATAACCGTCCGCGTTGATCAGCGCCGGTACTCCCAGCTTGTGTTCTCTTATGACGGTGAACGCCTTGTCGAGTTGAAGGTTCAACTCCATGGCCGCTTCGCTGAATTGTTGCTGTAAGTCTTGAGTCATACGGTACGGTTGTCCTCTCTCATTTGTGTTATGGACCGGAACGAGCCGGTCCACAGAACACCTTGGACGAATCCTAGCCAGCGGTTGGCTTTCTCGAAGTCCGTCATCCGGGACAGTTGTTGGCACATCCAGTGTGCGTGCTCGAAAGCCGGGTCGAATCTAACATCACCGTCGAAGTATGTGCCTAGTTCTTCGTTGCGGTTGACGGCCTTGATGTTGTTCTTGCGGAACAAGGTGCAGTAATACTCTGCTACGGACTGTATGTGGTCGAGAGTCATGTTAGATGTCTTTTTCGTAATAAGCCCAGTCAACGCCCGGTTGGAGTTTCTTGATCTCGTCTGTGGGCGTCCACGGCTCCCAGACAGCGGTCCCGTCGTCGTAGGGAGGCATGAGCGGCACCTGTTGGGGTTCCGTGCTTTCCACCATCTGGGTAACATCGTGGAGCTTGACCCAAATGGCGTGACCGTCCCCGGCACGGATTAGTTCGATATGGGCAAAGGGGTTCCAGGGTTCCCTGCGGAGCCGCATGTGTCCAGCTTTGAAAGCGTCAGAGATTGTTAGCATCCTGTATTATTACACCGCTCAGCGAGGATACTCCTAATTGCCTATTCCGCCAAGCGGTGTAATATATTGACGAGGCCGTGCGATTTGACGTTTCCGCTGATGCGTTCGTACCGGTGGGCCTCAAGGGTTAGTCACCCCCTGTTTGTGACACCGTGTACAAACCTCAACCCTGGATCGCCGGTCTGCCAGGGCAATTGGCGGACACCGGTAAATCAATGCCTGTAGACAACGTTACAGTATCGCTGGTCGATGTTGACACTTCTGTGCTCGACGACGTTGTCTATTTCGTGGAGGCCACGAGGTGCGAGCGGCATCTTCTGTGGCAAGAGAATAAGAGACAGGGGTACGTCGAGTGGGAAGAGGCGAAACTTCCTGGTTTCTTCATCCAGGTCGGGCAGCTAAGCCTTCGGAAGTCCAAGACTGCCATTATGGTCGAGTTCGAGTTCGTGAGGCTCAACGGGCTTCTCGTTGCTTTTTTCGAAGCCACGAGTTTGATCGTGGACCATAGCATGGTGCGGGAGTGGTTTAAGAACCACTACCCTTATACAAATACGACCGACGCTAACAACTTCGGCAACTGTCTGAATTTCATCCGTGGGATTGAAGTCCCAGCGGTGCAGATAACTCTGTACGACTGTCTCAAGGACAGTTAGCGTTGTCGGCCGCGAGTTCCTACTTCCGTGCGGGTGTAATAATCCGTGAGGGTCTCCCAGTCCACCTCGTCCCAGTCATCCATGTCGTGGGAGCTAAGCCGTAGTTCCCGGACCACGGTTCTTTGAAGGCGTCGAGGGAGTTTTCTCCACCACTCCCGTACGTCTCGTGGGGGAGGGAAGAAGCCTACGCGCCGGTCGTAGGAATACACCATACCCTTGGGGGGCCATTAAAAGGTTCCTAACGCTTCCTTGCGAATGGGTTCGCCTCGCCTTCCATGTTCTCGAAGTCGTACTCTTTTCTCATATCGTCCCCAACGTAGACGAATCGTTGTTGCCGTGCTCGGCCGTTGGGAGTGTCAAATTCGACTTTCTCAAAGAACATGTGTTTGGGTCTGGCCCATGTCCGTTCCTGGCCGTGGGTCTCGCAGTAGATTACGAGGTCTTCGCCCGTCTCAGAGTGTCGGGCTTCCCCGATAACAAGGTACTCTCCACCTTTGAAGTGCCGGTATTTACCTTTTAGAACGTGCATGTTCTTTCTTGAATAGGCGCTTGAACTCTGCCTCGCTCAGGTGCAGTGTGTACCCGTTGCCGAAGTAACCGTGGACGCGGACGCAATCGAGATTCTTTCTCGGGCTGACTTGTACGGTATACCGGGCCGTTACTTTCCATCTGGTGTCGGCAGGGAAGAGCGATGACGGTTTTCGGAGTTCAACCATTTCGTTAGCTCTTGGACGGCCCATGCTCTAAAGTACACCGAAACTACTTTTGGTGTAGGTTACTCAAATGCCCCCGCCCGAAGACAATAACGAAGACACTCCCCTGGATCGTTTGCGGGATCTTGTGCGGATGGAGCCGCTAGAAGAAGTTCCCGATGACACCGTCTTTAGCGAGCCGACCCTCGAAGAAGAGCTTAGGGAGAGAGTTAACGATATTCTAGAGACGATCCAGACCGTGGAAGAAGAGGGGGGAGATACGGGAGTCTCGGTCTCCTTTGAACGAGGCTTCGACGGAGCAACTGGCTCGACGGGACCCACGGGACCGGTAGGGCCTACCGGGCCAACCAGTTGGTCCGGTCCGGTAGGGGTCTCCACGTTACCTCCGGTACGATTCGCTCTCAGAGGCAAAGAGTATGAATACGAGCAGAGCCAGGGGTACGTGGACTACGGGTTCTGCACGATGGTTGCCCTCCTATCCTTGGAAGACGAGAGAGTCGATAAGGTTCTGAAACAACTGCGGTGCGTTCTGACTCTTCACGGGGAACAGGTATGGCCTGACCCCAACGAGCCTGAGGAGGAGATCGAGCCGGGAGACCCCAATTTGCTTTTCAAGGAGGTTATGGGTGTGTCAGAAAAGACCCAATCATATCGAGTTGTTTGTCCCACTGGGCGGGCAGTAGACGCGGAAGTGTATGGACCGGATGGCGAAAAGATGTCGGGTGTGGAGGTCGTCGAGTTGAAACTTGACGCAAAAGAGCCGTTCTGTACGGCGACCATAAAGTTGAGCAAGGTCGCTGTTGACGTGAAGGCGAACGGTTAGTATCTTTGTGCTTCGTGCGAAGAGGCCCGGCTAAGTAAAAGGCGTTTCCGTCAAGGCGTTAGCGTGTGAGGGGGCCTCGGGTATCGTGTGCTACCTCTTTTACCTCACATGCTGTCCTTTCGCTCCTGGGTCGCCGGTTTGCCAGGAGGTTTTTGGCGGACACCGGCTCTACTAACAGGTGGTGTAGTGCTCCTGTATGTATGGAGACGACTATCAACCATCTGACCGGGACCGGTACGACGGCCTCGAACGCTTATTCAACGCCTGTCAGTCGAAAGAAGAACTGAGCACAGCGTTGATGTTAGCCCTCCTTGACATGAAGATCCCGCGTGAGGAGCTTCATGTTCTGCATAAGAGAACGTGTCTCAAGAAGGGGTGGGAAGAAGTCTAGTACTTGTACTTCTTGTAGACGGGTCGGCCGTCCCATTCGTACGGGATCGGAGTCCCATCTCCAATCGTCCATCCCGGCCCCATATCAGTTAGACCCAACTCCTGTTGCGCCCAAACACCGATAGCCTTCCAGGCAACCTCTCCGGGATCTCCTCTTCGAGTGTCGTTGGAAACCCGGTGCGGTATGATGTGTTGAATCTTACCGCCATGGGCCTCGATTTCGTCCATGAGCCATTGGAGGCACCTACGGGTCGATTCGATCTGACCGGCTGACGGACCTTCGGCTGAATGTTTTTCTGAGTCGTAGCGCTTTATGAGTCCGGGGAAGGCTCCATTGATCTCGATGCCGATGGTGAACTTGTTGGCTTCATTCCCGTGGTAGCAGTAGGCTGTCAGGGGCTGCGTCTGAACGATAGGTGTTTCGTGGTTCTTCAGGATGCCAACGTGAGCATTCAATGTCTTGAAACGCTCTGGGGTGTCGGTCATCCAGACGCCCGTCTGGTGGATCATGATGGTGTTGATTTGAGTCCACGAGCGTGTCCCGTGGTTATCGTTGGGGTCCCCGTCCACTCTGACATAGCCTTCGGGGTAGTCGAAATCTCCGGGCGGCTCACTCTTGATGCCCAGTATCTCGTCCGTCACCTCTAACGGTAACGGTTTGTTCGTCGGGAACTGGTCTACTTTGGCGTAGGCTTCAACCTTACTCCACGTCTCTTTACCCAGGTCTCCGTCGGCCCCGTACTTGGGTAAAGAATACCCTTTGGCTATGAGAGCGTCTTGAAGCTTTACGACCTCGGAGCCTTTTTGTTTCCAGCGGTACTCGCCCATAACATTCCTCCTCATTCATTACCGGTGTCCGATAGAAACTCTACACCTGGGAGTGTTATCGACGATCGTATGAATACGCCGCTGTCCTCTCGGTCTCCAAAGTGTCTAGCTTCTCGAATAGTTCGTCAGCGGCGTCTGTACTCATGGCCCAAGCCCGTTGGACCCCAATCCATTTCGCTCCGACGGCCCTTAGCTGGGGGCGGATACGGTCGGTCCGCCCTTTCACGTAAACGGTGGTACGGCCGTCCGACAAGGCGCTTTTGATAGCGTTGGCCTTCAGGCTCAGGTTGGGCCACTTCCGTTGATATTTCCGTGTGCTCACCGTCTCGGAGCTTTTCTGGAGATACTTTTAACTGTGACGCTGTAGCCACGGGTGCCTTCCACACCGCCGACCGCATCTCTCTGTTCGTAGATCTTGACGGTCTTACCACCCCCGCTCATGGATTGTTGGACAGCCGCTTGGATCGCGGCTTTCTCGTTAGCGACGGTTTTACCCCCGACCTCCCATTTCCCTCTGGGCAGCTTGGGGGCCTTGCGGGCGGTTCTGTGGTCGTAAGAATAGCTCATACCCATAGGAACCAATCGAAGGAATTTCGGTGTATTCAAGGGTATGGACTATGCGTCGGTAGGTAGAAGCGAACTGATCGAGGAAATCGAACGGCTCAAAAAGGATTTGACCACGACGAAGGACAAGCTTCGCCAGCGGGTGGATCTCAACAATAAGTGTAAGGTTTTCGTAGCCGGGCCGATGTTTTCGTCCGGCAGTATGGGCAATAACATCCGGAACGCCGTTCAGGTGGCAGAACAGTTACGGGACGCCGGATTCCTGGTCTTTCTCCCACACCTCTACTTCTTCTGGGACCTCATCCGGCCTAGGGAGCGGGAGTTCTGGACCGCGCTCGACCTCGAATGGCTGGAAACCTGTAATGTCATATTCCGGATTCCTGGGGAGAGTTCCGGGGCCGACGGCGAGGAAAAGCACGCCGAAGAGTGGGACCTCAAAGCTTACTCAGATATGGATCAACTCATCGAAGATTACCCAGGCGGGAATCTCTCAATAGGATAGGCATGGCCCAAGAGCTTGTTATCGACGGCAATGATTGGATCAAAGCCCCGTGGTATATACGGTTGGCCGCAACATTGTTCATCAAGTGGTTTCTCAAAAACCACGCAACTTCTTACCAGTGTTCGGGCGAGGTCAATTGGTTGTTCCCCAACAGGCTGGACACCCACATGCGAGAACACCACCCAAAACACGTCGAGATATGTTCGGCTGATATCCAGGTGCCTTACTATCAACTTGCTCATTGGATGATCAACAGCGCGTACGGGCCTAGGTTCTCGTGCTATTCGTTGCTGAAAGAATGGGGGACACCGGAGCAGGTGGAAGAGTTGGATGGTAAGCCAAGGGCGATAACGGAATCTAACAAGAGCGTGAGGTAACGGGTTTTCCATTTTTGGTGTAGCGTTTAACGACAAGCGCGTGGCTCCCCCGGACAGAGAGTCAAACGTTCGTCCCCCACGCCGTCCCCTGTCTTTGGTAGCCTAGGTGGCGTGGGGTTCTAATTTTTTTTGGTGTAGTGTGGAGATAAGGCTCCTTCCGACGGTTCCTCCCTAATGTAAGGCTGAACATTCCTACCTAAGAACGCTCACGTGGGACCGTTGCTCGGATGTCCTTATATGCAAGGCGAAAGCCACCCCTACACGTCGCCCTACCCAGTCGTTAAGTTCTGGTAGCTGGGAGGACCACGGGGCAACATGGCGTGTAGGGTTTTAATAGGTTCGGATGCCGTTACAATTACGAAAACAGTCTGCCGCTTCCGTCACCACCCCCGACGTTGGGCACATAGTGATCTTCGTTGACGAGGACGGCGTTTTGATGGCCAAGGACTCTTACGGCACCGTCAGGCCAGCCGGGGAGTGCGAAAGCCTAGAGGCCGCCCCAAAAAGAGAGAAACGGTCGCGTAAAAAGACTCCAGGCCCTGATAAGAACTTGTGGGATCACGTACGGAAAGAGGAGTAGATGACCAAGGTGACAATTTTTGCTTGTGACCGTAAGCCGTCAACGCCGTGTAAACGGTGTGGCGGCAGGGCGGTCATCGGTTGTGAATACCCCCTCAGGGGTGAGAAGGCAGGACAAACGTGCGGAGCACCGCTCTGCGAGGTACATAGTTACGAGGTTGAAGCCCCGGATTTCAAAGGACGAGTATGTGCCCCTCATGCGAAACTACTGAACCCGGACCTAAAGCTATAGAAGAACTCGTCTATGGCGGCGAGCATAGAGTGGAGCTACAGGCGGAGATCCGTGGAAAGTGGCCCGAAGCTATCTTTGAGGACGCCTCCGATGAAATCCACGTGGGCAGGTTTAATGTCAGATTGCCTGATGGCGTGACAGAGGACGAGTTCTATCTGTTCGTCATAAGGGCCGGGTTCGCTGAGTTGTGTTTTAGGTTTCAGCTAATGTTGCACGGAGGCGACGAAGAGCATTTTGCCAAGATCCGGAGGTGGCTAGACATCCTGAAAGCGGAAGACGCGGCAAAAGAATAGATGGAATTACTTGTTATGTCCGCCATGGTGCTCCTAGCTGTCCAAGGGGCGCTTCTGTTTGCCGTCTTATGCGGTGTAGCTTGGACGTTGTGGAAGAAGCGAAGAACGAAATGAAAGCGAAGATGAAATCTGTGAATGGAGGGAAGCAATGGCGAAGGAGAACACTGGACCCAGGTCGAGGTACGGCAAGACATTAATAAAGGCGCTCGCGTGCAGTTGGAAGGACCTCAGTTCCGACAGTGTGTCGAGGCAGCTAAGGGCACTGCACGAAGACATTCGAGCCGGGGGTTTTGACACGGAGAAGAAGGCCGACACCTTCTACCTAGAGACGGTAGAGGGTCTTCTGGACCATCTTCAACACATGTCGTCCGCACACCAGATCACGGAGTACCGGATGCTGGCCAAGAATTTTGTTAACCCTGGTTCCGCCAAACCAGAGCCAGAGGAATCGGACGAAGACCTTTCGTGGATGGACGACGATGTCAGTATGGGAGGCTTGTTTGACGAGGCTCCGGACACCCTGACGGATCTGGAAAAGGAACTGATCGATTACGTGGAGAGAGTCCAGGGCGTTTGGGATTACCACAAGCCCTTCTTTTTCAAGCGAAGCACAGTCAACAAATCAACCCTGTTCGTAGTCACTAGCGTGGGGGTCTCAAACAAGACAAACATTAAGACGAATGTGAACGCCGCTATTGGCTCGGCCAAGTTGCCGCACATAGGGTCTGACTGGCTGTACTACGAGGGGAGCCAGCCTGTGAAACACAACCTCGATGCTCCGGACGGCCGGACATATTGGGGTTGGGTTTTCAGGATAATCGACGGGACGACCGTAAGACTCTGGATGTCCAGGGTACGTGGCTACGACCCTAGGGGCGACGAGTCCTGGGAACAGCGGGCCAAGGTGCTCATAAAACTTAACCACAGCGTGCCCAGAGGGTATAATCTATTGTCTGCCAAACACGAAGACAGGATGGTGTAGCAAGGCGTTATGATCAAACGAGAAGAAATCGAACGCGGGTGTTTCTCCAGGGTAGCCGACGATGAACCTGTATTCGTCCTCAGGGGCAAAGACAGGCTGGCCCCCAGAGTCATCAGGTACTGGGCCGACCGTGCGTCCAACCTTGGAATCGACGGTCGGAAAATTGACGAGGCTTTGAAGCTCGCTCACGATATGGAGGAGTGGCAGGAGAAGAACGGCTGTAAGTACCCGGACTAACTCTCTTTGTATTTCTTGATCCAGTCCTGCCTATGTTTCTTGACCCAGGAGGGTACTCGCGCCGGATCAAATTCTGAGTCTCTCAGGTCCAGAATGTCGGGCCAGTCGTCCCCACGCTTGACCAAGGCCACAGCGTACTTCCATCTTTTTACCCTTCTGTCGAAAGCATAGAGGAGTTGTTCTTCGATCCAACCGTATTCCCGTCCGTCCCACTTCTCGCGGGTTTTGACCCAGTCTCCAACATCCAATCGAGGTTTCTCAGGCTCGGGTAATTCGATTTCATCGGGGGTCTCTACCCACTCTGTGATAATGGCGGGGACGTGGGTAAAGCCAAACTCTTTAGACACATTGGTTCTATGGATGCCGTCGGAGATCTCGTAATTGGGTCCCAGGTGTATAGGCGGTAACGCCTTTCCCTCTTTAATCGCCTTTCTGATTCTGACGGCTCTTGAGGGTTTCCAGATTGGCGGCAGTTTGATTTTGGATATGGGGACGTGCTCGAAACGGGCTACGGAGTAGCCGCCGTGGTATTTCTTGGAGTCTTCTATAGCATCCGGGTGATTGATTCTCAGTGCCCTGCGGACTCTCATCCGGTCTACCCGGTAACTGCTCCGGGCTGCGAACCTCGCGGCAACTCGTAAGGTGAGGATGTTCATTGTTCTAGGATCGCCAAAAAAGGTGTATTACGCCGTGTGAAGAAGGTACCAGTCAAACAGTACAAGGATCTCCGGGCTGGAAAGACCTATGTGTTCAGGTCTTTTGGAAAGAAGGGTTATACCAACACTACGGGCAAACTGGTCTTTGTTCGCACGAGATGGAAAGACAAAAGAGACGAAGAAGGCAAGGTTATCGGAAGAGAGTTATATGCTGACACAGTCCGCTACGAACCGTTCGACAAGTATTATGACTGGAAGGGCGAGAAGCTTAAGGTGTATTACACGCAAGTAGGGTGTGGACTGTTCCAGATATTCAGGCACGCGGGGTGATTTCCTACAAGCACAACTTTATATTTATACACCCGGCCAAAACCGGTGGGAACTCCATAGAGGTTGCTCTGACTCCCTACGCCGATGGGGTTATAACGTCGTACCCACACTTCGACAACGATAATGTGTGTGTCCGTATCTCTGGCGACGATATTAAACACGCGAGGCTGGATTACTTTGCCCGTCTTTTTGACCCGAAAGCGTTAAAACGGTTCTATTTTTTTGCTACCGCTCGTAACCCGTGGGATCGTGTCGTTTCCGGATACTTTTATTATAGTCAGGTGTACGAGCGTGTGTCCTTGGACCACTGGTTCCGGATTATAGAAACTAGAGATGGAAGACCGGAAGCTCAGTTCCCGAAGCAAGGTACCGGGAAAGGGTTATTGCTGGACCCTGTGTTGGACTTCGTGACACAGCCGGGCGTGGAGGCACCCTTTCGGTTTATTCAATTTGAGCGGCTCCAAGAAGACTTTGATTGCGTGTGCCGGGATCTGGGACTGCCTCAGACAGCGCTTCCTCATACACTAAAGACCGACCACGAACACTACAGTAAATACTACAATGAGAAGCGGAGAGAGATTGTGGAAAAGAGATACGCTAAAGATATTGCGTATTTCGGGTATCGGTTCGAGAAGCGGTGACGGTGGTGTAAGGTAGGCCATGGAAAAAGAACTTGATGAACTGATAGCGGATCGCATCGTCGAGGTGATGAACAGCGCGTTGGAGTCAGACCCGGCAGCCGTCTACGCTCTGACGGAGGCAAGAGTCCCGTGCAACAAAGCCTTGGCTGAGCACCCGACAATCCAGGTAGCAGCCGATGGGGGTAAGTTCGGCGTCGGCTTGTTAGGCGTCCTCAACGGGTTGGCTGGTACCCAGGAACACAACGGCGTCCCCGGTTGGGGTAGAGTCGAAGCTGTGTTCCAGGTCTTCTGCCCGGAGCACGGCAAGCACGACGGGCTTGTGGTCGGGGACCCGTGTCCGGTGTGTGGGCAAAGTCTTGTGCTCGGCCCACTGGATTGTTTCAGGAGGGTTGGCTCGCATGATCAAACTGGGCGTCACTAACAACGAAGGCAAGCCGGTCGTTATCCTGGGTCTGTCCGAAACCAACCTCGAACTCCTGAGGCAGGGCAAGCAGATCGTTATCGACCTACAGCCGTTCAGGATGGACGGTCAGGCTGTCATCACCTACGGGCGCACGGAAGCGGACATAACGAAGGACCTCTCCAAGTTGTTCGACCTCCCAGACCGGGAGAGCAACTGATGGCTACGCCGCTGGATATGATAGGAGCCATCAACGATTGCCTCCGGTTAGACGAGGACTTCGAATTGGATGAGTGGGAAGAGGACTTCGTGATTAATATCGAGGAGCGTCTTCAAAGAGGGCAGAACCTCACCGCCAAGCAACTCAAGAAGCTGGAGAGCATCTACAATCGTACTTAGGCAGCCTTCTCTTTCTTGGGCTTCAGCTTCTTTACCGGCTCTCGGAGCTTGCCGGACATGGCCAGCGACTTGAGCTTGGCTCCCAGGTCGCACAGCGCCCGGTGGTACGCCTTGCTCAGATGGTCCGAACTGTAGTGGTGTCCGAACTCGTGGATGAGTAGGCTGTCCAGATCCTCGATATGGAAGTGGGCGTCCTCGAACCACTGCTTACTCCGCCACCGGAGGTTGAAGGTAAGCTCGCCCGGTCCGTAACAGGCGGACCAGTTGTTGGGCACCCTGACGTAGGAAACCGTCAGGCTCGACTCGTCCATGAGGAGGTAGGCGAGTCTCCGGGCGTAGACGGCCACCCGCTTCATGCCCGGCGACCATTTGTCTTCGGGGATGTAGTCGGCCATCTTCGCGTCCGGGTCGTCGGACCAAGCTTTGGGGCTGGGGGTCACTTTCCCGGCCGGGAGCACGGCCCCGCTCTGTCGGATGTTTTCCCACTGGGCTTTGTTGAAGGACCCGGCTTGGATGACACTGTAGCCTTTGGACACCGCGAGCTTCGTGCCTTCCGGGTCGCTGGGGTCGGCAACGACTCGTTTCTCTCCGTAGCGGGCGGTGAGGACGGCGTCCACGGCGTCGTTGTTGATGTCTCCGGTCTCCAGGGCTTCGTCAACCCAGGCGCTCCTGGCGTTGTCCTCGTCCAGTTCCTCGTGCATCTCGTTGAGCACGAGAGCGAGGAGTTCCCTCATGTAGGCGGGCGTCACGTTGTCCCGGTCCACGTTGAGGGGGACCTTTTGGCAGACGTTGATGTGCCACGCACAGTCAATGGCCACGACCGGGATACCCATCTCGTAAAGTTGGGCTTCGCCGTCGGCTTCGTAGACCTCGATCTTGGTCTTCCGACGGGTCCGGCGTAGGTAGCCTTCTTCGTCGGTCTTCTCGGTGGCCAGCGTGGCTTCGAACGTTTTCTCGGGTCGCCACTCGTCGTTCATCCGACCGTTGAACCAGATTTCGATACCGGGCGGCATGATGGTCTGGCGCACGGCTTCTTCGATGCGAGCCAAGTCATCCTTCTTTAACCGAATCTCGCCGTGGAAGATGGAACCTTTCTCGGTACGCTCGCGGCGATGGAACCGTTGGTCGTCCTTGAACTCTACGGTCCCGGTCGTGGTCCGGATGTAAGAATACTGGCACACGGCGATGACCAGTTTCTCTCCGAGATTGTAGCGCCCGCGCTGGTCCGGATTGGAACCTTTGAGCGACTCCGCGAAGAGTGTGTATGCGTGGCTCAAGTCTTTGAACCCTTCCGGGTTGTCGTCCTCGACGTGTAATGTATAAAGGCCACGCTTGTCGGGGACCGGGTGTACTCCGACCTCTACACGGGTCGAGTCTTCATCGAGGGCGTTCTGAATTAACTCCAGAACGACGAACTCGATAGGGCGTCTGGTCAGTGTCTTCGCCAGCCCCTTCTTAGAAACATCAAACGTAGGTCTCGTCATCTTTCTCCTCCGATTTGAGTGTGATCTGATCTTCCATTATTTTTAAGTGTAGCATAGATAATATAAAAAGTCAAATTGACGAAAATGGCGCAGGGAATAGATTATATAAATTTGAGCGTTCTAGTAGCCGTGGTTTGAGAGTTCTATTAGTCCCGGTCTGTTCCTGCGAAGTCAACCTGATTCCAGGATTGTTTGCGGTCGTCAGGTGTGTTAATCCCAGGTAGTACACCGGAAGTCCTGGTAATCTAAAGGGAAAATATTTTTCTTAGATTCCTGGGGCTTCTGGCGTAGTATAGGTAAGCCCCCGTGACCAAACTCAAGAAGATAGATAACTCTTCGACGGCTGAGACCGTTGTTGACGACGACGCAAAACTGGCCCAGTGGTATTGGGTTACAGACGACGATGAAGAGTGGTTAGGGTGCGTCACACATCTGGGATCTAACTACACAGAGATCACCAGCATCGACGGCTCGACCGTGCGTGTCCATGTGGATCAATTCCATTCCGAGTGCCGCCTGGAACCAGATGCTTCGCGGGTGATTCAACAAAACATCCACGGACAGAAAGAAGAAGTCCGCCGTCTCATGGCAGAGGTCGAAGCGTTGACTGCTCGCCTTGGGGTTGGCTCCTCCGCCGCTTTGCCTTCGGGCGAGTCTGAGGGACACGCCCTGGCCAAGCTCGACACCAACGTGGACGTGGGTGCCTATAAGACCGCTCTTATTAAGGCTAAGGACCAGGAACTCCCGGAACTGTTCAAGGAGATCGAAGACGCCAACAGGAGTCTCGCAAAATGGATGAAAGCCGAGACCCTTCCGATGCGTGCCCAGGTCAAGCAAATGAAAGGGGCGCTCGACCTCATCGAGAATCGCATCTTCAATGTGGAACTATACGCGGGTTTGACCGAGGAGGTAGAACTGATCGTTGACGGCGAACCTGCCAAGATGACTGAGAAGATCAGGCTCATGCAGCGTCGGTGCTACATGGACGAGGAGTGTCTTGTTGAGTACCAAGCCGGGGGTATGGAGTTTAAAGATCTTCGTGCTTTCGATTCCTGGCTCGCCCAACCCGAACACCGCGACCGTATCCTACCCTTCCCTCGTTGCATCGTGGCGTTCCGAGTCCGACGGCACGATAAGTACCGGGAAATCCACTCGTACATCGATTTCTTTAGAGCCGTCGCGGAAATGGAAGCTGACAGGCTAACCTTTCTCTACATTCGGAACGGCGAGAAGATTTACCGCATGAACACTCAGTTGGAGTTTGGTGAGCAACTGTTCCCAGACACCAACCACCACTGGTTGACTGCGGGAACCAAACTTTGGGCGAAGACCTTTGCGGGCAGAGTCGATCAGATTATTACCGATGACCAGTATCAGGGGCTTATCGAGGAACACAAACGTAAAGAAGCCGAGCACAAGACAGCCAAGAGAGAACATAAGGCTAAGCACAAGGCTTGGAGGGACCGCAAGAAAGCCGCCAAAGCAGCGGGCGAGGACTTCGACGAAAGGGAGCCTTGGCTTCCGCATTTCTGGTCCGACGACCCCAGCCGTAACTACGAGCCGTTTGAGACGGACAACATCTACTACGACGACATCCAAAAGAAAATCGCTGACGAGATGCGGCAATATAACCGGATCGGTATCATCATTCAGGGCTTGTTGGATCGGTCGCCCGTCTTGCACCCCCACCCTCCGTGGAAGATCTGGTCCCGTGGTGGTTCCAGCCAAGCCTTGGAGTTTGTCTATGACGCGAGCCGCGCCCTGGTTGGAGGCGAGAAGCCAGACTTCGCGGCGTATCACAAGCGGGTGAACGCGAGCCTCAAAACGGGGTCTGTGACTGTGGGCCAGCATAGGGCTTGGCTCGCTGACGAAGAGCATGGCGAGAAGCGTCGGAACCAGTACGGCAATCCAGGCCCCGCCATGCTTGAACGAGTCGCGAAGTACGAGCCTCGTAAAAAACGGTGTGTGTATGCGTGGCACCGGGATGGTACGACCTACGACAACTACGGCAAGAAGTTCCGGACAACGGCGACCATCGACCAGGATCAAGTGTTCAACGTAGACGCCTACACACCGGGAGATTTTCGGCGGTTCTTTGAAGACCCACGTACCCGCGCTGAGTATCTACAATGGGCACCGTGGTTGCTGGAAGCCGAAGAGTATCATGCTGGGAACCGCAAGGTACCGGAGCCACCGGAACCAGCCCCAAAGACCAGCACATGGGCGGGTCGTTTAGCTTATGAACGCCGGAAGCAGCATGAGAAATTTCTCGGCAAGCGGGTGAGACTCGTTCGAGCAATCGCCACCACCGGAGAAGAAGGGTACGCTGCCGGTACTTTGTGGAAGGTCGTCCACCACTCCAGTAAGGGTCTGACGATACAAGAGGAGGAGGGCGACCGGAGGCGGGTCAGTAGAGTCCAGCCCGACGACCTAGAGGTAGTGCCAGAAGGTTAGTAGGACATATAGCCCTGGACATATAGCTTGGGTGTGCCGTCGATCCTTAACTCGGACATCAGTTCGAGGACGATCCTGGAGAGCTTCGTGAGGTCGCTGGCTGTGTAGGATAGTTCGTCTACCCTGGCTTCGCGGACCCACCCGTCCAAGTTGTGGTTCACCAGTCGGACACCCAGAGCCATGAGCCGTTCTCCCCGGCTCTCGGAATCTTCCACCGGATTGACGGCGTACCAGCCGACCGGGTGGCTCTCTCCCTCGTCGTTAGACCACTCCCAATCACCATCTTTCAGTTGCTCGAAGGCGCTCTCTGGGGTGGCCCCGGCCTTTTCACAGAAAGCCGCGAAAGCTTCTGTGGGTTTCATTGTGGCCTTTTGCCCTACCGCTGCTCCGCAATGCTCGCAGAACTTCGCGGTCTCGCTGACCTCGTGACACTCGTACCGGGTGCAGATGGCGGTTCGTTCCCCTGTGTCCGTGAAAAACGATGACAGAGACGCTTCCACGGCGATATAGGTTCTTACGTAAACGGATAGTCCCATGTGTTACTCCTTTTCGAGCCAGTTGTGCAAGGTCGGACAGAGGGTACGAGGTTTCTTGTCGAGAAGTTCCACCTCGTCCTCGAAGAAATACTCCAGGACTGTGGCCATGGAACTGAATGTTAGCCGGGACCAGCTTTGAGAGTCTTCGTCCACCGGGTAGGCCACAGGCAGGTCGGAGACCATGTAGAAGGGTTCACCAGAACTGTCGAAGAGGTGGCCGACGATGTATAGCTGGCAGTCCCCGACGAGATTGATTTTGATGTTGTCGTCCGTATTCCGTTGCGTCAAATCCACCTTGACTTTGACCAACGATCCCAACGGGAATTGGTGTTCGCGCCTTTCGGCGGGGTCCTTGTTTGCGTTCATAACTCACCTCAGAAACTCCAGGATCTCGCTTCGTTGTGTTTCGAGGGGGTCTCGATAGCAACGCAGCACGTTTGGGTGTTCAAATTCGCTGTTGTGGGCCGCGTCGAGCATGAGCACCTTGCCTCTCGGACGCCATTCTAACCACCGGGTAATGTACGGCACCCAGTCATCGTAGAGCACCTTGCCGTAGACAAGGCCCTTGTCTTGAGTGATCGTGATGTCGGCTTCGGGGACATGCTCAAGACACCACGCCACTTTTTCGGCCCACGCACCCGTGTTGGTTCTCGGACCTTTTGTCAGGATCATCCGGGTGTAGCCCAGTTCTCCCAACAGATGGTAGAGGCTGATACCGAAGGGAATGGGAGCCAGGGACATCCAGAACCCAGGTTGTCGTTTGATGAGATCTCTGCGGGCGCTTATCCAGTCAGATGAACCCGTGGGTTCACCCGGCGATTGCAACTCCAACAGCTTCTCCTTCATGCGGGCGTCGAAGTCGGCCAGCGAACCATCCAGGTCCAACAAGGCCACCTGTTCAGCTTTCTTTTCCGCCATAAGCCTCCAACATAAAACTTCTCTCCTACCCGGAATTACACAGCGGCGGTAATTAACCTAAGGCGGAATCTATTCTTTCATGTATTTAGTAATGATTTCAACGGCTTGGGCGTGGGGAATACTTATGGAGAGGCGCACTTCGGTCGATTTTTGAGGCTGGCACGATACCTGGACGTTCCCCTTCTTAATCTGGGGTGGGTCCCCGGCCATGGGGATTCCAAGCTCTTCCGCCATGACCTTGAAACGCTGCGCTGCTTGGACGGCTTTCTCTTCTTTTTCTACTGCCAGTCGCCGCTTACGTTCCTCTATCTTGATCTCTGTGAGAAAGCGTTTTAACACCCTGGCCATGGCGAACTTGGCGTTACTGGCCTTCTTGCCCCGTTCTACGAAGTAGTAACGTCTCCCGTGATTAAAACTGGCTTGAAGTCTCGCTCTGGGTTCTGGTGCCCAGACCGGCAGCGTCGCGTCAAAATTCATCTCAATAGGAACGCCGTCCCCTGAGGACGGTACTTCGATTGGATGGTCCGTGGAGTTTAATAGGTAAACTGTCGTTGTCTCCACATCGATTTCACAGGCGCGGAGCCGCTTGATAAGATCGACGGTGAACTCTCTCAATCGAGGGGTCACGTCGTCCAAGGTTTCAACAGTAAGCTGTCCGTATTCCATTGTTTCTAACAGCGGTGTAGAGTCGTCCATGGCGTCAAAACGTAAACCGGCTTCCAGGGTACACGTTAAAATAAGGCTCAAGCCTGACGTGCTCAAAGCGTTACGACAAGGCGCGGCCTACCACGAGATAGGGTACCAGACCTATCTACAATGGATACTGGAAGAGGGTTTGAAGTCAGAGGCACGTTATTACGGCTGGTCTACACCTCTTACGCAACTGACTGTCCGGGGGCCTACAAAAACCCAGGAACGAGAGATTCGCCACCTCATGCAAGTGGCTAAACGGGATACAACGCCACGGAAGATTATAAAACCGAGGTAGTGTGGAAGAGTCAGAACTACTCTATCAGGCCGAGTTGACCAAGGATTGGGTCCACGACTTCATTGTGGAGTCGAATATGATTGATCCGCAACCGGGTCCAAGCGAGCCTGGGACTCTCGTTTACGACGGGCACCGGGAGGCTGTTATCTATGCTATCCGGATGGCGGCCGAGAGCCGGTTCGCATTACCGCACGCCACGCACAGGCTGTTATTGCGGGACCACCCTTTAGCTGAGAAGCTCCGTAAGCGTAATGTCAAAATTGGACTCAACCCTATATTGGAGGCCCAGCATGTTCCGTATTGTATGTGGGCCTGGAATCGTTCCGTCCAAAGGACGATCAACGCTCTGCGAACCAAGAAGTCTGTCACCCTGAATTGGAAAGTGAACGAACTCTGGTCGTTACACAGCGAGTTCGAGAACATACATCCTTACGAGTTGTACAACGGGAAGGTCGGACGGGTGCTACTCGTCAACCACGCACTGTTGGTTGATGTCAGTCCGTGGATCATCCCGTGCGAGGAGGGGCGCGAGTTTTACTTGGACGTGATTCGAAACCATCCTAGTGCTGAATGGGGCCTACGCCCACCGGTCCTAGCTTCGAGCTAACACCATCGGAAGGGCGCAAACCTTACCATTGGAGAACCCAATGATGGTCCAGATTCGCACGGTGCCGTTCGGCTTCGACGCGGGCTTCTCGATGCGCTTAAGGATGTCTACATTCGGATTAAACTTCTTAAGTTGCTTATGGACTTCGGTCCGCGCTTTCAGAGAAACTCGATTGGTGTGGGCGTCGATGATCGCTACCAGATCATCCGTGTGATCTTCCCGTTCTATTTTCCATAGATCAGCGATGGTAGGGGTTAGGTCTTGTACAAGAGCCTCAACCCCTTTTTTCGTCGATGGATAATTAGAGAGATCCACTAACATGCCTTAGTGTTCGCAAAAGAACTTATTTGATCTATGCCCACTCGTTTTTCTGAGCGGCACGGAATTCTTCACGCGAGATCACACGAGATACCGTGGACACGTGAACGTCACCTAGCTCACCTTTGGGACAGACGCGGCTGTACGAGCGAGTGAAGCGATAATTTTCCATCTCCTTGTACGAGTCACGCACACCCTCGTACTCTTCTCGTTCTTCTTCGGTGAGGTCCTCGACCGCACGCCCGTCAAGAATAAGGGCGGCTGCGTCCAGAACTTCGCTGTAAACCGTCAACCCGTGGGCTTGACGGACGAAGAAGTCGCCTACTTTCAGGGCGGCTTGTCGCGGTTGTACTTTTTGGTCGGCCGCCTCTCGGGCGCGTCTTTCCAGTTCGAAAAAGTCTTCCATATAGGGCTTACACATACACCCCCAGCTACCTAAACATTCCTTTTGTCAAAAACCAAAAACATGCGTTCAGGCTTTTATATTGTGGTGAGGGACAAAAACCTGACTGGCCCAAAAGGGGGTCAACGGGCCAGGGTCCGTCGTGGTGATTGGCTCGTGACAGACGGGTACTGGGTCGGACGCTTCGATAAAGACAACCTTGATTGGTACCCGTTGGAGTGGGTCAGGAACAACCCGATTGTCTTGGACGAAAACGTGGTACCGGTTTTGGAGGCGGCTGTGGCCAAGGTACCTGTTTCCAAGCTGAAAAGCGATTTTGAGAAGCTCGTGTTCATCGAGCCGGGGGAACTGACCCCAGAGATGCCGTTACCGTCCTTGAATCAGCTTGGCACCTACCTGAGGGCGCGACGTACGATGTCGGCCCACACGACGGCCCCCACTTACGACCGGCGTTAACGAAATCTGTAACGCATGAAGCGGTCTGGCGCTTTGCCGCCCCACGCCCGGCCACGGGCTTTCGCCTTTTGATTCGTTTCGAGGTGCCCTTCGGCTCGCAAAGCTCTCGTCTTCCAATCTTCGGAGGAGTCGATCAACTGTTGTACGAACCTTGGTTCCACATTGTGGTCGCAGGTCACACAATTCCAGGAGGGGTCTCTACCCGGAGATTCCTGATATTGGTGTGATGTTGACTTTCCACATTTCTTGCAAGGTAATTCTAAGACTGCGCTCACCGTTTCTTACTCCGTTCTCCCGCAGCGGCAGTTGGCCCTCGTTGTCCCTGGTAGTGGCTGTCCAACACCGGGGACCCGTAAGGTCTGTCGCAAGTGTAAAGAAGCGTTGAAAAGTTGATTTGGGCGATCGGCATCCCAGTCCAAAGGACCACTGTCCAGGGTCCGTGATTGACGATCTCTAAGGTCACTTGGCCGTTGAAGCCGGGATCGATGAATCCGGCCGTAACGTGTACCGCTAAGAAAAGCCGTCCCAAACTGGACTTGCCTTCGACTCTCGCGGCGGCGTTTGTAGGACAATGGACTGTCTCCACGGTCGAACCCAGGACACAGGCTCCTGGGATAAGTTCGTACCGATCCTTTATTTTAACAGACTCTATGAGTTTCTTAGGGTTGTCCTCGCGTAGATCTACCACGCGGTTGACGGGTCGGGTCCCGGTCGGGCCTACGGGCTTCGGGACGAGCAGTTCTTCATACAGGCTCAGATCATAGCTGGCTGGCTGAACTCGTTTCGGGTCAAACGGTGTGATGAGGGACTCACCGTGTTTGATGAATTCGGAGTCGGGGTAGACCATTTTCCTTCTTACACCATGAGAGGCCCGTAAATTTTTCCTTATGTAACGGCAACTTGTGGAAAGGCTCGCATAACCCGTTTTTTATCTATCGGTCCGCTTGGAGTGAAATGCCTCTTTCCCCTGTATGCCTAGTTCAAGATGGAGTTGGTCCTTTCGTTCCGACCACGGACGGAGTGGATGTAACTCCGGGCAATACGATTAGTATCAAGCTACAGGACGCAACAAGCGTTGTTGAATGGTATCTTCAAATCTTCGGAACCGATGAGCTATCCACCGCTCCGCCTCTCACCGATGTCAACCCTGGCACACACTTAGTTACGACTCCGACGACCGTCGTCACGTGTGTGTTTCCCGCAGCAACTGGGCGGGCGTTAGGTTTCAAGAGTTGGGTCACGGGCACGGGCGGACCCATAGAGATCACGTTCGGCCTTTTCTCCCTCACGGCTTTTAGCACCCGTGTCGGATTTGTTACGGAGACTCGCGAGGGGGACACAGATTACGGTTGGTCCACGAAGTTGAACCCTCTTATCCGTGCGGGAGGCGGAGGGGGCGGGGTCGATAACTTCAGTTACGAAACGGTTCCCGCTGGGGACATTGTAACCATCCCCCAGTACCAACAGATGATCGTTGTTGGTGGTGTCAACCTCGAAGGGGAATTGGACGCAGTCGGTGAACTAATACTTTTGGAGATTTGAATAGATGGCTTCCAACATCCAATTCACAGAAGAAGTTGCCACCTCGATTCCGGTAGCGTCCGCCGCTGGAAAAGCCCGTTTATTCAAAGACCAAGCTGACGGGCTTCTCAAGCTCAAGGATCATCTCGGCGCGGTCTATCCGGTGGCTGGCGTCCAGGACTGGAAAGACGCTGTTAGAATGGGGTCGGCTGCGGCGCTTCCGGCTTACACTCGTGTAGGTAATATCATCACGGCTGATGCCTTTGGGCTTATCCCGGCCATAGATGGTGTGACGCCGGATCTCAATGATTCGTTTCTGTTCCTCAACGGGGCGGCTGACGCGGATAACGGGGTTTGGACTATCACCCAACTCGGCAGCGGGTCCTTACCCTTCATTCTGGAGCGTCGTGGGGACATGGCGAACTCCGCGCAGATAAGCCCTGGAATGGTCGTTGGGACTGGTCCGGAAGGTGCCACCACAAACTCGAAACTGTACATTCTGGCGTCCGCCGCGCCGATCACTCTTAACACTACGCCTTTGCTCTTTACGGTTATTTCAGGAGAGGGCGGAGGCGGTGGTTATACGCTGGCCGAAGTAACCGACGAACAGCTTATTCCTGAGAAGCAGGACATGGTTTACGTCGATGACGTAATCATTGGGGACGGCGGCGACTTGGTATCGGAGGGGAACGCCACACCGGGCCGCACGGAGGACAATTTCTCGATCCTGTACGTTCCTACTCGTTCTCGGCGTGTTGTCCAAGAGAACGACCAGATGGGCTACACGTCATCGATGGTTGTTGACGGAACTTTGGTGGTTGATGGCGATATCATCGACATCACTCCTTATGACGGTTTTGACATCATAGCGGCTCTGGAAAGCTCGCTCCCTGGTCAAACGTTCGTGGACGATACCGTTATAACGACGACTGCGGCTCCGACCACGATCTATTCTTACACAACGGCGTCTGACAACCGGATCATCGCCCTCGATATACTGGTAGAGGCCCAATCTAACGCCAACACTGACACGGCTCTCTTCATGATCGCGGCTGTTGCCCACAGGGCAGCCGGGGCGGCAACCGTAACAATCAAGGACATTAATTTCTTCAACGGGCCTTTCCAAGACGCGGGAGCCGCTGCTTGGGATGTAACGCTTACCGCTCCTGGCGGTGGCCCCACTATTCTTATTCAAGTTACCGGAGACGCTGGCGAAAGCATCGACTGGCGTGTGACCGGGAAGGTCGTGGAACACGGATAGCGATAAGTTATTCATCGAGCGGAGTCTTTGGAGGCTATTGAATTATGGGTATGATCACTATCAAGAAACAGAGCGCTGCCAGCGTTCCGCTTCCGCAAACAGATCAACTACGCCTGTTTGTTGACAGTGCTGACGATATTTTAAAGACAAAGGACGACGCTGGCACGGTCCGTCCGTCCGGTGTCGGGACGGCAGATGAGTTGGCCACAACGGGAGCGCCCGTTGATGTTTCGGCTTCAGCGCCTCCCGTGCTTGGAAGTATTCTAACAGCCGACTCCCCAGCGGCGGCCACTTGGAAGGCACCGGGCGCTGTGCTGCTCGTCGGCTCTCCAGTCGCCCAAACAGCCGTTCAAGTCGGCCCTACCTACGCGGCGTCGATAGGCGAACTCGTCAGGGTGAATGTGGCGGGAGCGGCTATCGCCGTCAACTTGCCCACGGCGGTCGGGAACACCGACCGGGAGATATGGGTCAAGCTGGTTTCGGCGGCTACTTTCGCGTGTACGGTGAATACGGCCGGTATTGAGACCATAGACGGTGCCGCGAGTGCGGTTCTCAACACGGACTACGAATGGATCATCCTTCGTTCGGACGGCGCAAACTGGATGCAACTCGGGTAAAGTATGGCCATACTACTAAGAAAGAGACCTGCCGCTGGAGTGCCGACGCCTGATCCGGCACACGTGGCTTTTTTTGTTGACCCAAGTGGGAACCCCGCGTTCAAGACCCCTGGTGGCGGTGTTGTGCCGGTGGGGGCGACTGGGCCGACAGGACCTCAAGGACCAACAGGCGCGACGGGCGGCCCTCCGGGACCTACGGGTCCGACGGGGGCGCAAGGGCCAGCGGGATCTCCCGGTAGTCCGGGAGCGACTGGGCCGACAGGTCCCGCAGGTGGCGGTGTACCAGGGAGTGAACAGAGTCTTGTTCTTACTCCGGTTCCCGTTACGGTGGCCACACACCCCGCTGGATACCCGGCCACGCTGGGCGAGACTGTTATATGTGATAGCACCGCAGGGCCGGGGCTGATCGTGCAACTACCGACAGCCTTACCGCCTGACGACGGCCGGTTCGTCGAGGTCAAGAATGTAGGATCTGGTGGCACAGTGTTTCCTATAGTGGTGGCACCGGCTGGCCAAGGCTCGATAGACCAAGCACCGTCATGGATCATGCCAACAGTTAACGCTGGCCCGTTGGGTGGCCGGTTTTTCGGCGTCAAATTCAGGGTCGTATGCACTCCGTTTGGGGAGACTCCTGACACCTGGGTGGCCGTTCTACATTACCACTACATTGAGCCGGAACAGATCTAGAGGGAGTCTTGTATGTCGATAGCATTGAAAAAGAGACCCGGTGATGGAGTTCCAACCCCACCTCCCTCACACCTTACATTCTTCGTGGATGAGAACGGTAATCCTTCCCTCAAAGACTCCGATGGTGTGATAACTCCCGCCACGTCAGCGGGAGGTCCCAGTCAATACAACGTTCTCCCGGACGCTCCTGACCCTACCGCTGGTTCTGCGAAGGTCTACTCGAAGAACGTTGGAGGTGTGTCCGAGCTTTTCGCGATAAACGACTTCGGGCAAGAGGTCCAAATCACGAGCGGTGGCAGTTTAGCGGCCGTCACAGCGACTATGAAGTGGAAGGACGATACGCCGGGCGAGTTGTATGATGCCACGAGCACCGTTCCAACGCTCGTTGACGTTGTCCAGGTTCTTATCGATTCTACAACGGACCTTTCCGGTGAGGGGGACAAAGAAGGCGTCGTGGTTTCGGCTGGTGATCGCGTTCTTCGCGCTTGTGCGTTAAGCCAAACGGAGGATCAAATAGCAAATGGTATCTATATCGTTGCGTCGGGGGCCTGGACCCGCGCTCCCGATGCTGATACCGGCGCTGCGATTCAGGATGCCATAGTCGAGATGGAGACAGATCCGGGGCCACCGGAGGTAACTCAACGCTGGGCTTTCTGGAACCCGTCTGGTGTCCCTATAACTGTTGGCGATGATCCACAGAATTGGGTTATTGTTATCGAGTCGGCACCGCCAGCGGTTGACTCCGCCGACGTTGTTGCCGTGGCCAACGTTGCATCTCTTTCCGGGGAGGGGAGCACTATAGACGGTCAGGTGCTTGCTGCGGACGATGTTGTTCTTCTCTCGGCTCAGACGGACCCCATAGAAAATGGGGTCTGGACCGTGGCGACGGGGGCTTGGACACGCCCATCGCCCTTTGAAGAGGGGGCGGTCCAACCGGGTGGCATAGCGGTGGCTGTGAGTAGTGGTGTCACATATTTTGGAACGACGTGGATCTTGAATCACCCGAAGTCCGAGAGCGTCGTGATGGGCACTGACCCTCAGTCTTGGCTTCTGTATAACACGCAAGACTACGCGAGTTGGGGGCCGGTTCGTGTTGATGTTGACTTCTATGACATGGTGGCGGGGCGGTCGCCCAGACTCGATAGTCCGACTTCTGGTTATGTTATTCTGACTCTACCCCCGATCACACCCGAAAGCGCTACGAAAGCCATAACGTTTCTTAACTACCTGTCCAAGAAAGCCAAGAAGAAGACGGGTACTTCCGGTGCTGTAGTCGTTGTGCAGCCAGCGCCGGGAGACGCTGTCTCACCAGATTTGGGGGCGGGTGAGACTGCCGTTGTGTGGTCAACTTATGAGCCTCTTAGGTTGATTTCCGATGGTGTGGGCACTTGGCTGCTAGACTCCTCCCTTGGTTTTGCGTTGCCGATACCGCTTGCCATTGACGCCGGGTTCCTCCCTGAGCCGCCCGGCCCGTCCTAAGGAGACGTATCGATGCCCCTAGCATACCGTTGGACGTTAACCCCAAAAGAACTTTACGCCTGTTTCAGGCCAGTGCATAGCACAACGGCTCGCGCAGCATTGGCGACGATTCCCTTCGCGTGTCCCAAGCGACCTCTTGAGGGAACACCTTACATGTATCAGTGCGCTGTTTCTGATACTTCTGTGGCATCGGACATAGCGCCGATTCATGCGGAGTACCCAAACATCCCGCTCTCGGGTGATAGAAGAGCGGGTGTCATTATCTACAAGGGACACTTCGTTATCGCGTCCTATATAATCTCAGGTAACGTTGGCCCTGGTGTAAGGCAAATCATTGTTCGGGAAGAGTTCCGCCAACAAGGGTTGGGTACGAAGCTGATCGAGCAGTGGCAAAAAGAGGTCCCCGGCGTTGTCGATACGACCCAACAACCTATCAATTTCATGGCGTGTAAGACTTTCATCAGGGCGCATTCCAATGTTGTAACCTGGGCTGTTGCTGCCGGAAAGCCTGTCCCGCAAAACGTCAGGGATGCGGTGGCTGCCGGAACGGAAGCCCAGGAGATTATGGCGAAACTGAATGCCCGTGAGGGAGCGCCAGCCCGGAGTCGCCGCCGTCTGCTACAGCGGCGAGGCTCCGTTGGCGTCTGAGATAGCCTATCGTTGGACGTTAACCCCAAGAGAACTTTACGCTTGTTTTGTACTGAGGCGTGCTGTTCCTAATGTGGTCTCGTTACCGACGGTTCCTTTTAAGGGGCCTAAACGCCCTCTTGAGGGGACCCCCTACACTTATCAGCTTGGGGTTTCGGACACCTCGAAAGCGGTGAGCATCTTCCCGATTCACGATCGATGCCCAGAGATCCCGTTGACGGGGGATAATAGAGCCGGGGTCATTGTGTTTGATGGGGCCTTGATCATTGGCTCTTATGTAATTCCCGGCAACATGACTCGCCATTGGCATGAGATCATTGTTCGTGACGGGTACCGAAGACAAGGTTTGGCTACGAGGCTCGTAGAGCAGTGGTTCCGGGAGACTCCTAGAGTTTTGGACATCTCCACCCAGCACATTAATATTATGGCGGTGGGGACGTTCCTCAAGGCTCATACGAACTTAGTGCGTTGGGCTATCTCGAATGGTAAGGATGTCCCTGAGAAGGTGCGGAAGGCGGTCGCCAACCACGAAGCCGAAGAGGTTCTTTATTCCCTGAGGCCGCCCAAAGTTGCACCGATCCCATAAGGTGCTTTAATCTTTTGGTTTTACACCCGCCCGGCGTAGTACAGATATGCGTACGATTGTCATAGGCGACGTTCACGGTTGCCTCGATGAGTTCCGTGAGCTACTGAAATTACTGTCCTTTTCCAAAGGGAGGGACAGGCTCGTCTCGGTTGGGGACCTCGTGGATCGGGGACCTGACTCCGTCGGATGTGTACGCTTCGCCAGAGAGTGCGGCGCTACCGTCGTCATGGGGAACCATGAGGAGAAGCACATCCGGTGGCGGAAGCACGAGGCGGTCCGTAAAATCACCGGTAAAAAGAATCCCATGCGTCCGTTTCCTCCGGAGCGGGCCGCCGAGAATGCGGCCTTCACCGACGAGGAGATGGAGTGGATGGCCAATCTCCCGATGACCCTGAACCTTGAGAACGGTATGGTCGTGGTCCATGGCGGCCTGGAGCCGATGTTCTCCTTCGAGGATCAGAAGAAGGGCGTTCTACGGGTTCGGTTTGTGGACGAGACGGGGAAGTTCGTCGGTTGGAAGAAGGGGTCAAGAACTCCTCGTCGGGCGTTCACGTCACTACCTAAGAAATTCTTCGACAGTTGTCCGTCCCGGCTTCTCCCGGCTTTCACACGGGAGGCCACTCTGGATGACGCTGCCATCGGGATGGTCTACTGGACCGAGCTATGGAAGGGTCCGGAGAGTGTCATCTACGGGCACGCCGTAGCCGACTTTAAAAATCCTCGTATCGACCGGTTTCCTGGTGGCTGTTGCTACGGCATCGACACCGGGTGCGCGTACGGTGGTCCGCTCACCGCGATGGTCTTGCCTCAGTCGCTTCCAACTGACCCAGAGTTCGTCCAGGTGTACCCGAAGAAGGTGTATTTTAACAAGGTGTGCATCGGTGACGACTGATGGTGATGGTGGACCCTGTTAAACTGCAACAGGAGATTCTGGACGGTGTTCAGCGTCGAACCAGACGTATGTATAGAACGCAGGAGCAGTTAGGTCCTTTTGACACTTCTCGCCGCGACTCGATTGTTGTTAATATCGGTAGGGACAAGGTCCGCCTTGATCTCCAGGTCATGGGGAGCATGATCCACGTTTTCCGGGTGAAAACCGAGCATACGGAAATCAAACGGTTTCGGCAGAACAAGGCGGGCCTCCTACCGGTAGACAAGATCATCAACCACATTGTCAAGTGTTTGGACATCGAGGCCAAAGCCCGGCAAGAAGAGGCACGGGCAAGGCAGGTCATACGTACCGCCGAGTGTGCCATCAAAAGGTTGGAAGAAAAGGGTGTTCCCAAGGGCGTGGTGTTAGCTCCCTCCGAGACGGGCATCACCATCGTATCCCAAGGTATGACAGAGAAGGCGGCCGGTAAGGCGCTGACGGTTCTTCGGGAAGTGATGGAACCTAGGGACGAGTCGAAACGACGCGGCTTATTGTGGGATTACCTTCAAGATCCAGACGAGCCGGAATCCGAGAAAGACACTTGAGGAACTGAGGGTTGGTCAGGGCCAAACGCTTTGACATTATCCGTTCACAAGCCTCCAAGCCGGACATACCTGTCAGTTTGTGAAGGGTGAGGGCCGTCACAAGACTGGACCGATTGATCCCCATCCGGCACGTGACGAGCACTTTCCCACCTTGTTCTAAGATTTCGGCTGCTTGGCCAGCGGCTTGTAAGGCCCGGTTCAGGTCGGCTCTCCTGGGCGGTACAGTCGGGTCGTCGGTGTTAGGAGCGTGGATAACCTGGACGCCTGGGAACTCAGAAGCTGGGGGTTGGTACCCGTCGGCGCACAGGACGAGTGCGGTAAAACCAGCGTCTTTTACATGGGTTCCGGTAGGCGGGGCTGACCCCTGCCAGAGGTCGTTATGTATCTGATCTGCATCTATGGTCATGACAGTTAGGCTTTTTTAAAAATAACTTTTGAATTATCCAGGGTCCGGTGTAACAGTAGGAGGAGGTCAGGGATGAAAATTGAGCTATCCATCAAGAGCAACCACCTACCGGACTGGAGAACCTTTGAAGGGGTTCGGGAGTTGTTACAAAACGCGGCAGACGCCGCCGACGAATTCGATGCCCCGCTGACCGTGCGTTATCGGGCCGACGCTCAGACGCTGGTGATCGAGAACAAGGGGACCACGCTTCCGTACGAGGCGTTGTTATACGGCCATACCACCAAGGCCGACAACGATGAACTCCGGGGCAAGTTCGGAGAGGGGTTGAAGGACGGCACCTTGGCCCTGTTGCGTGCCGGGCACACCGTCAAGATCCGATCGGGTTCGGAGGTGTGGACGCCCCGGATCGAGCACTCCGAGAAGTTCAAGGCCGACGTGCTCACGTTCCGGATCGACAAGGGTCGTAAGCCGGTCGAGCGTGTTCAGGTCGAGATCGGCAACATCGACAAGGAGTGGTGGGAAGAGAAGAAGGCGTGCTTCTTGTTCCTCAAGAAGAAAGAGGATCGTCTTCGGATCAACACGAGCTACGGTGCTCTGTTGCTGGACAATGAGTACGCCGGGAAGATCTTCGTGAAGGGGATTTTCGTGGAGCACGATCCGGAGATCCGGTTCGGCTACGATCTGGACAAGGATGTCCAGGTGGATCGGGACCGGAAGATGGTCATGCGGCACGATCTCCACTGGCGAACCCGGATGATCTGGCAACACTCCACAGCCGAGCGGGAAGAGCTAATCGCTCCGTTCATGGAGGCTCTCCAAGGGGAGCACCGGGACCTGTCTGGCCTGGATAGCTGGGGAGCGAGCCAACTGGACGACAAGCTCAAAGAGCAGGTTGTGGCCAAGTTCAAGGCCGACCACGGGGAAGACGCGATCGCGGTCGAGACCGTTCTGGACGGCCAGGAGGTCGAGACGCTGGGCAAGAAGAGCGTTCTGGTCACGAACAAACCTCTCAAGGCCATTCTCGACGACGAGATGGGCGACCTGTACGACATCAAGAAGGCGCTCCAGAACGAGGCCGTGAATTTCTACTCGTGGGCCGACCTCGAACCCGAGGAAAAGGCCAATCTGGATAGCGCGGTCTTTCTCATCGACCGGGTGGATCGGCTCAGCCCCGACGACATCCGCATAGTGGATTTTCGGTCTGAGGCAAAGTGCGGGATGTACAAGAGCGACAAGGATCAGGTTTTCGTCGCCAGACGAATTCTCGCTGACCGCGACAAGGCGCTCGAAGTCCTGGTGGAAGAGGTTTCCCATCGGAGTTACGACCACGCCAGTAATATGGCCAAGATCTGGAGTAAGATCGTGGCCCACCTCCGGTCGGCCAGGGTCCGGACATGGCGCACAAGAAAGGCTAGGTCTTTCCCGGCCGCTCGAAGCGCCAGCGAGACTGCTTCTGGCGAGACCGAGGCCAAACTGAACTAATGATGCTCTTCACCCCAATGACGATCGAACCAGTACCGGCACCGCTGATATTGGTTTGTATCTTTCCTCCGGGGACCGTCGAGCGAGATACGGCTGTCGCGCACACTGCGAACATTGTCATCGACCGCTACGAGAGCGAACCGCCCTTTCTGTGAGGAGCGTCACCCGAGAAAGGGCCAACCAAATCATACAGTGTGCGTAAACGGTCCTCCGAGTATGAGGACCGTTTGCCTTTTAAGTGGCCCGGTGTAGCATCTTCTTATGGATTCACGTAAGGGTGAGCGATCTTCTTCACCGTGTCCTGGCTCGCTGGGCCGAAGAGATCCCCGTGAAGAACCGGGAGACGGGTCGGACCGTCTACGTCCTGCCGGAAACGCTCAAGGAACAGCCAGAACGCTTCCAGAAGCTCCGCCCGAACGAGGTGGGCGAACCTCAATGGAGGGGGAAGCCGAAGCCGCCACGGTACCCTCAGAAGCCAGAGAGGGCCAGGATTCCAGTGGACCCGCCGCCAGCGCCCATCCGCCCCCCGGTACCAGAGAAACCGCCTGTGCCGCCCAAGCCTGTGCCGCCCGTCCCGCCTCTGAAATTGCCCAAGGTGCCCGAGCCGAGTCCGTTCAGAAGATGGCGAACCGAAAAGACGGCCGAAAACGTCGTCCGCAAATACCTCGAATTGATCTCAAGTCTGAACGAGAGATTGAACAAACTCTAAACGATTTACGGATCGTTGGGGACGGGAGAGTGGTCGGCCGGGCGATGCTGGCCATGTTCTACTGCCAGACCACCAACGCCGACAAGATCGCGAAGGCCACCGGACTGAACCGGGAGTTCTGCCGGACGATTTATCGACGGCTGCGAGAGAACAAGGTCATCACCGCCACCGGCCGACTTCACGTTGAGTGGTTTCACGAGGACCCGGTCAAAGCAAATCTGGCCTTCGCTGTAGACACCCTCGTCGCGGAAGGCACAGCCTGTCGTGGAGAGCCGGTGGACGGACGCCCAACATATAGAGCTACTTCACTTCTGTTGGGGGAAAGCGTGCCGGGGGGAGAACGCGGGGCGGCAAAAGCTTGATAGCTTTCCAGAACGGGGGCTTGTTGATAGCGGCGATCTGGGCGATCTGCCGGGACCCTGTTGGACCGTGGGCGATCTGCACGGCCGCTACACGGAACTCGCCGTCTACGTCGGCCATTTCTCTACGGCCGTCGTGCATTCTTTCCAGCCGAAAACGCAGACTTATCTTGTCTCCTATCCGGAGGAAATCGTAGTCGCCAACCTGGACGCGGAAGTCGGAGAGGTCGGTCAGCACGAAAAAAGTGTTTCCCATGTTTCCTTTTTACACCACCGGACAGGAACGTGGTGTATAACCGTTTGACCCGCATGGGTTTGGCGTCCTCAGGCCCCCATACCTGCTTTGCAGGGCGCTCTCTTAAGGCAGCCTAGGAGGGTGAACAAGGCCAACTGCTCTGGCCAACCTATCAGAGGTTGGATGCTCCGATCGTCTTTTCGTCACCGGTAGAAGTGGGTTGCAGACGGAAGGGTGGTCGGCGGAGGGATACTTAGGGAAATCAACTCTTTCCAGTCCAGTATCCAGCGAAGTAGGTAACGAGAAGATCGAGTTGAGCTAAAAGATCTTCCCATCGACATCGTCGATGACGGACTGAAACCAGAGACTCCAATAAACCGAAAACTAAAACCTAAACCCAAAAAGCTGTTTAACCTTTAACCAACCAAAGTCACACAAGAATTCATAGACAGATTAAAACGTATCAATTTATTTTTCCTATCTAACCACAAAAAATCGTGTACCAACCGATTTTATTTATTGACGACTAACCAACGCCTGAGGTAGTCCTACTGATTCACCGCTACATTTCAATTGTTTAAACCTTTACCTCGTTTCTAGCGAGCCATATACCGGGGACCCCACTGATGCCATCGTCACACGTGTCAGTTATACCCAAGAATTACGATGAGTTGGAACGGCAGTACGGACGCCTTATCTATTCGGTGCTTCTCAAGGCAAACAAGATCGAGAGAAACTTCGAGGACTTGCATTCGTACATCTGGATGAAGCTGATAGAAGCCCGGCTCCTTCTCCGATTCGAGGCAAAAATACAACGCCAGACCCCGAAGGTTTTATCGGCTACGCAAGCCTGTGATTTCCTGGGGGTTTCCTGGCAACAGTGGGAATCGGCTATGTGGTCCTACCACAAAGGCCAACCACGGAAGCGAAAGGACGGGACCCGTAAGCCGGGTCCCCGGAAGAGGGGCCACTGGATGCCCACTCCGATCAACTTGATGGAATTCCAGGTCCAGGGCCTGTTTGGCTACAACGCTAAGACCGCGCTGGTCGCTTTCGAGGATGTGATTCGACTGACTCTGGAAGAGAAAACCTTTCGGAAGATGGGCCGTGATGTCCAGGACGGAGTTGTTGTAGGAGAAAGTCGTCCTGAGGGTTATCTCAAGTTCCCGGAGGTGAAGCCGACCAAGGCCCAGTTCCAGAATTATCTGGTTATGGCTGTTTTGAACCATTACGCGAATTTCTGTCGGACCCAGGAGCGACGGCACAAGGAACGTCCGTACACGCCCCCGGCTTACAAGCGTAACGAGGAGGCACCGGCTTGGGAGTCAACCCTTCCCGATAAGTCGGCAAACGCTGACACCATGATCGCCCTTGACGAGGCTCGTCAGATGCTTTCTAACACCTTGCACGAGCACATGGTCGGCCTGGAAGGTTGTAAGCCTGTGAAGGAGACCGAATCAAAGGTCTTCACGTCGTTGGAGAACGGGGCTTCCCTTATGCAAGCCCTTAGAAATACCGAGCTTCCGCCCAAGGTCTGTAAGTCGGTAATCGATACGGTGCGACCGTTAGCCCGCGAATTTAGTTAGTTCTTTTGTTAGTATGCTTCGGGTGAGATGAACCGAGTTGCTCACCTGATCCAGGCTTCGGGGTCGTTACGCCGCCAGATCTGGGCCTCCTTGCCCTTTTCGGTACGGCTGGCAGACTTCTTCTCTCGTATGGCCGTCAGCACCACAGAGGCGTTTGGGAAGACCATCTACGGGGAATTCTTGGCCCACGGTATCACGGATGGGATGCCTGATATCAACGGGGAGCCAGCCTCTGAGTTCGATGCTACCCGGAAACCGATCGCGAATTACCTGCCACGTGGGTACGGGCGCGAGTATGGCAAGTCGGTTTTTCGGAAGCTCATGTCCAAGTTCCACCAGGGACCCCAGGTGACTGAACAAGTCATGCTCGATTTTCTGGTGGACTTCTTAGGCGGCGGTTCTGACGCCTTGAAGGAATCATACTCCCGCAGGAGTGCCGAGCGGTACGTGATGAACAAGCTGGAGTGGAACACCAAGAATTACATTCGGAAGAAGAAGGAAACCAGCGATGTTTATTTCAGCCAGGGGCAGGAGCGCCGACACGAGATACCGGTGTTCGATGAAGAGACGGCCGAACGAGAACTCATGCGGCAACTACCCCGACTCAAGTCCAGATTGAAGGCCATCCATCCGGACGCTCTTCTCTACATAAAGCTATCTCTGATCGAGGGTTATTCGGACCGTGAGATTATAGGTGACGTTGCTCGTGGTATAGAGTCCAAGCTGACGGACCCTTACACACGGCAAGGCAAGCCCTTGACAGAGGCGTCCTGGGGTATGACCTACAAGCCCAAGATCAACGCCCTGTTGCAGAAAAGCTTCAAGGACTTTCCGATTTCAGTGTAGTCTGGTCGAGTGTTGAACTCGATTCTACTGGGGACGTGTCTAGAGGTTCTCCGGACGCTGCCGGACGCTTCCGTGGACTCTATTGTCACCGATCCTCCTTACGGTCTTGGCGACCGGGAACCGGGAATCGACGAGATTATAGCCTATCTCTCAGGAGACTCCGACCTCGATACGGGTGGGGATTTCATGGGCCGGGACTGGCACATCCCGTCTGTTTCCGTGTGGAAAGAGTGTTTCCGGGTGTTGAAACCGGGCGGCCACCTGTTGAGTTTTGGCGGGACCCGGACTTCTGACCTCATCTCCTTGGGGATCAGAGCCGCTGGGTTCGAGAACCGGGACACAGTGGCCTCGCAATTCGCCTGTACGGTTCTGCAATGGGTCTACGGACAAGGCTTCCCCAAGTCCCGTAATATATCAAAAGCCATCGATGAGGAGGCCGGGGCCAAACGACAGGTGGTGGGCACCTACGATCCTAGGGGTAGATACGACGGGAAGAAGCGTACGTCGGCCGCCATCAGCGAGAATTGGAGGGAGATAGAAGGGCGACACGACGAGCGTGACCGTATGGATTGGTCCAAGGCTCCAATCACAGTCCCTGCGACGAAAGAAGCATGGGCGTGGGAGGGTTGGGGTACGGCACTCAAGCCATCGTGGGAGCCTATACTCGTTTTTCGGAAACCTTTGGAAGAATCAACGGTGGCTTCCAATGTATTGGCGCACGGCACCGGAGCATACAACATAGATGCCACTAGAATAACAAGCGGACGAAGACAAGCGACGGCTGGAGTTCGTACTGTAAGAAACGGAAAGGGGTGGGGAGTTGGACAAGGCGGGTCCGGTTACAGGCGCGGCACTGGGGCTACGTTTACGGATCAGGGGCGCTGGCCATCCAACCTTGTTGTCACACATGCGGACGGCTGTAAGATCGTAGGGTATAAGAAAGTACAGGCTCCGGTTATCAACCGCTTTGACGATGGCATGAAGCCGTTTGGAGATGGAGCGGGGCATCCGTACAGTTCTGAGCATCGCGGCGACGTCGAAGGCATGGAGGAGCTTCCTATCTACAGGTGTGCGGAGGGGTGCCCTGCCAAGGCGTTGGAGCGTCAGAAATCCGACTCTCCTCATTACTTCGGCCAGTTCCAGCCTGAGGAGCCGTTCCTGTACGCGGCTAAGGTGAATAAACGCGAGCGTGGGGGATGGTTGCCCGGCGACGAAGACAACAAACACCCGACCATGAAGCCGTTGAAGCTCATGGAGTGGCTTGTCAAACTCGTGACCCCTGTAGATGGTGTTGTGTTGGACCCTTACTGCGGAACCGGGACAACGTGTGCGGCGGCCATCGCTTCTAGGTGTAACTTCATAGGTATCGAGAAGGACCCAGAATCTCATGCGCTGGCGAGGAAACGCTTGTTGGCCTTGAAGCCGGAACTGGAAACCAAAGCCGACGAAGCCTCTCAGCGAGAGGCTTTTGAATTGATGTTCGACTTGGAACAAGATGATTGAACTCGCGTCGCTCGCCGGGCGTTATAAGCTCATATACCTGGACCCTCCGTGGGATTACTATGGAGACCCGGACAAGGATCAGGCGGCGGGCAAGCACTTCAATATGATGCCCTTCGACGAGCTTGTGAAGCTCCCGGTTCACAGCCTTATCGATCCTCCTGGTGTTATCTTCATGTGGGCGACCGGCCCCAAGCTGGACGAAGCCGTGGACCTACTGCGGATGTGGGACTTCTTCTATCGTGGTATTGGTTACATCTGGATCAAGACCACGAAGGACGGGCGTATAATTAAAGGACAGGGGGTCAGACCCTCCTTCGTCAAGCCGACAACGGAACTGGTAATCGTTGGTTCGACGGAGCCTCCCGAAGAGTCGGAGTTGGTTATTATAGGGTCCACTGAGGCAAAGGGGCGGACGTTGCCTCTCGAAACGGAGAGCCAGGGACAACTGATCTTCGCCCCTAGGCCGCCCCGGCATTCCGAGAAGCCTCCGGAGGCCAGGGAACGTATCGAGGAGTTGTTCGGAGACATCCCTCGTATCGAATTGTTTGCCCGGTTCCAATACAGGGGCTGGGATGCGTGGGGGTTGGAGTCAGAAGGCCCCATGCCAGCGATCCAAGCCCACTCACCTAAGCTCCGGGAAAGGCTCCGGGAGTTAGAAGTTGCACAAGAAGTTATGCGCCTCGTGGAAGAATTGCCTCAGGAGGAACGGTGAGGACCATTGAGAAGTTGCGCGAGCTTGGCACTCAGGAGCTAATCGATGTTGCTGACGGCGAAATCCAGGAACGCATAGAACTGATGAAGCAAATGGTAGGCGGGTTATATCCTTCTATATTGTCCGGGGAGATTGAGGAAATCGGCCGGTTACGTCTGGGAGAGGTTTTCGAGCGTCAGAAACTCGCGGCCCGCATGATCGTAGAGGAGTCTAATATGTTATCGATCGAGACATTGCGCGAACTTTCCAAGAAGGGAAAGCTAACAGAGGCCATTGTCACACAGGAGATCCGAGAACGGAGGGATATATTGAGTAGGCTGGTCGGTAGCACGCCCTACCAGATACAGTTGACGGACGAGATATCGGAAATCAAGACGTTACCCCACACCTAACCCTGGACATACCCTGCTTTCCTGAACGCCTCTTCGGCGTCGGGTCCCGCGCCTCCCCTGGCCAACCATTCGGCTAGATTCGTAAGATGCCCGGCTATGTCCGATTTCAGATCCTGGTCGTCCGGGTGATCTTGTAGCGCTTCCAAGCCGTTGAGTATGATGTTAAGAGATTCGGTCGGGTCCATAATTACTCCTCCATATAACAATTTCAAATGAGTGCTTTACTTTCACAGCTTATGCGTTTTTCGATGGGTACGGAGAGGTGGCACGCGCTCCCGTTTTCTCTCAAGTTGGGTCGTACCACATGGTCTGTGGCTACGGACGGTCACGTACTCTTGGCTGTAAAAACGGCGGGGGCCAAGGCGAGTAAGGAGTACCACGAGGACCTGGAAGAGATGCTGACGCAACCGGCCGCCGACCCAACCGAGCTAGATTTGACGAGGATCAAGGAATGGGCCGGGACTCCGCCCCTGGCTTTGATCCCGTCCGGGGAGGTGCTGGTCGAGTACCAGGGGGTTCTCCTGGGTACCCTCATTGACAGAAGAAAGCTGGCCTACCTGTTCGCAAAAGTCACAATACCCGTGGTCAGGGTGTGGGTCTACAGGGCTGGGGTGTTAGGATTCGAACCACCGGACCGGCAATGGAGGGCTTTCCTGGCCGGGTGTGACGCCAAGCCCGACGGAAGCGAAACAGTTTTCTCGGCCCAGATGACACCCTTCGAGTTGGCCGAGTTGGCCGACGGGGCTTAATCGTACTCAGACGCTTCCGAGGCTTCGATAAAGGCGTCCGCCAATTCGTATTTTATGAACCGGAGGAATTTGTCGGGGTCCTCCCAAACGTCTCCCTCCTTGAGCTTCTTCTGCAAGACATATTGCACGGCCCTGGCCTTTTCTCTTCGCTGGCCGCGCATCTCTGTCATAAACGAGTATTGAAACTCGTCGTCGTCCTCTTCGATCATGAAAATGAATATCTTACAGGTGAAGTCGAGATCCTTCAGATGTGCTTCCCACTCGTCGCCGTCTCTGCCCCAACCGGTCTTTTTGAGTTTCCAGTCTAACTCCTTGGCGACCTCGCGGAGAGCCTTATCTGCCTCCCGGTCGATCTGCTTTCTAACCCGATCGGGATCGTTAGTCTTGGCGGCAGCGTAGCGGGTGACGACTTTGTCAGGATCTACCATACTAAATTGTCCTCTTCTTTCTTCATTCGGAGCATGGCCACGATATGGGAGCCGAAGGCCACGGAGGCGTAGAAGCCGCCCGTCCAGCGCTTACGGTCATAATCGCTGTTGGTTTTCATGGCTCGTTCTCGACGCACTTTGATGTTGTTAGAAGCCGCCGCGAGCATGTCCTCGTTGTAAGGTTCCCAGCACGGGGCGTGCGCCATGACCCAGACAGTGTAATCGACCCAACCCTCCTCATAGAACGGATCGCCTTCTGGGAATTTGGACAGGGAGCCGTGAATCATCTCGTGAGTTAGTTTTTCTAAGAGTACGCCCGGCTTGCCTCCTAGGGTGTTAGCCAGCCTGATTTGCCCTGTCACGATGTTGAAACTGGCGTTTGCCCCGGACGAGTGGAATCCGTCGCTAACCTTGAGAATATTGGGTTTAGGCTCTGTCCCGTACGGTCCGAGAGCGTGTTCCACGAATTTATGGATACGAGGTGCCCATAACTCTACAAAATCGTTCCATTCAGGGTCGTCGAATACGTCACAGCTAAAAGTCTGGCTCACGGGGGCGTCAGACGCCTGACGGAGCAATTGCTGGACATCTTCGGTGAACACAGGGGCCATGCTTACGTAACCGCAAAAGTTCTTTTGGAAAAGAGTAGTTATGCAAGACGGATTTTCCATCCTTTCGCCCGCTGGCTACATCATGGATGTAAGCGTAGTCACCCCGAGAGGGGGACCGGGAACTTATGGGGGCGTCGTTGTCGCCCAACAGTTGCCCGGTGGCTCTGTCATGGCCCGTGGTGTGGGTCAACACTCACTAGCTGGCCCACGAGGGTACAGGCTTACCGGCCGACGGGGGACCATGCGGATCAACTGCACCGCTGGGCCGCCCGGTGGTAATCAGGCCGTGGCTTTTCTGGGGGTGGCCACCACGGACGGCAGCCCTCCAACCCGGCTGTTAGGAGTGGCTTTGGACCCCAACAACGTCCCTTACGGCATCATTGTGGACAATATGGGGTTCTCTGTAGGCAAGAGCGGTGTGATGGGGCCTCCCATCCTGGAAGGAACTCCTATCGAGATCCAGTTCGCGTGGGACGCCGATCATCTTGTTTACGCTGACGATCAGGCGGCTTTCCAATTTAACAATAACGTTGCGGTCTGGTATCCAGACGTGGCCTCGTGGGACCCGTTCACGCCCACGGTGTTATATGTTGGGACCACTTTGAGTGGGCTGGGACTCACCGAGTTCACAGGCACTGTGGGTAAGGTCCAGGTAGGCGGGCTTGTAACATTCGAGGTCGTCCCCGGAGCCGTGGTCGAAGAAGAAGAGATCCATCAGGGCAACGCCAATATGCCGGGCGAGTCCACCGTCGGCGCTGACATCAGTCTGGTGTTGGGTGGTGACACGACTATGGCCGGTGACTCCACCGTCGGTGCGGACGGGTCCGTAGTCTTTGACGCGATTTCGACCATGGCTGGCGACTCGTCCACGGCGATGGACATCGACATATACGATGAAGAGAGTTCCACCATGGCTGGTGCTTCCAGCGTTGCGGCTGGGGCCACCGTGAAGTACGGTGATGCTCCGACCATGGCCGGTGACTCCACTGTGGGCGCGGACGCTGAAGTCGCTTACGATGGCGTCTCAACTATGGACGGCGATTCGAGCGTGACCGCCAACGCCACGGTGACTTAGGAGGCGTAGATGGGTAAACCACGTAAGGCTTTTGAAGAGGCGTTGTCCAAAGAGGCCGCCCCCGTCAAGCGAGATAAGTTCTCCGTCAAGTTGGATGTCACGGTCATCCCTGACTACTCCTTCGGCGCGTACAGACGGAACGGCCCGCTTGAGGTGGATCAATACTTGGTGATGATCAAGTCCAACACTGGCGAGAGTCTGGACATCTATGTCGATGCGAACGGCGATCCACTACGGCCCACCCCCAAGCCTATCTACTTGCTCCAGGCAGTTAGAGAAGCTGTTCGGGAAAGCATCAAACGGCTATCGAGGTAACGGCCTACTATATAAGGATGTACCGGCCTCAAGGCGTCCTTGACGCCATCTAGCGATAACCATTGGGTATTTCGCGGGTCTGAATAAAAAAGAACATAAGGCCGTCGATTTCTCTTGCCAGACACCCCATCAAGGTGTACTTATATCTTGTACGAGTAACCAGTGAGTTAAGACAATGACTTCCCGGACCACATTATCAATACGCGCCAAGCAAGCGAAACTTGCGGCGTCGTGGTGCGTCCTGGGAGCCGCATATCTCGGTTGCGTCACGACCCATATGCCCGCCTCCGAATTTATTAGTCGCCAGAATTTGGAGGTGGATACATAGGCGGCCATTAGTTATTACTCGTGAGAGAGATCTAAGGCCGCCTAGGGAAACCCAGGTGGCCTTTGGCGTTTAAGGAGAATTTTCACAATGTTACGAAAACCATTACACGAATCTTATTTACGCTCCACGCGCACGAACTCATGGAGCGTGATTAGGCTTCCGGTAGAAGCTGACGGGCTGTAAACCCGTTCCCTTCGGGGTGTGTGGTTCGACTCCAACCACGCTCCACCAAGAAAGAGAGGATAGAACGATGAAGAGCCGAATAAAACGAAAGTCCGCAACCCGACTATGGGGTCGTGGCTCAACGGTAGAGCAGCGGGCTTTTAACCCGACGGTTGTGGGTTCGATTCCCACCGACCCTACCAATAGATAGGGTGCAGCGCCCGACTGGACGGGCACCAGCCTCTTAAGCTGGTCTGAAAAGGTTCGAGTCCTTTTGCACCCACCGTAGAAGCGTTGACGTTGTTCTTTGAAAATTGATGATTTCGGTGAGACGGTTGCGGTCGTGCGATCTTCGGGTCGAGCGGCAGTAATCGGATTCACGGGGTGAGGGCCTTTTGGCCCAAAAAGGTTCCTCACCCTTCTTTTTCCAGGGTAGCCAAGTGGTAAGGCAACCGGCTGTTAACCGGTACATCGTGGGTTCGACTCCCTCCCCTGGAGCCATCGGTGTAGGATCGGGCCATGCCTAATGACGATCGCGATCGTGTGGTTGATCGTAACATTCCTCCCGACGAACAACCGGCTGCGATCACCGCCGTGGGTAGGTTTGATATAGACAACTTCCAGGGCAATGGGTTGCAGATCTTCGTGGACGAGCAACACCACCTTTGTGTGAAGGGGCCGGACGGGACCATTTGTTATGTGGTTCTCTCGACGGTGCCTCCGGACACGTCAGCGCCGATCATACCCCCTCCTTATTTAGCGTGGGAGGCTCAAACCCCGAAGCCACTGCCAGACCCAGAGCCGACGCCTGTGGAGGTCGGAGAAAGGCCGACGCTGTGGGACCACTTGAGAGACGACGAAGGTAAGGATGGTCAATGAAGGTTCGATTCCTTCGCTTACCGCCAAGGGCGTTCAATCTGTCAGAGCATACAAGCGAATCGTCCAGTGGAAGGACATCTGGCTATCAACCGGAAAGGCATGGGTTCGAATCCCATTTTGCTAACCAATCTGCTCAAGCAACTCGAACGTTCTTACGGGTCAGGGGCTATGGAAGCCAACCGGATTCCAAATCCGGAGGATGGGGTTCGATTCCCTACTGGCCCGCCGCGCCTACGAAGTCTCAATGGTGGGACGCCTCTTTCGTAATGAGGAAATGGCCGGTTCGATCCCGGTCGTAGGCTCCTGTTTGCCCCTGTCGTCTAGTTGGCCAGGACAGCGGCCTCTCACGCCGCAAACACCGGTTCAAGTCCGGTCAGGGGTACCAATCGGCCCTATAGTTTAATGGCAGAACCGTGGGCTTTCATTCCACAGATCGGAGTTCGATTCTCCGTAGGGTCACTACGGCTGGGTAGCTCAAAAGGTAGAGCGCCTGACTGAAAATCAGGGCGTAGTGGGTTCGATTCCCACCCCAGCCACCATCGGGATGTGGCCCAGTCTGGCAAGGGCACCTGTCTGGGGGACAGGGGGTCGCCGGTTCAAATCCGGCCATCCCGACCACCTTATGTCCGTCTTCTTAAGGCGGGGTTTGGTTCAGCGGGGGCCTCGCCGCTGGGGTGAAAAACGAGGCCATGCGGGTATAATTCAGAGGTAGAATGCGTGCTTGCCAAGCACGATACGGGAGTTCGATTCTCCCTACCCGCACCAACGTTGTCGTCCGACGCCGGTCCCGGACAACAACGTTCGACGGTGCATACCGTTGAAACGGTCGGGGTCTTCGGGCACCTAACAGGATCGGCATATCGGGACCATGGAGATGGCATCCATTCTGAACGTAAATCAGAAGCAATACTGACCAGCACTGTAACTCGTTTCTTATATGGGATAGCTCCCTAAAAGTAGGAAACACCTCCACGGCGCTTACAAGCAATCTAGGTTCGAATCCTAGGGTCCCGACCAATCCGCGTTCATCCAGAACGATCTTACATGCATACGTTATGTGGGTTCGAGTCCCACTATTTCCACATCGGGAATATAGCCGAATTGGTACAGGCACTTGTCTACGGAACAAGCAAACGCTAAACAGGTCGATCGACTCGAACGCGGACTGACTTAGGGGCTTTTGGCGGGAGGCCGCCAAACTGTTCGACGCACGATACTCGCATCTCTGTCAGAGGCATCTGACACAAAGGGACGCAACCTTGTTACGTCTACACGTTCTTTGGGGTTCGACTCCCCAAAGCCCCGCCAGAGAGGGCAAACGACGAAGATGCCCGTTTTCGGGTCCTGTTTCATCTCATCCCCTCAGGATGCGTGCCTCGTACGGCACTGTGCGGGGCGAGTTCCCGAGAGGAAACACAGAGTGCCTGTGCCGGTCTTAGACCGGAGTGTGGTTCCTGGGGTCCCGATGAAGATGCCCGCCTACGGGTTCATTGACTCGTCGTCTGCCTTCTCTTTCCCCGCTTACTGGGGGTGTGGTTCCCCCGCCAGCACTGCTAAAGCTGGAGCAAAAATGCTCTTCAGGATTGTTCACTCGCCTCCTTCACGGGAGGCATCCAGCGGTTCTTACATGCAAATCCGGTTCAACTCCGGGAGCGGGGGCTATGCCTTCTGAACGCAAATGGATAGCGGCCTGATTGTGGGTCAGGTATTAGCGGGTTCGATTCCCGTCAGGAGGCCCGGTCGTAAGACCAAGCCTTTGGCCGAAGCTCAACTGGCAGAGCACCTGATTGTGGGTCAGGAGGAGCGGGTTCGAGTCCCGTCGGTCAACCCAAGTAGAGAATCTCTTGTTAGCCTAGGTTGGTATGACCAAGGCAACACGGATAGCCGCACGGTTCGCGACCGGAGATACGCGAGAGCGTCTGAACAAGGTCGAAGAACTGATGAAAATTGGTGGCTCGTTTTGGGAAGCCAGCTACGACGGCTACTGGATCATGTATTATTCCAAGCAAGGGTCGCACGGAGACGAGTCCCATATAACGGCTACATTGGATAACGTGGACTCCTTGTTAGAAGACGGGACGGCAAAGCTTACTCTCAACTATAGCGAGGGTGCCGACTACGAGGGGTCGTTCGGACGGCGTGAGAAAGAGATTCGAATTCGAAGCGGTGAGCGGGATTTGAAGAACGGTCTCAAACAGGGGGAGCGCCTGTTCAAGCAGTGGGAACGAGAGCGCGAACGTAGAACTCGATAAATTTATGCCGGGGTGGTGGAACTGGTAGACACGCCAGATTTAGGATCTGGTGCTCGAAAGGGCGTGCAGGTTCGATTCCTGTTCCCGGTACTAACATTGTGACGAGAATGCCGGTATAGTTCAATGGCAGAACACTTGTCTTGTAAACAGGATACGAGGGTTCGATTCCCTCTACCGGCTCCATGGATCATAGCGCGGCGGGAAAGAAAGGTTACGCGAAGGTTAGCAAAGTCTTAGACAAGTGCCGTCAAAAAAGGCACGACGAAGCCGTACGCAAACACGAACAAGCTGCCCCTAAATGTAAATTGTGCGGGGAGCCTCTGCCTTACGAGAAACGCTATGGCAAATTTTGTAACCATTCCTGCGCGGGTAAATACGTCAACTTCACGAGGCACCGGGTAATTAAGGACCCGAGATATTGCGCTGCGTGCGGCAAGCCGTCGGGTAAGAACAAGTATTGTAGAGACTGTATCGACGAGGGGGTACATCTTTCCAGTCGGCGGAAGAAACTAGAAGATATCAAAAATTCAGCCAATATTCGCCGGTATCTGTTACGGACTAGAGAGTACAGATGTGCGAGTTGTGGCCGAAAGACGTGGATGGGTCAGAAGATACCTCTTGAGGTCGATCATGTGGACGGAGACCATAAAAACAACACTGAAGAGAATCTTAGATTGATATGCCCTAACTGCCATGCTTTGACGCCCACTTATAAGGCTCTGAATAAAGGTCGTGGGCGGCCGAACCGAAAGTAAACCAAGGGGATGTACGCATCTGGTGAAGCGGCCGGATTGTCGATCCGGTGAGGCGAGTTCGATCCTCGTCATCCCCGCCAAATCTTCTTATGTTGACACTAAAGCATGTACTCCTACGACCGTCGGACGGCGTCCATCCCACGCCTACAGGGTGCTATTCTCAAGGCCATGCGGTCCCTCAAGAGCAACTTGGCGGAACTGGACGAGACTTTGATGGGCGATTCGGACGGGAAGTGGGACCCGGTACAGGGTCTCTCGGAGGATGTTCTCCACGACGCCAAGAACCTTCTAAAGGCGGTTAAAAGAGTCAACCAGTTTCGGGACAGTCGCAGTGGGTTGTTCATGCGTTGACCATTTACAAGCCCTATCGGCTTGAATTCATTACACATGGGTGGCGCAATAGCGCCGGTTTTGAGTGTCAAAACGGCGAATTTTCGCACTAGCGTTTTGACGATTTCCGGTGTAATATTGAGGGGATGGCGCACCACCCTGAGATATTGAAGTTAGATGACGGCGGCCTGTGTCGGGCCATGATCCTGATCTCCAGGCACCGTCTGTTCGAAGAGTTAACTCTAACACCTTGGGAGCGAGGCTTTACGAAAGAGACTCCCGAGTGGTGGGCACGGGCCGGTGGCCTAACCTGGAAACAGCGTAGAACGGCTCGTGTGATTCTGAGCAAGACAACCAGAGAGTTAGAACGCCGGGCACAGCTTGGCGAGTGGATCGCGGAAGCGGTTGGTTAGGAGAGAGCTTTTGGAGAACAACACAGCTTACGTGGTATGCGGGCCTATATGTAGTGGGAACCGCCTCCTCGCTTCCATCTTGGTGCGTTGCGGTTGTGCTGGAGAAGGCAGTGCCAATCAACCGGGAACTGTAGAAGACATCCCTGACGCAAAGGGGCCTTACGTATGCATCTTCCACCAAGACTTGGACTCTTGGGTGGCCGCCTTGAAAGGCAAAGGGTACGGACAAGTCGTGTGTATCGTCATGGTAAGAGAACCCGTTGCCAATCTTCGTAGTATGAGGAGGAACCAACAAGAGTTCCTTTTCCATAGGACAGCGACCATCGCTCGAAACATACAAGACATCAGGTCCACGGACGCGCACTTGGAAATACTAACGTACGAAGGACTTTGCGAGGAGGCTCTTAGGCTCTGGCTCCCTACTATCGGCCTGACGTATAAGCCGGGGCCTCTTGAACTGCCAGGGCAAAAAATTTCTGGGGCCATCCAGATTCAGAATAAGAAGCATTACAACGAAACCCCGATAGAGGAGTTTTAGGGGAGTACAGACAAGGGGTCGGTCTGGCCTTGCAAGCCGGATGCGAGGGGTTCGATTCCCCTACTCTCCACAAATTAGGGGAGGAACAGACATGGGGTCGGGGTTCCCTCGCACGGAACTTTTGGCGGGTTCGATTCCCGTCCTCTCCACTGAGTTTTGTCATTGTGTCACGCGAAAATTAGATTGGTCGGAGTTTTGTCATTCCATTGTTTCCAAGGTTCGAGCCTTATTTCATTGAGTGTGGAAATGTTGGAATGACGAAATGACAAAACTTGTGGGAGGTGTAATATAGGTTGTCCCATATGGGGTCGTAAAGGTTTCGACGGAGGTGTGGAATTTACTACTGCGTGTCCCGGTTGATCGGCTGGCCGGGTTATCAAGCCGCTCAAACATAACTGCGAACGATAACGCAGCACCCCTGGCCATCGCGGCCTAGGGCGTCCCGCCAGAGAATCCGGCGTCTTTGGATGGGGCGACGATTAGCCGGTGCAGTTGAGGCGCAGTCTCTGGTCGTCCTCAATCAAGGTTGTTTAGACCAGTGGTGGAAGTGGCAGCCGTGAGGCCGCCCCCAGGTTTTGCCCGCTCCGGTGGTGTTCCTGTCAAAGACACGAAATGGAGCTACACACGTAGAGGTGGTAATTAGTAGCACTTTCGGACGCGGGTTCGATTCCCGCCGACTCCACCGATTGGCCCTGGAACACGTACCCTATTCGGTGCCGGGTAGGGTGAAGATGCACAGGGCACCCGTGCTGGTCCCGATCAGGCCAGATTGTGCGTTTCAAGGCCAATCAATTATACCCATGTCCGACAAACCAAAATTACTCAGCGATCCTGACGCTGTAGCGAAAGCGTCAAACCGGCTTTTCGAGGCTCTCGAACACCCTCCGGGTCGGCGTCTCCACGCTGGCTTGTACGGGTCCGAAGAACAGCCCACCAAGACAGACGGGGGGTACGAGTGCCCTGACTGTAAGGGACTCCTGGAGCGGGACAGACGACCTATACGAGATGCTTCGCTATACCGGTGCAAGACCTGTAGCACTAACTGGATTCAGTATTGGCGGTCTAGAGCGAACGGCGGCTGGCGGAAACGCTAGAGCACCTCTCCCACGCACATCCCACAGTTGTAGTGGATGCCCGGCGCACAGGTGATCTCGACCCCGCTGTCGGCCTGGAAGAGCATGATAATGTCGGAGCCGCCAAACAAGAAGTAGCCGAACTCCTCACCCTTCTGGAGATAGGCCCCTTCCACGGCGGTCATGTTCACGGACGAGACCTGAGCCATGCCGATCGGCAGAACGGCCACTAGGCCAACGGGCGAGTCGAAGATGATCAGCCCACGGGTCTGGGTGAACTCGTACCCACCCCCGTCCGGAGCGGTGAAATGTCCGTCCCGGATTTGCACATCCAGATAGACGTTCTGTTGGATGGCCCGGCACTCAAGGACGGTCCCGGCCACGGGAGCACGGAACCGGTGGTAGTCGTTCGGACCCAGGAACGAATGCATGAAGAGGCCACCCCGGAAGTCCTCCTTGAAGGGACTGTCCTCCAACAGGTCGATGATCTTGTACCGGTGGGTGAGCTTTATGATGATCTCGTCATCGTCGGTGATGTGGAACTTCTCCTTGAAGACGGAGTCGGCCGGGGATGTGATAATGTCGTCGTTCTTCATACCGGCCACGGGACGTAGGCCCTGGCTGATTTCCCGGCCGAAGAACTGGTTGAAGGTGAGCCAGCCCGACGGGTTCTTCATGTACTGCCATGCATTGAAGGCCGGGTCGTCAATAAAGGTCTGGATGTACTTGGCCGAGTCGGTTGTGTTCAGGTAGCTTCCCCAGTCGTCGGCAAAGTTACGCATCCAGGTATTGAACTCGTCCGACTCTTGGAGCTTCCGGCCAGACGGCTGGTCTAACAGCCAGTAGAACTTGGCCAGCATGTAGAAGCACTCCTTGTCGTAGTCTTCTCTGGGGCACCACTGGACCATCTCGTTCAGGTAGTGATAATAACCGTGTTTGCCTTCCAAGCCTTCTGGGAACTTGTCGGCGTCCCGAATCCCACCCCTCACGGCCTCTTTCTTGGCCTCTGAGATGGAGTCTTCTAACAGGGCCTTCCAGCCTTCGTGTTTCTTGAGAAGCTCTTTCAGGGCGATGACGGTCGGTTGATCTGACATGTTAGCTCCTTTCGGGCGGGTAGGCGGGTCCCGTAGCTCCTATACAAGCTGGTACCCCTATCCCGGCTTGAGCGCAGATCTCCATGATCTTTCGCAGTCTCTGTTCTTTCGAAAGGGTGCCTACCCTCTCATCGGCCAGAACCGAGATTTCGGCAAACAGGTTTAACATCTCGTGGTGTTCCATACCGGCTTTGATACACCGAGACGATAAGTTTATGCGGGGATAACTCAGTTGGCCAGAGTGCCTCTCTTACAAGGAGGAAGTCGTCGGTTCGACCCCGGCTCCCCGTACCATTTCCTAGTAGCGTTCCACGTAGGTTCGAATCCTACTCAGGGTACCCAATGGATGTGGCCTACTAGGAAACATGCTGGGGTGGCGTAATAGGCAGCCGCGCTGGACTCAGACTCCAGTGGTCGAGAGACCGTGCAGGTTCGACTCCTGTCCCCAGCACCGTTTATTGTTTTGTAAATCCGCGTGTTCATATCTCACATTGTAGAGAAATGGAGCAGCAATGGGTGTCAAGAAATCTGAAATAGGAACCGTTATCGGTCAGGAGGCTGTTCCGGTAGACCTTTCCGAACAGGCCACACCGGGAGTCTTGGCAAACATCCACAGGTTGTACGCCAAGGACGTAAGCGGGATAGCCGAATTATTCACCCAGGACGACGCCGGTAACGAGATCCAAATCACGAGCGGCGGCTCGATCGCAGGTGGTGGAGCGCCGATCGACATTGGGGTTTCCCTCGATTCAATTACCGATCAGACCACCCTTGACGCTGCCCCGTCGATCCTGAAAATCGACAGAGTTACCAACGTCATTCCAGGTTTCTCCAAGGGACCGCTCGTCGTTCTATCGTACGTGTTTGCCAATGATCCGTGCATCTGGGCAATGAAGTATCAAATAACGATGCTTCCCCCCGATGGCCCTTCATACTACCCCTGTTATAAAAGCGGCGGTGCGATGGGTCGTATGAGCGTTGGCGTTTCCACTTTGACCGCTACAGCCACCTACTACGAAGAGATGGACGGTTATCGTATTTCCATAACGAAGAACAAGGGGAAGGGCGGTAACATTGAGATTGAAGTCCAATCGCAGAGTTCTGGAGCGGCCACCGTGGATCTCTTCTGCGAGATGTCCATCATAGAGTACCAGCCCAGCGGTCCTATCTAAACGTGGAACCACAGGTCACTGAGCTTCTTGACAGGCTCAAAACGCTACGGGCGGAGGGGCCGGACGCTTACTGGTGCGAGCATGGGGTTACGCTCGTCGAGAAGCCCAGCGTCGATACCATGGCGGAGTGGTACAACCTGAATCGCCGGTTTCCTCAATACTGGCTCCACGTGTTCTCCCTGTGTAACCCGGACGGAGCCAAAGCCATGTTCTTGGACTCTGTTAGAGACCTCTTTCCTACGCCAGCATCCGAAGCAATGATCAGGCATCATACTCTGAGAGCGGCAACGCCTCGTAAGGTGATCGACGAACAAGAAGCTTACGCCATGGACAACTATAAGACGTTGCCCTCAGACGACCATGGTGCCTTGAGAACACAATCCATCTTGTTGGTACGAACGTGCCAGTGGCTCAGAAACCTGCATACTCTCGCGCCTGTGTGGGCCGGTGAGTCGCTGATGGTCACTTACGAAAGAGCCACACTGGACCAGCCGCCGCGAAGTATCGCCGCCCATATTGGTGGCGTTTGGCGGTCCAAAATCACATTGGCTCAGTGGTCAGGTAAAGAACCATATAATTCGGTGTAGAACCGCGACATGGAAAGGGTCGTGATCACCGGGCTGGGTGTTGTTACCGCCCTTGGTAACACTTTAGGCGAGTTCGAAAAGAATCTGCGGGAGGGTCGGTCCGGAATCGCCTATCACGAAGATTTGGAAAACTTCCGGTGCCAAGTGGCGGGTATCCCGGAGGCCACGGACACGTTGGCGGAAGTCTACTTCCCAAAAAACCGGTTGGCCTACATGGACGATGTCAACCGTTATGGTTGTATCGCTGCGGTCAAGGCATGGGAAGACGCCGGGCTTGAGGTCCCGCCTTTGGGAGAGGGGCCTCCTGACTGGGACTCAGGAGCCGTAATCGGCTCAGGGAGCCATGCCGGACATCGCGCTTTGGCGGAAGATTTGTCCCCGGCCGTTGTCTCAGGCAACGTGCGTAGGCTGGGTGCAAAGCATGTTCACCGGACCTTGTCAGAAGGCATTGTGGCCCGTACCGCTGAGTTTCTAGGTTTGGGGAACAAGGTAATCGCTGCCAGTTCCACGAGCGCTACCGGGCTGGCGGCCATCCTGGATGGTGTGAGGCATATCCAACACGGCTACGCCGACAGGATGGTGTGCGGCGGGGCCGAAGGCAGCGGACCCTACGCCTGGGCGGCCCTGGACGCTGTACGTGTGACAGCGAAAGGCTACAAGGACGAGCCTCATAAAGCGAGCCGCCCTATGAGCAAGTCGGCAACCGGCCTCGTGCCCAGCGGCGGGGCTGGTGTTGTGGTGCTCGAAAGACTCGAAAGCGCGGAACGTAGAGGTGCTCGAATCTACGCCGAAGTGTTAGGACACCACACGAACTGCGGGGCGCAACGGGAGGGCGGCAGCATGACGGCCCCAAACCTGAACGCCGTCCAGCGTTGTATACGAAAGGCTCTCGTCAACGCGAAAATCAGACCTCTCGATGTCAGCTTCATAAACGGCCATCTGACTGGCACGATGGCAGACGCCCTGGAAGTACGGTGTTGGCGAGAGGTTTACGGGGACTCCGACCTCCCTTACATACATTCAACGAAGTCTCTCTTGGGTCACACGCTTCAGGCAGCGGGAGGAATCGAGGTCGCCGCTTGTTGTCTCATGTTGAGAGGCGATTTCATACACCCTTCGATAAACTGTGAAGATCCTATCCCCGAAATTGAGGATCAACGTGTCCCCCACCAAACGGAGGAGAAGCCTCTCTACATTGCACTCAAAGCAAACTTCGGCTTCGGTGATGTGAACAGCGTGATTGTGTTACGCAAATGGGAGAAGTGATGAGCAAGGATGAAATTTTACAGAAGGTGGTCGAGATTCTTACTCCTTACTCGGACGAGCCGGAAGCCATGCCAACAGCGACGCCCGAACAACATTTAAAAAAGGAGCTTGGGGTCGATTCCTCCCACATGGTAGACGCCTCTATGGAATTCGAGGATGAGTTTGGGATCGAGTTGACGGACGAAGAGGTTGTCACTTTCAAGCACATGCATCACGTTATCGACATGATTGCGGCCAAGCTCGATGGTCGGTAACGACATCGTAGACCTGAGAGACCCCAGAACGTTTCGAGTGCATCCTCGTTCCGACTCTCGAATCTTTACAAGAGCCGAGAAACAACTGATCGAGTCCAGGCACATTCGGTGGGGGTTATGGGCCTGTAAAGAAGCAGCCTACAAGGCATGTAAAAGGCTCGACCCGTCGGCGGTGTTCATCCCCGTATTATTCGAGGTACAAGGATGGGCGGATAAAGTGGCGGTTCATTGGAAGCGTCAGACGGTTCAGGTATGCGTGGAGACGAACGATGACTTCGCGCACGCCTGGACCGCTGGGTCCATAACGGCAATAGGCAAACGGGACACAGAGGCTCGATTGCTGGCCTCTAGGATGCCAGGGGGTCAAGAGTCATTTGCCTACCACGGAAGGTTTGTAGCCGTCGCTGTGTTGGCGGAATGTGAGTGTGTTAATACTTCATCTTCAACTTGTATCTAAAGTCGTTTACATCACTCAGAAGGGTCTCGGCGGTGCGCGTGAGCTTTTCGATCTCTCTTATCTCGTTCCGGTCAATCTCTTCCATTTTCATAACGCGGCGAGCATTAACGAGCGCCAGTTGTAGGCCATTGGCGTGGTCTGAGGCCCGGTCAAGTTCCTCGAAGGCTTCGGCCAGAGGTTTGGAGGCTGTAAGAGCTTGCTCAAAGGCTTTTCTTGGGTCCATATCTATATCTCCGTATAAGTCTTTTCAGTATTATTTTGCGAGAGTGGCGGAATGGCAGACGCGCCTGACTCAAAATCAGGTGTCCGAGAGGGCGTGAGGGTTCGAGTCCCTCTTCTCGCACTATCTGGGTAGCTTGTCGATGTGCCTCAGGACGTGGCGTCGGATCATTTTCTTGAAGGCGGACGGGATTTGTCGTTCGAGGTTCTGTCGAGGCATGGCCACATTGAAGACGCCTTCGGCCTTGAGAAAGACACGGCGGGTATACCGCTCGAACCAGTAGCGGAGTTTCAGCTTTACCCCGTCTTTTTCGGCGTACACTTCCACAGCACCATCGACGGCAGCGGCCCCCTGGATGACCGGGACGGTAATATCCCACCCCTGGTCCTTGATTTTCTTGACCTTAGCGGCGGCGTACCGGTCGGCAACTACGGTGGCTTCAACCATCCTAACGGTATTTCCAGAGGTCCATGCGGATCTTGTTCGCGTCGCGCTCTATCTCTTCCGCGTCGCCTACAAGGCGGTCCACGTCTCTGTGCATTTCCCGGAAGGTGTGGGACCAGCCGGATAGGTAGTCTCTCGCGCCGGTAAAGAGGGGGATGGCCTTTTCTATATGATTGATGGCCTCGTCCAGTTGTTTGAAGGCGTCCTTACCGGCTTGCTCTACGCTTGGCTTCGGGGCGGCTGACTTATCTTTCCAGCGGTCGTGGTCCATGTTTATATAATCACACAAAACCATTTGCGAGAGTGGCGGAACTAGGCAGACGCGGGAGACTTAAAATCTTCTGGCCGAGAGGTCGTGCGGGTTCGATTCCCGCCTCTCGCACCATCGGTGTAATCTAGAACATGCCCTGTCAAAGACGTGAAGCTTGGGAGCCGACGCTAGAAGAGTTCTGTCAGTTGGTACAGGCAGTACGCGACGAAAAGCTCAATTGCTCTCACAATAACTACGGACGGTGGAGTTTTTGGAGGGTCGGCGTAGCCATGGTGGACGCTGCACAGCACGTTATTCTGGACGCGGACACTGGCCGCTTTTGTTGCCAGCGGGGTTGGTTGAACGAGGACGAGGCGCTATCCCTGCTTGGGCTGCGTCCCTGAATTCGCCTACATAGCACAATGGCCAATGCACTCCCCTGGTACGGGAGAGATCCTGGTTCGATTCCAGGTGTAGGCTCTACTCCTTGTGTGTGACGACACCGAAAGGCTGATTAGCGGCTTTTCGGTCGTTTCCCCGGTGGGTTAGCTCCGCCACGCAGTCAGGGCAGTCGATGACCACGTCCCGGCTGAAAGGCATCATGTCTCCGACAGAACGGCCACAGGCTGTTATCCGTTGGAGCACGTTTCCCAAGTGGGTGTGCTCGTCCTCTTCGCCCGGCGTGAAACAACCAAGGATTTCGGAGAAGTCGGGCAGGTTGCAAATCTCCAACGTGCCTTCTTTGAGCTTCTTTTTGGACATGCTGTTCCCTACACCGGGCCGTTAGCTCAGTGGCCAGAGCACTCGCCCTATAAGCGAGCGACATGAGTTCGACTCTCATACGGCCTACCAGGAGGTTAGAATGAAGAAAGTCAAAGACACGGGTCCCAAAGCCCCTAAGATAGATCCGGAAGCGGTGGCCAAAGCGCTTGGGGCAAAGGTCGTCAAACCAGAAGGTAAGATGTTAGAAGCGATTCGACGGGCGGCTTTCTGGTTTCCCTCGTTGAGGGGGAAATACTAACACGGGGAAGTAGAACCGGCATTGGTGTCGGCCCTGACTGGAAATCAGTGGGTACCTTCACGGGTATGGGGTTCGAATCCTCCTGCTTCCGCCATGCGAGCGTAGCCTAACGGTCAGGCGGCTGCCTTCCAAGCAGCACCAAGTGGGTTCGACTCCCATCGCTCGCTCCACGCGGGTATGATCTAGGGGTATGATGCCAGCTACCGACGGTGTAATTACGTGGATGCACTGGAAGAACGTAATTATCGTGGCGCTGGCCCTCCTTGTGATGCTGGAAACCGGTACGATTTACCACCTCCACAACAAGGCCCAGGTAGCGCGGCAAGCGGCCGAAAAAGAGATCGAAGAGGCCCATGCAGAGACCCGATCGGCCATTAATAACTGGAGCCGGATGCTCGATGATTGTAAGAAAAGACAAAACGAGCGGAAGGACGAAGAGTGGGACGAGACGATCGGGAGGATAAAGGGTCATATCGATTGGCTGATCGCCAAGGCCCGAACCTGTAAAGAGCAAAAACAGGGCTACTGCGGGGGTCAGTAAAGTCGGTGTTCTTTTGGTAATAACGGTAGGCATGGGCTATGGGTACGACAGGCGCGTAGCATTCGAGGCCACCAAAGCCGACCTGGAGAGGCGGATCGATGAGTTAGTCGATATCGTCATCCAAAGGGACATGGACAGGGCGCTTCCCCTCTACCGGAAGTTGTTCAAGGACATGGGGGTCGTCAAGAAGCCTCGTAAGAGCGAGTTGGCCTACTACATGAAGAAGCCCGACCACCTCGCGGCCAGCCTTCGTAGGCACCTGAGAGACTGGGAAAACATACAACACCAGAGCCGGGCCATCCAAGCCACGAAGCCCAAGGCCCAGGAACTGCTCAGGCACGTGAAGGCCATCCAGGGTCTTCAACGGGAGTTAGAACGAGACCCAGGAGCCTTCTACTTCCGGCTGGCCTTGAGACGCCTCGAACTCGACGACCTTGAGTCGCTTCTAGAGAACTTTTTAGATTAGCACCCTTTGTCGCGGTCCATCTGGGATGGTGCCGGGTTGCAACCCCGGTGAGGTTCGGGTTCGACTCCCACCCGCGACTCCATGGGGGCATAGCATAATGGACAATGCGGTGGCCTTCTAAGCCATTGATCTGGGTTCGATTCCCAGTGCCCCTGCCAACCAAGTCCCCATAGCTCAACGGACAGAGCGTCGGTCTCCGGAACCGAAGATGGAAGTTCGATTCCTCCTGGGGACGCTACAAGCCCCTGTAGCTCAACGGACAGAGCGTCCGGCTACGGACCGGAAGATGGGAGTTCGACTCTCTTCAGGGGTGCCATCTCGGAGCTAAGTTGAATAGTGGGTCCCTTGTCAGGGATTGACAACCCAGTCGGTTAGAGTCCGGCCTCCGAGTCCAAGTTTGGTGTAATGTACGGTATGAAGTGCCGTGGCTCAGGGTGGATCGGCGGTGGCTACCGTAAGGATCTTGAGGGGGAGACTTTCAAGATCACGTGTTCGTATTGTTGGCGGCAGATTGATGTCGTCCCGATAGCCCCTGAACCTAGAACCGATCTCCGTAAGGATGGGTCGGTGGTCATGGTGGTCCGCAAACAGATGGTTGATCACGAGTTCGGTAGCGCGTGTGCCATGCGCTGGCGCAGAGACGGGAACAGTTGGCTGTTCTTGACAGCCATCATTCTTACAGTTATCAGTTTAATTCACCTTGTGTTGTCTGCATTTTGACGGAGAACCCTATGAGGATTTGGAGCCAGAAGCCCCCAACAGGTCATTAGTGATGACCTGTTGGAGGACGAATGCACCGAAATTATAGGCGTAAACTCGCTAAGCATAACCCTAGAAAAGAAGGCAAAGGCTGGCGGCGGACACCTCCGTCTCTTATCCCGTACCGGAAAGCTTACTGGCAGAAGCACCGGGCCAAGGTTCGAGAATTGATGGCCCACGGGCGGTACGACGATATCCAAGACCGGCACCCGCCCACCATCTGGTGGGACATTTACTAAGTTTTTGTTATTCCGCCGTTGGTATGGATTCTTTGAAGGCTTCCGTTAGGGTCAACTTCAAAGTCAAAGTGTCACGCTCGCCGCAACGAGTACGTGATTCCAACGACTACATCATAAGTGTTTCCGAAGAAACTCCGAAGCGTGTACTCACTCATCAGTTGAATGTCTCCGTACCCTTCGGCAAGGAGCCAGAGGGAAACTATCAGTTCCCCTCCTTACCGGACAAAGTTGCCAACAAAGTCTCGGAAATGATCGCGGAAATACATGCTTCTTCCGTCACACGGCTCGCTGGCGGTCAAGGCCGTTGGAAAGCATAGGGTTCTTCGCAACGACCCATGGAGGGAGGACGGTTTCATACGCCGGTTCGCAGGGGTTCAATTCCCCTCGTTGCGACCATAGGCACGTAGCTCAACGGAAGAGCACTACCTTGACACGGTAGGGGTTGGCAGTTCAACTCTGCCCGTGCCTACCAGGGAAGACAATCCGGTATCGGTATCGGCCCTGACTCGAAATCAGTGGGCACCGAAAGGTGTGGGGTTCGAATCCTCTGTCTTCCGCTAACGGTAAGGGGCTATCTTGACGGTGGTGCCCCGCAACGCCGATATCGGGAGTGAGAAGTTGTGTAAGAGGTCGTCCCAGTCTTGCGGGCCGCCAACGATTTCCAGGTACCGTTCGAGACTTAGCTTCTTCCCAAAGGCGTTGTCTCCCACTACTTCCCACGGCAACGTGACGGCGAGGGTTTCCGGCTTTCCAAACCTCTGTGCTTCTTTTCTGATCCACTCTTTCCTGTGCTTCTCTCGTTTTCTCACGTCGTCTCTTGTAGCGGCGTCTTGCTGCGACCATTCTGGGTGTTTCGCGGCCCATACAGCGGTCAGGGCGTCCTGGATTGATTCGGGGACTCCGTGTACTTGTGCGGTCTCAGGAGACGATGTGAAAAACACCTTGTTGACATCCCGACGCCCTCTAGGGAACTCGAAGTAAACACTGTCGTAGATATCACGAGGCTTAAGGCCGTACGCTTCGGCCACCACGGTCGCCACGTCCATGGCGTCAAAGGGTTTGAATCCCTGTTCACGAATCAGGGCGGCGTTGATGGTTGAGGTTCCGTGGAGCACAGTGACGGTACCATCGTCGTTGATCCCAGGCTTACGTGAACGTGTTTCAACGATGTATTTGGCGAACCGTCGATCGTAACTATACATGGAGAGTAAACCTGCAACGGTGTGGGGCCAGACTTGAAATCTGTGCGAGCCTTCGGGCCTGGGGTTCGACTCCTCTGCTCTCCGCCTAATCGATCATCCAGTAGATGTTACACTTGTAGGTACGGTGGGCCTTTCCCATTGCTTCCCAAAGCGCCCCGGCTGGATTCATATCCTGCCCCTCTTTTTCGTCGGGCGGGAAACCCATCTCGATGGCTAGTTCACGAGCTTTTTCGAGATAGGCGTCAACTCCTCGCATGGCCCTCTGGTATTTTCTCCGGAGGCTCTTGTCATATTTTGGTTCCCACCCCTCTTGGCCGAACGAAGGGCCTTTGGTTCTACGGGCTGGGAAAGCCACCCTGTTGGCCAGAGCCTTCAGGTCGGCGGCTATTTTCTCACGGCTGGGTTCGGCGGTTTCCGTGTAGGCCAGAATCCGTTGGAGTTCAGCGGCAAGCTCTTTGGGTGAGGCTATCTTTTCCATGCCTCTGTAGTCTTATCAAATCTTTTGGAGAGTAAATTCGCGTGGCGCGGAACTTGGTTGCTAACCAATGGGCACCTTCACGGGTGTGGGGTTCGACTCCTCTGCTCTCCGCCATACGGGTGTAGCTCAATGGCAGAGCGACCGGCTTTGACCCGGTTAACGTTGGTTCGATTCCAGCCACCCGTGCCAAGATATTCGGGCGTCGTACAATGGTAGTACGCTAGGTTCTGGCCCTAGAGACGGTGGTTCAATTCCATCCGCCCGAGCTATTGATACGGATCTGTGTTATGGTTCGTAGTATGACGACCAAGAGATGCACGGTGTGTGGGGAGCGGAAAGACACAGAGCAATTTTCTAAAATCGAGCTAAGAAAGACGGCCGTCATCAGTCGTGTAAGAAGTGCCACCGGGCGTATCTAAAAAAACACTACGAGGAGAATAGGCAGTATTATGTAGACAAAGCAGCTAGACATAGAGATAGGGTTAGAGCGTTGGTGGACAAATTAAAAGACAAACCGTGCGCGGACTGTGGAAACTCTTTCCCACCGATCGCAATGGATTTTGATCACAGAGAGGAAAACGAAAAAACGGGCACTATAAGCAGCTTGGTCTACAACAGAAGCATGGAAGAGATTTTAGAGGAAACGAAAAAGTGCGACGTTGTGTGCGCTTGTTGTCATAGGATCAGGACATATGCGCGGGGGCAATACACTGGAATTTAGGGTGGGGTCACTCATGGGGCGACCGCTGGGAGTCGAACCCAGTCTTCACCGTGTAACAGACTGACAACGTTCTATAACACACCGATTATTTCGGGACGCGCCTCTGGCCGGGGCGGCACAACTTCCGCTGGCTTCCAACCCTTTTCACGGGCGGCGCTGTACACGTCGGCAAGGACCGTATCGCCCTTGAATGTGTAAGGATTGTTGGTGAGCCGTTGGACAATCTGTGAGCCTTGTTCGGCTGGCAACGCATCGATTTGTATGTGACGGCAAAGCCTCCCCTTACGGCGGGTGGCCGGGTCCATCTCCAGGGTCTCGGCGTTCGTGGTGGCGAGAATCCGGATGTCCATGATGGACCCCAGGATACCGTCCCCCAGGTTCAGAAGGGACGAGATGGTGTTCATGTCCCCATCCTTACGCTTGACGAGAGCCTTGTCTCCGTCTTCGAGGATGAGAATGATGGGGCCGTTGATCTCGTTCTTGGCGTTGAGGAGAGCGGGCAACAGTTCCGGAGCACCAAGGTCGCTCACCATCTGAGGAGGAATGAGGACGAAGGCGGCGTTGGGAACCTCTGTCAGAAGGGCGCGGACCAGGAAAGTCTTTCCGGTGCCGGGAGATCCTGAAAATATAATCAGCCTTCCACACGGGCCTGGAGTCTTGAGGTCCGCGACGACGTGGTCATAGTCAGCAAGGACCGCGTCCGTGTAGTTACCCCTTTCTAACGGTGTGCCCGCAGTACCGAGTCGGGTAAGGCTGTACCCGGTCATGCACTTGGTCAGCGCAAACACTAACCCCTTCCGGGGGTCGTCCGGCTGGATGCAAGCGTTGAAGAGCTTTTCGGACTTGAGGGCGTCTTCAAGGCTGGATGTAACGATTTGGACATCCGCTGTCTGGCCCCTCTCGCTTTGCCGGATATTGACCCAGGTGTCCTCGGAACCCAGAAGTACGACACCGTTGTTATTGCCAAAGTCCGTGAGGTACAGAGGCCGAACATTCAGTATCTTCTTCGTGGCTTCGATCAAGTCCTTGTGGGGGACAATCAGGTTCCCTTCCCAGGTGGCTTGCCGGACGGGTTCCCCTCCTTCGAGGGCCTTTCGTAGAAGTCCAAGGCCCGCCCACGTGGCTGGCCCCTTGTCGAAATGGGTACCAAGGTCGGGGAAGGATTCGCCTCTCCACCACGTGGCCGTCTTGTTAGAAGCGGCCTTAAGTAAGGGGTGCTCCCTTATCTCGGTAGGGAGGGCGGACGAGGTTTTCCAGCGTGAGTCCACGTAACTGTTAGCTTATCAGAAGAATGTCAGCGTGGCGGAACTAGGCAGACGCGCCAGACTAAGGATCTGGTGGGAGCAATCCCGTGGAGGTTCGATTCCTCTCGCTGACACCGGCTACCACTGTGCCCCGGTGGTGATATGAGAAGCCGTGAGGCAAAAACCGGTCGGTCAAAAGCTCCCCCTCTCAGGGAGACTCCGGTCGGCAAATGAGCCTCACAGGGGCCTAGTGCGCGTATCGTCTAATGGCAAGGCGCTCGCCCGATCAGCGAGTCATGGGAGTTCGAATCTCTCTACGCGCACCAAGCTAGAAGTTCTGGGAGAAGTATTCCCAGATTACTTTGGCGTCCTTACGGGGCGACACGGCTTTGAGGGTAAACGAGTCTTGGGCGTCACCGGGAGCCTCCAAATAGGCCGAGAGGCTTGACTTGAGTGGGGTGTCCTGGTGCGCCGTGACCATGATCTCCCGCTTCGCGCCGGGGTCAGGATCGATGACGAGAACAGCCTTCCAGTTTGACTCGTGGAACTTCCACCCCGACAGCTTGGCCAGTTCTTTGACAACTAGGCGGCAGTAGCTAAGCAGGGCTTCTTGCAGAAAGCGGTGAAGCTCTGGGGGGTTCATTGCCCCGGTCTTCCAGATCGAGTGGTCCACGTTACAAAGCCCAAACTAACAAACGATTACAAGGCGACATGGTGTAAAAATCGTTATGGAATGCGAGATGTGTGGCGGGGCGGGTTGTTCCTGGTGCCTGGAGCCAGAGGATCTTGAGTCTCCTTCCATCGAACCAGCGCCCGTCAAAGCTCCGGAACCTGTCCGACGGCCCGTCCAACAACCAACTCATGGGCGGCTCACGAGCGCCCTGGCCTACGAGGCGGTCATGGAGGACGGGACAGTTAATCGCTCCTGTCAGCGCATTTACGCCAAGCTCTACGACAAAGGCCCGATGACAGGCACGGAGTGTTTCATCTCGATCGACGAGGACCTGAAGTCCGAAGGCAAGCAAGGCATCAACTGGAACACCCGTACCCGGCTATCGGAGTTGAGAGCACGTGGTCTGATATACGAGACGGGTACCCGGAGTTGTAAGATTACAGGGCGGATGGTCATTGAGTGGGACGTTACGGACCGGCTCCCTGGACCGCCTCCGAAGAAGATACCGCGACCGAAGCCGGATGTCCTGGCAGAGGCCGCCTCACAGTTACGTTTGGTTTATAGATCCTGGTTAGATGAGGGAGGGCAAACCCTCGACGAGTTAGATCAGGTGTCTGAGTGGCTAGACTTTATTACCGGCCCGTAGCTTAGTTGGCCAAAGCATTCGACCGATAATCGAAAGACCGTGGGTTCAACTCCCACCGGGCCGACCGGTTCTAACACCTAGCGTAGTTCGATTGTGAGTTGGGTCCACTCGTCTATGTAGTCGAGTTCGACCTTGACGGCGCGACCGAACTCTCTAAGGACAGCCCTGCCCAAGGCTTTTGCGTGGTTCAGGTCTTCCCGGCCCGGCTCGTCGTTCTCCATGTCCCCGTGATCTCTCGTTGTATACAACAGGGACTTGTCATCCTCTTCTTCGAGATCCATCCAGGTTCTCTCTTTTTTGATGAAGTCCCTGATGTCCTCGATACTGACGCTCTTTGGGGCGGCTGTTAGGAATCGTTCTACAACCTGTTCGCTCTTGGGCATCAGAAGAAGCCTTCCCCGGTAATAATGCCCTTTGCCAGGGCTTTCGCAAGGTCGTCTTCCCCGAACTCGTGCTTCATGTACTGTCGGAGGTAGCGGACCACGTCTTTGGTGGGGACTTTGTCCCAATCGGTCATGTTGTCCGCAAGGTGTTTTATACGCCGTTCCATGAGCTTGTTGAGCTTCTGGCCCTCTGAGGTGATCCCTTTGAGAAAGTCGCTGATCGCCTTTCTTAACTCTTTGTCGTCAACCAGTTCATCTAGGAACTCCTCGTCATACCCAGAGTATCCGGTCTTCCAGCGTAAGTGATCCATTATAGTGTCGCCTGAGCCTCTTCCAGGGGTAAGGTTCCACGGGGACCTTCTATCACACCTTCGACCATAGGCCATTTCTTCTGGAAGGTCAGCCGAACTACATCTCGTCCCCTGACGATCGCGTTGGCAATGTCCTCCGCAACCTTACGGCCAATACCTGTCTTGTCTCTGATGAGCCGCATGACTCGCTCAACCTTGGACTTTTTTGACTCTTTTGGCGAGTACTTAAATCCCACACGGGTGTCAGAATCTAACTCCAGGCCCGTCTTCTCCAGGTACCGGGTCATGACTTTTTCAGCGTCCATACCCAGAGAGTTAAAATAAATCTTTAGGAATCAGATTTACCGGTGTAACAGTCAGAATACGGCAAAACTGATTTCGCGAGGCGGTGTAATAGTACACCAAGAGGAAACCCGCCCTCAAATGTGCGGGCAGATCGGATGGATAACATGCAAAACGAGAATCTCGGACCGGCTGAGAGAATCCTACAGACGGTCCTCTCTCACTCGGGCCATGCTGTCCACAACCGTGCTGGTATCGCAGTTACCGACACCGGATCGGTCGTGGGTTCTAAGTGGTTGCCGGTCACTCACGTAGAGGAGAACGGCGACAAGATCGTTTACGAATTGCGTAAGGTCGGCCGCAAGAGCACCAAGGTCAAGCTGGGCAAGCTCAGCAATGACGGGCGTGTTCGGGACGGTCGTCGGGTTGTAGGCAAGTACCAACCGGCCGGGTTGTACCCGGACGTTGTTGAGTGGGTCTACAAGCAGGTCGCGGAAGTCTGGAATCTCGATAACGAGTTCGCGGCCAAGTGGGCCTCCTACGCATACGGCCAGGAGCACCGGGACCTCAAGGTCATCCTGGCAGCCTTCATGCTCGTTCAAACCCGTAAGGGTGATCCGGTCCTGGACAAGGGCAAGGTCGCGTTCCTCGACGAGGACTACCGTGACGTTGGCGAGGCCATGTTCCTGATCACCACCAAGGGCAAGGACGGCAAGGTCAGCTTCAACCCGAAGTTGCTCATGAGGGTCCACGATGTTCTGAGCCTACCGGCCGTCGCCAAGATCAACCGGGATCTCGGTTTCGGTAAGTCCGCTCGTAAGCCGTTCCTGGGTCGTTGGCCCAAGGCCGTGGAGAAGTGGCTACGGTACCGGGAAGAGAACCCCAAGATGCTGGAAGGTCTGGTCAACGCGGGCTTCCGGCGTACGGTGATGGATCTGGCCCGTAAGGTCGGATACAAGCCGAACACCGGCAAGTTCTTCGAGACCCTTCGTTGGAAGCAAGCGCAGTCCAAGGAGGGGCACCGGAGCATCGCCATCGGCCAGGAGGTCAAGGCGGCGGAATCCTGGGAGGGTCTGACCGAAGAGCAGATCTGCGAGAAGATCACCCAGGACCGGCCGAACTGGAAGCGGGTCGTGGGTCTTCTGCCCAAGGACGGTGTGACCAGGGCTGTCATGGCGGCTGCCATCGAGGTCGGGTCCCTGTCCAACAAGGACCTGATCATCGCGACCCCGACTCTGGAAGAGCTTGGACTGTTGGATGTCCAGGACATCCGGGTTCGGTGGGAGACGGCGGTCAAGGAGGCCGAAGACATGCGGGCGGCCAACATCGCCCAGCGTGTCAAGTCCAAGAAGACCCAGGAGAAGCTGTCGGAGGCGGCCGACAACGCTGTCAAGAAGGCCGTCGCAGAGGTGCTCAATAGCCAGAGAATCTACTTCTGTGTGGACGTTTCGTCCTCCATGCACAAGGCCATTCCGACGGCTAAGCGGTACCTGACCCAGTTCCTACAGGGGTTCCCCCTGGAGCGGACTCACGTGTCGGTGTTCAACACCTCCGGTCGTGTTGTGAAGATCAAGCAGAACTCGTCGGCTGGTGTCGAGCAAGCTTTCCGTGGTTTCAGGGCGGGCGGCGGCACCGATTACGGAGCGGGCGTCAGGGTACTCCAGTCCTTCAAGCCTGAGGACGATGAAGACGTGATCTTCATCTTCGTGGGCGACGAAGAGGCGTACGACTTCTCCGATTCCGTGAGGTCTTCCGGCCTCAACCCGGTTGCTTTCGGGTTCCTCAAGGTAGGCGGCACTCGCGGCTACACGGCGGTCCAGGACACGGCGGCCAATCTCGGTATCCCGTGCTTCATGATCGACGAGGGGATCTTCGCGGACCCGTACGCGATTCCCCGCACCATCAGAGACCTGATCGCGGCTACTCCGGTGGGCAAGGCGTCCAGAAAGGCGGCGGCTCCCAGAGTATCGCTGGTCGATCTCATCCTCAACACTGAGTTGCTGACCAAGCCCGCTTGGGCAGCTTGATTCTAACTCTAACCGGTGTAATAGTTGAACCATGACTTGGAGAGACCTACTACAGACTAAGGATGAAACCCTGGTTTCGCCATGGGTCGGGGGTAGGTCTCTCCGGTCGGGTTCACGACAGTGGACCATCGACGGCCGTTTGCCGGATGAGCACGGTTGGGTAGTCTTCTCCCTGAACGGTCGGCGGGCGCGTGTTCTCCGACAGGCCGACGATTCTGACACTGATCTGCTCATGGGTAAGGTCATGGGTTATTTGGTCGGAGACAGGCTGGTCCCGCGTGACGTTCGAGTTGAGCCGAAGATCGCGGATATCGTGGCCAACGCGGAGCGCGTCCACCTGATCGAGCCGTTTCTGGACCGGTTCGTGTACGTCTCTGCCGGGCGTATGTGTGAGGACGGCCCGCTCTTTTTCATGCAACAAGAGATGCCGCTGGGTCCGGAGATGGACGTTCTGACGGCGTACCTGGACGGCAAGGATTCCGTGGCCGACATCAAGGATGTTTCCCCGGCCCTGGATGCCGCTTTCCGGATGGAGATCTTCCAACGGAAGGAGGCAGAGAAGCGTCGGCGGGAGCTTGCCGAAAAGCGCCAGCGGGAAGAAGAGGAGCGTCAAAAGGAGGCCCGTAGACGCGAGATCGTCGAGAAGCTGGGAGACGGCGCTGGCCGTCGGGAAATGGCTCTCCTGGACTTCGAGGAGGCCGCAAAGGCCGCTTTAGCGGTAGGCGGGGCTGTGCTTCTGGATCAACGTGCCGGGCACCGCAAGAACGAGATGATCGTTAAGTACCGGCTCAAGCGGCGGCGGTTCGAATGTACGTGCGACAAGAAAACTCTTAGGATTATCGATTCTGGGGTGTGTTTAACAGATCATGACACCGGAGAGAAGGGAGACGACCTACTGACCCTTGAGAGCCTACCGTCCGTTATCCTGGAAGCGGAGCGAACGGGACAACTCGTGGTTTACAGGCACGTCTAAGGTATTGAAATGACTGTGGAAGCTGGAGTTCTAGTCGATCGTGAGGGAAAGCCACTGTTCTGGCATATCCCGACGGACCGGTCCGTGGCCTACCTTCCAGACAGCCGAACGCTCTGGGACGTGATCTGGGACAACCGGGACAGGGTGTTAGGATTTGCTCACAGCCACCCCGGCTCCGGGGTGCCGGGTCCCTCTTACGAGGACGTTACGACCTTCAACGGCGTGGAGACGGCTCTCGGTCGGAGGATAATCTGGTGGATCACGAGTTCCACCCATCTCGTTCACATCGTCTGGCAAGGCCCGGACAAATACGACTACCGCGTCAATCTCAACAAATATTACCAGCCGATATGGCTACCAAGACTTCGAAAGGAATCGAGGTACGAGCTAGAAAGAGAGGTGCAGCATGGCTGACAACATCAACGAAAACGACGCTCGCGTCAACATCACCTACGGGGGTCAGAACGGGGACCTTCCGGACCCGGTTCTCTTCGCTGCGTCTGACGACGACGTGAAGGGGTGGGTCTCCGAAGCCATCCGTGGCGGGGACATTCCCGGTATCCCGGCTCAGGCACCCGACCTGGGTAACTACGTCGTGGATCGGTTCAACGCAACCGACGCACGTCCCTACAACCTGATTCAGCTTCGGCCGAAGACGCCCTTCGGGGTTTGAGCCGATGGCGGGTCAGGAACGTCCTGGTTGGTGTCCGCACACGGATTGTCGGTTCAAGCGGTTGAGCGACAATGCGTGTGTCGGGCATCTGCCGGAACCTTCCATAGAACACAGGATTTGCTTCGCGGGGGTCTTGCCGGACCCCGACGAGGTGTTCGAGCTAATGGTAGACGACTCGGATCTACGGGATCTTCGCTGGTTGCTCGAAGGGCTGAAGGAGTAAAGATGGCCTCGTTTGTTATAGGTGAGCCGGGGAACCGGCTTTTGGCGCGTATCGAAAAATCCAGTGGCGACCTCGTCCTGACAAGAGAAGAGGGTTCCCAGGAAACGAAGATAGTTATCTCGAAGGACGAGAAAAACGTCTTGCGGGAATGGCTCAGGCTTGATGAACTGTGGCCTGAGGGACTGTCGCCGGATCAGGCCGAAGCGGTCGTGGAGCTTTTACGCGAAAGAACGGCCTGATGGACATTGTAGTCACGTTGCCCAAGTCTTTCGGACTCAAGCGCTGGATTGCAGAGGGCGACCCGGCCGGGGCCAAATGGAGCGGCACGGAGTGGGGTTGGTTCATGGGGGGCAGCCCGCCGAAGAAGCTGCAACCCGGCGACCGTGTTTATGTGGTCTACAGCGGCCACCTTATCGGATACTCGCCGTTGATACGGATAGACGACGACCCCGTATGCTACGACACGAACGTTCCCGTCTACTTCAAGGACAGCTTTGCCCTGGTTCGAGGTGGTGACGCCGTAGCTGTCACGATCGACCAGAAGATTCGGGGCTTCCAGGGCTACCGCTACCGTTGGTGGGACCGGTCGGAAGAAAGACCGTTCCCGGAGTGGCAGAAGCTATGACTACCCTGAAGGGCGCAACTGTTCAGATTACGGAGCAAACCGTTCGCGAACTTGTTCAGGCCATCGACCAAGCCAAGAAGCTGGCCAACCCTCCTGAGGTGGCTGTAGTCGCTTCTTCCCATTCTAGTACCAGTTTCGAGATCGCCCTGGAGCTAACACCACACACCCAGGAGTCGCTGGGGTATCGTCGGAGACCATGATCACTCAACACAGGACAGAGTTTTCGTGTCCCGTTTGCGGGGGCGACACATTCGGCAGTGTCGAGAATAAAGAGACCGGCGAGTGGGAATACACCTGTTCCGGTGGTTATTGTGCTGCCGCTGTCAGCGGCCCGTTCAAGTTCAAAGCGAGTGATATGTGGAAGTATTTCAAGGGTGTGACGAGACGCCACTTCGACTCCTGGAACGAGTTTCGTAAGTGGGACAAGAAGAAAGGAACAGGTGTGTCGGGACCATAATGGGCTACTCAATCTACGTTGCTGCCAGGAGCCAAAAAGACCAGAAGCGGATGTTCGACTTTCTGGAACAACACTTCAAGTACATGACTCCCCTTCCGGAGGCGTCGGCGCTTTGGCTGACCACGGACATGGCGTATTCCGAGAAGGTGAAGTGGCCCGTCGGGTTCGACTACAAGTCCTGGATCAGTTTCGGTGAACGGACGTACGCCTACGCCGTGATCTACTGGATGGCCCAGGTTCTGACCAAAGCCCCTCATTATTACTATTACGACTTCGATCGAGAGAAGGTGCCCGAAGAAGAAGACGAAGAGGCCCTTTACAAGTTCCTACGGGAGCCTCTTAGTCGCTTTGAACAGGGTGATGCCAGAGAGATCGCTGCTTTCATAGCCAAGGAGCGGGACCGGCTAAAAACCCTCTGGCAAGAAGAAAATGCTTAGGTCTTTCAACAGCCAACCGTACACAGGGGTATGAAGAACATCACGATCATAGGTGCCGGTGCTCTAGGCTCACATTTGATACTGTTCCTACGGAACGAGGCGACCATGAAGGTCGTCGATTTCGACCGGGTGGAGCAAAAGAACACGTTGAGCCAGTTCCATGGCAAGGCGGGCGTCGGCAAGAACAAGACGCAGTCCCTGGCCCAGGCAATGCAGTTCCTATTCGGGATCAAGCTCAACATGGTCCCGCACAAACTGACGGCCGACAACGAGAAGGAGCTTCTGGGCGGTGCCGATCTGGTCATCGACTGCCTGGACAACCCAGAGTCTCGGCGCGTGGTCCAGGGTTTCGCCAAGGAGGCCGAGATCCCGTGTCTCCACGGAGCGCTGGCCGCCGACGGAGCTTTCGGCCGGGTGGTCTGGACCGAGAATTTCGTCATCGACGACGGGGCAGCCGGGGCCGCCACTTGCGAGGACGGTGAGCATCTGCCCTTCATCGCTGTGGTCTCTGCCCTTCTGGCCCGGTCGGCTCAGGCGTTCCTCAAGGACGGCAAGAAAATCGGTTATGAAATCAGCCCAGGCGGTGTAATTATTACTTGACAACACCGTTTGGATCAGTATCTTAGGGGACGTACCCAATACCTATACCTTACACGACGATTAAACCGGGCGGCAAAGAAGCCGCCCACCGCAGTAACCAACAGGTTTAGAACTCGGGTACACTCCACTAATAAGGGGCTATACAGACGGACGGTCCGTCACCTTTCTATCGAAGAGGAAAAACCAAAAACCCAGGATCGATTCTCGGCTCTGCAAGGAGCCATATTTCTGGTCCTCACAAGCGTTTTAGGGTTCGACTCCCGATAGCCCCTCCAACCCGTACCCAACAGGTGAATCTTACATGCATACACAGGTTCGAATCCTGTTTTCCAAACCAAAACTATTGGAAATAGCCTAGTGGTTAGGCACTCGTCTAGAAAACGAGCAATCAAACAGGTTCATGACTCGGGTGCGGGAAGATTTTAGGCAGACTGGGCCGGGTGGCCCGCTTACGATCATAACGTAGGTTTGTACGCAATCAGCACCTAACACTCGTTCTCGCGAGAGAACAATACTTCTGTGCTCACAAGCAAAATTGTTGGTTCGAGTCCAACGTCTGCCACCGAGAGCGATCAATCGGAGAAAGCATACAAGCGTAGCTCATTTAGGGTAGAGCGTCTGTTTTACACACAGAAAGTAGTGGGTTCGATTCCCATCGCAAACATCCTGCTTCTCGTCTCGAACGCTCTCTAACTTTTCAGCATCATTTTGTAGGCAGCGGTTGGTATGTACAGCTACGACCGCCGTCTTGCGCTCCAGCTAGAGCCTTTACCCTCCTGGACGTTCACCAAGCCGCTCACGAAGGCTTTCAGGGAACTTGACCGGGTAGACGTTTACAAGGCTTACGGTACTTTTGAAGATCTGTTCGGCAACCTGGAACGGCTGGAAGCCCTGGAGCCGCGTGAGGTACGTGAAGGAGAGCAACTCTCACGGACGTTCGCGGAACTCCGACGTGAGACGCTTAACGCGATGGTCGATGCTTCCAATCTATTCGAAGTTATCAAACGCCGGGCCACGTAATGTACAACTACGATCGCCGCAAGAAGACCGCTGCCAAGATGGACCTCTACGCCAAGTGGAGGGACATTATTGACGCACACGCCGAGGCCGAGCGGCGAGATCTTGATAACTTGTTGAAATCCACAGTCCCCTACCTAAAGTCGGTCGGCCTTGATATCGACCTGAGACGATCTTACTTGAGTAAGTATTATCACGGGTCTGACGGTGTTAGAATCGAGGGGATGCTGTACCTCAAGGATCGTCCGGAGAACACAGTAAAGCTGATTGAATTCGGAGAACGCGAGGGAGCGGAGCGAGTCTCCAAGTGGTTGGACAGTGCAATAGACATGTACGGCCACGCACAATACGACAAAGCCAAGGACGAGTGGCAGGTCGATATTACCGCGTCCTGAATCCAAGGGGCCATAGCTCAGTTGGGAGAGCGCGTGACTGGCAGTCACGAGGTCGGGGGTTCAATTCCCCCTGGCTCCACCATGGTGTAATCTAAGGCGTGGCTTTCGTTGTGGTGAAAGAGTTGGCCGAGCCTCTCCCTGAACGGGTTCAGGGGACGGTTCGGTTGCCTACAGATGAAGAAGGGCACCCTTACGGACAGTGGTCGGCTGTCCTAGAAAAGACGGAGACCAACGGGGTGTACCGTCTTCGGGCTTTGGTTGAGGGTGCGTTGGCGGGTGTTTCGGGAGGAGATATTCTTACATTCTATCGTGCTCCTAAGAAGTTGGCGGTATTGATCGCAGTGTGATCGGGCGTCGTCTAATGGCAGGACATCGGTTTTTGGTGCCGAGTATCGGGGTTCGAATCCCTGCGCCCGAGCCAAATTATTTTTCTTGAGTTGATTTTTTCGGTGTAATATAAGGAGGTACGGAGACAAAGTTTCACGTGAAACGAGGTTTGAGGAAAACGTAATGTCCTTGTTGGAGGGGTGTATTGGAGAGCGCATTTGGAACACTGTGAAAAAGGCGCGTTAGAGATACGGAGACCGCATGGGCCTGACCACGTTTACGTGTGTCTTCATTGCGGTCGGCGTTCATGGGATCGCCTGGGACACAACGCACTCACCCCCGGCTGGGGCCGAAGTTGCACGGAGAAGGCTGTCAGATTGCCCTCAAAGGCTCTGGAACTCAACGCTCAAGGTTTGGTCCGGGCCGTACGAAAAGCTGATGTTGTAGCTCTCCGTGATTCATCTTTGAATTAAGAGCTTCGAGGTGTAATAGCTCTTGCTCGCTATGACGAGCATGGCATTATAACACCATGCCAGAAGAGCGGAAGTGTAAGCATTGTCACAAAACTAAGCCTATCGGGAAGTTCAGACCGTTAAGGCGCAATTCCCCTTACCGACGGCGAATCTGCACAGCTTGTTATGGTAAAGTTTACTGGCAGCGGCACAAGGACAAATTGAATGTTCAACGTAGTCAGTATCGTAAGAACAATCCAGCACAAGCGATCTACAGTGACACTAGAGCCGTCGATCGTAAGAAAGGGAGAGCCAACGATCTCACAAAGGAGTTTATCGCAGAGTCGATTTCCAAAGGTTGTAGCTATTGCGGAGAGGCGTCGATTAGAATGAGCTTGGATCGTATCGATAATAGTAAAGGACACACCGTTGATAATGTGGTCCCAGCTTGCATAAGATGTAATACCATTCGGGGGTCAATGCCTTATGACGCATGGCTGCGTATTGCCCCGGCCATTCGGAAGACTCGTAAGGCGGGCCTTTTTGGCTCGTGGGTTGGCCGTCGATTTCCTGCTCGGGTGGTGGAATAGGTAGACACAGGCGAAGTCGCTATAGGGCTTTGCTGGCCGGGAGGCTTGTAAGTTCGACTCTTACCCCGAGCACGATTAGGTGAATGATGACCAAAGAGGAAATAGAAAAACTGTTCATGACACAGTTGGACGAGTTAGAAGACGCTTTCAGGCACTGCGACGTTGTAGAGATCTTCTCCCATCTGGCTCAGTTGGTCCATGATGAGATCGTCGTAAAGATGTCTGATAAAGATTAGCGGGTGTGAGAGGCCCAGAGAATAACCTTAACAAGGAGGCGCTGATGAGGCGTTAGGACAATGTCTGAGTTCCATACACTATTACTGACCCCGTGGATGCAACCACACCGAATCGTTCCTTGGCAGGACGCTATCTGTCGGCTCTACATGGGAGAGATCGAGGTCTTGGAGTCTTACGACGAGACCGTGTCGTCTCCGAGTGTGACCTACCAGATTCCGTCCGTAGCTAGACTTACGTCCAAAATCCCGACCCACAAGAAGGGTGTCAAGTTCTCGCGGATCAACGTTCTGACTCGTGACAACTTCACCTGCCAGTACTGTGGGAATCGGCTTCCGCGTCGTGAGTTGAACTACGATCACGTGACCCCGAGGAACCAGGGCGGTAAGACTAACTGGATCAACATTGTCACGGCGTGCTACGCCTGTAATGCCCGTAAGGCCGGTCGTACTCCCAGGCAAGCCAAGATGAGGTTGCTTAGGAAACCGTACAGGCCCAAGTCTCTACCGCTTCCCATGCCAGCGATTCCGATCGAGATGTGTCCGGAGGAGTGGTCCTTCTATCTGGGAGGCACGCCCCGGCACATGTTGGCGGCTGGATAAACCCTCAAACGCCCACGAGCTTAGGTTCGTGGGCGTTTTATTTAGGTTTTTGGGACCCCAGCGGTAGACCAAACATGAGGAACGGATCATATCGTAAGGCGGGTGGGCGCAAGTCTTGGGTTGTCCGTCATGGTCATGCCCCGAAGCGTGCTCCGAACGCCGCTGAAAAGGCTATCGAAACGCGGGTTCGTCGTCGAGCTAAGGCCGAGATTCAGGCTCAACTGTCGGATTAGCGTAGTCCTTGCAGGAGGGGAATGACTCGTTCTGGTTCCTCCTGCAAGACTCTGCTCCTTACCCGGTTGTAGAACTCGTCCCGTTTGGTCAGCTTATGTTTCCATTGTCCCGTGATCGTGAGGTACCCGATCAGGTACACGAGTTCGCAAGAGTCCACATCTACTCGGTCGAGCACCTCGTCAACGGCGGTCCCGTTCCCTTCCAACATCCAATCGTCCAAGGTGTCGTAGATGTAGTCGAGGACCGTGGATCTTGAAGCCTGAGTTTCATCCGGGAACCCAGCGAAGAATTTATCCGGGAGGCTCATCTTGGATCTTACACCGGCACAAATAAGAACTTGACTTCCCTTTTCCGGTGTATATCATGGTAAGCGTGAGGCCGCGCCTCCGGGTTGGGTCTCTCGTGCCGCTGATCGCGCCTAAGGAAAATCCGAGGTTTGGAAAGGCGGTGGACGTTCTGTGACCGCTTAGCGGTCCTTTGGTTTTGGGGTCAGTCCAGGCCCGCACCAGGGGAAGTTGCTAGGCCAGACGGCTACGGGAGGACCAAAGCCATGGAAATTAGTGCGAAACTCACATTTGATAAAGTCCAGTTTGACCTGGAAAACGAAGCCCACCTTGTCCTAGGGCTGTCAGCACCGTCGGTGTCGGTCGAAGACAAGCGACCCCGGTTGTGCATCATACCGCTCGTGGACGTGTCCGGCTCTATGATGGGGTCAAAGCTCGTCTACGCGAAACGCTCGCTGACCAAGTTGATCGAGCACCTCTCACCGAACGATTACTGCGGCCTGATCGACTTCTCCGAATCTGCCCAGGTGATCTCAAGGCCCGTACCTTGTACCGCCGAAGCCAAGGAGGATCTGAAACGTAAGGTTAGCGATCTTCAGACGAGAGGGTCCACCAACATTGCCGACGCGCTTCTCAAGGGTTTTGAACTTGCCCAAGAGGCGGACCTGTCGTCGGAGGTCATCCTAAGGGTCATTCTCTTCACGGATGGCAACGCCAACAGGGGTCCCGCCACAGAGCCGGAAGATCTCGTGGAGTTGGTTGGGTCCAACATGGAGACGAGCACTGTTAGCGCTTTCGGCTACGGGTCGGACGTTCGTCAAGACATGCTTCTCGATATGTCCAAGAGAGGCAAAGGCAATTATGCCTTCGTGCAAAACCCTGACGACGCGCTGTCGGCCTTCGGTAAGGAACTGGGCGGTCTGCTCAGCACCTACGCCACCAACCTGATAATCGACGTGAACCCGCTGGCCGGTCACGAGATCGCTCAGGTGGTTTCGGACGTGGACGCCGACGAAGGGGATCTGGGCCAAGTGACTATCAAGATCCCGGATATCCTGTCTGACGAGGTCCGGAACATCGTTTTGGCTGTCAAGTTGAAGGCCCAGAAGAACGCCTTTCCTCGTGAGATGAATGTCTTCGAGGTCAAGGCAGGTTATGACACCCTGGACGCAAACCTCCGGAAGGAGCACAAACAGGTCGAAGCCAAGGCCAAGGTCCAGTTCGTGAAGGCCGGTGAGCACCAGGAGAAGCCGGACGAGGAATTGGACAACATCGTGGGGCTGGCCCAGCTTGTTCGAGCGCAGATCGAGGCCGAAGAGCACGCCAAAGCGGGCAACTACGACTACGCTGTCCAGCACATGAACGACATTGGCGACGAATTCAAGACTCGTGGCCTGATCGGTGCTGCGGCGATGTCCAAGGGGATTAGCTCGCGGATGGGTAGCCGGACTTCTTACACGGCCAACGCCGCGTACTTCGCCAGCGTCACTCGTGGAGCCACGCGGGGTATGGGAGGCACCTACGAGGTGTCGGCAGCGGAGGATCTCGCCAACGCGGGCGTAACACTCTCCAACGCCGCCCAAGACGCCACGGCCGACGCCTTCTCTGCGGATGGTACAGGAGACGGTTCTATCTCTTCGGGTGGGAACTCATCGGTGGATAGCTCCGACCTGTACATCGAGGCGGGCGATAATCAGCCTCTGACGTGGACCGCCAATCCCGACACGCTGACCAGCCCGGATTCGGTGGTGGTGCCAAGTCCGATCACCATCCCAGGCCAACCTGAGGAGAAGCCGGTCGAGAAGCCCAAGAAGCGTAAGATCGCCCAGAAGTCAAAGCGGTGGTAACTGTTGCCATTAAGAGGCCAGGGCGTTAGAGTCGTAGGCGCTGGCTGAACTGATAGCATGAGTCAATTCGAGGGAGATGGTCTCAGACCATCTCCCTTATTTTTTGGTGTAACGGAGAAAAGATGTTCTCTATCGAAGAAGCGACAGCCTGGACCGCCGACGAAGCCGTAGCCCGGCTCCGACAGGTGATTCCCACAGCCTGGGCATTCGATTGGACAACGACCGAAGACGGTTGGCACGTCATGTCTTTAAAGGACGGCGAGGACGAGTTGTGGTCCGGCGAGCACGCGGACCCGAAAATCCTGGCGTTGGACGCTTTGGGTTGGCTTCGTCTTCGGAACCATAAGTTGGACCACCCTGTCTGGAAACCCAGAGAACGTGAAGTACCGTTGTACCGGCCGCCTGTGGCCGAGACCATCCCAGATCCGCCTGATCTGGACCCCAAAGAAGTGGACGCGGTGTATAGATCTTCTGTGGACGAGAATAAAACGGAGAAAAAATGACTGTTCGACATGGCTTGGAAGCCCGCAAGGGTATGCTCGATGGTATCAATATGTTGGCTGACGCTGTGGTTGTCACACTGGGACCTAAAGGCCGTAACGTTTGTTTGGAGAAGTCCTTCGGCAGCCCGTTCATCACCAAAGATGGGGTTTCTGTCGCCAAGGAGATTGAGCTAGAGGACCCGTTGGAGAACATCGGGTGTCGGATTCTCCGTGAGGCGGCCAGCAAGACCAGCGAAGACGCGGGGGACGGGACCACGACCTCGATTGCCCTGGCTAGGTTTATAGCGGTTCAGGGTATCAAACAGGTGGAGGCTAATTTCTCCCCGGTCCAATTCAAGCGGGGTATGGACAAAGCCTTGAAGCTGGCAGTCGAGCAGTTGGTGGCCACTTCCATGCCGGTCAAGGACCAAAGGGCTATTGAGAATGTAGCCACTATCAGCGCGAACGGTGATCGGGATATAGCCAAGACCATTGCGGATGCTGTGGCCAAGGTTGGTAAGGATGGTGTGGTCAATATCGAGGAGGGTCGGGGTATCGAGACCACGGTAGAGACTACTGATGGTATGAAACTCGACGACCGGGGTTGGGTAAACCCGGCGTTCTGTCTGGATGAGGAGAAACAGGAGAGCGTTCTCAAGAACCCTTACGTCCTGGTGACGGATTTAACAGTTTCAGCGATGAAGCCCATGGTGCCCCTCATGGAGGCGCTCATGGAGGTCAGCGGCGATTTGCTGATCATCGCCACGGATTTCCAGGGCGAAGCTCTACCAACATTCTTGTTGAACAAGGAGAAGCTAAAGACTCAACTGGTGAAAGCGCCCGGTTTCGGAGGCAACCAACAGGCTATCCTGGAAGACATTGCTATCCTGACAGGGGCGACCTTCATATCTAAGGACGCCGGGATGACGTTCGAGTCCGTCGCGTTGGAGGATCTGGGCCGCCTGGGCAGTGTGAAGGTGACGGCCAAGGAGACCGTCCTTGTGGATGGCGAAGGGGCACAGGACGCTCTGGACGCTCGCGTTGCCCAGATCAAAACCGAGATCGGGAGGTCCGGCTCCGAATACGATAAAGACAAGCTCCGCGAGCGTATGAGTAAACTTCTGGGAGGCGTGTGTGTCATAAGAGTCGGAGCGCCGTCCGAACTCTCCATGAAGGAAATCAAGTCTCGAATGGAAGACGCCCTTTACGCCACGAAGGCGTCAATAGACGAGGGTATCGTGCCCGGTGGCGGGGTGGCTTATCTTCGAGCGGCTGAAGGGGTTAGAGCCACTGTGATCGAGAACGAGAAAGAGGAGCACAAAGACGAGCCTCTCCTGGACAAAGAGGAGTTACCCGGAACCGTTGACGAAGCGACGGGTTTTGAGACTGTGCTTCTTGCCTGTGAAGAGCCTCTCCGTCAGATTGCTACGAACGCCGGTCTGGTTGGCGATTTGTACGTGGAGCGTGTGAAGGAGCGCCACGGAGACAGTGGGGTCATCGGCCTCGATGCGTCAGACGGGAACTTGAAGGATGTCTTCGAGGCCGGGATAGTTGATCCCACCAAGGTTGTCAGGTCGGCCTTGTCAAATGCTGTGTCCGTAGCTGGTATGTTGTTGACCACAGAGGCGGCGGTCCACAAGGAACCGGAGAAGAAGAAAGACAAGGACGATTAGAGTCTTTGTCGGATACCTATATGGGATGGACTCACGACTTCAAAGAGTAGGCGGAACGCGGCTGACCCATTTGAGATATTCTGACGCTCCTAGGGTCGCTCAGGCCATTGTGGATGCCGCCGACGGCCGAGCGAGAGTGTTATCAGGCCAGTCTCATGACACACCGTATGTCGAGATCGTGAGGGATCAAGCTTACACTGTAGTTATCCGAGGGGACGACTGGCGTAAGATTTTCCCGGTCTTTCGGTACAGCACCAAGAGGTACCAGCCTGTCGTTCCTCCGGAGAACGAGCCTCCTCCTGTAATGTCTCCGCAACCTAACCGTACGATGAAGCAGCCGCCTGAGAATCCGGCTGGGGGTATAAAGTCCTTCTTAGATGGGTTGCCGTTTGACGAGTATAGTAAGATTCAAAAATTGCTAACGACATTACGAGTCGATGCTTTTGGCAGACCTTCAAGTTGGTCCAAGGCGTCAACTCCGAACCCGCGTCCGGACGGGTCTTCATTAATTTCCCCGGAACACCGTGCGGACTTCTCATCGTTCACGAGCACTTTTCTTTACAACCAACTCGTGAAAATTCTCCAACAACTTTTCCCTGTAGATTACCCAACAACCTATTGAGGTAACAATGCCTATCGATCCAGCGGGAACGGTTCCCGGCCTTAAAGAAAAAGAAGAAGAACCCAAGAAGGTTCATATTCGCTGTAAAGACGCCGATTGTGATTCCATTCTCGCGATCGAATTGAAGGTAGCCGGTCAAGCGGGCGGGAGACGTTTGTACCAGTGTTGCAAGTGTAAGCGATCGTGGGGTATTCCCGTCGGGGGTTCTGTCGAATTGTGACAGAAGACTTCATCAAGTGCCTCAAGTGCGAGGGCCGTCTGGCACCCAGTGGTGTAGAGGTCCACAGATACATCTGCCAGGACTGCGGTCAGCATTATCATGGGGTGCTCCAATTTGTCCCGGTAGATCCTGTGGAGCGTACGAAAGATCTGCTTGGGCCAGGAAATGCTACAGGAGATTCAGCACCAGACGGAGGGGGTGAAGTTCCTTAGACGCTTTGTTGAAGGGCGTCTGGTGTCACCGATTTTGCTGGTTGGTCCTGCGGGGGTTGGTAGGAAGTTTTCTGTGCTCAAGGCCGCACAAGAGGCTTTCTGCCAGGAGAATCGAGAACCGGACTGTCCGTGCTCGTCTTGCTACCAGATAACGAAAAACATCCACCCGGATATCCTCACGCTGGACGCCAGCGAAAAAGACATTGGTATCGACGACATACGTCGATTGATCAGTGAGGCCAAGAGCTATCCGTCGGTCGCTTCGGTTCGATGCTTCGTCATCGACGGGGCGGACCGGTTCACGGGACCGGCCGCCAACGCTTTTTTAAAGACTCTTGAAGAGCCGCCAGCCCGGTCACGTTTTTTCTTGATCGCTGAAGATATCGATCGTGTGTTGCCTACAATTCGTTCGAGGTGCGGGCGCGTACAATACCTTCCGCTTCCCGAAGAGTTCGTTTTATCGGTAGTTCAGCAATACGATACGAGCGCTAAAGCTCTTGTCTATACGCGAATGGGAGAGGGTTCGGTAGGCAACGCTCTCCGCTACTGGGGTTCGGGTCGATTGGCCCTTCGAGATCAAGTCGTGGCTGTTCTCCAGGCAGCCTTGGACAAGGATCTTTCGACGTTGTTTGCGGCCGTGGATGCTATGGACAAGGATTTGCTACTAGCTCTGAAATTTCTGGAACAAATCGTCCACGATATATTTGTAGGCCGTGTAGATACTACCCGAGTTATTCATGCGGATCGTTCTGATGATCTGGAGAAGATAGGGAAGAGAGCCTCTCTACAAACATGGAACGAGTTAACCAAAAAAACGAGAGATCTACAGAGCCGGTATCGGATAACTCGGATAAACCTCCCCTTCCATTTCAAGACAACTCTTGTTGAAACCTTTTAGTGGGACATGGCCTCCTCTAAGTCATCCTCATTCAATCCCTTTGTGATCGCCTTTGGTGATGAGGATTTCTATCTTGACCGTGACATAGAACGAGCACGTCAAGGTAAGAGAGATATCCTTCGTGTTGACGGCGGGGATCTAAAGCCTGTTCAACTCGTTGACCTGTGCGAGGCTTACTCAGAGATCCCGCGTACCATAATCTTAGATAACGCCCAGAAAATAAGGGCGAACGACGCTTTACGCACGTTTGTAGGCACCCGAGACCGTTCTGACAAATCCCTCATTCTCATGGCGGTCGTCCGGAGTTCCAAGCTTCCGGACGTGTGGGAACTCGCTGCCTCTAAGGGTAAGAAAGTCGAACGGCGTAGATTCAAGCCGTGGGAGACGGATAACTATGTGAAGTTCGTCAAGACGGAGGCGACCCGTCTTCGTGTGGCGATCGACAAGGACGTAGCTTCAACACTGTATCAATACGTTGGCCCGGACCTATATCGGTTGGAAAACGAATTGCGGAAACTCGCAATCTATGTGGGTCAGGCGGGAAGCGTCAAAAAGGAGCATATAAAGTTAATAACAAGCCCGACCCCGAAGGCCGAACCGTTCCAGGTGGCCGAGCAAGTAATAGCAAAGAATTTGAAGGGGGCGCTAAGCTTGTTTTCGGTGTTGTACAGGAACTCAGGGGATGATGCTCTCATCCCGGTCGTACGCTCGATCATGAAGCAGGTAGAAAAAACGGTAGTTATTCGAAACCTTCAAGATAGAGGTGTAGAAGAATCAAATATAGCGGCCACCGTGGGAATGAAGGAGTGGCCGTACAAGAACATTGCGGCACCCATAGCGCGTAAACATGATCCTAAATCGTTAGTGGACTACATGAGGCGGCTGTGCAGATTAGATGTAGATGTGAAAGGCCCATCTCGATCAAAAAGAACCCTGGTCGAGTTGGCAATATTGTCTATAGCTCGTTAGGGAGTCCACATGCAAGCCCAAACTCAGGAAGCTCAGCCCCGAGTTTTGTATATGCCAGTTGATATCAAATACATTAGAAAGAGGGACGGCGTAACACTCCAGTCTTTTGACGAGGGTAAACTACGTAGCGCCATTCATTCAGCCTGGGTGAGTGTCAAAACTCCTGAGAACGGGGAACTACCCTCTTCGGACACAAGGTCTATTTCGGGGGTGGTTAAGACAGTTTTAAACACCATAGGGGAAGAGGTTGTGGACGTTGAAATCGTCCAGGACGCTGTTGAGACCTCTCTTATGAGGCATAAGGAGTTCGCCGTAGCCAAGGCGTACATTCTCTATCGCCATCAGAGGCAAGAGCTTAGAGAGCTACGAGCCAAGGCGGTGGACCCACGAGGGTTGGCTGATTATATCCATGCCAGCAAGTATGCCCGGTACCTGCCTAACAAGAAACGGCGTGAGGTGTTCTCAGAGACCGTGGCGAGAGTCGAGAAGATGCACCACGACCGGTTCCCGGAGATGCGTGAGGAGATCAAAGAGGCATTCGACCTTGTTCGTAAAAAGAAAGTTCTTCCGTCGATGAGGTCGATGCAGTTCGGCGGCAAGGCGGTGTTAGCTAACAACAACCGTATCTACAACTGTAGTTTCACGTTGATCGACCGTTTCGACGCTTTCTCGGAGGCCCTGTTCCTACTCCTGTCTGGGTGTGGTGTGGGCTACTCCGTCCAGTTTGATCACATCGAGAGGTTGCCGTCCGTCAAGTATATAGACGCGAAGAAGGTGGTCCATCATGTGATAGGAGACAGCATCGAGGGGTGGGCCAACGCTCTGAAGGCTCTATTACAAAGTTACCAGGATGGTGTGAACATCGAGTTTAGTTATCACCTGATCCGTCCGGCTGGTTCGCCGCTCGCAACTTCCGGGGGTCGTGCTCCAGGGCACTTGAAGCTCAAAGAGTCCTTGGAATGTGTCCGCTCTGTGCTATCGGCCGCCCAAGGTCGTAAGCTTCGGCCCATCGAATGTCATAGGATTTTATGTCACTCCGCCGACGCTGTGTTGTCGGGTGGTATCCGTCGGTCGGCCATGATCTGTCTGTTCTCTTTGGACGACAGTGAAATGATGTACTCCAAGACCGGAAACTGGTACGAGAAAGACCCTTGGTTTGCTAACGTTAACATCTCCGTGGCCTTGAAGCGTGACGAGGTTCGTAAAAAGCAGTTCAAGCGAATCTTCCAGATGACCAAACAGTGGGGTGAGCCTGGGTTCTATTTCACGAACGATTACGACTACGGTACGAATCCGTGTGGCGAGATAGGGATGAACCCGAAGCTCGAAGTCGATTCTAAGTTGAGGGCGCGACTCAAGAAGCAAGGTGTCTTCGTCAAGGTAGGCGACGTTTACACCGGCTGGGCTTTTTGCAACCTTTGTGAAATCAACGCTGCCGAGTTCACGTGTTACGAGGACTTCGAGACGGCAGCGAAAGCAGCCACACTCATTGGAACCTTACAGGCTACTTACACGGAGATGCCTTATTTGGGCTGGGTCTCGGAACAACTCTCGAAACGCGAAGCTCTTCTGGGAATTGGTATGACCGGTATGCTGGACGCTCCGGATGTCGCCTGTAACCCGGAGTACCAGAAGAAGGTGGCGCTCAAGATCAAGAAGTGGAACGCTGAGTACGCCAAACGTCTTGGAATCAATTCCGCTGCCAGGACGACTTGTGTGAAACCCTCCGGTACAACTTCTCTTGAGTTGGGGTGCGTCGGCTCCGGGCACCATGCTCACCATGCGCGTAGGTATTTCCGCCGTGTGGTGGCTGACGAGTTGGAGCCAGTCTTCCAAGCCTTCAAGGCCGTCAATCCTCATATGTGTGTCCGCAAGCCGGACGGCAAGTGGGTTGTGGAGTTCCCGGTTGAAGCTCCTCCTCAGGCTATTATCAAAGAGGACCTTACCGCCGTTCAGTTCCTCGACATGGTGAAGTCCACTCAACAGAACTGGGTCATCCCTGGCACGGCAGAGGAGGCCGTCTCCCCAGGCTTGAATCACAACGTTTCTAACACGGTCACAGTCTGCCCAGAGGAATGGGACGGTATCGCTGATTACCTATGGACGCACCGTAACTTCTTCACGGGCGTTTCCTTACTCCCGGTCAGCGGGGACAAGGACTACGCATTCAGCCCCAACGAGGCCATCACCACACCGGCAAACGAGAGAAGGTGGAACAACATTCTGCGGAAGTACGAGCCAGTCGATTACAAGTCTTTGATAGAGATCGACGACACCACTGATGTGAAGATGGAACCGGCTTGTGCGGGCGGTACCTGTTCCATATAGGAAATGGATTTAGGGACTCTCTTAGAAGGCGTCATCGAGTTGGACCCGATGACGGGGCGTATGGTTCTCCGGGTTCCCCAGGAGGATGGTACGAACGAGTTCGTCGATATCCAGGAACGCTTGGAGACATACAAGGGAGAGGAGGTTCGGTTCATCTTGACACCTCTCCGGACGATAGCCGAGATAGCCGAGATGGTGGAAAGCGGCGAAATTCCTCCCGAATTGGCTCCTGTGCTCAAAAAGTCTTAGGTGTAGCCGGGCATGGGTGTAGTACCGGTATGGACTTTTTTGATCTAATTTCTCAACCGTCCGCCGAACGTGCCTCCGAGTTAGAGGCCAAGATCAAGAAGGCGCGGCACGATTATTACAATGGAACTCCGACAGTCTCGGACGATGTTTACGACGCCTGGGTAGCCGAGTTAGCCGAAGTCAAACCCGACAGCGACGCCGTAACCGCCGTTGGAGCTACCCCGGTCTCTGAATGGGAGAAGGTCGAGCACTCGATCCCCATGGGGTCCCTGGACAACGTCAAGACCATCGACGAACTGACCTCCTGGCTTTCGGGCACTGGCGAGTCCCAGACCGCTCCGTTGATGACTTCGGAGAAGCTCGACGGCATCTCGATCGCCGTGGACTACGTCAAAGGCGAGTTGGACAAGGCGGCGACTCGTGGCGATGGTAACATCGGAGAGGATATCACGGTCAACGTCTCCAAGATGGAGGGTGTCAGGGGGAAACTACCCAGAAGCTTCACGGGGACGTTGCGTGGTGAGATCATCTTGAAGAGAAGCTACCACGCCAAGTATTTCCCGGAGAAGGCCAACCCCAGAAACGCCGCCAGCGGTATTGCAAGACGCTACGACGGCCAGGGTTGCGAACACTTGAGCGTCAAGTTTTATCAGGTGGCCGACGGACAGGACTTCGAGACTGAGGCCGACCAGTTCAAGTGGCTCGAAGACCACGGTTTCGATACCCCCAACTGGTACGTGACCGCCATGGTGCCGGGCGTAAGGACGCCTCAGGATCTGTGGTTGGAGTATCAACAGTTCAAGCGAGACGAACTCGATTACGACATCGACGGTCTCGTGGTCCGCATCAATAACATGGCCGCGCAACTGGCTCTTGGAGAGAAAGACAACTGTCCGAGAGGCGCGGTCGCTTTCAAGTTCGCGGCGACGACCAGGGAGTCGGTCCTTCAGCGTATCGAGTGGCAGGTCGGGGGAACCGGCCGTATTACGCCCGTTGCCATCTTCCGGCCGGTCAACATTCTGGGGGCCGAGATCACGAACGCCAGTCTTTACAATGTGGCCTACATCCGGTCGCTGGGCCTGGACGTGGGCGCAACCATTATCGTGTCTCGTGCTCAGGATGTGATTCCACGTGTTACTGAGGTGGTGAAAGGAGTGGGTACGATCGCCAACCCACCCTCCGAGTGTCCCGCTTGTGGTACGTTAACGGAAGCGGCCGGGGAGTATTTGATCTGCCCCAACGCGGACGGGTGCCCCGCTCAGTCGGTCGGCCGGATCAAACGTTACGTGGCGGCTATGGACATCAAGGAGTGGGGCGAGACTCTTATCGAGAAACTGGTCTCTTCGGGTCTGGTCAAGGACGTGTCCGATCTCTACCGGCTGACGGATATGCAGTTAACCAATGTCGAGCGGATGGGTAAGAAATCGGCTGCCAAGGTCATCAAGACCCTCTGGGTCAAGAAGAAGGTTCCGCTGGAGACGCTTCTTGGCTCTCTGTCTATCCCCCTGTGTGCTTCGAGCACTATCAAGATGGCTATGGACGCCGGGTACGACACCTTCGACAAGCTCAAGGCGGCCAGCATGAGCCAGTTGTCGGGTGTCGAAGGGTTGGGGCCGGTGAAGGCTCAGGCTCTTCACACGTGGCTCCAAGAGGAGAGTGAGGTCGTTGACAGACTCCTTTCACTTGGCGTCGAGATCGAGGCGAAGATCCAGGGCACCCTTACCGGTAAGAGTTTCTGTTTCACTGGCGCGTTGAGCAAGCCTCGTCCCACGTTCGAGAAGATGGTCAAGGACGCTGGCGGAGAGGTGAAGAAGTCGGTTGGCAAGAGACTGAGCTATCTGGTTATGGCCGATCCTAACTCCAATACCTCAAAAGCTCAGGCGGCGCGTAAAAATAACACCAAATGCATCTCGGAGGCCGAGTTTTTGGCTATCCTCGAAGGGTAGGTTGGTGTAGATAAGCCCGGTGGGATACTACCGTGGCTGTATCAAAAAGGTGTTCTTCGGCGGGGACTCTCCCTACCACGCCTTCTCCTTTAAGGTCTTGGAGGCCAAGGGCGAGGAGCGTCGTCCCCGTAATGTCAAAGTGTCGGGGTACTTCTTCGGTATCGAGAAGTTGATCGAAGGAGCGGTTCTGGAAATTTCAGGGGAATGGGAAATCCACCAGAAGTATGGCTTGCAATACAAGGCGTCGGGTTGGCAACCTTGGGCCAGAGACGAAAACGAGGTCCGCTTCTTCTTGGGTAATTGTGTCAAGGTGTTCGATAACTGGAAGGTTCTGAGCAAAACAGTCCAGGTGTTTGGAACCGAAACCTATGATGCCCTGTTGAACGGGCATGATTTGAGCGCGGACGAAGAAGAAGAGGAGGTGTTGAGACTGGCGTGTACCCGTTGGCGGCGGATTCGCGGTGAAGCCACGCTGGCCGAGTTCCTTCGCAAACACGGCCTGTCGGCAACGATGGTGGCCCAGATATTCATGAAGTTTGGAGAAGACTCGATAGATATCATCCGGGACGATCCGTACCGCTTGATGGAGATCGAGGGTTTCCCCTTCCGGCAAGTTGACACTCTGGCCATGAAAAGAGGTTTTCAACTTGGCGACCCCAGGCGCATCAAGGGTGGTGTTCTTTGGACTCTTCGAGAACAGACTTACCAGGGACACCTATTCGCGAGGCGTGGTGATATCGCGGAACTCATGAACGTCGTAGCCGCCTCTAATGGTGTAGCGCCATTCGATGCTACGGATCTCCCCCGCGAAGTTACCAAGGCTATAGAGGAACTGGAAAGGGATGAGAAGGTAAAGGTGGACCCTGGTGTGGGTGTCTACTTGCCGGATATGTATCTTTATGAGCGGGAGGGGGCGTCGTTACTCACACAGTTCTTGTCCCCGTCTGAGTTGGTTATCGATGTCGGAATCTTTCTTCGGAACTATGAGTCCGTCAACAGTATAACGTTATCCGACAGACAGCGAGAAGCCATAGAAAGGCTCATAGCAAACAGGGTGTTGGTTGTGACAGGGGCACCGGGGACGGGGAAGACGACGTTGATCCGTGCCTTTGTCCATCTGTTCAGACAGTTGGGGGTAAGTTACAACCTTATGGCACCCACGGGGATCGCCGCAAAGCGTCTGGCGGCTGTGACGGAAGACAGCGCCTCAACTATCCATCGGGCATTAAAATACGACGGCTTCCAGTGGTGGCACAACAGGCACGAACCGTTACGGACTCAAGCTATTATCGTCGATGAATGCTCGATGGTTGACCAAGGTTTGTTTTATCGTCTCCTGGACGCTTTGGAGTCGGAGACGATGATTGTCCTGGTCGGAGACGACGCACAGCTTCCGTCCGTCGGACCTGGAAATGTGTTGAGAGAACTACTGTTGTGTGAGGCCGTCTCCCACGTCAGGTTGGAGCACGTGTTCCGACAAGCTGAGACGAGTGACATTGTAAAGGCTGCCCACCGGATCAGAGCCGGAAAGACGCCTTTAGACCTTCCGGTCAAGGAACAAACTGAGTTCCAATTCCGGGAGATATCCGAGGAGCGCCAGATTGCGGGGCTTATCGTTAAGATGGCCGCCAAGCTCAAGGGGCGCGACGCCAATTTTCAGGTGTTGTCTCCTAAGTACGAAGGCGTTGTCGGGGTCAACAATCTGAACAATCTTTTGCGAGACGAGTTAAACCCGGACAAAGGTCAGGCGCGGTGGAGCCTCCCCGAGTTTCAAACACGGGTGGGCGACCGGCTCATGGTTATCAAGAACAACTACGAACTCAATGTCTATAACGGAGACATTGGCAAGTTAGTGGCTATCAAAAAGGATAGTCTCACCCTTCGAATCCATGGGGTTGGGAACACTCCGGACACGAACGTTGAAGTCCCCAAGGACGAAGCTAGATTGATGCTCAAGTTGGCGTACGCGGTAACGGTACACCGTTGCCAGGGAGAAGAGTTCGAGACCATAATCTTACCCCTAGTACGGAGACAGGGGCGTATGTTGCAAAGAAATCTGTTCTATACGGCAATAACACGGGCCAGGAATAAGGTGTGGTTGTTAGGACAGTCAGACGCTGTGTTAAAGGCTGTAGCGAACGACAAGGTGGTTCAACGCAACACCATCTTTCGTGATCTGGTGGGGAGTGAAAATGGCTAGGGAAATTTATGTAAGCGTTGACGTGGAGTCAGATGGGCCTATTCCGGGTCCTAACTCTATGTTGAGCTTGGGAGCCGCTGCATACCAGTTGGATGAAACTCTGGTGGACACCTTTTCAGCCAACTTGAAGACCTTGGAGGGGGCGTCCGGGAACCCTGAAACGATGGCTTGGTGGGAAACACAACCCGAAGCCTGGAAGGCGTGTAGAAGCAACCCAGTAGCCCCTCAATCGGTCATGCTACGTTTTACCGAGTGGTTAAATCGTTTGCCTGGAAAACCTGTTTGTGTTTGTTACCCGGCGGGGTACGATTTCACTTTCGTGTATTGGTACCTGATCAAATTTACGGGGAAAAGCCCTTTTGGTTTTCAGGCTCTCGATATCAAGACCCTGGCCATGGCCGTTCTTCGGAAACCCTTTCGAGAGACGAGCAAAAGAAATATGCCGAAAGAGTGGTTCGAGGGTTTACCAAAACATACCCACAAAGCCGTGGACGACGCGATCGAACAAGGAGCCTTATTCTGCCGGATAATGGAGGTTTGTGCCCCCGTCGCCAAGGAGCTAATCGCGGTGGGGGGTGAGAAGAGCAGACGCGACAAACAAGTCGAGACCGCGACCCGGCTACAGCTTATCCAGGCGGTGAAAGAGTGGCGCGACGCCGATATGTCCGTGGATCAACTTCTTTTTCGTTTGCAAACAACGCCCATAAAAGCACCAGTGTGAGTCATCGGTGGTGTAGATGGGGGGATGCTCACCGAGGATCGTGTAGACGCCATCTTCAAGGAGATGGATTCCTATATCTTGGAGTTGGAAAGCGACCCGGCATCTCTGGGTCCCCAGTATTTTCAAAACGTCATAGCCACGTGCCGGAATTACCTGAACGCGGTTGGTTTGGTAATTTCTGAATTGAACCGGGAGAAGCTAGAGGTCAGTAGCGAGCTTCGGAAGTTAGAAGCAGCCTACGCTCTAGAGCACGACAATCTGTTGGCTAATAACGAGCGCGTTCGGTTTCTTGCCAGCGTGGAAGACCGTAAGGCCACTGTCGGTTTCATGCTCCGTGAGGAACAACAAGAAATCAACAAACTGAAGGACCGGATGCACCAGTTGGACGCGGTCTACAAGGTGGTGAATTACCGCAACAAAGAGTTACACGCGACGATGACCGCCATCAAGGACCAGCGTCGGTTGATCCAGATCGAAATCGATTCCGGGTCTTTTTACGGGGACGAGCGGACGGGTCGAACAAAGGCGAAAGGGATTCGATCGCCTTCTGGCGGGATGGCCCTGGATGATTTGAACGAAGAGGAACTGGCGAACATGTTGGACGAGCCTGACGAGGAGGCCGATGAAGGGGAAGAAGAGTCGGGCGAGCCAGAGCCGGATGTAAAAGAGTCAGAAAAAGAACCCGAGAGCGAGGAGACTTCGGAGGTAACAGAAGAAGATGTCGCCCAATTTCTCGACTCCCCCGCAGAAGGGGAACCACAACCCGTAGTGGAAGAGAAGTCGTCTGACACTACGGGTAACGGCGATGCCGAAAAAGTGGAAGACGTTTTGTCTCTTTTGGAGGAACTGTGAATTGTTTTGTATCCCTGGTGTAGAGGCTCCTGACAGGCTTGGAAACCCTATACCATTAGGCTCATATAGATACCTCTGGAGATGGTCCTCAAGTCTGTCAGCTAACGAAACTGTCGTTTCTAACCTCCTACTTGATAATTTGTGGTTGGAGCGACCCTAAAAAAGAGGAAAGCCATGTCAGACGATATATTTGATATTGATGGGTATTCGTACGAGGACGATGTTGCTCTCGACGCTGACGAGAGAGACGTTGCGGGGACCAAACAAGAGTGGTTGAAAATGACCTCCAAGGGTCAGACCATTCGATGTGCTTTTGTCTACTTCTACACTTACGAGTCGAACGCCATTCGCGCTGCCATCAAGGCGGCTCGTAAGGAGGAGGGCGACAAGAAGCCGACTCGTGAAGAGATAGTGGCTGTGGGTAAGAAGGCGGTAGAAGCCCGCGCCAAGGAACTGAGCAAGAGTGTGGACGAGCTATCTCCGACTGAGTTGTTGGATGTCTCCGTCTCGCACTTCAAGGTCATGAAGGCCCACTACCAAGAGGGTCTTGGGTACGTACTTTCTCGTCTGGGTAAGGATGGCCCGGAAGACGACGCCATCTGGAAGCGGCTGCCGGAACCCAAGACGTATTTCACCACCCTTCTGTTGATCTACCCGACGACGGACGAGGGCCAACTCAACAAGGAGGCTCTTGGAAAGCAGATCAAGGACGGGAAGCTGAAGCTCATCCCGTGGCGTTTCAGCACTCGCGTCTATGACGATATCTGGAAGCTCAACGACGGTCTCCGGGAGAACAACCTTTCCCTGGCTTCCCAGGACATCAGGCTGGAGTGTAAGGTTGTGGAGTTCCAGAACATCTCGCCGTCCGCTGCCGGACCGGCCATTTGGCAGAAGAACGATACGTTCAAGAACGCCGTGTTGGCCCAGGCGCTTCCCATGTACGAGAAGTTGATCCCGTTCCGTGAGATGACCACGGATCAGCTTCGGACCAAGCTGGGGCTTGGCGGCTCCGCTACCGAAGACATTTCGTCGGATAGCTTCCAGGACATGCTCGACCAAGTGTGATCGGGGGCGGGTTTTCCCGTCATTTGCTCATGATCACGTTAGGTCTTGATCCGTCCCTTACCGGCTTCGGCTGGTGTATCCACAACTCTGTGGTTGTGGGTAAGGATCGTGTTTTCGCGAAAGGCCGTTGGTCCACGTCACCGAAGACCATTTGGGTAGAACGTTACGTGACCTTGCGCCGGGAGCTACAGGACTTGTTGGACCAGTATCTGTTAATCGAGAACGTGGGCGTGGAGTCCCCTCCCTTCGGAGAATTGTGGAGTGAGGGGCTTTACGCCCTGTTCCTGGTGGTCAACGAGGCTATCTGGAGTCGGCGCAAGGACGTGGTGTACTTCGATCCCGGTACTCTCAAGATGCTGGCGAAAGAAGACCCCAAGATACGAAAAGGAAAGATGTTCAAGTCCGATATGGTCGAAGCTGCCAGAGCGGATACGGGGATCACAAGGTGGAACTCTGACGTGGCGGACGCCTACCATGTCGCCCGGTTCGCCGCCAGATTTTGGAAATTGTTGCGGGGTGAGATTGGTGTAGACGACTTAACTCCGTCCGAGTATCAGGCTTTTGCCAAGATCCACACGTTCAAACGTGGCAAGCGTAAGGGGCAAACCATCATGAAGGGCGCAATGTTTAAAGAGAACCAGAGGTACTTTAGGTTCTCGCTACTTCCAAAGTGAGGAATTATGGCAAAGAAAGCCAGTAAGAAAAAGCTTGTTAATCCGACGGCGGAGGCGGTAGCCAAAGCCAGAAGGACCATCCTCAAGGCGACTAAGCAGAAGCCGTTGTCACCTACCGATGAGCCGTTACCCTATGTGTCTACGGGTTCTTTCCCTGTGGATATGTTGATCGGAGGCACTCCGACCAAGGATGGGAAGGGCCTGATTTGTCCTGGTTTCCCCCGGCGTCGGATCACGGAGTTATATGGTCCTGAGTCCAGCGGCAAAACCACACTCCTTATCCATAGTATGATCGAGGCGCAAAAGGCTGGTGGTTCGGCCATGTTCATCGATTTCGAGCACTCTCTGGACCACAGCTACGCCAAAGCCTTGGGTCTGGACTACGACGAGGACAAGTTGTTGGTCTACCAGCCGGACTCCATGGAAGAGGGCTTCAAAATGATGTTCGTGGGCATCGTGGCGGGCATGGATGTCGTCGGGGTGGACTCTGTGGCTTCGATGGTCCCCAAGGACGAGATTGTGAAGGGCTTCGACGATGCAGCTAAAATCGGCGCTGTCGCGGCCAAGTTCTCCAACGCTCTGCCGAAGTTTGTCATGTGGCTGCGGAAGTACCCCCGTTTGCCTGACGATAAGGACACACCAAACCCTGATCATCCAGGCACAGCCCTGATCCTTGTCAACCAGACCCGTGCGTTGATTCAGACGAGTGGGGGTTGGGGCGGTGGCGGTGACTCTGAGAACACAAGCGGAGGCAAGGCTATCAAGTTCTTCGCGTATCTGCGTTTGCGTACGGCCCGTATCAAGTCCGAATTCGTCGAGCGTAAGGATCAGCTTAGTGGTAAGAAGCGGCGGTTCCCTTACGGTAACGTCACGGATGTCAAAGTGGTCAAGTCCAAGCTCGACGCGAAACAGGGACACTCGACCCAGATGTTCATTCGGTTCGGCGTCGGCATCGACGATTACCTTTCGATCATTGAGACAGGGGTCGTCCAGAAGCTGATTAAACGGCAAGGAGCTTATTACACTCTGGGAGAACAGAGGTTCCAGGGTAAGGAGAAGTTCCGCCAGTTCCTGATCGACAACCCCAAGGTTTTCACGGCGCTAAGGGATAAGTTGGCTCAGGCCGTTAACGCTTCGGGCGTGGATGCTGGGTCCGACCTCGACGAAGAAGACGAACTGATGGAAGGGTTCGACTTGGAGAGCGATAGCGTGGACGATGAAATCGTCGCAGAGGTTCAAGAAGCTATCTCCGAGACCGAGACCGAAATAGAGATAGAGAGCGCCGAAGACAGCGGTGCTTAATGGTTCGGATAGAGATCAGGAATTTCCAGTCTGTGGCCCATGAAGTCGTCGAGGTGGACGGCTTCTCGGCCTTGGCTGGGAGAAGTAACATCGGCAAGAGTGCTATCGTCAGGGCCGTCAAGGCGGCTTTGACCGGCTCTCCGGTAGACAACTATGTGAGGCACTCTCCCAACTGTCTCCGATTGCTACGGGGTGCCAAGACCTGTAAATGCTCTTGTTTGGTCCACATCGAGACTGAGGGCCTGGACCTCCTGTGGGAAAAGGGCGACGCGGTTAACCGATATGAGTACAACGGGACGGAACACACCGTCGTAGGGAGGGGGACTCCCGATTTCCTCCTGGAAGACTTCGGCCCGGTCAAGCTGGGCGACGAGAAGGAAATCTTGCAGGTGTCAGATCAGTTCAAGCCCATCTTCATCTTGAACAAACCGGGCACTGTGGCCGCTGATATTTTGTCGGATGTGGCGAAGTTGGATCAAATCAACTCTGCCATCCGGCTGGCGGACAAGGATCGGAGGGAGGCCAAAGCGACCCGTAAGGTCCGAGAGAAGGACGTTCTGGATCTGCGGATGACCCTGGCTGGTTATGACGGGTTGGACGGGGTCGTCGAGCGCGTGGTGGAACTCGAAGAGCTTGACCGGAAGGCCGAAAGCGTTCGTGTTAAATCCGAGAAATTAGAGCGGTTCCTGTTTTCTGTGCTCAGTGTGGGCCAGCAAATCCGGGACCTCAAGGACGTAAATTTGGTCAAGATTCCAAGCATCGACTCCCTAACAAACGGGGGAGAAGCCTTCTTCGCCTTGGAGGAGTTCGTAGAGGATCATGAAAACAGGGCGGCGGCGGTCCTCGCTTTGGAGGGGGTGGATGTTATCGAGCTTCCGAGCTTCCAAGTCCTGTCATCAGATGCCGCGCACGACAAACTCGTTGAGTGGGCCTCCAAGGTCGAACTGTTGCGAGAGTTCTTCGGCAAGTTCCAGCCTGTTGAACTTATTGTGGTCCCGGACATCGAGCCGCTGAAAGAGAACAAGGAGTCTTACCTTCGTCTCGATTCGTGGGCGACTCGTGTGTACGAAGTGTCTCGGGCACTGCTCCAGGTGAAAAAGGAATTGAAAGACGCTATCCAAGAGAAGCGCCAGTTGGAAGCAGAGTTGGGTATATGTCCCTTTTGTGAACGGCCTTTTGATTCGGGGCATGAATGTCAAGAGTAGCTTTCATTTTTCGCACGGATGTGCATCTGACGGATAAGACGCCCGCGTCGTGGAAGGGCGACTATCCGGCAGAGATTTGGTCCAACCTGGAACAGATAGGAGCGCTGGCCAACGAACACAAGGTTGACGCCGTTCTGGACGGCGGGGACTACTTCCATATAAAGACGCCGAGTAAGAACCCTCATGCTTTGAATATCCGGACGGGCTTGATCCATGGCCAGTACGGCTGCCCTGTTTATTGTGTGGAAGGCAACCACGACATCACATATAACAATCTCGACAGCATTGAGAAACAACCTCTTGGGGTCCTGTATGTCTTCAACGCTTTCCGGAGACTGCGGGAAGAGGTGTTTCAAGACGAAGGGTTTCAGGTCAGAGTCGTCGGAGTTCCTTACAGCCTGAAGCGAACGGTAGATGAGCTTCGTGCTGTCCAGAAACAACCGGGGGACGATTTTCTAGTAGCGGTGGTTCACGCCTTGGCGGGGGAGGCCCCGCCTCCTAATGTAGAAGGGTTCTTCAAGGAACCGGTGTTCAAGTACGCAGATCTTATAACACCCGACGGGCCAGATGTTTGGGCGTTTGGGCACTGGCACCAAGATCAGGGCGTCTCTCACATAGGCGGCAAGCATTTCGTGAACCAGGGGGCTGTTTCACGAGGCGCTCTCATACACGAGAACATCAAACGGACGCCTCAAGTGGCGTTGTTGGAGTTCAAACCAGAGGGGATCAACATCGAGACGTTCCCGTTGGATGTGTTACCGCCTGAGGAGGTGTTCGATTTCGAGAAGAAAGAGCGGATGGAAGGTGAAAGCCGTAGCATCGAGGGTTTCATCGAACGGTTGCAAGAGGACGCATCGTTCGACCCAACTGCGACTATCGAGGACAATGTGAAGTCTCTTGATTTCGCCGCCGAAGTCAGGGAGATGGCCCTGGTCTACCTGAAACGCGCTCGCGGAGAGGACTAAGTGTATTTATCTTACTCCGGTTTCTCTGTCTTTAGACAGTGCGCAAGAGCCTACTACTACCGGTATATCGGTAAACCGAAACTCCCGGAGCCGGGTAATCGTGTACACATGCTCTATGGGGACGTGGTCGGAAAGCTCTTCGAAAAGTATTACGAGGATAGGATCTGGACTAAGCGCAACGCCGCACTCCATATGTTGGATCTTGTGCGGCCTGTGTTGAACAAGGTTGTCGTCCAGGAGATTCGGAGGGGCGGTGTCTTCGATTGGAACGAACCGGGTCTGAAACCGGGTTCGAGGTCGATAGAGGAGGTAGAACAAGAGGTCAGAGAGACCATTCCTAGAGGGATTCGGGGCATCAAAGCACACCGGCTCATGGGGGTAGAGGCACACGCCGAGGTTGTTCTAAATACTTCTGTCCGAGGGCACACCCTTGCTGGTCGGGCTGACTTCATAATTCGTCGCATCAAACCTCATAACGATTTGGTCCTCCTGGATGGGAAGGGGTCCCGCTGGCGGGATAGGTACACAGACGAGCGCCAATTGCGGTGGTACGCCATGTTGTACCAGATGAAGAAGGGTGTGGTCCCCGACCGGCTGGCGTTCCTTTACTGGCGTTTCGAGCCAAAGGAGTGCCTGGATTGGGTTGACGCGACCCAGAAGCAATTGGACGACCTTAAAAACGCGGCGCTGGAAGCCATCGGCAAGATTGAGGGGGCGAAACGGAAGCTCCGGGGAAGTGAGCCGGGCGTGTGTTTTCTGGCTTCGCCGGGTTCCAATTGCCGTCTTTGTGATTTCCAGGCCGTCTGTCCGGAGGGCACAAGAGTGTTGTCCGATAATACTAAAACCCAGATTCTGGAAGACCGGAATCGTGGTGTAGAGGAGGGGGAGGTCAGTTTCTGACCCCCTTGGGATAAACCACGAGGTGCGACATCTATGGCCGATACTGTTAAAAAGAGAATCGAGGACTTACAACGAAGATACAACGACGTTGTCCAGAAAAAGGCGAGTCTGTCTGGCCAACTGGAAGCCAAGAAACAAGAGTTGGCTGCCATTGTCCAGGAGATAAAAGACGCCGGGTATGACCCTAAGAAAATTGCCCAGGAACGTGATCAGGCGAAGAAGGAGTTGGAGGATATGATCACGAGACTGGATGAGTCTTTGACCGAGGTCGAAGAGGCTCTCGCGCAATTCCAACAGAAATGAGGAACACATGGAAATCAAATTTACGGTTGATGCTGAGCAACTGAACAAAGCACTCAAGATGTCCTCTATCATCAGTCCGCAGATGACTGCGGAACAGGAGAGGGGATTTCTCTTCGTGGTGAGCGGGGACGTGTGCAAGATCTATTCTAAGAATGGCGGCCACGAAGTCCGGACCAGCTTCCCTGTTACGGACGTGGAAGGCGAAGGCTCGTTCATGTACCCCGCCGATTATATAGGCGAGTTCGCGTTCGTGTCGGAACCTATTACGTTCACGGCCACGTCTGAGGGAGAGACTTTCAAAGTCAAGTACACTTTCGGTTCTTCCGGTGAGACGGTTCGCGCCTCGTTCGATCCACGCTCGATGAACTTGTTTGAGAAGGACATCCAGAACGCCATGTCCGACGAGCCTAAGGTCTACAACATAAAGACCTTACAAATGGCCATTGGGATGGCTAAGAACTTCGCGGCCAAGCCCAATGAGGCGGTCTCAAACGAGTTCTATAAAACCATCCAGATATTCGGGGACGACGGCGAGCCGGAACTAGCCAAGAAGGCTAATGGGTTTCTCTTTTCGTCCAACGGCACCGAAGCCTTTTACTTTTACAGTGAGGCGTTTTTGGGAAAGGGGTTGGTAGCGCCGGGCCAACACCTCCCGTTGTTAGAATCCTTCATGGGCCAGTCGTCTGGAAGTATTAAGGCATACAAGACGGCCAAGTGTACGTACGCCGTTAACGAGAAGGAGGACGTTATCGGTTGGCCGCACCACGAGGACACGTGGAAGAAGTTCGGATACTACTCAAAGACCGATCAGGTTGTTGTGAAGGTCAACTGTAAGAGGATGCACTACCAGTTGCAATTCATGAGGGCTGGTTTGCACAAGGAGAAGAAGAAGATCCGTCTTCATTTCGATCCGTCATCGGAAAAGTTCTGGTTCTCAAGTGTTGATGAGGGTAACACCATAAAGAGTCTCCCGGTCAACATCGACCAAGTCATAGAGTCCCAGGTAAAAGAGGAACTCGCGGCCAACGTCAACGTCAACCACATGCTTCACCTCTTCGAGAATGTGAAGGGCGAGTGGGTGGAATTCAGAATCTATATTCTGGAAGCCGGTGAGAAGCGGCCGAAGGACCTCTACATGTTCCGAACGATCGATGAGTTCCTTCTGAGCGACGACGGCACCATTGCTGGTGGGAGCGGGGCAGAGAACGTGGCGGAAGGGGTACACGTATGCAATGTGACACGCTTCACGCCGGGAATAGATTAAGGGTCAAGGCGCTTAGGGAAACCGCTTCCGGTCTTCAGGCCCTGCGGGACCAGACTCAACGGGACCTGGACACGCGGGAACAGGAGGTCAAGGATCTCGCGTGGAAGATAGACGTTTTGTCAAAGGTTGGCGAGTTGTTCCGGGTATTGATGGATCAACTCGTCATGGATCACGTGCGTTCAATAGAGAGTGTGATCACGGAGGGTTTACGCACCATTTTCGTGGACCAAAACTTATCCTTTGAGGCCGAAGTAGGGCAGCGTTACAACAAACTGGCCATAGACTTCTGTCTGAAACAGGCCGACCAGAAGGCAGAGATTAAGGGCCACCCGCTGGAAGCGTTTGGGGGAGGCCCGGCGAGTATCGCGTCGCTTATCTTGAGAGTGTTAGCTTTGCGGCGTCTCAACAAGTGGCCTTTATTGGCGCTCGACGAGACTCTTGCTGCCGTGTCGGATGAGTACATCGATCGGACGGGTCTGTTTCTGAAACAGTTGGCCACCAAGACTGGGATAGAGGTTTTGCTTGTGACCCACAAGGCGGCTTTCCTTGAACATGCTGTGATTGGCTACAAAGGCTCCGAGATCACCACAGACGACGGGCAGCGTTATCTGAAACTACAACGGGAAACACGTGCGGTCTGAATCTGAAATCCAGAACCGAATCCGACACCTGTTGTCGGAGGAGTTAGATCGTAGGGTGTCTCAGGCGTGTGCCCGTGTGCCGTACAACTGCATACACAACCATCGGCAGCCGTTGGATTTGCGTAAGGAGGTGGCGGGGGAGCCAAACGAAAATTACAACCGGACATCCGTTTCCTCGCCTGTCATCGGGTTGTGTATGCTTAATTCGTCTGACCCAGCGGAGTGGGGAGGGACAATCTGCGAAGATCCGATTGATGCTCAACGGTGCCCCTACTTCGATCTGGCTTCCACACGGGAGTCTATCAGCGAGGAGTTTTACCGTCAGATAACCGATCTCGATTGGGTGGCCGAGAACATGGCCGAAGTTTACGGTCTTCTCTGGGCGTTAGGATCTGAGACGATGCCGTCACTCCCCTGGTGGAAAGCTATTTGGTTCTGGTTCCTTAGAATTCGGCCGGACCCTCTCGTGAAAATAACAACCCCAACTTTGCCTTCGGAGTAGTTATGTTGTCTGCTCTCTCTCAGTTGTTCATCGTAGAACGTCACCGGCAACGAGCCGCGAACGTTGGCTTCTCGGTTCCGGCAATGGGGGAATGTCAGGTTCCGGAGGACGCTTCCGTCGAGCCGTTGTTGACAACCAATATGGGGGGTAATTTTCTACTGACGCGGGTGTCCGGGGAAGGGTATGCGCGTCATGGGTTTTATGAGTGCCCCCTGGATCAGGAGACGTTACTCCTTAGCGAGTTCTGCCGGACCCTAGTTAAAGAAGGATCACGAGCCGGGTGGGACAACACCTCCGACTCCATCCAGGGTGCCTTGGAAAGGATGAGGCGAGCGGGTCTTACCCCGGCTGTAGTGGTGGTCCCGGAGGAGCTTCTCGACCCTCCGGAGGGCCTTCGGGTAGTTATTTCTGCCCTACCTTGTAAGGCTCTCGTTGTCGCTGACCCCAAGGATGCTGGTTCTTACGTCAGGATCGGGGGGCACGTCTCAATACTGGCCCAGAGTGTTGATAGGGCGTTTGTGGTGGTCACGTGACGTGGGCGGACGATCTGGCCCGGTTCGCAGCGGACCGGCTCTCTGAGCGGGAGCGGAAGGCCCTGTTAACCAGAGGGGTGTCCGACGCCCAGATCGAGACGTATCAGATCGGCCATCTAAATCGGGTGCTGCCGGGCGGTCTCCCGAGTCATTTTCTTGAGTGGTCCAAATTCGGGGACAAGCTGGACGATGTTTTCGTCTTCCCTTTGACCACAACCTTGGGGGAGGTGCGGGGCTTCGAGTTTCGGCATGTGGTCAAAGAACGTACAGGGTACACGGACTTTCTGTTAGATCGTCGGGAACCTTGTCTTTTTGGGCTGGCCCAAGCCATTGAGGCCATGTGGGAGTCCAGGTCTGTCTGGTTGGTTGAGGGGCCTTTTGACCTTCCGCCAATCCAGAGGGCGGCCCCGTTCGTGGTCTCCACGATGACGGCTTTCACGAACAAGGCCACGGTGCGGCTTCTCCGTCGCCTCGTCCAACGGGTCTGGGTAGGTTACGACATGGACGGGCCGGGAAGAAAAGGGTGCGAAATCTTCCGTTCGAAAAATAAGCGTGACTTTGAGGTGTATATAGTGGAGTACCCCAAAGTGCTCAAGGCGAACGGGGAGCGAGTAAAAGACCCAGGCGAGTTATGGGAAGAATGGGGTGACAGGCAAATTATTCCTTTCATCCGGTCCGCAATAGAACGCGAAAACCCTTTTTAGGAGAGAGTAACATGCCAAAACTGTATGGCCCCGCCGAGATGGTGGAAGAGATCGCTAAAAAACTGATTCCGTCGTACCACCCGGAACTGGCGACCGCCCGAATTCAATACATTTGTGTGGACGTGGCCAGCAAGAAAAACGGGGTTCCTGTCGGCGGGAAGTCTAAAAAGGTCACTGGCGCGATGGAGTTCCTACTTGAGAAGGATTTCATTATCGAGGTGGCTCTTGAGGTCTGGAACGAGATGACTGAGCGTCAGCAAACGGCCCTTGTGGACCACCTTCTGGAGTGTTGCACCGGGGACGAAGATGAGGATACCGGAGAGTTCAAGTGGTCTATGCGTGAGCCGGATGTAAGGGAGTTCACGAGTATCCTTCATCGGCATGGGGCCTGGACCGACACCTTGATGGGTATGGTGGAGGTCGCCCAGCGGCTCAACATCGAAGAGCGCGTTCAAGAGGTTGTCGATTCCACAGTAGACACGCAAGAACAGTAGACCGGGGGACCAAGGGGTTGTGGGATACTGTTTACAGACCTTTACGGTTTGCTGATGTCCTAGGTCAAGACGGTAACGTCCGTCTCCTGAAGGCTCGCCTAAAGAACGGGACGGCTTTCGACACAAGCTATATCTTCGCGGGAGCTTTCGGCCGGGGTAAGACCACCGTAAGCCGGATTCACGCGAGGGCGATGCTTTGTCAAGACCTGGATACCAGCGATCCTGAGCCGTGTAACAAGTGTGATAATTGCACCACGATCCTGGAAGAACAGCCGGGGCCGTTCACGGAGCGGGATGCTGCGAGCCACGGTACCGTCGAGCACGTTCGTAAAATCATAGAGGAATTGCCTTACGTTTTGGAGAACGCCCCAAAGCGTATCTACCTCTTTGACGAGTCCCACCGGATGAGCGTGGCGGCTCAAGATGTGCTCCTGAAACCGATCGAGGACAAGAAGATGATCGGGATGTTTTGCACCACGGAGGCGGAAAAGATCCGTGGTGCGATCCGGTCTCGTTGCGAGGAGTACACGATCCGTAAGGTCACAAGGGACGAGGTCCTCCAACGGATGCGTATGATTCTGGAGAAGGAGGAGGTCAAGTTCGAGGATGACGCTGTCTACATCGTCATCGACCATTCTGACGGCCATGTCCGGGACGTAATAAACAAGCTGGAGATGATTTCGCAGTTGGGCGACGTGACGATAGACAACGTGCGGTCCTATCTCCACTTGTCTGTTGTTACCCTCTACTACCAGATCCTGTTACATCTGGACGATCCCAAGCAAACCATAGAGCTAATCGATCAGGCGTGTGAGATGGTGACGCCGGAAGAAGTGTCTGCGGGTATAGCCGAAGCGGCCATGAACACGTACCGGGTGGCCAGTGGCATTTACGCTGATTTCTCGTTCGTTGATAAAGGGTTAGCTGAGAAGGTTCACGCCAAATACGGCTCAGATGTTGTCCGCTTTGCTTACTGGTTCTTGGGTTCTAAGTACACGACCAAGTTAAGTCTCGTCAGAGACGCCGTCGTTTTTTCTCAACTCCCAGGCAACCTTCCAACAGACAAACCGTCGCCTCCTGTGGTCTTCTCGGGCAGTAAGAAGCAATCCAACGGGCCAGAGCCAGAGCAACCCAAACCCAAAGAACAGGAGCAGCCTAAGCCTCAAGAGCAAGAACAAGTGAAGGCCGAGACCGTTAAAAAGTCAGATCCGCCTCCTCAAATTGTTGACGAGTTCGCGGACCCTACTGTACCAACGGACATCGAGAAGCACGTCGTTAACGCGGAGATGCCCCGAAGCAGAGAGTCAGATATGACAGCGCGGCCACCGAGAAACCGGGAACACAAGGTGATGTCACCGGCTGAGTGGCGTAGGAAATTCGAAGCCCTTTTACGAAAAAAGATACAGTCTCCGTTGCTAAAGTAATTTTCGCAGTGTAGTCGAAAAGTGGGATGGGTACGGAAAACCAGTGGGTAGTATTAGAGCTTACCTCTAAAGCAGAAAATGAAGATCCGGATATGGTACGGAATTCGATCCGTCATCATATCCGGGACGCCGAAGTTTTCGTACCGGCGTCAGTGGTTCAACGTGGGGAGCAGAGGGTTTTCCATTACCTTGTGGACGGGTACGCCTTCGTTCAACACAGGCACACGGAGACCCACTACGCCCGGCTGGTAGACACGAAATACGTCCAGGGACCTTTATACGTTCCGACCGGAGTTAAGAAGGACAAGCGTCTGGCGACTGTCTCCCCGGAGCAGATAGACCAACTGCGTAAGCAGATAAAGGTTGAGGTGGATCAGGGCATAGAGGTTGACGACATCGTAGTTATAACCTCAGGCCCTTACAAAAACATCGAAGCTGTCGTGCGGGAGGAGATTCATGAGCACGATTCGGTGACGGTCCACATTCAATTAAGATCCACAGATCGGTTGGTAACATTACCCAGAGCGTTCTTGAGGTTGAAATCAAAACCTCCTCACGTGGTCCACCGGACGAAGTTGGAAAAGCTAACGGAGTGGGCGCGGGGTGCTCTTATGTTAGCCCGCTGGTCCGGTTCCGAGTTGGAAGGGGTCCGGGAAGGCCATCGGAATCTCGGTCGTATGGATGGTTGGATCGAAAAGAGCCGGGCCACGTACCATTTTATAAGAGCGTACCATTCCCGGATAGATTTTGACCCCTTGTGGGCCAAGTTCCAGGAGCTACGAAACCTACAGACAGGGGTTTCTTTACGGAGTCAGATTCATACTGTTAGCGCTCCTCTCCCGGACCTAAGCTTCATGTCTCAGAAACACCAGGAGGTGCGGTTTCTATCAGAAGCTTGCGCCAAGATCTTTACGATATACTCGGACGTAAGAGAAATGACAGAACCTACTCCTATGAATTTGGTCGTGGACGGCACCCAATTATACATTCGATGTCTTTCCGCTCCCGGCTTGAGCGACCTCACGGACTCTCAGGGCCGACCGACCGGTGCCATCGTTGGGTTTCTAAGAAGCCTTGGCTCCTACAAAAAGAGATTCCCGAAGGCGCGGGTTTTCGTGTGTTGGGATGGTTCGTCGCAACGGCGGAAGGCTATGTTCCCTGACTACAAGGCCAACCGGATTTCGCGGTCCGGGGCAGCGGCCAACACCTTCGAGATGGATTGGCTTCGAGATAATTTGCCGTCATTCGGCGTCATTCAGGCGTTTAATCCAGACGAAGAGGCTGACGATGTTATGGCCGCCCTGGTGAGAGGGCCGCTCGAAGGCCGCCCAAACGTGCTGATTTCCACGGACAGGGATCTGTTACAGTTGGTATCGGAGTTCACTCACCAGTTGTGCCCAAAGGTGGGGATGGGTAAGGAAAGGTTATACAACCCGGCGCTCGTCAAGAGGGAGTATGGAGTGGCTCCGGAGAGTATGATCCACCTACGGGCGTTGAGCGGAGACACCTCAGATAATATACCCGGAGTCCCCGGCTTTGGTCCTAAGACAGCCTCCAAACTCATCAAACTGTATGGTTCAGTCGAGGCCCTGTTAGGATCTAATTTGGCCGGGTTAGGAAAAAGTCAGGTTTCCAAATTGCGTGCTAACGAGGATCGGGTTATTAAAAACATTGACTTGTTAGCTCTGAAAGACGTACCATTCAGACAGATCGAATCGAATCCAGATCAGAGTAGGGCAGAAGCCGAGCTAGAGGGTATTGAGGTAAAGCCTAAGTCTATTCTAGCTGCGTTCTTCCCAAAACAACCTTAGAGGAGAGCCTCTGATACGGCTACGATGGCCGTTACAAGGAGTCGAGTCGATGTCAAGTGGCTATGTTATTCCGGTCGATCCCGCTGAGTTAGCTAACCGTTTTGCAGCACCTGATCCAACACCTATAGACGAAAGAGAGAGACTAGAGAGGGAAGAAGAAGAGGCTGAGATGGAGGCGTTGTTCTCCACTGATGACTATGAAACGATTGTCGCGCCCCTTCTTGACCGGATACCAGAACGCGAGGCAGATCTTATATATCTCTATTACGTCTGTAAGAAACGCCAAGCCGACATAGCCGAAATCTTCGATGTAACCCAGGCGGCTATCAGTTACCGGCTGGACCGGGGGATTCAACGCATCAAGTTCTTGCTGTCCATTCCTACGGTCACGGAAGAGGACATGCGGAAGGATCTTGCCGAGATCTTTGAGCAAATCGACATCAATATTTTGGTGGGGATGTGGCAGACAACGTGCCAATCAGAAGTGGCGTCCAAGTTGAAGTTAACACAAGGACGTGTCCGCCATCGGTTTTTCAAGGCCGTTGAGGTTCTTAAGGATGCGGCCGAGGGTGATGACCAGTTCCAACCATACCATAAGATATTCTCCTCAATCGCATCCAAGAATTTCAATATTCTCAGGGCCGTGAGCCTACCGCAGTGGAGTGATAGGGGCGTGGACCGCTGTGTGTGAGAAGGAGCCGCTCCCTATAATAGAGGCTGAGAGTGACGCACTCGCGGCGATGGAAGCGGCCGAGAAGGAGTTAGAAGAGACCTATAAGCGGGAACTTGACGAGTCCCGGACCGCCTACACATTGGTTCGAGCGGACTGAACAAGTCGTATAATTATAGGGTTTTCTTTTATGGAGTGGGATCAGACGAGGACTATTCCCTTGTCTACACTCCAATACCAAGATTACCAATTTCAGGTTTCGCTGCCGTGCGGTGCGTGGAAGTGGGTGACTCGCATCGACGTGTCCCAGTCAACGGTATCGACGGAAGTCAGGGACATAGTCTCGCCGTACGGCCTTTTGCGAGATTCCATACCGATCCCAGGAGAGGTCGTCCAGGCGATGGCCGACTCCATTGTGGAGATGTTGTTAGCTTACCGGCCCAGCATCTTACTCGCGCCTCTAACTCTGGATTTCGTCGTAGACGAAGGTCGGGGTGTCTCGGAAGCCAAGTCGGTAACGGTCACTAACAACGGAATCTTAGGTTCGCTTCTGGCGGTCACGATTACATCGTCGGCCGCGTATGTGGCCGCCTTACCGGCAAACATAGGTGGTCTGGCTTCCAACGAGTCGGGTCGTTTCGATGTTTCGGTGGATAGCGCCAGCCTTCTGGCCATAAACAGCCCTTACTCGGCTACATTGACGGTACAGAGTTCGTCGGCCACAAACAGCCCGCAAACGGTGGCTGTTAACATTGTCGTGCGCCCGCTTTCCGAAATCACGGTGTTGCCGACGAGTTTGACGTTCAATGTGGCAAAGCCCCTGACGGGACCATACCCGCCGATTCCGTCACAACAAATTAATCTCACGAACTCCGGTCCGCCAACGTCGGTTCTCGACTATCAGATCCGTCAGTTGGTGGGGTCCACATGGCTGACCAGTTATTCACCTGTTTACGGGTCTCTTAATGGAGGTGCTTCTCAACCGATTACGGTAACGGTAGCGCCGTCCGCTAGTCTGGCCTCCGGTTCTTACAATGAGACTCTCAGATTCACAGGATATAGTTCTAACATGAGCGTAGACGTGCCGGTGACGCTCAATATCACATGAGGTTAGGGATGGCAGATTTTGATCTTGGTCAAATGGAAGTATCGGGTGCCACGGGCTTGGATGCTCTGTTCAAGCGCGAAGAACACATCTTACGTCCGCAAACCATGACAGGGCGGGCTAAGGTCGCCTCGATCAAGGATTTGCACAACTTCGTTCGGTTGTCGTCGGACACTCTGATCCATAAGAGCGACCGCGACCTCTGGGCGCTCAAGAAGGAGGGCGACGGCAGCTTCTTCATCGAGCGCTTGTTTGACGATAACGGTGAACCTCTCAAGGGATAAAATGCCGCAAGCGTATGAAAAGACAAAGGCCGTTCTGGACCGCCATTTGCGAGAGGCTCACCTCGAACCTCGAATAAAGGTCGCGGAGTTCGATCCAGACCAGTTCAAGTCTAAGGATGACTTCGGCGGTGGCAGCTTCATGAAGCGTGCGATCCCAAAGAACTTTCCTTATGATCCCAAGGCTCTCAAGCCGTTGGCCCAGACACTCTGGGCGATGAGCGTTGCTCTGGGCCACACACTGACGGCTCATCGGCAGTTGTCCAAGATCAAGTCTTCTACAGTATCCCCTGACGGCCTCATCGGCGGCCAGGGTTATGTGATGTCCATCAAGGAGGTACGTAAGGCGCTCTATAACGCCGCTGAAGGGTTGTCTTCGATTTCCGACACCATTCACGATGAGATCAACGCCCCTCACTGGAAGCCGAAGCTCGCAGAGTTGGAAAGAAACGACATCGAAAGCGTGGAAAGGCTCGTGGGCGAGGCCGAGCAAATCATGGAGAACCCGGAAGAAGAAGTCGAAGAAGGTATGGAGGAGGCAGAGCAGAGCGGTGAGCGGGCGGAGATGGAAGAAGGGGAGGGGGAGCCGAAATCCCAGCTACCTGATAACGCTAACCTGCCGGACGCTGCGGAGGTCGTCGAGTCCGGGCAGCACGTCAAACAGGCTTCTGAGTATGGTTACGATCGACGGGGTAGTTCCCTTCCAACCCAGACGTTGCCTGGACCTCGTGTCCAACACCTGGACCGGGCCGATGTGGATCAGACTGGCCCTTTTGGCTCTCATAACACAGAAGAGCCGATGTCCACACACGACGAATGGAGCCGGACTGACGGCGTCCCGAACGAGTACCTCTATCAAAGCGAGTGGGACAACAACCTGTTGGACAAGACAGCGGAGCGGGATCGGGAGTTAGCGGCCAGCGTGCGGGGTACTACTGTCCGCACCCTGAAGACTTCGACCAAGTCTAAGACCCTGGTAACGCCGGGATCGGTAGAGGCGGAACTTGAGGCTGCGGAAGGTGTTCAGATCGAACCAATGCGAAGCGCGGCCTCAAATCTCCCGGACAAGGACACCGACCCCACTCCCACAAAAGGCTACGACTTCGGAATCGGGTACGGCGATGGCAACGATGCTCATGGCCAGGGCGCGGGAGGTTATGGGACTGTTGACTCTGATGGTGGTGTTTATGGGCCGTCTTCGGAACTACCCGGCGACCTGGATGGCGGATCGACAGAGCGTGATGACACGACACCGACCGTTGAACTGGCTGTAGGCGGTCGTAACGCGAAGTGGAAGACCGCTTGTTCTATGCTCCCTCTTGATGTCATGCCTTCTGTCGCCCGTTCGGACTATTACGAGGGAGACAAGGCCGACAATGAGGTAAACGCCACCAGTGAGGTGCCTGAGGTCGAGAGCGCTCCCGTTGAAACCCCGAGAGACATGATACCTGGGACTGCGTACAGCTACGACCAGGGGAACCAGCCGTACATCAAGTGGGACTCAGACACCCGCAACATGGAATGTGACTATGTATATCAGAGAGAGGTTGAAGAAGGTCCTTACGAGAGAGAAGGATAACTATGTCAGCGTTTGATCTCGATAATTTCTTGAAAGACTCGTCTGTGTCCAATTTGGATTGGCTCGACGTGGACGAGACCTCGTATCGTGAGATGGATACGTTGCCCAAACAAAATTTGGACATCCAGCCCGATCTTGAAGCTCTGTGGGCCAGGGAAGGAGAGTCCCCTTCCGCGTATCTGACCCCAAATTCTTCGCTTCCCAACCCTGGCATCGACGATCCGAGGACCATGGGGGATATGTCTCAGGCTCACGGGCGTCTCAGGGAAGAGGCCGATACCATCCGTAGGATCGCCCGGTTTACCTTGATGCAGTCGAGCGACTCTCGGCGGATTCGGGATGAACTCACAAAGCGTTTCGCGATGGACGATTTACACAATCATCGTGAAGTTCTTGCCGAAGTCATGCAAGAGAGAGGGCTTTTGGGCGACCTTTACGTTTCGGCCGCTGATTTCCCGGCCTGTGCCCAAGGCGGCAAACAGGTGGAGTTTGTCCGACGGTACGCGGACAAGGCCCTGTATATTTTGGGCAAAGAAGCGTGCGAAGGTTGTTCTCACGCCTGTCAGACAGCTACCGGGAAGCACTGTGGTGTCTTCCACAAAGAGATCCAGTTCGAGATCCCGTATTCTGATGAATTGGCCGAAGCGATCGAGCGTAACCAAGAGGGTTGCGGATGTTCTGTAAAAGCTTCGGCGTCGGACCCGAAAGAGCGGATCAGACAAGCGTTCCTTGCCCCGAAAACGTCGAGCACGGATGATTACGAGGGCCAGGGTCTCGACCGGACGGTCAAGGCCACCGTTCCCGAACAAGAGGTGCGAAAGCAGTTGTCCCAGCCCGTGGGGGACAAACAGGCGGCAGAGGGCCGTCCTGTTGTGGCTTTCCTTCACCGGGAGATGGTGAAGGGGTTGTCTCACGAGGAGTTGGTGCGCTCGCTCAAGTTGGCTTTTGATACCGACCTCCTGACTCGCACCCACACTTACTGGGGACCTACGTTCAAGGAGTCTGGCCTCTACGGTGTGGTCTACTCGAAGCAAGCCAGTTTTGCCGACTGTCACACGGGTGCTGATTTCCTGGCCAAACACAACCCTGGTGTCAGGGCGATTGTGGCCGGGGACAAGTGTGCCTCGTGTATCTACAACAAGACTCGATGCCTCCTTTACGGCAAGCCTTTAATTAAGGATGCGTCTGAGGTCGTTACTCAGGACACAGTAGATGCCGTTCTCCAGGAACACCGAACCGCTGGCCGGTTGCCGCCATGGGAAGCCGTTCCTCGAAAGTGGGGCGACACCCCCGCACAAGCGCTTAGGACCATCCACGAAGCGACCAAGAAGGCTTCGTACTCTCAAGTGGCCCCGACCCGTATGGGTTTCATGGAAGGTTTTCATGGTCAGGAGGTTGGCCATGTGACCAGTGGTTTGACCCGGAAGGACGTGGCAAAACAAGCGTCAAAATACATGAACGAGGGTTTGTACGGCAACGACCTTTTGGATGCTCTCAAGACGCGGTTTGAGGTTCGGGATCTCGTCGCCGCGAAGGACGAACTCAAGAAGGTTGTAGCCGAACAAGGACTACAGGGCGTCTTCTACGTGGACCCGTCGGTTTACGACGACTACGGCAAGGGTTGTGAAGAAGCTGTCCGTCTCCACCGGACTCGTATGGTCGGGTATGTGAAGCAAGGCTCGAAGTGCGAAAGTTGTATCCATCAGGTCAACACCGGAGTCTGCTCAAAGCTCAACAAGCGTCTGGTGGACGAGCCTCCGTATGTGGACAAGGCCGCCCAACAGCGCGAAGTCTTGGCGTCCGGCCGCTCGACGGACGTTTCATATGGTTCATTGGTCAACAACGGGGCTTCTGCTTTGGCTGAGTTCCAGATGCAACAGGGTATGGATGTTTCTGTTAACGAGGCTCCGGACCCTAACATCGTGGATGTGCAACTCGGAACCGGGAAGGTCAAGCTTTGACATCTCCTTTAACATTACGTGTCGCGGCTCGTTTTCAAATCGCGGAAAGTGCCCGCGAAGAGGCGCGGGATTCTACCCAGCCTGTAAACAAGCCAAAGGATCTTTCTCGCGAGGTCGTTGAGGATTACGGCTCGACGGACGAGCGTGAAGATACGGTGAAACCAGACAAAGACGATGTCCGTCCGAAAGACGTTTTCAAACCGTTACCCTCTCAGGTCAGCGTATACAATTACGTTACCAAGGGGTGGCCGGGAGACGCTGACGACTACACGGACATGGAGAAGGTGTTGGACAAACAGGTCCCCAAAGACAAGGGGTACGACACTGTAAGCAACCTGAGCCAATACCTGATCGAAACGGAAGGCGGGGGTGGGACTCCTCCGGTAGAAGGTAATGACTAATATGCCAGACGAAGAAGGAAAGGTACCGGAAGAGGGGACAGAGGAGAAACCGCGTCCGAAGCTGTTCCTGGCCGCGAACAACAAGGACAAGGTACCGGCTGGCGGTCGAGCGGCCGGGCAACGCACTCGTCCCCCTGGCAGCAAGTTCAACAAGCCGAGCCAGGATCAGTTGGACTACTACGAGGAGACTTCTGAGGAGCGGGAAGAGTTCATCGCGGATGACCCGGTCGTTAAGAGCGCGGCAGAAGCCGATCCTATAAAGCTGTTGGCGACCCTTAAGGCAGAGGTCGCCCGCGAAGCAGCGGCTTTGCATTATCAGCGTAAACAGAACGAGATAATGGGGAAGGACATCACCAGGATCTCGGCGCGTCGTATCGATGCGATGAAGAAAATCGCTGACATTGAAATGGAGATGCGTAAGATCGGCTTCGATCAGGTGGATATCTACAGCGAGAAGTTCCAAAAGATTTTCAAACTGTGGACCGATATGATTCGTGTCGCCGCCGAGGAAACCTTAGCCCCTGAGCAGCTTGATCTCTTCTTCAACAAACTCCAGACCGAGATGGAGGGTTGGGAAGAGAAAGCAGAAAATTTGGTTCGGTGACGTGTGGCACAGAGAAAGCGATCCGGAGCAGGGGTTTCAGCACTCATTAGAGATGCTGGAGTTCGCGCCAAGCAAGCTGTAGAGCAAAAACAGCTTGATATCCAGCTACAGAACAAGATAGCGGACGGGGAACTCGACCCGGACGGTTTTGACGAGGACGAGGTACGTCCGTTTCAGCCCCGTATTTTTAATATCATAGAGTACATCGAGCAAGCCTGGGGAATCGGGATGAAGTTGTTCCCGGCCCAGCGCTTTATCGTCAAGCTCTACTACCATCTTCCGTTAGACGACGAAGAAAAGACCATAAGAGTCACCGACATGTTCGGTGAGGATCTCCTCTACGAGTTCACCGAGAAAGAGTATCTCCATTATCTGTACAACGAGGGTCGTTGTAACATCGGGGAGCAAGATCACGAACGGCGCGAGTTAGTTTTGGCCATCGGCCGTCGTGCCGGGAAGACAACACTCAGTGGTATATTCGCCAGCTACGAAGTCTACCGTTTACTAAATTTATTCAACCCCCAGGAGTATTACGGGCTACCTAACGGGAACCGCATCCAGATCACGTCGGTGGCCACCGATAAGGATCAGGCGGGTATTCTTTTCAACGAGGTGACTACACACTTAGCGAAGTGTGACTACTTCAAGCCGTATATCGCCAACAACACCCTGTCACACATTCAGTTCAGGACCCCCTACGACCTGGATCGCTACGGACCCACGCTTCGTCACCAAGACGGCAAGTTCGTCAGTTTCAATGGTAAGGCAACTCTACGTGTCACCTTCAAGAGTTGTATAGCCAAGGGCCTTCGTGGGTCGGGTAATATCGTCGTGATTATGGACGAGATGGCCCACTACCAGGACACGGGCCAGTCGTCGGCCAAGGACATATACGACGCTGTAACGCCCAGCACGGCTGCCTTCTCTCCCAAGGGAGACGACGGGATGCCGATGAAGATGTCCGACGGGGAAATGTACCCTGTCGAGTCTCGAATCATCACAATTTCGTCTCCGCTCAATAAGGTGGGTAAGTTCTACGATCTATTCCATCTGGCGATGAGCAGGGGTGTCGGGTCTGAGAACATTTTGGCAATCCAGGCCCCTACCTGGGAGGTGAACCCGACAATCCCGAAGTCTTACTACAAGCAGAAGTACCACGAGGACGCCAACGTGTTCATGACAGAGCATGGAGCGCAGTTCTCGGATCGTGTGCGTGGTTGGATCGAGCGGGAAGAGGATCTTGTTTCATGTGTAGATCCCAACTTGCGTCCTCAGGTCGTCGGGATTCCGCGTTACCCTTACCAGATGGGTATAGATATCGGGTTGATGGGAGACGGCACGGCCATCGCGATAACATGCGCCGAAAACAACAAGATTGTGCTGGCTTACCACGAATACTGGCAAGCCGGTGTTGACTGGCGCGAGTCGAACCCACACCTGGGTAATAATTTCACAACCCCGTACTGCAAACTCTTGGGCGACGCGAGCCGTCTAGACTTCGACGAAATCGGCCACTGGATCGACGTTCTAACAAAGAGGTTCCACATAACACACGGTCTTTTTGACCGTTGGAACGGGATTCCGTTGGAACAGGCTCTTCTCAAGAAGGGGCTGACACAGTTCAAGAGCGAGTACTTCCAGAGGGACCTCACGTCACGTATCTACCAGAACACGAAGATGCTGATGTTCGACGAGAGTCTCCGTTTGTACGATTTCCCAGTCAAACAAGGTAGTAGGCATTCGGCGTTCATTGAGGAGCTACTGGAACTTCAAGCGCAACAGATGTCCAGGAACATCGTGGTCGTGGAGGCTCCGCAGACCGTGGGCCACCACGACGACCGTAGTGACGCTTTTGTGCGAGCGGTATGGTTAACTTCGGAGCGTATGCGCGATGAGAAATTCGTGTACGGCAAGGAGGGTGCCCGCCACATGGGCGCGGGCATGACGCCGGGTCGCTATCAAATGATGCGAGCACGCAAGCATGGAGGTTTCACGGATCGTGTAGACCCGCGCCGTTTGGGGTTACGTCTTCGTGGTGTGAGATAGGTATGTACAAAGAAGCTAAAAAACCGAAGGTATTTGCCAATAAGGTCATCAAGGAGATGGTGAAGCACATGGTGTCGGACGACACCGTGGTGGGGTTCCGTGATTATTCGGCAATACGATCGGTGTTTAGGAGGTGCGCTGGCTCTTGGGAGAAGATTGTAAATGGTGATCAGGTTCATATTGAACTGTTGAAAGAGATTGTCACTGGTTGGGGGCAGATGCCCGAACGCAAGAAGAAGTCGGATCAACTGGTATAACGATGCCCGAAATTTTCCGTTCACGTGATGTTGTCGTTTTCCAGAAGGCTCTCACCTTCACGGCGGAAGTGCCCGAAAGCGTGGCCACCGCTGGATGGCTTGGGGGTCAGGGTTTTAACTGGGTGCCACCCACACAGGACAACTTCTTGACCACGATCACCGACGGCGGTTTTGGCGGGTTTGCCTTGTGGGGTTCTGACGAATCTTCCGACGAGTTTACAGCCATGACCAGGAACATGCCGACGTATAGGTTCGTTGTTCTGGGTGTCGGTGGTTGGCTCATGACGACCTCAACATACGAACGTTACACCTACGCTTCGAGGGCAGGGGGTGGTCCATTTGTGCCAATCGTCTACAACGCGAGTGACCGTCTTCTTTTCTCGCTCAGAGGCTATTGGACGAACGAGGACGAATGGACGCTTTCGGGAGATCCTAGAGCGCCAAACAGGAACTTCGTGGGATCAGTCGTGCAACGTCCTGTCCCATCTCGTAATAATTATTTGACTGTACAGGCTATTCTCTGATGACAGAAATTGTCCGCGAACGAGATGTGATTATATTCGTCAAGGATTTGGCCGTCCCGGTCAATCTGTCTGCGGCGATGTCACAAGCTGGCTGGCCCGGTGGCCAGGGGGTCAAATGGTTCGACAGCGGGTCGGATAATTTCACCGTGACCTTCTCGGACGGAGAAGCCGCTGGCTTTTTGCTGTGGGGTTCCAATGAAGACAGTGATCAGTTCATCTCCTATACCGGGAACCAGACGAAGTACAACTTCGGGGTTATAGGCGCTGGGACCTGGATCATCTCAACGTTAACGTACGAACGTTACACATTGCAGTCCCGGCTGGTTCCTCCTTTGGTGGAGAATGCTTATGTGCCGGGAACCCGGCTTCATTTCTCTCTGAGAGGGTATTTCACACCCCAGGATGAGTGGACCATCAGTGGGGACCCGAGAGCGCCGAACACTATTTTCGTGGGGACCGTGATTCACGCTCCCAGTGCTGACAACAAACAATACCTTATGGTTCAACCGTTGATCTGATGCCTTTTCCACCGCCCATAGGTTCGTTTCAAGTCGATTTTCACGGGTTTGATATAATCCGGGGCCGAGATTGCGTGATGTTCATGAAGGATGACACCTTCATGGTTCGCGTAGACGACGCGATGTTACAAGGCGGTTGGCCGGGAGGCCAAGGGGTCCAGTGGGTGAACTCAGACGCCGACGAGTTCGTGGTAACGTATTCCTCTGGGCAGTTCGGTGGGTTCTTATTGTGGGGATCGGACGAGTCGGCCGACCAGTACACGGCCATGACCCGCCAACAACTTGTCTACGGGGACGCTGTCTTGTGTGGAGGGAGCGCCTTAATATCGACTTCTTCGTACGAGCATTACACGTATGCGTCTCGGACAGGCGGCGGCCCGCTCGTTCCACTGGTGTATAACGTCAACGATACTTTGTATTTCTCGTTGCGCGGTCTGTGGACCAAGGAGGACGAGTTGACCCTTTCTGGAAGTCCTCTCGCTCCAGCACTCAACGTTGGGCGGACGGCACAAAAGCCACAGCCCGTCAATCAGCATTTCTTAGGTATCCAGGTCACTCTGTGAATCGCAATCCTGACCATATGAGTAACGAAGAAGTGGTCTCGGAGGTCGCCACTCTCCAGGATGAGATCAAGACGCGGGCTTTCCGGGTACACGCCTTGGCAGACTCATTGTACCGTCGTGTTAGGAGAAGCCCGGTGGACGATAGCACAACGATTTACATGACTTACGCCAACGCCGTAATAAGGTACGCGGGCGCTGTTCGGCAGGTTTCGAACCGGACCATACGGACCTCGAAGGTGTTAGACCGGTTATCCGAGGTACGGGCTGAATCAGCCGACCGTGAACGTGAGCGGCAACATAAGCAGCAACGGCAGCAACAGCGGGAGGAAAGACGACTGGCGACAAGCAGCCCTATGGAATCTTTGATTAGAACCTATGTAGAGGAGTCCCTTACGCAAGTGCCAACCGGCACGGGTAGCGAAGGCTAATGCCCACTAGAAAGTTCACGAACGCCACTTCTGCTCCTTACGCGACCGTGGTCACACGGGCGATGCCTTCCCCGTACATTGCCAAAGGCCCGGTCAGTTCTTTGACCCCAAAGGAGCTAGAGGCTCGTAAGCTCCAGAAGATAGCCAATTGCGACTTTGGCGGCTACGGCAGCGGGAATACGACGATGGCTTCTGCCGGGCAGTTCTTCTCCCCGCAGTTGTCTACCGATTTTCTGGAGTTGCCGCAGTCTCTACGTGAGAAGCGGGAGATCTACAGGCACTTTTATAACACCGACCCGATCGTGGGGCAGTCCATCGATCTGCATACGGAACTACCCTTGTCGAAGGTCCGGTTGGCTACCCCGAAGCCAACTACTTGCCCGGAAGGCTTCAAAGACCCTCACGACTACGCCAACTACATTCTGTGGTTCTTCACGACCATGTGTGACCGTATAAAGTTGTTCCAGCGGCTCGTCACAATGGTTCACCACTACTGGTTGGATGGCGGAGTCTTCGTGTTTGCTGAAGACTCCGAGGTCAAGGTTCCGGATGACATCGGATATGACGAGAAGGCTATTGGTGTTAAGTCGATTGTCACGGAGTCAGGTGAGGCTAAAGAAGAGCCTGAGGTAGGTCTGGTCGAACGAGAGGACCGTGAGGATCAGGAGCTATCTTACTACCAGGAGTACTATCAGGGATGGGATCGGCTCATCCTCCTGCCCATTGATCAGGTAAAAGTCACGACTTATTCGTTCACGGATAAGCTACGTGTTGAGTTGATACCGGCCGAGCGGGACCGCGCTCTTATAAATCAGGCTAAGTCCGGTGACGAGTTCGCGGAAGAGATGGTCCGCGAGATGCCTGAAGAGGTACGGGATCATATTGAAAACGGTAAACTCATTCCCTTGGGCACAGACCCGGATGAGGGGTCATTCTGTTATTACCTAGCCGGGCGACGTGGTGCTGGCGAAGACCTGGGGCAGAGCATCTTAGACCGCGTTCTCCGGACGTTGTACTACCGGGAAAAGCTACGTCAGGCTCAGACCCAGATTGCTTCCAGGGCGATGACGCCCAAGCGTATCGTCTGGGGCGACAGAATTTCCGAGATGGATGTTAACGATTTGAGGGAGCAAGTCGATTTGGCCCTCGTCGATCCTGACTATTCGATTGTCACCAACTATGAAGTCCGTTGGGAAGAAATCGGAGCCAGGGACCGGCTTCTGGATTTGTCGAGCGAATATGACATCACGGACAAGCAACTGTACGCGGGTCTGGGTGTCACTGAGAGCCTGTTATCCGGAGAGACGTTGTACTCCGGAGACAGGCTCAAGCTCGAAGTCATAAACACCCGGTACATGTTCTTGCGGGAGATGGTTCAGGAATATGTGGAGAACTATCTCTTTAAGCCCATTGCCCGGCGCAAGGGGTTTGTGGAGAAGAACGCCTGGGGTGGTGAGGTGGTGTTATACCCTCGTCTCTCGTTCACGAGACTACCGCTGCGGGACTCCCAGGACACTTATGACGCCCTGTTCAATCTCTACCAGAAGGGGTCGATCGACATCAGTCTCATTTTGGAGATGTTCAACATCGATCCGGACGACACCAAGCTCAAGTTAGAGAAGGACATGTTTACGGTCAACGACGCCCTGTTCAACGAAGCTCTCCGGGGCATCTACAATGGCGTGGCAGACCGTATCATCGAAAACACAGACGTGGTCGATAGGGTCCAAAAGGCATTGAAGCTTAAAGAGGTGCCGAAACCCGAGGGCGGCGGTGAAGAGGAGCGGTGGTAGATTAGTCTTTCGATAGATTTGTTCTACCGATGGAACGGTTCGCCACCAAGTCAGATTCTCAGCGCGAAGACGAAGAGACTGAGCGTCTGGTTCGAGAGAGTCCCAAGGTGAAGCCCCCTCGCCACGACAAGCGTCGTGAGCGGGTAGAGCCTGATAAGGACGAGGACTTGTCTCAGAAGGACGAGGACCTCTCTCATAATTATAAGGATGTCGGCGGGTCAGTCCATACGGCCAAGAAGAGGCAGGACCTGATTACTGTTAGGTTGAAGGAGGACCCCAGTAAGACTGTCCAGGTCACGAAAGAGAAGCTCAAGAAAGAGCCTCATAAATACGAGGAGATCAAGAAAGAGGAACCAGAGCCGGAAGAGAAGCCACAGCCAGAAGCGGAACCGGAAGAAGCGAAACCCAAGGCTGTCAAAACCCCGGAAACGGACCTTGAAGCGGCTAAGTCTCTGGCCGCGATGCGGGCGAACGACGCCCAATTTGACAATTTTCTCAAGGATTTCTTGAACCCGAAGAAAGACATGGGGTCGTGGGCTATATCGAACCCGGAGACCTCCATAGATCAGGTCAAAGACGTTTTCCACGGCCGTACATTGCCCAAGGAAATTGAGACATTGGGCGATTTGGTGCGTGTCCTCAAGCTCAAGCCGAAGAAAAAGAAAGGGCCAACGAAGCCGGTCGCACCACCGTCCGGCGAGGTACCGGCCGAAGAGGCTCCTGACGAGGAGGAGGCTCCTGACGAGGAGAGCGAAGAGGAAATTCCAGAGGAGGTCTCGGACGAAAAACCTAAGAAGAAGCCTTCGAAGAAAAAGAAGCTTCCACCTCCTCCTGGCTCTCCTACTCGTCCGTACACTCAGGCTGAATTTAAGGACTCTCGTGACCAGCTACGGAGAACGTTTTCTCCGGAGGTGGCGCTCGATTTGATGCTGATCAGGCCGCCGATCCACCCGGACGAAGTTAACAAGATGATCTCGGACTTCAACGTCGCCAAGTCGATTCCTGTTGAGACGGAGGATTTCGACAAGCTTCGCGAGAACTTGGAGTCTTACACGATGGACCCCTCCGAGGTCCCGGACCCCAAGATGGTGGAGATCGACGGTAAAAGTGTCAGTTATGACGAGCTACCTGAGGGGGAGGAAAAAGAAGAGGCCAAGCGTCGGCATCAAGTCCAGACCGTGGCCATGAATTTGGCGGCCCGAAACGCAGTAGCCAAAAGTATAGAGAAAGACGGAATCCCGCCTGACTTGGCCGAAGAGTTAGCTGGTTTCACTTTGTCGGGGAAGGACGAGAACCCAAGTGCTCGATCCCAACGAGCCGCCAAAATGTCCGAAGTGTTGTTTTATAGCGGCTTGGAAAAGACCGATCACAAGCCCGTCGAACCGGAAGCCGTGAAGAAACTTTTGAAGAGGTTCGGGGCCGACCCGGCCGCTCAGAAGGTGGCCACGGGTTATCTACAGGCTATGGATTACCAGGACGCCCGTAAGAGGTTCTTAGACCCGGACTCCAAAGAACATATATCTGAGTACCAAACCCCAAAGGAAATCGTTTCAAGACTGGGTAAGGCTATGCGTTTCCTCAGGGAGCGAGAGGGAAATTACCCCAGCGTCGATAACGATATTCCTACACTTTTTAAACTAAGGATCACGCGGAACCTGGGTGCCCTGGTGCCCGACAAACAGAGGGAAATTCAAGATTTATTAGACGAAGAAGACAATCGCCAATACGAAGCCGCCCTCAAAAAGTACCAAGAAGAGATGCGTGCGTATAAGAAACGATTGAGTCGAGCGAAGAGCGCGTTCAAGAGAGCCATGGCCAGATATAGGGAAAGAAAAGCAGAGGGTAAGAAAGCCAGAGTGCCCCTGTCCACCGAAGATCGGTTGGCGAAGCAGGGTGTTTCTGAGCCGCAAGAACCTAGAAAACCGCCTAGATATGACTTGTTTGGCAAGGAGCCGCAGGAGTTAGAAGCGACGGCCAAAGAGTTTTGGGACTCTTTCAGGAGTCGGACTGCCAGTAGTTCGGCCAGGGTCAGGGTGGTGGTCCGGCATCTTCACGCCGCTGGAAAATTAAGGCCAGCCAATCCTTTTTCTATTTATTTCAATACTTCTGCGATGGGTAAAAATCGTCAGGCTGTCTATTGGGGTGTTGAACCCAACGCGGTCGATCCTTATCGAGGGTGGTCACAACCTAGGGATCAAGACCTAACTGATCGTGAGTATTCCAAGATTTTGGCGTCCGCTCAGAGATGGCTCCAGGCTCCGGTGTTGACAGTAAACATCGAGGGAGTGCCTCGTGACGCTCAGTATCGGGCGGCTCTAGATTTGGCGATTCGGACAGAGGGGTACGACCGTGTAATCCATCCGACCGCCTATAATAGTTTGTTAGCTCGTCTTGCAGGAGAACCACAACCTCAAGATGAGACGTTGTTAACAACCACAGAGAAACTAGCGAGGAGAAAGATGTCCAACAAAGTGGAGTTTGACACAAGCGCTGCCGACCGCGTTCTGGCTCGTCTGGATCGTATTGCCAGCACAATCCAGGAGAATCACGAGAAGTGGGGCATGAAGTTCGAAGAAGCCAAGGAACTCGTGAACGAGATCGATCGGGTTGCTGACGATTTCGAGACCGCCGCCTACGGTGAGAAGTCTATGACCGTTCGGCAAGCTCAGATTCTGCAAGCCAGCGACAAGAAGGCGGAGGTCCTTCAGCGTGACGGCGATGAGCCGTACATGGACACCTTCCAGAATCCGTCGCAGCCGCATCAGACGGAAGCTGACGAGCCGTATATGCAAGCCTACGGGAACGATGATTCCTCTGGCGTGCATCACGGCAAGGCAGAGAACGGCCGCCCTCTCGCTCCATAACGTAAGCGGGATTCAAATTGATCGACTTCTGGAAACTCGTTAAGGATTACAGCATCGGGGATGTCGTTGAACGATTCGCCCCGGCGTCTGGATCTACGCTTTCTCCGTTCGTGGGCCGCGTAACAGCGGTCCACCGTGGGTTGGGGCAAGTTGACGTTCAGTGGCCTTATGGCAACGAACGGATGTCGCCGGACGAAATCATCCGGGTGGACCCCAAACTCACATGTTACATGCCTCCGGAGTTCGATCAATCTTACATGAGCTACGACATTGCCGAAGCTCGAAAACGTTGGGCATCCTCTTCCCCGTGGAGAGGGTCTGAATTACCCGCTGGTTTTTATCATGAGTTGGCGAAACTCTGGAAGGATGGCGCGAATGAGGTGGGAGCCTACGATGCGCTGTGGCATCGTTACGCCGCCTCCGGAGTTTCGGACGATAGCTTACGCGATGAAGTCGAGAAGTTTTATCGCGTCTCAGAGCGGCTGAGAGACCTTAGGATTCAGCAACACGTAGAGAAAACCGCCGCCTACTGGGTTGCCCTGAACCGCACATACCGGGCGACCCAGAGGGAAATCGATGCTGGGAAGCCCTCTTGCCCCAAGTGTGGAACCCAGATGCGTCGCACCACTTACAAGATGAAGGATGGCGCATGTGTGCGGCTTTTTGCGTGCCCGCAGGATTTGTTCCTCATCAAATCTGACTCCATTCTGAATCCTGAGGGGGAGTCGTTAGGGTGGTGAGCAGAGGCGGAAATACGACTTACGACCGTCGGGGTCTTTCAAGAAGCGCTGGAAAGAGCTTACACGAGTTGGTCCGTGATATCGACAAAGCTATGACGGACTTAGCGCGTTCTGTAGGTAAGACTGAGGGGTCCCTCAAAGATTTGGGTAAGGATCTGAAAGGTGTGAACCCTCTATTGGACGAAGGGTGGTCAGAGTCCTACGAGAGCAGCAAAGAGGCTAGACAGTCGTTCGAAAAGCTGTCTCAGCTAGTGTTAGAACTGAAGCGTAGGGTTGGCTAAAGGTCAGATGGCTTTTCTCAAGTACGCAAAAGCAACTGTTCAAAAGCCGGACGTAAGTTTTTCGGAGTGGGATGCTCTGCGCAGCAACGCCGTAATTCCTTCGCCAGACTTTCAGAAGCGTACAGCCAAGGTCATCCTACAGGAGTATGATCCGGCCAAGTACATGCTGAGCCACGCGACCATCGTGGCGTCAGTGGATGTTGATGAGGCAACGGCTCCTCTCGGCCGCCACTTTGTGGACGGCTTTGAGGTGGATCGTAAGTATACCGATTATTACATTACCCCGAAGACGGCCCCGTTTGTTAACAACAATAACGACGCTTTCGAGCGCAAGCTCTTACTGGCCAGCTTCAAGACGTTTGTAGGCGCTCAGTCCTATGTTGAGCACGTCCAGATCCCGGAGCTATCCAAAGGTCGAATCATAGATGCTGCGGCCAGGGATGTTGGAGACTCTGTATACATCGACATCCTGATTGCTAACGATCTTAGACACGCTCCTCTGATCCGGGCCATCAAGAGCGGTCAGTTGGGCACCCTGTCCATGGGATGCTCCACTTCGTCCACCACATGCACGAAGTGTGGAAACGTGGCGCTGGACGAAGCCCAGCTATGTTCCTGTGTACGATACTTCAAGGGTAATAAGTTCAGGGACGAACAGGGCATCGAACGTATAATCGCTGAGCTATGTGGTCATTTTTCGGACCCTGATTCTGTTAAGTTCATCGAAGCCTCGTGGGTTGCCAACCCGGCGTTCAAGGGCGCTGTCCTCAGGAACATTCTCTCGGCCGACGGGTTTGAGGGCCTTGAAACACGAATGAACATAGCTTTCTCGCGTCCGTCTCCGGTGGCTGATCCTAACCATATGCCCAAGGCCGCCCGGCTGGGTCAGCAACAACAGTTCGTGCCTGACGACGATGTCGCCCCGAAAGAGGAGCCTAAACAGGAGGCCCCTCTTCAAAAAGCTATTACCGACTTAACGGACGCGGTCCGCGACCAAGTCGTTGAAAACATTAGAGAAGAACTTAACAAGCAAGAAGTGGATAAGGTCCGGGCTATCGATCCTAACCAACAAAATGAGACGTTGATCCGGTCAGCCTTGAAGAACCCCGGATGGCGTAAGGTCGCCAAAATGGTGATTTCTTTTGTTGGAAAGACAGAGGCTAGAAAGGTTCTTCACGGAGTAATTCTACATAGGTACGGAGGTTGGTCCTTAGTTAGGAAAGCTGGGTTTACGGGTAGAGAGGTGTTAGCTGTATCCAGAGTTCTTGACTTGCTGACTAAGAAATCCTCAATGGCTGGCGAAAATAGAGTTTATAGGGCCGTTCTTAATGTAGGTGGGACAGGCCCATATGAAGATGTAGAGACCTACCTGACGGCTTGTCGTCAGGTGCTCGGCCGGGCAGTGACAGGCAGCGAAGCTGCCCAATTGCTGGAAAAAGGTCGGCTGTACGCCTTAGGACGGTCGTAAATCTTTTATACAAACACACAGACATAACAACAAAGGAACTCTGCCATGCGTGAGCGTTCTACCTGGAATCGAGAAGAAGTAATGAAGAAGGCTGCTGCTCTAAACAAAGTGGCAGATCCTTACACCATGAACCAGACCCGTACCCAGCCCCCTGCGGATGAGTATGTCACAGGCGATCCGTCAACGTTCGCTGAAGACGTACACACTCCTAACACCTGGGAGTCCGAGTACGCTGGTGACGACGTTCGTCGGAATGAGATTGGTATGCCTGAGATGAGGGGCGATACCTTCAATCATCCGGAGAAGACGGCGTCGAAAGAGGTCTTACTCAAGAAGGCGGATCTGTGCATCGCTGTTGCGAAGCTCATGATGAAGGACGCCTCTGAGGAAGCCATCGAAGATCAGTCCGTGTCTCTCATGCACCTGCCCGATCAAGAGTTGATCGATACCCACAAGCGGTTGGCGGGCGACGATGAAGACGATGACGATGACGATGATCAGGGTGGCGATCAGGACCAAGATCAACAGTCGTCCAAGAAGGCCGATGACGAGGGCGAGGGTGACAAAGCCGCCGCCGAAGAGGGTGACAAAGCCGCCGCCGAAGACGAAGGCGAGAAGAAGGACGACGACGAGGAGGGCCAGGAGAAGAAAGCCAAGGATGTGACAGCCGAAGAGGTGGTCAAGAACATCCAGGCCGGGAATCTCACAGAGGCCCAGGAGCAGATTCAGCAACTGGTCCAGGCCCAGCAAGCTCAGGCCCAGCAAGCCCAGGACCAACAGGTCCAGGTCCAGGACGTTCAACAAGTCAGCCAACAGGTCCAGGACATGATCCAGGAGGCTTTGCAGCAACAGACACAGACTGCTCAGCCCCAGGAGCAAGTGATCCAGACCGACGAGCAGGTTTTGGACGACATGCTGGCCGGTGCTGGTTGCCAGACGGCTGAGACGGATATCCAAATGGAGCCAGCCCAGATGGATGTGACCGTCGAAGACCTGGGTCCAGAAGACGAGGTCCTTCAACAGCTTTTCGCCGCTGAACAGGGCGAGGACGAGAAGAAGGACGAGGACGAGGGCGAGAAGAAGGAGGCGGCCGTTCGTACCGCTTCCACCCGGACAGTTGGTACCAAGCCTACCGAGGGTGTCTCTAAGCTGGGCGGCGCTTCGTCCGCTGGTGGAGACGAAGGTATCGACAAGCTGTCCAAGCTCTGGAAGTCGGCCCCTGACGTTCGGGACGTTTTCGGAACTCGCTAATCAACGCTTTCCCACCTTGACCTCTGTGTGGGTCTAAGGTGCTTAGATCAGATCGAATGTAAAGCACCCTAGTGAAACGCCTGTGAAAAAGGAGAGAGGTCAAATATGACATCTTTTGCCATCGGCGGTCAAAGCTCGGGTGATTTCCGGGAGACTTCCGGTCGCGTGCAACTCCTCCACGTCATGACCCGCAATTCAGTGGGTATGTTGACGCCGGATGCGTTCACGCAAGCGAATCCTCCTGTCGTCACCGCAGCCAACACCGTCTCCACGACGCTTTCGGGGATTTCCAAGGTAGGTATCCTTGGTGCCTCGATTGCCTTTACGCGCCCTGATATTGGCAACAACTATCATGGCGGACCGGTCAAGATCGGCGGCGATTACAGCGCCACGCTCTTGCCCCTTGGAGTCTATCTCAACGATTCCTTGGGAAACCCCTTCGAGAACACCCCTGGTGTGGCTTCGGGACGAGGGCCGTATGTGTGCGGTAGCGGCTCCTGTGTTGCGGTCTCGATTTACGAGACGCAGGTCCTACTTGGCGGTGGTGCTGGAAACCCGATCACGTACGCTCCGGGCCAAAAGCTCTGGGCCAGCGCGAACGGATACCTCACTAACCAACTCGCGGACGCCTATGAGTACAACGTCGCAGGTCAGAACGCCATCGAGTTCTGCACCCTGATGGGCGTTGTCAAGGTCGCTCCAGACGCCAACAGTTCGCTACTCGTGCTTGACATGAGGGCCTAGGAGGATAGCCATGGGTCAAGTTTCTAACCAAGTCAAGCAACAAGTCATCAGCGAGTACATCAAGACGGCCGCTGGACGTGCGAAGCTCGCCGCTTCCATGATTCAACCGCTCCGTCTTCGTCGGGACTACTCGGCCGTTGGTCGCAAGACCTTCCTCGTCGAGCAACTGCCCGACGGTGCGTTGCCGATCTATGACAAGGACCCGGATGTCACGGCGTTCGTCGTGGGTGAAGAGGGTGAGAACATTCTCGCCATTCAGAAGCCGCGTCGCGTGATCTTCCCCTTGTTTGAGATTGCCTCGAACCCTGAAATCCCCCTGACCCAGATCAAGGAGCGTCGTTTCGATCTCATCGAGCGTGCTCAGGATCTGGCCAAGGCTCAGATTCAGGCGGCAGAGGACGAGCGTGTGTTTGCAATCCTTGACAGCATCGCTGTCTCGGGCTTCGACACACTTCCGGGCCAGACCAACCCAGACGTACCGGTGGTTGCGCCCATTTCGCCCGCAGTGCTCGCTGATGCGTTCGCAGAGGTTGAGAGGCACGATCTCCGTGTCGCTCGCATCTACATGAACGCCGTCGATTACGCGGACATCCGTAAGTTCGGTCGTGACATTCTGGATATCGAGAGTCAGGCCACCTTGCTCAAGACCGGTCTCCAGGCCGTTCTGTGGGGTGCTCAGATCATCACATCCAGGCTGGTACCGTCCGGCTTCGCGTATGTTTGCTGCGAGCCTGAGCAGTTCGGCCGTATCCCGGTTCGCACCGAGATCACCGTTCTGTCGGCGGACGATCCGAAGGCCCGTACCATCGGCTTCTCGTGCTTCGAGAATCTGGGCATCGGTGCTTTCAACCCGCGTGGCCTCACCAGGATCGTGGTCACTCGCGTCTAGTCGTAAGGCTGGAACATTCCCTCAAAGGCCGATCCTCCGGGGTCGGCCTTTGTATTTAACCCTTTCATCTCTCGACTAAGACAAGATGCGCCAGCGAGTCCTAAACAGGTTCTTGACTGCTCAACAATCCAAGGAAACCAGGACCTATACCGTCACTAGCGCTCCGGATATGCTCGACCGACTTGAGAAGGTCATGGTCACGATGAGTATGCTTGGCGGCTGGGGCGCAAGCCGTGAAGTCCGGTTCGGTTGGGATGGAGACGGGGCTGATTATTTGGATGTGAAAGAGCTTAAGAAAAAGAGCGTCGAGGACCTGAATAAAGAGACCGAGAGCGACACGGTGAACGTGGACGCCCTCAAGCTAGTCGAGAAATAATATGCCTACAGCCAGTCGAGTTGCCGAACGGTATGTCGCCGCCTACAGAGGGCGGATCACATTACCTCGTTCCTCTTATCTACCCCCGGAGGTTCGGGGCACCGACCCCTACATCCCCAAGGGGACAGACATGGCTGTTTGGACCTATGAAGTTCCGAGGGGCAGCAAGATCAAGTACTTCGCCATAGGTTTCGTGGGCAAGCAGAACAAGCCTCTTTTCCATTACAGCTACCGGGACGAGAGGCATCGGGAGCGAGAGATAGAAGAGAGAGCCAAGGATCGTAGAGAGCAGTTGGAAGCCAAGGAGAAGAGGCGGCAGGAGAGGCTTAAGTTTCAACACAGCCTTAACGTCGGGGATATTCTTTACTCGTCGTGGGGGTACGACCAGACCAATATCGACTTCTATGAAGTCACGAAGGTCATTGGCCCCAAGTTCGTAGAAATCCGTGGGCTTGCCCAAAAGACAGTCCGGCAGGACCAGACGGCTGATTATGTAGTACCTATCCCAGGTCGGTACGCCAGAAACTCCAAGCCCATGAAGAAGCGTGTAAAGCCGGGCGACTCTGTTAAGATCACCAGCTACGCCAGCGCCCATAAGTGGGGCGGCAAACCCTTGTACCAAACAAGCCCGTTGTACGGTCACTAATGGGTGTTTCAGCCAAACGTATTGTGGCGCGATTCTTACGCGCCGACGCTGATCTCCCTACTAAGGAGATGAAGGACTGGTTTGACAAGAGAACCAGCGAGCACATCAAGAGGGTCCAGAAATACTGCCGGAAGATCGAGAAGCACGACCCTAAGAAGTTCAAGGGTCTAACTGATCAGGCCAAGGACCACGACCAGAGTAAACTCAAGAAGCCGGAAATCGATCCTTACATTTGGATCACGTGGCAGTACAAGTGTAAGGATGACGGCAAGGACTTCGACACTCCCGAGGGCCTTGAAGACAAGATGAATGCTGCGACGGAGCATCATGTCAAAAACAACCGGCACCACCCCGAGTTCCACTGCACCAAGAAAGTGGATCTGATAAATCGCGACGACCGGGATAAGCCTCCGTCTGAAATGGTGGATGCGACCAAGATGCCCGACCTGGATGTCGCAGAGATGTGCGCCGACTGGTTGGCTATGTCAGAAGAGAAGAAGAGTGATCCGAAGAAGTGGGCCGACAAGAACGTGAACGTCAGATGGAAGTTCACGGGCGACCAGAAGGATTTGATCTACCAACTCATCTCTTCTATCAAGGTCGAGTAGGTTTTGGTTTATAGGAGCATATAGGTATGACTATCAAGATTTCCGCTGAGCGCGTCCTTCAACGATACTCAAAGGGATTGCCCCCCGAGTTCTTGGAGCAACAGAAGAAGATGAAGGAAAAATCCAAGGGCAAGGACGACGGTAAGAAAGACGACAGCAAGAAGGACGACAAAGACGACGGCAAGAAGAAAGAGAAAGGTAAAGGAAAGATCCCGCCTCAGTTCTTAGCGCAACAGAAGAAGAACAAGGAGAAGGGCAAGGAGGCGGCCATCCCTAAGAGCAAAGCATACAGCGCCGTGGATGAGAGCGATGTCATTCAGGAACAAGGCAGTAAGCGGGACATGCTCAAGGTCGTCAAAAAGAACCGGGACAAAGGGTGGTATTTGGGTTTTACGACCAGTAAGAATGTGGGGGACAAGTTCCAATAGCACGGTGTAGTCCAGCACGTGCATCCCTCTTGGAAAACCGCTTTAGGCTCCGAATTCAAGAAGCCCTACTTCCAAGCTCTCGTCAATTTCGTAAGACAAGAACGAGCAACAACCACCGTATACCCACCGTCCGGGGCTGTTTTCGCAGCGTTTAACGCCACGCCTCTCGACGAGGTCCGCGTTCTTATCCTGGGGCAAGACCCGTACCATGGTCGGAAGCAAGCCCACGGCTTGTGCTTCTCTGTTCTACCGGAAACGTTGGCTCCTCCTAGTCTCCAAAACATATTCAAGGAGCTTCGGAGCGATGTTGGTTGCCCTATCCCTACCCACGGCCACCTACTCAAGTGGGCTGAACAGGGCGTGTTTCTCCTCAACTCTGTCTTGACCGTGAGAGCGCACGCGGCCGGATCTCATCGAGACCAGGGGTGGGAGACATTCACCGACGCGGTGATCAGACTCTTGAGTGACCGGGACCGCCCGATGGTCTTTGTCCTTTGGGGTCGTTACGCGAGAGACAAGGCGTCTCTTATTGACGCCGAGAAACACGTGGTTGTCGAGTCAGCGCATCCAAGTCCTATGAGCGCAAACAAGGGATTCTTCGGAAGCAAGCCTTTTTCAAAGGTGAACGTCGCCCTCGAAATGTTCGGGGGTCGGCCCATCGATTGGCGTCTTTAATAGTTTATTTATCGTTTTTCAGAAGGGGCGGTTCTTACCTCGAATGGAGATTACAATGGAGATCAAATATAAATCAGGCGATTTCAATAGTTTCACAGCTACTCGTAGCTTTGCTTTAGGTGCTTTCGACATAACTGTCGCAAAGGACTCGGAAGTAGAGTTCGACGGCTCAACCGTTAAATACGCTGGGGCGGAATATAACTTCCCTCAACTTCGGAGCGCTGTCACGGCTGAATGGATTGTGCCTTCCGAGGTCTATGAGGAAGACAACCCTGATTATGGTAGGCCGGTTTCGGCCAACATCAAGGTTCGTCCAGCCACGAGTGATGACGGGGAAGCCAAACCCATCGAACCTGTTACAACTGACTCGGACGAACAGGTTGTGATGAGCACCGCTGAGCACGCTTCTTCTACTCAGAAGAAGAACAAGGCGGCGCGGTCCAAAATGGGCGGTAAGTCAAAGGTGGGCACGGAGGTAGTCGAGCCTCAGGACGGGGTTCCGGTTCGAGCCTTGAAGACAGCGGCTAAATCCAAGAGCCAGTTGACGGCAGAGTCCGCTGGTTCGGCCCTCAGGGAAGCGGAGAATGTCCAGATCGATCCGGGCGAGGGTATCTCAGAAGAAGAGGCCCTGGAACGTATGACCCCAGAGGATCGGGAGGCTTACCTGGAGAAGAAGCGTTCTCTGCGCTCGCAGTATATTACTTCCGACAAAGACCAGCCTACCAAGGTGGCCACGGTCAAGGGTAAGAAGAAGCAGGAGAAGGAGGGGATGAAGCTTACCCAGGAGGTCGGTGGCGGCACTGCGGTGGCGGACCCCACAAGCGGTGACGGCAAGGCCAAGGAGGCCGTCCGGGAAGAAGACGGTATTACGTTCAAGACCACGAACGTCTCCGAGAAGACCAAACGGGCGCAGCCTCATCCGAGAGCCGCAGAGAAGAAAGCTGTAATGTTGGAAGACGGTACCGGGGACGCCAGAATTCAGATCGCACGCAGCATGTGTGATGATTTCCCGGAGTCCTATGATTTTTCGGCTACTCCAAAGAAGAAGCTGGCCCGGCTGCAAGCTGACTTCGACGACCGCCCCGATGTCATCAGGGCTGTGTTCGTAGCCGAGTCAGATGAGTTCAAAGCTAAGTTAATGGCGGAGTTTCCAGAGGTCTTCCAAAGTTAACAGCCGTTTCAAGGTTGGGTTTTCTCTTGTGAAACCTCTCCCGTGACTACGCTCGTTTCGGAGAGATTTTACGGTGGAAGACTCCTGTCTGCGACGCCCTAAAAAAGAAGCCGCCGCTGCCAAAGATGCCAGCGGTATATCCGTGTTTCTCCTTGAGGAGTTGGGGGACGCTAGGTTGAGGTGCGCCCAACTCCGGAAGTACGTGGACGAGGCTGTAGCGCTCGTCAACAAATCAGACCATCGGGACCACTTCTTCGAGGTGGCCGCCCACCTGATCCACGGAATTCCGGACACTTTGATGCGGATGGACAAGGCTTTGAGCGCTGCCGCCTTGGCAGCGTCGAAGCTGGATTACGAAGAGATCAAGGACACCTTACGCCCAGAGAAGGTCGAGGAGCTTGAGAACGCCCTAGAGGATGTCCGAATTCGACGAGTCAAAAGACAATCTGAGGAGAAAGTTATGAACATTCCAGAGGCCGTGGAACGGTTAGAGAGGCTGGCAGCATCGGCACAAGGGGGGACCCTCAAAACCCAGGACTTGATAGCCCTTATTTATGATCTTGAAGGGGATTCCAAGACAGCCGCTGCCAAAAATGGCGATGAGATTGCTGGTGTTCTGCGGAAGTTGGCTTCGGATATCACGGAAGCCGATCCTGAGAAAGAACGGCCCAGTCGGTTATCGTTGGCGTCGTCGCTTCGCCACATCGCAGCTTTCTCGATGGAGGCAACGGCCGCGTTCAGGCCAATTAGGATCAAGAGTCGCCGTCATGGGGAGGGGTTGTTCCCGGAGGATCTTTGTGCGGCCTTACGTCAAAGCGCTGACAACCTTTGGGCCACCTTGGACCAGCAACGCGGCGTAGCCCAACTTCTACAGGACTCCATAGCCGGGTGGTCTGAGACCGGGCCTCTACGGGGACTCCCAAAGACTTTACACAGTTCCGCCAAGAAGGCCGCCGCTTTCGAGAGCACCATCGGCAACCAGATGATGTCGTTGGCCACCAGGATGCAACGGTTGGCCGATGACATAGAAGGCGACGCACGTTCTCTGGAAGCGGAGGAGCGGGAGTTTGGCCGTCATGATCGTCTTGATCCGTTGGAGCGGACAGCCGAGACAGCCGAAGAGAAAGAGTCTCGATTTGAAGAGGGTAAGCCCGCTGATCCGACCAAGAACATGAGTCCTGAGGACGCCAAGAAATGGCGTGAGGAACACCAGAAGAACAAGGACAAGTTCAAAACGGCCATAGCCTGAAAAGAGATGAAGACTTCGCTAACACAACCTCTTACCACTAGACCGGCGTACGGACGACCGGTGGCAGAGTCGGCGTTGCCGGGGGGCGAGCCACGCGACAAGGGGCTACCTCTTGAGTCGGATATTCCCGGCACCAAGACCTATGTGAAACCTCTCGACGAAACTCGTAACTTTGACAAACCTGAGGACGAGTCTATCCATCGAGTGGACGAGGCCGACGATCTTTTAAAAGACCAAGAACGTCCGGAGATTAACGACGACAACGAGGACAAGAATGACGGTATCGGAGCCTTCGGCAAGGGTAAGTGGGTAGGCCCTAAGACGAAGTACCCTTACCGCGACGGGATTCCTAATACAAAGTCTGCGTCTGCCGAATTTGTTGTCGGATTATACACATTACACAACTCCCCGACACTCCGTCTGAAAAGCGGTGCCAGAGTCAAGGTCGCTCTTCGGATGGACACCATAACGGAAAACCTTAACCCACGGTATGTCGAGCGTGCCAGCCGATGCGCTGTGAGCACCAAACGTGTGGACAAGAAGAATTTGCGTTGGGTTTTCTCTGTCGATTGCGGCAACGGAGCCAAGGTCGTCAAGATCAAGGCGTCTCGTAAAGGGAGAATCACGAAGTTCTCCAAGATGGACTTGGATATAAAGTGTTCGTGCCCGGCTTGGCGTTGGCAGGGACCGGAATACCACGCCAAGACGGAAGAATATATCGATGGAAAACCTCGTGGGACGGCGAGCTTTCCAATCATCAGAGACCCTTCCGGCGTCAATCGTGTGTGTAAGCACGTGGCAGCGGTCCTAACCCACGCCAAGGATTGGTCGGTAGCTAAAAAATAGATCGGATCAAAATGCCTGTATACAACACAGAATGTAAGGATTGTCAGAAGCGGGAAGACCGCAAGCTGACATTTGCGCAGTACGATCTCGTGAAGGACGGGGATCTCATACTGGACTGCACGTGCGGTGGCCACGTCCAGTTAGTGTTCGATCCAGGCGGGGTGGACTTCGTTCTCAAGGACGGCGAGTCAGGTGGTTGGGTGTCGAAAGCCGCCAAAGAAAACGCTTATCGCGCAGACCGTAGGCGCGTCATGACTCAACGCCAACGGGATCATGTCAGTCCGAACCGTTTGCAACCCAATTTTCAGGGCCAAGTGACCTCTTCTTGGGAGGAGGCGCGGGATTTAGCGCACAAGTCTACCTATGAAAAAGTAAAGGGTGAGCATGGAGTTGGCGCGGCGTCGGAAGCGGCGTCTAAGAGCGCAAAAACTTATGACCCCCTTATTAAGTAGAGGATCGTATGGACCGACTATTTAGCATCAGGCGTAGGCGGAAGAACGTTGTGGACATTATGACTCCGCAAGCCATGAACGCGGGGGTCGTGGACGAGTATCGTCTTGGGTTCGCTCTCAACTTCGACGCGGCGTTTGCCACGTTCATAACAGCGCCCAATACCGGGTTCTACGACAGCAACATCCCGAGGGGCAAGATCGAGACTCAGCCGACCACCGGAAAGGATGTCAGGATTGTTTTCGATCCTGCTACCTACGCCATAAACGACAACAACCCGTTCTGGTTGCAGTTCACTCCTGTGACCGACGGCGTGCCGGGCACACCGGGAGCGCCGACGTTGGTTATGCCGGATGCGGCCCACTATGGAACAAATATCATAACCATCAAAGGAGAGGCTCCGAACGGTTCGACTTTGCAGATAGACCTGCCTCGCAGAATGCAGGACTTCCAGGTCACAAACGAAGACGGAGCCAACAATCTTTTGGTTGGCACCGAAAACGGCGGCCCGATGACTGCGTTCTTACCGCTGGTTGGCACACAGAGTATGGGCCATCTCGGAGCGCTGGGTTCGCTTTGGGTCGAAGGAGTTGGAGGCGATGTATTGTTTTCGGCTTCGTTCACCTTGGCTTTCCCTCGATAAAGGTAGAGTGTGTATCGCGTCAATCAACTAACCGGAGGTACTGGTCCAACGGGGCCGACAGGGCCGACCGGCGCTGGCGAAACCGGAGCCACGGGTCCTATTGGTCCGACCGGAGCTACTGGTCCTATCGGTCCGACTGGCGGTACTGGGCCAACCGGGATTGGCGCAACAGGACCGACAGGTTCCACCGGAAACACAGGATCGACAGGTTCCACGGGCGCGACCGGAAACACAGGACCCACCGGAAACACGGGCGGAACTGGGCCGACAGGATCGACAGGTTCAACTGGTCCCATCGGAAACACCGGCCCGACAGGCTCAACTGGTCCCATCGGAAACACCGGCCCGACTGGCGGTGTTGGTCCTACTGGAAACACAGGACCTACCGGAAACACAGGCGGAACTGGGCCGACAGGTGGCGTAGGACCCACAGGAGCTACGGGGCCGATAGGAAACACCGGCCCTACTGGTTCCGTCGGGCCGACAGGCTCAACAGGTAACACTGGATCAACAGGTCCCACCGGAGCAACTGGGCCAACGACTCCAGGGCCAACCGGACCGACGGGAAATACCGGCGCGACAGGACCCACAGGCAACACCGGCCCCACAGGAGCGACAGGGCCTACAACCCCAGGACCAACCGGACCGACAGGAGCAACCGGAAACACAGGTCCGACAGGAGCAACTGGTCCCACAACCCCTGGTCCAACAGGACCAACTGGTGGAACGGGTCCCACCGGCCCCACCGGCAATACAGGAGCAACGGGTCCGACAACTCCTGGTCCAACAGGACCGACAGGCTCGACTGGTAACACCGGTCCGACAGGATCTGTGGGTCCGACAGGAGCAACCGGACCGACAGGTGTTGGCGCTACTGGCCCCATAGGACCGATCGGCGCTGTAGGCGGTTGGACTTTAGAGTATAGATACTCGTCCAGTACGACACCGCCGCCTCCGAGCGGTTACGTTAGATTTGACAACGTTACTCTTTCGTTGGTGACGAAGGTCTACGCCAGCGACGTAGACAAGAACGTCTCTAACATTGACAAAACCCTGGACGAGATCGAAGCGGGCGATCACATCAGGGTGTTCAGAACCGATGGTACAAACGGTTTTGTTACGTTTGAGGTAACAAGTGCGGCCGACAGCGGTGCTTATCACACTTACGATGTAACTTACCTTTCCCACGGCGGAGCGTTTGTAAACACAGGCGACATCGGTCTCGGTTTTGCCCCGCGAGGTGTCACTGGTCCTACCGGCTCTACCGGCGCGACAGGCCCTACTACTCCTGGTCCAACAGGCCCCACAGGAGCTACAGGCCCTACTGGATCGACGGGATCGACAGGAGCCACCGGACCGACAACTCCTGGTCCGACAGGACCGACGGGGAGCACAGGCCCAACCGGTCCTACAGGTGCTACCGGAGCCACCGGACCGACTACTCCTGGACCAACCGGCCCTACTGGCAATACCGGAGCAACAGGTCCCACGGGTGCAACAGGACCAACAACTTCTGGCCCCACGGGCGCGACTGGCAATACCGGACCAACCGGACCCACTGGTGGAACAGGTCCCACCGGACCTACGGGAAATACCGGAAACACAGGCCCGACCGGTAACACGGGCGTTACAGGCGCGACCGGACCCACAGGCAACACTGGGGCAACAGGTCCCACCACCTCCGGACCTACTGGATCGACAGGCCCCACAGGTGGAACAGGCCCTACCGGAGCCACCGGAGCCACAGGCAACACTGGTTCAACAGGTAACACCGGAGCAACCGGCCCCACTGGTTCAACTGGCTCAACGGGACCGACAGGAGGAACCGGACCTACCGGCAATACAGGCGCAACCGGCTCGACCGGATCAACAGGCGGTACCGGAGCAACGGGACCGACAGGAGGAACCGGCCCAACTGGTCTTAGCGGCCCAACTGGTCCTACAGGGTTTGGAGCAACCGGTCCGACAGGCCCAACTGGATCGACAGGACCTACTACTCCCGGACCCACCGGAGCAACTGGACCTACCGGGAACACCGGAGCAACCGGCCCTACCGGAGCGACAGGACCGACAACCCCAGGACCAACAGGCCCAACCGGCAACACGGGACCCACAGGACCAACAGGAAATACGGGCGGGACTGGCCCCACTGGCGGAACTGGACCGGTGGGTGCAACAGGCTCTCAAGGCCCCATAGGTGAAGTTGGTGGTTGGACATTAGAACACCGCTTCTCGACCAATACTTCTCCGCCGCCAGTCAGCGGGTACATAGAGTTTGATAACGCTAATCCGTCCCTGGTTACTAAGGTCTATGTTAGCGACCTGGACAAGCATGGCGTTAATATCGATCTAACTTTAGACGAGATCACCATTGGTGATCACATCAGAGTGTTTCGAACAGACGGAACTAACGCATTCGTCACGTTCGAGGTAACGGGTGCGATCGATAGCGGTGCTTATCACACCTATGATGTCACATACCTCTCCCACGGCGGTGTTTTTGTAAACACAGGGGACATAGGGTTAGGTTTTGCTCCACAAGGTCCGGCCGGAAGTACCGGAGCAACCGGACCGACGGGAGCGACCGTAGGAGCCACTGGCCCCACCGGCTCAACTGGTCCGACCGGAGCTACTGGCCCCACGGGAGTTGGTTCAACAGGAGCTACAGGTGCTACCGGCTCCACTGGTTCAACAGGAGCTACAGGTGCTACCGGCTCCACTGGTTCAACAGGAGCTACTGGTTCAACAGGAGCTACTGGCGCTACTGGACCCACAGGCGGGACTGGCGTAGCGGGAGCCACTGGTAACACTGGTCCTACCGGCAACACTGGTCCTACCGGCAACACTGGGGCGGGAGCCACTGGCCCAACCGGCAACACCGGTCCTACCGGAGCAACAGGAGCCACCGGAGCGGCGGCGGGTGCAACATTAGCCGCGTTGCAAACCAGAAGGACAACGAATTATACGTTCACGAATTCCTGGGCGGACATAACTTTTGACACCACCGATATTGAGACTGACCCATCCGTCATAGAGCATGACAATGTAGACACTGATCGAGTCGATATTAAGGAAGACGGTCTCTACAGAATCACGTATTGGATGCCGGTTGATTCTCAGGCCGAAGGAGACTACCGGGGGCGAATCAGGAAAAACGACACTACCGTTTTGGACGGCAGTCTGATTCATGCCCATACGCCCGATGACACCCTCCGTTTTGGCGTCAACTTCTTAGCGGAGTTGTCGGCTGGCGACTACCTAACTTTACAGCTTGAGAAAGACGCCACGTCTGTTGAGATAGCGGAAACGGATATTGTTCTAACTGTTGTTCGGCTAAAGGGTGCCACGGGAAACACCGGACCAACTGGTCAAACAGGCAACACCGGACCGACAGGCCCAACGGGATCAACCGGCGCTACAGGAAACACAGGCCCGACGGGATCAACCGGACCGACTGGTCAAACAGGTAACACCGGACCGACAGGTCCTACCGGAGTAACAGGGGCCACAGGGGCGGAGGCCGGTGCGACGTTAGCGGCATTGCAAATCAGAAGAACCACTGACTACACGTTCACGAATTCTTGGTCGGACATAACTTTTGATACGACGGATATTGAAACCGAACCGTCTGTAATAGAACACGATAATGTAAACACTGATCGAGTCGATATTAAGGCTGATGGTCTTTACAGAATCACGTACTGGATGCCAGTTAACTCCAGTGCCGAGGGTGAATATCGAGGTCGAATCAGAAAGAACGACGCCGTTGTTTTACCCGGCGGCAATATCCATTCTGATGATAGTAACGATACCCTTGTTTTCGGTGCCGACTTTTTGGCGGAGCTATCGGCTGGCGATTACTTAACTTTACAGCTTGAAAAAGACGCGGCCTCTACTGAGACGGCAGAGACTGACATCGTTCTAACTGTCACTAGGTTGAGGGGTGCTGTTGGGGACACTGGACCCACAGGTCCTACTGGAGCAACTGGTCCTACTGCGGTAGGTCCCACGGGACCTACAGGTGCCACTGGTTCAACGGGACCCACCGGGCCTACAGGATCAACAGGACCCACCGGATCAACCGGTGTTACCGGATCAACCGGTGTTACCGGATCAACAGGACCCACCGGAGCAACCGGATCGACGGGCAGCACAGGGGCTACCGGCCCTACCGGACCAACAGGAGCCACGGGCACAGGCAACACCGGACCAACCGGTGCTACTGGAAACACCGGACCGACAGGTCCCACCGGTTCCGCAGGGGCCGGGGCAAACTGCACAACTTATCGGTTTAGTACTTCGACCGGAGATGCCGACCCTGGCAATGGTCGGTTTAGGTTAAATAACGCAACACAGTCTTCGGCAACAGCGGCATATTTCGACAATCTGAATAATGATAGTGTCGATGTAACAGCATTTTTGCTGGCCCTTGGTAAGACAGGGAACACCCTTTATCTTCAAGATCAAGCTGATGCGTCCCGTATGCATATATTCTCTGTTGACGCGGACGCTACTCAACAGACTGGTTATGTCCGTTTCCCGGCGATTTCAAACATTGATAGCGGTGGCGACCTAGTAAACAACAACAGAAGCGTTGTTTGTCTCGCAGTTGAGGGTGATCCAGGTCCGACAGGAGCGACTGGACCTACCGGAGCCACTGGTAACACTGGGTCAACTGGTAACACCGGATCGACAGGTGCTACCGGAGCAACAGGATCTACCGGTGCTACCGGCAACACTGGAGCCACAGGTCCAACAGGACCAATCGGTGCTACGGGAGGCACTGGCCCGGCAGGAGCCACCGGGTCAACCGGCGCAACAGGTACTACAGGCGCTACTGGGAATACAGGAGCGACGGGATCTACGGGTTCGACAGGATCGACTGGTGCCACAGGACCTACGGGAGCCACCGGAGCAACAGGTTCCACAGGAGTCACAGGTCCCACCGGAGCCACGGGCGCTACCGGAGCAACCGGTCCCACTGGCAACACCGGAGCAACAGGATCTACCGGCGCGATAGGTGCTACGGGATCTACCGGAGCGACAGGCCCTACAGGAGCCACCGGAGCCACAGGCGCTACCGGCAATACCGGCAATACCGGACCAACAGGATCGACAGGAGCCACCGGCCCGACCGGTCCTACGGGCGTGGTTGGAGGTTGGACTCTAGAGTATCAGTACTCCACCGACACAAGTCCACCTCCGTCCAACGGGTTCATCGAGCTAGACAACGCGGTTCCATCGTTAGCTACAAAGGTCTATGCCAGTGATGTAGATAAGAACTTGAGTAATGTGGACGCAACGCTGGACGAGATCAGTACCGGCGACCACATCCGGGTATTTCGCACTGATGGAACTCAGGGTTTTGTTACGTACGAGGTAACAAACCATACGGACAGCGGGGCTTATCATACTTACGATGTCACCTATCTTTCGCACGGGGGAAGTTTTGTAAACAATGGTGATGTAGGTCTTGGGTTCGCTCCCTTAGGGCCAACTGGTCCTACAGGTCCTACTACTGCGGGTCCGACTGGAGCCACAGGCAACACCGGACCAACCGGTGCTACGGGTGCAACCGGAGCCACTGGAGCGACCGGAGCAACCGGCAACACAGGACCCACAGGTAACACCGGATCGACAGGACCTACAGGCGCAACCGGATCAACCGGAGCAACAGGAGCCACCGGAGCAACAGGAGCGACCGGAGCCAC